TGGGGAGAGGATCTCTTGACCTAGTAGTGATCGGGCAAAGCAAGAGACAACGTCCCTGGACGAGACCTCTTTGTTTTTCAGCTTTGCTTGGATCGTCACTGTTTTGCTCCATACTTGGTGGGAGTCAGCGCCATCCTCGGCGGTGAGACTCCTTTTCAGCTCCCCTGGGTTTGACCTCTTGGGTTACATGGGGGGCCGACGCATCTGACCTCTTGGGAGAGGGACCAGTCAGATTTCGATCAATTGGTTTTTGCTCTTCGGTAGAAGAACTGGAACCTAGGAACCAGCATCACCCTGGTCTGGGGTGTTGTTCCTTGACTTGCGGCCTCGGAACCTGGATCATCTACACCGCGTACTGATCATCAGGCAAGGAGTTTTGAACGTGTTGAGTATTGTCAAGCTGGCCGATGTAAATGGCGAACCGGTGTTCAAGGCAGACTTGCCGGGACCTCTTCGCAATGGCGATCCTTTGGTTCTTCGGTGCGTACTCTCACGTCAAACGGGGGGCCGTTCGGAAGTCCTTGAAGTGGATGGAATGTTCCGAGTCGACACCGTCGGCTTCGATACCTCTACGGTGCCGCACAGACAGCTTCTGAGCTTGGTTCCCTCGACGAAGGTGCCCACGTGGCGGTCCGTCAAGAAACGCCCTGCTGAGTCACGTAGGCTGGGCCCGACGGTGTTTCCGCGTACGTCGATCTAAACCAGCTGAAGGTATTGCAAGATCTTCTGGCAGACCACGGTCTTGGCTTCGTGCTTGCTCTTGGAACTTTCCATAAAAGTTCGACCCTGAAACAAGGCCCGGCACGTGACTCGCAGCTGAGGCTTTGCACCGTACAGCCGGTAGTCAAAAGTTGGCCCCTCGAAGTTCTTGGCCTGACAGTACTCGTACAGTATCGAGATTGGGCTTTTCTCGGTACTTCCCCCAATGGGCTTTGGGTGAAGCTGGAAGGACCTTGTGGCGGGTCCCTCCAGCTTCTTCTGGCTAGTCTGCCTGTGCTCGACAATCCCCTTCAGAAGCTCGTATGCGGCTATCTGCCTGGCATACTTGCCATTCCCTCTGAGAGGGAATGAGACCTTCGCTTCGTAGGTGAGGTCGTTCAATTGCAGGCTAGCAATAACGTGCTCTTCCCCTTCACGGGTAAATTCTTGAAAAATGGTCTTGGGCCAACGAGCCGTCTTCATCGCTTGAGCTAAGACACATGCAGCGTCTGAAGGAATATCCTCCAAGGCTTCGATGGCGGCCTCTTTGAGAACGTCCCAGCTTTCGGGCGCTTGCGTGTACGTCAGCACCAGGGTCAGGCATATCACGGGGAGGGATCCTTCCTCCGTGCGTCGGCCCCAATGGATCAGCAATTGCTCAGATGGTGGTCGACCTGAGACAATCTCTATCCGAAGATGATTCTCGAAAGCCTTGTGCGGCGGCGGGGGCCGAACGAAGTCTGGTGTAGGCACGTACTTACTCTGTATTTGCTGGCGGTTTGGGGTTTTGTCGTACGTTGCTCAGATGAACAACTCCTTCGAACAACTCCCAACGCACGGTGTAAAAGCAAGGATTTTCTTCGGTTTCTGGATGAAAGAAGACTCTCTGATCCAAACGGGGTGCGGGTTGACTTTGGGTGACCATTGCCATTCCAGTACGCTAAGTTACGGTGACGGTTAAGAGGGTTCGACTAGATTCGCTCGTATCGACAAGATCTAGTCAATTGGATTCGACGGGCATCGTCCGTGACAGCAAAGTCCCCGTCAATTGACACGACCTTGAAGGTGGTCTGTCGACGCTTATCCTTCGTTCGCCACGTCTCACCTACTTGAAATCCGACAGTTTTCTCAGGGACTACTTTGGAAGGTGCTTTGAAGACTACAGGCAGATCCTTTGGCAAGGGGGGCACCTCTGTAACGGCCTTGACAACAGGAGGTTCCGGCGCCGCCACCTCAACGATTTCTTCCTCTTCAGGGGGGTCATCGACGGTGAGGTCTCTTTTCTTGGAGCCGTTTAAACGTTTGAGTTTGAACGGCTCGGCACATACCAACTCGTACCGTACTCCGGTTACGTTGAATATTGTGCCAACTACTTTGGAAATTCCACGAAGAACATCTTCATCGCTGTCGGTGGCACTTACTCTCACCGTAGCCAACTGATGTCCCCGCCCTGGAACCTTCACTCCGATGGTTTCCTCGTGTAACCGTTGCTTGTGCATCTGTTGCATAGGATAGCGATTCTATTCTAAAAAGTCGAGCACCGTGAACCTTGGGGTAAAGACTCACGGTGCTCTTAAGTTGAGGCAACCGAGGGTGCGGTTGTCTCCCAACTCGTAAGGCATTGGTACACCAAAGGATTATCTTCGATGTATTCGGACTCCCTTGAATTTTCAATCTTTTTTGCCCAGGCCCTCATTCTTAATCTGGGCCCAAACACGCGAAGGTACGGGACCCTTGGCGTTTTCGTTCTTGTAGTTGCCGTCGTATAAAGCCAGTTCGCCCTCCATAGCATGGAAGCGAATCTGAGCAATGCGCATCCCTGGATAGACAATGACTGGATGTACAGCGGTCACCTCAAGAGTATACTGACCGTCGAAGTTTGGATCGCCGTAGCCCGCGGTCTCGTGGACCTTGATGAACATACGCCCAATGGATGATTTACCATCTAGCACGGGTACATAGCTCTTCGTCCATACGGTTTCCGCCGTATGCATCAAGTATCCGATGCCTGGCTTCAAAAGCCACCCTTCTGGAAGGATCTTGTACCTCAGGACACCTTCATTTTTTGCTGTGTCCAAGATACCGTCACGCTTTGGCACCAAGTTGTGCCCGAAACTCGGTATCTCTCCCTGGAGGAAGTCGACCACGTTTGAGTAAACGGCAACCTGGTCTCCGAGGGTCAGATCGAAGCTCGCCGGGTTGACCCTTTTGGCATTGAAGGGGTCAATTCTGATGTTGCCTAGCTCTACCTGTTTGAGGATCTCGGGGCCACTAAGAATCATGTCTTAGCTGTACACCAACACACAGGACTTTCAATGGGAGTCGTAGTCAATACCCAACTCACTCCACAATTTCTGGAAGTCTTGGATTGTCATACGACTGATTTTGTCTGTGTTCCCCAACAACCAATTGTAGAATAGCTGTGCCGACTTCTTACCTCGGTTCCAGTAACTAGTGTCTTGATCGAATTTGTTACCCCTAGGTCCTGTGAACTCCACAGTGTTGACAATCTGCCACTCAAGTGGTGTTGCTGTGATCCTACAACCTGTGCTCGTAGTCAAACGAAGACTTGTGGTACCTGCCGGCTGCACGTCGATCCCACGCTCTTGGCCTTTGTCCAGACTCAAACTGTCTGGATACTGGTCCATATAGTCTTCGATCCCACTTTTGGCTTCGGCTAGAGTGTCGTAATTCTGAAGCATCTCATAGAGCCTGCCGATGAAGGCACTCTCCTCTTCGTGGGGTAAGTGTCTTTTGGTCCAAACGTGGATGCTGTCGACCTTCTTACCCCGCTTACCAGCATTGGTGAGGTCCCAAACGCGTATGGCATTTTGCCATCGTTGAATGCGGATATTACCCACAACGACGGTCCATCCACCAAAGGCTTGAAGATAACGTGCAACTACTCGACGTGCTAGGTTCATGGCTTGTTTCTCTATTGGCACTTTGCGGATTTTGAATAGTGTTAGGGTCTTGTTGTGCTTTCCGTCTTTAGGTACGGGCTCAATCTCAACAGCAGGATAGCCCTTTTCGTCGGTAGTAAAACCGACGATACGGCCTTTCTTGTTCTGGTACTTACCAAAGGTTATGAGATCACCGACGTTGAAGTAGGCAGCCAGAACGCGACGTACGGAAGCACTAGAGTTCATCGAAAAACAGTTCCACTCGTGGGCACCCAAATATCACTGGTGCTGCTGGAGATGAAGACTTCGGGCTTCATAATGCAGAAGCCTTTCATACCCCAATCCGGTCCCCAGCTGTTCTTGACGATGAAACCGAGAGCGCGAAGGTATCCAACAACCACCATGGCGTGGCCCCCGAGGGTGGTACCTGTCGGACTCCAAGGGGTGTCGTCACTCAGATCCATGAAAGACTGATCGACAATTGTACCAAAGACGATCGGGTGTTGGCCTTGTAGGGCCTCGATCATGGCATCGATGCGACTACTGCCTGTCTCATAGATTCGGTAATAGCTGTGAATGCGATGGGCCGTTGCCGCTCGCATAGCCTTCAGATCGGGAAGCGTGAAAGCTTTGGTAAGGTCATAAGGCCAGCCGCCTTGACCCGCAGGAAGATCCTCACGGCAGATCCCAAACTTGGCAAGGACATCGAAGCACAACCTAATGTAAGTGCCTTCATCCTTGTTAATGTCGCTACGACCATCCCCGTCCTCATCCGCCATATTTCGGGCCAAGGTGTAGACGAAGAGTCGAGACAATTGAACTGGGGGCTTACCCTCGATCGCGTTGGTTATCTCCACAGAATCTGCGGTGGCATTCCCAGCACAAGCCCCGAGGCCATATTGGTTGGTCGTAGTGCAGTAAGGCCTAAGGTCTACGTCCCCGGTGGTTACCCTAACAAGCTTAGGACGGAGGAGCGTTGAGAAGTCCTTATCCGTCGACTTAGGAGGGTCTGGGCGGTAGCCAAATTTGTCCATAGGCTCTGACTAGAGCCCTTAGATAAGAAGATCTTTCGATAGAAACTGTAATACGGAGGCGCTATGCCAAAAACCCTGTCAGTTCTAGTGTTTTGCCTGGTTATGTTCTCCTGCAACCCTACCCAAGAGAAGCCTGTCCCACCCCCAAACCCGCCTCCGGACACCAATTTGTGCGAACGAATGTGTAACCACCTGGCTAGTCCGAGCCTAAATTGCGACGAGGGTAAGCCCGTTTACAACTCCGACCTGCCCGGTCCTGTGGACATTCCCAACCAAAGCTGTAAGGATTGGTGCATCGAGATGCAAGACAAGGGTGTCTTCATCAACCCGCGTTGTGTGGCCTTAGTGACCACTTGTGGGGACATTGAGCCCTATCGTCAGAAGGACCCGACGACGTGTGAGCTGACCCCGTGACAATACAAGCCTCCAGAATAGCTCAACGCTTTAGTCGACGTCTGATCCCATTTGACGTTGGCTACGTGACTAGCTTCGCACAGAAAGTCACCGAAGAGGCGCTGAAGTACCTGTTGGGGATCGTACCTGACAATGACGCTATTGGGGATCACCTAAGGGCTGGGACCATTTGTGCGGCAGACAATCTAATCCTAAAGACAGTCAAGGGGGTTGATACTGAATTCCGTGTCCAGCTCGTAGTGGGCAAAGTAAGCCGCGACGACAGATACACTTTCGGGCACTATGACAGTGAGCGTCAAGCTATAGTCGTCTTCTTGTCCCCTGGATGGACGAGCGAGGATCTAGGTCGTCGCTCGTACGAAGTCATCAACAAGGTCAAGTCCATAGTAATCCACGAAGTCACACACGCCCTCGATGTCATCGACCGTCGTCTAAGAGATCCTGGCCTCGAAGTTTACTACAATAGCCCCCACGAAGTGAAGGCTTTTGCTCGACAAATCATCGATGAAGCCGGCCGCACCCTAAAAGGTCTTCGTCTTAAATCCCGAGCATCAAAGAAGCCTATGCTCCAAGGGGCATCCTTGGTTGAAGACCTTCTAAGTGCATCTCCAACTTGGAGGGAGGTGGGAAAGCACTTGAACAGCTCCAACAATCGATACATCCGACAGATTCTTGTTCGAGAGTTAGACCTCTAAGAAAGCCGCTGTAGTACGGGATGGCTCAGCTGAACATCCTCGGCAACGAAACGCCTCTTCAAACGGTCACAAACCAGGCGTAGAGGGCTCTTGTCTCGATGCTGTGGAGCAGCCGGGAAGGTTGCCGTTCCTATGCGTACGAGGGTGTTATCGACCACTAAAATGGCAAGCCCGTCTTGGGCAAAGAAAACCAAGGGGTCTGAGGTCTTGCGTCCAAGGGTCAATTCCTGAAGCGCTGTGGAAGGGATTTCGACAACGCGACCCCCTTCCAAATCAAGACATTGCATCATTCTGGGTACTTATACCAAAGGTTTAGCCAGGCTCGAAGGTATCCATATTCGTGCAATGCACACACTTATCCCACCCTTGAGGCTTCTGCCCTCCGCAGACAGAACAGGTACCACCTAGCTGTAAGATGTCTTCTATTTTCATCTCTCGCACGACATCTTGATGCGTCAGCCAGACTTCCGCTTTACCTCCCTCGATCTTCAGGATTCTAACGATAAAGCCTGCCGGCGTCAGGTATTCCTTGTCGATTTCTAGCCCTTGTTGTGCCATCAACGATCCTTCATAATACGCTCTTTGAGCTCTTTGAGTTCGAGTTCGAATCCCGACGACAACACCGGGAATCGGCACCACGATCTGGGGTCGAGGTTCCTGGAAGCTATGTGGAAGGCCAGGGCGTAGCGCTCACGCTTCCATTGGTTTCTTGACCACAACGTGTAGAACTTACGTATGTACTCGTAGGCTTGGTCCTCATCGAGGGGTTGAGACATCATGAGGCGATCATAAGCCTCAGAGGGTCCCAGCTTGCCTTCGATCGCCCAAGTTTCGATGGCATTCAGAATACCGTAGGGCATCAGGTCATCTTCGTCGGTTTGAGTTGAACCAGGACGAAGTTCCGCCGTAGGCTTCTGGGCTGTTATGAGAGCCGCACTTGTGTAGGACTTCTGGACAGGCTCACTACGAAGCCACCCGAGAAGAAAGGCTTTGGCTACCCCGGCTATAGGAGCGATGCTACCCGCAGTATCCCCATCCATTGTGCAATAACCAACAGCAGCCTCACTCCGATTACTGGTCGTAATCAAGAGTTTACCTTCCAAGTTGGCTATCAACCAAGCACTGGGAGCTCGTACACGGGCCTGAATGTTTTGTAGGGCAATATCGTTACTTCCCCACGTCAATGACAGGCCTAAGGATTTGGATATTCCCTTCACGTAAGCTTGGACGATATCCTCGACGTCGAGCTCTCGGAACTTACAACCAATGTTCTCAGAGAGGGTTTCCGCAGCTGCAAAGGTTGTGTCTGAACTGTTCTCGGTGCTTTGGTAGACACACGTGAGAAAATCATAAAGGTTGTTGGTCCCAACCATTCGTTCCACAGCGTCTGTGCCATGAGTAGCCACAGCCCTTTGGAGAGCATAGTCCACGAGATAGGCACAAGCAGCTGAGTCAGCTCCGCCACTCAAGGAGATCACATACCCCTTCGAGTGGCTCTTTCGGGCATAATCCCAAAGGCCTAGGGCTTCGGCTTCTTGAAACTCTTCGTAATCGTCCCAGTACTTCAGATCGGCGTTTCTCGTAAGGGGCTCAAATGTTCCCTCAAAATGGCTACCTTCGATGAATGTTGTTGATAGATCTGGCGTGAAAGAAGCCGAACCAATTCGAGGAACCCGTGTAGAGCTGAGGTCCACGACGGCCGTGGTGAGTTCCATATCCTTAAAGCTGAACCTTGGTCCTTCGCTTAGGATATCCCCGTTGGATCCGCCCGCAATAAGGCAATCCCCGTCGTAGATAGCTCGTCCCGCTTCATTGCCCACGAGATTGGCGTAGAGGTACGTCACCCTGAAGGCCCTTGCGCCTTCGGCGACGAATCGACGTCTGGTTGTATTCTTCCCAATGGCGAAATGGGACGCCGAGGGATTCATGATGATATCCACGCCTTTGCGGGCCAAGGTAGCACCGGGACGATTTGCTACCCAAGCATCCTCACAGATTTCAAATCCAACTTTGACACCTTTGAAGTCGAACTGTAGGTCGCCAATCGGCTTGTGTCTATTGTCCAGCGTCTTCACAACGCCTTCTGGCCACGGCTTGAACCAACGAGGTTCATAGTGAATACCGTCCCCCGCTAGATGTTGCTTAGTAACGAAGCCAAGAACACGATTGTGCTGAATCACGGCTACTGTGTTATATAGAGCACCGTTGTGGATGACGGGTAACCCAACACAAAAGACTGGGTTTATCGGAGAATCTGAGGCTATCTGGTAGAGGGTATCTATAGCTCTTTCACAAACTTCGGGACTGTGAAAGAGGTCCTCGCAACCGTAGCCGGTGATGCACAGCTCGGGAAGGCACAGAAGGTCTACTCCTGCAGCTCTAGCCGCTTCTAGGGCTGCCATGATCCGTTGCCTGTTACCTTCCCAATCGAGGGGGGTTTGATTCAAGCACGCCGTGCCAACCTTGATGTACGTCATAATGCCCCTGAAGCCTTGTCGATGGCTGCTTCGCGACGTGCTGTGCATTCGGCAATCAAACGGGCTGTCTCAGGAGACATTTGAACTTCGCCTTCGTCAGTGATTCCGAGACGTCTCTTCAACAGAGTCATGTGAGACGGTATTTGATCGGGCTTACCGGCTTTCATAGGAGGTAGGTAGTCAGCTCCCTCGAGGTCAACCCGGTAAAAAGCCTCTTGGTTGGGGATGACCTCTCCGTCCTGGGCAATCACGCTGATTAGATTCCCTTGGTAGCAACTCAAGGGCTTGTATCGCCAAATGACAGGCTCGCCCGGGATTGACTGCTTGGGGCTGCCGGGGTCATCTCCGAACTTCATGCAAGCCTTGCTACCGGTCTGGCTCAGCTTGTACACGGCGGCCACACCATCACGCTCGAAGGTGGGCCACTCAGGTTTGACGAAGTACCCACCGTAGCCATACCCCTGAAGCTTGCTGGGCCAACCAAGCATCTCCCGATACTTCTCGTATTCAACAGTCTTTTGGTAGTCCCAACCACTCTCGAGGGTGAGGTAGGGCTCCAAGCCCATGTCCCGCGATCGAGCGACGGCGAACACGTACTGGCCTAGAACAGACTTTTCTGAGTCGAATCGAAGGCCTGCTTGACGGTAGGGTTGCTCGGCTATCACGCGGAGACCCGTTGGGATCCCTGACCGCAACGTATCAAAGGTATCGAGGAGGTAGGAGAGAAACCCGGGGAATCGATCACGCATGGACGTGAAGCCTTCGTAATCGCTACCCATTCGCTGAAGATGCTCGTGGCCCATGGTCCCCACAGGGACCATGTCCAGCTTTTGGGCAGCTTCTACGTTAGAGGTTCGAACGATGCCAGCCTCTTTCAAGGCAGCAAGAGCAATCTCATGCTGCTCAATGCAGGACACCGCCCGCATGCCGACTTCAAAGGCCCGGCTGGGATCTCCCAAGAGCATCACAATATCCTGTCCTCGCTTGAGGACGGCTTTGAAGTAATCTTCCGAACGTACGATGATCTCAGGCGCTCGGACCCCAAGGCTTTCGTACAACTCGAGAAGAATCTCCTTTTCTTTCAGGCATGTCGCATACTTAAGACGCTCCTTGTTGGTGTTGGTGAGCATGGCCGTGGCCGCTTGAATGCGAAACTGGAGCATCAACCCCGTGGGTTCGATCCAACTAGAGATCACGGAAGTGGATTTGACCGAGTAAGCAGGCTCACGGTTGTAGAACCAACAGCCCTTCGGCACCCCTCTCACCACAAGACTGTCCCGCATGGTCATGGCCCGACGATAGGCCGCCCCGACTTCGTAGTTGTGATGCGTGAGATAATCGTAGTCCTCGGGTTTGGGTGTTGGCAACAGGGACCGAACGAACTGGTCGACGTCCACTGGCATGTAGTGCCAGCCATTGATACCGCCGCGACGGTGGGCGTAGTAGAAGCTTTCAATGCGGAGAGGTGCCCCAGCTTCTGCCATCGATAGCTTGTAGCCATCCGTCCGGGTGATAGGTATATACTCAGGCAGAGGTTCGTCGAAATTGTTCAGGGCGTCCGATGTGGTCTGAAGCATGGGGGTCTATACGGCCACTCGCTGAAGGACTTAATGCCTTTTTGGGCTTAATCGACAACCAGGCCGACCGTATCTATTCGTTGTGACTTCAAGAACTTCGGACGGTGACCATGCGTTGGGATATTGACAAGAGTCTCACTAGCCTACTAACTAACCCCAATACGGCAGATCCCTCAATTACGAGGGTGATCCTTGATCGAACCTTGTGGAAGAGCTACGGGATAGAACTCAAAAAGTCCGCAGATGTCGGGCAAAGCTGCATCATGATCTGGTGTATTGCTTTAGGATACTCCAACCAACCTAAGCTTTTTACCTACGGTCTCACGATCCGTGAAGCCTATTTGAAGGCTCGACGGGCCATAAGGACTATGAGTCCTCAGGACCTACAGTTCCACGGACTCTACGGATCGAAAAAGCGTAAGTTTGTCAAGGCCCCCAAACGCAAGGAAGCTCGTACGTGACAGAATCCCGACAACCCGCACCTCTTCTTGGTTTGGCCATTGGTGATAGCTTGGGCGGTCCCTTCGAGACCAAGCATTTCTCTTCGCAAGAACTGGCTAGGTGGGACGGCTCTTTTCATACGTGGGAGATCAACGAGATTCAACCAGAACGCAAGCCTGGAGAATGGACGGATGACACTAAGGCGGCTCTAGCCCTCGCCACGAGCCTTGTAGAAGCGGAGACATACAATCCTGTGTCGGCTTTGGCCAGATACATGGAGTGGTACGATTCTGGTGACCACCGAGGTATGGGAAAGACTATAAAGCAAGCTCTCCAAAGGATCTCTCAAGGCTATCACTGGGATCAGTCCGGTATCTTGCATGCAGAGGGCAACGGTACGGCCATGCGAGTGGCTCCCATTGGGGCTTTCTACCACCGTAACGTTTTGACAGCGGCACACATGGCTCGGATCGATGCCGGCCTAACCCACAATTCCATTGAGGCCAGTGAAGGTTCCGCCGCCGTTGCCATAGGGGTCTCTTTGCTCTGCGACGGGTATGCTAAATCTGAGGTTCTAGCCCCTGTTATCGCCTTTCTGAACGACTCAAAGGTGCAGGAGGGGCTCATACGGGTGAAAAGGGTTCTGCAATCCAATCCGAGTCCTGCGGACATTCTCAATACCCTGATTCAATGGGGTACTGGGGCCCATGTAGTTCAAACAATTCCCGCGGCTTTCTTGTGTTTTCTGGGCACTACCAGCTACCAGGATGCCGTGGCCCTCGCCATCCATGCCGGCGGAGACACGGACACGACCGCGGCCATAACCGGCGCTCTGGCAGGGTCCCTTTATGGTCGTGCTGCCTTGGAAGGGTATCTAGGTCAACTGGAACAAGCTCAACACCTGATACGTGTCGAAGATCTTCTCTTTGAACTAGCACCTGAAGTTCCCGAAGATGCCAAACCTTAGTAACCCTTCTCGATATACTTACGTCCAGCCAGACTATGCAGGTGAAGAAATTCGGATTATGTGCCGGATTATTCGAGAACACGAAAAGCTAAACCCGAAATCCCCGCTCCCTCAAGGTGTCGAAGTAACCCCTGATGGTAGGATCGAGATGGATATTCATGAGGTCGTCCGGGGACAACTTACCGAGCTTTTCAAGTAGAACCTCGATCATGAAACTGTCGTCCGGACTGATGTTGTTTGTTCGGGCTAAGTGTTCAACTTCACCCAAGATGTACTGCTTTACGTGTTCGAGGAATGGTTGAATCTGGATGACGTGAGCGCCTTGCGGAGGTTGTTCGTCCTTGGTCCGATAGGACTCCTCGGTCAACCACACATCAAAAGCTTGAGCTTCCTGGTTCACGTGGACTTCGGGCCACGGAGGATGCATAGGGTCCGAGAAGTCGTGTATGACGATCTCGTAAGGGCCCGCCCAGACGCAACCTTCAATAGCCAGCAATGTCTTTCCAGGGGAAGGGTAGTGACTACCCCAGCAAAATCCCCAGCCTAGAATCGCTAGGACCGGCAAGTAGTCGACTCGCTGGGCACTATCCAACTCAAGCACCGTGGCCCCTTGGTAGTCCTCACCGCAGACCAAGTAGTCATGACCATTAGGGTGTTGTTCTACCCAAGAGAAGGGGAAAGCACCGTAGTTCCGGTTGACTTCGAATAGAGGAGTACTCGAGTCCTTTTCAAACACCCGCCCTTGGCATAGGTGCCAGCCCCCTGAAGTTGACTTGAAGTGCGTTGTCTCGAGGCGATACTTATCTGAGGGTGATGTGTGGACTTTCGTATCGTTGAGAGAATTCTCAGGTGTGAAGTAGGCACCATACTCTTTGCGATCGTTCGCTTGTTCGAGTTTAACAACCTCAAGCAAGACATCACGGGGTAAGTCTGTGAGAAGGTCGCACTTCCCCGAAAAGTCTTCTCGGGCGTCTGCCTCTTTCATCTTAGCTACAACTTCACGTGCTTGAATCTCAGGCCCGCAAGAAGAATCATTGTCCATGGTGTATGTTCCTAGGTGTGACTGCTGAAGATCTGTTACGTGAAAAGTTGGACTCACAAGCTTGTAGATGTTGTGTCTGTAAAGGGCCAGCCACTCGTGAATTTGGTTACAATGGGCCGTTACTGTGATGAACACGGAGCTCGTGTTATGCGTTCAAACTCTAAGGTCGTCTACAAGGATTTGCTTGGAGCCGATTGGATACGGAAGGTCGTAGCCTTTCTCAACGGTTCAGGGTAGTCGGTCAATGCTGACTTCAACGACTATTGGAGGCTGAGCCTTGCGTAGACGAGCCACCATATCACGAGATCCCTTACCTAAGTTGGGGTCCTCATGAAAACAGAACGCCCTGTCAATGAAGGTACCGTCCTCAGAAGGATGCTCACAATCCAGTATCTCCTGATTCCGTAAAGGGCCCGCCGAGGGCCAAGTACGGTTGTTGGCAAGGGCCGGATAGACCCGCACAGTAAGCCCTAGAAGACGTGCTACGAAGCCCGCGATACGATCGGCACCTCTGGCATCCCCTTCGACCACAACCGTGCCAGGGGGCAATCCTCGAAGGACCTTCTCTATGGCCTTCTGATTGAGCCAGTTACGAGAACCGAAAACAAGAACTTTCACTCTGGACCTTTACACCACATGCCACAGGACAATCCTCAAATCGGTGAAGTTTGGACGACAAACAACGGCACTAACACTACTGTGACAGCGGTTCTATCAGCTCGCCATGGAACTTCAGGGTATCGTATTCTGAGTCGTAGCCGACAGGTCACGCACATCACAGAACAGTCCCTCAAGTTGATGTGGAAGTTTTCGGCTCCCGCACTCAACAAGACTTGTTCGCACGTAAGTCAAGAACCCTGTACCAACCAAGCCTTAGTCATTGGTTTGGACAAGGCAAACTACTGTGAAGAGCACGCGCCGAAGCATCAACCTGTGTACTTTCCAGGTGATAACCTGTCTGAAGATCCCAAACTCGTAAAGGACTTGTTTGGCCAATGCCCAGTGTGTAAGACCCCTGCTTCGGTACGGGACAAGATTTGGGGACTCGTCGAAGGCTGTATAGTCTCTTCCTGCTCGTGCCAAAGTGTTTTCGTGCCACTGTTGATCCAAACCCTCATAAACCCATCAAATAGAGATCTGGATCATGAAGCATTAGGACAGGGGCTCACCCAGGCCTTGCATCTGTTGATTGCAAAGGAATGCACAGACATCACTACCTTTTTGGGATCTGACATACTAAGGCCGGCTACAGACGTACCCCTCATCAACAACATTCTCACCCAAGTCACACAAGGTACTTCGATAGAGACACGAACATCGTTCGATGCGAAGTATGGTCAGGGTGTCTTGATGCTTCTAGGCACGCCCAGTCTTAGCCCTGAAGAACGCGATATTCTGCATCAGAAGCTACGCCTGGGCACCTTATGGCAGAGCCGTGCGGATCCAACACACATCATACGTGTCGCTAGGATCCCCAAGTTTGACGGAGACATACTATGTACCAACCCAACAGACCCAAGTTTGGTTACAAAGTTCAACGAGGTGGGACTACGTGAGAAGTTTAAGCGCATTCTGACGTACGACCTTTCCAATTCGAGTAGCGTCCCTACAGGGGCCAGAAACAACCCAAATCCCTTGAGATCTGTGCCGAAGCAAGGGGAACACTGGTACAACCGTGATGAGGGGTGTTACAGCTCCGTTCTAAGTGTTGAGGAACGCCAAGACATTACGGCGGTAAAGTTCACCATCAAGGATAACCACTATGTGGCTACTCTTGATGAATTTCAGCTAGAACACGACGCCAACCAAGAGCGTAGTACGTGGAAGGTTGGCCTCGAGTACACGTATGGCCCAGACCAAGAGAATTGGGGTGAGCTTCAAGACATTGGTATACGCGAGATCAAGTTGAAGAATGAGGGCGGCTCCAAACAGATAGACATTAAGGATTTTTGGGGTGCCAAAGTTCTTGAGCGTAAGACTGTGCTTGATCGTGTCCTTGATGACGACTCTCCCTTCGACTAAGGGACTTGAGTCGTGTACAAGTGATGATCCTGAATGATTTGCAGGGCTGGCGAGGGTATATAACGTTCGGCGAGTTCGTAGTTTCGGGCCTCGAGGGCCTTACGCACGATAGAGGCACTGACGAGCGGCGAAATAGGGCTTGGGCTCTCACCACTGACGGGGGTGATACCAGCACGCCCAATGATGAGGGGTGGTGCCAATCGATTGATCTCCTCCCAGCCTTGCCATGTGGGAGCAGACTCCAGCAAGTCTGCCCCCATAACGAATCGTAAGTTGTCGTGAGGGTAACGGTGCTTCAAGGCTCGAACCAGATTGATAGTCAAGCTTTCGCCGCCTAGCTCTTCTTCGATAGGGTCTACGTATGTCCTAGGAAGATGGGCAAAAGCCGCCCGGCACATAGTCATTCTCACCCCGAAAGGCTGAAGATTCTTACCCGTCTGCTGGAAACAAGGAATCACGTGAATGTAGTCCACGTTCAATTCATTAAGCAGAAGGTGCGTTACCACCATCAGGTGGCCTAAGGTCACCGGGTCGTAAGATCCTCCGTAGGCGGCAATGTTTCGGGGGTTGTGGGTGGTGCGGATATTTGGGGTATACATACGGTTTTTGCGTGTTCGACAGCTTGTTCGATCGTGGGGGGCCAAGGCAAGTCCCCCGCTGCTACAGCGGATTTGATCGCAGCTACGATTTTCCCAAGAAGAGGTGAGGGTGCTATACCCAGGTCCTTTTGAAGGGCGGTACCCAAATCCCTGGGAAGCATCGGAGTAGCCGAATCTGCCTTTAGAATAGCGTCGGCTCGGTCCTTCAACTCTTGAATTCTCGCGTGGTGAGCAACTCGCTTGTGATCATGCCGCGTGGTAATGTCCGCTCGGGACAGACTCAAAAGACTGTCGAAGCAGTCTGCAACTGAGTTTCTCAGTCGTCGTACGGCACTATCCGTCCACTCGGATTCATAGGACTCAACGTAGCCTAAGGTTCCAATGAGAAGGTAGATATCCCCTATTTCTTGAGCCTTGAAGAGTCGGGTGCGTGAAGCGGCATTACTAAATAGCCTAGCACCTGCAATCTCATGTCCGTGGAAAGACACTCCGTCGTTGTTTCGTACGAAGCATCGAATCTTGCCCACGTCGTGGAATAAGGCCGCCCATCGAATGGTGAGGTCATACGGGCACTGGTAAACGACCTGCTTGGTGTGCCCCCAAAGGTCCTTGTGACCTTGTTCCCCGCCACCAAAGCCAACCATGGCATGAACTTCGGGGAAAGTCCTCTGCAGCTCCCCGTCGATCAGAAGCTCTTCGAGCATAGATCGAACTTGTGGACTCATCAGAATTCGGTCAAATTCAGACTTAGGGAGCATATCTCCATTACGGCCGGTTGGAATAGAACTTAAGCCAAACGCTTATAGGCCATATAGCCAATCGACACCAACGTAACCGGGATCCCTAACGGCGGCCACCACAAGGGAGCTAGACCCAAGGCCACGGACAACCCCGTGTACGTCTGGGTCTTGTTTCGAAGTCCTTGAAGCTCACGGTAGCGGCAGGCTGGAATAGCGTCGTGAGCTCGTATGGAGGCATTGGTGAACAGCATGCTGCTGCAACCCAATAGCAAAGAAAGAAACATTGAAACTACCTCAGGCACTTTACCTAGGTTGGTGCTTTGGGATCCTCATCCAGATCCTCGCCAGTAAGAATGTAATCCAAAACTGTTCGATCCTTATTCTTAGCACCAATTGGCGTGAAAGTATCTCTGAATGTACTAGCGGGCCACGTTCTTTTCTGCTTCTTGCTCAAGTGTGTGCCCTCTACAATCACCACAGAATAGAGGCTTCCGTCAGGGCGACTGTTGTGACGAATGTCCACAACTTTGACCTTGTAACCTAGAGTCTTGTGCTTCCACCGATTGTAGCTGGTATCAAAGCGTGATTGCTGCAACGTCATCTGAAGGGCCTCAGGTTGGTCCAACCGGTTTCGGTCCGCATCCGAATCTCAATATGGCTATCGTTGATTCTAAGAAATCCGGCCAAGTCGGGGGCGTAGTACGTAGCCCTTCCAGTCAGCACTTGGAGATTCTTCAAAGGACGATAATTAGCTGAACTGTGTGAGTGACCACACAGAACAAGCAATTTTCGATGAGGTCTCTTGTACATCACCTCGAGTAGCATATCCCCCATCATCTTCGATGTGTACCAAGGGAGTGTTTTTGGAGGGGCGAACCTAAGATCATACCGTGAAGACTGTTCGAACGGCGGTATGTGTGTGGCCATGATAACGAGAGGGTAGCGTTCGAGGGCCCTTTCCAAGATTGGTCGAATTTCCCGCACAGCTGTGAGACTCAGGTCTTGGGCTAAATGTATGATCCCACCTCGATCATAACGTCGGGCTTGTCGTCGAAACTCTTTGATGCAATCCCAATCTGACATACCGAAGTCGGAGTAGGGCATTCCTAGAATAGCGTCGTACCAACCTTCATGGCCGATTAGGGCCGTCTCCGAAGTCAGTTCGACAACACCCTCTCGAGTCAACCAGTTGGCTAGCTTGGCAGCCTTCTTCAGAGTGCTGTGAATGGAGCTCCCATAGAAGTCGTGGTTACCCATTACGAAGTGTACCGGTTTACCCAAACCTTCCGCGAAACCTTCTAGATGAAGCTTCAACGTAGGACTTTCGGAGATGTCTCCAGAAATGACCGCTGCATTACAATCGATCTCTTCGGCTAAGTACTGTCCAAAAACCTTAGGGGCTTCAGGTAAGCGGATGAAGTTCAAATGGGTGTCAGTTAACCAGGCAAGACAAAACACTCCTGATTATACACCCTTCAGGTGCATGACTCTCTGAAGAATTGGAGCACCTTCAGGGCCTCTCCAGTAAGGTTCCTTCTGAATCCACTTACGTAGAGAGCTTTGAGCTCCATAGGGCTGCCGCTGCCAATGCCCTCTAACGAGTTTTTGCACAGAAGGGGCCGAGTGCTTCTCGCCGGACAAGTAGTCCTTAATGGTTTGCCGGCAATCAACGACAATGGGGCGTCCCAGCTGAAACACCCTCACGAGCGGCTCTGGAGACGTTCTGAGGCTGCCCGAAGGACAGCTGTGGCTCTTACCTATTGGCTTGGAACTGTCCTTGCTGGAAAGGGCCAAACAGGCACCAAGAATCAAGCGCCCGATGACCACATTCACTCGATCATCGTGAGAATTGATCTTAAGAGAAAAAGAGTAATCTTCCCAAGAAGTTACGTGTTCCGGCTTGGCTTCAGTTAGCAGGTTTGTCGGAACGCCATGGCGCCACAAGGTGATTGAACCCTCAGTGATCAGCACGTAGTTCCAAACGAAAACACCGGGAATATTCTCCAGAAATTGAACCAAGGCATAGCGTACATTCCAAGAAACTCCCTGATCATCCCGGACGTCGATCAAACCGTTAGGGATTTCAATCATGAAGGCTTTGAACGGGGGAATGATCTCCGCGGCATACTCGGACGGGATCGACGTGGCCATTAAGGAAGCTGCGTACTTGTGACCCATGGCTAGAACAGGGAAAGCTTGGTCGGCCCATCTAGCTGACCAGATACTGGCCAGCTGTTCCATCGGCAAGTATTGCATGGCGTCTGCGAAAGTAGGGTGGAATAACAGGCCCTTGCCCATTTCGAGAGCCACGCAGAATCGTGTAAAGGCTTGGCTATCGGAATCTGTCCCCTTGTACGTGAGAGGCCAGAGCTGCTTGCCTAAGGCTATCAGGGCCTCTTTGCTTGTACCAATCTGGGTTTGAAGCGTGGGGTTTTCTTTCAACAACTCTCGTAGGTTAGCTGAGGCTCGTTCCCGCTGTAGCTTAGTCTCTGAGTTGTCGTGCATGGGTCTATTTACACCAACTTACGGCCAAGCCTAGCAGGCCTTTAGGCCTGCGGTGTATATACGCAAAAACCGGCTGGCACTTAAGTTGTTAGCAGCCCCCACCGTATAGGTCCCCGTGAACTTCCTGCTCCTGATCTTCATCCCAGTCGTTGTTAGTATCGTGGCCTTCTTTTTACTGAAAGCCACGATAACGACCAAGGAGTTTCTCCTTCAGATATCGGTGGGGGTGACTGTCGTAGTTGCCTCGTGGTTCATAGCCAAGTACGCTGCCGTCAGCGACATAGAGCACTTGAACGGTCGCATCACCCAGAAGGTCCATGGTACCCAAAAGTGCTGTCATTGTCACGATGAGTGCGATGCTAAGGACAAGGATGGTAAGTGTACCCGATCTCACGAGGAGTGTAGTCATACGACGGACTATTACTGGAATTTGAGGACCACTGTAGGAACCATAGACGTTGAGGATTGCAGTGGTTGGGACAGCACGCCCGATGTTTGGGCCCAGGCTAGAGTCGGGGAACCCGCTGCCGTCTCCCACATCTACCAGAATTTCCTTCTTGCAGATCCCGAGAGTCTCTTCGTCCACAAGGATATGGGCAAGTTCTTAGGGTCTATCCCCAAGTACCCCAAGATCTACAATCTTTACAAAGTGAACCATGTCATAGGCTTGGACGTTCCGGTGCCCGCTGGGTGGCAAGACTTCTTCCGCGAGATTAATGCTGACTTCGGCGCGACTAAACAGGTTGACGTGACCGTGGTCCTAACCACTATCAACGATCCCACCTACGCCCAAGCTCTCGAGGCCAAGTGGCTGTACGGCCCCAAGAATTCAATCACCCTCGTGATAGGGGTTGAGGGGCGGGCCATCAAGTGGGTCCGAGTTATCACCATTTCTCGAGTAGAGGATCTGAAGATACATCTCCGGGACAACCTCCAGACACTGGATCTCAGCGATCCCAAAGTGTTAGACATCATTCGCCAGGGTATTGCTCAAGAATTTCACAGGACCCCTATGAGCGAATTTGCTTACCTGATGGACGCTGCTCAACCTACAGGGGGAACACTAGCTCTGCTCGTCATCATTCAGCTGCTCGTCAGCATAGGACTCACCATTTTGATGCACAAAAAGGATGTTTTCGGCGAAGAACGCCAAAGGAGAATGTGGTCGTGAAGAATAAGGTATTGTTAGCACTTGGTATCGGTGCGGCTATCGTTGGGCTCACCATCTTCCTGAGTATGACTGGTTGGTACGACGGTGCCGTTGCAGCCGAAAACGGTGTCAAAGCACAATGGAAGAGCAACCAGAACACCTACGATGCCTTCTGGAAGAAAGTCCAAGAGGTAGCTCAAGTCCCGTCACAGTATAAGGACGACTTCAAAGAGTTGCTCGTTGCAGAAACCCAAGCCAAGTTCGGCGCCGAAGGATCGAAAGCTACCTTCCAGTGGTTCAAGGATCGCAACATCAACTTCGACGCTTCTCTCTACCGCAAGGTTCAAGACGTCATCGAGTCAGGTCGGGACGACTTCAAACGGTCCCAAGACATGCTGACGGATCGCCAGCGTGTGTACACCAATAAGGTCGAGGGATGGTGGGGTGGCATACTGGCTAGCCACTACGGGTTCCCTCGAGAGGTCAAGGGTGATGTCGCCCCTCCGAAAGACCTCGATGGCGACGGCAAGCTTACCGTTCTCGACTACCCCATTGTCACAAGTGCTCGCACCAAGAAAGCTTTTCAGACGGGAGAAGACGAGCAAATAGACGTCTTCGGCAAGAAGAAGTAGTCTCGCCTGAACGGACTTCGGGCCCCTGACGCCGAAAGGTATTAGGGGCCCGAACCCATTTAATCCTAACGGAGTCGAACCTTTAGTGTTCTGTCGGGACCATTGCCCACGAATTTCACGGAGCCGCCGGCTTTAGTGTGCTTGACTATCGCCAGGTACACCATCAAAGCCCTGAGTTGAACATCCTCGGAGTTGTCATCCTCGGTCAACCTACGTAGAAGAGCTACCGTCTCTTCAAGCTTCTTTTTGGGGTCGTCGTTCTTGAAAACCTTGATGAAGTCCGCACAGAGCTCTTCCAACTCAGCCGCAGCATCCTTTAGAACGCCCATGGTTTAACTCCAGTCAGAGTCGTCGTTGCGTCTACGGCTGCCGCCACCACCACGACGTTTCCCACCACCACCACCTCGGTTGTTCGAGAAGTCTTGTGATGGAGCCGCTGGGGGACCACCAAAGCTGCGTCCCTGGGTGCCACTGGGTCGTGTGCCCTGGGGTGCCCCTCCAAAGTTTCGCGGTCCGCCCGAACCCCGTGGGGGCTTCGGTTCAGCAATCCTCACCCGCAACTGGCGACCCCCAAACTCATACCCGTCGAACTCTTGAATGGCCTTGGTGGCTTCAGCTTCTGTGCCAAATTCGACGAAACCAAAACCTCGGTTCTGGCCAGTCTCTTGATCCACCACGACTTTGGCGTCGATCACCGTGCCACAAGATGCGAACTCAGCTCGAAGTTCTTCAGTCGTTGTATGGTAAGAGAGATTGCCAACATACAGTCGATTTCCCATGATTCTTAACTCCGGAGGATTCCTCCGTATCTCCTATACACCGAGGACTCGGGGATACCTCACCGCGAAGTTCTCAGCCCTCCTTAGAGGAACTTGAAACAAAGATCCGCCAGAAAAGGCTCGGGTTAGGAACCTAAATAACGGCAATACCTAATGATTACAACGACATGTAGGTAGCTACTTTGTTGCCCTGACCCCCGAGCAACTTTCTGAGAGGGTCGTGAGAGGGCTCGCTAATTGAATCGACGAGCCCCACAATCACGATGACCCCATCTGGACTAGGCTGCTTGCTTGGCGGCCTTGGTGGCCTTCTTGGCGGTCTTCTTTGCAACCTTCTTGGCGGCCTTCTTCGCAACCTTCTTGGCGATCCTTGGCGCCTTGGTGGCTTTCGCCTTAGGTGCGGACTTGACGGTGGTCTTGGACGTCTTCTTGGATGTCTTGCTCATGTTTATCTACTCCTCGAGAAAGTGTGTGAGGAGCTCCTAGTCCTCAGTTTCTATCGCAGCCTCTTAATTAGTGCAAGCACAAATCCGTACTAACAGCCAGACGACGATCACTTTTTATGTTTCCACACACTGCAGTCGTTGTTCAACCCACTCCACTGGATTGTCGAGGACCTCAACGGGAATCACCTCGATGGGGTTCAAAGGTGGTGGGGGCCCATTCAAAACCAGTTCACGATCAGACACTTTCGTGACTACGGCGATCTTCCAGAGGTCCTCAGGCGAGCACTCAAGCATCAACTTATGTGACAACATGAGGTCGTAAACGGGTATGCGACCGTGCCCTTTGGCCACCACGCACAAGTGGTGTGTTGGTTTGGAGTCCTCTCCCAAAAGGTCAATCAAGCCCGCTTTGAGGAGGTAGGTTCTACCGTCTTGGGCTTGTAGGGTGAGAGACTTGGTGCCCTTCAATTCTCGCCGCTGCTCCGCCGTCAAGTACCGGTGCAACAAGGCCTTAGAACGCATCAAAGCCAATTTAGCGTCTTTTTTCACCTTCTTTCGGCCCCTACCCTCAACTGCTCGGAATCTTCGGAAGAAGAAGTCCCGGGCCTCAGGAAGGGTTTGGGCAAGGGTCCTGACGGTTATGTTGAAGTCCTCTCGGACCCCTGAGCAAGCGCAAGAAAATCCGTATTGAAGGGTCATGGGACAACTCATGGCCCTGAAGGTTGCATGGTTCTGATGCTCCTTGAGGAATTTCTCCCAAATACGTAAGCGGTACTCCGTGGCGACTCGTATGGCTACCGTCAGGTTCTCTTCAATAGTCATGGATCTTTGCTACACCAAAACTCACCCCTGGGGGATCGAGAGATATCTACTGGCGCCATCCGTCGGGCGAGCGTGAAGGTACTTCGAGGTCGTCGCGACATTCTGGTGGCCCAAACATTGGGAAACCAGGTGGATGGGGGCTCCGTTGTCCAGGGCGTGGGAAGCGTGGGCGTGGCGGAACCAGTGGGGGCTCATCTCGACGCCGGCTTCATGGGCTGCTTGGGACACAAGGGTCCGGGCGTTTCGGACGTTGAGAGCGCGGCCCCGGTAGGACTTGAAGATGGGGCTTTGCTCGGTGTCCGATACCCAACGGAGGGATCGAAGCTCTTGAGCCACGGTCTCAGGAATCAAAACCGTGCGGGTCTTCTGGCCTTTACCTTGGAGGGTCACGCGATTCCCCCGGAGGTCAACGAATCGAATCGAACAGGCTTCGCTGATACGGGCGCCTGAGGCATAAAGGAACTTCAGAAGGATCCGGTCACGTCCGGCGGCGGCCTCATCAAGAATCAAGGGGACTTGTTCAGCTTCGATGATGCGCTCATGAAGGTCGCTCGTGGGCCGTTGAACTCGAAGGCAAAGCCCTACATTGAACACATTGTAGCCCGTTCGGTGGGCGTAGGAGAGCAGGCTCTTGATCGTCGACACCTTGCGACATTTGGTGGCCGGCGAGCCTGTAAGGCTTTCAGTCCAGGCGACCACGTCGGCTACGGTGGCTTCTTGAAGGCCCTTGCTCAGCGACTTCAGGAACTCTACCACAACGGGACGATAGACCGTCTGGGTTGAAACCGGCCTCCCTGAGAGCCATAAACCCACGAGCTGGTCGTCAGTGTACGCTCCGCTATGGTTCTCAGGTAAATGGTTCATGGCAGTTATACGGCCTTCGAACCAAAGAAGTTAAGTCTGAGTAAGGCTCATTTGCTGGAGGACCTCATTGCGTCCCCCGCCGGCCATTCGAATATCTTTGTCGATCCGGATGTCCAAAATAGCAGGTCCTTCTGCCGTGAGCAGGTCAACCAAAGCTGCTGTGATATCTCCCGGGTGCAGAATCCTCTCAGAAGGGATCCCCAAAGACCTTCCCCAATCACGAAAATCGATCAAGGGGGTTTCCACGGAGATCTCCCGACCAAAGACTTGACGAAAGCCGTGGTGGACCATGTTGTAGCGACTGTCGTTGAAAACAGCGAAGAGGATCCTCAGCTTCTGCATCTTTGCTACCATGACCTCCATCCCATTCATTTGCATGCCGCCGTCGCCGCAAACACAGACGACTTTGGAGTTCCGGGCACCCAAGGCTAACCCCAAAGAAGAGCAAATACCCGAACCCATGCTTCCCAATCCCAAGTGAATGGTGAATTTGCTGGCATCTGTAGCCGTCAAATAGTGCAGAGCAAAGAGCATGTGCTCCCCAATATCCGTCACAAACATCGCACTAGGCCACGCCCTTTGAAGGTCCGCCAGCGCCCGGTAAGGAGTAATAGGGGTCTTTGTGTCCTCGGCAAAGGTCGCCACATCGAAGGCGGATTCTGCCTTGATATCAAGAACTTCCTGCTTCAAGGGAAGCTCGTTGTCGCGACAGAGAGTTATCAGGGACACTATGAAACTTTGGACATCCGCCACGATCCCCAATGTTGTGGGCAGGTTACGGTTGAATACCCTGGCATCCAAGTCCACGTGGATCAGCTCACCCCCTTCACGTACGTAGGGGGTTGGACCAATCGAGCAATCATCCAGATCGGTACCTAAGACCAGGGCCACATCGACACCCCGCCGGGTATACTCCCGAGCCCACATCGAAGCCGCCAAGCCGCCGTGGCGCAATGAACAGGAGTGGTTTTCGTTCAGGATCCCCTTTGCTCGTGGGGTTGTTATGATGGGGATCTTGAGTACCGAGGTTAGGGTTTCTAGAAAGGTCTTGGCTGATCGACAACCGGCACCAAGCACAATCAGGGGCCTTTCAGCCTTGAGCAACTTCTCTAAGACTTGAGCAACCACAGGAATACCAGCCGTAAGGTTGGGCTCTACCGCGGATCCCAACACTATCTCGGGGGAAATTGCTTGGCTCGAAGCCTGATTGATGGCTACGACAATAAGAACCGGGCCCGGGTTCTCGAGGTTGGTCGCGGCCTTAAGGGCTGCCACCACTTGGGCCGTAGCCGACTGTGGCTGGTTTATGCGAATGACCATTCGGGTCACCCCTCGGAACAATTCCTCGATGTTGGTACCCTGAGGCCCTGAATCCTGCAGTAGCCGGCCTCCCTTTGCTGCCCAAGAAACATCCCCCGAGATGACAATCATCGGAGTACGTTCGAAATGAGCCGCCGTGACGCCCGTAAGAGCATTGGTGGCTCCTGGACCCGCCGTCACCACAACACAAGGTACACGACCACCAGACTTTTGGTACCCAGCCGCGGCAAAAGCTGCCCCGGTCTCATGCCTGGATTCAATGAGGCGAGCCCTCGGGGTTGTCCAAATCGCATCGTAGATAGGCGCCACGGGTCCACCCGGGACCCCAAAGAATGTGTCGGTACCTAAGTCAACCAAAGCACTAATGATCAAGTCGGCCACACGTCTAGAAATGCTCGTGCCCCGGACTACCTGACTAGCTGTCATGCGCCTTTATACGACCAATCGTCAGGATAGTTAAGGGCCAGAACCACTGTGGTTCTGGCCCTTAACTGACGTCAAACTGTGACGCCAAACTCAAGCCAGGGTCATCACAACCAAGACATACTCCTCGTCTCCAAGGACGTAGAACTCGTGGCAGATAACACCGTTGACCTTCGCCGCTGCAGTTTCCATGGCAGACGCAATAGCCTGAGGGTCCAAACCCAATTTACCCAAGCGGATGGCTTGCAGCTTGATCGGATACCCGGTCTCGAGTTCGTTGTAGCCCAAGCTTAGGACGACCTTCTGGCGGCCCTCCAAGTACTCGACACCAATCGACTTGGGCGCTAGACCCTTGCTCTTCACTTCTTGTTCGACAGCAGTACAAAGGCTACTGGGCAAAAGGCCGTCTTGAGGGTCTGCAACGAAAACCAGGAACTTTGTGACTTTTCATGTGGGGGTCTCCTTAGGGAACCTTCGAGCAGATGTATATACACCTAACCCGGCGAAAGGTACTAAAAATGATACGCCGGACGAGTAGCCAAAATCTGTACGATTTGGAAGACCTTAACTTCTCAGGACCCAGAACGTATTAGGGACATACCATGCACATTCGAGATGCCAGCCCAGTAGAGAAAGCGGCCCTAACTTGGTGGAGGTCCAAGAGACCTCTCGCTTGGAGCGAAGCCGAACATTTAGCCAACCCCAAGGTCAATACGGTCTTGTCGGAGCAACGTGTAGCTCTGGCTGTAGCAAAAGCTCTGAAGGCTCGTGGCGTTGGTAGCCTCGAGAAAGCGCGACGTCCGTGAAGATGTGTCTCGGATCGCCGACCTATCCTAAGGGTTCTTGGGCTCTGCATGAAGGGTTTCGGATTACGAACTTGAGCTCAGCTCAAGCAGAAGTCTTGAAGTTGGTTGGCTTCCCACTACTTAGCGATGATGGACAGGACATCCTTGAGAACGGCCCTATCGATTGGCAGGGTCTTTGGGAGATCTTGAACATAATTGACGTTGGATTCACCCCGTACATTTTGGAGACGTTACATCGTGTCGAAGACAGCCAAAAAGCCCACCCCGTCGAAAACCAAGACGCCGAAGGTTAAGCGCTATGTCGCTCCTGAGGGAGAGTATCTCAACATCTTCGAGTCCAACGGTCACCAACAGCCTTACGGCTACTTCATAGCCTGGTACCTCGTAGAAGAAGCCGATATGGGCGGTTGTCTTGGTGATGAAAAATACCCGAAAAACTTCGTCCCTAAGACCGAGGACAGCTGGTCTTGCTACACGGCTACTATGGCCGTGGATGCCTTCGCCAAAGGTCTCGATCCTGACCAAGTAACGCAAGGCCATAAATCTGGTGTGTGGTACTTCGAGCGTCGAACAGATGCTGTTGCTGCTTTGCGGCAGGCTAACATTGCGCTGAACTTTGGTTGGCACGATAAACCTATGCCTGATTGGGCCATTACTGCCCTCGCTGCGGGTTGGACGCCGCCGAAGGATTGGAAGCCCTGATTGGTGTATGGACACACAGTTTATGGCCATCGACAGCAAACAGTCCACGAGGGACTATCTACAACAACGTTGGCGCCTTACTCTAACGCGGCTTCAGACTAAGCCCTCCTTAGGGGCAAGGCCCTTTGACGAAGTCTTGCGTCGGTACTCAGAAGAGGCTCGTCATTATCACACTCTCGAACACCTGCGATTTGGCTTTCAAGTCTTAGATGAAGTGTTTCCCTCGAAAGAGCCAAACATTGGCCTGATCGATTTGGCCTTTTGGTATCATGACTTCGTCTACGATCCGAAGCTACATGATAACGAGGTCAAAAGCGCCTTCGTTGCCGAAGACAGGGCATTGCGAGGGTTGGGCCTATCCGAACAGGACTCAACCAAGATTGCGCTATTGATCCGTGCTTCGGAACATAAAATCCCTCCGAAGTCACGAGAAGCTGAGATACTTCTGGACATTGACCTAGCTATTCTCGGTGCGACCTCGGAAGAATTTGATCACTACGAGAACGGTGTTTGGCAAGAATATCAGCAGCATGTGAGCCTCGAAGACTTTCGTCATGCTCGGGCCAACATCTTGAAACGGTTCAATCAAGGCCCTGTGTTTTGGTCACCGGAGATGCGCGGAGGAATCTACGAACAACGAGCCAAAACCAATCTTCGTAGGTCTATTCGGCAATTGAACCCAAAAGGAGCGTGACTTTGGAACTACGAGAAAGCAACTTACGTCGAATAGGATCCAGGCACCGCCTTCACTTCTACATTGATGTAGAGTGCCGTACCCTAGTCCCACACAACAACGCTGAAGATGAGAAGCGTGAAGCTACGGACGAAGAAATTTGCATGTGGGAGGAACTATGTCCTGAAGATCCCAGCCACTTGCCGGCCACTATCGCCGAGGTAGAACACTCGTTAGCCCACCGAAAAGGTCCTTTCACCGTCAATCCTGTGGACTTCGTGCAAGTCCATCTGTCTCCTGGGTTCACCCCCGAAGAAAACCTAGGAAAGCGTCAGGAGGGACTCTACGGGGTCCTAAAGGGTGAAACTGTCTACGTTTCTCGACTCATACCATTGGGATTTTTCTACCAAGGTCCGAGGCTCCCGACACTACATACAGGGTCTGATGCCATGGGGCCGCGGTCGAAGGATTCAATCCCCGATGACTTTGACTTGTGGCTGTTAGAGCTGCAAGGTTTCTCTATGTGATTGGCTTGCCAGTGTCCCAAGAAGTGCCTGTGATCTTCTCCCACTGCTTCTTCTCGGCATCCTTCGCATGGTAACAGATACCTGATCCCTTACGGTGGGTGTAATGGTACGCCCCGCAATTACACAACTCCCACTTGGAGTTGACTTTGCGTTGCATAGGGCACCTTGGCCGACCAGGTCGGCAATTGGCACGACCACAATACTTACACTTGGCCATCAAGCTACGTCAGGATCGTCATCACCCTCTGGTGGGGTGGCCCCAGGAGCTTCCTCAACGGTCGTGTCAGCTCCTCCACCGTATATCAACTTGAGGCCAGCAATCGCTGCTTCTTGTCGAGTAACAGGCCCTGCCTCTGAACCAGCTTCATCTTTTGACGAAGCTGGTTCTTCAAATAGGGGGAAGACAACCCTTAGAGGCTCTGGCCCTCCTGGGTCTCTGTCATAAATAGGCAGCGCTCCTTGAGGCATAGGCTCGATAGGAAACAATCTTCGGGCTATTTCCGTGTAGCCTAAAATGGGGCCACTTCCGCCAAGAAGACGGCGCCCCGGGTTACGGGACATTTCAATAGCATTGGTGATCATCTGCTGCTTCAGGGCCGGGCTCAACCCGAATCGGGCGTCGGGAAACCCGTCTGTTTGTGCCTTTTGAATAAGGGCCCAAACACTCTTGAACACCTCGTGAGGATCATCAGTGTTCCCATCCACAAGGGCGTAATTCTTGTGTAGGAGGTAATCACGAGGATTACTGTAGGCTTCGGCAAGGGCTCGTTGAAGATCGTCCTCTTCGTAGAGTTCTTTGGCCCCGCCCCGTTTGGCTCGACGGCTAGCGGCCACATCCGCTGAGGCGTTGATGATGATCGTCAGATCGGGAACGAGCGCCCGACAGTTGAGTACTTGGATCCACTCCAAGGCCTCCCCTCGAGTCACCCCTGCTGTCAAAGACTGGTAGGTAAGGCTGGAGAACAGATAGCGGTCTGAAACAACCCAGTGGCCCTTCTCTAGGGCTGGAAGAATCTCTTTCTGGACGTGGTCCAGACGATCCGCGGCGAAGAGGAGGGCCGAAACTTCCCACCCAAAAGAATGGGGCTGGTTGTCTCGGGGGTCCGTCAGTTCTTTACGCAAGTTCTGGCGAATCATCCTGCCGATCAGCCCTTGGCAGGGTTCGCACGTGAGGAGGGTCCCGATACCCTCGCCCTCTAGGCGATCCTTAAGTAACCGTGCTTGTGTGGATGACCCACAGCCATCGATACCCTCAACTACGATGAAGCGACCTCTAGCCATGGTGTCGGCTACACCGCAACACCATGGTTGGATACCGGTAAATCAGTTGGATTCGTGACGGCTGCTCAGAACAGCACAAACTGTGGCGAACATGGCTCGTACGGGCATGTTCTCGAGGCGTTGCTGGTTCGTCGGTGACAAGCAGGCGTGGACCTGTAGGATCATGTTGGCCGAAGTGGCATCAAGAAAGGCACCCGATACCCGAGCAGCCTGATGGTGCTCTGAGACCCAACGAACTTGATCAATGGGCTTGAGGTGAGAAAGCTTCGGACAAGCAAGAACGCTTCGAGCTAAGTCTCGACGATGATTCAGGTCTTGAGTAAGGTGACGACGGCGCATACCTCCTATACGGTAAGAGGCTTCGTCGGATTAATAGCTGGACCCGCGTGTCGTAAAGACCTTTTGGTAGCTGCACTTTTTGCACGAAAAACTGCTCCCGCGGGATCGATGGCCCTACCTTGACCTACGTAGTCTTGGCCGTTCACCCGAAGTACCAGCGAGCACTTCCAGTAGAGACCGTCTAGGTGGATCAGGGCTTGAAGAGCCCGAGTCCTTGCTAGGTATGTACCAGTTTCCTCGAATAGTTTGAAGGGGATGCCGTGGATGGGGATTTTTATGGGCATGACTTACCATACACCGGGTCTGGTGTATATACAGGACATGACCGCGGCACAACTAAAGGTTCTTGCTCATCTTTTGGATAAGGCTGCTAGTGAGTTTAGCAACCACGGCTGCAACGACCTACATCTGGATCGTCTAGGCCTAACCACAGAAGAACTCGCAAGTTTCAAGGAAAACTACATCCGGTATGTGGATGACGGTGAGGAATCCGGCGAAGCGGGTAACTGCGTTCAAGATTGGCTGGTGATGAGGTACTTAGCGCATATTGCCAAGCAAGAGGTGTCCAACCCCTTAAAAAGTGAGAAAACCTGACGTATAGCCATCCATGCGGCTGTCCTTCTTTCACGATCCTCGTCAGGCCCTAATAGTTCTCACCAATACGGCTTTGGTGTGCTTGATCTTGGCGGCTATTATCCTGTTAGGGTCTCTCGTTGTGCTACGCCGGGCTCGAAGGAACTTCGTTAAGTCAGAAGAAGAGCTACGTCAAGCCGAAGAGGACAAGCGGCGAGCTCAAGAAATGAAAGCCGTCTGGGAAAACGAGAAGCATCGCTTCAGCCGGCCTACGCTTGTAATGCCTGAAGATTACTACGTTGGCTACGAGAGGTCTCTTAACTCGACGGACCCGCTTCTCGTATTGCCTCCATGACCCCCAACATCTTACCTCGGACTGCAAAGGCGGCTGTAAGTCAATGGCACACCGTCTGCAGTTATGTGGCCCTCTGTCCAAATAGTGGCCGTGCTAATGTCTATGACGTCGAAGTTCAGATCGGTAAAGCAGGCGACCTTTGGTATGTCCGGACCATCGACGAAGATGTAGCTTCAGACACCGACTACAAGACACGAGAATGGGCCAAGAAAGCCGCCAAACAACTGGCAACGACCAACCATGAGGGTGGGCTTCACACCGATGCACAGGGCTTCCTAGACGCTCTTGCAGACGATTTCTCAGATGAACCCGATGGCGCTGGTCTATTCAGTCTCTACTCGGACCGGCCCCTCGAGAGATTTAGTACGTGGGAACAAGCCGAATCCTATCAAATCAAGCACCACTTGAAGGACTACCAAATCCGCTGCCTGGTCGAAGGTGACTGGGTGCCATGTGCGTGAGGATGCCATGTCCAAAACAGAGTCCCTGAGCGGCGTTGAAATAAGGCTGAGAATGCAAATTTTGGAGGAAGAACGCCGCCTCCAAGCCCAAGCTCAACAGCGATCGGTCCAAGGTCGTTATCGTCGAACCCTCCCCCGAAAGGGCCTCGTTCACACCAAGCTGACGTCGGGAAAACTCGAACGTCTACAACGCTGCCTAGAGCGCCTATTGGCACTCTCAACGCTTCAAGGAAAACCCCGATGACACAAGAAGTCCACAAGGCTGTTATTTCAGCAGCTCAAGCCATTGACCCAACTCGAGTATTCGCCGCCACCCTGGGACACGGTGAAGAGGGTTTTCCGCTATGTCTTGGCATTGCGACGAAGGATCCCTTGAAGTGCCTCATCGGTTTGACGGGTAATGCTATCAGTGCCTTGAGCCAAAGCGAGGCGCAACAGGGCATCCAGGCCATCGTAGAAGCCGTCGTCGAAACACTTTCGAATTCCCAAAAAGTCCCCATAACCTCGACTGAGACCATCCTTTACTTTCCTCACATTCCTTACACGGAACCAGGGTGAGGGCCTTAATACTTCCGGGCTACTTCACGTATTGAGACCTATGCCAGACCAACCAAAAGTTCACAACCTTGCAGATCCAGCTTGGTGGACGGATCCCCCTTTAGGTGAATCCGCACCGTTGAAGCTCACCCGCGAGGATGTTCGTGGCGTCAACGATTACCTTCGACGATTGCAAGCGCAACACCCAACCCTGAAATTCCTCGCACCTGTGCCGGATCTGATAGTGCCTCGAAAACCTTAAGTCTCCCAACACAAGGTACGTACTAGAACTATGGCGATCACAACATCTTCCGACGGCCAGGTTTCCTCCAGCGCAAAAGCTGTGCGTATTTCAGCCGATAGTATCTTGGTCTTCGTCGAAAAGCGTCTAGATGTCTATACCAAAGATCAATCTGGCCGGCGTACGTACGAGACTTGCACCAGAAGGGCTGTCATGTTGGTGCCGACGTGTCACGGAACTGTCGACGATGTAATTAGGGTTGTCCTTCTCGGACTAGTATCCTACGAATCCGTGTCCGAAGTTAATGAACCCGAGCGTTACAAGGAACTCGTACGTCTTGCGGGCTGTGCTGAAGACGCTCACGAGCGCAAAGAGTTGGAGTCGTCCAAGTGCCTGGATTCATACAGAACTGGGGAAAACCTAGATCTCGTCGAAGTCCATGTTGGCCAACTTCATGGCCTTTGGTACGTCAAAGAAGTGTCAGTCGACGGCGATGACGATGCTACGAATGAAGCATTTGCAACTGAAGAAGAAGCCACCTGTGTAGCGAGGGCACACTTGTTGGTGAAGCGAGGATCCAAATGAACTCAGCAAAGCACCTGGATATCGTGATGGCTCGCATCAAGGCTGAAGTCGGCACACCTTTCACAGCTCACTACCCCGACGGCAAAGAAGCCTCGGTCACCGTAGACAAGATCAACGACGAAACGATTACCTTCTCAGACGGCAACACTATCATGCGAGCCACTGGTCTCGTACAAGGCAACCGCTACAACCAAACACACTACACCTAAGGATCCCCCAACATGAGCCTCGAAGTTGGCCCAGAAAAGACGTTCACTCACCTAACGGCCGAAGAAGCTGAGGAACTCTATACCTGCACCCGAGATCTCGTGGTGAAGGGCACTATCTCGAGTGAGGTACGACCCTATTTTCGTGCCTGGTGTGAAGCCACCGGCACAACCGACAACATTTTGACGCTCTCCACGGCGTTTACCCAGCGGGCCCTCCTCTCGGTCATCGGCTTCCGAGAAGCTCAAGCCAAAAGCTGACCAAAAGGCCTGTCAAATCCACTTATGCCCCAGGGGGAGGTGATGGCCAAGATCTCCTCCCCCACCGCGTACGACTACTCTAGTTCAGGATCGCCCTTTCGGGCCGTTCTGGCTTCTAAGATACGCACCATGACAGAGAGAGTCGCCGCCGAAAACCTAAGTCTCAAGGAATTCTTGAGTAAAGCCAAGGACTTAGATGTTGGGGATCGAACTATTGCAGCCGATGAAGGTGCTGCCCTAGGCGGGCACAATATGGCCTTCATCAACTTCTACAATCTTCCGAGGGAGAGGGTTCGAGGCGCCCTTGGAGAGAACAATCGGATGTTGTTCTCCATCGAAGGCTTCGACAAGAAGGACCCGAACGTCCCCGCTCCAGGAAAAGTCAAGATCACGCAGAGGATAAACGCCCTCGATCGAAAGTGGAACCTACGGGCGAAGACAGCCACGCCTCAAGCAATCCTCGACTATCTGGAATCTTTCCTGAAGAAAGTCGTCGCCGAGGTCGAGCCCAAAATCCCGGATTGGGAGAAGTAGCCTAGCAACCAAACTGTTGGGCAGCCCTCACGACAAATGGGTTGTACTGGGCGTAGTTAGGGTCTGAGGCGTTCGGCACACCTTCGATGAAGCGGTCGTCGAAGGTGAAAGCAAAGCCACTTGGGGGAGCTCCTATAGCCGCCAATGCCAATGCTTGCAGGGCGCTGGCTTGCAGGTCCGGAGCGGTCACTGGGTACCAGGCATCCGGCCTACGGACCTCCAACACTAGGTTTCCGCCAGTCCCGACTGATCCTCGGAACTTGATGCCCGATCCTAGCTTGAACATCCTAGAGGTCATACGCAAGGAAACCCACTAAAGGACTAGGCCTCCAGTGGGTTTCCTATCAGGTTCCTACGGGTGAACCAAAAATAGTGGAGCCAAAAGAAACCACCTAGAGTGCTATTTCCAATGGCTCAACTATCAAAGGTAGCTCGTTTCACGCCGAGAGCAAGAAACTCTTTCACACTAGTGTAAGCTGTCGATTATCCAAGATCTTCTCGATCTCAGCCATGACGGCCAAGTGGCTTTTCGTCAATCGGCGGCGCTTTCGCAGGTGTTCCAAGATCTTCCGGGTTTCGTTCAACTGCTTAGCCGACGGGTTGTCCAGGATGTTAGCCAAACGGTCGCAAAGCTTCAGGAAAAGGGCGTAGCTGGACATCCCAGCCATATGAGCCTTGAGGTATTCCAGCTTTCCGACAGCCTTCAGGGCCACGGGGTCCGAAGTGAGCTCGAACACGATAGAGGCTACGGGCATCCCAAACCGGCGTAGGATATCGTTGTAGGATGCGTTGGTGTCTTCTACCGTATCATGCAGGATAGCGGCACAGATCAGGGTCTCAAGGGCCTTAGAGCGCTTGTAGTTCGCTGCCAGGTACGACACCATGATCGGGTGGGTGATGTAGTCGGCCCCTGAAACCTTACGCTTCTGTCCTCGGTGCTTGAGCTCCGCGTACTTCAGAGCTTTATGGATCAGGAGGCTCATGCTGGTAATACGTGTCGGCTGGGTGGAAGATTAAGATATCAACACGTCTAGACTCGAGATAGGGGTGCGTCCTCAGGTAAGGCTTCGGCGGCTTCTGAAGCCTTTTTGTAAGCTTCGTCTGAAACGTAGTTCAGGTCACTCCACCCAGTTAGACTGTACCCAATCAACTGGGCAAACTGCTCCCAGTCCTCTCTGGGGAAGTCTTGGGTGGATAGGTAACTCAGGTCAATACCGTGGGTTCTGGCCTTATCCAACAGATGCCGTACAATGCTGTTCTTTCGGAACCTTGGAATACTATCCTCATCACGATACAAGGGCTGCATTGGTTGTGGCATAAGCCCTCAAATTGTCTCAATAGCTCGGTTTAATCCGAAGCGGATGATACGGAGCTCTTGCTCCGTCAGCTCAATTGGTACCTTGTTCTGGAGATTCTCCGAGTGAACTATCTCAACGATGTTGAGGAGCTTCTCCCCAAGTACCTCGCCAATACGATCCACCACGTCGCGAATACCCTCACGAACATCGTTGGCATTGGCACCGGTACTGAACTCAGGGTCATAACTATCAGAGATTGGGCCTGGCACAGGTTTGACCTCCTGGGAGAACAACATCGCCCTCCCGACACATTCGAACTAACTCTTCAAAGGCTTCGATGTCCCAGTAGATGACGCCAGTGCTCTGGTCCAATCGTCGCCAAGGTGGCGATATCATCTGCTTATCCACAAAGAATCTCGCCATATCGTTTTCACTGATTTTGATACCGGTTACTCGCCGCAAGTCTGAAATCATAGTTGCGACGTCACGCTCGTTTTTCTCCAAGTACTTGGTTTTTGGGCGGCCCCGGTATTGAGGGATCTTGGAAAGGTTCGCAGCACTTTGATTCAAGAGCAAAATGTGAAGCAAGCTCACGTAAGTATCGTCGTCCCAATAGGTCTGCCCACCCTCAGAACGTCGCCAAGGAGGCCCGTTAAACTGGAAATAACTAAGCATCATCCTACAGCGGTCAGATGTGACTTTTTGCCCAGAATTTAGGCTGAGATCCTTCACCAATTCTTCCAAGGTTCTGTAAGGTTCCACGGAAGAACACTTCAGTTCCCCGCGGTACGTATAAGGGGCGGCGGGACTATTTGCCTCTAACAAGGGCGTTGAGCCTAAGTGCTTTTCCACCAAGCTCGGAAGAAGCTTACCTATTAAATCTGGAAGCTTCTCTTCAAGGACTTCCAACACCAGGTCCCGCACCTCGGAAATTCTACTTACGATCGAGGGGATTTTTACGTTGTCTTGACCCGGCAGCTCGACGTCATACGTGGTCACGGTCGGTGTACTGAATTGAATAGGTACAGGTAGTTTCCAGTTCAGAGCGGTCCAGAGTTCAGGCCAACAAGCCTCCTCAGCAAAGCAGATCTTCGAACGACCCCCCGTGATACCGTACCCAGATTTGAACTGGGTGAGCTCATCCCCTTGTAGGGTTACCAGGCAATCTCGTCGCCTACTACGAACAACCAGCTCGACGATGCGACGCTCTGCAAGGCTACCGTAGATGTCCGACAGCTTCAACAGGTTCTGGTTGTTCCACTCGTAGGCTGTCAAAATTCCACGCATGCCTGTGTATACACCAGACATGCGTACTCCCCCTGGGACCTGTGCTCTACGCGGCTTCCTAGCTGTTATGGCGCCTCATCGGTACCACTAGGGAGAATCTCAGACTACTCGTCGGGCCACTTCCAACACATCGCCTTGGCGGGGTTCATGCTGATGTGAACGATTGAAGTCGCCCTCTCCAGTTGACGCCCGTAAGGATCCGTCTTGGACTCATCCCCACTGACCCAAACCACGTTGCATGCAGGGTAGTAGTGGTTGACTACATCCTCTTTGCCCCAAACTTGAGTGATCAAGGCATCATGCTCCACGAAATGGGAGTCAATGAAAGTGACGTGTCCTCCGATTTTGAATTCTCTGTTCACGGTGTTCTACTCTTCCGCGGCTAAGGGGCCGCGTAGAGCACAGGTCTCGTGGAAGAACAGGCATAAGTGGACTAACTATGCCTGTTCTTGGTCTACTTAGGGCACTAAGCGGGTCGAAACCACACGTCGCCGCGGTTTCCCAGTAGCTTTCTTGAGACGTTCGGGCATGTTAATCTTGAGGTGACTTCCACACTCTGTCTCAAAATTACGACCCATGGAGCTCCAACGAACTACTCGTCTGGGGTCTCCCCTAAGTAGTGGCTGCGTTACAGACTCAACCACGAAAGGGGACACGTGATCCGGCAAGTGTACTATATCACCCTTTTCGAGCTGCCAAGCTGGTACGTAGATATGCTCCTTCTGCGTTGCTACCGAATTAGGGTCTTGTGCCTTAATCTCTGAGCAGATACGGGCGTCAGGACTTCTGGCTTCCCGTATATCCCTGGCCTGTATGTCAGCCATATTGCTGATAAATAGTTGGGGGTCCTTCACAGGTTTGACTTCAGACGTCGGCTTTTCAGGAACTCCTTCTGTCTCAGGTGTACGCCACATGCTCGACAGAACTGAAATTTCCTCTCTTCCAGAAATGGGCCTATGCAGTAAAGCACTGAGGGGATCCGCATCGAAGGCGTCTTCGATCCCAAGCTTGGTCATGGCACTACGCCAGAACAATACCTCCGCCGCTGGATCGTCGAGGATGTCATAACCCAACTTACGGCACTGGTTGAAGAAGCCAGATCCTGGGATCCCTGTGTCCTCTCGCACGACTATGGCTGTGGAGAGGGGTTTTCCCGCGAAGTGATCGTGTTCGGCTATGCGAGCCAAGGCCTGTGCGAGCTGGCCTCCGCTCGGCATATCCCCTGTGGCTTTAGCCAATTTGCCGTAGCTTACAGCTTTTTGCAACACCGTTATGTGGTACAGCAAAATCCCACGAACGTGTGCAGCGTAGATCGTTGCATCCAAATCCTTGGACACTGTGTCAAATGAGAACATGGTCTCTATCCTCTGATCTTGTTTTGATTTGCCCGGATTTTCTATGCGGGCCAGCTCTGGACTATCCCAAGAGCTGCACACAAGGTACACCAGAGGTTTCACAGGTTCAAGTATTTTTAGACACAGTTGGCAATTCTCCACAATTGGTAGCCCCTAGGGACTCCAAAACGCGGGCTAGAATGCTTCGGTGGCAACGCTTAGCGTCAACACAGTAGCAGACCAAAACCACCCTCTGACGGGCAAGTAGGGCGTCCCAGGCGGCTCTGTGAAACCGGTGGGATCTCCCCATCGCCTTGAGGTATTCTTCGACGTACCCCCGCCACTCATCATCCGTGGCCACTCGTCCGGATCGGCGGATCTCCAACATCGCTTGAAGGGTCTCCCAAGAAGGGGCGAACTCCTTGTGACCGCTTTTGCGGGTGACGTTAAAAGCATCAGGATCTCGAGTACTTATCCGTGCTGTCCAGACTTCAAGCATGGGGCTTAACCTTCAGATGCGTGGTCCGTAATGGGGGTATGAAGTTTCACGGCCAAACTATCCACGAGATCCTCACGGACAACAGGACTTATCGATGTAAGTCGAGAACTCCCCCAGAGGGAGACCTGTTCTCTTTCGACCTCGCGACGAAAGGCAAAGTCCCTAGGACTTGGCTCGTTCTCGAGGATCAAGGGAACACCCTGCTGACCAAGACCTTGACCGATCGAATCTTCGAGGGTCCCGGCACCTACAAGCACGGCTACAACTTGGCCATCGATCGCCAGACGGGACAAGTCTACACCGCCCACTTCGGTCGTGACAAGTCCGTCAACTTCGTGGCCCTCTGTTCGGTTACGTCCAAAGGACCCGTAGTTCCCGCAGGCTTCCTGCCCCGCATAGACAAGCTTCGAAGCAAGAAGCGACCCTTCCAGCTCACGCTCCCCGATAACGTCCTGGTGAGCTTCCTGGACCGGGAAATCGGCTATCGTGACCTGAGGGAGCAACTAGTGGTCGAGCTTCGCTTCCCCGGGCAAACCATTCAACTTTGGGAGGACACCTACCGCCAAGTAGATGATTGGGCCCAACAGATCTAGCGGCAGAGGAACTTAGCCACAGCCCCCTCACGCTCCGAACGCTTTTCTTCGAGGGTCCGTAGCTCGTTCTCAAACCAGTTGTCGAGCGTGACCTGCAATGAGTCGTCGGGGGGATCCATCTGCATGAGGTCCCAGGTTTGGAACCAAAGGGTAGGCTCCGAAGCCGACAAGGTTGGGTGCAACCTCGGACCCGGATCCAACCAAGTGAACCTTTGGCTGACGCGGGCTTGTAGATAATGACGTCCCCCAGATCTGACTTTGCGGACCTGAAAGGTCCAGTCACCACAATGGCCTTCCCAGAGGACACCTTCACCCAAGAGATTGCTCTTCTTGAGTTCAACGCCCATTAGTTTCATAGATGTCACCTATAGGCTACTCAGGTGACCTACACCAGAAAAACCAACAGCCCACCGAAATCTCTCAGAAAATAATAGAGTGGGTAGTCGTCCGCATTTCGGCTTATTTGGTTCGAGGCCTCATACTGTGTGTAGCCTCCCTCGGTAGACGTCCAACTGTTTGAGAACTTTGCTTTTGCTCACCTCAAATACTTGTTCGTCTAACGCACCATCCAAGTACCGTGTTTGAGAATAGTTTCGTTCGTACACCAACACAGTATCCATGGTTACTTCACCGAAAGCCCCAACGAAGTCCTCATATACATGAGAGAACTGTGCGTGCCGTTGGTATTCAGCGTAGATGCGACCGTTCACATCGAAGATCAAACAGAGACAGGGGATGCAAAGAACCCAACCAACACCCTGAGGTGCGTTCCCCGTCAATGGGAGCAAGGCCGCTAGGGTTGAAAAGATTACCACAGCCTTGACCAAGTAAAGGACAAGGTAGAGGCGCCACTGAAACTTCCGGTGGTACACCTCCAGCACCCGAGCATTCAGGATGTTGTTCAGCCGTCGGTTTTCGGGACTGCTGTTGGGTAGGAACTCGTACATCCGAACTTCTTTCTAAGGGCTGTGGCCACGATTGGGTGGACATAATAGTCCAAGGGACCCCCATGGCTAGCAATATCCTTGACGGTTGAGGACGAGATGAAGGAATACTTAGGCTTAGTCGGCAAGAAAACGGTCTCTATATTCGGATCGAGTTGACCATTGACGTGGGCCACCCCGAGCTCGTACTCGAAGTCTGAGACCGCTCTAAACCCCCGGACGATGATGTCAGCGCCTTCACGCTTGCAAAACGTCACCAAGAGATCCTTGAAGATCTCAACACGCACGTTCCCGATCTCTGAACAGACGGCTCGGGCCAGCTCTTGGCGTTCCCCCGGGATGAACAGAGAGTTTTTCGAGCCGTTGGTGCCTATACCAACGACAACCTCATCGAAAATCTTTGCCGCCCGAAGGATGACATCAAAATGCCCGTAGGTGATGGGGTCTAGGCTGCCGGCGTAAATTGCGATCATGATGTTTGGGTCTCCGTAGAGGGGTCCATTTTCAAGAACCACTCAACCATAGCGGGTACGCCCTCACCGTTCCACTCCCAGGCAAGACCTGTCCACTGCCAGCTCGGTTGAGCCTGAATGGAAGCCATGGCTTCTTCCAACGTGTCAAAGCCTGCGGTGTGGTGCCCGGAGGACTTATAGCGTCGAGCCCCACTATCCAAATCACCGCTCGGAGGCGGGCTATACCGGAAAATGATCGGGTGGTAGCGGGGAGGATCGGTTGATGTATTCACCAACATCCCGCAAGGGAGCTTCTCGAAAGAAACCTTGGGATTTCCGACGGGTATCGTTGATTCGGGCATGGCTCTCCTAAGCCTATACGGTCAGATGTTTCAGCAATTAAGGCCTGAGAGGACTACCTTGGAAGACAAGCCAGTCCCGAGCTTCGACGTCTTCAGGGCATCCGAAGTACCCTTCGAATACGCTTCCCTTGTATTTCCTCAACAGGGTGTCCCCCGTGTACTTCAGGTAAGTTCCTTCAGGCCAGCTATCACGCTTGGCAATGAAGTAGTCCGCAGTTCCGAGAAGCCGTACCATCTCAAGGTACGTAAGGTTGTGCGTACGGGGTTCAGGTTGCTGTAAAATGTCTAACACTTTCCGGAATTTTCGCTCCAACCGGAAGGACCAGGCAACCACGATGGCTGATAGAAAAACACCAAGGCCAAGGAGAAATGTGTCCATAGTTCACATCGGGCGATAGAAATAAATAGCCTTGTGTATGTAGGACTCATTGGGAGCATCTTCACAGAAGCTCGTGAAACCCTGACTGTTTGGCTCTGTCGCCAAACCCTTGTGGGCTCTTGCTTCGAGGGTGCTGCCGTGACGCCCTTCCACAAGGACTAGGGCATCGTCCGGCATATCGGCGATCAACTTTCTGAGATAACCTACGTTCATGTCTGACCTATACACCAAGAATGGACCTCGGCCGGCATTCGGTGTATATACCAACCCCATGACCGAATTGAAGTTCTTCACGCCTGATCCGAATCATTCGGACGTGCTTGAACAATATAAGGAAAGAGCCGTAGATGTCTACGAAACGGCCCGTGCGTCTCTCCGAGAGAACGACCTAGTGGTGGTCATTTTTGATTGCCATGAAGAGCAAGGCGTAGTAGCCGATCGTCGCTTGAACCTCCTCGCCCAACCAACGTGCCCTCCAGAGATCCGAGAAAGCATCCAGAATCACCCAGCTCAAGGACTCAAGGTAAATACAAGTCTTGGCTTCTGGCTTTGCGTAGTCCGGGATGACTTCTCCTATATTTTCACTGTCGTAGGCGCTTTAACATCAGGTGCTAATTGATATGTCAACCGTAACGATCGAACCCCCTGAGGGCCCTAGTGTCTTCGCAACACACGAGAATAAGGCTCGGCGTATCTACAACACAGCCAAGGTACAACTGGGTGACGCTGACCTTGTAGTCATCCTGTTTGAAGGGCACCCAGATAAGCCCGCCTATGCTCGTAAACGCTTGGACTTGGTGGCGGATCCGAAGTGTCCGGCGGACATCCTAGAAAACATCAAGAAGCATCCAACACACGGTAAGGATCTTCAAGCGCCAGGCTTTTGGCTATTCATCATCGAGCCTCACGGTATGTACGCCTACGCCGTGATGAACACCAGTGCTAACTAGCCCAAGTACATGACTAGGATCTTGTCACTACTTTGAACCTTGGCGATCTGGCTGAGGGCTTTCTGAACGACTCCCGGTAACTCCGAAGCTGTTAGAAGTGGTCTCGATCTCTGACCCCAACGATACCGGTTGAAGTCTTGGAACGTGATTGCTGAGAGTAGCCACGTCTCCTCGTCCAGAGAAACGTATATTTTCCCTTGCTCTAGCTTGTAGCTGGCGCTTCCGTCAGGGAAGATCTCAACCGTCTTTCCTGTGTTTAGGGCCTGAATGGCATCCGCAACAGAGATCTCAACTAGGCTAGGTACTTGAGGCGTCACATCGACGGGACTGTCAATGTCGACATTGATGACAAGAGAGATGCTCGACGGATCCATAGAACTTGAACATGCTTAGGGCATACCCAAGTTATACGGCCTTAGGCTCCATTGGCATAAGGGTACTCGGCGACTACCTCAATCAACCCCACGATATTGCTGTTGAACTCGTCTAGTTTTTCTGCCAGGATCCAGTACTCCACATGGTCGTTTCCGCCGACTGCATGTTGTTCGAACTGGTTCAGGTATTCCAGCTTGACTTGAAACCGGGTGACATACCCAGATCCACTCTCGGGGACATTCCAATCCCTAGCGATCTTGCGGGCATAGGCTTCCTGCAAAACGGGGTAGAAGATGGGTTGCTCCGGTAGACGTGGGGGGAACCCCTTGAACTTAAAAGCCCTGATGAGCTCAAGCTCTTTTGGCCCCACAGGGCGGTACAGGGTCATGGTAGGATCGGTCATTACTCAGCCACAACCTTTCCCTCAGGGTCTTCAATCTTGCATCCAACGAAGGCGTAGTGAGCTGTAGCCCCGTAGGCTTCGTTGTACGTCTTGAACACGTGGGCATTCTTACGTGTGGCCCCAAACCGGGGCCCAATCCCTGAGGGGCCCGCGTAGTACAAGTTGAACTTGGGTTCGATGATCCGATAACCCTTAGGCATTCCGGTATGTACACCGAAAGCTACTCGGGCTCGGTCTCAAGATTGTCTCGGGCTTCCTGCACAAGATCCTGGATGTAGCTGGAATCGGCCAAGTACTTGACGAAACCGTACAGGATCCTGGCGCCCCCAAATTCGTCCTGGAACCAAGAGCTCATGCCCGAAGAGGCTTTCTCGATCTTGTCGTACACCTTGGCTTCGCCACCCAAATAGTCTTCCAAGGTCCAATCGATGTGGCCACTCTCGTCTTCATCGTACAATCTGTCCTGAAGGTCTCCGGCTTCCTTGGCTATCTTGAATAGCTCAACCATGCTGGGAAGGTCGTGGACGGCTTCTATGAGCCCTGACGACCTCGTGTTTCGACCTTCGGCTACCTCGTCGATGAAGTCGTCAAACTCTTTCTGGACCTTCTTGGTCAGCTTGACACCGGCCTGAACCAAGGTCATCAGTTTCTCGACGTCCTGAACCCGCTGAGCCATGCGATCGGCAAACTCTCCGATCACCGGGGTCATCATAGGACCGGCAAGAGCCCTAAAGATGGGGTCCAAGTACTTACACTTGGCTATGTACCCTCGTGCTAGCTTGGCGTCGTGGCGATAGTTGCCCTCAACGTCATCAATACCGAGTTGATCGACTTCTGCTAACCACTTGCTTGCGTTAGCCTGCTTGTAACGTCGAACAACCGCTGCAACTAAGGGATCTCGTGTCATGATACAGAAGCCAAAGCCTGATATTTTTCTCGGGCTTGAGTTATAGCCAGTTCGTAGGTGGTACCCTCGAACCCGAATTCAATTGGATGAAACATCGATCCGTTGTTTGCGGTACCCGTTGTATGTCCACAACCCAGACAGACTTGGACTTTGGCCTCGAACAGAATCTGTTGATCTTTATCAATGATTCTAAGCAGTTGACCAGGGACTGTTGTGCTAGGATGATCACACATAACTACAATACGCCATTAATAGCGTCAGCTTAAGCCCTTTCGTCGTAATCACCTCTAAGTGCTTTGCTGACATCTTGTAGGGCTCTTTCAAGCTCTTGAGCATAAGCGTGCGTCTGCTCAGCTTGTTGTAGTTTTTTGTAGGTGTATTCGTCCTTGGATCCTTGATGGTCAGCCTTATTGGAGTCCCAAGCCCGTAGAGCATGATCTAACATTCGTACGGCAGCCCGTGGCTCATCTGACTCAATAGAGCTATATTGACGAACAAGCTTGTCTGCGGCCTTAGCTGCAGACTCGCCACCATCATAGATCTTATCATATGCTCGATCGAACTTCTTTGCAGCAGTGGGGTTTGCACTATCAACTTTCTTTTTGAGATCCCCCATCTCATCGAAGGCTTTCTGAGTCTCTTTTGAACGTCCTTCGGACTTACTAGCTTCCGAATGGGCTGTGCTAGGGTCGGCTCTCTTAGAAGGCCCCTTTTGTTCCTCTACGTGGTGGTTTTTCGGATCTGCCTTAGGGTGATCATGTAAGTACTTCTTTAGAGCTTCAGGGGACGAGTGCTGCATACCTAAACGTGACTTACATGCTCCAGAGCACTTACCGTCACACTCTCCCGAGCAACCCCCTTCGCACTTACCAGCACAGTTCTCGCACGTACCTAGTATGACCATCTTGTTTCCCATGCATTTGCATTGGCTGATGACCGTACCACAAGTGCCACATTTCTCAATGTAGTGTTGGTTTGGGGGAAGACCGTTCACGGAGCTCGAAGCTTCCCTACGCTTGAAGTGAAAGCTTGGATTCGGAATGTAGTGACGGTACTTCTCTGGCGTGTACTCTTCCTTCAAGACATTGTCCGCCTTAGTCTTCACTACCGATATAGCCCCACTACTATTGACCTTCAGAAGACCCTTTTCTATCAAACTCTTGATATGGGGGTTCTCTTTGCTGTAGGGTCCGAGCTTGGCCTCCTCGAGTTCCTTGGCTCGATACCCCGGTTTGAGGCTTAGAATCATGGCCAGAATCGCGAGCTCCTCATCCGAGTACCCGATAGCCGCAGCCTTAAACCGTGCCGTCACGTTGCGGACTATGACAGCATCTTGGAAAGCTTTTAGTGTGTTCATCCGTAGTTCTCGCTTCGTTGAGCAACCTTCTTCGCCACAGCCTTGAGATCGTCGTGAATTGCGGAGTCACTAGATTGCTGAAATACCTCAGCCAAGGCATTCACAAGGGCTGCCCCCGCTTTGTAGAATTCCTTGGTGTCGTGGGTCTTACCATCCAGCTTCATAGCGGCATCTACGACTGTGTTGGTGTAGGAACTAATGTCCTTATCCTTGGTCGCAAAGGGTTCATCGTCCCTCTGACGTGCCGCCACAGCTGCCTGGAATTCTCGTAAAGCCTTCAACATGATGACCCCAAAGAAGTTATTCTTGGATGGCCTTGATGATCTTGGTGGCCTCATCGAGACCCAAAGCATCATCTAGTTTGAATTCTCGGGCAAGATCACGAGCTGAGCGGCTATCGTCTTTTTGCTCTTGTGCTGCAGCGATCAAGGCATCCGCTTCTTTAGTGGACTTGAGAGCACCCTTAACAGCTTCGCAAGCACCGTCGAAGGTGTAGCTCTTCCCGAGCTTGAGAAGGGCTGCGTCGAAGGATGATGTTTTTAGGCTAAGTTTGCCACCCAACAAGTCCCTTGCTATCTCGAGTTTTAAGCCTGTTGTGAGCAAAGCTTCGATTGTGTGTTGGACAGCTTTTACAGACGAGACTCCACGTAAGGTTGACTGTAGTAACCCGGCGTCTTTTTCCTTGAGAGCTGTCTTAATGTCGGTCAAAAGGTCGACGTCGGCTTTCGCGGCTGTCTTGAACTTGTCCTTGTTTTTGTCGTTCTGCTTCTGCCACTCGGCGGCGTCCGCGGGACTCATGTTCTCCGTAGGGTCGGCAGGCTTACCCTCTTCGAAGCGTGAGCGCTTGGCGTCATCCATCGTAGCTAGCTTGGTCAGGGCGTTTTCGTAAAGGTCAAGCTTGCTTGCTGTCTTGGCCTTGAGAGCGGTGGCTAGAGCTTTGCAACCTTCAGCAAAGTTTTTCGTGTCCAATTCCCACACGCCTTGCCGTTCGAGCAAGTCCTTGGCACCGATCATGACTTCGCTGTGCTGAAAGAGCCCCATAGGATTCTTGACTTCAGCCGCGACTGTCTTGATAACGGCTCGGGTCTCCTTCATGTTACCTAGGAGAACCTTGGAGCATTCCCCTAAGGCGGTTACGAATTCTTCCGTTGTGACACCCTCACCAAGTGGCCTCGTTCGGAACCGAATCGTCTTTACGGCGGCCGTCTTTGGGAACTTGTTCAGCGTCTTTCCCAGCCACTCCATATCACCGGCAATTTTGCCTACGGTGAAGTCCCATTTCTGGGCTAAGTTCCTCAGTTCCGTCACTAGGCCTAAAGTCGTGGTGCTTCCCGATGGGATAGGCCCCAACCGAAAAGCGTAACCTTCCTTGGCATCATTGAGGCCATCCGTGGTGACAGCTCGAACGGATCCCCTAACATCGTACAAGACATCTGCAGCCGCATATAGATCCTTGGCTAAAGCCTCAGCGCTGGTCCCCGCAGCGGCTTCTCGAGAACCAAGCTTAACAAGAGCCCCATCAAAAATTGTCGATCGTCCCATGGTACTTCCTGCCATTCACCTTGATAACAAGTCTAGTTTGCGATTCTACGAGCCATCATGCGGAGGTCGTAGGTGTCTTTTCTGGCCTCTGCTACGGTGTCTACAGCGTTCATCACTTTCTTGTAGACCCCCTGCAAATGGCTCGGGATCTCCGACATACTATCCAACCCCTGCTTGAAGGTTATCAGCGACTGGTAGGCCAAAGCGAGGGCCTCATCAGCCTTAGCCGGCCGATCCAACACACTCCTAAGGTCCACAGCAATCTTCGTGGGGGCTCGCCGATCGTAGTCGTACATGGTCCAGACCCTTTTCAATGGAACCGGCCCATAAGTAAATCCCTAGGGTCAAAAGAGCTTTTGGTGTAAAACAAGCCCCATGACCAACACGCCCCCGGGGACTGAGGAAGCCTTCGAGATGAACAAGGACACTGCTGTCGGTCTGTACTCGATGGCCCGACAAAGGCTGGGTAGTGACGACTTGGTCGTTCTCATCTTGCTAAACAAAGGCCATCGCCAGGGGTTGGTTTACCTTCGAAGCGAGTTCCTAAGGATCAATGAGGACGAGAGCGTGAGCAATACCTTAGGTGTTAGTGCTCGGGAGAAGCTAGCCCTGGGCCCTGGTCCAGGATTCTGGTTCCTGCTCGAAGTGGGCGACCATGTCATATCCATCCCCGTGGTCGACTATGGATCCGAGTTCACGGCACCGCCCGTCAAAGGGATCAACTGAAGCCCCAGGATCCCCTCTTAAGCGGTTTTCGTCTTATCCCCTACCTCGAGTATGACGTCCGCTCAGAAGCTAGCTAGACGGTTCCAGACCGCCCGTGGAGCCCCCGACAACCTCCAACGTGAATTCCGAACTCTAGACGTCTGGGTAGATCGTCTTAGTGCTCTGGTTCAGCTGGCCAAAACCAAAGCCCGCCGACTCGAGGTCGACACCAAAGTCCTAGGGAACATCTCCGAAATCTGCAAGGATATCGGAAACTGGGCCGGTGACCTAGCCGTCAGTTCCGGCGACGCCGACGACGTGATGGTGTTCACAGGTAGCGATCGATCCAAGACCGAATAGCCTCAAGGGGCTTCTCAGGTAGGATAGAGCCGTCAGCTCGAACAAGCTCTAAGGCTCTTTCGTGAAAGAAGGCTCGTTCAGCCTTATCCTTGAACAGTCCGTTGCGGCTAAACCAGGTACAATCGCACTCGCGTTCCCCAACAGAAATCAGACGAGACCCGACAACCATCATCGCCGGGCCGCCACTCTTCAACCTAACCTTGTCACCAGCTATGATTGTCATACGTTCTACCTAGCAGCTTTTTCGAGCGCTTTGTCTACTAATCTCATCCCCGTTGCAATAGAGGTTGTTAAGCAGCCCTTATGCCCGTTATCAGCCTCGAGTTTAGTTTGTACATAGTAAGCCCCGTCTAAGTCACGATACACACGACCTTGCCATGGTGGGTGTTCGTACCAATAGCGCGTTTGAGTGAGCAACCTGTGTCCGGAGGGTATTCTAATGTGTTCCCAACCACTCCGTCTAAGTTTACTATTCATAGGGGTACTCAGTATTCATACACCAGAGAAGCGAGCAATCAGCTGTTCTATTGCTGAATTGAGCTTGGCTTCACAGTCGGTACAACACACATAATTCTTGAGCTTACCATCCGTACCCGTGAGGGACTTTTCGATGAGCTCCGTCTTCTCTTTTCTGCAAATATCGCAGGGCCTCATAGGCTTAGGTAGGGCACCTAGGGCCTCGGCAACAATGGATGGGGTAACTCCAAAATGCCCGGCAATTCTATAAATATCCCCTTTAGCCTCGTCCACATAGGCACTTAGTTCATCCCTTGGTATGAGAAGACCTAGGGCAAATCGATCTGCTTGAGCTTCGATGATAGAGTCCCCCCTAAAGAGTTTCGTGATGCCTTCTTGATAGTGCATGGCCCAGTGACCGATGCTGTGGGCGATCGTGAAGTTGTCCCGGTGCAGAGAGCTTACCGGCGAGACGACGACATCGAAGGCCCCATCATGAGCGACGAAGTCTTCGTGGCACCACGTGTCTTGGGCGATGACAACCCTGCCACCCAAGCTTCGGAGACCCTCCTCCAAAAAGGTTACCACGTCCACCTGCTTGCCCCGCTGGAGCCGTTTGAAGTCCTGCCGGTACTTGGATGCCAGAACTTCGATGTCCCCCTCATATGGTCTAGGCTTCATCATCTGGGGTGTTCCAAGGGACGTCACGCGGCCCCCAAGGCTCATGTGTCCCGTCCGGATTGAACTTCGGGAGGACGTAGTTATACATTCGGCCATTAGAGCTATTGAGGTTGTACCGAGCACACTCGTTGTGCGTCACCTTAGCCTGTTCGTAAGCGTCGTAACCCCTTGGTCTCTAGCTTGGCTCGCATCTCAGCGTAGTTCTTACGCTCTTCCACCAAGTCCGTATATCTGTCAGGTTTCTTGCCTATGGACAGATTGTGCTCCTCATGGATGATCTCTACCTCAACCTCGAGGAGTCCTTGGGTTACCATCGCCTGAGGAAGACTCAAAGATCCAATAGTTATGCCGGCAGCCAAAGAACTTGGTTCTTCAAGAAAGCTGTCGAACATTTCGCGTTGACGTTTCTTGTTGGTCGCGACGATGTTCTTCCAGACATCATAGGCTTCACCAGTGTCGATCATCAAGTCGTCAGGGATCCCTTGTCCTAGCTGGCTCGTCACCGTGCCATCAGGCTGTTTCACATTGATAATGACCTTGTAGCCCTGTCCCCGAAGCCAAGCGATGCTTTTGGCGGAGACGTTAGCACCAACCATCTCAACGTGGACAGGTTGGGCACAGTCGTGTATCAAGCAATCAAGACGACCCTCACCCGAGTAAAACTCGTAGGCTTGTCGTTCAGCAGGCGTCAGGTCTTCTACCTTCCTACCTTCATCACGATAGTGTTGAGACTTCATCCGGCGTTTAATCACCGCAGAAAGCTTCTGGTGCTCGTCCTTTCGTTGCTCCCATTCGGTCTTAGGAACGTCGATCCACTTACCATCCAACCAACACGAGTTGTGTATGTTGAATCCCGGTTGGTACAGTTGATACCGGGGTTTCGTGTGCTTCGTGATACGGTAGAGCTCTTTAGGTATGGTCATTTGACGAGGACGGCTTCTTCTGCCGAGAATTGGTGACCGTCCTTGGTCACATGAGCTTGCCAATGGTCGATGGCCATAACACAAACCTCTCCCCGTTGGTTCGTGTACTGGCACATGCCGCTCCGAGCTGGAGATTCCCAATAAGGGGCACGCAAGAAGCGGTGGGGTCCCTTATGGCCTCTTGGGAGCGTGCAGATGATGGACTTGTGGGGATCGTTCCGTGCATCACACGGAGGCGCCAAGTCAGGCCATAAGGGTTCTTTTGGCTGTGTCACACTCGACGGGCACTCGCCCGGAATGCAAGTAGAACCACCAAATGAGATCCGGTGTAATGGCTCAGGAAGATCTAATCCGTGCAGATCCAGAAGTAGCTGTCGGCAATCCGGACACCATGTGTCCGGATACAGAATGTTCTCGCCGCCACTAACCGTGTTGTCATCGGCGAAGTTGCCACACCAAGGTGTGGCCCGAATAGCTAAATGTCGAACGGTCACTTAGGCCTATACACCGAACTAGTGGGTTCCCACGTAAATGATGACACCTTGAAGTACGTAGACGTCCGGACTACCCCCAGCATCGAGCTTCATCACCCAAACGGGCAAGGACTCAGGCTCTATTGCAACGAGAGCCATCCAATCCTCGTCTCCAGCACTGAGATTGCACAGCTTTTTGAGAGACCCTGGAGCTTCCTCCCAAGTCATCACCACCCAGCCCTTGGGGGCTAGCATCGATTTGGCAACGTCCCGGCACTGAAGAAGATCTCCCCAGGCAACATTGTACTTGGGGCCAACCAAGTCTTCAACACTAACTCTAAGTCTAGACATTAGAATCCCCTTTGGTGCCGGGATTGCTCTGAAAGCCAACCACGGGCGAATTCCTTATCGGGAGATCGTAGTACTTCGAGGTTGGCGTCTGAAACGACTTTGGATAGGGCCTCAGCCCTTTGCTCGGGGGTCAGGTCCCAATACCGCTCACGGCCAAGGCCCTCGTAGTCGTGAGGGCCTGTGGCGGGGCGAAGAGGACCCTTGAGCACACTTGGAGACATGGTCTACTTTCTCGGAATGGCCTTGATCGCGGCCCAGACGATCTTGTTCGTGAGGACTCCGAGGATCAGCCCGATGACGGCTCCCTTCAAGCCGAGAGCCAAGAATCCAATACCCGTCGCTACGACAATCCAACCTGACTTGATTCCCATGATAACCTCTAGTCGACGATCCGCACCATCTTATGACTGAGCTCCTTGAGGAGCTTGGCGTACTCGGTGGGTGTCGTGTTCAATTCACCTACGATGCGTACTAACATTTTTCGGCCAAGATCAACACCAAACTTGGATACCAGAGCTTGTGGGCCAATGAAACCTTCAGCGACAACTGACAAGTAGCCTAGTGTGCTGTGGACGACAAGATAGAGACCTCTCGGAGGTTTGGTTTCATCGTTCTCGACGATGATGCGCAAGATAATGCAGTCGGATAGCTTGATCGAAGAACTGTGCGAATCCGGTGGCTTAGTTTCTTCTGACATGGCTTTACTTTCCACACTGAATCCACCTAAGAGGCCCCCGAGGCTTCCTAAGAGACCTGATTACGTATCAGGTCTCTAGCGTCATCCAGGGGTTTTCTGGGGTCTGCCGGAAGTAACCCCCTCAGGGGTCTCTTAGGTGGATTTATCTTCTGTCGTCAAACACAGACCTTTCATTGCGATCGTGATCTCGTGCGTTAGCTTGGGACTTACGGGTCGTACCATTTCACGTAGAGTGGCTAGCGAGAAGGACTTCGTTTCAGTCAACGTCCACCCAAGAGCCGCCGCTATTCATTCATGCAACATAGCTACTCAATCTCCTGGGGTCACGCTCTCACTACGGCCAGTCTCGTAGGGACTTAAGCCTCAACGTGCTTCGCATACTTTTTGAGGTGCTTGTGGTTGTAAATCTGCTCCAAATTGTGGCACAAGGCCGTTGGATTGTCGTATTCCAGACGACACTTCTTTTCACCCGGCTTGGCGCCTGGTCCAATGATCACGAACGTGAAGCTCTCGCGACCAGTTTTCGTGTTGTCGCAGTACCAGCGTTGGCCGACGGAGTAGGGGGTTAGGTGTGCCATGAAGAGTAGTACGAACCCTACTTCTTGGAAGTTAAGAGGTAGATCACCCAACCAAACAAAAGAAGGTGGACCACTTCGAAGTAGGGTAAGGAGGGTACCCAGGCACAGATAATCCGCCCAAATTGAGTCACAATGGCTAGGACCATTAGGGCCTTGACTATTCGCTTGATGCGAACGAATAAGGCTTCAAGGCCATCGGTCAGAGTCTCTCGCGTTCGATCGAAAAGCACTATCTGAACTTCCGTGGGGGAAACAGGCGGGCGTCAAGACGCCCCATCGCCGGGGTAATGATCCACAACCCAAGGCAGATAGACAACCCCCACAGGCAATGGGTGATGAGCAGGTTCCAAGCTGCACTGAAGAGAAAAACGGTCCTCCACGACGGTGCTTTCGGAATTCGCATGATCTAACCTTTGATGATTCGAGCCAAAATGAGAAGTCCAAACGCCGGCCAAAAACCTACGTGGGGGGCGTGGAAGGTGCTGACAGCACATTCGTTCCAAAGCCATTGCGCCGGCCACGCCACAATGAGGGCGAAGACCGCGGCATTGAAGGCTAGAAGGATGATACTCCAAAGGGCCGTGCCCAAGATCGACGGGAGTTCCTTAATAAAAGCTCCGATCAAGCGAAGGGTTCGTTCAAACAGACTGGGGCTAGCATATCCGTATCTGTACGTCATGATCGGTATATACACCAAGTCAAGCAGCAGGGCACTCCGTCAAAGGCGTCGAACTCTGCTTGCAGATCATGCAAAGGCTAAGCCGTAGATCGTGCTCAAAGCGCTTCACTACCCGAGGCTTCGACTTCAGTATCAACGAGGCGTGTACAATGTTGTGGTAGGGGGTAACCAGGAAATCGGGGATGTGGTGACTCAACCCTTTGGCATCATACGAAGCCAAGGACTCCTCCAACCGCTTGATCGTCAAAGCCAAATCTCTCGGCACAGGGAACGGGTTACGGCCAGGAGGAATTTTGACGAAGGGGTCTAGACCAAGAGCCAGGTCAATCAGCCGAACTGTGATAACCAAATGGCTTTCGCCCTTCTTGCGAATCGAGGTTACGGAAACCTGCCAGTGGTATGGGTTGTCCATGAGGCTAGTACGGCCTAAGACCCCAAAAACTTAAGGGCCAACCCATTGCAGATGAAGTGCATCGTGTTGTCGGTGATGATCATGAGCCACACCGTCAGCCACACCGGACGATCCTTGTGGTAGCCCGTCGCCACGCACTCGGACCAAGAGTAGTTCCTTATCATCCGAGGAACCCATTTGTAATCCAAAACCTAGTAGTGCCGTCGGCATAGCCCACAATAGTGTTGGGTTCCTTCGTCTCAACCCGCTCACCTTCGATCCACTTGGGGGCTAAATAGTTTTTGATCCAACAGAGGTATCGAGCCAAGCGCCAATGGTCGATGACGAAGTGGCTAGCCGAGATGACCAAGAGAGCTTTCCAAGAAGTCGTGAGGAGTAGGAAAGGTAGTGTGTAGGTGATTGCATGGGCCAGGCACGCCACCCACTTCTTCGTTTTCTCCGTGGCCATCCAGTCGCTTTGAAGTAGATAGTCGCCCACGAGATGACAAAGTAGTTGATCGGCTGTTACAAACATAAGGCTTCGATACACCGCAATGAAACCGCTCTACGTCCAAACGAGAGTGCATCCTGAGATTCTCAAGGAGATATCCATTTGGAGACGTTCTCCACCCTGGAACGTTTGGCTCGTGAAAGAAGCCGACTACGATCGCCTTTCCCTCAGGCTTCGCTGCCAAGGCTACATCGTTGGTAACGGGCATAAGTTAACTTTAGAGTGGCTTAGGGGTGTAGGTTATTAGAGTACTGTAACCAATTAATGGGGTAGCCTATAATCTTGTTGTTCAAACCAACATGTACCAGGAGAAATAACCGTGGCTAAAGACAAAGTTTCCTCTACCGATCAGGTCGAAGCTGGCATCGTCACTAAGGTAGTCCCGCCCGAACACCCCTGCCCCCTTTGTGGTAAGGCCATGAAGGACAACAACACGCAAGAAGACGTGGAAGCCGGCAAAAGCCTTCGTATCTGTTCTGCCCGTCCATGTCGGGCCAAAGCCGACTGGACATCCGGAACCGGCGTGCTGCTCAACAACTGATGCAGAACGTCCTCGGGGTGTAGGCCCAGAGACCGTAGCACCCCCTTTGAGGCCCACGAAAAGTAAGGCTTAGCATAGTTTAAGCCTTACTTCCGAGTCGTTGCCCTATCGACTGTCGTTGCCATCGGAAGAATCTTAGGTCTGGTACGAGCCAAGTCCGTTGCTTGGTGTATATACCTCCCGAGATGAAACCAGGTTGTGATCAACGACAATTCTCAAGGGAGAAATCAACGTGCTTGAAAAACTCAAGAACCTGTTCGTAGAACTGGATGAAGTTCCGAAGACGCCTGATCCTATGGCGAACAAAGACGGCAAAATACACACCGAGGCACCCAAAGCACCGGTTGCGGTTGTGTTCCCTGTCACCCCAACCCTGTTAGGACAAGCAGATCCCGAGATCGCCCAAATCTTGGAAAAGGCCATAACTGATAGTAATTTGAAAGGTTTCGACTATTTCGAGTTCCGCGAGGTCTTAGTCAAGATGGCTGGGATCCCTATGACCGAGGAACAAAAGTTCCAAGCCGCTTTTGCCGCAGCTCAATCAATGGGTGTGGATAAGGCTACCCTGACCAAGGCTATCGATCACTACATTGGAATTCTCGATGGTAAAAAGGTCGAGTTCCAAACCTATGTCGAAAGCGTAATCGCTTCCGAAGTGACCTCCAAGGAACAGGCTATTGAAGCCTCGAATCAAGAGATCCAAAAAGAAGTGGGTGAAATCGAGCGCTTGACCAAATCCATCCAAGAGCGCCGCCGGCAACAAGACGAGACTAGCGTTGCCATAGCTCAAGCACGGGTGACCATTCAAAACAAGGGGGCTTCCTTCGAAGCAACTTACCTGGCTATCGTTGGTAGCCTCCAATCGGACAGGACTAAGATCGAAACCTACTTGAAGTGAACAAGCCATGAACCAACCTAAAATCAAGAGCTTCTTTGAGAAACCTGAGGGCACTACAGGGCTGGTGTTCATCGCCGCAGCCATTGTGGCCACATTCACTTTGGGTTGGTACTTCCTGCCCTTCATCATCACAGTCCTACAGAATCTTATCTACGCTAGTGTCCTTGGCGGCGTCTTGTTCGCAGGAACAGCTCTTCTGATGAATGACAGTTTCCGCTTCTTGATGACCTCCATGTTCAAGAGTACTATGCGTTGGTTGACTGGATTTTGGATCGCCGTCGATCCCATCGGTATCCTGAAGAACTATCTTCAGGACATGAAAGACCGCCTAACGAAGATCGAAGAGCACCTTCGTCAGTTGTATGGCCAGACAACAGGTCTTCGGCGGAAAATTGAAGAACGAACTCACAACATCGATGAGTATATGAAGTTCGCTAAGGCCGCCCAAGACCGCGGGCAGGTCGACATGTTACAGCTTCAGACATCTAAGGCCGCCCGAGAGAAGCACTTCGTCGAAAAGCTGTCTGTGACCCTAGCAAAGATGGAGGATATCCAGAAAATCCTCGTCAAGATGAAGAAAAACCTCGAGTTCCTATATGAGGATACCTCACACGAAGTCGAGATCCAAGAGGAAGAGTACAAGGCCATAAAGAGCGCCTTCAAGGCAATGAAAGGGGCCCAAGCTCTCATCGAAGGGGATAAAGCTAAGGAGATCTTCGAGCAAACCTTGGAGTATATTGCTCAAGACATAGGCATGAAGCTAGGTGAAATGGACCGCTTCATGGAAGCTTCACAAGGATTCATGGATGGTATGGATCTCCAGAACGCCGTCTTCAATGAAGAGGGCCTGAAGATGCTAGAGCAGTGGGAATCCACGGGGTCCACTCTCTTGGCCTACGACAAGAACAGAAAGGTCCGAATCGACACGAGTACGGGAGATGTCAGGGAAGACGACGAACCTAACCCTATGGCCGAAGCCCAACGAGCAAGCTCATTCTCTAGTATTTTCAATAAGTAGCAACACCGCCTTAGAAAACTTGGCTCTTCTGAGCTTTTGGTGTATATACACCCTACCGTTCCAACCACATAGGACCATCACGCATGGCAAGAATCAAACCCGCCGGTAAGATAGCTATCATGCTGCTAGCAGCAACAGCTATCATTTGTGCAATCGTCTTTCTTCGACCTATTATCCTACCTGAGGGAACCAAAACCCAAAGCGTCTCAGGCCTAATGAGTAGCAACCAGGGCTCTACAGAGAACCCCTCAAACAACAAATGTCTCGAGATAGGTGTGGTTACTTGGGGCGGGTATGTCGGAGGCCAGTATTGGAATTCAGGTTTCAAGGACAATGCCAATTCACGTTACCGTAAGGACGGCATTTGCGTTAACTTCCACGTAATGGATGATTTTGGTGCGAGTAGAGCGGCATTCAAAGCTGGGAAGATGGACTTGATGTGGGTCACCATCGACGCTCTACCCACGGAGTCTGGAAGCTTTGGAGAACCCATTAAATTCCTGTTTCAGGCCGACTGGTCACGAGGCGGCGACGCCATTGTGGTGAAGTCCGGCATCAACTCCGTTGGTGATTTGGCAGGCAAGAAGATCGCAGTAGCCGAAGCCACACCGAGCCACACCTTCCTGCTGTGGATGTTGGATATGGCCGGACTGTCCTTCATGGATATCACCCTGGTCAAAGAAAACTCCGCTGTCGATGCCGCTACGGCATTCAAGGCGGGCAAGGTAGATGCTGCCGTCGTGTGGTCTCCCGACGACGCTGCTTGCCTCCAGGCCGTCTCTGGAGCCAAGATCCTGGTGAACACCAAACAAGCAACACATATCATCGCTGACGGCTTCATGGTTAAGTTATCGACGTTCGAAAAGCGTAAGGACGAACTCGCCAAACTAGTTCATGGTTGGTTGAAGGGATCCGCCGAAATCAACGGATCTGAAGGGGCTAAGGCTCAAGCTGCGAAGATTCTGGCCGAAGGCCTAGGCCCGTCGATTGACTCGGAGTTCTGCGTTGGGGCTATCAACAATGTCCGCCTGGCTACGTACGGAGACAACCTCGAGTTCTTCGGCTTGGATACAACATACAAGGGTGTCACAGGCAAAGATCTTTACGAGAAGATGACCACAGTCTACGGTAAGTTGAACCTGGCTAAGGACCCTCTTAGTTGGAGTCAAATAGCCGACATACCCTTTATTCAAGGTCTGGGTCTCGAGAAGGAAACTGGTATGGCTCCTGAAAAGAAGGTGTCCTTCTCAGCACCCACTCAAAAAGTCATTCAGGCTAAGGCTGTAGCCAGCAAACCCGTGAAGGTGTCCTTTGATAGCGGTAGCTCTGTCTTGGATGAGAATGCTCGAGGTATCATCGACATGCTATTTGTCGATCAGGCAAAGGCGTTCCCTTCTTCACGTATACGCATCGAAGGCAACACGGACTCGACGGGAAGCCTCGCAGCTAACCGCCGGATCAGCCAAGAGCGTGCCCAGGCCGTCGTGAACTATTTGGTGGCACAACACCAAATGGACAAGAATCGTTTCGTCGCCGTCGGCAATGGCCCCGATAAGCCTGTGTGCAACGAAACAACCCCCATCTGTTTGGCCAAAAACCGTCGCACGGACTTCCAAATTTTGGAAGACTAACAACCATGCAAGACCTCTTCGTCGTACGGGGGGCCTTGAGTGAAAAGGTGTCAACGACTCTCCAGGTCCTTGGCACCTTTTCACTTGTTACCCTCTGGTGGCTAATCAGTGCGGTAGGGTGGGTCTCACCGCAACTTCTCCCATCACCCCTGACCGTTGTAAAATCAATCCCCGAGCTTCATTTTCAAGACGCTATGGTACGGAATCTCCTGTATTCCGTCTACCTCAACGGATTGGGGTATTTAGAGGCTGTAGCCGTGTGCCTTCCTATCGGCTTCCTGATTGGGATGTTTCCTCTATTTCAAGGGCTGTTCAACAAACCCGTAGACTCAATCAGATTCGTTCCCTTGACCGCTATCACAGGGTTGTTCATAGCGTGGTTCGGGATCGACGATATCATGAAGATCCAATTCTTGGCCTTCGGAATCATTGTGTACCTGCTGCCTGTAGTTGTCCAAAGAGTCTCAGAAGTACCTGAAGTCTACCAACAGACGGCCTTCACCCTCGGTGCCTCAAAGTGGCAGTTGTTTAAGACGGTGTTCTTCCCACACGTCATTGGCCAGCTGATCAACGATATCAGAGTGCTTGTGGCCATTTCTTGGACTTATGTCATCGTCGCTGAAATGGTGAACAATACAGGAGGTGTTGGTGGAATGCTCTTCGTGTCAGCCCGTCAAGGTCGGATCGACAAGGTGTTTGCACTCCTGTTCGTTATTGTCTTCATTGGGTTCCTTCAAGACAAGTTGTTTCAGTTGTTGGATAAATTGTCGTTCCCCTACAAGTATTCCTGAGGCTGTATGCAAACTGTGAAAATGGTCAACACGGATCTACCCGACATCATCGAACTTCGAGGGGTCAAACAGGTATACAAGGAAGGTGGGGTAGAGAAGGTTGTGATCGAGGATTTGAATCTCTTGATCGAGGATCTCCCAAATAAGGGCGAGTTCGTCGTTATCCTCGGATCTTCAGGATGTGGCAAGAGCCATATTTTGAGGTATGTCAGCGGCCTTCAAACACCCACGGAAGGTGAAGTCCTTATCCACGGACGCCCACGCCATCCTAACGAATGTATAGGCATGGTCTTTCAAAAGTACTCGTCCTTGGAGCACATGACCGTCTTGGACAATGTTGGCCTAGGCCTTCGCTACCGCGGCGTACCCAAGAAAGAACGCGACGCTAAGTCCATGGAGATGATCGTAAAAATGGGCTTAGAAGGGCATGAGGATAAATTCGCCAAGTACCCCAATCTCAGCGGTGGCCAACTCCAAAGAGTAGCCATAGCCAGAAGCCTGGCCTATGAGAGCAAAGTCTTGCTCATGGACGAACCCTTTGGCGCTTTGGATATAGAAACTCGCACGCAAATGCAAGATCTGTTGGCGAAGATCTGGCTTAGCATCACCCCCACTATCATCATGGTGACCCACGATATCTCTGAAGCGGTTTACTTGGGCGACACCATCTACATCATGGGACGAAATCCTGGGAACATCACCAAGTCATTCATGTCCCCACTCCCACTCGAACGTAATCGAGCAATGAAGCGTAGCCCTGAATTTACTAGGGCCGTTCAGGAAATCGAAGACTTCATGGCCTAACGCTTCTTCTCTCGCTTTTCCCAGTACTTCTTGTAAATGTCTTCCCCCATCTTCTTGAGCTCCGCGTCCGACTTAGCTCCCTCGGCACGGAGCTCTCGTAGTTCTTTGGCGTCGAACTTCCCTGCATAGTATCGCTCGTAGTCCTCATCCGTCATGAAGTTCGGTGACGACGTGAATACGGGACACTCGCAAGCGTCATCGTTGTGGTAGGTATCCGCGTGGAAACAAGGACGAGTCCCCTCGCTCTTTTCCCCGGAATGAACACCTACCGGATGCCCGCAAAGCTTACACTTCCGGCTCCACCGGGAATGAATGTATTGACCCGTGCTACGGTCCCTATCACCTTTGGAGGCGGCGTACCGGGCCGCTACACGCTTCGCTGAGCTCATACCCTAGATTAGCCCATAGATAGACTACTTGACCCGCAGTACCGTCTTCCGACGGCGTCGGATCTTTTTTCGAACCGCCTCACGGATCTCATCGAGGGAGTAAACCTCAACGAGGCGATCCCAAGCAAACCGCCGGGGCTTGCTCTTCACCCCTCGAAGGGCGCCTCGTTCCTCAAGAAGCTTGAGCGTCTCCTCGTGCCACAGGAGCTCGGCTAAGGCCCTGACCTCAAGGGACCCATTGAGGGACGGCTCCCGGACGGTCTCGACGTCTAAAGCCCCTTCACGCTCGACTACGAGGTAAATCCCCCAGAAGGAGCGAACCTTCTCCGTAGCCCCAACCAAATGGTTCTGCGAAACTACAACGGAGGCATAATCCAGGACCTTGCTGTAAACCTCGACCTGGTTGTCCAGCCGCTTTATTGAGTCCGCCGCCGACTTGAGCTCATAGCCATAGAAGCTCTCATTGACCGCGGCCACGTCAATCCGGACCGTTCCTTGGCAGATCCCCACCTCGTCCACAATGACCGTCCCACGGGGGCTCTTCAGGGCGAGCTCACGCCGGAGGCATTGCCGGATGTCTCGATCATGCATCTAGCCGGCATTCTTCAGGGGGTTCTCCCACGATTGCAGCCCAATCCTCACGCATAGACTCTTCCGTGGTTTTCGGATAGGTGTCCAAAAGCTCCGTCGGACTCTCACGCCACCAACGTCCAAACTCCCACCGCATCGTGTAGTACGAGCGGGGACCGTCCTGGATCATCCGGTAGTTCCAGCACTTGAGGACAAGCATGAGTTCCTATACGCGTCGGCCCAGTAGAATCTTAAGGGCCTGGCTTCACCAGTGACGAATAATGCCAGCGATTATCATGATGTTGGTCACCATGGCCAGAAGAACAAGCGTCGTCCGGATGAGTGCAATTGCATCCGCTTCTCGATCGTTTCGCCCATCCTTTTGCCCTAAGGCCTTAGCCCAAACTCTCCAAATCATTAGGACCTTTCACTTACCAGAAAGGTAACAATCGAGACACCGAGGCTCGTACCACTCACTTCCACCTATTAACACAACATCACTTATCCCGGAAGTCTTGCGGTATGTTCGGGTCGAAGGAGCCCCACAGTGAGAACAAGTTCCTGTGATCTTCAGGACCTTGTTTGATCGTACCATAAACTCACCCATCAACCCAAATGGCTTCTCTGCGTAGTCCAAATCGAGCCCGGCTACGATGACATTTGAACCCCCTCGTACTATCTTCATGACCCGCTCCAAAGCCTCCAAGTCCGTAAGGAATTGAGCCTCGTCGATGAAGACATTCTGAGCCGCTACTACTCGAGAGAGCTGAAGATCTACAGGTTCAGCCAAGATCTTGCGACCGTTGTGTGCCGTCACATAACCAGCTTCGTATCGTGTGTCGATCTCCGGGTAGTAAACTCGCCGGTCACCGTCAGGTACGGCACTAGCCATCGTGATGAGCGTGTCCGTCTTCCCAGCAAACATCGGTCCAGATAACACGGTCAGCTGTCCTCTAATCATGTCCCAGACTATACACCGTCGAGAATTTCCTTCAACATACTCGGATCAAATGTGTGGGAAGTGGAGCCCTGGCCGTGGTGACCTGGTCGAGGATGGCGGCGGTCAGGTGGCGTCCCTAGAGCGGTACCCCGTCCATCGAAACCCTTAACCTTTCGGCCATACCGGACGTACTAACCACTATGCCAGACGACAACGCCTCCCTCACCGTGCCAATCAAGTGCATCCAAATGGTCCTTCGTAGAATCGAAGCCAATCGAGACGAACTGGCCCGCATTCCAGAGACCGATACTGGGATCCCAGATAAAGTGGTGGCCCTCAAGAACATCATCGTAGCCCAAGAGACCCAACTGAAGCTCCTATTCGACGCCGATATGCTCGAAACCATTCGAACTGCTTTACCCAAGCGGCATATCCTGCAGACAATCCTCGAGAGCTTGTTCGAGTGCTCAGCCGGCAACGGCAACTCAGCAAAGCGTGGTGACCTCGTCGTCCACGGTGACCTCGGCGACATCATGGCTCAAGTTCTCCGGCATACCACCGAGAAAAATCGTAAGGAATTGATAGACGCCATCAACTGGGTCGAAATCCTCCCCGAAGGCTTCGTCGCCTTCCCCTACGTCACCTACACGGAAACACTTTGATGGACCTGACTACCCTTCTCGCCGGCACGAACCTCGTTTGGAAGGTCGACGACTCTTTTCATTACGTGGATCTGATCCCACCCAATGGTGGCCCTGCTGTTTACCAAATCACCGTCCGAGAATACGGGCCTTCTATTTGGGGGAAGCCCGAAGACCAAACCTACTACAAAATCTCTTTCGGCGTGTTCTGCAATAGTAGGCGTTTCTACGATCTCGAAGTAGCCAAGAAAGAAGCCATCAACTTCGCCGCAAGAATACTCCTTGAGGCCCTCTGCAACCTGAGCCCAGAGATCACAGCACCCTTCAACGCCGACATCGACTTCGCCTTCCTGGGTATCGATCCGAAAACCATCGAGGACGATGCGCTGACACCTGTAGGTTTGGACGTGTTCAAACCAGGATGGAAGGTCGCCCCTATCGCCCAAGCCAACTTCCCTCGGGCTAAGAAGGCCCTCGAATTGGCCGGCTTCGAAGTGACCGACGGCACAAACGCCGAGAAACAACAGTGGATTTGGTGGAGAGCTAAGCAATAATGCTTATCAAAGTCACAAACGCCTGCAAAATGGGCTGTAGCCACTGCCTCGAGGACGCCCTCCCCGCCGGATCCCACATGGATCTGTCCCTCTTCCAAAAGGCCCTGGACTTCACCGAAAGAGCCGAGTGCAAAGCCCTCAAGGCAGGGATCCCCACGATGGTCCTCCTCTCCGGCGGGGAATGCACCGATAATCCAGAAATCCTCGAGATGGTCAAGCAAGTGGTCGACCGTAAGTGGATCGTCATGATCCTAACCCACGGCCTCTGGCTCGACAATGAACCCCTCCGGGACGCTCTTCTTCGAGACGATTGGAAGGTCACGATCCAAGTCACCAACGACGCACGGTATTACCCTAGGAAGCCACCGCACTTCAAACACCCAAGGGTCCACTACGTCGATAACCTCACTCTGTTGTCTACAATCGGTCGGGCCGCAAAACCAAACTTCGACCCAAAAGGGCTGAATCCGAGAATAAGCCCCAGCTCCTTCAACTTCCGATCCATGGTTCGGTACTTCAACTCGGTCCCGGAAGCCATCAGAATGCTTCGGATCCGCGGCGCCCTAGGGAAGTCAGGCTTCTGCTCACCCGCAGTGTCACACGACGGTACCATCACCGCCGGAGAAAGCCGCTTCTGCTTCCCCATCGGCACCGTCAATAGCTCCAACGAGGAACTCACACATGCCGTCCTCTCAATGGGCTCTTGCAACCGGTGCGGCCAAGAATCGCTCCTCGGCCCAGAACACCGAAGAGCTATCGGCCTTCCTTAACCTCCCGCACAACTCCTACGTATTGTCACCATGTCCGTAGCGTTCAATATCCTCAAACCCGAAGACACCCTCTACGATTGCTCGAAAATCCCCATGGGCAACACGACAGTGAAAGTCCTGCGTGTCCTGCCCATCAAGGTCTTCGAAGTCAACGTCGAGCAAGGCCGGGCCCTCATCTCCTGGAACGGTAACCAAGTCCAGTGGCGCTACGCCAGCTACTTCAAAACCCCCAACATCCGACGCTTCCCTCCCGAATGGATCCCACGCGTCGGAAAAGAACCAGTCTGCCACATGTGCGGGGCCACTCAGTCCAACGGCCATCGCCCAGACTGCAAACATCCGAAAGCTCCTTGAAGCTATCAATTCTCGAGGTAAAGATGGAACTTATCACTGGTTGGCTAGTCCTAGATGGGAAAGCCGTGTTTGTCAAATGTCATCGTTTGAATGGAAGTGGGACCGTAGTTCAAGTCTCAGTTCCACGAAAATACAAATTCACGTATAGGACAAAGAGAGCTCTCTCAAAGAATAGAGCCGCCTGTCTCCGTCGACATATCAAGACACTGAAGCAAGAGTCAGTTCGACTGAATGAAGCCTTGAAAGAGGCCCAACGCCGAGTCAACCAGATCAACTATCTAGCCTGCTCCCTCAAAGAGCAACTGAAGCGTGCCTAAAGACAGCTCCCTCAAGGGCCGTGTGTGCTGAGTACAAATGCCCAAACGTCAACTCACCAGCCAAAGAGCCGCTCGGGACTACGTCCTCGATTCCTTGATCGCTACCCTCGAGAACGACCTCGACGGCACCGGAGCCAACTATCTCTACGAGAACCTCTCCGAAGCCGATAGCAAAATGGCCGTCACCGCCGCCAGAAAACTGGTCACCGAACTCCAGAAGTTGAAGACCCTCACCAAGGATACCCAAATGAATATACCTGATCCAGAAACGACCGCTACAATAGCACGCAAATTCAAAGAGTTTCACGAATTCGTAGTAACACCTAATGCTGAATGGCTCGCCGAGCACATGCTCAAGGGGGAACTACCAGCACTTGTTCGAAACCCACACCCAATAGCACACCGCCTCCTCAAAGAACTTGGATGGGACGGGGTAGCGGATCACTTCGTAATCTCCAGACAAAGGGCAAAGCGGCTCGCTAGGACTTTGAAGAACATTGATGCACCGGCAGCACAGTGGCTAACATCCAACAGACCCTGTAGAGTTTACGTGTTTATAGATAGGGCCAACCTCTGCATGAACTTCAACACTCAAACAGAGGAACTAACCATGGAGCCTGGAACATCAGATGAGGCTAGGGCGAATTAGGCCAGAAACTAAAGACCCTCAGCGTCCCGCATGAACCCCACTGCTCCACCATCCGATAGTCGCTGTATCGCCATCCGCCGCCCCTGCTCAACACCATAACGAAACGCCCGCAAAAACAACCGTATCGAGTACTCCTCAGCTCGCGGGTCGTGCTCCAACCACTCCTCCATCGTGAACGATGTGCCTCTCGCCCCAAATGGCATCGGCTCAGCCTTCGTCTCGGCCAATAGGTTCACAATGTCCTCCGGTCTCACCTCCGGATGTGCCCCCACGTACTTCAAAATCCCTACCAAAGGGTCGAGAAGGTCATCAGCACTCTCACGCCCAGCATTCCACGGCTTCGACATCCCTCTGAGTTACACCGGTTTGCCCTCAAAATGTCGATCCATAGGAAATTTGAGGACAGACCCCGCCAGCCCACAACGTCAATAGCCCTCCCCCAAGCCTAGAAGCCACCCCCAAAGCCGTTCTGGGTCAGGACCCACACCAATACCCCGCCCCCCTTGGAAGAAGCGCCCAAAGGCCATCCCTAGGTCGTCTGAGGAGCTTCCCTCTGGGCTAGCTCCGCCCTCATGTCCTCGACAAGCTCCTTCGGAAACCCAGGTGTCAGAACACGGCTCACATACCGTACAACCTCGACCGTCTTCCCCCGAAGCTTCAACCATACCTCGACCCGGCTCGCATCCCCCAAGCTTCAACACCAAGAGCTTCAAACTCCCGAACGATTCCCCCTAAGTCCTCAAGCTTCAACTTCGGATGCCGTGCCTCATACCCATCAAGGTAGGCCCTCCCAGCTTCCGTCAAAACCCATGCCCCTCCCTCTTTCTCTTCAAGATACCCAGCTTCCACAAACTCACGCTTCAAAGTGACCATTAGAACCTGGGCCGGCGTACTTTCAGAAGACATACCCCCTTCTACGGAAGAATCCCCCAGATTCTTAAGTCCCCCAGGTTACAGCGTTTTCCCTCAAAAATGAACCGGACCAAAATTCTCAACCCCCGCCTCGGTACGTTGGAAGCCTTGAGACGGCCCACCCTCTCACCCGACCTCCCGCTTCAGGGCCACCCTAGCACGCATCCAAGCGGCTATTTTCGAGTGCTCGTCTGCTGTCCCATCACTCTTCAAACGATTGGCCCGATTGCTGATAAATTCAACATTCCCCCGCACATAACCCTTAGATGGATCAATACGATCGAGAGAATAGGATGAGTCCCCGGGTCGGAGTTCACTCCTCTGCAAGAAGATCCCAAAATAAGGGCACACCTCAGGCACCTCAGGTAAATCGCCCAGGGTCAAGGTGAGTTCAATCAAGCAACCCTTCTTGGCTTTCACACTTAACCGACCCCGTAGCTGGTTCATAATCCTGCGACCATCGGCCTCCGGAAGTATTTTCGGAGGCTCAAAGCTGTTTAAGGCCCTCATACGGAAAGCCAACGCCTCGTGTTCTTCAGCCGATCCATCACTCTTTAGCCGGTTGGCTCGATTACTGATGACGGCAATGTTGTCCGGCGTGTAGCCCAACTTTGGATCCAAACGGTCGATTGAAGGAGAACTATCGACGCTTGTGATGTTGCACCCTCGGCCTCGTTGAAAACTGTAGGCAAATCCAAGAACAGGACATAGCTCCCCCACAAGACCTCTGACGTGCTTGAGTTTCAAGGTGAACTTCAAGCCCTTGTTGCGAGCCCTTCTCTTTGCCTCCGCCAGTAAAAACCTCGCCGGGTCCTTTCGAAACCGATTCAGACTAGAAGTCCGGATCGCATCCTTGTTCGTGGCCCTATAGACTTTGGATCGTTCTCGATTTCTACGCCGAGTCTCTAGACTGTACTTCTTGACGTGATCCTTCAGGTACTTCCTGACCCTATCCCGCACACAAAACCTGCAGCTGGCTCCCAAACCACTGCTGTTTCGAGTGTCGACCACAAAATAGCCCTTCGTATTTGGACGGACTTTACCGCACTGAGAACAACGTTTCTGTGGAATACCCTCAAGGGACAGCCTCTCCGTTTGAGGCACTTCGACCAAAAATCTGTTCCGGACCACAATTTTGATACCTAACACGACAGAAGCTCTATCTCTAAGGCCCCCTGTCGTAGCACCACCAGCCTTGTTTAGGGCTTGTTTGGGCAGTTTCACCCTTTTGCCACAGAATATTACGTATAGACTGGATACGCCATTTTTACAGTCCGGGGAGAACCGGACGGATAATCGAGCGGTTCTGGGGCCGGCCTGTTTTACGGCGGGCCCTGCGGCCTGTGTGTCATGAAGCATGCCAACACATCTTGGCACGATCTATGTCTGACACATGTGACACACAATGAGAGTGAGTGTGCTCACTATCGCCCAGAATAGGACACTGTATCTAGATGCCCAGAAGAATGGGCTACCACGATCATACATGTCGTTCTTAGGTTGCGCATACACACCTCACACACGTGCGTTAGCCAAAGTGAGTAGGTGTAGTTGTAGCCACGATGTGGCATCAGCTAGGTCCTCGAGGTCAGCACATATGCTCTCGATGGCCTCATGTAGGGTAGGGCCATAGCCGTGTAGGCTGAGGGGTGTGCCAAGCTTACGCACAACGAGGGCCCACGTGAGCTTGTCCCCAGGTGCGGCCTCGAGGTCCTGTAGGGCAAGCACACAGAGGTCCCCCTCCTGCCCCTCATAGGGCGTGTACCTAGGCGAGAAGCACCAATCAGGGCCTAGAATGGCACGAAATGGGCCGCTCTTGCTCGGCTGCGTGGGCGTCAACTGTATGCCCAGGACGATGGGATAGAAGTCGTCCAAACTGACAACCTCTTCTTCTGGGATCTGGGCGATCAACATGTAGGTGTTTCAATTACCGAGGCCTCTCGGACCTCGAACTCTCAAGACCAATACGGGCCGAAGGGGCCGAACCTTAAGGGGACTTCGGTGTATGGGCGTGGAATGCCTGATACCAAGCCGTCCAAGAAGCCCCATTCCACCCCCCAGGGCCGTAAAGCCATCAAAGGTACCATTCCGGACCAACTACACAGAGCGTTACGCCTACGTGCCTTTCAGGACGGTGTGTTGATGTTTGATGTGGTCGAGGCCGCATTATCACAATACCTCACTATTGTTACTGTTACACCCCCTACTTCCCCTAGTATTACTGTTGTGACCAGTGATGTACCAAACAGTAACACTCTACCCCCTTCATCACCAACATTACTAAACGTTACTACACAGGGTAACTCATCACCAACAGTATCAAACAGTAACACTCTACCCCCTTCATCACCAATGGTACAAGAGAGCACTGATAATCACCCTCCGGGCCTAGTTGCACGAATTGAGCAAGCTGGGGAAGAGTTCGAGCGCGATCTCAAGGCCAAAGAACCAGAGTTCATTCCGAACGACCTCACGAGCATGGCCGAGGACCGGCGTATCGCGGCCGAGGCTGACGGGACGTGGAACTTCCCGGCTCCGAAGCTTCCCGAGCGTGCCCCTGACGTGGTCGTGCCAATGCCCTTGAACTATGAGGCAGAGGATAGGCCAGATCCCTCGGCGGATAGCGTGCTTGAGAACGAAGTTCCCGAGCGTCCGAGCGAAGATCCCGGCTCCGATGAAGAGGACTCGGATGCCAAGTTCTTCGAAGATCTAGACTTGGATGACTAGCGAGCCGCCAACCACTCGTAGAAGGGCGTGCCGACACACCCGCGGTACTTGGCCAGGTACTCTTCGGCCGCTTCCTTCGTGAGCGTAGGGCTCTTGATCAAGCGCTCTTCACGAAGCCGGTTGATGACCTCGGGCGTGGCGTAGATGCAGCTGCGATAGTCGTCGAAGGCGTAGGACTCTTGCAGGTAGACGACGGTCCCGTCTTCCATGGTGATTCGGCTGACGGTCACGGTGGGCCGCTCGCCATACTGGCCGACACGGTCACGGTTGCCGGCGGGGGTCTCGACCATGTCACACGAGACAAGGCCCTCGAGAGGGGCACGGGCGGTACTCATGGCAGCTTGCTCGGCGGCCTTGGCGGCGTCGATCTTGGCTTGCTGTGCAGTCTTCTGAGCCGTGTCCTTGGTAGTCAGGGCCTCGGCCTCTTCGGGCGTAGCGTCCCGGTAGTAGCTCGACACGAACCAGCCGTCATCGGCGGGCATACCGAACGAGAGGCCGTCCTCACGAACGTACTCGCACTGCCAACCGACGACGGTCACGGGAACACGGTTTCCTTGGTGCTTGAGGAAGCATACGCGGCCGACCTCGTCGTCCCCCTCGCCTTCCCTCACCGAGCGGTACTTACCCTCCTGAACGCCACCCTTGCGGGGCGTAGAGGGTCGATTGGGATATCTGTTTTGGGTGTTACGTTGGGCTTGGCGAGACTTGTCGGTTGCCGCTTGCTTGGTAGCTGCCTTGGGCGCCGGGCTGTCGACGTCACGGAAGCTGCACACGGTCACGCCGTTCGAACACGAAATGACGTCGGTCACAACAACGTCCTTGGTCTCTCCGGAGCTCTTGCGGGTCGTAACTCGAGACCCTACGCTGGTTTTTCCCGGAACTTTGATGGCCCAATTCGACCCGACCTTCGTGAACGTTGCGTACTGTGTTGCCATGGAGCTTGATACGGAAGAGGACGGCCGAAGCTTAAGGCCTTAAGCTTCACGGGGTTCTGACCGTATTATCCTTATGAACACCCGCGAAGCCGTCATCCACTACATCCGGGCGACCCTCAAGGGAGAACTCACGATCGCTTACATCGAGGAAACGGCCGCAACCTTTCAGGCGGGCATTGGCTTCGTTATTCTCTCCTACCAAGTCATAAAATTTAGGGACAACTCTTAACCTTTAGGGCCCTCCCCTCGTATTAGTCTTCATGCCAACGACTAATCGATACTCAAGCGCTGCTTTTGGTGGTGGAGAACAAGGGGAATTGCGGGCCTATGAGGCTCTAGTGGCCCACGAAGCGACCCTCGTAATTGGTGCCCAAGTTCAAGCTTACCGCCGTTCAACCGCAAAGGGCACCATTGTTGGTACGGACGGAGCTCACAAAGTAGTTGTAGAGGAGTCGGACGGCTTTCGAGTCATCGTCGATACTAGGGATCTAGAACTAACTCCTTAGGTATCTTCCCTCCAAGACCTAAATTTAGTGTGAAGGGCCCTTAACCTTTAGGACCCTCGCACCGTACTACTAACATAAGCGACGGGTACCATGGCCTCACTGAGAGGACACCCCCGGCGGAGAAGGCACGCTTCGGAGGGATCTGCCCACACGATCCCAAAAATGTGGGCAGATCCCTCCGAACCCGTGGGCCTCCCGAGGGCGTTCCGGCTCCGCCTTTCGGAGCCCTTAGCCTCTCGCTTTATAGTGATAGTACGAAGGGTGGGCGTCGAAGATTAAGGGTGACTTTCGATTTCTTCGTGGGTCTCTTGGTCCTTCAGATACATCCTGGCGGCGGCTACCTCAAGGGGATCGAAGCTCGAAGTGTCCTGCTTGTAGGCCAGAAGCTGTGCAATCTGCTGGATCCTACGAGCAAAGGAGGTGTCTTCGGTGTCCATGATGATAGTACGTTAGGTGTGGGTTGGAAGTTAAGAGCACTTAGAGTTGCGACCTCTGAACCACTCCGGCCATCCCCTTACGCTTCACACGTGCAGGCTGCTAAACAGTTCCAGGACCAGGACCGGTAGTTCGTGCTCTTGATGTATAGTACGAGGGCCAGCCCTCGAATCTTAAGGGTTACCTTCTAGGGCCTCTTGATAGGCTTTGCTGATTTTGACCATTTGAACATGGTCTCCGCCAACATCTGGATGATGAGTCTTGGCCAAAATATGATAGGTATCCTTGATAACTGCTGGGGAAGATCCTTGCTCTACACCCAGCACGACCCACCAGGGTTCTTGCCCGTCCGTTAGGGCAGCAAACCCAGAGAAGGCCCGATCAAGGATCTCTGTGGCCTTACAACGTTCGAGCTGTCTTAGAGCCCTTAGGGCCAAAGCAAGGGCCCGAATGTTCTCTCGGGCCTCTACCCAAGCATCACACGCAATAACCCTTTCCGTCTTGGCAGTGACGTCATACCAGTAGACGGCTACGCCAGGATCCTTGGGCTTAATGGAATGCCCTGTGATGTAGGGGTTACCATCTCTCTTTATAGGGATATTGCTGCTAATGACAGCATACTTCAAGTTCCCAACCATCTTACGAAGCTCTTCTAGGAGCTCGTTTAGAGCTTGCTTCAAGGAGATTCGGTATCGTAGATTTCTAGACCGTTTATTTGGAAGGGTCCTCTTCCAGCCCTCGGGCCAAGCCAAGGGGTATGCCGGGTGACTTTTGACTCGCACGAAGGGCCTTCTTTCAGTACTCGCTCGGGAGCAATAGGGTTGTAACTGAACGGTCGGCCTCGCTTATGATCCAGAGATCCCCCTTGTCCTCGATGTTGTAGCAAGACAGAAGGCGTCCGTTGCTTCGAACGGCTTCGTTGTTGGTCGCTACGTCTTCGGGATCGAGACCCTCACCCCAATCGCCCTTTGCGTGCCGTTGGAGGCACCTTGTACGCGTCTTCTCGTCGAACGTGGCCTCTGCCCCGGGGGTCATGACGAGGCGTCCTAGGGGGAACGTGACAGCTTGGTCCATATTTCCTTTACGTCCGGCTGACTTGGGGGTTAAGGGCTAAATCCCCTTCCCCTCGTTCATGTCTCTGATCCACGTTTGGGACTCTTCCGACCAGCGACCCCACTCAATCATCCCACCGAGCGTAAGGAACACTCTGGCTAGGGTTGGAAAGGTCATGATGCCTAGCTCGTCTCGGAGCTTCCAAGGGCCGTACATACCATCCTGGACCAGCACGAAGCACCTTGGGTGGTTGTTGTCGTAGTCTGGGACGGTCTTGAGTTGCATGGTCAGTAGACTTCTTTCCAGGCCAGGCGAGCTTCTTTCACGTCCGCCAAGCGACGAACGTTGCGCTTAGCCTTCTGAGCCCTCTTGGGCATGTAGGAGCGATAACCGTGAGCGAAGGACCGTGTGCTGAACGAACCAGCCTCGTTGTGCTTCCAGGCTGCAATCTTTTTGGCGGTGTTTGACATGGTGTCTTGCTTCGGGTTCGGACGTTTACTGGCAACTAGGCGTTGCTATCCCTCCACACTGAGGTAGTGGACACTCCCCGTCTTTCCGAGGTGTCGGTGCTGCTTGAAACTCCCACCGGGAATCGAACCCGAACACCAAGGCATTGCTTCTGAGACTTTACTATCGTCCGCTGGCCTCGGTACGCTCCCTCTGAGGAATCGACCTCTTACGTTAGGGGAGCTTCAATCAGCATGATGATAGTACGAGGGGGAGGACGGAAAGGTTAAGGGTGAAAACGAGGTTTGCTTTCGGGCCCCTCGGTGTACGGGCCGACATGAACCAGATAATCCCCGTAGACGGCTTTGAATTCCACGTTGACCAAAATCAAGAACTGCGGATCACTAGCGAGTTATTGGCCTCGAAGCTGGGATACGCTAAACGTAGCAAATTGGAGGAGCTAGCTAGCAGACATACTGAATTTCTCAATGAATTCGGCGAAGTCCCCACGACGGGGATTTCAGTGAGTGCTAGTGCTGTAACACGTATTGTACAAATGCCCCTCTACAACGTCGAACAAGCCAAGTACTTGATTAGCAAGTCGGAGTTACCTATTGCCAATAAACTGACCGTTCAGCTGATCAAGGCACACAAGGAACTTGAGAGACGTTTGGCCCAGCAGATAACTCTCTCTGTCGACCCTCTGATTGCTCAAGCGGAAACGGCTCTTGCCATCTCTCGAGAGTTTGTGCGACTCCGGGACGAACAAGTAGCTCTCAGGCTGGCTCACGCCAATGTCGAAGAGCGGGTGACCCAGTTAGAAGAGCATCGACAGCCTGATCCCGAGTTCTACACGATCTTGGCTTGGTCTAAAATCCTCGGGATGAAGCTTTCGCTTCCCAAGGCCGCTAGCCTTGGGAAGCGAGCTACAAGGGATTCTGAACAGAGTGGCTACCCCATCCAAAAGGTGCTTGACCCTCGATTTGGTCTCGTAGGGGCATACCATACGGACATACTTGAATCGATCATGGGAGCGCGAAGTACCTGAAGGCTTAAACCAAGAAGCCGGGCCCTTGTTGCTTGGTCCCGGCTTCTTGGTTATCGGAGTATGTGGTTAGTACGAGACGGGGGAGCTAGAGGTTAAGACCTAGACCTAAATTCCTTGTGCGTGAAACGAAGTCCGAAAAGCCACGTTTTCGGATCCACTTTAAAGCCAGATCTTTGCCCTGATGGCGGCAACGCCCCGGTGTAAGCTACCCACATGCATTCAAGCATTCATTGGGATTGGAAACGGGGACCTTCTAAGGAGAACCTCGAGAAAGCCCTCAAACCTTTTGGCCTTCATCTTTATAGTGACCCCCTCTTTGAAGGCTCAGACGGCTTTGGCTTCATCATCTCGAATGCGCCCCTCACTCCTGAAGAACTAGAGGTCCTCAGCGAAGACTCTTAACCTCGCACGTTCCCCCTTAACTCCCCCACCCCTTCATCCGTATTAGGGTGTGTGAGGTTGATATACCGCAACAGATACCTCACTCGATATCTCACCACTGCTAAGCGTAGGGGTACGCTTCAGGTTAGGCATGACCTGGTTCCTCAGTGGTGAGACATTGAAGGATAGAGCCCCTCCCGTTTCCTTTCGGGAGGGGCTCTCCGCTTTTGAACGGACGTGGCCTAGTCGGTGTATGTACGGCCAATGAACCAAATAGTGCTACACCCGAACGTGTGGGACGACCCCGAGGCCATCGTAATTGTCGATGAGGTCGACATAACCGACGAAGAAGTCGATGCCGAGCTCGTTCACACCTGCGAGCTCTCCCCCGTCGAACCCGTGAGTAACCCTTAACTCTCCCACGCCCAACCCCGTATCTACCCCCATGGCAAAGCTTACTGCAGCCCAGGCCCGAACGCTCAAAGAGATCGTCGACACCCACGTCAAGGGGTTTCGGAAGTTCACCTGCGTCACGAACTACAAGCCGGCTCAGAAGCTCGTTGAGCTTGGCCTCGTGAAGGTCACTAATGATGACAAGTTCACTTTGATCTTGGTTCCCACGCCCGAAGGGGAAGCCGAAGCCGTCAAACATCCTGACGAGCCCTAACTACCCCATGAAGTGGCGTTTCATTCCCCCTCAGAAGCGTAAGCCACCCCTCGCCAAGACGTGCCAGAGCTGCCGTAAAGAACCGGCAAAGGCCGTTCACTACGTCAAGTGGTACCGAACCGCCCTCCCAGGCTCCTACAACGCCAGATGGGCGTCCCTTTGCACCGATTGCTCCCTCACCCTTCGAGTGGACTTCCTCCCCGAACCAAGGTCTTAACTTCTCACGCCTTCACCCCGTATCTATCCTCATGCCAAACGAAGAAACTGTCGTCCCGGTTGTTGGTATGGGCGTCACCGGTCTCGGTTATACCGATCGCCACCCCTACACGGTGATTGAGGTCATCAACCCCAAAACCCTCCGCATCCAAGAGGATAAGGCCACCCGCACCGATACTAACGGCATGAGCGAAACCCAGTCGTACGACTACGAAGCCGACCCAAACGGCAAGATCTTGACCATCACCCTTCGGAAGAACGGCGAGTGGCGCGTAAAGGCCCCCAAGATCGTCCCCGAAGCTTCCCGCTTCCAAGTAGGCGTTCGCCGCAAGTATCACGACTATAGCTTCTGAAAGATGACCAGTGCTATCTGCCCTCACTGTGGAGCACTCGAGAGCGATCTTGAAGCCGGAAGGGAGTGCTTCCGACAACGGCTGACCCACAAACCCATCACTGAAAGACGACCATGCCAGCGAGACGAAAGATCCCCAAGGCCGACTGGAACCGGTGGCGAGCCGAAAAACACCTCCCAAAGGCACGAGAAGCCGCTGTAGCAAGCGCCGTAGCCTTCCTCGATGCCAAGCCCGGCCGGAGCATCACCCTCACAGTCAAGGACCTACCTTATGCCACGGTCACAAGTGACGAAAAAGGCTACGAATACGATCGGATCTAAGCCCTTCTGGCTCGGAATAGCGTTCGGAGTCCTCGGTTTCCTCATCGGAAGTGCCTTCAAATGACCCGCAAGGTCCATCAAACACGCTGGAAATGCCCCCATTGTGGCACCGAAGGCTGGTATACCCCAGGTTCGAAAGGTCCCCACCCCCTATTCGATCATGATCGTAGCGATGGACGTCGGTGTCGTAAGGCAGAACGCTCAAAAATAGAGCCAAAAGGACCTTAATCTTCTGATCCTCCCCTTCGTACTAATCCCATGGCCAAGCTGACCAACCCCCAAGAAACCCTCTTGAAAGCCCTCGCGGGTACTGTTGCCGGCACCGGCAACAGGCGTGTGGAGATCCGTAAGGGCGAGCTCCGCACGGCCAAAGCACTCGAACGCCAAGCCTTCTTGACCCTCCACTGCACGAAAACTCTCTTCGGCCCGTACCATGAGGCCATCTTGACCGCCGCCGGCTGGGCTCGTGTCACTACCCTCGCCAACGAACCACCTAAGAAGTAACCTTCTTATATCCACCCCTAGGGTATATGAGCGCTTCAGCCAAAAAGTTGGTCTCCAGGGTCAAGCAAACAAGGACGGCCGGCGGTGGCTATGGTCCGCACTTCATGAAGATTGTGGCCGCCGTAGATGCCCTAGACTCCAACCTGAAGCGGGTTCGGCAGGCCAAGGTAGCCATAGAAGCCATCAAGAAGATGGCCGCTCAGGACCCTGACGTAGCCCAGCTAGAGGGCATGAGCAAGTACGCCCCCGAACAGCAAGGGGAGTTCCTGGAAAAAGCCATCGACGCCGTGGAAGAGGCCATCAAAGAGTTGAGCCAAGCCTACGACGAAGCAAACAGGATCTACCTGAAGTTTGGCTTGAAATAGCCCTTAATCTTCCGCCCCTTCCCCTCGTATCTACTCCTATAAGCGACGGGAACTCGCACCACAGAGGTGCTGACCCCCGGCGGAGTAGGCCCGGCTTCGGGGAGATCTGTCAACTCCCCCAAAAATCACGGGACAGACCCCTCCAAAGCGGCCCTATTCCAGCGGGGTTGTCCTCTCGAGTGAGGCCATATGACCCGCTGCTTTCTGTAAATAGATACGAGGCGGCCCTCGAAAAGCTTAAGCCCTTTCTGAGGTCCGCTTGTCAACGACCTCAGAATCGTCCTGATCTTCGAGCTCGGCTAGGAGACTCTCTTCTTCCGGTGTAAGATCTGCTTCGTCCATGCATATAGTACGGCCAAAGTGCCTCGAACCTTAAGCCTTGCCTGCTATTAGGACCACCGTCCGACCCCTCATATAATCCCATTAAGGGACCACTCGTTCCCCACGTATCTATCCGGGCCAACCAAAGGGGTACGACCATGACAGGGGAACCAAGAGCCAGTGGAACGTTCATGCTGCCGCCCAAGCCCGAGCACGAGGCCCTCCTCGCCGAGCTAGAAGCCGCCACCAAGCGTGCCAGACTCATCCGGGGCCGTGTGGTCTACCCCTACCAAGCCAAGGCCGTCCTCGCCCTTCACGACACTCTCTTGGATGCCACTCTGCGGGACACCCTACTGAGCAAGCCCCTCGCTGAGATGATTGCCGTGACCGTCCGCGTCCACAGCATTGCCGATTCTTGGTCGGGGCGTGCCGCCAAAAGGATCTCAGGCTGACTCTTTTTGAAGAAGCCCTTATCCCCCGCCTTGCCCAGCCGTAATGGCTAGTGTCAGGCAAACATCCCCCCAATGTCAGACTCGAGGGTCACTTTATGAATCGAATCCTTTAGCTCTCCTCACCCCTGACAGATTCGAGGCCGTCCGGGTATCCCCCTCACCTGGGCGGTCTCCCTATTTTGTGGAGGCCCTCGAGAAAAAGATCTACGTCCACCGCCCCCCGGTGTAGAGTAGCTCTCGAGGGCTCCCGTCTACTCACACCCGAGGGGGATCGTCCTGACCCCCCTCAGCCTCTCCCTCGGAACCATCGAGTAGCCAAGCGGGGGCCCTCACTTTCAATAAAGCCAGGCAGGCTTCGCATGCCGTGTGCTCCCCCTTCGAGCTGGCTTCGGCGAAGCCCTCGCCCTCTCCGGATCACACACTCCATTTTTCAGAAAATCACACAGTGTATTTTTCAAAAAGTGTGAACCGTGTACCTTCACACTAGGAGTGTAACACCCACAGCCTCATCCCACACTCTCCCATAATTAGCGGTCGGCTTGCGGTGTTAGAACTACAAGGCGGTCGGCCGGGATAAATTAGGACCCTTGGCCCAATTCTCCAGAGTATTGCCAACTACGCTGGAATTCGCCCCGCCGGCCCCATCCCATTGATTCCAGGGAGAGGACGAACCGTGGGCCTGGGGTAGGCTTCGCAAGTTTTGAGGGCAAACGGAGCTTTTGAGAGCGCTGATTTTTGAACAGATTTTTGTTCAATTCCCAGAAAAGCCCCAATCACTTCTTACTCCCCTTGGTTACGTACCGAAGAGGGTGTTCTAGAAGAGGGTCTATAGCCTTGAGGGAGCAAAGAGCTTCAAGGGGGTTCTTGGTGTATGTCCCAGATCAATGCTAGCCAGCGAACTCTCCCGTGCCATTGCTACCCTAACCGCTACCCACGGGGATTGCCCTGTCTTCCACGAGGAACGGGGACGGACAGGACGGCGCTGTACACGCGCCTTAGGCCTCATGGGGATTGCCCTGTCTTCTACGAGGAACAGGGGATCCTATGATACTTCGCCGGTCCAGTCCGTCCAGTCCGTCGAGGCCATCACCCAAAAACCACTCCCACCTGGGAGCCACCCCGCATTCCAAACCCTTGTTCCCGCCGGCACCACCTACTTTTTGATTCGATAGAAAACCATGCCTGACTTATTTTGCCCCTACTGCGGAGCCCCTGCGAAACTTGTTGGTGGAGATGTCATCTACCCTCACCGGGGAGATCTCTACGACAAGAAGTTCTGGCACTGTTCACCCTGCAAGGCCTACGTAGGGTGTCATCCTGGCACTGAGACGCCTCTTGGGCGTCTTGCCGATGCTGACCTACGTAAGGCCAAGATGGCTGCCCATGCAGCCTTCGACCCTCTCTGGAGAGAAGGGTCCATGTCCCGGGGTGCCGCCTACGCCTGGCTTGCCACGGCCCTCAACCTGTCCCCTGACGATTGCCATATGGGTATGTTCGACTTGGCTGGGTGCCAGAAAGTCGTGGATGCTTGCCGACTACGAGATGTGCCCAAACCCCTTGAGAACCCAGACTGGTCCGGGGTTGTCCGAAGCTGTCAAGATCGTCTCAAGGAGTACGTCGAGGGTACCAATGAGGATTCAGACCTACCGCACTACGTCTACGAAGCGGCGATGGCCACTGTCTTTGGACCCGACGTGTGGGAGTGGGTTCGCAAGAACCAATCCAACCCTACGCGGTGACAGGTTGGGTTCAGAGAACCCTGGGATAGTCCCTCGGATGAGCGAGGATGGTCTCTGACGACGTTTTGGCCACAGGGGGTGGGTCTCTCTAGCCTTGGGACACCCCGAGCGTCTGAGGGCCTTCTGGGTGTCACTGACACAAGGGCTTAAGAAAAGCGGAAGAAGGTACGTAATGGTTATCATGACTCAGAACCTCATCGAATGAAGGACCCAAAGCCATGAAACCCTACGGACTAAACCGAATTGAAGCCGGCGACCTCGACGTAGTCGGCTGTATCAACGGCGGCCGAGCTACCCACTTCTACAGCATCACCGCACGTGCCTTCAAGGCTCTTCGCAATGGGGCCAAGGACACCATTCGCCGTATTCATAAGCGTCGTGCCCGTGCCCAGTCCAAGAAGCTTTGCTCCGAGATCGACGAGTAGGAACCTACCAATGAGCCGCGAATACCGCATTGAGTACCTGCCACCGAAGGGCACCAAGTACAAGTGGGAGTCGCCCTCATTGACCCACCGACCTATTGGGTGCAGCGTCCCCATCCTCACCTGGCCCCAAAGCCTCACTCTGTACGTTGACAAGGTTAGGCGTGGCTACCGAGGGTTCTTGAACTTCTACTCAATCAACGGCGGGTCGCTCGTAAGGAAACACACCCGCTACTACAAGACGGCTCTATCCGCATGCAAGGCCATTGAGCGAGTGGGTGATGGGCTACTCAAGGCTGACACTCAACCGTGGATGAAGAAGGCCCTCAAGCTCAAGTGGCGGCCGCCAGCGATGAGTTCTGACGATTGACCGGATAAGAAGACTACAGTCCGCGTCGAGATTCCTCACGAACGTCTAGACGACTTCTTTGACCTCATGTCCCCCGAAGACTACTACCCGTCGAATGCAAGCTCTGAATGCTTGTGACCGCGTTCTTCACGCATGCTGAGGAAGCAGCTCTTCGCCACTGATATGAATGGACTTGCTCTTGGCACATGATCCCTTTGCATTGGAAGGAGCGATGTCCACGACTATCGGGTAGAGGGTTCGTCCATTCAACCGGACGCACTCGTCAAAAGTTAAGAGTGAACCTCCGCGACGAAAGACAAGCAAGAAGGCCTCCAGAACCTTGTGCTGACCATCTAGCTGATTCCAAGTGTCCCAAACCTGCCACGTTGCCCTCACTACCTTAGTCTTGGGGGAGCCATCGTTGTACTGCTTGGCTTCGATGTAGAGGGCATGGGGCAAGGACGGATCGAACAAGTCGGGTCGAAGTGTCACGATTGGAGCATTGAAAAGCGGGTTCAACCCTTGGTCAAAGAGGTACTCGGCGGCCGCGGAAGTAAGGATGTCTTCGGGCCGACTCGCGTCCTTGCATCGCTCCAAGAGGGTCTGAGCCATGAACCGCTCACATTTCGTCTTGAACCGCATTACGAGGGCTCGGTGGGAAAGGTGCAACCCGAACCTGAGCACCATTTCCTCACGAAAGGTGCCGAGGGCTTCGAAAATGGTTGCGCGGTAGGAAGCCAAGTCACCCTTCTCGTGCTCATATCTTACGTCTATGTCCAACGCAGTATTTGCCACCTTAAGCTCGTAGATCGTTGCGATGTACGACTCAAGATCGTCGGTCTTCGGTGGAATCAAAGACTGGGCAAAACGGACGAGGCGGCTCCAGGCGGCTCCAGCATGGACTTGCTCAACCGCACATCTTATTCGCTGGGCGACGTCGTGGTCAAATTTGATCTGGTCGTATGCGCTCTGAAACTTGTCGAACTCCTGCTTGTCAGTGTCCGACTGGCATTGCCTCTTGACGTTGGCAAGCCACATTCCCATTGGGCTCAAGACCATTTCGACTAGGGATTGCTCGTGCTTGTATCCATCGGATGAAAGTGTCGGGTTACGTTCGCTCGTCAAAAGTTGCTGGATGCTGCTTGGGTGCCCGAGTGACCGCATGGATTCGTCATGTTCACTGGCGTCCAAGGCTGCATCCCAAGCAGCCGTGAACCAACCTTCGTGCTGTTGCCAGAGTTGTAGGAGCCTCTCGGCCAGGCTTGTGTCAGTAGTCAGGTACTCTTGGCGGGCAGTTTCATACTCAGTCTCCAGATCCTTGGCTATTGCACGAAGGCGAGGTTCCGAAGCGACCAACTGAATTAGACGAGGAACAGCGAGAAGCAGCCCTCGGCCCTCCCGACGTGAAATGTAATCGACCTGGCGTTCGAAGAGTTGGATGAGTTCGTTCATGTACGATGACAGTACACCGGAATCACCTCCCGGGGCCTGAACGGCCCATCCTGTTCACCAGTGTCAACTGGCACATTCACGTTAGGCCGAGCGGCCATTCTACCCTCGCTAAGTCTATTTTTTCGAGGCTGGCGAGCCCTACTCTGGTGTACAAAAACTCCATGAGAGATCAAGACCTGCTCGAATTTATCAAATCCGTGATTAGCCTACCCCCCTTACTAGGGGAACTGGTACAGGAACTACGTCAAACTAGGGTGGAATTGACCAAGGTGGTGGCTGCGACTAGGGGTCAAAACCCAAGCCTTACTACCACCAAACGAGGGGTTTGCGACCCGTCCGACCAAGACTTGTCGTCACAATCAAAAGGGCTGACATTCCATCACGACGGAATTTCTGAAGAAAAGATGAAGAGGTACTCCAGTCTATTGATCCGAGGGTTACTCGACAACTCAGTGTATGACAAAACTGGAATAGGCAGGCCCGGTATCGAATCTATTCTCCGCGCTGAGGGGAAGAAAGACCTAATCCGAAGAGTGATCAAACCACTCGTAGTACTCGGGGTTTTGGTCCGAGTTGGTAAAAACGTCAAACTATCAAGCGACCGATCGGTCGCCCATAACTACCTCAAAATGGTCGACGGGACCCGGTAACGGAGAATCTCTATGTCCAAGAATTCGACCATCACGATAATCTCCGTTGACGAATGCACCGGAGGCGCATCCATAAAGTTTGATCGGGAAGTCGATGGGGCTTCGGAATGGAATCTCATATTTCCAGGCCTGACCGGCACACTCTACAAACTCTTGAAAGATGGGTTGGTTGAAAATCCCACCTTTGAGTACTGTGATCCCTTGGTCTTCACTACCGGGGGTAAAAGAACCTCTAAGGACAGAGTTTCCTTCTCCAGGCTCAACATACTCAGAGCTCTGAAGGTAAATGCAACCAACCAACGCCCCCTGACCGCTTCAAACGTAAAGAGGTTCGTCCAAATTCACAAAGAAGGTCAGTGGGGACACTCCAGTGACCGAGTGACCTTTCGAGAGGGTAAACTGGTTAACGGCCAGCACCGCTGCTTCTCCTGCTTGGTTTGTGGTTCCGATGCCATCTTCGATATACTGCTTGACGCGACCGAAGAGGATATAGCTCGTCAAGATGGCCAAACCCCTAGGAAGAAGTACGATAACGCTAGCATGCTCGGTAAAATCGATGTGGACTACGACAAGTTACCACCTAGAGGTATCTTGTGGCCAGCGCTAAGCCTGATCTTTGAGCTGAAACACAAACACCAACCCAACACCGATCAAGACACCGCAGACATATTCAACGAATTCAAGGATGCTCTTGAGTTTCTAGCTCGGTTGTACAAGAGCAAAACAGCCTCAAATAAACAGATCATTCATGAATCTAGCGTCCTGGCAGCCATGTTGATCGCGTACAAAAAGTACTCAGAGCGAGTGTATGACCCGTTCTACAGTATTACTATCCCCAACGTCTCTGAAGAGTTGAATGACCCCCTGAAGCGGCTATTCGACTACCTGAATCGAAATGGTGGTAAATCCGCCGTAATCAAGCGAGAGCTAGAGAGTAAGGCCAAAGAAGACAAGGTACGCAAAGAACGCAACGAGGAGCCATCCTCCTCAGCCAAACACAGAATCGTGTTCCGAGTCCTGACAGCCCTCAGACTCCACCTTGAAGGTAAGACCATCGCCCAAAGTCACCAAATCAAGTGCTCCCCAGATATTATGGTCCACTACAAGTAAGGGTGGTTTTCTTGCATGAATTCACTAGAAGTTCTACTTTCGATATTCCAAGACGGAGAATGTATCTCGAAAAATGTGATCGCCAGCAGGATCCGAGACTCCCCATACCCAATAAAATCCGTGGACCTAATAGGCTACTTAGGGACCTTGCTGTCAAGTAACTCGAAGTGCTTCACCAGCAAACAAGGTACCCGCAGGGTCCGTCTCTACTGCCGTACCCCTGTTGGGGATTCCCTCCTGACCCCAAGTGTGTTGAATGAGATCATTCTAGCCAACCTACCTACGGACAAGTACTTGGGTTTCCGCGGGATCCTGAGCCGTACCCGAATCAACAAGACTAGACTCAAGTCTAGTCTTCTAAGCCTGATCAGAGAGGGTAGAATAGTGCGGAGAGCCAGCTACGAGAAGGAAAAGGAGGCCCACTACTTAAAACTTGAGAAAGACCCAGTATCTGTTGAGGTGTTACCTGAGAGTAGGATCCCTGTCAGTAGGGTACCTAAAGCCCCCGCGTTACCTGAACCCGAAAAACCTAAACCGACCTTCCCAGTCCTAAGGAGGAAGAAGAAGTGCCCGACCTAGAAGCTACCACCCTCTCCAACATACTAGTCTCACTCCAAGACAAATACGGAGCAGACCTGTTCAAAGAGGCCTTTGACCTTTTGAAAGCCCAAAGTAAACCCAAGGTCCGCCCAAAACGTCACCAAACCCCTAAACCTAAGACCATTATAGCTAAGATACGATCTGTCGTTCGTGTAGGCGAATACCTCACCACTCGTGGAGTCATAGATCGTTTGATTACGTTCGGGTTCGACGAGTACCCACATAGCGTTAGTGCCGCCCTGTCCATCACATGTTCCAAAGGGAATGGATTTACCCGGACCAAAAATCGTTGGCATAGGGTAAGCTAGAAGGTCTCGGTGTGTCATGCAAGTACCTGACATTTTGAAGCTGATTTGGAGCAAGGTTGAGAATCCTCATTCGATGTGTCCGGACGTAGAGATCGGCTACGTCCGCAGGGTGTTGGGCGAAGTGATGGCGGCAGAGGTGAAGGACCGTGGGATACTTGCTGACGAGGTAGACCGGTGGGTATTGGGCCAGGTTCTGGTGAGTCCTGTGGGGGAGGAGGGTTTGGCTGAGGACTGGTACGGGACGAACCGGGTGTACTTGGAGCGGATTCAACCGCCTAACGACAACTACGAGGACAAGGGCTATTGCGAGGCCATAGAGGCCCAATTCGCGGCCGAGGACCTGGAGAGGGGGCAACGGGAAGCCGAGGTAAAGGAAGCGCTTAGGCGGTTGATTGAGCGGGGTTTGGTGGGGAGTACTTTGGAGGGCGGGTATCCTCCGAGGTATTTCGGTGACCTCTCGGTGTATAGGAAGTTGGCTGAGCTCTCTCGCCCGGCCACCCTATGAGTCGAGTCCATCAGATGTTGCAGTACCCAGTCACCTTACGAATCGAGTCCTTTAGCTCTTCTCACCTACAAGAGCTGGAACCGCAGTGGTCGGAGACTCGTCACCTTATGAACCGAATCCTTTAGCTTTTCTCACCTCAAACTTGCCAGAACAGTGGTGACACTGAGCAGTCATCTTATGAACCGGACCCTTTAGCTCTTCTCACTGCCAACACGATAGCCATGACAGCGTTGGTTGGTCGTCATCCTATGAACCGAATCCTTTAGCTCTTCTCACCCTTCTTCGCCAATCGGGGAGATCACGAAGCACGAGTCACCTTATGAACCGAGTCCTTTAGCTCCCCTCACACCCCTACCAGTACACGCTATAGGTCGTGCCCCGTCACCTTATGAACCGAATCCTTTAGCTCTCCTCACCTACTGCCATCCTCAAGGGTCAGACTGAGACTGAGTAGTCACCTTATGAACCGAGTCCTTTAGCTCTTCTCACCTATCTACCAATGGATCTATCACAACGGAACGGCCAGTCACCTTATGAACCGAGTCCTTTAGCTCTTCTCACAACGAGGAGGAGGACTGGGGTCTCGACGAGGACGAGTGTCACCTTATGAACCGAGTCCTTTAGCTCTTCTCACGCCTTGTCCCTGGTGAGTAACTCGATTAGGACGGCGTCACCTTATGAACCGAGTCCTTTAGCTCTTCTCACCCTCCCTTCAGGACCCCAATGATTCCAACGGTATTCAATCAGGTTTGCGAGGGGGTCTCGATAAAACTCTCGAACCTGAAAATAGTTTGTCGGATGACGTCACGATCGGTGTAGAAGGACTGCAGATGAAGACGGACACGCCTTTGCGAGAGGTGAGAAGAGCTAAAGGATTCGGTTCAGACGGACCTAAAAATCCGTTAACAGGGTGTCCAAGGATATCACGTGGTACGAGCAAGTCCCCACGTGAAGCGTGCTCAGAAACGATATCAATAAGACCCCGGAATGCTTCCTCAGTTCCGGGCTCTCGAAGCTCTGTCAGCAGACAACAATCCCGAAACGGGGCGGAGCAGACGGACGCAAGTCCTGAAGGTCATTCTGATACAATTCCTAGAGGTGACGTAACTGGGCAGCTACCTGATACGTCGTCACAGCCGCAAGGCTGCCCTGATAATCTCAGGGGAAACCCGAAGGGTGCCGTAGAGGAAACTCCACGGCACCCTCACCGGGTGTTTTGCTTAGACTATAAAGGCAGGCCTTTGATGCCGGCCAAGCCCCAGAAGGCACGCAAGCTTCTACGGAGTGGTGAAGCCGTAGTAGTCAAGCGTATGCCTTTCACGATACGTCTCAAGAAGCTCACATCAGAGCATACGCAGCCGCTTGACTTGAAATTGGATCCGGGATCGAAGTACACGGGTGTGGCTGTTGTCGCCAACGATCGTCCCGTATACCTGGCTGAAATCGAGCACAAGGGTTCTAGGGTAAGGGACAACCTGAAAAGTCGCTCGGCGTGTCGCCGACGTCGCCGTTCGGCCAACTTGAGATACCGTTGTGGAGGTCTTCGGCGAAAGACGCCGTTGAACCTATCTAGTAATCAAAAGCAGCGTGAGAAGTGCCCTGGTGGAAGGTTCAAGCACAGGGCCAAACCAGAAGGTTGGCTTGCACCGAGCATTCGGAATCGTCTCGAGAACGTCGTGACGTGGGTTAGACGTCTCAGTAAGTTGGTGCCTGTTACACGCATAGTGCAAGAGCTTGTACGCTTCGACCTTCAAAAGTTGGAGAACGCTGAAATCCAAGGCGTTGAGTATCAACAGGGCACTTTGTTCGGCTATGAAGTGCGTGAGTATGTCTTGCTAAAATGGGGACACAAGTGTGCCTATTGTGAAGCCAAGGATGTACCTCTGGAGCTAGATCACATCGAGGCTAGGTCCCGCGGTGGCAGCGATCGTGTAAGCAACTTATGTACAGCCTGCAGGCCCTGTAATCTGAGGAAGAGCAATCGACCTTTGGAGGAGTTCCTCAAGGGTAAGCCAAAAGTCCTAGCCCGAATTAAGGCACAGATGAAGGCTCCATTGAAGGACGCCGCTGCTGTGAACTCGACTCGTTGGGCTTTGAGGGATCTCCTGAAGACCTTTGGAGTTGAAGTTGCTGTAGGCACCGGAGGTAGAACGAAGTGGAATCGAACGCGACTAGGAGTGCCTAAGGGTCATGCCTATGATGCCCTTTGCGTGGGTGAGGTTGATCGTATTCGGTATTGGAACATTCCGATCTTGTTCATCAAGAGCATTGGGCGTGGCAGTCACAAGCTGGTGAAAACCGATGCTTACGGGTTCCCTAAGGCCAAACTTGGCCCAGGCCATCCGAGAAAACGCCATATGTTTTATCGTGACCCTGGACGCTTAGGGCAACGAAAGCCCGAGATAGTCTATCCCAAGGGTGAGCTTGAGAAGTCGAGGGGTGAGCTAGGCAAACGGCCTCATGGTTTCTCTACGGGAGACATTGTTCGACTTCCCGATGGTGTTCTAGCTAGGGTCGTTGGGGCTAGGGCCTCGGGTTCTATGCAAGTCCGGGTTTTTGGGTCCGACAAGGATCGCAACATTACGTTTCGAAAGCTCACCTTGGTTGAGCGAACTAGTGGGTACGAAGTCCACTTGTGATCGAGAATAATCACATGCCTATGAGGTACCGAGTCACCTACAATATATTCCTAGCCTTTTCAGGTAAGCGTGTTGGGAGCAAGGCACAGGTCGTTCTTGAGGTTGAGGTCAACCAGGGCGAGAGTGTTAACGACATAGCCTACGAGGCGGCGTCCAATCTATTTGCCGACAAGCGGTTTGTGATAGGCGGTGAAACCCTATTGGGTTCGCCGGTATCCGTTGAGGAGATCAAAGGTTCGTAGGTTACATGGCTGACGAGAAGCGTGAGGCAGTAGTTTTGTCATCGCCCATCACCTTTGATGAAGGGTGGCATCCGGAGGTTCCAACCTTTGGGGGAGAGCGTTGGGCACCAGAGATAGGCGTAGCTCGGGATCTCACGGTGAATCACACGACAGTTGGCGGCCGTGGTGTGGTGAGTAGGCTCATGGGCAGGAAGCGATGACCTCGAGAAAGGACGATTGTAGGAGCTTGTCGGGTCAGCATGTTCATCGTGCGGGTACTACGAGCATGAGCAACGGGCTTCTATCCTCGGAGGCGATGAGGCATCACGACAACTGTCGGGGCATTCACGGGGCTGCCAAGGCACGTTCTGGAGTCAAGAGGGCTACGGTCCATCTATCCCGAAGGTTGGGGAAGAAGGCTTTAGACGAAGAGTGACGTCACCTATTGCATAACGCCCGAGGAGCGATCCGAGGTAGGGCCTTCACCCCAAGCCTTTCTTACTTGGGAATACCGGACGGGAGACCCAACTTAACACACTCTTCTGGGGTCAAGTGTGGTTCTGGTAGGGTGAATTCGAGGGTAGTGCAGGCTAGTCCTACTCTAAGTACGTATACGACATGGTTAGCATCGTTCTCGTCTTGGATTCGAGACGAGTTTCTAAACACTCCGAAGATGGTTCCGTCGCTACCCCACAGGGTTAGGCATTCTTTGGCTAGTGCTTCCATACGGTCCAGGACCTTTTTGGAGACGTCTTCGAGGCTTTTCGTTGAGAAGAGCTCGAAGATAGGAATGAACAGCTTTGTCGACCTTGTGACCAACAAGATATTCTCTCCTTCGTTTCCAATGACGATGAAAGGGTCTCCTTCGTTCTTATTGTAGGCTGGATTTCCTGGTTCACAATGTTTGACCCAGATCACTTTGTTCATAGGGTTAGAGCACGTCATTGAAGACGGGTTTGAGAGCTTGGAGCAGACACTTTTCGGGGGTCAATGTCTTACCTTCGAAGAAGCTGGTCAAAACGGGCCACTCACTGTTCAGGCAATCCTTGAAGTACACGCCAAAGTAATTGAAGTCCCAGCTCTTCACGAGGTCCCCTACTACTCTGGAAGCCGTAATCGTCAAAATGTTGGTGTTCCTAAGGAGTATAGTGCCCTCCCCCGACCACACCAACTCCCAAGGGATCCCTGCATCCTTCATTGCCATTGTCATCTCGAACATACTTACACTAAGCGCTACTTTAGCTTCATTGTAAGCTAGGTCTGCCTTTTCTCGTAGTTCGAGGTTGGCCTTACGTTCTTCGACAACGCGTACCTTTTCGGCTTTCAGGTAAGCTATCAAGTTTGTTTTCTGGCCGTCCGTGGTGTTCATAGCGTTCTAGATACACCGGTTCTTGGTGTATACCCCTTGACATGACTCAAGAAGCCTTGAAGAACCGCAGTGGGAACGTGACGTATAGCAGCAAGCTTGTGAGCTTCCTCTATGGGCTTTTGAGGGATCACTTACCGGCTGGCAGTGTCGAAGAGCTAGTCCAGGACTCACAAGTGTCTGAGGTGACGTACACCAACGGATGGTTAGCTGATTATGCCCAGGACGTAGCTGATCGGCTCAAGGACGAGGTGCCACCCAAGGTATCACCTAAGGGTCTTAATCCCGATGATCTTCAGGTCAGGGAAGTAATCCGGGTTCTCAGTGAATCTGTGGGGTTCAATAGGGGTTGGAAGTTCCAGCATGCGGAGACGAACCTGGGTCCGCTCAAAGCGATGGTCAACTCTAACGGGCAGGTCATAGCCTACATACCGCTCAAGGTTTTCGACGTCGTGACGGACGTCTAAAGAGACCGTCATGGCCAAGAAGTTCACTCTCAAGTTGTAGGGCGGCACCCCTTTCGGTGTATAAGTTGGAGAGGTTTAGGCCATGAACAAAGACGAACTCAAGCTACGCCTGACACGTGATAGAAACGAGATGCAAACAAGACGAGAAACACGTACACACAAGGAGAAAATCCTCGATGATATGTACTTACGTGATCTGCGGAATCACGTAATTCCAGCCATAAATGAGATATCTAAGGACTTGGACTTAGGATTTGAGCTTGTTTTGCGTCAACGGACGATCTACTATCAATTAGGGGAAGTTAATCAGGGGGCGCTTGGCACTCTGATTCCGAATACTACAGCATCGGAGGACGCCTCTCCAACCTTACAGATTGTTGGGGGACAGAATGTTGTGGTGGGAGGAGGTCCTACTATTTCCGAGTCTCTATTTGGAGCTCTCTACGGAGCCATCAAGATGCAAAAACTCTCCGAGCAAGTAGGTCAAATGCCATTTTGAGCGTAGGCTTCTCTCCTAGACTCAGGTGTGACGGACCCGGTGAGAACGGGGCTTAGCGGGGCGTTTAGCCGCCTTCAACCGGCATCCTTCTCGATGAGCGGGGCGACGGTCTTGAACTTCTCCTCTAGAACGTACTGCAGGCGTTCGAGTGCTCTGGTCTTCATGCCTTCGTAGGTATCGCTGGCGAGGAAAGCTTGACCGTTCTCGAAGGAGAGACCCCACTTCCAATCTGGAGCGATCAAGCTCTTCCATGAGGCGGTGACGGTAGCTGTGAACCAGGCATATCGGTCCCCCGACCTAACTCTCTCGAGTATGGTGTCCACGGACAGGTACTCTCCATTGGCGTGGACGGTATTTTTGACGGGGGTGTCCAAATCGTTCGTGATATTCACGGTGAAGATCACTTCGTCTGGGCGGAGATCACGTAGCTTCATGGGGCACTTTCGGGGCAACCTTGGTCATGCCAGGAGCGGCAGAGCTCGTTCAGGTCTCGACAGAATTGCTCGCCGTTGTCTTCGTATGTAGTGAAAGCCGTTCCGCCCATATAGACGCACCAACGTTCGTATTGGGACATGATGGCGAAGTACTGAGCGGCCGATGGCATGAAGGGTATTACGAGCCTGGTGAGGCGAGGGTTAAGGGGCGTCTTCGGTGTATCTTCTTGGAGCCATGAAATTCCAGATAGCTACGTACCGGCGGTCGGCGGCGGTAGACAAGCTTTTCAAGGACCAGCTTGCTGGTCCTTACACGGCCGTTTGCCGTCCTTTCCCTTGGAGTGAGGAGAAGTCTATTTGGGCGTGCGGTGACACTCCTGAGGAGGCACGAGCTCGGTTGATGGTACTCCTCCAGAACCATGTGGACTGGTCGTACCCTGAACTCGAGGTGACGGAGGTTGAGCTGGAGATCAGCGAAGAAGCACGGGCTAGGGTGGCTGCGTCCTTGAGGGGTGAGTGATGTCAGAACCAAAAGTAGGCTACGTGACCGTATCCTTCCGTGTCCCTAAGGAAGCGTGGGAGGGGGTGACCAAGATGACGGTAGGTGAGGCCCTTGAGGTAGTGGAGGATCTCTGTATCATGAAGGGTGCTCCGATCCGTCGGCGTGAGGCAGCTTCTCTGGTGGATTTGCGCTCTCTCGAAGGCGTTCGAGGCCCTTGAGGTCCAAATCTATCGAGGCGTTGACCTTAGGATCGCCGAAGTTTGGGTTGGGTATGAGTTTGGAGAGCTTTTGGATAATCGTGTTGAGGGAGGCCTTGTCGAACTCCTCTGATCCATCGCTGTAGAGCAAGAGGTCAGCGATTCCAGTGAGGAGCCGTTCAGCCTCTTCGCTTGTTTCCTCGATCTCGGATTTAGCCAAGGCAGCGAACAGCTTCACTCGCTTCTCGGGTGATGACATGTACTCTTTGATGAGCTGACGGCCGAGACGGATTCTGGAGGGTATTTGGTTTAGTAGGGTTTCAATGGTCAGTGGTTCCATGAGGGGTAACATACACCGATCTGAGTCGCTCCCTGAGGGATTGTTGGTGTATCTGTAGCCTATGAACATCATCATTGATCGAACTCATTGCGCTATAGGCCTCAAGATCGAAGTAGTCAACGAAGGTACTGTCCGCATTGACTGTTCAAATGTCTCCGAGAACTACAATCCGACCGTGGTGAGTATTCGACGAGAAGAAGCTCTCGAAGAGATGGCCAAGAGAGTTGATGCTTGGCGGGCCGCCAAAGCTAAGCCCGATCTCTGATCCACTTTGCTTTTGACGCTAGATTGTTCGTAGTCGTGAATAGGGTATCCATGTCGGCAACAAGTATCTTTGCATCGTCTGGTGCGATCTTGGTCAAGTCACCCAGGACGTCGGACACCCGCTTCGAGGGAGATCAAGCCGCGGTTCTTCCGCCACGTGGCCTACGATATCAAGTGGCGTCTGACCATGTAGTCCTAGACTTCGAACCCCATTAAGAACCAGGCGGTTCTGTTCGTATTGCTTGGTATGGACCCAAACCAAATCAAGCCATCAAGTTTTAGAGCATCATCAATACGGGAAGCATCTTCGGTACAGGAAGAGTCTTGGGACACGATACCCCCAACGGCTGCGGCTGCCACTTTGATCCAAGTGGAAAAGGTAGTGGCTTTGAATACAGGGAAGGCAACGTCGGTACCTGAGACGTGGAACGAGGACTTGGTCATCACTTCGCAGGATCAACCAGAGCTGTTGAGCAAGTTGGCACAAGCATTGGGCGTAGAGCCCAAGCAGGTGACCCTACACCTCATGGTGAGTCACGGGATGGTCCACCGGGCCGTCTTCATCAACGAGAAGTTGGAGCGAGGGCGACGGGTCAGTGACGTTCTCAACCGGATCAACTGGTCCTGACCATTAAGGAATTTGGCTCTTGGCCGTATTGGCCCGTATGCTACGCCGCCACGGTACCCCAGGAGGGTTCATTGATTACGAAAGCTGTGCCAGGGGGTACCTTTTGGCATCCCCTGCAGCGAAGCCTCCGACCAGGGAGATCTCCGACCAGTGGCTAACCCATAACGTCGGTGTTCTGCTCCAAGTCTTTGAAGCTTCCGGGTTCATAGACTTCAAGGATGACATCGGGGACTATGACGGGATTGTAGAGCTTGGGTGGGCCGAAAAAACCACTGAGGGCGGGCCTTGGCAGCGGGTAATGCTGACGGTCCAGGGTGCTGACATAGCAGAACAAATCCTTCATGTCGTGAAAGCATCCACGGAAGGCCCAAGAGAAGAGGACCTTTTGGTTGCTCTCGAACCCATAGCGAAGAAGTATCGTGTAAGTGCCCAATCCCTTCGGGCCGTCTGGTACTACGCAAGAGGTGTCCTTCCTAGGGATGCTAAGGGCAAGATCCCCAGAGCGGACGGTCGTGGCTACATCGCTTCGAGCTCATATGTCAGCACTTTAGCTGAGTGTGCTATCGCGATGATGCACAACTCGGATGTCCTAACGTACTACGCTCCCGAAGGACGTCCCTACCCTTTCAGGCGAGATAAGTGTAAGCAAATAATCGAGTTCTTCCTCAGCGAGACACCCTACACTTTGAACTTGGGGGATGCTCCTAGGATGACAAAGGGTCCTGCTTGCAAAGGTTTGCTACCGGGAAAGAAGGACCCTGAGAAGGAGTTCTTGCGGGTGTTGTCCGAAATAGCTGCGGATGCTAGAACGGCTGGGTTGGATCCGGATGACGTCTTCATCCTGGGTAAAGATGGGAAAGCTCGTCCGGGGCGACTTTTGAAGCTGTACGGCCTTCCGTCGGTGTAGAAGTCTCTCATGCTTCAGGTGTTGACTCTAGAACTTCGCAAGTCGGTGGAAGTGAAGGAAGGGGATCCTGACCAAAGATCTGAGATCTATAAGGCTCAATCAGAAATTCAGAAGCTTGTTGAGGGCTTAGGTTGGGAGGTCGTCATCCCGTTGACAGTGGTTTCATTTCCTTACGACCCTTGTGACTGCGATGGCATGAATGATGGAGGTTGAGCAATGCAGACCATTTCAGTTACCCTACGACCCATCGGAAATGCCGGTCTCTATGTCGATGTGTACGCGAGAACCAAGGTACTTAGGGAAACTTTGGAGAACGCCATCGAAGAGGCTCTTGGTTGTAACACCAAGGAGGGCCCCGACTTCAACGGTGGTTACCCCTATCCTCTCCTGATCAAGGTTGTAGAGCAGTTGACCCTTCATCGGCCGCAGGACAACTGGTACATCACCTATTGGGACACTGAGGGTCAGCCCTGGGAGATGCGCTACAACAGGCCTGAAAAGACACCTAAAAAGGCTGGTTAGGGACTTTGGTGTATTGGTACTTCCATGAAAAGAGGACTAACTTTTACAGTTCGTCGGATCGTGGAAGTACCTGATAGTGATCACTCTGAGGATGATCTCTTCAAGCTTGTGGAAGGGTATAAGAAGGCCCTAGAGGACCAAGGTTGGACTACCGAAGACGTTGAGGATTTGGACGAAGATCCTGACGATGATGGCTTCGATAATGATGACTTTGAAGACGAGGATGACGAGGATCCCTGATGTCTCGGCTAGGTGAAATCATTGATGCACCCTAGTTGGTGACAGAGGAGAACTAAGCTATGTTTCAAGCGAAGATGAGACGTTTTCGGACGGCAGTCGCACAGTCTCTACGTTGCTTCACCGAGACCTATGCGCATGCAGGCCCTAAAACACACACAACGCCAGAGATGCTCGAGATACTCATGGCTCGCCCTAGTTGGTTGGAGGCGACAGCTCTAGGGCATCGGGGCAAACCAACCCTAAAGGCGTGGGTGAGCTGGCATGGTTGGAATTCCGTAAACGTCTCGATCGCACAGGTAACGGAGCACGGTTCGGGTCCTAACCGAACGACCACGTTCCTAGCCTTGACGGACATTCCAAAGCGAGATGATTGGGTTATTGGATTTCCTGGTGTGTCAGTATGTCCTTGATCATCACACAACAGATCATTGATGAAGTCCACGAGCGTTTGCAGTACGATGACTGCTTCGATTGTGAATACCTCAAAGACGTGCCCTTGACGGCTGCTGGACTGCTTGCGATGGTCAACCACTTAGGCCCTCTCTATGGGAGAGAAGCGACCTTAGTGGTGCTTGCGTGGTCGGCCGCTGAGGCTTTGATGAGGGAGTCGACTTCGATCTTCTGCGATCGTAACTGGAACCTCAATCTAGCTAAGGATCGCCGGGAGCTAAAAGCCCTACAGATCTTCAAGAGTCGCTACCGTAAGCCCTTGTTCGAGGCCGGGTATGTTGGTGACTTGATTGAGCTTGTACCCGTGGTGGCGAGCATTCAAGCGACTTCGAGTTACGCGATCCTGACGGTGGCCCCAGGGCCGCTACAAATTGAGAACGAAAAGGGCGTGCCGCACAATTCGATATTGGCCCACTGGAAGGTCCCTTAATACTTTGCTCTTCCGGACGTAGTGGTGGCTGTAGTCGAAAGGACACCCTATGAACAAGCTGACCAGTTGGAGAGTGAACCTTCTACGCCGTTGCTGCTCCGGTAGCAGACGGTGCCCGTCGGGTGGTGAAGACTGATGTTGCCCTGGGCTCTGACCGTGGTTGGTCTGACGACCATCATCACGCAATCCAAGCTCCTCGCACCCATCCGACGGGGTTTTGAGAATCGTACCGGGTCTAAGTTCCTCTGTTGCCCGATGTGCATGGGCTTCTGGGTGGGCTTAGGCCTGTCCCTTATTGGCTTGAGTTGCGTCACCTCGTTGGCGCCCCCGGTGCTTCGTTGGGTCGCCGATGGTTGGGCGTCGAGTGGCCTGAATTGGATCGTCTACGTAGTCCTAGTCCGATTGGGCTCGAAGGATTTGTGACGGTCCTTGATTCTGCCGACGAACCCAGGAACTTTGGGGTAGACCAATCGGGGGAAGGTCATCGAAAGGGGCCTTCTCCCGGTGTATATACCCCTTCATGGGAAGTTTCAACACGACGTGCATGCTATCAGGACTACCGATCACCTATCAGGATCCAGTGCGAGTCCTTTTAGTGACGGAGCACCCGCGAGCAACCTTGGCCGAGAGATGTTGTGACTTCTCATCGAAGTGGCTCCCCCGAACATTCCCCGTGCGAGGCACCTATAATGACGCTGGTGGCCTCGAGAACGTAACCGATGGGGTGTTCAAGCGTCTTTGGATTGAGGGGCTACAGAAGGACCTAATTGAGCTTGGTGAAGGTGAGAATCCGTGTCACGACGTTCCAGTGACTCGAAATATGGAGTGGGACAAGCTGTGGGAAGCGATCTGGGAGGAACGCCTTATTGTATCTGGGCTTGGGGATCTTGGAAGAGGTCGAGTTCCCGACAAGACCTACGCTAAGCCTGAGGACGTGCCTAGTTGGTGTGTTCGAAACGTTCGGGTCGCGGTGGCTATGGTCCGCGAGGACGTTTGGCAATCGATGCTGTCGACATGGATCCAGCATTGGGATAGTAAGCCAACGACGATAATTGACATTCTAGAGCAGGTCAGGTCTTACTGGACTTACTGCAAGGACCTTCTGAGCGAGGCCAAGTACCTAGCTACCTGGCCTCGAGAGGAGTGGGCGACGGCTCAAGTCGAGGGATTGGATAGAGAGTCGATCCGGAACCTCATTCGTGGGACGTCGTCGTTTTCGTCCCGCCGGCTAGAACACCCGTTGAGCCAGAGCATCAAGGACGAACTCGTGACCGGCTGGGGGACCCAATGGCTGAGGGCTTTGGAAGGGGCCGTCCCCGAAGAGGAACTCGAGGAGTTCTTCGCCGGGGTCGCTGAGGCGGTCTGGGTTGAGATGGTGAACGGCTATCGCGAGGTAGTCTGGCAGCCTTCTGTGCTTGGAGGCCAAGAGCATGGGTGGCTTCGTTGGATGAAGTACCACCGGGATATGATTCAGATCATCTCGGGACTCATGCTCAGGGATGAAGAGGACGACGAGCCGATGGGGCTTGGGGTCGTGGGCGTCCCCGTTCATCCCTCAGGGGTGACGCCGGGTATGGTCCTGGAGGACCTACAAGACCTTCTGACGCTCACGAAGTTTCGGAACGCGGGATTGTCCAAGGATGACGCTCTAACGGCTCAGACGCTGGTACGTGAGGAAGCAGAGGCACTTCAGGGGCGAGTGCAGAGACCCCTCAAGGCGCCGCCCGAGTTTCGTGGGGTTCAAGTACCACACGCTCTCGTCTTGGACCTCTACCGACTGGGGACTGGGAAAGTCGTACCCGAGTTGATCTACGACGTGCAGCAGTGGTTTCATGAACGGGTGGGGACGATCGGTTGGAAGGTTCTCACATGGGATGAAACCTCATGCTACTTGGCTAGGAACTGAGTCATGGCTACACACGAAGAAGATCTAAAGGCAATCAATGCTGACATCGAGCTTTTGGAGGCAGAAATAGCTTCGAACAAGGAGGAGCTTGAGCTTATGGACAACCCTCCCTTGAACCCTAGCCGTAAGGCTTATCTACGGCTACGCAACACCTACTTGGGAGAGAAGCTTCCTAAGTTGAGGGAAAAGCGCAAGGACAAGCTCGAAGTGATCGATTGGGAAAAGCGAACCAGATGAACTGTAAGGGATCGTATGTCAGCAATTTGCAATGCGTGTAAGCAAGAGATGAAGCCTGGCGTAAGCTGCACTTTGACTCACTATGAAGGGGAAGTTCAGGAAAGGGTCGTTTATCCTCTTGAAGAGAGCTCTAACTGTCACGACTGTAACACTCCTCCAGGGGGTTTACATCATCCTGGGTGTGACATGGAGCGATGCCCTATTTGCAAGGGTCAATTGATTATCTGTTCGTGTTGAGTACTAGAGACTTCTATGAAGACCTTTACCATTCCGCGTTGGTTCGTTTTTATGATTACTCGGGACCGAAAGGACACTATGGCGCAGGGAGTCCACACGGAGAAAGCCGAAGTGGCCTACGAGCTTCGAGACAAGGCGAAGGCAGCCTTCTTGTCGTTCCTTAAGCAATGGTCTGAGGTCGAACCTTCCAGCATTGAGGAATCCCAGTGCGAGACGAAAGGCGGTTGGACTCAATATATTGTAGATTACAAGCTCAAGTCAAATCAAACAACGTACAAAGCGACCTTCGGGACCTACGAGTCGTCGCTGACCATAGAGCTCTATGAAAGCGGCGAGAATCCCAAGTTCAGGATGACAAGCTGGGAAGAAGCGTAGATGGCCCCCTACGAGAGTCTTTTTCTACTACCCACGCCCCGTTGCAAAGCTTGTGGTACTGACAAGCCAAGGGATTCAGGAACGTGCCCCAAGTGTGGAGCTCCATTTCGTTATTCGGTTAGGGAAAAGCTAATCATTGGGCTAATCTTCACGACCGTCTTCATTGAGGGTGTCTATCGTGATACGACTCGTAAGATCTCCGACTTCAAGGCTCGGAAGTGGTGCAGTAAACACGGGTTCCAGCGAACCTTAACTCTTCCAAAGGACGGGGTGGAACTTCGAATTTGCACACACTGTCTTGCAGCCGCAATGGTAAAGCCTCTACGTTGTCCTGGTGAGGACTACCCTAAAACCCGTGTTCCCAACATGACTAACGAGCCCACGCATGTCTCGCACGCTTCTTTGGAGCGATGGAGTGATAGCGCCTACAAGTCTAAGTGCCCTGCATGCAAGGACGGACTTCTTCTGATCTATCGGGATGTTGACTTCAAGCTAGTTCGATTGGACCGTTGCGTCAGCTGTGGCCAACAGGTTTACTACACGGACGAGACGGTCAATGGGGAGCCGTTCTCGACCACTGTTGGATCCTGAGCGAGTAGAGGGTATTTAGATGGCAGTATCGCTAACGAACGAGCAAGTCGACCGTCTACACGAGCTGGCTGACGAGAACTTCGGATATGCAACGTCGGTAGGGACGGATCGAGCGGCGGCTGAAGGAGCGATAAAGACCCTCATGACGTCGTTCATGACATCGTATCAAACCCATTGGGTGCCGAATCCCGAGCAAGGGGATCGCCTTAACGATGAGTTGGCGGCGGTAATAGTGGGCCCGTTGTATCAAGGGATAGGGGAAACGTGGCTTCACCAACTAAGGGACACCCTTTGGTGCGACCTCATAGATCGCCTGAGGGATACGGTAATGCAACCCCCTATTATGGCGGACACCCCTAATGTTCGAGGAGTCACTCGAGAGCTTTCGAACCTTATCTCGAACACTTTGCCGGCACCTTTTGTCCGGTACCCTGTCCATGCCGAGTATCAAAGGTTCTTAAACGAAACTCATTTCAATAGTTTCGCTTGGAGCCACGCCTTCTACGTGTTTTGTGGGGAGCTCCATGGGTTAGCGTACCGGGACGACTTAGCAAGGCGGCTTGATGCCATGATAGCCTTGTCCAAGAGCGCCTTCGCTCTTTGGATCCTACCCGGGCACGCAATCCTCTGCATGAAGCCCATGGATGTCCGAATAGAGAATTGCAAGGCGGTGGGGATGACATTCGCTGATGAGCTTATGCCCGAGCTATTGGTGGACGAAGAGCCGGAGATCAGTCAGTTGGACCGGATCCTTGGTGTAGATCCCGAGTTAACACTGTAAGGGTTATATGACTAGTTCTGTTAGTGTGTTCACGTCGATTTGCCAGATAATTGCTGGTTTGGTAGCCATGATTTCGGCCGTAGTGGCGTGGAAAGCTAATCGTAGGGCGAGCAAGGCATTGGGAGACATACGGAAGTTAGAGAACGCTGACGAGACGCCTAAGTCCGTGAAGCGACCATCGACGTGTCCACGTCTGGTGCCGCCCTCCGAGCACGCTCGGCGTTGATCCACTCGGCACGTGACACCACATTGGTTGCCTCAATCAACTCCAGTACTTGCCAACCGTAGACGAACGCCTGCCTCTCTCGTTGGTATGAGTGCCGCTTCTCGCCGTAGCCCTCGTAGCCGAGCCAGTGTCCGGCCTCATGGGCCAGTGTCAGAAGTCCGCCGAGGGCTGTCGGTTCGTTGAGGAACACCTCTTTGGTTTCCGATCGGTACATACCGGCACAAGGAAGGTTGAAGGCGTACAGGTGGACCTTTACATCGAAGGCTCGAAGCAACCTAACCAGTCGGTCGATGTAGAAGGAGTGGTCCATTTGTCGGGGCTTAATCTCTAGCTCTTGTTGGCCGTATACACCCTCATGGCAGACGTCGTTGTTGTTCCAGTCGTTGGAATGGGTACAACGGGGATCCATGACCTTGGTCGTACTCCCTACACCATCATCGAGATCGTCGACAGAAAGACCCTTCGAATCCAGGAGGACCAAGCCTTTCGGATCGGCAACAGTCGTGTTGATGCCCAAGAGTACCGATATGAGGCCAACCCCAAGGGTATCATCAAGACCATCACTCTGAGGGATCGTGGGCTTTGGTACGAGGTAGGCAAAGGGCCTCGTGGTAGCTATCCCTTCCAAGTGGGTGTCCGCCGTAAGTTCCAGGACTTCTCGACCGCCCTGTCCAATCTTTGGAAATCCAATCGAGTGTGAAGGTATTAACCTCCAGTCACGTTTTCTCGTACTAACACCATGGCAAAATTCAGCACCCCAGAACTCACGGAGCAGGTCAAGGCAACACTCGACGCCGTCATTGCAGAACTCGTCAAGCAAGGCGTTCCAGCTGAACTAAACCACAACTCAGACGGCGTGGCCGTAGTTGCCAAGAAATACCCTCAAACCATCTTTTGTGTCGCAGAAGAGCACCTTCGCTTTGGTCCTCCAAATGGTAAGGTCAAGTGGCACTTCCAGAGTCTTTTCCTGTCTACCGGCACGGTAGCCGCCAAAGCTTTCAAGGGAGACGCAAAGGATCTCGTTGCCAAGCTCGTCAACTCCGTCAAGGAACGCCACGAGAAGATCGTGGCAGCCGACAAGCACAGTGCTTCGAAGGACGAGGCCAGAAGGACGGCTCAGTCTGAGCTCACGAAGATTCGTGAGGCTTTTCCAGAATTTGAGGGCAGTACCAGTTCTGGTATCAGCATTGAATTCAGGCACTTGACCTTGGATGAGGCCACCAAAATCCTTCAGGCCCTCAGGGATGCGGGGATCTCGCCTTAACCTTTCGGGGTCACCCCTCGTACTATCTTCATGACCAATCCCATGCATGACTACGACTCAGCTCCCTCCGGCCTGACCGCAGAAGAGCGTAAAGAGCTCGCTGAAGTCATGAACAAGTTCCCTTGGACCAAGGCCGATCGTATCCGGGCCAACGAGCTCAAGGCCAAGCTGAACCTTGGGAATCAGTAATCCTGCAACCTTCGGTGTATGTTGGGCGTATGCCCACTCAATATGTTGCCGGCTTTCTGTTTCATCCTCAACTTCAGCGAGTGGCTCTGATACGTAAGGCTCGACCTCAGTGGATGGCTGGAAAGCTCAATGCCATCGGTGGACATATTGAACTCGGCGAGGACTCTCTTCAGGCCATGATCCGTGAGTTCAAGGAAGAGGCCGGGCTATCAATCTCGTATTGGAAGCGTTTCGCTGTGCTCTCTGGCGCCAACAACGGTGGGCGGTCCGTTGATTGTTTCTGGGCTCGTATCGACTACGAAGTAGAGCTCCAGTCGAAAACGGATGAGGTCGTTGCTTGGTATGGAATCCAACATATTCCGGGAACTTGGAGCGTGGTTGCTAATCTCCCATGGCTTCTATTGATGGCCCTCAACGATATGCAAGAAAAGGACGCTTGTTCGTTGTTCCGGATCGAAGAAGCGGAGCTGTACTAGCCCTATGGCCAAGAAGCAGTATCAGCTCGTCATTCGTGACCCGCGGCTCGGAAGGTGGGAGCTCAAACGGCTCAAGGAGTGGATCGGTCACGAGGGCGTCATACCAGAAGGAAGTACAGTAAAAGTCGAAGCAGATGACTTCTTGAACCGTCTTTTTGGCCCAACTGGCTTTGACCCAAGGGCTTACTTAGGGCGAACGCTGTCAATGGCCTTGGCTTACATTCATTCGGGATCGCCGAAGGCCCCTGAGTATCTAGCCATCCTTCCCGCGCTTTTGGACCTGCGAATGCGAGCTCAAGCGGCTGGGTTGGACGTCGAGGGCTTCACGTTTCGTTGTGGAACGGCTGAGAGGCTGGTTGGCCCAGAACGAAAGTTGGGAGATTTGTTCCAGGAAGCCTTCGAAACGCTGGGCGGAAGCCGCAAGGACTTCGAAGAGCAGTGGTGCCAAAAGCTGGCCGTCAAGGAACTGCCTGGGCCAATCCGGACTAAGTCGTTGTTGGAGACCAGTTCCCCATGTGCCAAGGAGTAACTCGAGACATTCTGGTCCCGATCGCGGCGGACTTGAGCCACACGGGGATACGGCGTTGGGCTCTAAAGCCGGTAGATAAGTGCATAGCCAGATTGGTGGAGGCCCTCAATGCCGCTGGGTGCTTCACTAGGGGGTCGTGTTGTGGGCACGGTCGAGCCGATGGGAGCATCCTATTGGAGGACGGAAGCCAGATAGTCATACCGCGTACATACCTCGTGCCGTCAGCCTTTTTCGGGGGAGGGCTCGCCGAAGTTCGGGTTACTCGAGGTCTGTACCCTGCGGATCCCTCTGACGTCTAGCGGGGGTTTGAGCTCTTCCGAATCTACCTCCAGACCATCGTTCTCGAGGGCTTCAGCGAGGAGCCCAGCCACCTTGTACGCCGTACTAACGGAGGTACCGAAGGTCAGGCAGGTATTGACGCACCAGTCCGCCATTTGCTTGGGTGTCGGCATACCCCGGTGTATACATCTGTCCATGAGTTTATCTGCCTACGGTACAGTCATTCTTGGGGTTGCGATGCCTGAAGAGCTTCTGCAAGTCAAAGGTGCTTTGGAACGTACCTGTCCTAAAGACCGTAAGCACACAATCACAGATCAGCCCTACTGTCCATGTTGTGGTCAGGCTATTACAAACAAGCACAAGTGGGAACCGTCGCCTACCTTAATAGCTTACGCAGATAAAGCCAAAATCACTGTAGTTGAGGCCTTGAAGCGGTTGAGTGTGTATATCTATCGGGGGCCACGTCTGGGCACCACTGTGTTTGGGACCGATCTGATGGATGCCGGAACCAACAAGATAAACACCTATAGCTTAGACAAGCTAAAAGAAGAGACTGCCCTTCTTGAGCCATTGTTGACTGATTTGGGCCTAGATTCAAGCAAACTAGCCTTACACCTATTTGTTGAGATGAACTAATGTCCGAACCTCAAATCTTTCAAGCACTCCAATCCGACGGCCCCGCTCCCCCTAAGTACCGTCGCCCCTGCCCAGACGACATGGCGTTGGTCGTCGTTCACGAAGGGAGAGCATTGGTCTTGGACCACATTGGTCCTGGGTTTAGCTACATCTCCGACGCCGGAATGATGGACGACTACCTAGATCCTTGCTGCGAAGGAGTTGCCTCGGGGGTTTACGTTTGGAAGGGGCGTCTCGTAAGCGACAATCACGAAGATCCCGACACGTATCTCGACGGGGACTTCCGGCTAGCCACCAAGGAGGAGTGGGGGAAACATCTTGCAGGCAAAGACATTTGGGATCCAACACTTTGGTACGAGGATCCCCCATCCCCCATTGTAGCCCTATTGAGCGAGCTCGTGAAAGCTCCGGGCACTCAGCTAGATCCGAAGTTCTCTCAAGAGATCTCCGAATACCTGAGCCGTGAGGACTTCAGTGGCATCTTCACGTTCATTCGCAATCTGTTGGACAAACTGGTCTATTGCAGCGGTAGCAGCGACTTCGTGGTCGCTGTACTCAATCTTGTGTTGAAGGACGCTCCAATCGAGACTCCTGAAGAGGCAGCGGCACGTCGTAGTGAGCTGAAAAAGGCCCTTTAATGAAAACCCCTAAATGGTTGATGGCTCTCAAGTGCTTCGTGACCCAGCGCCCTGGGAGGGTAGCGGCTATCTTGTTTGGCATCTTTGTTACGGCAGCCTTCACTAGCCTGATCTCCAGCGAGAATAAGTTCAATAGGGCCTGCCATGAGATTTGCGATGGTCTTCCCGTCCTCGAGTGCAGTTGGGACGGTAGTAAGGTCACGGCCATCTGCAATAAGGCGGCCGAGAAGCGTGAAGGCAGTCTAACACCATAGGCCATTTCGGTGTATGTACACGGGGATGCCTGGTAAAGTACCTGTTCCCGGTTGGCTTAAGATAGGACTCGGGCTCTGTAAAGGATCAAAGCTCTACAGGGTCACAGCCGTTGGCGATATTGTGACCCTAATGCCTTTGGGAACTAGCACCAAAAAGGACCTCCAGATTTGCCTGGAATACCTACCCAAGCGCTTCTTGTCGAGTGCCTATTTCGAGTGTGATGATTGCCAGCGTAAGCCTGGAAGCCCGGAACTCTGTCCTAACTGCTACGATAGACGGAAGAGTTTTGCTAAGTCTGGGAACAAGACGTGTACTCTCCCACGTTTCTGTGAGACTGCCTACATAGCGTACCCAGACTGTTATTTGAACCTCATTCCCGAACCCTCGACGCGTGCTGAGACGGGCGTGATGGCCTTCGGTGACGACTGGCCTGGTGTCTTCATTCGGGGTGACGATGCCTTTGGGTATGCCCACAGCTTGCGAATAGCTCTTGAAGCCCTTGAGGGCGGAGTTGGTGGGGCAACCTTCTTAGCGTTCCAGAAACCGGTCCTACAGGGCCTCTTGACGCTTCTAGATAGGTCCCGAGTGAGGGAGGGTTTCACTCCAAGAGACCTTCAACGAATGAAGCCATTTGGTGAGGCAAAGGGTCATGACTGAGAAGGACCGTTTTGATCGAGAAATGCTTGAGACTCCAAGCCAAGAGGCACTGGATGCCCATCGCCAACGGATCTTAGACCGGCATGGTGCCGCTTGCCCTAGTGCTTTAGATTACGACGACGAGGAAGGGTGCATACGTCTTTTGTGTGCCTTGACGGCGGGCCATAGTGGACCGCACCAGTCTTCAGAGGGATTTCCTTGGGAAGACAACCCGGTCGTGTACTTCGGGCCTATGTGGCTCCACATGAACGCCTTATTGAGGCTTAAGGGGTCAACCGATGGGGCCGAGTACTGGGTCCAGTACACACGGAGTGGACCCTCGGCTGAGGAGAGCTTCATACGTCTCATTCCAGTACCGGAGGGGGCTGCCCTTGAGCTTTCGATGGCTGCTGTCATAGAGAGCTATGAATCGACCGGGCATAGAACTTCAACGCCACGCCTGGAGGACTATAGTGTTTTGCAAGCCAATCACTTTTTCGATGGCCTAAGACCGCCACCGTGTCTCATCCCGAAGGACACGACGGGGACTCAGTATGAGCCCACGTTGCGTATTGTGCTGAAGCGATCCGACCTCAAGCCCTGTAGTGCTACGCTGCAGATGGAAGGCCCTTTCATGACAGAAGTTCGACACGTTTACCACGAGGACGGAGGACGCTGGCTAGTTACCGTTCTGAGCGATGCCCCGGAACAACGAGGCGAATTCGTCTTTCGTGTGGTTCAAATGCGTTGCATAAAGACTCTTCGTGAGAGTCCCTGGCATCCGGAGGGTATCCCCAAGGATCGCGTTTTTACGGTCGAAGGCCGTTCAGATGCGTCCTATGTTGGTTGGTATTTAAGGCCTGAACGGCCCGAGGATTACGAACTCAACTAGTGAAGCCTGGTGTATGGGATCTTATGCCGGAAGACAAGATCCCCTGTTCCGTACCGCTAACTGTGCTTTCTGCTGACGCCCCCAAAAATATCACGCTTGGGTTTACAGTTCATGAATACTTGGGGTGCAAACTGTTCAAGGTCGTTGATGGCAAGCCTGTTCTTGAACCGATTCCAGCCACGGAAGAGCTCGTGGAAGGTCAGCAATACTGTTCGGCTGGTCTCTTTGGTGGTTACCTTGTTGGGGTCATTGTTCGTGATAAATACACGATGTACTTAGATACCGGTGGACTCATTGGCACCTTGTGCCGGGGCGAGGATGATCGCAACGCTTGGACTATGAGTTGCTGGATCAACAAGAAGTGCTTGGATAAGTTGACCTTGAGTAGCCAAGGGTAGAGTTCGGTGTATTCTCTTGGGATGGATCCTGTCCTTGAGGTCGTAACCGAGTTAGCCGCCACAGGGCATGTCTACGTGAAGGTCTTGGACGCTGTTGGGCGGGCCGCCAAGTTCCATTGGGAGCACTCTACCGAGCCGGGAACGCTAGGAGCCGTAGGGAAGTGGTCTTTCTTCACGGAAATGAAAGTAGAACAGCGTTGCAGTTGTTGTGGGACGTTCCTATGTCCCGGCTGTAATCAGCGTGTGGGCCAATGCGATGGTTGTGACGATGACTACCCTGAGCTTTGTACCAATTGTTGGAATCTAAAGCGAGTCTTTAGAGAAAAGTTAGCCCTAGGAGACACATGAAGACGTTTTGGACTTTCACGGGGTTTTGGCTTATCAGCATAGGGGTTGTGGGCTTTTGGCTTATCAGCATAGGGGTTGTGGGCTTTTGGCACAACCCTTGGACACTTGCCTTAGGCCTTGCTTCGAGTGTCGCTTTTGGCGGCTACGCACTCTACATGGGTCGATAGCCGATGCATGCTGCGACGAGTCTTTAACCAAAACCATAGGCGACCAAGGAAAGGGACCCCAAGCAGTAAGTACATTGGAATGTCATGGAAGGGGTTGCCACAGAAATGCATGGCTCCTCTATACACCAACCCTTAGGATCGGTGTATAGAGGAGCCATGCCGATTCTTTGTGTCTGTGGGGGTAACATGGCCCTGGAGAGCAGGATTTCTATGGAGGCTACCGTCGAAGAAGCCCTGAAGCTAGCTGTTGCCGAGCTAGGACCCCCAAAGAAAGTCAAGACACGCCGCAAGTACCGCCCTTACATGAAGACTTACAAGCGAAAGCTTACGTCCCTGACGGCTATCAAGCTGTGGGGTTTGAGGCATACTAAAATTCTCGCTGGAAAGCACTTCGTCTGTGAGAGCTGTGAAGCAAAAGAGGGTTACTACCACGCCATGGGTCGATCGGTCATCAAGGTTGAACCCCTGAGTGTCGGTTAGAAGGAGTTTATGTCCACCAAAGCCATATCCGTTCGTGATGTCCTGAAGCACTTCCAAGTACCTCTTCAATCACAGGAAAGAACTGAAGAAGATGTGGAAGAACCGATTGCGTGCCCTTTTCATAAGGCGGGTAAAGAGAGCATACCCTCAGCACGAATTTTCCTAGCACAAGGTGATCGAGCCTCAAGTCTCTATTGCTACACGTGCAGTCAGAGATGGAACGCTATTCAACTCTGGCAGAGTCTAAGTGAGACCCCATTGAGTGTGGACCAAATACTACAGGAGATGACCTCGGCCTTTCCTGACTTGGCCTTACCCGACGACGTGATGGTTGACCGTGAAAAAAGGATCGTGTTCCTCTTGGAATGCTTGAAAAAGGTCCCGGATCAAGACGCCGTCACCTACACGGACCATAAAGGGAGAGGGTACTCCTCCAAAGAGATTTCCCAAGAAATCTCCAATCGAACCGATCTCGGCACATCCTTGATAGCTACCGCTGGACTTGTTATCCATGCCCTTCAACACGATCCTGCTCGTAGGGAGAAGTTCTTAGCTAACAGGGACAAGTCATGATTACCCCCGACAACAAGCTCAAGGTATTCGAGAATTTCCGTGTCGACCGGAACTTGCTCAAGTTTGCGCTCGAAGATCAACCCAGAGCCGTCAACGTCTCCTTTGGCACGGAAGACTCTTTCATGCTCCACGACGAGTCTGAAGGAGAACTCATCATCTCTAAGAACCCTTGGGGGAAGAGGAAAAGAGGTTTTTGGGATTGGGTGGGGTCAATGATCGTGACGGCGTGGCGTTCGTTCTTTGCCCTAAAAACTAAGCCCCCAGTGCCAACGATGACCGTGAGGGAGTTCTTCACTTCGGTGAGCAACTCCACTCAAGAGCTCGATGTGGTTCGAGGGCGTGCCGCTGGTTATGAAGTGGCTTTGGTGCAAGCCAAGAATTGTGGTCAGACGGCGCTCCTCGAGAAGCTGAAGAAAGGCATCGAGACGTGCCGTAACGAGAGTCAGTTGGTATCTATCGGCAGTCGAAAATACCTCACGGAAGAGGACTTAGTGCGGTTCATCAAGGCTTCCCCTAAGGGCCTCCGCTTGGACTGGATCCGCAACTTTACTCGCATGATCCCGCTTCCCGTAGCCGAGAAGAAAGCTTGCATGGACAATCTCGGCATCTTCGACAACTACGTGGTCCTTCACTACGATCCGGATAAGAAGTCTTGGGCGGAGACACAAGCCGAGGTAGCTGCTCGCAAGGACCCCATCCTCTTTGGGTTGATGGAAGGGAGCCGCAAACTGTACTTCGTTGGGGATTGGGTCGACGAACAATGTGACCTCACTCTAGAGCAGATCGTTGACCTGCTTGGGGTTGATGTTGTGAAGGATATTCCATGACCGACGAGAAGGTCACGTTCCCTCCAATGAGACGCCTGGGGGTCGAGAATTGGACCCCTGAGGACTTTGCCGAGGATGCTCGAAGGGCCAAAGCCGGTCGAGAGGCATATGAGGCTCGTAAGAAAGCCTTGACCGATCGGGGTTGGAGGTTCCGTCGGGTCTACATCCAACCTGGCCCCTCTGGCTTTCACAAGGTCATGGGGGACGAGTTAGTAGCCGTGGATCCCGTGACGAGGGGGAATGTTGCCTACAATCAGGCTTTCGTGATCCAAGAGGAACGCGAGCCTGGAAGCATCCCTCCTTGGCCTAAGTTTGATAACGATTGGAAGCCCCCACCTTCAACGGAGGGACTGTTCAACATAGGCAAGGTTCGGGTTATGCCTATGAAGAAACCGGCAGCGTCTATTTTCTTCATGGGTTACAAGTACAAGCAACAGGCCGCTGAGGATCAAGCTTTCTTCGACGCTTTAGACGCTATATCTGGTGTATCACCCCTCATGCCCGATACCGCTGAGTCCTTGCTTCGAGAAGTCGTAACCGACTACCTCCAAAAGTGTTGTGTCTGCGGTGAACCTGCTACGCGTGAATTGACTCTGGCGATCCCCCTCGGTGATATGCCGAAGTTTTGCGATGCCCACGAAATAGCCGATAGAAAACGACACAGCTGGAATTTACCAGAGAACTTGACCTATCGAGACATAGATCAAGCCTCACTTGTTCGCCGGTATCACGCAATCTGCCCTAAGCCGATGAATCACATTGAAGACGAGGGTGGGTCCGGTGCCTGAGCACAAGTGCAATTTCTGTGGAATGCCCCTTGTCCTCGAGGCAGGATCAGGTCCTATGGGCCTCGTGGATGCAGAAGTCTCCGGAGGCTACAGTTCTACGCCTGGAAACGGAAGTGGGGCGCTGGACGATCGAACATCGTATCGGTTTAGCCTTTGCGAGTTCTGTCTCGATTGGCTATTTAGCCAGTTCAAGATTACGCCCACGGTCAAGGACATGGACGGGGATTCGATCGGCCCTTGGAAGCCGGCGGCACAACGGGTCACCGAGGATGTTTGGCGGATAAAGAGGCAGGAGTTCTTTATCGACCAGCGGCGGCGTGAGCTAGCACGGTGGCGGGGACCGGTCCTGCAGGTGCTATGCCGGGACGAGAAGGCCGAGCTCGTCTTGAAGCCCAATGCTTTGGTCCTAACTCACCCGGATCTTGGTTTGAAGGCCCTGATGCGTCTCCGAGATTCTTTAGAGACCCGTTTGCCAGAGGGTGTGAAGGTAGAAGCGGTTCAAGTGCGTGAAGGTGTTGAAGATTCCAACTGTCAATTTGAAACTAATTTGATTAGTATTTAGTATTTGACTGACTGGCCAGATGATCTACTTCAATTTCTTTCTTGCTGACAATGACCCTAGAGATCCGAAGAGCTGAAGCAGCGGACGCCTTGGACCTACATCGATTTGGTCTGACGATCCCGGAGCTCAAAGTAAGCTCGCAGGTCGAGTTCATGACGCTTGAGGAGACGCAAGAGGCCGTATCTCAAACGGGTGGGATGTTGTTTCTGGCTGAGCTTGATGGATCCCTAGTCGGGTTCATCTTTGCCCTTGTGGGGGACCTCGATCGTCTACCCAACGCCACTCAGACCTGTCTGGTTTACTTGGCCGTTGCTCCGGAATGTCGAAGACAGGGAATAGCCCAGAAGCTTTACGACCAACTCCGGGAAGAGCTTAAAGAGCGAGGAGTTAGCTACGTTTACGCTTGGGCATGCCCTACTAGTGGAGTTGTTGATTTCATGAAGCGACAGGGTTGGAACCCTGGTCGAACCTGCTTGTGGTTGGACCAGCGGATTCTTGGTGTATAGTTCGCAGATGTCCGCTCCGTTCGTCTTGTTCCCTTGCTACCCCACGAAACCCCGAGAGATCGATCCCTCGTTTGCCGAGGAGTTCGAAGCGGCACGTAGGGCAGGCTTTCAGGTTGGATTCATTGGCATCGAGTCCAATGATGTGAGCCTGGTGCTTCCCAATGTGGTGGGCTTTAGTACGGGGATCGTTACGGCCCTCTACCGTGGGTGGATCCTCACCGAGGCAGACTATGGGCGGATGGCTAAAGCGCTGTCAGAACGCAACGTCGAGCTCGTAACGGGTCAAGAGAGCTACCTGAACTGCTACTACTTACCGAACTGGTACCGGCAGCTTAAGGGTTTGACCCCAAAATCCACTTGGACTGTACACAACAGGCCGTCAAAGGATGACGTTAAGTTCCTGACCAGTTGCATTCAAAAGGATTTCACGGGCGGAGTAGTCCTCAAGGACTACGTGAAGAGCCGTAAGCACGAATGGCTGGACGCTTGCTACATCCCAGATGTGGCCGACGGGGAGAATACTCTCCGTGTGATAGGCAACTTCGTCGAACGCCAAGAAGACCTGGTTGGCGGCCTCGTCTTCCGTGAGTATGTCGACCTTCGGATCATCGGGAAGCATCCGAAGAGTGAGCTACCGCTGGCGAATGAGCACCGATTCTTCGTTCTCAACGACAAGGTCATCTACGAGGGGAAGTATTGGCCTGAGAGAAACTACGATGGGTGGGCTCTTCCCGAACCCAATGTGCTCTCCAGCGTCCTAGGTAAGGTCAAGAGCCATTTCTACGCTGTTGATGTGGCCGAGAAGACCGACGGGACCTGGACGGTCGTGGAAGTCAATGACGGCGGCACGGCTGGAGTCCCTGAGGGTGGAAGCGTCAAAGACTTCTATGAAGCCCTAATAAGGCACTACCTTTTCATGATCCCCGGTATGGTCTGCTTGGGATCGATCGAGGATGTTGGCAAAAACGCACGAGAGGCTGTCCAATTGGTTCGAGACGTGGATTTCACAGCAGATAGCCCCAAGTCTCTTGGAGTGGAAAGGCCTAAACTCCGAAGCCTCCCTTTGGGCCTAAAACCCTACAACTATATGGATTTTGACGCAAAAGATATCCCGGAGTGAGTCCCCGATCCCGAGATGAACCGGGGACTCACTACTCAGGTGGGTCTTAGCAAGCCGGTAGTTGATCGGCGATTGCTATCACAGCGTTGACACGAGCCTGCAAAGCCGTGTCTCCCTTTGCGACTGCTTCCGACAGGCGGTATTGCAGCTGCTCCAAGAGAAGTGCTCTGCCAATGTCGCCTGCGTACATCACACCCTTCAGGATGGTGAGCCTATCCGCTACTGCGGGGAAAGCCCCTTGCACTACGATGTGATCGATGAGCGGGTGAACGATGGCTTGGGCACAGATCTTGAGCGTTGGCAGCAAGAGATTCACACAAGCTTCCTCACCGCACCGTGGCGAGATCAGCTGCAATGACGTCTCTTCGTTTTGCCCATGGCAGCAACGAGTCCACACCTTGTAGCAGCCCGGAGGGATGTCTATCTCGATGTGATTGAAGAAGGTGCCTGCCGGAGGCATCAACATGATCCGTTGGGCGCCTTGGTAGAAATGACTCAGAATGGTGTAGGTGGGATATCTGGCCTGCAATTGTGTTATGACTTCAGGCCAAACATCGACCAAATACGTACCTGTGCAGGCTTGGATCACCAAGTCGGTACGCCACATATCGGTTAGCAAGTCACAATTTCGGTTACGAACCCAAATGTTCAAATGAGCTAGTCCCATACTGACTTCCCTTCCTAGACACGAATGGTGTCTATACCCTTCGCTGGGCTGGTTGGGGACCGTATGGGATCTTTGGGGGCCATGGCAACCAAGATTTTGGAAAAGTACGAAACATGAATGGTTGCAATGTCTTCCAAGTAGCGTCAAATCTCGACCGGCTATCTAGCGACCGACCGATGTGATCTAGACCTTTTGGTGTATTGAAAGAGGCTCTGATCCAAGTAGTCGTTGTTTGGAGGAGATACATGCAAATAGGCGGAATTGATACAGACTTTTTGAGTGACTACGCCTCCGATGAGTCAAGAGCCCGTGTTGTTCAAGCGATTCTCGGTACTTGGCCCAAAGGTGTTGTAGAAGAGGCGAGCGCTTCAGAGATCTTTGTCTACAAGGAACAAGCGGCACTAGATGCTTGGACGGCCGACGGTTGGACTGAGAAGCACGCTAAGGCCCTGGTCAACGTCCTGATCATCCGAGAGGATCCAGTGGTTGTAACCTGCGTCGTCGAAGACCAGAAGGACCCTGAACTAGCCCAGATCCTCGAAGCTGTGAAGAAGTGTTTGACCAAAGCCTGAGGGCTCATGAAAGTAAGTATCCCAAGCAAGACTTCAAAGTCCCTAACTCTCGCAGTCCAGGCAATACTTAGCGTCTGGACCGAGGGTGTAATTGAAGAACTTGACAATGAGGGTAGCGTTCTGCAATTGGGGGATCTACCCCAACATTCAGGTGTTTTGGTTTTCAAGGACAAGGCGACCCAAACGGTCCTCAACGCAAGTCCGACACTGGAAGAAGTCACAACCCTTTGTGCTATGATCGTGATTCATGATGTGGGTATGGTGACTTGCGTTGTAGAGGACCTTCCAGAGACGACTAAGATCCTCGATGCCGTAATGACTGCCTTGGACGGAACATGATGAGCCTTAAGATTAACCATCCAACCTATACAGTTCAGTGGTCGGAAGAGGATCGCGAATATGTAGCGATCTGCTCCGCCTATCCGTCCCTCAGCTACCTGTCTAGAAGCCCCGATAAGGCATTCAGGGGCATCCGGTCACTAGTGCGTAGGACCCAGCTTGAAGAGGCTTTTGAAGAGCATCTTCGAATCTGGAAACATGAGACGGAGCGGATCACCTCAATGATTGAAATGACCCTACATCCAAGCTATCAAGCTATCATCGGTTTGGGTCCTCGAGTCATTCCTCTTATTCTCGAGGAGCTTCGAGTCAACTATTCTGGTTTGAACTGGCATGGGGCTTTGATGACACTTACGGGTGTCAATCCTGTGAACGGTAAGGACGCTGGTCGAGTCTCGGAGGTTACTATGGCCTGGATTGTCTGGGGTCAGCAAAATGGGTTTATTCCGTTCAATTGGAAGAGGTCACGGCCGAGGAAGACCTAGAAGCTCTATCGTGTTGTCGTAGGAATTACGACTGATTCTTAACCATACCTTCAATTCCTCCTCAATCTCGGCTAGATCACGAGGAACGTCGGCGTTGGTCTTACGTCCTGGGTGGTAAGCATCCCACTTCGATACTTGTTGCCCTGTCCTCCGACTAGTCTGGTGATTCCCAGCCCGCTCGCCAAACCCTTTTAGGAACTTGTTCCACACGGGATTAAAAAGATCGATAAGCTTGCGTTCAGCTTGTTCCACGTAGTCGTCGAGCCTCACGAAACGAAACGTGAAGTTCTCTATTCCTAAGGTGGTATACTTGATGGTCTTTATGTGGTCTCGTATTCGGGTTGATAGACTTTCCGTTTTACCTATGTAGATAGGACACGTGGACCCTACTGACCGTAATGGCGTGTAGATCGGAAGCTCACCATGGTAAAAGATAGCGTAGATACCGGATCTTTTGAAGGACGGTATGTCTATCAGTGAAAACGGCCCAGTGCTTAGGAGCTTCCTTATTAGGTTAAGAGTCAAACGTTGATATGTGTCATCGTCCATGAATTCGTAGACACTGGCGGCCTCATACGTGATCGGGATGGTGGGTACAACACATTCAACGATAGGCTTTAGGCCATAATCGTTCTCGGCATCTAGTTGAGCCACCTCAAGCGGGTAATCCAACGCTTCCAAGAGTAATGACGTCTTTTCAGGTTTTTTGGGTGTGACTTCATCATTGTACTCATCAAGATTCATGGTCCAAATGACTACACCGAAGCGGTTGACTTGGTGTAGTCACTCTTCATGGCAATCGCCCTCATTGACCTCGATGGGACAACGGCGGACTTCGATGGCGAGATGTCTCGTCGAATGTTCCCTCTCTATTCACCAGGTGAAACCACCTATGATGAAGTCTATGACGGTGTGCCTCCTCACATTGAAGCTCGTCGCGAGCTCATCAAACACACACCAGGGTTCTGGGAGGGGTTGTCACGGATCGATCTAGGCTTCCACGTGGTTGAGTACTTGCGGGAGACGGGTTACCAGCTCAACGTCCTGACCAAATGCTCCAAGCGTAATGCCTCAGCTTGGGCTGAGAAAGTCAACTGGTGTTGCAAGCACTTACCTGATGCATCGTACACAATCACTGAGCTGAAAAGCCTCGTGTACGGCCGCGTTCTTGTGGACGACTACCCACCCTACTTCCTCCCTTGGCTCGAAGTACGTCCAAGAGGAGTCGTCATATCGGTGGCCCACCCTTGGAACGAAGACATCAAACACCCACAGGTCGTTCGCTACGATGGAACCAACATGGCCGAAGTGAGGGCCGCCGTTGATCTGGCCAAAGTGGGTGCCTGGCCTTAACCCTTCCGGTGTAGGCCCTCTTCATGGGACACAAGCATCGAGACAAGCGAAAGGCTGTGAAGGCACAGCTTCGTCATATTAATTGCGGTTGGCACAAGAATGAATATGGAGAGCTCACTAAACGGCTTTCTAAGGCTGAAGCTCGAAGAGCCCTACTCATGCGGCATATGACCGAAATGTCGATCATTGACAGTGTTACCCGAAGAGCTCGTGACGAGATTTGTGCCGTCGAAGATGCCTGTGTGCTCAAGATGATCGAGGACACAGTATCAGCACATTCTAGGTAAACCATGACCTCTTGGGATTCAATGACGGTTGACATACTTCTTGAGCATTGGAAGAACAAGATCGAGAATCCAATGGTACGAGAGTTGGGCCAGCACATATTGGCCCTGACCGTGAATAGTAAGGACATCGGCGTTTGCACCCTCCGAGAGTACCTCATTGCCCTTGTGGCGCGTCTTTGGGTTGAAGATGAGGGGTTCTCGGGTAAGCGCCCTTTTGGCAACTCTGGCTGGCAAGGAGACGTCATGCGGTCCCTTGCTCGGGAGGGGCTAATCAAGGGCACGTACGACGATGATTCCGATGAGGCTTACGTACCCTTTGATTGGCCTAAGGGCTCGAAGCTTGTCGCCCTAGCCATCGAGATGCTCTAGGCCGCTTCTGGTGTATTGGACACTGCCACCCGATTGTGTTGAGAACATTCACCACCTGTTAGGCGAGTATCAAAAAGCCTTTCTAGCCTCAGAAGACCTAACCAGTGTCATCGATGCTCTGAATAGGGCCGGTTCCAAGAGGGAGGGCGGAAAACGATTTTGGCTCTTGTGGGATAGTGATGAAGCGTGGTTGGTGATGTACAAGGAAAAAGAGGACCTCGGACCGTTGGTCCTAAGTCATCTAGCTAGCGTTACGTGGCTGGTTATCGATGAAGACTTAGTATGCACCAAACATCGAGAATCCTTGAGCTTAGACATGACCACGCTCACTCATAAGAATTCAGCTAAGCTTGGTCTGCTCGACCTGAAAAAGCGCTACCCGTAGCTGGTGTATTAGGCACTATGCCTCGATACGTCCAGATCATATCACTCTTGAAGGGGATCCGTCGGCATTGCGATGGGCAAAACCACTCAATCGAAATGAGTCCCCTTGAGGCCGGGAACCAAGGTCCTTCCAACTACTGGTTCACTTGCGCTGATTGCGGCAAGATCTTTGAGATCAGCATACTCGATGCTCACGATCCACGTCGAAACAAGCATCCAGTGGAAGCTCGGTTGACCAAGATGCTGGAGACGCCTCAAGGCCGACACCACCTGATCCGGGTGACCATGACGGCGGCCATAACCGAATCTCTTCATACGTGTCGTCACGACACTCGAGATTACCGTCAGAGGATCATTACGGAGTGGATCCAACGTACTTTCGGCGAAGCCTCCTTGAGTGCGAACGAAAGGACCCTCCGCTTCTTGGAGGAGTCCCTGGAGCTTGTCCAGGCAGCGGGTCTTCCCATCGAGAAGGCTCGGGAGCTCCTCGAGTACGTTTACTCCCGACCCGCTGGCATCATCGGGCAAGAGGCTGGCGGCGTAGGGATCGCTCTTCTCGCCCTTTGCGAAAAGTTCGGCATCTCGGCCGAGGAGGAAGAAGATTTGGAAGTTGAACGAGTTACCACTTTGGAGCCCGACTACTTCCGAAAGCGTCAGGTGGTCAAAGTTGAAGCTGGTATAGGGACTCCGTGCGAAGTACCTCCCGAAGGGGCTTGAGATGCATCTTCTAATCGAGCCTTTGGACCCAGGCGAGATCCCCGTTTTTGACTTTGAGCCGTCGACTTGCTACCAGTGGGATCCCCCTGCTTGGGATATCCACGGTTGCGGTCAAAGGACGTTCATTGGCGTCAACCTCGACGAACCCCTAACTACACTCGTTGACGAACTACCTAGACGCCTTCAGGGCCTTATCTGCGAAGGTTCTGGTGTCTCCCCCGACGGGACGCTGATCCTAGTCTTACGGTCAGTATGGCAATCAACCATTTATGATGGGATTGTTGACTATCGTGGAGTTAAAGTGGTCGACCGTCACGGCGTCCTTCTTCTGGGAGGTCTTGCCTACGTCGAGGGATTACATGTGGGTATTGACGTAGGGGATCGTGATTTAGTCTACCAGGTCGAACAAACTTGTTTGGCTTTGGCGGGTGCAGAGTTCGATCAAGAGGTCCCAGAAATTCCCGAGTTTCTAGTTCGTGTTGAGAATCGAAGACGGGAGCGCGAAGAGACCCATTGCCGCATAACTAGTAGGGCAAGGGAGCTTCTTCGGTCACACCTCAATAGCGAGCAGCGTCGAGAATTCGACGCAAACGGCCAGTTTCACGTCCGCGGTGCCGACGGCTACGACTACCTCATTGTCGACCAATTCCAGCACAATGTCTTTAGGGTTGAGGCTGGGCGTCGTGTTTTCGAGTATTGCATCGTATCCAAACATTTTGTGCCCAGTCACGACCAAATGCTAGCCCAAATGCTCCTTCTTCGGGCTAACCCGTCGATGTTTCACGAGATTACGAATACTTGGCGTCTCGATGAAGATGGCCAACGCGTGTTTCAACCCAATGAACCAGCACCCCTCGAGATAGCCGTATGAGACCAATTACCCAAGACTTGTACGCTCCGTCAATCCCTCCGACATCCATATCGAAGGGTACCTTCAATGTGGAGCACTATCAGGCTGACCTGATGGCAATGGCCACTACTCTTATGCCTCTTGAGATAGGCTACCCCATCATCCTTCAGTTTCTAGGGGATCCGTGGGATCGAGACACTTATGTGTTCGAGAAGCCTTTATTTATGGGGGCTGTTCGCAACGATATCATCCGACTTTCCTGGACTAAGTGCTGTTTGGATACGGCTCTCAAAGAGCTGCACTCAAGGGAGAGCTACTACAACGGTGAGCTCTTCCTTGCCTTTCACGAATGTTTGGGGATTCGAGTCACACTCTTCCAGGGATCGGAGATTCAGACACCCGAGGAAGCTCTCAGGAAGCTACGTATCACAGGTCTTCATGTTAGGCCATTAGACGGCGGGGGCCTAATTGGTGGCAGTCATGTGGATGCCTCGAGTGGTATGCGGATGATTGAGCACAGTTTCCTAATCCAACCAGCAAACGAGTTGTATGACCTCAATCTTGAGGGCACCCTGGAGACAGGGTTGACTCTTCATGCGGCCGTCGATCGAGTCATCACAACGGTCATGCCCAGACCTAACATTGAAGCGCCACCGCGAGTGTGTACACCTGGTCAAGCACAGGAATACAGCACTCAACAAGATCCCTTGAAGCGCCTCACTCCCGAAGAGCTGGAGAATGTCCCCCATCTAACCAAAGAGGAAATCCAAGAGGCTCTTGAGCAAGGCCGAAAGGATGCTGAAGCAGTTCGAGACGCTATGCCCATGATACGTGACTCCGGACGCCGATACCTCTAAGGAGTTCAAGGTGACACGTTCCGAATTAGCTACTATCGACTTCACTTTGTTCGAACCCCCTCCAACAGGGGGTTACGAGATCAAGGTACTTTGGAATGAAAATTGGGGTCTAACGATTCACGCTTTCTACCCCAACGGCACTAGTAGTATGCTTGCTCAGCTGTGTTTGGATGAGTCCTACGACGATGAGGGTATTCGGAACGTTTTCAGTGAAATCAGTTGGGACAATATAAGGGTCGGTTGGCATATCGGCCGGACCAAAGTCGACTCGGTTTTAAAGGTTTTGGAGACAATCCAACGGCTTCAAAGCATGCTGTGGCCGGAGCCTACTTTGGTTGCAGTACCCTCGATTGAGCCCTTGGACAGAATACTTATGGGAGGTGCCTTCGATGACTAGCATTAATTTTTCTGAGACGTGGGAGCTAACTGATCCCTTCGAAATAGACAACGAAGAACTTAATGGCCAATCCAACACAGATTCGTTTGTGTTGGGTGTAGAGTGGGCTCAATTTCGTGAGCGCCTAGCTTCTGAACCTATTGAGTTTTCCGCTGCAGTCCATTCAGCTAACGTGCAAAGGGTGTGTAATATGGCCACTCGTCGGGGACGAGAGACAAAGGCCTCGTGGACATTCGATGGCGTTGTGTCCGAAGGCTGGTGCCTCGTGACCGTCTACCCAAAGAAGACCCTAACCCTTGTCAAACCGTAAGGACCCCTATGCCTACTGAAACAAGCGAAAACGGAAGCACTTACACCACGGAGCACTTCGATACGGTGGAGGCCATACAAACCCGAGCCCGAGCGCTCTTGGAGGAAGGGTTCGTTGTCCTGCAGGCCATGAGGGGTAGCCATGCCTGGGTGGGCTACTCGGCATTCAAGCGAAATGAGGAGGACCAGACCGACACCGTCTATACCCTCGAGTTCAACGAGCCCCTTCCTAAGGAGGGCGATCCTCAGGCCATCTACTCGCCAGAAGTGCGAAGTCATGGCTTATTGGGCATCATAGAGATTTGAGAACGTCTAGCCGGTGTATATACTGGGCATGGACTCATTTGACACGCTAGAAGGAATCAAGGAATACCTCAAAGACGGATTGAGTGGGTTCAACCGTCTTTTGGCTGATCGGGGCAACGCAGCCAAAAGTAATGAGAAGGGTGAACGCCGTCGTCTCAAGACTTTTTGGCTCTTAGGTCGTTGGCAGGTGGACACCTTTGGCCAATGCCATCTAATCCAAGGCACTTTACCCATCGATTCTCGCCACGTCGAGAGTATCCCGGACGTAGTCGAGGACCTCTGGGTGTATCTCCCAGAAGATACTTCTCTAACGACCTCGATCGTATACCCTCCAAAGGCCGATGCTGTGTGTGCGGTTTGTGGTGTCGGTTGGACTCTTGAGGACGCTCAAACTGCACGTTGGTATTACAGAGACGAGAAGTTTCGACACAAGGCTTGTCAGCATCAAGAGATCGAAACGGAGACTCTCAATCAGTTCAAAGAAGCCTTCAATAAGGCCGATCCTGCTAGGAAGTACACCTTCAATCCGATTCCCAACGAGTACTGTACTTGTGAACTTTGTACCGCGTGGTACGAGGTTCGGGTCGCTGGGTGTAAGGGCTTCGTCAAGGTGGGCTGGCGGAAGCGAGTCGTCAACCTCGATTGGTCCGCTAACGGCGCTAGCGTCACGGTTTCCGACGATAATGTCACCAAAGGACCAAGCTTGATTCATGCTTGGGACTACGACAAATTGACCGAGTACCTAAAGGTTCTACTTCCAAGCTTGACCCACTCATAAGCACATGTCCAAGCTGATCAGCTTCGAACTAGCCCTTCCTACAGGGCAAAAGGGTCGAGTCTTCGGGCACGTTGACTTCATGAGTCCAATCCAAATTGAGGACCTGACGAAGGAACTTGAACGCCGCTTCATTGAGGAAGAAGATGTTCCTAGATTGGAGCTATTGAAGGCGGGTCTAGTTCGAGAAACTCTTGAAGTAGAAGTCTACCCTGATGAGTCGGATCCCTGCTATTCCCACGCTTACGTGAACTCGTCTGATGGCCCCTTATTCACTTGCGTCTTGATCAAGAAGAGTGATCTGGAACAACACCTCCCTGAGGTCATCTTCGAAACAGCTTGCTTCCAGGTCATAGACGTTAGTGTGGAGTTGGCCCTAGAGACGTGGATCCATCGTGTTTGGCCAGATGCCCATGTGCCGCGTATCGAGTTAGTATGACGATCTCCATCTTACCTCCAACGGAGCAGGAACCAAAGTGGCAGTTGCGAGCGGAGTTCCTACCGCCGACAAAGCCCTATTGGACGCACACCTTCATCATCTCCGAAGCTGTGGCCAAAGTCTTTGCTGATTGTGGTATGCGTGCCAATCCACAAACACTCGAGGAAGCCCTACACAAGGCTTTGGACTACTTCGACGACCACGGCATCCGCTTGGCCAAAAGGCTAAGAAAAACTCTCGAGTTTCAGCTTAGCCTGTTTGATGAATTTGCCCTACGCAACTTACCCCAGGTTTACCACGACTGTCGGCGGGCAAAAGAGGCTGTTGAAGAGGCTGAGACCACTTACTATCTACTCCACGAACAGCTAATGCTATGGGTCGCTGAGACCTTGAAGCTACCTGCGGACACAGACCTTGTTGAAGGTCCGCACGACTGTCACAAGAGTCCAATTCGTGTGTGCGTTTACAACAACGATGAAGACAAGTGCCACGATGATTGCCTCTTCTGTGGTGAACCCGAGGAACGAAAGTAATGCCTGACATTTACGGTAAGAATGCAAAGAAGCTTGGGCTTGCTCCGGCGGTAGCCCTTATCAATCCGAAATTCCCCTGCAACGTGGGAGCCGCCATGCGAGCGGCTTCTTGTTATGGTGTGCCCCAAGTATGGTTCACTGGGGATCGGGTGACTCTTGGACTTAAGGGTCAGAAGCGCTTGCCTCGTGAAGAGCGTATGAAGGGGTTTCGTGACGTCGACCTGAGACACTTTGACCACTTCTTCGACCAATATGAAGACGGCGCTGTCACCCCCGTAGCTATCGAGCTACGGCCCAATTCTGAATCGCTGCCGGCGTTCGTACACCCCGAGAACCCCCTCTACATCTTTGGGCCAGAGGATGGATCGATCCCCCCATCAGTCCTCTGTAGATGCCATAGGTTCGTGGTCATCCCGACCCGACATTGCGTCAACCTGGCCGCGGCGGTCTACACGGTTCTCTATGATCGACAAGTGAAGGTCCAACCAGATCTAACCATTGCCGAATGTCTAGCCGAGCGACGCTTCGACTTCCCTGAGAACGTTGAGCTTGCAACCGAGCTTGGTTTGGTCGGGGGCTTATGATTCAGGGGCTTTGGTGGGCCAAATGACTACAGCGCGTTGGAGCCCTACACATCTCTATGGTACTCGAGAGGTTGTACTCTTACGCCTCGTGAAGTCTGGCAAGTGCCCAAAGAGGCACTCAAAGAAGGTGCGTTCAGCCGAGGTACGCTTCAAGGACGGTACCATTCAGTCCGTGATGTTCACGTCCTTGACTAAAATCTCGACCTAGTGTGCTTTGGTGTATCTACTAGGATGCCTGTTGTTGCCGTACGCGATCAGAAAACAGTTGTTACCGTTACCTATGATCCCGAAACCAGGCCACTTCTCAAACTAAATGAAGTGGTGCTCGATTCGACCAACTTTCCTTGGAAGGTCCTGTACCAAATTGAAGTTGGGTACGAGGAGACTGCACTTCGTGGAAATGATGTTACGTGTATTCTTGAACCTCTTAGACCCCTAAGAACTCACCATGAAGTGCGTTCGTTGCGGGACATCGATAGCGCTCTCACTGATGCCTATCGGGACACGATTTACAACTACCAGATCCTGATTGAGTCCAGGGACTTGGCTGTCGCAGAAGTAGCCATCTGGGGAGAAGATTACGATACCCTCAAGACGGGCTCCACGTTCTTCCCAGACTACTATCGTAAGGACCCGGATCTACCTAAGGCTCACATCCTCATAAGGGATAAGACGGGTGTGAATTGGGGCCCCCTCCCATGTAACCCCCTCGACGAACCCCTTTCTTGGCCATTGCCGGGCAGGATCGGGCAAGCAACTATTATACCTGAGCCGTCAACGAATGAAGAGAGAGTAGCTGTGTCCGACGCTGCTGGTGTTATGCGCGTCTACTTGGACTCCGTCGAACAAGCCATAGGGTTTGCCTCAATACTTGATGATAACGGGTGGACGGAAGCCCTAAAGAAGTTCTTTCCAGGTAAGGTTTTCAGACTTTCTACGGAGGTCTTATGGCCTAAGGCGTGTACGCCTCCTGATGGAGACCTGAAGCGTTAGCAATACGTCCCAGCAGGATGAAGTAGCGAGCATCCCGTTCCTCGGGTTTGACTAGGCTAAGTTCGTGGGCCAGCTCGACGCACATTTCTCGGGTTACTCGTGGATCATTGAGGCAAATGTCTAGACCCAGAATACCCCCAATATCTTCGAGGATCTGGCGGCGAGTAATGCCGTCGATAATAAATACCTCGTCGGGCTTGACCATTCGGTGTATATACACCAATCTTGTTCAAGCCGTTTATGCTTCGCTACGCCAAAGTCCCACCACCCTCAGGAAACCCCACCTTGCACGTCATTACCCTAGGCACCATTCACGAGGCCATTCAACGTCGTTTTGCCGCCGAAAAAGAGATCGCCGTCAAGGCCCTCCTCGCCCGCGGCGATTCAACAAAGAAGTTGACGAGCGTGTTGAGACTTCTAGCCAGTTGCTCCAATACCATCGTTCAGCTGCTGCAACTGCCCGATAGCGGGACCTATGATATCACGTGGAAAGAACAAGACACAAAGGCAGATTGCACTTGTGAAGGGGATTCAGCCTCGTGCTTTGAGGACTCGCTGGCGTATCTTGTGACGACCATCGACGTGGTCTTCAAATGGAAGGGACCTCGCGGATACAAGGGTGAACGTTATTTAGGGTTCATCACCTTCCAGGGCACCGACGTCATCATGAAGTGGGAGAAGGTTTCAGCGGAAACTGGTGTGGCCTTGGCAACTTGGGTCAAGCTCGAACCCAACGAAGCATCCATCTTGGGAGCTCTTGCCGATGTCATCGTCGATCGCTACGTCATTTCGTCCTTGGCCCCTCTTTTCAAGGATACTGTGTGACCATTCCTATCAAGTGGTGGCTCGTCGAAAAGGACACCAAGAATCTCGACAGATTCGTGGAAACCAGCATGGGGTTTGCCAGCAAGGGAGAGAATCAAGAATCCCTGATCCTTGCCCTCGATAGGGTTGTGTTGGGTGTCTATGGTGTGCGTCCCGTTATGCTTCGGACCCTCGAGTACCAAGCCACTCTACGTGAAGGAACCCATGGGCTGGCGAACAAGGTTGTAGAGGACCTCGAGTTCTTAGCTCACCACATTAGGGGTAGATGGATCGAACCTGCGAATGTCCGCCCAAGTATCTCAGCCGATGAAGGAGCGATCTATGGCGTAGTGCAGAGCTACGGCCTCAGACGCTTGGAACAGCCAATGATCTCGATTCGGCTGGGGTTGGCTTTCTCGACCCATCCCTTGGAGCCGTACTTCGTTAGTCCTGAACTCACGGCCGAACAGGTTACAGAATTGCGGCTACCGACCTCGATCGACTAGAGCTGCACCAGCTCTTCGTACAGTTTGTCGAGCTCTGCCTCGGGATCCTCAAAAAGAACGGTCTTTGGCACCGTCAGAACGAGGTTGTTGCCCTCTTTCCTACGAAAGACCTCCAACTCCTTGGGATCGGACCAAGACGCCGCCTCGTGGCTAATACGGTTCCTTATAGCGGTCTTTGCCGAAGTAAGAAAGTCATCATCGAATATGAATCCTCGCTGCTTTGGGACCTCATTGTCCGGGCTCATCTTGACGTGAACCTCGTAAGGTAGCGTGACAAGGACAATCCCGACATTGGCACATTCCATACGGCCTAAGTCGGGGCAATACTGAATGAGACTAAAGAGACCTCTCATGGATGCCCCAAATACCTCGCGACCAGCCTCTTAGCTGGTGTTTCTTCGGTGACCCTTTGAGCTACGGCCTTGATAATGAGTCGCTTGTTCTTCTCTGTTAGATACGGTTCGATCTCCTGCCAGGTCTTACTCTGGTTGAGCATGACGGTGATACCCTTGCTTGGCCCAAAAAGCTTGACGAACTTCTCGTAGTTTTTGAAGGTGTGCTCAAGCTCGCTTAGAATCTCTTGGAGGTAGGCACGTACCTCACTTGGATGATTGTAATAGGCTTTAGGGTTTTCCCGGGCCTCTTGCTCGCTGAGGGATTCGGCGACGCCCTTGGTGAAGATATCGGCCGCATGGGTCACTTCATGGAGCAAGACGTCGTAAATCTGGTTGGCTATGAGGAAGCTGTCCGAGTTGGCTGACTTGAACAGGTTCTCAGCATTGAGGCTCCCGTTGATGTTCACGACAAGCGTAGGCTTGCCGGAAGCCGTTGATCCAAACCCACCACTAACGGCGTAGTAGGGACTCTGGGTCACTACCGACTGCATCCGAATGAAGATGTCCCGGCTTCGGCCGTCAACGGTCCGTATATCGTAGGGCGCTGAGGGCACTAGGACGGTCTTTCCTAAGGGGCCTTCCCTACCCCGGGTCTTCATGGCGACGGCTCGTTGCAGCTCCCGTGAGAGCTCCCTAAGGCGGTTTTTGTCGACCAGTATGGCCCGAGCGGTCCTCATGCCCTGAGGGTGGCATAAAAGGAACAGCTGCAGCCAGGCACCTTACAAAGAGGGCCTATCAGCTCAAAGGTTAGGGCTTCGGTCCTGGTATCAGGAAAGACTCGTAGTAGTTATACTTGAACTCAATCCTCCACACCAAGGGATCGGTATTGGAAGAGTGTTCGGGAAACGCGGCGTCCCAACGGGCTAAGTATTCTTCGGCGGTGATGCCACCGAGCTTCAATAGATCCTCTTCGCTCAGATCCTTGAGCTTCACCTGAGTCACGTTCGTGACTTTGGCTGGGGTGCCGCGGGGGAAGTTGTGGTGCGGCGTCAGAATCAGGTGCTGGCCAACATCCCAAGGCGTGTCGACGCAATGATACAGGGTGCGTTTCTTCGTCGATACGTCTTCGGCGTATCGAGGGAACACGACAGACGCGAACTTATTGGCCATCCTCGGGTGATACACCAAGTGTTATGAACTTAGGATCGATGAGGACCTTGTATTGGGGCGTCTGTTGCACGTCGTGATCATCCGCACAGAAGGGGATCCCCTTCGACCCGACAATCATTGGAGAGGTCAGCATCCGTGTTGTCGGCTTAGGGCAGTAGGCACACTTGCTGTAATCAGCAGTGTCCGACACTTCTGGGGGTTCCTCTTTGGGGAGACGTTCCAACACACCTAGAGCTTCTCTAGCGGCATCGAAGAGATCATAGCGAATAGCCGTGATGATGAGGACTTTGAGAGCCGATCTTCGATTCAGACCCTTGAGAACTTTACCTACGGCGGCGAGCGCTTCACCCTCTTGGATCAGGGAATCGATGGAGGTTTGAAACTCGTCCGTAGATTCGGGTGATACGTCACGCTCCATGCGTAATTGGAGTCTCGCAGCTACCTCGTCTTTGGACATTCCGGGAACTAAACCTTCGGCACTCATGGCGTCTTTCTAATCGGAGAGCCCACCATCCAGGGTATGCCATGACCTGGATGGTGGGCTCTCTCCTTCTGTTGGAGAAAACAATTATGCAACGTTTCAACTCCCGAAAAGGCAATAAACCTTTTCGAAGACTGTTGAACCAACCCTACAGCAGAGGTGAGAAGAGCTAAAGGACTCGGTTCATAGGATGACGGCCTTCAAATTCGTGTTGGGAATAAGCCCGGAGGGCTCGAACCTCTATCGATTGGGTGCTTTGAAGCGATTATCTTCGTGATGACCACCTCAAGGCACGCTAGTAACTCAACACCTTCGTAGGGTGCTGTCGTAAGAACTTCAACCGTCAGAGGTCAATCGCGGCCGTTCGAATCGACCAGGAATTCCCTTTTGCCTGATGGTAGGCAGGGGTTACACCTGCAAGCTACTAGGGTGCTTTGAAGCGATCATCTCCCTTTCATTGGGCTATACGGACATTCAAGACAGGCGATTAAGGAGTTTGGTGAAAATTAGTGCTTGGTGGCCATTCCGACGTCAACGATTTCTCTCAGCCGATTCAGCCTACGCCGCCAAGCCGACGGGACCTCCGGTCCCAGGTGCGGTTTTCCGAGCGACCAACCTCGGTTACTTTCATCGGGATGCAACCCGACTAGCCCACGGTCACTGGGCGGGGTGTCCAAGGATTGATAGATAATCGCACCAAGGACCAAATGCTCACCAAACTTTGGATAGAAAATGCCAGGCTACGTAGAGCCCAGTACCCAGCAAAGTCAACCCTAGCACAAGGGTTGCGATGAAGAACACCTTGAAGGCCCGAGCGGCCTTATCGGCCTTGACTCTCATTTCCTTTTTGCGTTCCGTGTAGCCGTCTATCAAGTCGTCCATGTTCTCACCAGATCTCCCAACGATGGCCGAGGTACCAAATCCCGACGATTGATGTGGCGAGTATGACTAAACCTAGGGTAATTGCAAAAACCGTGTAGATGGTTCCTGCAATACGTTCACGTTTGGAACCCCGTAGTTCAGCAAATGCCATCGCTATTATTTCATGCCCCATGCGATCCGTATATACACCAAGCCGCCCTACCGCGCCTCATTTTTACCAGCCGTGGTGATCGATACGGCGCCGGAAGCATTCTTCTTGAGTAGCCCTAGGCCGAAAAGAGTCTCGTAGTCAGCTTCGGTCGGCTTGGACTCAGGGGAGCGCTCCCACTCGTTCTTGCGGCCGGCGCTCGTGTAGCTAGCAAAGACCCGAAGGATTCCGCGAAGATGATCGTTGAGCTCGGCTTTGGCAGGGAGCAAGGGAGCGAAGTTGCTCGGGTGGACGTGCATCGTGCAGTAGACCTTGGTCCCATTGGCCTCTGAGCCAACGATGACTGCGTACCCGGGGACGATCGGGTGACTTTGCTGGTCGCGGTCGACACGCTTCGCTTCGAAGGGGTTGGCACCGCCCCAACTACCGTACTCGACCTTGTGAGCCACTGAGCCGTCCAAGGAGACGATAGCGTAGAAGGACCGACGACCGTCGCCTCCACCTTGCCCCACGCTTACGGTTTCCGACGCCTTGAGGCCGATGTCCGTCTTTCCGTAGCCGATCTCTTTGAGGGCATGGCGAACGGATTCGGGGAGCTCTTTGGTGGGTACGTAGATGGGGTCGGTCATGCTGATAGTACGAACGACCCCCTCAAGATCTTAAGCCCTATCAGGTGTAAACTCCAGTCCCGTTATGCCAAGGTTCATTTTTCTGCACGAAGGCTTGTAGAGATTGTGTAAGATGAGGGATCCAGGCCCTCTTGATGATAATCCCTTCAAGACTAGGCGGCCTGTTACTCGATGCCCCTGAGTGAAACTTGCACCCATCTTGGCAGAGATGTCCGAAGGCTCCTTGAAAGGGTTGCCCTTTGAACTTCTCTTTAGCGTCACCCACGCCCCAAGAGTATATACCGTCGTTGGTGTTAAGCCAGACCGGCCCAAAAGGGAATAATGGGACTATAGGCTCGTCATCGAAGATGATGCCACAGGCGTGAATCTCGTGCTGCATAGAATAGATCGCCTGTTCGACGGTCTTAGGGTAGAGGAAAATCTGTGGAGCCGAGGTTGCCGTCTTACTGACTCGAGGAGAAACCTCCCATTTCTTCGGAGGCTCATTGGGATTGAGAATACGCTTAGAGTCCAAGAAAACCCGTGATTCCTTGTGAAATGGGAAAACCCGTTGGCTTGAAGTGATGATCACTTGGGTTCACCAATTTTGCGATAGGCCTCACGGCATCCCGGGCAGGTGTGCGTTAGATGACCCTCGGAGATCTTGACGTTCACGTCCCAGCCCCCGAGGTGGCCCCACTCGGGGCCAGAAGGGTGTACGCTCCCGCACAAGCTGGAGGAGTCTATACCGCCCGTGAGCTTCAGAATTGTGGCTACCTTCCTGATATGCCAGGGAGCCTTAGGACCGGCTGTGACCGACTCGCAGAAGGCATACTCCGGGACTTCGCCAGGGGCGTAGGTTCCGCTTTGGACGTAGGGCATGATGGGCCAATACGGTGGCAACGCTCAAAAGCTTAAGTACCTTCGGACTTCCTAACTTCCCAGTCCTCGGCCAGCAGGTCTTCGTGGGTTGGCTCCCAAAGAGTTGAATCTGGAAACCCAAAATCGAAGTCCAGCTCTCGAATGTGGCCGTACTTGTCAATGTGAATCCAAACGACCCTACCTCTACGACGGATCTGGCGACCCGCCTTGAGGAGGATGAGAGCCTCGGAAAAGCTCACAACTTCACCGCTCGAAGGCAACGATGCAAGATCATAGCGGCCAAAACATCAGCTGAAATACCTTGTTTCTGTGCCATGTCCTCGAGTTTACGCCAATCTTCGACCGTAATATCGACGGGTTGCGTAGGTTCCAGCTGTTTTAGAGGCTTTAACCCAGACAGCCCCTTCTTCAGTTCGTTCTGGGCTTTCCATAGGTCAACGTTCATTTGGAGGTTCAACCACAATTCGGGTGTGGTTCTGAGGACTTTTGCCAATCTGAGGGCATCCGACGCGGTGATTCTTGCTCGCCCTGTTAGAAGACCATCGACCTTTCCACGTGTAAGACCGAGACTTTTTGCAACCTCGCTCTTGGTCAAGCCAAAATCCTGCATGATTTCTCGAAGGAGAGTTCCGGGTGGTGTCGGTGGACGGTACTTGGGTAGCATGATACTCCAGAGATCTTATGCTCGAACGGATACACCGTTGTAGGTTCTGTGGCCGAGAAATGAAAGTCAGTGGTATGTCCTACGCCGAGAACCCCTTCTGCCTAGAATGCCTGCCAGACCGCCTGAAAGCCTCAGGAGCACGTCCCCACAAGACCGTAGGGGCTGGAGACTATGTTGCCTTGATCCCCTGTGAGGAGGGCAACCAGGACCTTTTATCGTCGGACAGTCTGCCCACGCTTGGGGACATCACGAGACCCGCCGGGATCGCCCTTGACGGTACAACCCTTGAGGGTGCCTAGAACCACGAGGGCAGCCTCGTCGAAGGTTTCCATAGCAATAGGGGATCCGTCTTTCAGCTTTTGGGGTTGGACCGTGTAACGTAGACATCCGAACAACCATTCCGTTCGTGCTACGACCACGCCCTTGAGCCCTGTTACCTTGTCCTTGACTTTGGTCCCGAGAGCAATTTTGAACGTTCTCATGGACCGTCTAATACACCAGAGTCAATGGTAAGTGGTGCCTAAAGCTCGGAGGCGTTCTCCTTCCTCGACGGCTTCCAGGGTTCTTCGCTTGAATTCTGCTAGGCACTTACGCTCATCGAAGCGGCTAATTCTTTTGACAATTGTTCCTGAAGGCAACTTTAGAACGCTTTCGTGCCACTCCTTCGTTTCTCCAAGGACCTTGATCTGGTTCAGCCTGATGCGGAGCGTTCTATCAGGAAAGACTACGCCAACGGTAAGCGTTCTTGTGTCATTCATGGGACTCGATTGCCCCAGACCATGAACTCTCACGGCATCTGTGATGGCGCTAAAATACTCGCTTACGTCGCGGCACCAGACTTCGGGCTTCATTTCAGCCATGGTAGTAAATACACCAGTACGAATCCACTTATGCTCCCTGAAGTGCAACCCCAGTTAGCTCCCGGGCCCACGGGTTACCGGAAAGCTGAAAGGATTGTATGAAAACAGCTGAAGACTCGGTTAGCACAACGGATAGTCCCATCCTTACCCACGGTACGCGCCCATGGTACAACATGGATGATTATCCAGGGGAGTATGTCCTTAGACATTCCTGTGAGACTTCACCCGTAAGAGACAACGAATTTGAATTCGCTGTGAAGAGGGTCATTCCGACCTCAGATGAAGATAACCACGGTAAACCCTACTACATAGCCGTAAACCCGTACAGAGCTATCGTTTGTACTGGAGAAACGGTGGAATCTGCCGTAAGTGGCATGATCTTCTACCTCATCACCTTGGCTAGGAATGGGGCCATCAACCCAAAGTATCTTTCAGAGCCAGGTGACCCGCCCATCCAACACGTCCTAGGAGTCCTCTCGGAACGACTTCTTTGGCAGACAGAGCGTCGACACGAACACCTGGGAAAGGCTGATACCGAAGTACCGAAGGGTTATGAGGATAAAGTCAGTCAAGACCAATACTTAGCGAATGTAGCCAGAGACAATGAGATCATCTCGGCCCTCGCCACATCGATTGCAGCCCTCGCCCGTGTGAAGGACCTCTAAAGCTAGAGCGTTGAGGGGGACGTTTTTGGCGTCCCCCTCACGAGCTGCTTACCAGTTGCCGGTGCGGACACCTGGCCGCTTCTCAGTCCCTACGTGAGTGATTTTCTCAGTTGGGATCGAGATGTCTCCGTTGTTCGGCAGGATGACGGACGTGATCCCCTTGGATCCCGCTATTTCGGCTACGCTCTTGACGCCCTGAAGCTTCTCCGTGCCTCCGATGGTCGGACCATCGGAATAGTAGTCGTACCAGGGGAGGCCTTGACGAGCATAGTTCTGTGCCGTGAAGGGGACGTGGGGTGGATCCGTCTGCGTGATGTCTCGCCACAGCACACTATTGGCTAGGTGTACGAAGCACCGGATCCCGTGGTTTGTGTCCCAATCGCTGATCTGGTAAGGATCGTCGAAGATCTGCTGCTTCATACGACCACCAGCAGCCAAGCTCATGTCGAGGCCGCGAGAATCACTACGCTCCATCTCCATGCAGTCCATGAGGCATAGGGAATCGGAACTGTAATTTACTGACTGTCCTGAAGGGGCGCTCACACGGAACTTTGCACTTCTGAGGATGCTTTCGGGCTTGTGCTTGGGGAACTTCTCCTTGAAAACCTCCCACTTCATTGGGAAGACCTCGATCTGGATCCCACCAAACTCAGCTTTGCCTGTGATCTGCTCTTCCACCGAGAATCCCGATCCCAGGGGAGCCGCCACGAATTGCCGAATCACCCCATCGCCGACAGCGTAGCCATCCAACCAGGGCTGCTTAGGCGCTACCATGTAGTCCTTGGCCTTGAGCCCGCTCGTCCATTCATCACCCGTGACAGCACTGACTTTGCCCGCGGCCACCTTGATGGCAAAGGGGTAGATTCCACGTCTATCGACTGAGCTCGGGGCAAACCTGAGCCATAGGGCTTCACTCTGGTAGAGAGGCAGAAAGATCCCTCCATGCTCGACCCACTTGGCTGGAACACGGTCCTTGAAGTCGTCGATCTGGCGTAGGGGAAACGTGCCCAATCCTGGAGGAAGGGGGTACTCTTTACCGTTGTCAGGGATCCGCAGGGTCCGCTGAAAGTTAATCTTCAGTTTGGCCTCAGGATGAACGTCACTGAACTCGAAACTCAGTTGGTCGCCAATAATATTCAACATTTGCATCACCATTTTCCGTCACGAACCGCAGTAGCCGCCTTCAAAAGGGTCTTCTCGGAGGACTTGGGAATACTGTCCATGAGCGCCATTAGGGCTTCCGGGTGCTTCCTTGCTACAGCCACGACCTCTTCCGATAAACGTCCAGCCATCAGCATTAGGATGTGAGGATTCACTTCCAAAGCTGTAGCTAGTGCTTCCAACTTGTCGTTGGAGGCATTGGATAGATCGTTTTCAAGCTTGGATACGTACCCAGGCTCAACACCAGCTGCAGAAGCCAACTGGCGTACGGACAGACCTTTCCTCTCGCGAATACCTCTAAGGCATTCACCGAATGTCTTCACGGGTGTTTCCTATCAGGAAACACTTGGGGGTGCAAGAACTATTTTCAGACAGTCTTACCGGCTAGTATTCGATCGAGACAGGATAGTTCAAGCACAGCATTTTTGGGTTGATCCCAATATGAAAGTCTTCGAACAAGAGAAGCTTGAGCTATTTCTCTGTACCACGGTGGTAGATCTGCATAATGCTTCAGTTCCTGTAAGTTTTGGATTTCGTGCAGGTCACAAAAGAAAGGGCCAAATCCAGGGTCTGATGGGGTGATTAATTCTCTAACTGCTGGTTTTCCGCAGATCACACAACGTATAGGTATGGCCTCTTGGAGTTCCTCTAACAATTGTCGAGGTATTTGGACTAATGAAGAGGAGTTACTCACGTTTCTTACCTGTGCGGGAAGAAGGCCGACCAGACCAAAATGGCTGTTCCTAGAATGATAACGGCCAAGACCCCGATAACGTAGAGGACCCTTCGCATAGAGTCTAGGGTTTTTCGTCGAAGCGGACGAGTGTGCATGTCTGCCATTTTGCGTGCCACCATGGCATCAACCAACCTCTCATCCTCTGCATTTAGGGGCACCGCTTGAGCTATCTTGGGGACAACACGGGTCATCGGTTGTCGTCTCGCATCTCGTTGATGGACCGAAGGCCCTCACACCAAAGGACACCTTGAACGAAGCAGACCCAACGCTCTGCCTTGTCAATGTGACCATTCTCTACTAAGAGTGTGATCTCTTTACACATCCACCTGCTGTGTGATAGTCGTTGAGCCGAGGTGGACCGAGAGCTGGACATATCCTGTCGCTCGGCGATGACATTCTTGTCAGCCAACAAGTCGTCATATTTCGTGGCCACTCGGACGATTTGGTCAGTTTTCATGACGGCTCCACGGAAGCAGTAGTTTTACCACACACAACATCTTTGTCTTCGGCCTTATCTTTCGGCCTCACAGTAGTACCTGCCAACTCGTTCATTTTCTTGATGATTTTGATGACGTCTGCTGGAGGTCGGTACCTAAGCTGCAGGGCTACTTCCCGTAGGTAGGCGGCGGTCAGGCCTTCAGTCTCATACACCAGGTCGGCTAAGTCCATGTCCGCCGGTATACCGAAATCCTTGAGGTACCCTCGAAGGATCTCTTCACGTTCTTCGGCGGTAGGAGTATCAAATTCCACAAGGACGTCTATGCGACCCGGTCGCAACAGTGCCGGGGGGAGCTCCTTGATATCATTGATTGTTAGAATGACCGTGAGGCTCGGATGCTTGCCTTTGAAGTCCGTTAGAATCGCAAACAGTGTTGGAAGGGAGATTTTTAGATCTGCAGCACGATCGATATCATCAACGATGATGAAATCCGGACAGAGGCCCTCAATGAGAAAGTCGATCTCTTGCATGCCCAGTGAGGTCAGGCTGTTGGCGTCAATCCTGAGGACGTGGCCTTCGGCTAAGTTAGCTATTCGAAGGGCAAAGCTCGTTTTGCCACCCCCTTGCTTGCCGTACATGAGGTAGGTCCTTGGTACCCCGTCCCGAATATACGCTCGGTGCTGAGTAACGAATTCGTCCAAGCGCTTTTGGGCTCCACCTAAAAGCGGGTCCTTGGGCTCAGGTATCGTCGTGTACTCACTGATGACGTTGCGGTTCTTGTCTAAGGCCTGTCCAAGATGCATACGCCCATTGAAGTCTCCCCAAATTGCTCGTAGGGCTTCATCGAATTTGAAGCCTGGGGGGTACCAATATAGGGGGTAATTGGATGTGGCCCCATTGTGCTCATAGAAATGTATGGTACCAATCGTGGGGTGCGAGGCTTTGATGATGTTGGAGTTGCTCGTCAGCTTGACGACTTCGATGTCAAACATACGGGTCAAGCTAGAAGCAAAGAATAGATCGATGAATCGAGAATTTTTTCCAGATTCGACTTCATAGGGTATATCCTTGAGGTACTTACCTAGATCCGTCAGGTTTTCCTCGCCCCAAATGTGGTTGCTCAACGAGTCGACGACGCCAAGCATTTTGACCGCTTTGGTGAAGATACCGTCCTTACTTTCGGGTAGTCTTGAGCTGACATCTGCGGCCACCTTCATGACCTTCCTGAGGTAGTCGTAGGCTCGACTTTTTCTCGTGCTCGTCATGGGTTGGCACATACACCGAAAACCGTGGGATATGCAGGATCATCCCAGAAAGCCATTCACACGGCTTCGGTGTATACGCTTAGTGAAATTGAGGAATCCTATATGGGCATACGTTGTTCTGGAACTTGTAAGCGATGTGGTCGGAGTGCTGAGGATCTGTATCCTTGCAACAACTGTAGTCGGCTCATTTGTTCGTCTTGTCGTTGCGGCACAGGAAGTGTCAGTGACGGATACGAGTGCGTAGCCAATTGCGGACCTCCACGGTTGAAGGTGAAAGCCATCCCGGCGATTTCTGCAGCCCAGTGGGTACGGTCTGCGGAGTTTCCACGGTTGAAAGTAAGGATCAAGGCCATTTCTTCTAAGTCCCGTCTGCTAGAAAATCTACGAGCTTCAAAGTGGGGACCTACGGTGGTGGCCATTCTAGTCGGTTGTTTGCTGGGCTTGTTCCTGATATGGCTTGTGAGGCCATGAGCGACTTAGTGCCTCCAGAAAAGCTAACTTGGGATCATATTTACCTCTTGGGTTGGATTGACCACGAAGGCCAATCGTACTTGACCACCTGGGAAGGTAATCTCCAGATGTTAGATGTCGTCGTCTATGGTGTGAATGGCCTTAATATGCCACTTTGGGACGCCAGCGTACCGCCTGGGGCTCGACTCGAGGCCGTCCCTGAGGGTAAGGATGGCCAGGGATGGGCTCGCTTGCATGGCGGGCTCTTAGCCCTAGCTTGGTATGTGGCTGAGGGGATCACTCGAAAGACACCCGAACTATTCCCTGGTGAGCGGGCCTAAGATAAAAGGCCATTAAGTCCTACGAGGTTCCACTCGTATTGTAGGCATGTCCCTCGCCTACCTACTCGGAACAGCCATCTGTAGAACCTTTGAACGTGTAGCCGGTAAGTGGCAATCCAAGAAGCCTGAACCCAAGGCGTTCGTCGTTGGATTCTCGACCAGTATTGACCACGATAAGGAAGAGGGCTACAGGTACGTTGACCTGGTTCTCTACGCTGAATGCAACTACGTGAGCGTGTATGTACGTGAGCGTTGGAACGTCATCCCCCTTGAGGACCTCGAATACAACGAGGAAGAGGATGATTCGTACGTCAAGTCCGGCAAGGACTACGTTGAAGGATCGTCTCCTTGGACGCTGCTATGCTCACACGACTCAGGGTGGACTTCGGCGGTTCAAGAATTCATGAGCCAGAATGCTCGTAAGCTTCAAACCTTCGGTGCCTCAGAGGACTTCTACAAGCTGGTCGATCCAAAGGAGCTTGGGATTTGAGGGGGTAGTTCATGTCTGGACCCAAAACAATTAGGCCTGAGGAACTCAAGCGCTACAACAGCGAACACATAGGACTTAGGAATGCTGCTGTAGGCAATTACGTTCTGGTATCATCCCACGCCGTTTGGGGTTATGGTTCGACCCCTGAGAATGCTCGCCAGGACGCCACAGAGCACTTCCAACAGAGCAATGTCTCAATCGCCTATCTCGGCGTTCTCGACGTCTTTCGGATCGAATAAGGCTGAAGGGCTTAACTCTCCCCCAAAGCCCTTCGTACTAGAAGCATGGACTACGACAAGCAGTACAAAGTAGCTAGGGATGACGGCCAAGGAACGCAGTCGACCGGAAACACTCTGTATGAAGCTTGTGTGGCCGCCAAAGCTCATGGCCCGAATGGTATCGTGCTCTCCCACGAAGGCCGTCTGGTGGCTTTCTACTGTGGCCACCGCAACCGTATAGCTCCCGGATTCGGAGCCCAACCCCTTGAGCGTGATCAAATCATCACTGACTTCGGCTACGAGGCCCTATGACCACCTACACTGTCAACGAAACGGACGCGAGCTGGGCCAAGACCCGCTACGTTCTCGGGTTCGACGCCTACGGTGAAACGCATTTGGAAGTCTTCGACAACAGCCTAGACAAGGCTCTGAATGAGGCCATCGACTGGATAGTCGACAACAAGCCGGGCATCCTTTGCGACGAACAGGTCAACGAAGCCTATCACCAAGCTATTCTTGGCGGAGCCTCCGAAGAAGAGGCTCATGTCCACGCTACGGCCGATACCACGGTCGGCGGAAACGAAGGCCACTACGTTCTCAGCCATGAGTGGTGCATCATTTCTGAGGAACCCAACATCCCCGTACCGGATCATACGGAAGACGATGAAGATGAGGATTGCGACGAAGAAACGGGTTTCACCCTCGACTTCAAGTACTGCGAGTGTGGCTGTCACTGCTCTGTAGCTTCTCATCCTGTCATGGGGGAAACCCTACACTTCACGATCTACAACGACCTCAAGGGCAATTTCACCCTCTACAAGGGGCACGGAACGCTAGGGCCTCAAGTCGACGTCAAGCCGAGCTTCGAAGCTGCCGCGGAATTGGCAGCCAAGATGGTTGAACAACACCCAGGTTACCGAGAGTGATGGGGGACCCCAATGAACATTCAGACATACATCAACAACCTGAATATGACCGTTAGTGTTGATGATCCAACCATTCTGGACCTAGAAATCGTGGCTGTAGCTCCTGCAACGGCCGAATTTCAGGATTGTGGGATTTTCTCGATTATTCAAGCACCTGCTGGGAGGTACTTACACCTGAAGTTCGACGAAAAAGCCTCTGACTGTTGGCAAGGACATCTCGAGAGATGTCTTCGTATGGGTAGCTCACGTAGAGACGTCGAATTTAGTAATGGTCCTCGACCTCTACGTAGTTTGAAAATAGTTAAAGCCTGATGTCCGTGGGGGTCAAACATGTTCGATGAAACAGAACTGCTCGCCCGGCTAGATGCCGTTCAATGCGTCAGAGGTATGATCGTCGGGCACCTGAGCGTGGTTTCGGTCCTTCAAGAAATCCCCGACCTCTCGGAAGAAAAAGGCCCGTCTTCCACCCGAGCCAAGAACCATGCGGCCATGGCTTTCGAGCTTCAAAGCGCTCTCGAGACCCTGTTCACCCCAAGGATTCTAAGCACCGTACCGCCAGCGAGCATTTCAGTTATACCCTCAGGAGACTTTGAAATGGACATCCCTGTTGCTCTTTTAGCCCAAGTCGTCGACATCAACGAGATCCGTCGTAGGATCTCGACCAACCGGAAGATCGCTACGCGAGAACTGGATCAGGCCAAATTGGCTAATGACCCGGAATCAACGATTCGCTGCCTCGATACGGCTTTGGCCCACGAAGGAATCGCCGATGCCCTGCAGAGCGCCCTCGAGACCCTCTTCCCTGTGTCCGAGCTGGCAAAACTGCCGGCTATTGAATCTTCCGTCTGACCGGTGTATATACTGGCCATGCCCTTGCCCGTGGATACGGTCGTCCAAGCTTTGATGTGTCTTGGTTCTTGGTTTTGCTCGCCAGCTGACTACGTAGAGTCGGCTCCCGTCGTCGGTTGGTACTTCCAGTACACGACTGAGCGTTACGGCTGCGAGGGGGACTGCGACTACAACGCTATCCTAAATGTTCAAACCCTTGCCGGTGAGCGGTTGTGGCCTGAAGTAGTCGATAGCTATGGAGTAAAAGGTCGAGCTCCTTGTGGTGGTGTCGTTGATTGCTTGGGGCTCTTGGCGCCTAACGTGGCTTGTATCATCGAACGTACCGATTGTGACTTCACTCACATAGAACCAAAAGTCCTCAAGACTTTTCTTCTCGAGTGCCGTGGTGATATAGCTTGTCAGAGGGAATTGATGCGCCCTGAGGAATGCTGTCGGGTAGTTAGAGAGATCGATGGGAAGGTCTCCTATTGGCCATGATCCACTTACGGAAGAGTCTTTCGGATTCATGGTGTGGAGCGCTTCTTGTTAGGGGTGATTGTCTTACGGATGACCCGGAAATAACGTCTTGCCCTGAATGCCTTAGGTTGGAGGAAGCTGAGTTTAGGTTGGAGGAAGCCCGACGTAAGGAGCAACCAAAACTTTCAAAGCTCGAAATGTTTGGAGAGGGGACCTACGGCGAACTCGATTGGATAGCTCTTGGGGTAATGACCTGTGGCCTTGGAATACCCGTGGTGAGTCTTCTTAAGCATCTGGCAAAGAGTCGAAGGTCCAGGGAAAAATGAAGCGATTCCTGACTTTGAGCCTCTTTCTGTCGGCAAGTCCAGCCATGGCTGTGGGAGTTTGCGGCGAGCCTGAAGAGGGTTTCTTTGATCTTGGCCCCTACATCATAACCGAGTTCAATGACCCCGTAGAACGTTCTTTGAGCGTGACCTATCGGCATACTCTCAAGAAGTACGAGCATTGTGAGAACGGGTGTTGGCCTCTGTCTGAACACAACGTCTACCAGACAGCTAAGAATGACCTGTGGTTCGAACTCCTCTCAACGCACGGGGAGATCTTTCGTCAGGGTTGTGGAGGGGAAGTCCGTTGCCTTGAGCCAATCTTGGCCGAGAATGTTCGATGCTACGTCGAGAAAGGTGATTGCGATTACGAGTACGAAGACCCCTATGTACACACCAGGATCTTAGAGACGTACTATCTTGAGTGCCGGGGAGATCGAAGCTGCACCTTTGAGGATCGACCTGCGAAGGATTGCTGTATCATCACGGGTAGAAAGGTGAATCCTTGGAAGACTTGAGCACGGTGCCCGGCGCTTCCTTACTGGTTTCGATCGAGGCCGTTCAAAACATTCGAGGAATCGTCGCAGGGTTCTTTAAAGCGGCAAAAGAGGCTAGAGATCGAGCCGATGAAGCGGGGCAAGAGAACGCCTACAACGCTCTGGCAATGGCTTTATCCTACGAGGCTCAAGGTGGCGCCATGCAGAACGTCCTCCATTACCTGCTTACGAAGGAGGTGGTAGAAAGCCTTCCTGACGTGGAGCCTTTAAACCCGTGGGGTCAACCGAGGCATACTACGGATTCAGTTCGACGATTAGCCCAGGATCCATAAATGCACATCACACGTAAAGAGGGTTGCCTCTATTGGGCCACACCTGAAGAAGGGGATCCCTCAGTTTATGAGGGCTTTCTCATCACAACACATTCAACGGCATCCACGTTCTTGGTAGGACCTAACAGCCACTGCTATGGACCGCCCACAGGTGAGTGGCAACTTGAACTTCTTGGTGTCGAGGGTACTGAAATAGAGCCCGAGGTGGGGCAAAGCGTAGGCTTAGTGGCGGTTGAACGGCCACGGCCGACCTGTTGTGATGATGGACACTACCTGACTTGGTTGTGGCCTTTCCCAGCTTCAAGGACCAACAGTGGGGCTCCGGTACCTGGTTGGTACACAGGCATGGGAACCACGGGTTTTAGCTTTTGGAAGCACGTAGGTTCCAATTGCCCCGGATGCGGCACTCCCTTACCAGATCCCGGTATTGGTGAGCGAGTTCTTGGTAGGCAACACTTGCTTGGGTTGCTTAAGAGTCGAACTGGGGTTGTAACGGTTCTTGAAGCTAACTACTGCATCGATTACCCCGATGAGTACCAACTCACCCTCGTGGCCATAGGTCCAAATAAGAGCGTTGTGTACAAGTGCTTGCGAGATCGGTTCGAGATGACCTTTCGGAATTTCGGGGTTTTGCCCAGTGAATTACCGAAGGTTCTCATCAGATCTATGTATGAGGACGTCGTTCGGGGTGATGCGCTGAGTCTCGAGAAACTTGGAGCCACAGTTCGAGTCGATATGGTTTGGGCCCCTTGAAAGTTTTGGGGCGGTGTACTTCGAAGCTATGGACGATGCCGAAATTGCTGAGGCTGCTCGCGAATACAAGGACGGGCTACGCCTTCGACCCCTTTGCTATCTATCCGTTCTACCTTCAATAATTCACGCTGCTCGCCAATGTGGCTATGCGATTGCGGTTCACGGATCCATCTCCCGGGATTTCGACCTGGTCGCCATTCCATGGACGGACGAAGCTGTTGAGCCCTTCAAACTGGTTGAAGCTGTTATGGTTGTGGTCGGCGGGATCATCATCGAAGGGCAAGAAGGTAAGAACCCGACGCTCAAACCCCATGGGCGGATGGCCTGGTCAATTCACACCGGGGCCTCCATGTACATCGACTTGTCTGTGATGCCCCGAAGTCCACGGGTTGACGATCGGGTGAGCTCAAAAGGCGAAGGGCCTCGCCACTAGCAGGCGAAGCCCTTCGTTCACACAAGCGTTCCCAAAACTACGCCAAACCCACACAACTGCCAGAAGAAACACAAATCCGAACCTGACAAGCCCAAGTTGACAGCTCTTGCTCAAAAGAGCAAGCCTATTCTATCTGGCCCTTCGACCTGATCCGTATACGGCCTCGAGAGCCTTCAGTCGATGCTGGGCGGTCAATTGAGCCTCGAGGACCTGAACCTCGTGCCATGCCTCTTGAGCCATTCTCCGGGCATCCTGACGCAACTGTTCCTCAGTTTCAGGGTCAAGCCGCAGACTGAGGCCCTTCACGGCTTAAGCGTTCCTATCACCGCTTCGAACTCCTCCAAGGATAGCTTTCCGTCGATCAATTGGTGGGATATCTCCGCACATCGATCCAACTTTTCTCTGTACTTGGCCCTTCGTTTAGGGCCCGGAAGGGTTCCCCACTTAGCCCAGCTGGATATGAGGACCACACCCGTGAGACTCACCACCGTGGCAGCTATGGACCACGCCAAGTCTTTAACCGTGCAGCTGACAATAGACAGGCCCACCATGGGAGTGCAGTAAAAGATAGGCCAATTCTGCACTAAACGGTCAATGGTGTACCAAAGCTTGATCCGACCCGAGTAAAAGGACACGAGCTCAGCCAACTCAACGAGAGGCTTGTGCAGGGCTGGATCGTGTACCGCCTCAATGAGTTCCACGTCAGTCTCGTGGATCATCCAAACTCCGGTGTCTTCGCCAAAATCTGGGTGGATAGGCTCAAGAGAGCTTCGTAGGCTGGCTTGAACGACTTGGGGATCTTCTGCTCGGTGGACACCAGAAAGCAGGTGCGATCCCCAGGAGTGACGGCGAACTCCCCGTATTCGGTACCGGTGTTGTCCCCGAGCGTGACCGTGAACTCCCCCTCTTCCCCCTCCCAAGATAGGTTGAGTTCATTCGGGTACTTCAGGATCAGTTCTTTGACTTGTTCGAGAGGAGAAGACTTCTTAGCCATAGCTTGTGTTCTTGATAATACACTAGAATTTTGGAGGAGTCTCGCCGGTAGCACAAGGTTCCGACTTTTTCTTCATAGGCCCAAACGTCAGTCGATCGGTGGCGACACCTAAAGGAACGATGCGACTAACAGGGTACAGCTCATTACCACACGTGCAAATGTCAGAGGTCGGGTTCAACGTCACGCAATTGCAATGATAGCACTCGGCTGCTTCGACCTGAGAAGTGAGCTTGGCCACACGACGGGCTAGGCTCAGAAGGGACTTTTGAGCAGATTCTGGAATATCTCCTGGTGGTGGAAGGTTGGAATCCAACTTTCGAAGGACCCCCCAAGCAACCTCAAAGCTTGGTTGACTAACTCCACTCATGTTCCAACTCCACCACTCGACGCGCAAGGCTCAAGATTGCCCGTTTGGCAGAGTCCTTGGTATCCTCAGGGGGGTACAAGGGTAGGCCAGCGTCAAGCTGTGCGGCGACCCGCCAAGCGTCCTCAAAGGTGACTTGGTTGATGTGCTCGTGAGAACTTCGGTAAGCATCCCTCTTGGAAGCCTCTACGAACTGCTTGTGCGTCCTAGGTTTGGGCTCGACGCCGTGCAACTCCGTGAGATCTCCAAAAGGGACCCCTATCGGATCGGTGGGGGTGTTATCGAAGGGCTCGGGGGGTGCTGAGTCCCCTATGAGCGTGTCCGGTGGGTCCGGGAACTGCTCGCTAAGACGACGGTCTTCGCAGCAGGCACATACCCCTGTTCCGAGGCGTTCCGGACAGTTAGGGCATCGGCACCCCTTGGGTTTATCGGAGATTTCTTGGGTCACCTGGACGTTATACACCGAATCGGTGTATATACCAACCCATGGCTACTGCATCCCCCCAAGATTCCTGTACGGCAACAGTTGAGGTCGTCGACGGCAAGCTGGTTCTGAACGACCCTGTAGGGTATGCCGTTCTCCAAGCGGTCAAAAAGCACAACTGCAAGAATACGCTGATGCAGCATATTGATCGGGTCAAATACTTCGAGAAACGGATCGAAGAGAAGGGCCTCAATCCGGCCGACGTCATCATCACGTTATTGAACGTGGACAACCCTATGGGGAAAGCCCTGGCGGACATTCTGATGCCGGGCTTCGACTGGCAAGCAATTCGGGACACTGGGGCGGTACCCTATGCCAGAGGACTTGCCGGCCGCGAAGGGATCCAAAGCCTTTTGAGCGAGATTGATCCCGAAGAGGCCAAAATTCTCCGGGAAGCTGGACCGGTCCCTACGGTTATCGTCATGGATCATGGCGTAGTCAAGATCTTCCCGGACTCGGAATGGTTTTAGGCCCTTAATCCCTCGTGAGGTTAGCCGTATTGAGGGCAGACAACGAACTTCAGGAGGCACACCATCCAGGCATCCCCCTCTGTCCCGCTCAGTTTGGGTGGTGTACCTCCGACCTAACTTATGCCCGACAACGGAAAGCCCTACGTTGAGTACTTTCACCGGAACAAGCAGCGCTTCATCCGTCGTAAGGGCTTTGGGAAATGGGAGATGTGGTGGGACGGGGATCTCATCGAAGACTGTTCTTCTAGGGAGTCGGCCCGAAAGGCTCTACGAGAAATGAACGCCGCGGTGAATGCTGTGGATGCTGAGGATCGAGCAGCCCATAAAAAGGCCGTCGACTCCTTAGAAAAACTCGCTGCGGCTTACGAGCTAGTTGGTCAACTAGATGTGCGGTCTGAGGGTAAGTACGAGACACCTGAGCACATAGCTCGCCATGCCCTTGAAGCTCTACCTAATGCCCGAAAAGAGGCCGAAAAGCATATTAGTGTTGTACGTGAATGGCTTCGATTCGTGAGCAACTTGTACCTAAAACCAGAGGTTCCCAAGACTCCCGCAAAAGTTAGGGTCCGACGAACTCGTCGAAACGTTCCAGTGGCTGTATTACCCTGTGCTACCTTAGAAAAAGCGCTATAACGGCTCTATGCCTAAGAGCCTTCCGCCAGTTCTAGCTGCAAAAGTTTGGTGTCCGAGTATTGAGTCCGAGCCCGAAGGTGCCTTCAATCCCAAGTCCTGTACGGGCCTGCCCTCCAAGAACTGGTTCTGTGAGGATCCGGAATTTGCTGCCAGACTCTACGCCCTAGAGCTTTCAGATAAGGGCCACGGCCGGAAGCACGAGATCCACGTACGCGACAACAACGGGAACCTTCTCAAGTTCGACGTTCAATTACTACCCAAGCTCGAAGCTCGCATATGTCCAATCCGATGAGAGTCAAGCCAGGCCCCAAGCCTTCGCAAAAGAAGAAAATCACGGTTCTTTGGTCCCAAGAGGACCCCGCCGACCTACTCTTGGACGTTTTGGCCGGTAGTGGCAAGAATTTGTACGACATAGATCTGGAGCTCACCCAGACCATCGTCAAAGCCTTGAGCTTCTCTTGGCAAAAGGTCGACCCTGCAGGTTTGGTGCCCTACACGAACCATGTCTTGGAACGAGCTAGAGCTCGTCAGGACTTGGTCTGCAAGTTGGGTGAGCTTTTACCCAACGTCCATGTGACTCTTCGCAAGTGCCCAGCGGCTCTCGTCCTTCAACAGTTCTTTCGTGCGGCTAGGATCGCGTCAGAAGTCAAAACCACGATTACGCTACTGGTACCCTAAATAAAATCGTCGGCTAACCGTATAGGGGGTATGCTCGAACCTAGCTATCTCGACAGACCCGCTCACCCTATACGAGACGTCCTTAAGGCCATGACGGGGAAGGCCCCGCCAAAGTTCGTGAAAGGCTACTCGATTTACAGCCTCACGGACGAGGAGTGGGACAAGCTCCACAGTTGGGCTGTCAACGCCTGCCGTCCCTCTTGGCTCACTGGGATTGGTCTACTCGAGGCCGCCGAGCATCAGGTCCAAGAAGCTGTGAGCAACGGGAACATCCCTCGTGAGGAGGGCCTGACTCAGACCAATCTCATATACCGTGGGAAGAATCGAGTTACCCGGGCACTCGACGACATGTTCGATCAGCTAAACACCCTCAATGTGCTAGGGCCGACGCCCAAGAAACCTACAAAAGTTCGCTCAACCAAGAAGCCCACAAAGAAGCGGTGTATACGTAGCAGGTGACCCTACTCGAGAAACGTCTTCAGGCTATCCGTGAGAGGCATCTTGGCATCAGCATCGTAGAGAACGGCCTAGATGTCGTTCTCACATGGGATCTCAAGCCTGGCCTGTCCTTGACCATCATCGACGGGGGTAAAGTCGACTTCACTTTCATCGACTACTCAACGGCGTATTGGTCTGCGGCGGAACAAGAAACGTTTGGAGAGCTCGTGGCCATTGCCAATGAACGCTCCCCGATGGGTCATTTCATGAAGACAGCTCTGATGTTGACCCACGAACACCCAGGGTCGCGCTTCACGGGTCGGATTTCCAATTCCGATACGTACGGACGTCTCGTGGACTACTCCAACGGAGAAGCTAGTTTGGTAGTCAGCCTCGAGAAGGATGGTTGGGCCAAGACATCACCTATGTTTGCGATGTATTTGACAATTCATTTCGTGCCTGAGTGAATCTTCGAATTGCTTCGGTCACGGCGGCCAAACCCCTCTTCGTTGGGCCAAACTCACCCCACACCTCTGGCCGAATCTCGAGTAAGTCTGCTAGTTCCTTGAGTTTATCGTCAAGGTCCATGTCATCCGGCGATTTACCATCGTCTCCAGCGAAAGGCATATTTTTGGGATATACACCGGGCTGGTGTATACCACCCCCATGCTTTTGATCGTACACGTCAATCAGCGGTCCCCTGACACGCTCTTGCAGCTCGAAGTGGCCGTCACAGGAGCCCAGGAAGAGGCCCCCCTGGCAGCGCTTCAGGTGGCCATTCAAAAGCATCTGAACCTGATCCCGGATCTCTTGAGTCTCGAGGATCCTGAGACTTTGGTGGGTCGGGATCTCGTTTACTATGTGCTGCAGAGAATAGCGGAGAGCGTCAGGCACTTCGATTCGAAAGCGTCTTGGACTATCACCTTTCTTCCCTACGAAGGAGGGCCTTACGAGCTCCGCCACTCGAGACCTCCCTCAGGAATCTCACGGGACAAGACACCGTTGAGCTGGCCTTTAAACGGCCTCATTTGTTCGATTTGTAAGCAACCCCAAGTAAATACCCCCAGCGGAGCTTCATGCCCGAATGGACATGGTGGCGTAGAGGGAATCGCACCTTCATCGAAGGACGTCCCTCGCGTTGACGATTATGACGGTAGTGGTGTCCCAGGCTTCAACCCCACACGGTAATAGATATGTCCAGACTTCATGTTGTTGCAAAAGCTATTGCAGAGACCTTTCCGGAGGATCTCCGACTTCATCAGTTTGATGCCCTGTTGGAGCTAAATCTTAGGGTGCCAGACGTCAACGCAAGTATGGCCACCCTGCGAATGCCCAACGATGAAAGTCCGACGGTATTGTGGATCAGTAACCTAACGGTCAATCACCTAGGTGAAGTACACAAGAAGTTGCTTCGAGCTATGGTCTATGTGGACGGCAACCTGGCCAATCGTGATCGGGTCCACGCCTCTTTGGATCTCGCTTATCGATTTCCCGAAAACATCCGAGTTTGTCACATCAACACAGAGAAATCGATCTTCAGCTTTGAAGTCTACGTAGATTCTACAGTGTTAGCTTCATTCGAGTTGAAGGGATTCAATGTAAACATCGACAATCCCGAGCGATATCCAGACTTGGTTAGAGGCACTGTCAAGGACGCTATTACGGGGCTTCAGGCATGGGCCGCCCAATACATCATCGAAGGCGACGCTCCCCCGGATCCTGTAGTCTTCAGCCCTGTTGCACGAATTGAGGCTTTAGCCGCCACATTTCCTGAGGGTTCCTATATGTTTAAGGGGCGATCGGATAGCTCTAACGTAGACTTCGCTCTCTTTGAGGAAAAAGGAAGTTCGAACAAGCTGGCTTCTCTCGAGTTGTCCCGATGCGGAGTGCATCTCAGCGTGAGTCATTACGACACTAAGACCCTAACGCCTGTCCAACGTGACAGGGTCAGGCGCTTGGCGCTTCTGGCTAACGACCTCAAGCCCTGTCCTAGGGTCTTGGAGGCATTGACCCTTGTGGACAAGCACGCGGGGCATCTAGTAGTGGTTGAGGCTCAGACGTCCTCACCCCTAATCAAATTGGGGTGCCTTGATGACTTCGGTAACTCTTCAGGTTATGGCTCATTGGGCACCGTGGAGTTCTCTTGGTATGGCCCCAGCAACGACATAGAGATGAAGCTGCCAGAGAGCCTAAGTGCTTTGAAGTCCGCCCGGGAATTTGCTTCACGTTGGTTCAATCGATACTTCCCAGCCGAGATAGAAGCGTGATTTGGTGTATATACCTTCATGGCAAAAGGTAAGACGATCTCGTTGAAAGGTGTTGCAGCCCAATCCCTAGTTGAGATGCTTGCGGGTAAACCAGCTAAGACCGAAGAAGACACCTTGTCTCGGGCTGCTACGTTGGTTCACATGTACGTGAAGACGGATCAAATGCCCAAAGCCATCGCAATCCTCAAGGAAGTTCGTGACACTGGAAAGGTGCCAGAAAGTGCTTGAGTTTCAAGGGTACGCCTATCAAGAGGTATTCACAGCGCGAGAACGTGCTTTCTACAATAAAGCCTGTGAACTCGTTGCCTGTGTGCCTTATGAATGGGACGGCTCGCCCGTTCGTTGCCATGAGTTGGTTCGAGCTGTGGCCCGGTTCACCGATCTGACTTACACGGATGGCTACTACGGCATGTGTGAGCATAGCTGGCTATGGTTGAAACCATTCGAGGAACTCTCTTCACTTCCTAGAATCCTTGACGTCTACACACCAGGGCGGATCCCCCAGGTGCAATTAGTCGATCCCTCTACGCACTTACCCTTCGAGTATCGTCGGGGGCCGCCGCGGGACGACATCAAGGACTACATGGTCACGGAATTGGCCCACATGATGCGGGAAATCCGCAAGGCACTTAAGCCCTCTGGTGTATAGGGCCTAGGTGTCTGAACAACCCAAGTTTGCTGCCGTACCTAACAAACCTTTCCCGATTGAGGTGCATCCTGTAGGCCAAGAGCATCTTGCCGTAAGGGGTCCGGGCGTTGACATAACCTTGTGTGCTCACGGGGCTCTTACCTTGGCTAGCATGCTAACGGATGTTGCTAACAAGCAGTACTGCGACGGATACATCCACGGGGACGAGTCAACCATGCTTGTGAGTCCAAAGACCCCCAGTCGACCCACAACGATAACGGATGCTTTGAATGAGCTCATGCCCACTCCTAAGCATCCGCCAACATGTGAGACTCTTGATGAATTACTACAGAAGATTCAGACCTTCGTGCAAGAGCATTCTGGGGTAGAAGTGATACCCCTGGATGATATTTCGAGCCGCTTGTGGGGGTATGCGGCTTACTTTGTTGAAAATGGTTTGGAGACTAGCATATGCGAGACTGTTCGTGTTCAGGGTGTGTCGATGTCTGACGCCCTGAGAGACAGCCTCATGCCTGTAATCACGACTGCTGGAGGTAGAATAACCCTAGCTGAGGACTTAAGAAAAGGCAGGAAGTTCGTATGACCAAGCCGACGCACGTTACTGTGGGTAAGGCTGTCCTGGCGCTCGTTGAAAATCCTGAGGTCTTTGACAAGTATGAGGGTACTTTCGGCGACCTCCACTTAGAGATCAAGCAACAACCGAGATCTCTTTGGATGGGGTACATCAAGTCCGCTTCTGGTGGCGTACTTAGGACCTTGGGCCCTAGCTACGGTTGTCACCCATCTCCCGAGGAGGCCGCTAAGCAGTTGGAACTCCAGGTTGAAACCTTTGGTCGACAGTTGGCCGACCTACTAAGCGGGGCTGAAGGGCCACCTAAGCCTACAATATAGCCGGAACAGGCCTTAACCCCCACTAGGACTGGTCGTATTGGCAGGCGATGACCTCTGTGAAAAAATCTCCCCCCAGACGACGGCGAGTTCTCAAGGGCACTAGGTTTCAGGTCCTGTGCCGAAATGCCTGTCTTTTACAGGTCCAGTACCCCTCTGAGATTGGCGTCACGAACATCCTCGAAGGTGTGGGCTTTCATGTCGAGGTGGTCAACCAGAGAGGCACTCTTGTCCTCGTGGCAGAGTTTTCTGTCGGCGGGACCTATGTCAAAGTCTTTGCCGATGCTACCAAGGTTCGAGGAGAGGGTATCCGGCGAGCTACGGACGCCGTTTGGCGATTCGTTCGGGATCACTGGTCGATCTGCTACGGACCTGTTAGACCCCAGCGGGTCCGACGGGCAAAACCTCTACAGGTCACCCACATAACTTGGAGTCCTTGAAGCGGTGAAGCTCTTCATTGCTCTCATGATCCCGCTTTTGTTGGGCGCCTGCTATTGGGACTACAAGCATCCCCCACGACAAGCGTGGACTTCTTTCTACCAACCTCAATGGGTCCCCGTCCACACCGTTACGTCTCGAGGGTACCCCACTATCGTCTATCGTTGGCAGTAGGACAAAGCAATGCTCATAGTAAGTAGAAACAGCTTCTTCCGAGGGCCTAAGGGGACTTTGAGCTTCTCGGAGTCTTGGCCCCCGCAACCTCGGCACGAACATCAAATCTGCAACTGTACTCGTGAGGTGTGCGAGCGCCCCGTAGGTACTCCCAGCCAAATCAACCAGAATGTAACCCTATCTGGTGAGGAGGGCTTGCCCTGGGACTTCAACTTGGGCTCGGGTTGGCTGACGTTCAGATGGGGTGAGCCCGACGAAAAGGGACACCGCCCTCATGATCCACACGCCTGTTTTATGCTCGTGGATAAACGCGTGAGGCTTGAACTGTGTGAACCTCACACTTTAGAGGATATACGGGACCACGTTTTCTTCGGCAATCTGTATTGGGGTAACAGCATCGACATAGGCCGAATGATGAACGGGCATTCGCCGAGCAGGGTCGTGGACCTTTCGAGTATCGGGCCAGACGACTTCTGGACGCATGAATGCAACTGGGGCAAAGAAGCCTTTTCTCTCGTGCGAGGTCCCGAGATTGCGATGTGGCGGGACTTGCTTGAGAAGGCCAACCGCATGCATGAAGGGGTTAGTCCCTTCATGCACGATCACAATTCCCCCGTTGAGGACATCTATCATAGGGTGGAAGGCCAACCGTTTCTGCAACTAGCTGACGAGATTCGACGGACGCTTCAACCCCTCGTGCTGGACTTCAAGGCAACAGAACTCTTCAGGGTTTGCAAAGAACTGCAGGCGAAGGTAGCGTAGTCACCATGGTCTTACTTTGGATTATCAACTTCGTCATCAGCTGCTTCAACGCTTGGGGTTGTGGTAAGTCCTGGACGGAGAGCAAAGCCGATGGTGGTTTCCCGCATTTGTTGAACTGGTGCGGGGCCATCATGTCCGCCGTCGGCTTCACCTGGTGCTATCTGCTGATTCTCGGGCAGCTAGGGGCCAACATACCCTTCGAGCACGAAGTCAACGGTCATACCGTCAACGCGCCCTACCTCAGTGCTGACACCCTGAAGGTGTTCTACCAACTGGGTTATTTAGCCATCGTGGTTCCGTTGCTGGGTTCCGGTTTGGTCATCACGGTGAATTCTTGGTCGTACTTCTGGCGGCGTCGGACCTTCGGATCTGCAGCGGAGACCGCTTGGAACTCCTACGCCATGTTCGAGAACATTTACTCAGCGTCATACGAGATTGCTGAGTCCTCTCATGGTGTGGCCGGATTCTTTGGTGGGGATTCCGACGAAGACGGTATTTGGGCACTCATCTTGGTCTTGGTAATCATTGCTATTCTCGCTGGTTGCTTCACCACTTACAAGATCTTGACCGTGACCCAAAAGGGTACGGCCTTTGAACGGCGATTCCGCTATGAGAGGATCACGTGAACCTCGTTCAGATGCGTGACCTGATCGATAGGCTCGTGACGCGACCCCAGGATAGCATCACCTACGGCGGTCCAGAACACGTTGCGGAGGGCTTGGAGTGGTGTGTCATCCGATTTAGGACGCCGGGGCCTAAAGGTTTTCTGGTGATTTCCGTTTATATCAATGCGGACTTCACGTTCTACATCGGCCAATCCGTTTGCGTCACAACCCCTGAAGCTCTGGATATCCTGGCGGCGTATTCTAGGGCCTCTATTCTCCTACAGTTCCTCATGAACGACCTCACGCCCCGGAACCCTCTATGTCCTTCAAGTACATTGCTCAACCGGTAAGTCCTAGTCATTACGTCCTACCTAAGGTAGGCACGATGAGGGTTGAGGCTCACGTGTTCTTTTCAGAGACTCTATATGAGGCTTCTGAAGAAGCCTTTTGGAGTCAGCTTCACGATGCAGCTTCATATGAAGGCGTGACTGGGGTTTACGGTATGCCTGATGGTCATATGGGCTTCGGCGTACCTATTGGTTGTGTGATCGTCACGGACAATGTTCTCATTCAAGCGGGGTCTGGTTACGATGTGAGTTGTGGAATTGTGGCCCTAAAAACCACTCTCAAGACTCAGGATGTTCAGGATTTTGCCAAGCGAGAGCTTTGGGTTCGAGAGGTAGAAAAGCGTATTGCCACGGGGGTTGGTTCGAATCGTCCGGAGTTGATGCCGGCCTTCAGCCACAAGAAGGCTCAAGAGATCCTCCGATATGGAGCTAAGGCTTTAGGCGTCAATAGCAATCTGTGTGAACGACAATACATTCCCATCCCAGATGACCTTGACCTGGAGGCCATCGAGAAGGCCTATGACAAGGTTGTTCCTCAACTAGGTTCCGTCGGGGGAGGTAATCACTACGTAGAACTTCTGGCGGACCAGGCAACAGGAGACGTCTTCGTGATGGTCCACTGTGGATCGAGAGGTTATGGATGGCAAACGGCCAATCACTTCTTTCATCGCGGAGCTGAGCTTCGAGGGTTGCCAGATAATCGACGTGAGGAATCCTGGTTAAGGATAGATGAAGCCCTGGGTAAGGAATATTGGGCTTATCACAACTCAGCTGCCAACTTTGCTATCGCTAATCGCCATGTGATAGTTAGAGGCATACAGGAAGCTCTCCAAGAGGTTTTCAAGGGAGACTCTACTGTCTACTACGAGATCAGTCACAACCTCGTCCAGGAGGAAACCTTGCTTCTTCCTGATGGTTCCACCAAGAAAGGATTTGTTCATCGTAAGGGGGCCACTAGAGCTTTTCCAGGGGGCCACCCTGACCTCGTGGGAACCGTTTGGGAAAAGACCGGCCACCCCTGTCTCATCCCGGGGTCGATGTACGATGGGGCCGCTATTCTTTTCGCACAATCAGGGGCTATTCAATCGGCGTGCTCAGTCAATCACGGCTCAGGTCGTTTGATGGCCCGAGGCCGAGCTCGACGTGAACTCGAGAGCCAGCAGGACCAAATTGATGAGGATATGCGAACGGTCGAGCGAACCCTTGGAGGGGATACGGTGGTGGGCATCGCCACGAACCACCCTCATATTCCATTGGATGAATGTTGCCGGGTCTACAAAGACCTGGACGAAGTCCTTAGTGTCCTTACGGACAACAAGATTGCCCGAGTGGCCAACAGATTATATCCATTGGCCAACATCAAGGGTGCCGATTGATTCAGAGGGGGTAGAGGATCCGACGGCGGGAGGCTACTCCACGACTAGCTAGAAATTCCGCCATGTCCTTAGATCCGTCATCGTTCCCCGAGTGGATGATGATCACTGGCGGTAGCTTGTCACGGTACTTCATCATGTAGCCACAGGCGTCACGGCCTGTGGCGTCGCTATCTCCAATGTAGCTCCGAGCCTCAAAATCATTGAGATCATGGTCCAGGCTGATCATGTCAAAGTGTTCGTGCTCCTCAAGCGCTGCTCGAAAAGCATGGATGTTGTAGGCATGCACGACCAAGTCATTTGGGTATCGGGCATCCATGACGGTGTGTCGAGCCGGATTATCGTCGAGGAATAGGATGACTTTTAGCATCAATAGGCGTCGTGGTTCGGCCGAGCCTCGCGAGCGGGCGTGATCGGCAGGTAGAAGACCGTGTACTTGTCAGGCCCAATGGTGTTGCCTGTGATACGGCTAAAGCGCTTACCGTTCAACAAGACCGCTTGAAGGGAGGTAACTCGAACAACAGTGACGATATTTCCGGTGTGGTTTTGAAGGCCCTTGTAATCGTACTCGTAGTAGCGATCCCCTACCTTTACGTCACTAATCAGCTTTTCGTCGTTTTTGAAGGAGTCCACGTCTAGTCTCCTGGACGGTAGGATTAAGCCTATACCTTCGGCTCAAGGTCAAGCTTGGCGAGAAAAACGTTAGCCCGTGCGTAAGCCTTCAAGATCTCACGAGAACCTTGAGTTGGTACGCAAGTTGACTGGCCAACCCGGTAGGTGCAGTCCAAGAAGACCTTGAACGAGACTACCGAAGCCTTCCGAGTTTGATCCGTGCAGAAAGTCACGAGGGCCATCTCGACATCAGCCGAGGCCGTCTCATTTTCCGTGCGGAATTGTACGTGGTCGCTGGCGTTGCAGAAAGGGAGGATCAGAGTTCTCAGCTCATTGTAGGTCCTTGAGGGCATATTCACTACTACGCCAATCGGATGGAAAAGTTAAGCTTCTCGGTGTATATACACCGAATGATCAGGAAGTTGGGGCGCATCAAGATAGACCCCGGAGAGTTTAGTTATGACGGTGACCCGGCTCCGATCGAGGTTCTACTTCCCCCGGGTGCCGTCGTCTTCAACATAATAGCCTCAGGCTCAACCCCTTGGCTGTACTTCTACTACGAGGGGCCAAATTGGCGTAAGAAGACAGCCGGCTTTGTAATGCAACGCTTTCTTCTGTGGGTTCACGGGGAAACCTATTCTGGTCCGCTTGGCCCACACGTCGGCAGTGTTGTGCTAAATGGGACCGTAGGCCATCTGTTTCGTCTCGAGGCTTAACCTTGGTGGCTTAGATCACGTACTTACCTCATGCCCGGTTGGCGAATCCTTCGACGAAAAACTCTTGACTCCAAGGGGCTAGAAGCTTTACAGAAAAAGCCTTTCGTTTGGGTTCCGGATTCGAACTACCCGGAGATCTACCCCACCAATATTGCTGCCAAGCGAGCCTATTGCGTAGCTCTGGAGCCCGAACGGGCTAACCATCCGGACGATATGGTACGAAGGCAATTCCGGGCATGGGCCGTGAATCTAGGTCACGTCAAGCTTGAGAGAGTCCCATGACTGAGTCTGCCCGTTGTCCCCTTTGCACAAGAGCTGCTTTGCATTGGAGCGATCACCACCTGGTCCCCAAGACTCGAGGGGGGACCAATAAGCTTCCAATCTGCTGCGATTGCCACCGGGCCATTCACGCCCAATTCTCGAACAAGGAACTCGAGGCCCAGTACTCAACGGTCGAAGCCTTGCTTGGAAATGAACGCTTCCGGCGGACGGTGGCCTTCATCACCAAGCAAGATCCGGGCGGCAAGGTCAAAACAATTCGGTCGAAGGACCAACGAAAACGAGGTCGTAACGGATGACGTCCCCTGCCTGGCAAGCCCTGGAGCGGACTCTTGAGCGGGTCACTGGCGTGCCGATCGAGGACCTGAGGGGTTGGAGCCTTGAAAAGGTCCGGGAGGTCTCAGGAAGGCCCCTACCGACCGGCAATGGCCTAATCTCGCATGAGGAGGTCGAAGCTTCTCTGGACGAAGCCTTACGCCTTCGGAAGCCCTAAGATTGAGGCTCGATTGAGTACCATCGCTTCAGTGACAAGGAACGTTGAAGCCACCTGGCTAGGACTTCGCTTACCATACACTTCGAGGAACTTTTTGGTCGGCATCCAGAAGGCTGACGAGAATTGAAAAGCCTCACGACGAGCTGGATCGAAGGTATAGCGGTTGCCGGACACTAAGGGGACCTCGCCACGCTTGCTGTGCATGACGTAGATACCTAAATCTATTCCGAGCTGTACTCGAATCCTTTCCGGCCCCAAGTAACCAGCGGTATGCACTGTGAAAATTTGAGCGCCCAGCACTTCGATAGTTGGCACATCTTCCAAGGAATCCCTGAGACCATGGTATTGAATTCTTCCTCCAAGGCGCCCGATGAGAGGTTCAATCCGATCCCCTGGCTGGAAGTCGACCTCTTGAGCAAAGGCTTCAGCAATAACGTGGATTTGCTTGGGCGTCAGGCCTAAAGAATCTACGGGCATCTCTACACCTATACACTGATCGGTGTATCTATTAGCAAAATGACCAATTACGTATTTGATATGGAGACCAGCGATCCCGACGACGTCTTCGCTTTAGCTCTCCTAGCGACCCATCCAAGGTCCAATCTCGTTGCTGTGACAATTCATCCGGGCGGGCATGACCAGGTAGGCCTGGTTCGTCATGTTTTGGACCGCCTGGGAGTGAAAGGCATCTATGTCGGCGCTGGTACCCCCAAGAAGTCAGGCCCAAAGGTTTCGGCCTTCCACTATGATTGGTTGGGTAAGATCCCAGACAGTCCCCCCGACGACACAGCCGTGAGCGTCATCCAGGATGCTCTTTGGAAGTTCCCAGACGTCCAACTAGTCACGGGTGCTGCTTTGACGAACATCGCCAACGCCGCTCGGGATTGCATTAGGTTCTTCAACCATTGGACCTGCCAAGGAGGGTTCGCCGGGGATAACGTTGTCCCTGAACCCCTAAGGCTACCAAAGTTCAATGGTCTTATTACGTGTCCTACGTACAATTTGAATGGGGATCCGACTGCGGCTAAAGCCCTTCTGTGCAACCCTCTATCGGTCATACGCCATCGTAGGCTTGTTCCTAAGAACGTGTGTCACGGGATATTCTGGCCACCGGAATTCAATGACAAGGTTCCATCAGGGGCGCATCCAGGGCTCGACTTCATCAAGGAGGGGATGCGCTACTACTTCAAGAAGCACCCTATGGGGAAAGCCCTTCATGATGTGGTTGCTGCAGCAGCGGCACTCACCCCATCTATTGGGACTTGGGTTGCTGTTGACCCATACCGGGCCAAAACTGGTGAATGGGGTTGCAACCCCTTCAATGAAACTACGGCCATCATGCCTCAGATTCCCGAACCCGTGCAAATCATGATCGCTCTCAACATGGCTGGCTTCGAGAAGGTTCTTGCTCAATGAAGCTTACAGCCGAGAATCTTAAGGATTTGCTGATCTTCTACATTGAGTGCGAAGTGAACGGTATTCAAGTGTTACGCTCAAAGGATGAGCGGTTGGAAGAGTTGGCGCCTCTTATTAAACACGGGTTTCTTAGGAAGTCTAGTGAGCCTAGTGCGATGTTCAATTACACGACAGGCCACACGATCACGGAAGAGGGTAAGGTAGCGATATTAGCGGCCGTTGAAGTTCTACAACCAAAATTGGGCACACCATGAGTACTGTTGAGCTTGCTTACATTCAGGTGGACTACAACACCAAGCTGCCCATCAATGAGACAGCCTACTGCTTGTGGTTGGGCTGTCAAAGGCTTGATATTGAGACCCAGTTCTTTTCATTCTTCTCGGACATTCGGGATAACCTGAAGCCAGAGACCCTAGTCCACGGCTACATCTCCCATGTCAAGTCAGCCATCAAGTGCCTGGGTAAGCAGATCCCAGAACTACCTGAAGTACCGCCCCAGATAGAGCCCCTTTTTGGGCGAAAGACTTGGACCACAACTTTGGGGGAGATACGTAAGACGTCTGGGCCCGTCTTCATCAAACCCCTCAAGGCACAAAAGGCTTTCACGGGGTTCGTTTTCAACGGCACCATCCCGGATTTGGTGGCCTTAGCGGATCATCCTGACGATATGGAGGTAGTAGCCTCAGATCCGGTCTCCTTCGTATCGGAATATCGCTATTTCGTCCACAACCAGCTGATGATCGGCTGCCGGCACTACGCCGGGGACTTCGAGATATTCCCGGAAAGGAGGATTGCTCACGAAGCAATAGCCTCTTTCAAGAATGCTCCTTGTGGCTACTCCCTTGACGTGGGTGTTACGGGCGGTGATGGTCGCACCCTCATCGTCGAAGTCAACGATGCCTGGGCTCTTGGGTCCTATGGTATGGACCCCGTCTTGTACACGCAGATGATCGTCGATCGCTGGGTAGAAATGATGCACTTCATCCAATGAAGGACTTCGAGGACCTCATCCAGACCGATGAGCAAACTCTCGAGGAACTTGCGGCCCTCGAGAGGACATTGGCTCAGCGCTTGGGGGTTGCTGTGGCTGACGTTCGGCAAGTCATCATCCAAAAGACCCTGGACAACTCTCTCGACGAAGACGAAGTGGTCAGTCAGTGGCATAGCGCTTATAGCTCCTACCTTGAAATACTTCGCTATCGCGGGGCCGAGCCTTAAGATCCTGGTAGATTGACCGTATTGGGGGGTATGCTCGGAATTTCCAAGTTAGTTCGAAGGCTTGAGACCTTATGCAAGTCTAGACTTGTAAAGCTTGAGCGGGACATGCCAATTACGCTCGTACTAGCTGAGCGTCCCACGGCGGACACGGAAAACCAGCATCTTTTCTTCAAGGGGGTCGGCTTCAAGATTGAAGTGCTCAAGTCCGGCGAGTTCTGTGTGACCGGGGAAGGTCTGCCGGATCCCGTGGAACAGGACTGGCTGTCTCGTGTTGGTTACGAACTCACCCTTCGACCTACGCAAGAGGTCGAACAAGCTCTGAGGTCCCATGAAGGTCAAAGTTAGAGTTGTCCACGAAGTTACCCTAGACCTACCATCTCACGTTCAAGACTTCGGGGGTATACTGACCGCCAAGTTTTCGGGAACCAACCTCCGGGAACAGGCCCCTTTTCCTCGAGAGTTGATGGACCACGGCCTTCATTTGGCCATAAAGGAGGCTTATGCTACGGGCATGGCCTACGCTAGGAACTCCACTGTTGTTGGCGACGCTCAACTGGTATCGGCTGGCGTAGGTTTCTCGGGTGAAACGTACGTCTTCGAAGTTCTATCCGCCTTGAGCTAGCACGAAGGAGTCTTCACAGCTTTGGCTGCAGAACGTGCCGGGGATATACCCTCCGGGTTCGTCGCAAAATGAATCCTCGATGTCCAAATCCGAGACTCTACGATAGACACCAGCACCGCACTCCATGCAGGTTCCAAACCTAACAGGGTCTCCTGGTCTCCAAGCATTGTAGGAGAATACGCAAGGGAATTGAGTCTTCGTCGGATCGACAATCTTACCTTCAGTATCGACTAACCACCAATGATTTCGTTCACCCCATAACATGTCGATAATGAAACCGCGTACGATCGTGAGCTCAGGAAAGGCCTCTTTCATCTCTTTGGCCGCTTCCCTACACTTACCATACGGGGAGCCTACTTTAGCTAGGTACTCTTTGATGTGGTCGTCGTACTTAGACATCTAGGGTATATACACCATCCCCGGTGTAAGTTAAGGACCTCATGACATCCGAAGTAGCTGAGCAACCTGTTAGGAACCACGACTACCTGGTCGACAAGGCCAGAGGGATCGCGCCAAAGTCCTCTTTGTTGATCTTGGAAACTCGTGACAACTACTGGCGTTTGGACCTCAGTGATGAGAAGTCAGTCTCTTTGATTTCCCTGGTTATTACCGGAGTTGAGGTTGAATTCAGTTTTTGGGCCACTTATCCCAACGGCATTCCAGAGAACTTGCGTAGGATTGTCCGTGAAATGGCCCTTTTCAAGTACGATGTGAGTGGGCCCAAGCTAGAGCCTAACTTGATTAGGAGGGCTTTAAATCTGGTGGATACCCACCCCGAGCACTTGACGATCTCCGGTATGTCTTCTTCAAGGGAGATGGTTACGATCGAGCTGCATTTCAATAACGTCGTCGAAGCTGTTTTCGAGGCTTGGGATTTGGACGGGCGCTACATCTTGAACAGCGCATCCAAGCCCTTGCCGGCTGAGGTCGTAGAACCCTACGCCGCTTTACTGAATTTCGCGTCTCTGTGCCTACTTCAGTCACACACGCCACGTTCGGTTGCCTACGGCTCCGCGATTCGTTCGGCTACCATGCCTCCACCAAACCCAGGAGTCCCTCTTGTCGACTTTGATTGAAAAAGCTCACGTACTCGCTAGCACATACCCTAGGATTTTTCTCGAGGAGTCTGACGGTATTGTTACCCTAGCCCTGGGCAAGTACGCTGTCCTATTCGTCAATGACGTTATAGGGACAGCTTTCAAGCTGAAGGAGTTTTCAGCGCTCCTTCCGGAAGAGGACCGCCGTGTGCTCAAAGAGTTGGAGGCTCTTTCTCAAGAAGGTAACCCGATGGAGCTTTTGCACAACGCTCTTGCTTTGGTCAGCGTTGAGCCTGCACTAACTCTCAGGGCTCTTAGTAACGCCAATAGCACGTCCTATGTGGTGATAAGCCACAAGCTCCCTACGGGCGAGAACGCCTACTATCTCTCGTTCCAAATCGCCTCTAATGACTTGCATGGCTACGTCGTATCCAAGCTTGATGTTTCCTTGTTGGACTTGGATCGTTTAGCTAGAAGGGGCCTAGAACAACTCAAGAATTTCGAACGGAGCTGGACACAGCGGTGGGCATCTCAACCCCTGCAATCTAGAGTCCAAGAATAGACGATTTCTGACAAATACCCCGAGAGGTGTGGGTGGTATCCATTCCTGTGGTGTTACCAGAGGAATGGCCAAAGAGATCGAACGTAAGTTCCTACTTCGCTCTGACATCCCCACGAACACCATCCTGGAGGGTGGGACACGCATAGTTCAAGGGTTTCTCAGTAAGGACCCTCTTGTTAGGGTACGACTTAGGGGGAGACATCTTGCCTACTTGACCATCAAGGGTCCCGGCACGCTAGTCCGGGATGAGTTTGAATACGAGATCCCCAGGGGCGACGGCGAGCAACTCATCAAGATGTGCCCGAAGACCATCATCAAGGTCAGGCACCAGTTTTCTTACGAGGGCCGCGTATGGGCTCTCGATGATTTTCAGGGAAGCCTGGACGGGTTTCGAATGGCCGAAGTAGAGATAGAATCACAGTTCGCCACTGTGGAAATACCTCCATGGTTAGGGCCTGAAGTAACAGGTGATCCTCGATATTCTAACGTTCGATTGATAGACGACGGTGTTCCTTTGGTGTAACAACAGGGGCAAAGGACCAACACTGTGAGAATAGCCATAGACTTTGACGACACCATCGTAGTTGGCGGCATCAACGGGAACCGGAAGACGTACGACGACGTCACCACACCACTAGAGTTCCTACCAAACGCCAAAGAAGCGCTCTTACAGCTAAAGGCTTGGGGCCACGATCTCATCCTTTACAGCGGACGAGCTAACCGCGCCGGGCGGTTTGACTTCAAGTTGAACCCTCTGTGGAAGACAGAGGGGGGGCCTGTTTGGGTGGACAACATGGTGAACCAACGGCGCTATGCCCAAATGCTTCAATTCGTCGAGGATAACCTCCCCAACGTATTCGCTTTCATTGACGATGGTGGACAGGGGAAGGTGTCAGCAGACCTTTTCATCGACGATCGTAACTACCCGTTGCGTCCCATCAATTGGCTAGAAATTCTAGCGTATTGCAGGACACTGCCCGAGCCGAAGTACTGAGCCTTTGGGGTCTGATGACCATCTTGGTCCAATGCTCATCCGTTTGGACATGACCTTTGCGGACCCATTTAGCCAAACTCTGATCGAAGTCCTCATCACGGAAGCCGTCAAGCACTCGGACTACAACTCCTTCACGGGTTCCACCAAAATCCGAGGGTCGTAGAGCAAATGCCTCGGACACTTCCCTAAGATCTGCTTCCGTGTGAAGAACGCCGCGGCAGATCTCAGGGACGGTGGGAAGTCCCAAATCTTGGGCCATGGCTTCGACCATTTCCCAACCCCACCACTCTCGGGTGCTATCGTCCCGGACGCCAAATACGAGAGAGTAGCTCGGGAGTGCTACATATTCAATTGAATGGATGGCGTAGCAATATTCGCAGAAGATTGAGAGCCCTGCGGGGATCTTGTACTTGAGATGGGCGTGGGTTGCCTTGGCCAGATCAAAGCTATCGTGAGTTGGTGGCCCATTATGCGATCGAGCAAAGATGGCGTCTCGGGTATAAGTCAGGTTGCTACCATCACATTTCTCGGTGAAAACGATCGCCTTCCCAAGAAGACTCGAGACGTCGAGCATTCGCCGATCATCCGAGGTACCGCCGGGGGACCACGGTAGGTGGGGCGACCGGGGGTACTTTTTGGAAGCAGTTTCCATGGTTGCAATACGGTGAGACCTTTACCCAAATTAAGGGGTGGTGTATAGGGAGTCGTGAAGTCAGGACCCGTTTTGCACCGGCCAATCCCTATGGAAACCCGCGTTGTTGTACCGGCGTCCATAGGAACCTCTCGTAAGGGGACGGTCATTGGCATAGCAGAGTTCCACGTCGTTTACAGGTACATCGTACTACTGGACGAGCCCCTAGCCACAGAAGATGGGGTTATACGGGCTTTGGCCATACAGGGTACGCTACTCGAAGGGGAGGACGGCTCAAATTGGAGGCTCCCTCCGAGGACTGGATTAGACGGCTAGCATGGAAAAAGCTTTTACCTTGGGCCGTACGACGTCCTACGACAAGTATTTGGCCGAGGATAACCCTCAAAAACTTGGTTCCAGATCTCCTTGCAAGGAATTCCCCGAGGGTTATGAGGGCGGTTGGATCTGGCGATCCCTAGAAGAAGCGCAAAGCTTCCTGCATGGACCGGACTTCAAAGCCTACACGCAGTGGAATCCATTGGAATTCTCTGTCTATGAGCTCCTCATTGAGAGCTGGGCTACTAGTGCCAGTCTCCGGCCGAGTAGTGAGGACGGAGTTCACCGACTTCTGTTCGACGCAAGAATTTTGGGCAAAGTCGCCTAGTCGGTGTATATACAAGGCATGGGTTCTTTTGCCTTCACCTGTTGCATCTCCGGCCTTCCTATCGAGTCTGGGGATCCTATCCGTTACCTTTTGCTGACCAAACAAGTTCCTAGCGATGAAAGAAGGGTTAGAGACTTGGATAGCCTTTGGGTCCAGCGAACGTTCCCTCTTCGAGGGTTCTACAATGATTACGGGAGTGTAGACAAGCTACAAGAGGGTCCCGCTCAGGACATCTGGCTTGAGGGCCTACAGAAGGACCTCGTCGAGACTGGTCCCGGAGATAACACTTGCCACGATGTCGCTGTTCGCAAGAACATGGACTTCGAGCGAATTCTCACGGCTCTTTGGGAGGAAAGAGTCCAAGTCCACGATAGAATGAACGCTGAGATGCTCAAGAACCTAGACTTCTTGAGGGTTAGTGAGGTTGTGGTGGATCGGGTCGCTTTGGCGGGGCTGCTAGCACGCTCCGAGGAGGTGCTACATCCGGGCATCCCCACCGTGAACCGCGTTAGGAAGGCCATCCTGGACGCGGGAATGCCCCTTTCCGATGGGAACCACACCCCAGGGTACTTGGTGAGCCTTTACGAAAGCAATCGGTTTGTTCGAGTGCGGTGGTGCAGCTATGGGGAGGATCATGCTGAAATATTGGTTAAGGTCCAAACCCTGCTGTCCGACCGGTTTGCCACCATGATTACGATTGGAACCGGGGCGTATGCTGATTCTGCCGAAATGTCCGTAGCCCCAAAGCCCTTGAATCTGAAAGATGCCTACAGCTCGTATTTCAGAGACCAACCAGAGATTAGGCGTGAGGATTTGAGAGTAGCTCAAGCCATGATCCGTGAGGATGTTTGGCAGGCGCTCTGCAACCTGAGCCACAAATCTTGGAATGACAAGGTTCCCTCGGATTGTGATGGGTTCAAGAGTTTGGTTCGAGAGCACTGGGAAAAGCGACTAAAGGCCAAACAAGCGTCTTCGACTCTCCCTCAGGGGGAGTTGTGGGTGCTCAAGGGAGAAGTCGACACAAACCCTGTGGCTTTGATCCTTAGGGACAAGCTTGTTTACAGTCTTGGGACGCACTTCGGTCTCATGCTCGAAAAGAACCTAACAGAGTCTGAACTCACGGACTTCCTCGATACTGTGAGCGAAACCCTCCATGTTCAACGCATGCTGAATCTTCTGCGGTATCAGTGGCACCCCGCCGGTCCCATAGGCCCTCAGTTCGGAGAATGGCCATTACATCGAGACTTCACCCGAGCTCTCGGTGTAATAGCTGAGAGCGTTGTCAAGCACCAAGAGGACGAAGGATATGAAAGTCGTTAAGCCAGGTCGAGAACAAAAAGGTTGGTCCAAGCAATTCAAATGTACCGGCAACGGTAATGGTGGTGGCGGCTGTGGCGCTGTTCTTCTTGTCGAAGAGGGTGACCTGTACCGTACCGAAAGCTCCTGTATGGGTGAGACCGATCGCTACATCACGTTCAAATGTTGTGCGTGTGGAGTTGAGACGGACCTGAGTAAGAAGGAGGAACCCAGCCTGAACAGGGACATTCCGAGCAAAGAGCAGTGGTTGAAGAAGCGTAAGAAGGCGAAAGCTCGAAGAGTTCAACTCGTAACGCCCCCTGTTGAGTAACCCATGGACATTTTGAAACCTGGACATGATCCGAAAGATTGGTCTTTAGAGATCGAATGCACTGGTTGGGGGCACGAGACGAATGGTGGTTGTGGTGCCATTCTTTTGGTTCGAGTCGAAGACCTCTACTTGACCGATCATTGTGGGGATACTGAGGACTTTTACTACCCAACCATTACGTGTCCTGGTTGTGGCCTTGAGACTGACCTAAAAGACGCGGATAGACCTAGGTGTTGGGCTACACTCCCTTCTAGGAAAATTTGGCTTAGGCGTCGACAAAATGATGAAGGAGGAGGCCGATCTACAACCCCCTCCTTCATCCGTTGGTTATTGGGGCTATTTTCCTAGAGACCCAAGACCTAGCTGACGAGCAAGGCTCATCTGCATGATGTCGGATAGGTCGGGCTTGTTCCCGCCGCCACCCATTACGACGTCCGGAGTTTGGCGCTGCTTGCCGGACTGCTCGGCATAGACCAAGGCAACCTTTGTCCAAGCCTCCAAGCGCTCAGGCAAGAACCCTGTAGCTTGCATCATAGCCCGAGCACGTGACGCTTCACCTTCACCTAAGAGGATTTGTTCCTTCTTCTTGAGCTCGGCTGTCTCTAGTGCGAGCTGGGCCACTTCCTTCTCACGTTGGGCGTTGGTCAGAGCTACGGCCTTTTCCTGCTCGGCCTTGGTGACTTCAGTCGCTTTCAACACCTCTTGGTCGGCCTTAGCCTTAGCCGCGGAAGCCTCACCCTCTTTGGCTGCCGTGATCGCTCGTTGCTCGGCTTCCTTCGATTGAGCCATAGCCGTCTGGATCTTCATGGCCAGCTTCTGTTGTTCCGCGATCTGGGCCTCAACCAAATCCTCATACTTGATGCCATTGATGTTGTAGCTATAGGTTCGAATTCCGTACTGCTGAAGGGATGAAGCCTCTTGACGTGCAAATCCACCCTTACCGTCTGGGATCAACTCAACTCGGGCAACAGTCTTCTCTTTGCCTGAAACCTCATCCTGGACCTTTTCGCTCTTGGTTAAGGTTTGGTAAACCCCGAATCGAACTTGGTCTTCGATAAACTTCAAGAGATCCGAACGACGTTCGGCGGCGCTCTCCTTGGAAGACATGAGAGGACCCGACATATAAATGGCTCGCTCGACGGCCGTACGAACCAAGCGTTGTTCGATAGCCTCTTGGCTGTGAAACTTCATGTGAAGTTCGGACATGTTTTTGGCGTCAAGAGGTAGATCAACCTGAAGTGTGCCCGAGATATTACCGTGGCCACCGTCGTTGAAGCGGGCCTTGATGGATTCGTCTTTTTCCTTACCTTGATCTTTTACCGCTGAAAACGAGTATTGAGACGACTTCTTGTACCGTGTAAGAGTTCCAAAATTCTGGAACTTGGGCCCTGGATCGGTCCAAACGGTGAGAGCCCCCGTGAAGAACCCTTGTTTAACGACGATTTCGTCAGCCGCTACCGTCGTGAAAGTTTCGGCCCCGAAGAGTATTGTCAGAGCAACGGCTATTACGATACCTACGATTCTAACGATCTTCATAGTTCCCTTTCTTGTGTGAGCCGGGTTGAGTCAGCTCGTCGATAGTTTCTGTGAGCACTTGCTCCGTCTGAGTCTCCACTCGAAAAGTTTTTGCTTCCTCTTCCGCGGCACGTAACTCAGCTTCGGCCACTCTACGTCGCTGTTTGGCTTCAATGATGCGAATGGTTGGCGCAAATGTCCAACTCAACAACGGGGTCACGAGATATCGAACCCCTAGCCAGATGCCGACCCCTAATGCCAACAGGAATAGAGCACGCTCAAGAATCATGGGGGATGTATACACCGGCAGCTCACAGAATCGGTGTATGTGCTCAATATACCCAAACTAGTAGACGCACGAGTAGCCGACCAGTCCGGACTACCAACTTCCACGTCTATTTGGCCCAACACTACTATCCAAATGAATCTATCTTACGAAGTCCTTCAAACCAACGCCGCTACTCAAGAGCACATCAATCTTGTTCGAGTGTTCCTCCGGGTAATAGCGGTAGAACTCCTAAAACGAGGAGAAACCCACGATCTGTCGAAGATGAGCCCTGAAGAGGTCGATGCCTTCACGGAGTATACCCCCAAGCTCAAGACCTGTACCTACGGCAGCGATGAATACAAGCGGTATCTAGCCGAGATCGCGCCAGCTTTGGAGCATCATTACAAGTGCAGCCGCCATCATCCGGAGCACTTCGATTCAGGTATTAGGGGTATGAACCTAGTCGATATCCTTGAGCTCTTTTGTGATTGGATGGCTTCTACCAAGCGACACGCTGACGGTGACATCAACCGGAGCATCGAGATCAACCAGAAGCGCTTCAACATGAGCGATGACCTGGTGGCCATCTTCAAGAACACGATCAAGCTTCTAGAGAGTCCCTAACGTGGAGTTTGAAAGGGCTCACCCACTTTTTCTTCGGTGCTGGTTATGATGGGGTCCTCTCCATCACCTTCATCGACGACTTCCTCCACTTTCCTTATGGCTTGCCAGCCACCGTCTTTTGTTAGGCGGTGGCTTATGTTCATGTCAAGCTTTTGGGGTGTCTTAAAGGTGCGGGCCACCTTGTGGAACTCTTGGTCGAGGATCTCAACCAGCCACTGTGGTCGATTCAAGGCTGTCTCGTGCATCTCACGAGTAAAGACGAAAACGACTTTGATTGTGGTCGTTTCGTCTGAAGCTTTGACGACTGGGTCGCTGAAAATCAGCAGTTCCAGATGACCTGGAACCCTGTCTCGTAATTGCACGAGAGCCGACACGAATGTTGCTGTGTCAAGGACCCTAGGCTCAGCTCGTTCAGTCCTTAAGGTTTTGCCATCTGCCGTGTACTGGCGGCCTCGAAACTCCGCGTATTCTTCCAAAGGTAGCCAGCCAAAATCCAACTTTGAGAGGTCTCTTTCTCGAGAAGCCCTTCGAACGAAGGAAGTCCCACATATTGATTCCTTGTAGGGTCCCGAAACTGTACCAGTTAGGATAACACCCTCATTAGGAACTACGACACCCCCTTGAGCCTCAAGCTCTCGCCCTAAGCTATCTTTGAACGAGGCCCTCTCTTCATCTGTGAGGGTTTTGGGTGGGTCAACGACGCCCTTTGAAGCCCATTCTGGACAGAGTTCAGCAATTGGAGGAGGTGCAACAGGATGGCACAAGACCGTCAAGGCCTTTATTTCATCCGACTCCCCTGTGATCCCTTTCAGAACCAACTTCGCGTCAAGTGTAATAGTTCCATTCTCTTCTAGCATGCTCAAACCCTACACCAATGGTGTATTGTGTGCTCATGATTTACGAAGTCTATTTGGCGGGTCCTGAAGTGTTTGCTTCAGACGCAAAGGAGATTGGTGAGGAGCTCAAGCAAATCTGTGCCAAGAATGGCTTGAAGGGCTTGTTTCCCTTGGACGTCGAGCTGGGACCCAAGGCCGACCCCAAGGCCATCTTTGAAGCCAATGTGGCCCTCATACGCCAAGCAAAGGGCGTAATTGCCAATATGACGCCCTTTCGGGGGCCCTCGACCGATGTGGGGACAGCCTGGGAGATCGGCTTTGCTTACGGCCTTGGAAAGCCTGTGGTGGCCTATTCCGCGGACAAGCATCTCTATGCCGAAAAGGTTCGGATTTTGGGTCTTGAGGACGGGTTGCTCATTGAGAATTTCGGCCTAGAGGACAATCTGATGCTTCCCAGTTCCCTAGCTCAGCCCATCGACAACTGCTTTGTGCGAGCTGTCAAGACCATGCGAGCCGTTCTCGATGGAACCATCTAATGGAAGACGAAGAGGAAGTCGTCATCTACTGCGACCTCTGTGGCTCGATGGAATGCCACGGTGAGTGCAGGAGGTATGATTTTTGTGAGCACTGCGGATCCGTAGGATGTAAGGGCGGGTGTCAGAAGTGCCCTCAATGTGGAAAGGGGCGCTGCAACTGCCCAGAGGAGTTGCCTGGGGCTTCTTTGGCGAGAAAAGCCCGGCAGAACCAGGAAGCCCTTCAAAGGCAAATGAGTCGAGCAATCGAGGAGCGTGTTTACCCTTTGAAGAAGCCCTTACCAGAGTGTTCTCCCGACGAGTTTGCCGAAACCTTGAGTAAGAGGAAGCCAAAGATGGAGGTAGCCCTCAGAAGAAATGGCTTGCAATATCGTAAGAAGATTTAGACCGCGGTGGTGAAAATATTTCTACCAAGAGGGCTTATTTGCCAACGGACAGTGGAAGTGTCGAGATTACTTGAGCTAGTGATCGTGAATTGAGTTGTTGAGATCTGTTGGACGCTGAGAATTCCTGGAGTACCACCGAAAACAGCATGAGAAACAGTTACTTGCTGAATAGTATTATCGTACCAAGGTACAGTTACGGTTGTCGCTCCAGCGACCATTGCTGGGGTTATACCCCTTTGTGCCCAGTCGTCCGGCACTAAAAACTGTGTCCACGTGAGATCCGTTGTTGGGGCGCTTATGAGCCTAACAGTCGCGATTGCTGCCTGCAAGTTGACCGTTCCGGTCAACTTGACCATAGCACTGTTCTGGACACGGAATGCAATCCCGGCATTACCACTACCGCTAATTCCGGTGGTCGAAATGAACCGTGCTGTGTTCAAAAGATCAATGGCAATGCTGGTTGCGCCTATGACATCAAAGATTTGCATATTATCGCAACCAAAGTCACAGGTCGAGATGCGTACTTTCACTCCCTGCAACAAGGCGTAGCTAGATGCCGAGACATTACCGGTCAATACGTCCAGGCGATTCGTGTTGCGACCATACAATGGTGCAAAATGATAGCATGTCTGGTAGATACTGTTGAACTGACCACCGCTCAGTATGCAATCATAGAAGCATGAAACTTGGGACGTCAGTACTGCTGACGTATTACCAACTGGGCGGTAGGCACATTGGGCTAGTTGGCATCCGAACACAATCGAACGTGCGTATATTGCTAGTGAGCTAGTACTGACGTTGAGCAAAGGGCAGTTGACGTCTCTGATCGACCATTGGCGTAATGGGTAGTTTGCACCAGCTGCTCCAGAAACCGGTCCATCAAGCTCAAGAGTGATAGCGGGCACAGCTGGAAGTGCCTCGATTACTATTGTATCCGGCACCGCAGGGTTTGCCGTGTTATGCATGGAGCTTGTTGATGTTGGGTTGATCGTAGCGAAGCGGCTCACTCTAGCAACACCTACTCCGACACCATCAGGATTTGAAAGTGCTACCCACGCACAAGCATCAGCACTAGCCCCAGAGGTAACCCGCAGTCTTGCCCACTGAAAAGTGGTCCAATCAGCGACGTTAGCGCAAGAGATATGGGTGGCTCTTGGCACTGTGTGATCTACTGCCTGGTAGAGGGTTAAGGCTCCAGCATCCAAAAGTAAGGTTGTCGTGCCGATTATATCTAGGTGTGTTCCAACAACTTGCATCAATCCCCTAAGGACCAATGCATCAATCATCCCGTTGGCCCCTATATGAATCGTCACTGACTGACCCCATTGAGCATAAGGCCCAAGCCTTCTTAGGAGTTCTGCCCCTGTCTGTAGTGGAGCACCTACAAGGACGCCACTGTTTGAATCAGATCCTAGGGTGCCGTCAATATACCAATCTGGAATGGCCCAAGCGGCAGCATATGCCCCAGCTATAAGAGCTGATGTTACAGCCTGACTTCCGGTACCAATCAAACCTGAGTTGAATGTCGTGGCACGCCAATCGATGTAGTTGGCCCCAGTGTCTGTTACGACAACCTTGGCCTTTGGTACGTTGGTATAAAGGTTGGCTGATTGGTAGATAACCGTCCCGAGCGCTCGTTTTTCAGTGGATAGTAACGGGGCTAGCCCCAAGATCGTATTGATTTCAGTAGTAGCCCCAGTTCGGGCAAGAGCTAGGCTTGTGTAAGTGTTCTGTCCTACAACTCCTATGATTGGCTCAACCAAGTCCGTAGTAGCAAAATAGTGCATCAAAACGAAGTCATTGTTGGCTACTTGGGTTAGGTTCCAAGTACCTGCCGAGAATTGGTTCCAAGGTAGTCTTCCGTTGGCCCCCACATATCCCGCCGTTCCCGAGTACAGAAGGGGGTAGGCGTCGGCTGTCTTTTTCTTCCAGATTCCAGTGCCTGTTAGATAGAAGATCGGTATCTGAGCCACAGGCGTTAGTATTTGTGATAGTCCTGTGACGATAGAAAACCGAATGTCTTCATCGGCTACCACGGTGTTGTCTACTGCGAACTGAGCTGCAGCCGCTGTAGACGGGGCTCCCGCTACAATACTGAATCCGCTTAGGGCTCCTCCAGACTCGTAGGCTGTTCCAAAGTACCTATGCAGATAGATGTGTGTGCTGCCTGCAAGACTCGTCCCGTGTCTTTCCTCAATCCTTCGCAGGGTGACGTTGTTGGTTGCATCCCAATAGACGGCCGCAACAGCCACACCGGCACCCGCAAAGATATTTGAGATAGTGTCAGGGTTTTGAGTTGAGGTTAGCACACCACTTGCATCGAAATAAATGAGGTGCAACCCTTCAACATCAGGCCAGGGGTAGCTCTCCGAAGTGGTCTTGACGACGGATACCCCCTGGTAAAATATGTTGTAACTCACACCTACAGGAGCTATTGTTAGTGTGTGTGTTCCATCGTCAAAGGCTAGGGTCGTGTCGGTTCTGTTCGGGAACCCTGTGGGCTCCTTAGTTTCCCCAATGATGTTGGCTAAAGTGGTTTGGGCACTCCCTAGGCCGACCTTATCAGCTGCAGACATGAATCCAGCGACAGTGGTAGTAGCCACGGCGTGAGTTGTGCCACCACCACGATTTCCGTGTTGTGCGTCAGTAGCTAGGACCCCAACTCGAACGTCCCCAGCGTTGTTTACGATAGATCCGTCACCACTAGTCGTGACCAAATCAGCTTCAACTGCATTGAGAACAGCATCAAGCTCCCTAAGAAGATCTGCCTTCTTAATGAACAGCTTTCCGAGGCGGCTCTTGGGGTAGCTCATAACCCAGGTGATTCGATAAAAGTTTCATCGAACCCCTAAGAAAATGCGCGAATATCAACAAGGCAACGTTGAACATCGTGACTTTCAGCACGATCACTCGACCGAGGCTAAACCTGTAAGTCTGAGCCGTAAGGAGAGGCGCCGCTGGTGTAAGGGTAGAGAGGGGGTTGCCCACCAGACGGTTTGTCGCCCTTATGACGAAGTGAAGGGCCTCAAGGGGGTATTCTGGAGCTCAAACAACTGGCGCGTCCTGTACTGCAAGGCTTGCGGCAAGGAACTCGCCTATTGGATGCCCCTGACCTACGAAAACGGCTCGACCCACCAGAAGACGCCACCATCTTGGGTTGACTGCTAGGCCGGTGCATATCTTGGTCGTGCCCTTAATGTCCGGAGTGCTTGACCGTATAAGGAATCGTGCCGGATTTGCCTACATCCCAGGTTAGCGTGCCAAGTCAGTCGGTTTTCAAGTACTTGGTCAGAGTCACGATGAAAGGGTGCCTATTTTCCACGATCATCACGATCGTCTGCTTGCTTCTTGGCAACCCTGCTAGTTTCGAGGTGTGGATTAAGGGCATTTGGCACATGGCTTTCGTGTTTGTCGGGCTGGATACCGTTTTTTCGCGGTTTCCTTGGCAACGGAGTTAGGATTTGCTGCTAAACCCTAAGGTGCCATGGAGATTTACATCCAACACCACGCTATCGAGCGCTACGTCGAGTACTACTCACCTGAGATCCCTGACGATGAAGTCCACGCTTTACTCCTCGAGATGCTTCAGCGAGCTACGCACACGAAGGCTAAAAGCTCGTGCGGTGACTTCGTTTGGACCTGCGATGGTGTGAGGTTCGTCATCAAGCATGACTACGGGATGCGAGCAGATAGGCGTAAGTCCAGAAAGAAGACCTACTGCGTTACGGTACTGCCCCCGGAAATTCTCGATGGTTCAACCAGTGAATACGAGGAGTACCTAGCTTCGGTGTAAAGGACCCCATGCAAGAACGCTACAAGGCTCAAATCAAAGTCATCGGAGACGAAGGACAGCAGCGCTTGTCTCGGTCAACTGTGGCCATCGTAGGCCTTGGGGGTCTTGGTAGTGCGGCGGCTCCGTACATTTTTGGGGCTGGCTTCGAGAAGGTAGTTCTAATCGATCATGATAAGGTGGCTGAGCATAACCTTCACCGGCAATTTCTCTATTCGGAGATTGACGTGGGCTCTCAAAAAGCCACCCGAGCGGCGATCCACCTGAAGCGTGTCAATCCCTACGTGCAAATCTCATCGATCACTGAAAAGCTCGTCGAAGAGAATGCCTATGACTTGTTGAACGGTTGTGCCTTAGTCCTCGACTGCCTAGACAATTTCACCTCGCGGTTCACCCTGCATCGTACGGCAATCAGGATGGGGATACCAGTTGTCTACGGGGCTTCTCAAGGAACGTACGGGGAAGTAGTGGCGTTCTCCTCGAGACGACAAGACCCGTGCTACCAGTGCTTCATCCCGCAAGCCCCTGAAGACCGTTCAGTCCGTATAGGCCGAGGTGCCTTCGGCCCCGTCTGCGGCCTTGTAGGGGCTCTCCAGGCTTCGGAAGCCATCAAGATCGTCTCGGGGGTGGGTGACCCTTCTTACGGACGCTTGTTCCGAATCAATGTCTCCAATATGGAAACCTTGGACATCCGACTGATCCGTGATGTTTCCTGTCCCAACCACGCCTAAGTGGCCGGAACGGCCATGCTGCCCTTGGGTCCAGTGATCTGGCCGTCCTCAATGGGCCAACCCTTTTGAATGGCTAGACGGAGTACTTCACGGCCCCGAACAATGGCGTCAGCAATATCCTCGGCCATACCTTTTGAGATCCCAGTGACCTCTCGAATCGAGTGCATGAGCTTCTCGACCTTGGACTTTTTGCTCTCTTTGGGCTCGTACTTGAAGCTCTGCCGGTAGCGAGCAGCCAAACGTTGAGCCGCTTTGGTATCACCCGTTTCCATATCCACCTTGCGAGTCTTACCTTCCTCAAGATAGTCGACCTCGATGGCCGTTATGAACGCACCCCCGTCGCCATCCCAACCGCCAAGCTTTTCACCGTCATCACTATCAATACCGAAGGAGTGTCCTGTCCGCCCATGCTTGTTGATGTTCACCAGCAAGCTCCTCAGGGCGTCAGCGCCACAACCATTCGATAGGTAGACTTTGACTATGTATTTGGGTTGAAGCCTAGCAGTTTTCATGACTTACAACCAAGGTGGCATTAAGGGATTATCAACACAGCTTGCAACTTTCTCGGTGTATAGGGTAAGGTCCTATGCAAGACATGCATTTACAAGAGTAGCCGAAGCTCTTTGTACTACGTACAACGAAGCTGTCGAACGCGGTCATGAAGATCCCGTCGTCATGACCGCGAGACATGCGGCTAAGTGCGAGAGCTTCTTTCAAGTTTATGGCTCCAAACCTCAGGAATTGCGTAGGGTGCTAGCTGGGTAATTATGCCGACATTCAAGATCTCTGACGTCAAACCCGATCGTCTTGTAGACACAGTTCGTATGCAGGGTATTTCGGACAGCTTTAAGGGTCGCTTCAACACAGTCGTCGAAGCCTGTGGTGCTAACTGCGATCGAGTCCTGGCTCACGGACTCGATAACGGATTCCTAGGTGCAATTCATACGGCTTACGACTTTCACTATGATCTCTGTCTGACCCCAGACGATGTTTGGCTGGCAATAGCCACGGGCTTCGCCAACCACGTCAATGCTCACGCTGAAGAGCTCCGGAGCATGTTCGTTGCGCATGAGGGGAAGAAAGACATCATCATTCGACGGGACTTTTTCCTCAAGGGCAATCCAAACAACGATTGGCCTGGCTGTTTCGACGAGTTCTCGGACGAGATCGCTAAGCACATTGGTGAGGAAAAACGAAGCCTTATCGTGTCAGACTTCTCGACGACAGGACCTCTCGAAAGGGCCGTTTCTGGCTTGGTCCTCATGAACGCCATGAAGGCGTACTTCGCTTACGGCGTTCGTACTTGTTGTGGTATTCCTTCGATCACTTTGAGTGGTACTTTGGATGATTGGGTTCGTGTTCGGGACAAGGCCCTAGGTTTGGCTAAGTTCCAATGCGTGAATTGGATCAATGTGTTGGTGCCAGTGCTCAACCAGTTCATCGAGGCTTACCAAGGACACGTAGACTCTGTGTTTTGGGAAGCCATGTACAAGCGTAACGGTGGCTCCGGCGGGCCTTGGATCAGTGGTTGGATACATGCTTTCTTCCCATACCTAGTAGGGTATGATACCAAGTTAGGGGATCGCCCGAACCCCTACATGGCCAAGTGTCTCGATAACTTGGGTGAGAAGTACTCCCACGGCGGGGCCACGACTGATGAATTCCCTCTGGGGATCTGCAAGGTACCTTTCAAATGGTTCTACTACGAGCAGACCATCGAGATGCTGTTCTACGGCGGATTCGTGGGCACCTACTTGGAAGACACCCGCCTTCGTCCCGTCATAGGGTGGGGTGTAGGTGAAGCAGTGCAGGCAGCGGATAAGGATGCCGATCCTGAGCTCATAGCCGCCCTTTAGACCGACGAAGGGGGTCCTTAAGTTCTAAGGTACCCCCTTCGTACTACTCTCATGGCAACCCCCGTATTCGTTGATGGAGCAACCGAAGGTTACAAGGATGGTCTTGCAGGCCGCGATCCCCAAGAAGAATCCCAATACTTCTCGTGTGCTTCAGGGTCCGAATACGAGGCCGGTTACTTATTCGGGATGGTTGATCGGGAAGCTGGGCTGTCCTGCCCGAAGTACCTCGGCTATTGCCCGGAATTGCCCTTCCAACGCGGGATGGAGGTGACGATACCCAAGGGGACACCCATTCATCATCGGGGCAAGGTAAAGCCTGCAGGGCGTACCTACAAGGTCAAGGTTTACAACGTAGACCAGGGGTCTATTATGTGTCTAGCTAGTTCTAGCTGGTCGGGTCAGCGTTACACGTGGAGCAACCCCAAGCGCCCCACGACCCCCAAGATCTGCTTTGCTGGTTCTGCCGGCTATTGGTCGGAAATCGACGTCAACGACCTGGTTTAAGAAAATCCCTTGATACGGATGTGACGAGAAGCCACCCGAATAGCCGTGCATCGGACCACGGACTTGTCCTCGAGAGTCAGCTTGATTTTGGCTTTGCGGTCCGCTGGGCAGAAGAAGTACCAAACAAGCGTAGCCAAGTCCCACCACCTTAGGGGCACGACGATCCACACGGAATCGTCTCTTTGGCTGATTAACGCCAAGTCTTTGATCCCTGCAACCTCGACCTCAACCGACTTTAGTCCTGTCATTCCAGCGGTTTCCGAAGGCTCTCCAAGAGGAGAGTGTCCTTGATGTAGAAGATGTTACCGTCACCAGCTTTCAAGACGTAGGTATACACCAGCTGGCCTAATCTCAAATGAGGGTGTTGCTCCCAAGCATCTGCAACAGCTTTTAGTATGCGTTCTCGATGCTCTGGCGACGTCGGGCTTTGGTGATCATTGTTGGACATGCTTGGAGACTTCTTGGTAGATGAGGTCTTCCTTACCTACCATAGTTCCCAAGTAATTTCTAACACTTGCTAGATCCCCAAGGAATAGATTGCGGCCAAGGACTTCACTCGAACGAAAGTAGTCCTCATGGCACTTGATGACACCGTAGCGGTTTAGAGTAGCCTCATAGAAGAGGGCAGCCTTGGGCGTAAACATCGTCCAGTGGGTTCCAGTTAGGGCCTCGAACTCTCGGACGGTGAAACCGTAGATCAGCTTACAGGGTTGAGGATCTCTCCCCCACAGGCCGTTTTCACAGAAAATCTCGACCTTACCCCACCAAGGGGGCTTGGCTATCACACCTTTACCATACCCGCCTATACTGAGGGCACTGTTGTTTAGATTGATGTGCGGGTCATGTAAATCAACAGCCACATTCCTTTGGCAACGAGAGCACGGCGCCATCGTAAATTTTCGAGTCAACCCATTCAACTTGTAGTTGGCCCAAGTGATAGTGTCCTCGGTCACTTCCCAACAACTTGGTGAGCACTCTATATCGCCGAAGTTTTCTTGAACAGCTGTCGTACCCCATTGGATGTATCGAACCATGTTGCTCACATGGGTCAACGCGTGCAGCTGGTTCCACCGAAGAACCCCTTGCGAGGTTCGTGTGCGGTTGTGGACCAAGGCCACTCCTTTTTCTGGGCTAGGCTCCTTGGACTTGCCATAAGCCTCACCGCGGCGAGTTCCCCAGTGAATACCTGTCTCGAGTTGAAGTCTCGATAGTTGCTGGTCGACGAATTGCTCAGCCTTATGGTTTCGTCCGCAATCGAAGGGGCCATCAGGTAGTAACGGGTCCAGGGGATCCAACCACCAAGACCAGTTGCACCCAGAATACGAGCAAGTTACTTCAACCGTACCTTTGGGGCGTACGCTCTCTTTCATGAAGGATCCACCTCAGGGATTTTCACATCTAGTAGATCTTCGGCAAAGCCTATGTCACCGCCTATCTCAGCCGCAATTAGCTTGTCTTGACGGCAGATAGCGGACACATACCGGTGATTCCCATCCACTATGATCCAGTCCGGACAGTATCCCAACGATGGTACACCCACGTCGATCTCGATAGGGTCATCCCAGCCGAAAGTAGCCAGATAGGCGATTCTCTGGATGTGGAGCATGCGAGCCATCGGCGACTGTCGGAAAAGCAGTTGCCTGGCTATTGGGGCGTCTTTGAACTGCCGTAGTTCTACGGCCTTTCGTATGTCGTCCAGGGTTATCTGCACACCCCAAGGAGTGGACGGAAAAGGGTTGCATAGCTCGACAAGCTTGTCTACAGAAATGAGAACAGGCATAAGGGTTACAAATCGTAGATGGTTACCTCTACGTCCGGAAGTTCTTGCTTGATAAGGGCTTCGACCTTTGGCCATTCAGCTCCACCAAGTCCTGACCCTATTCGAGGCATGTGTACGGTGGCTTTGAGAAGATTGGCCTGAAGGCGTAGTTCTTTGAGGCAATCCTCTAGGGCATAGTATCGTAGGGGCACTTGGTTGGACGTGCTTCGGTATCCGTCTTGGGCCACCATGTTGGCCACGTACATATCAGGCTCAACTTTGACGAGCTGTACGTGTCCGAGCGTGAAGGTTCCATCTTTACTCTTGGCCCAAGAACGGTAGGCCCTTTCTGGTTCTTCCCAACGGTGTGAGAGGGCCAAAACGAACCCTTTCCCCCAACCTCCTTGACGGTTTACGACGTGGGCTATGATCTTGACCCCGTAGCTCTTGGGCTTCGTAGCGTCCCCTTTGGTATACGTTATCATGACGGCATAGTACCCCTAAATCACCTGAGGTACTATGCCCCGTTCACCAAAAGTCCAATGAATTAGCCGTTGTCGGTCTCGTCCTCGGATTCCCCAACACTGCGGGCTTCATTCACGGCATCCTCTCGAGTGGCTTGAGGATCGTCGTATACGCTAACGTCGCCGTTAGGCTCTTTCGTCCGGTAGTACCAAGCACCATACGTTTCGGCTACCTGGACCTCTACGAGAGTGTCGCCTTCGTGGTAATCATGGACCGTCTCCCAACCCTCGGTCGGTCCGATGTCATGAGCATCACTGGCACTTTCGTAGGTGTTTGACTTGATGGTGTAATCCCGGATGGCCGTATCGGATTTGTCGTCGCTCCAAGTGGTTGCCAGAGACTTCGTAAATGGGTTACGAGCTACCCGGGCAGCCAGTTCCGTCAAGGACTCACCTTCTCGGATGTCCGCGAAACAGTAGCCGTCGTTCAGAGGGATCTCCTCCTCGTCATCGATGTGGATTTGAACGACCTGAATCCGGACGATGGCCTGGGATTCTTTGGTTCGTATGGCTTCGGCAGTGAAGGAAACTGCAACCTCAGAAGAAACTTGAATGGTCATAGTATGTACGTCTCGAAGGGTTACGGTGTCCAGATTCGGTTGAATTCGTTGTGGGGGTAATACGGGGCTAGACGGTAAAAGTTAAGGCCATTTTGGTCTTAACCTATAAGGGCCTCCTTTCGTACTATCCCCATGACCCGCACTTCAGAAGAACGCCTCGCAATCGCCAACACCATCATTCAACAACTCGGTGGCCGTCTGACCGCCATGCTGGGCGCCTACAACATTGATGCCACTGAGACGGGTCTCAGCTTCCGGTTCAAGGCTCGCGCTTCGAACAGCTCGAATTGCTGCGTCGTTGACCTGGAGCCGTCCGATGTATATACTGTCAAGTTCGTATCGATCCGTGGCACAAGCGTCAAGGTTAAGAGCACTTTCACCGACATTTACGCTGACGACCTTATCTCGTTGTTCGAGCGTGAAACGGGTTTGGCTTTGAGGATCCCTCGCATAGTCCGAGTCTAGTTCCTTCGGGGGCGTTATGAAAGACGAGTTCATTTCGGCGGTATTCCCTCAAGTGGGGCAAGTCCAACACAGCTCAGCGGCTCAGAAAATCATGGGTGCCCTAGACGCGACGGTGGCCACTTTGATGTTGAAGGTCAAGGCCAAGACATTCTTGACTTTTCGGACTGGATTGAGTTTTTGTCTAGGTAGCTCGGCCAATGAGGCCAACTATTGTCGAATCGACTTAGCCTCTGACGACACCTATTCGATCCGCTTCGCCAAGATGGCCTACGTGCCGGGTGAGTCGCTTCGATTTACGACCAAATGCCGGAAGACTAAGTTGGAAGCAATGGCGCTTCGGAACCTCTTCGAGAAAGAAACCGGTGTGAGTCTGGCTCAAGAGAGCTACAGTGGCCTTGTTGAGAAGATGCGGAGTCAAGCGAACAACCCCAAACTTCAAGCACAGAATGCTTAGGTGTGTATGAGTAACCGAAAGACCTCCACGAAAAAGGCCCCCAAAAAAGGGGCAGTCCTAGAGATCTTCTTCATTCCGACCAAGCCCCAATGTTACGCCGATTGCGGTGGAGCTGTTGATGAGTACGTCTATGCCTACGGAGCCTTGAAGGGTACTCTTAAAGTGCATTGGGACGGGCAACAGAAGACAGGTGTCGAGTACCTGGTCCATTTCTTTGGCTTGCAGATTTCCCAAGAATTCTCAGCTCTTGACCCAAAAGAGGCTATGCCTCTTCTTGAGAGAGCTTTGAAGGAAGCTGCGTTTGATCTCGACAGGGCCCTACAGTTGCGCCTCCTTTAGGCTACCCCTCACCGAAGTCTGTTAATGTTGGGGCTAGCTACCTCGTACTATCCACGAGGGCCAAATGAACATTCCAGTCGAAAAAACCTCATGTCTGGTCGGGTTGAATAGCAACGTCACAGTAGGTGAAGTTGTCATACACGTACAGACAGAAGACTTTGCGGCGAAGTGCCTTTTGGTTACCAATGTCCTCGTCGACGGCCATTGCATCCGTAGGATCGAACGCAACTACGCCGAGCATGTGATGAAGGCGGGCTTTGCTTCAAAGCTCTGTAAAGTAGCCAAGGCCCAACAAGAAGCCACGGTGCAACGGGTCCCAGAGATTTGGGCTGACCATGTGAACCAGACGCCCGAACGACAGTTCAACGTCCGGATTGTGGACCAACAATTGGTCCTTCTAGCTCGGGTGACCTGGCTCTTCGAACTGGGCCTCCGACTCCGCGAAGTCAATCCCGAGATCGCCGAGCTGACCTGGCGGGAACTTTTGGAGATCGACCCAACACATCGAAAAGCCGCTGCTAACCTCAATCGATTGGTGTGGGCTCGACAGCAAAAGCCTGATAACTAGCCGAAAGTCAGATGAGTGTTGCTATCTGTGGGCTACTGTGTTATGTGGCCGGGGTGTTGAATGTTCTGCAGTGAACCTCAACACCCCGTAGTGTCCCGCAGAAAGTAGGTTAGTATGTCAGAGCGTGAGTCAAAGACTCGTAGCCGTGCTTTGCGTTCCTATGTGTTTGCTACGTTCAAAACCCGTAGTACTGAGGAACTGGTTGAGTTTCTCCCCATCTTAGTCGCTAGGATGGTTCACGAAAAAACTCCCAAGGGCACCATACAAGAAGTCGTCCAACAGTTCCTGGACTACCTCGAGATCAAAGAGGTCCAACTAACTCCTGAGCTGTTGGCGTTGAAGCACACACCTCGAGAAGGAGTGACCTGCGTCGTTCCTGAGCTGGATGCCGTCAAAAAGCGAATTGATCCCGAGGACAAACTCACCCTCGATCTTGGGGGAGGTCTTCTCACAGACGATCCCTTAGACTTTTTAGGTACGTCCGTCGAGGATGACGGTATTGTCGATCTTGAAGGCCCTCTGTCTCAAGAGACTGAGTCGCCGCTTGTTCCATTCCTCATACCACTTCTAGATCGATGCTGGGAGAAGTCTACCCTCGACAAATTCCCGAAGTTCTTGTGGAAGGAATTTGTGTTCGAGGGGAATCGTTACTACGCTATAGCTTCGTGGAAGATGCATGGACAAGGGGTTGATTGGAACCTTGCCGCCTCTTATTCTGATGGGATTGTGTACTCCTCGAAGTCCGAAATCCTAGTGAGACATGAAGGACGTGCTGTCCACCTCTCCAGAGACTTCAATGACTTCGAACTTGTGATCCCGCCGGTATTGAAGAAGTCTAAGTACACAGGCCAGAAAATGCTAGTCAGTGGCACACTCTTCGTGTGGGCCCTCACATGGAAGCAAGGTGTTGAGGTCCGTTGTTGGCTCAACGAGAGCATCGGCGGCAGGCGCTCTGCAACGGGAGACCTGATTCGGCAGTCCAAAGTGATGCCTCACTTCCCCGGTTCGTAACTGGGGGCAGAGTGGCAAGTCTTTGAGGATGCTGTATACTACCCTTCTCACTTAGGGTAGCCTCATGTTCAACCTATCTGTCTGTGGCGTCTGTGACGTCGTAATCCTTGAGCCGTCAGAGACCTCGTGCCCCATCTGCAAAAAGCCGGTGGAAATTCGCGAGGTCCCTGCAAATACCGTGATTGGCAGCCAACATGGTGCCCTACTGATTGTTGAGCCGGGAGCCCCGCTAAGTCCTGTTGTGAGCTTTTGACTTGGCTTCAAGGGTTTGATAGGTTGAACCCATGGCGTTAGCTTGGATCTCCGAGGGTCAAGCGCTTGACCCTCTTAGACACGGACTAAAGCACGTGGGGTTCATCCTGCGGACGGAGGTTCAACTCCTCCACGCCATACCTCGCTAAGAAGCTCCTTTAGGGCTACCATCTTGGGGTGTGGGGATATACGTCGAAAGGGCTTCGACTGGCACGTCGAACAGATGTGTAGCTCTGGCCCACCTTGAACCATATATCTATCGTGGGGATTCCATGCTCAGGGTTCCCGCAATGATCGCAAATGGTCAGGTGTATTGAGCTCATGTCAAACCTTACACCAGGTCCTTAAGTTCTACTTCAACCCCGCCGTACTAGAATCATGCCGCGGCACGTCAAAGATACCCCATCAGCCACCAAGCCAGTTGTGTTGCGGTTCAATCGACTACAATTCATATCTTGGGCCGGCGGCCTCTTGCTTGATCGTGATGCCCAAGGACGGTGTTTCATAGCCGACCAATTAAGCTTCGAAAACTCCGAAAGTCACCTTGACTCTGGAGGCATCATCTACTTGACGGATCACACCGGCCAAGATGTCTCCAAAATGCAGTTGAATGTCACCAAAGATGCCTACGAAGAGATAGCCTTATGAACTCCATCCCCCCAAAAGTCATAGCCATTTGCCAGACTCTACAGGATAAGGGTTTCGAAGCGTGGCTTGTAGGTGGTGCCGTTCGAGATCTATTGCTTCAAAGGTCCGTCCATGATTGGGACTTTGCGACCAATGCCACCCCCGAACAGACTCAACGGTGCTTCAGCCATTCGTTGGACATCGGAGCCAAGCACGGGACTATCACGGTCCGTCTCGAGGGCGAAGGATTTGAGGTTACAACCTACCGTAAGGATGGCACCTATTCCGACGGTCGAAGGCCGGATAGCGTCGAGTTCTCCACGAGCATCCACGATGACCTAGCCCGGCGGGACTTCACGGTCAATGCCATAGCCTTCGACCCTCTTGTCGAGGGTGGCGGCTACTACTTCGACCCCTACAACGGACGGCAGGACCTCAAAGCAGGGATTTTGCGTACGGTTGGAAACTCATTTGACCGGTTCCGTGAGGATGGTATTCGTCTTCTTCGAGCCATCCGCTTTTCGGCCACGCACAACTTGACCCTGATCGACTCCACTCGGATTGCCCTAGCCCATACCCTAGACCAACTGGGGAGGGTTTCTATTGAGCGGATCCGAGATGAATTGACCAAGACCATGGCCGCTGCTGAACCCTCGAGAGCTTTCAACCTGATGGCCTCCACGGGGATGCTTGGAATGATTCTGCCGGAGATGCTCCCTATGGTGGGGTGTGGCCAGAATCGGTACCATGAGTTCGATGTCTGGAATCACACCATGAAGGTGGTGGATACTTGCCCGGCCAGCGACCCCATGCTCAGGTTTGCAGCATTGTTTCACGACATCGGCAAGCCAGATTCGAAGAAGCCCCACCCACAACACGGGGACGCTACGTTCTACGACCACGAACATATCGGGGCCGCTATGACGCAGGACTTGATGACCCGCTTGAGGTTTTCGAGCGACGAAGTCGCCCGAGTGGCCCACTTGGTCCGGCACCACTTCGTTCGATATGAATCCGATTGGAGTGATGCCGCCGTCCGTAGATGGATGCGAAGTGTCGGAGTCGAGCACATCCCACACCTAACCACGTTGGCTATAGCGGACATCGTAGGTAAGGGTAACGCCTTCATTCCTCTGGAGATCACCACTATCAACGAGCTCAAGCACCGGATCGACAGCGTGGGCACCATCCCCACGTCGTCCAGCATGTTGGCGGTGAGTGGCCACCACGTGATGACGTTGCTCAACATCCCCCCAGGGCCCAAGGTTGGAAACATCTTGGCCGAGCTGTTGGAAAGGGTAACTGAAGATCCTACCTTGAACTCCGAAGAAAAACTGTTGGGTTTGATTCCGGAGGTGGCGGCGTCGGTGTAAAAAGAAGGGCGTGCAGAGTGATCATTACCGTGTCTCAAAGGTCATGATTCGCGCCCTTCGAGACTTTAGCCGAACAGGAACACTTACAGGTACTCAAGCTACCAAAGATGCCTTGGTGTCAATGAGATACCTTAGGGCCACTCTTCGAGAGACTGAGGCGGTCTTTGACTACACAATCACGATACGAGGCAAAGACCTTCTGCAGACGGTCCCCGAAGAACTAACCGAAGAGAAACCAGTGCGAGTAAGTCTACCTGTTATCACGTGTGTGCCCGGTTGTGGCGACTGTTGTGGTCCTGTGCCCATCACAGCCACGGAGCTTCATCGCTTGAAGGCTTATGTCGAAAAGCATCAAGTAGTACCGAAGTACACAGGACATCTGACATGCCCCTTCTTCCAAGAGGGCTCCTGTAAGGTTCACGTTGTGAGACCCTTGCTTTGCCAACTCTTTGGACACACACGGAAGATGAAGTGCCCGAAGGGCCGTAATCGGTTCGTACCCGAGAAGATTATTCACCAGATGATGATCGAGAACGGGACAGCCGTCGGCACCATACCTCAATTCTTCAAAGCAATCCCCGATGGACAACAAGACTCGCACACGCAAGAGCAAACACCTCAGCCTGATCCTCAGGCATGACCCTGGGAGCGTTGGGCTAACCCTCGACGCTTCCGGCTGGGTGTCGATTGAAGAGCTTGTAAAAGCGGCTTCAATGACTACGGGGGAATTGTACGAAATCGTCAACACGGACCAGAAGAAGCGCTACGAGTTCAACGGCGACAAGATCCGTGCTTGCCAAGGGCATTCGGTTGAAGTTGACCTAGGGTATGAGGCTACTCAGCCACCTGAGTTACTCTACCATGGTACCTCAGGCCACTTTTTGGGGATGATCCTCAAAGAGGGCCTGAGGAAGATGAACCGCCACCACGTCCACCTTTCGGCGGACACGGAGACGGCCATCAAAGTGGCCAAGCGACGGCCCTTGCCTCACGTCCTGCTGGTCAAGGCCCGGAACATGTTCATCGACGGGCACACATTTTATCTGTCCACCAATGGTGTGTGGCTCACAGATCGTGTGCCCGTCCAATACCTATCCAAGCTCGACTAGAGCTTTCTGGGACACGGGATCCCAGTCTTTTCTCGTGAGGCTAGGTACTCGGCCATGGCCTCTTCCTCTTCTTCGGGGGGAAGAGCACCGCCAAACTCACCCTCATCCATGAGTTCCTTGACGGTGATGTTCATCATGTCCTCGAGGCAGAACATGCCTTTGGTCTTCACACCGTTGTCGTCGGCTATGTTGACTTCGACGTAGAGATGCGGGTAGCCGTCCTTGTCGATGACGAGTTGCCAACGCTTATCCGCGGGCTCGATGCAGCCTTGGGCCTGAGGGTCTTTCTCGAATCTGCCGATTGTTATATTTTGCACAGGGGATGTCCTTCACCCCAATTCAGGGGTGGGTTAAACCGTACGATCATCCCTCGTCGGCGATGTTTGGAAAGAGTAACCCGGTTCTATTTGGACGTCAAGGGCTAGAAATACACCAAATCACACAATCTTTGGTTCAACACACGGTGTACCCACGAGGCATGAACCTCCGTGAACTACCAAAGATCTCGTACGCTATAGCTGTTGAACATGGTTGGTGGGAAGATGAGCGACCCTTGGTGGACCTCATTATGCTCATGGTGTCTGAGGTGTCTGAAGCCATCGAGGACTACCGTAAGAACCACGCCCCCAACGAGATGTGGTTCATGCTAACACACTCTGAGGGCGGCGTAGAGATGTCTGTTCGAGGAAATCCTGGAGATAAGCCTTGCGGGATACCCTCAGAACTTGCAGATCTGGTGATTCGAATCGCAGACACTGTTGGGAGATTGGACGACATCAGCAAACCCTTACCCTACAAGCTATCCGAGACAGAGGGGGACGCATTTACGCTGGATCTAAGTGCGATTCCGCCTTTGAAGGGGACCTTCATGGAGGGGTTATTTAAGGCCACTTCTTGCGTCGTACGGTCCATGTACGAGCAAGCAGATGGTACGCTTATCCCCCAGTTTGACTTCCGGGCATACTTGAAGTGTGCCGTTCTTCGGACATTCGCCCTTGCTCGTCAGTTCGACATTGACCTGGTAAGTGCTATCGAGCTCAAGACGGCCTACAACCGGACCCGTCCGTACAAGCACGGTGGCAAAAAGATCTAGAATCCTACTCCTTTGCTTGCTGACGGCCTCTGCTGCCGAGGCTAGACCGATCCGTAGGTTGTTTGAACCTACGGATCTAGAGCTGGAGGGGGCTGGTGTGGTCGAGCTGGATCTTGAAGTCGGAGCGGTGAAGGGGGTCGACTCGAGTCGGATAGTTGTGCCCGATGCCGAGTTCGACCTTGGTCTTACAGACCAACTGGAACTTGACGTGGATGGGGCCTTCACCCTTGACGGTGCTGCAGGTTACCGGGTATCTCCCGACAACCTGTGGGTGGCCCTCAAAGCTGGCCTTCTTTCTTTCCAGAATGCCTCCAGAAGCCGGGTTCTGTTGATGGGGCTACAGCTAGGCCCCAAGCTTCCTATAGCCCGCCAAGCTCAAGGGCTGGGTCTAGAAGGGCTCTTCTTGTTTGGGCTCTCCTACACTCAAACACATTTCATTGCTAACGTAGGCGGTCTAGTCGATCCCACGGTGGAAAATACTTCCAGGCCATGTGGCTACGAAGGGGGTCTTAGCTTTGACCGGGACCTAACCGATACCTGGAACATTTCAACCGAGATCGGTGGAGTCTACTTCTTCTCTACGGACCCTCGGCAACTTCATACGGCGGCGAGCCTTGCTTGGGCTCCCAGTAAGTCCTGGGCGTTCTCAGGGACCTTCATGCTGGGGATGTCCCGAGGAAGTGACCCCTACGGCGTGTTTTTCGGTGTCTCCCCCAAGGTTCATTTACTCTGAAGGTGTCAAACTTGCTTCGAGAACTTTGTTGAATTGCCTACGCCAGACGTCGCGAATTTCCTCTTGAATGTCTGGGTCGCAGTTTTGCAACTCCCACTTGATACCACGCCTGTCCGTCATATCCTTCCAAATGGCGGCTATGGCATCTTCGACGACCTGTTTGGCCTCTGGTTCGGTTACTTCCTGAGAAGGTGGCCACGATGGATCCGAACGGAGAGAGGGAAGGGCCTCTTCCATGGCTTGAATCGCATCGCTAACGGCATCGAGAGTGGGCGGTAGCTGGGGAATTGTCGTATCGGAGGCATCGACCTTACGAAGGGCGGCGTGGGCCTGGTGAAGTAAAGTCTTGAGCTCAGTGACGGAGAGTTCGGAAGTCATGAAGCCTGGACCATCAAGGTTTTGAGTTGATTCACGGCGCGTGACCGAAGTTGTGAGATCCGAGGTTCAGAGACTCCAAGTTGTCTAGCAATCTCTTTGAGATCAATCCCCTGCAGATCGTGTAGGTTGATGATGAACTGTTCACGCTCAGGCAAGTGAGTGATAGCTTTTCGGAGTAGTTGGCGCTTGCGGCTGGTCTCCGAGCAATACTCGATCTCTACGGCAAGGGCCTTGTTCTGCTCGAAGTCCGACACATCATCGAGGCGGACGACCGAAATGGGGTTGTCCTCAGCCATGAGCCAACGAGCGCGGCGGGACAGCCAATCTTGAGACCTGAGCTCATCCAAGATGGCACCACGAATCTTGATTCGTGCGTACCACTCGAAGTGCTCGTCATCCCCTGTATGGCGTTGGATAGCATCCCAGAGACCCGACATGCCAGCGGCCATGAGGTCCTCGCGAAGGACATTTCTCGGGAGTCTCTTCTGAAACCCACCGACGATACGATGAACTATCTGAGTGAAATCCCTTAGCTTGTTGAGTTGGTCTTGGGTAGCCATAGGGGTAGTACGAGAGGTTGGGGGTTGAAACTTAAGGGCTGTCTGGCGAATTTTGGGGCGTGACTTTGCGATACCAGTAGTGCTCGATGGTACCGGGACCCCATGGGGTGTTCTTGTAGCTCTTGCTGGAGTGGTAGAGCCCCGCAAAAGCGGCTTGAGAGTGGGTGGGCTCCCGGTATAGGATCTCAATTACCCCTGCCTCCACAAGTTCTTTGAGGAGCTTCTCGGCGTGGTCGTCTACGGCGAATCGGCCCTTGGCGAATTCAATAAAGAAGTCCCGAACGGTTGATCCGTGGATTCGACCTTGGGCGTCAATGTGCTGGAGGACTTGCTTCTCGGTGCTCGGGTAGAGTCTTCGATGGAGGTTCATTTGGATGGGTTCAATTTTCAGGCAAGTACGCCCAGGCATTAATCTGGGTTGGCACATCCCGATGGTACTGGGACAAGAAGTCTGCGACGATTGGGTCGGTGCTGTCAAGTAACGTCCAACTTGAACGGTCCTGTATATACATCGGCTGTTCACCCGACTTCAAATCATACGGGATTCCCCAAAGGTTTCCCCAGCCATCCCGGTAAAGAATCTGAACATCAGGTTCGGACGCGGCGGCTTGGAGGGCTTCCCAGGTGATGACGTTTCCCATGAGGAGTGGTACGAGGGCTCCCGTGGAAAGCTTAAGCCCAGAGCTGATTCAGGTCGGTGTATATACCGACATGCCCCCAAAAGAACTACCTAAGGCAACCGACCCTCAGCTCACCAAGTTCACTGAAGACATCGAAAAGTTCATTTGGAAGGATTCCGCTCGGGGATCGATGGATATGTTTGAAGCTTTTGCTCGTATCACCGAGAGCAAACTCGAGGTAGTTGGCTCGCACACGTCAAAAAGCATCTCTCTTCCCGTGGTCAAATACACGATGGCTTGCGGTGTTGAGATCATCACGCGAGACAATTTCCACGATATCAAGGTCAGCGTGAGAGCACCAGATCCCCTAGACACGGACCTTTGGGGGATTGTAGCGGGGAACACGTCTTCCTATTTGAGCCCTTGCTACTTCGAGGGGTTTGCGGAGGAATGGATCTTTCCCGCGTTCTATCGAGGATGCACCAGGTTCAGTGCAGCCTTAGGGTACAAGGGGTTTCAAGGATTGGCTGACGTCCTTAGGACTCTCTTCATTGATGAGTACTACAAACATAGCGACAGCTGCGAAGCCTACGCTCTTTACGAGCGTGCAAAGTACATGGCTCTAGCTTATGGCTACCCCTGTATCGTTGCCAACAAGGGGTCAGTATCCAGCCAATTCAGGTTCTTCGATTACCCTCCGACAGATCCGGACCTTGAAGGCTTGCGAAAGCTGATCACTCTGGCTTGGGAGGACTACCACCCAGGTATTCTGAAGCATACCCCCTACATCACACTGGACTTCACTCTGGGATGTCCTCAGCCCGTTGAAGCTTGGTTGAAGGCCATCGCCGATGTGGTTGTCGGCTGTAAGAGCAACTTGGGGATTGACCGCTTTGGCAAGAAAGGTGGAGCCCTAAGCTTTACGGGGATGACCCCAGATCTCCAGAAGAAGATCCAGGCCCTTGGTCTTTCTGAGGTTTTCCGAGACACACCAGACCGTTAGCCTCTTCAACTAGGTACGCACGGTCTTCTGGGCTCAGATCTCGGAAGGCCGTGGCTAGTTCGATGAACTCCAAACGTTCATTTGGACCCATCGAATCGAAGATCGATAGGAGGCTTTGGTACACCACGACGGTCTCTCCTTTTTTAAGCGTTGGGAGCTCATCTGGGAAGAGAGAGGGTGGAAAGGGAACTCGAGGTAACGGGGGCCCACTTGGGCTAGGCGTAAGGACTCGCTTGGTCACAACAGGAGGGGTTAGGCTCCTCCTGTTGCCTGTACCAAATGGGGGCTTACTGGGTGGGGACCGCTTTTCCGACACTCAGTAGTGTTAGCATAAACGGCCTTCTTGAACAGACCCTAACCTAGCGAAACCTTTTTGGTTTGACCGACGGGCTTGGCGGCGACCTTCTTTTTTGCTGGCGTCGCGGGGAAGTCTTTCATCTGTTTGTCGAAACCGATACCCCTTCTGGCGGGTCTGGCTGCGGTTTCTCGAATAGTCAGCTGTACTAGATCGGGAATGATCAGAATATGATCTCGAGTCAAAGCCTCTACGGCAATATCGGACAGGACCTCCAAGAACCTGGCCGCTTGTATCCGTGTGATGTCCAAACGGTCGGAGATGACCTGGACCAATTGTGTTTTGTTGATTGACTTCAAGGGAGTTTTAGTAGGTTCCATATGCTGCCTGTAACCTACTATACACCGGACTGTGTATATACGTGTGTTAACACATTTTCAGCTGTTTTCGGAGAATTGCATTGAGACGAGGGAAGATCTTCTGGCAAAAGCCTATGACATCCGAATCAAGACTTGAGATCGTGTACTCCCAAGGTTCAGGAAATTCTCTCATTAGATCAGCATCTTGGTCTCGCAGAAGTCCTTCCCAGTCCTCATCGTATCGATGAATGGTCTCGAAAATGTCACGGGCACTCTCCTTCGAGATCTCTCGTTGATGCCGCCTACGGAGAAGTCCCTCGAGGAGGTTCTTGATTGATTCCCTGCTGTCTACGTGTGTGTCGGGTTTTAGCTTTTTGGCGAAGTAGTGCCAATCCTTGTCCGCCCTAAGAAGGAATTCTCGAAAGTCCTTACATCCGGTGCAGGTCCACATATAAGCGTAATTTCCAAAGTCGCTCACTGTGGAGAAGTACCCATCCTCTCGCAGGATGATAATGGCCCACCCTTCGCCCTTGAGTGGTGGTAAGGTGTACTGCCAAACTTTCAGCTTCTTCATTTGTGATCTTCATACACCTGCCAGAGGTATCGTTATTTTGGCCCATTGGTCGGCACTAAGACAGCCGTGAGTAAGGACGCGTTTTCCTACTTATGGCCCGGAGATAGCAGAATGCCCATCTTCAAACAGAACACCAGGTTCGAACGAGGTATCGACCTCGCAGGCCCTTCTAAGGGTGAGTACATAGCCAAGAACTGGCATACCGCTCAGACCATAACGGATCTCGGAAGTGTGGGTTTTTACCAACAAACGGCCCAAACATGGTTCACGTTCGGAACTAACGGTACTACTACACCATACGCTATGTCCGCCGATGGATCCGATTGGTATTACCGAGGAGCTATCGGCGGTTTTCAAGGGGTTTGTGCCCTACGTGATTCCCATGCTACGGGGCCCGAGTACGTTACCGTTGCAGGGGGGTTGAGTCCTGGAGGTACCGCCTACAAGATCAAGCGTAGCCCAGATCTTGGGACTACTTGGGAAGACATTCTCATAGGCGTGGCAGACACCTCTTTCGTCACGGCCATGGCCTTCGCGTCCTTCGGTTATCTTGCTCGCATAGGCAACGACATTCATTGGAGCCTCACAGGAGACTCGGGTTCGTACAACTTGATGCTAACCATGTCGAATCCGTCGTCGCCAAACAACCTTTGTACTAACAATGGCAATCTGGTCGTCGCTTACGCCCAAACAGGTAGCACCTATTACACCACGACTACGGGTAGTAGTTGGAGCACCCGTACATTCCCCAACAGCTTCGTAGTGACAAGCATGGCCTACGGAAAAGTTGGTGGATCACTAGTCAACGGCTTTTTGGCTATTGGATCTGATGCTACGGGACCAGCCGCCTATTACTCCTTCAGCGGTACCAGTTGGTCCCTAATGCACCGCTTTGCATCGGGTACGCAGTTTGGGAGCCTAGCGGCCATGAATGAAGTCTTCATCGGGATGATCATCTCCGCAGAAGCTGGTGGTGGATCCAACGTTCTCTACAGTCCCGACGGTGGGACCACTTGGAAACCCGCAACAACGGTTGCTAATTATTTTGGTACTCATATCGAAGTAGCTACTAGGCCAGGTGAGTCTCCACACCAAGCAGGGATATTCCAGGACAATCTTACCAAAATGACGATAGTTGGGTAATCTATGCCACATTTCAGAAATGTCTCTGTAACCAACCCCGTTGTCCTCCAGGCGGCTTCCAGCTTCACTCGGATATCCGAAATCAACGTACCGATTTCCAGCACCTACGGACACTATTCCATCCGGGGCGACGACGCAAGAAGAGGTGCTTGTCATTTCCAAGGCAACACCCTTACGACAGTGATGCTACGCGGGCCCTCTCTAGGAAGTTCTCCTAGCATCATCAGGTCCGAGTCGTTTGCGGACTTCTATGAGAATGACTTCACCATCGGACCTGGCACGGCTTTCGCCAACATCAACTCGTTGATGTTCATCGATAACTATCTTTGGATCTTAGGCGGTGACACTAGTGGTCTCGGGAAGATTCTTGCTATTCTAGGTGGCAATGCTCTAGAAGGCCCACCTAACTACATTGATCGTTCTGTCGACTTACCAGGCTATCCTGTGTCCTTGTCGCTCATAAGGTATGCCAAGGACGCTGGTTACATCTACTACCCCGCTATAGACCCAGGTGGCAACTTGATGGTTATGCGAGGTACGAATGCCACGAGTCCCTTCACTAACATCTGTGCTACGGTCGTCGTGCCAGGGGGTTCTCCAACCGCTTATGGCGTGAGTGACTCAGGCGCTGTTCACCTGATGTTCTTTGGGGCGTCTACTTACCGGTCTCTTGACGGTGGCGTGACCTGGAGCACCATATCGGTGCCACTAGCATACCCCATCAAGGATGTTACCTACTCCAAGAAGTTCAATCGTTGGGCCATTATCAATAGTGCCAGCAACGCAATCTACTCCTCGACAACTAACGGTACTTCTTGGGACAATGGTCGATGGATCACGTTTGCTAGCCAATCCTTCTTCTCCTGGGCTCCAAATTCCCACTTGGAACGTCTAGACGTCGAAGGTCGTTACATCCTTGCAGTCGGTGGATTCAACGGATCTTACGCACAGATCTACACTTACCTGAGTGAGGATGGCGGCCTCAGTTGGATCATGTCCCAAGTACTAAGAGTGCCAAACTACGACATTAATGCTGTTCCTGTGAACTCTTCTATTGTACTGGTCAATGCGGGCAGTCGTGTCTTCATTTACCAGGGCAACACTGGAGATGCTTGGAACTTCGACAACAGCGTATTTGCCACACCCATCATGAGCTTTGCCACGCCATAGATTCTACCTTGGTGTAGAATGGTGGCATGGAAACAAAGTACGTTAAGGATCCAGCAACCTTCTTGGTTGATTCTGGCTTGTTGTTCGAGATAAACCGAAGGATCTTGCACCCTCTAGGCTTAGCCATAGCTGTTGAGGTACCAGGTGAGGACGCTCCAGAAGGAGGCGTCCTCGTCAGTCCTATGAGTGTGTTGGACGTACGAGATGACCCAGAGGGGTTCTGCTTCGAAGACGAAGCCTACGTCCAGGGTAAAGCCAAGCTAGCTGCGTTCTTGGAAGACACTCAGTTCCGAAAGAGACTCATGGCTCGACGGGCAAGTCTTGGTTTCGTTGTTCAGTCGATTCCACCTGAACCCGAGCAACCGTTCATGGTAGGCCGTTAGCCGCAGCGAAGGTATGGTGAGTGTCTTGATTCCAATCCCGAGTGGCCTCACCCATAATGATGTGGCCTAACTCGTGCCTAAAAGCCGTCTTGTCCCAGTCTTCACCCGATAGGTCATAGTCAACAGCCATCGTTCTAGTGGCCGCGATCACGAACCCTTTGACAGTTCTTCCAGTCAATTCGTTGGGTTTCTCACTTAGCTCTTTGGACATCCAAACCCAGATCACCTCTCCATCGTCAACGATTCTAGAGGCTTGTGGAAAGTGTCTCTCCCAAGCAGCAATGATCATCTCCACACTTTTGTTGAAAATCTCTTGCGACGGTAGGAGATAACCTCCGGGATTGACCATGAAGCCGTGCTTTGGGAACCAAGTAAATTGATCGAGCTCCTTCTTACGCAACCACGTCAATCGACCCCAAATACCAGCAAAGGTTAGGGCCACCACCCACAACAAGGTCAATCCCTCTTTGGCATGTGGTGTCGTTATCGTGGCCAGGCTAGCGTAGAGCGCTATAACCCCAGCCAAAAGTGTAAGTCCTCCGAATGTGAGGATATCCAGGAGACGTAACCAGTTGGGCTTATCCTTCATGCTCAAGCGATGCCAATAAGGAACTAGCTACCGATAGGCACTTGGGAGTAAGCCTCAACGACTTCTTTTGGAAGATTGGCGTAGAGAACCATTCCCTCCCCTTCGATTTGACCATTATTGGCTAACACCTTGAAGGTTTGGTTTCGCACCCGAAGGTATTGTTGGTCACTAGGATTCTTCCAATGGACCGCCCCCAACCAGGCATCGCTCTGTCGTAACATGAAGTTGTGCCGGATGAACTTCATGTTGTAGTCCCCCGTGCTGGACACGGTTTCACTTACCGGCCAATAGACCTCAACGGCTAACACTTCCTCCGCTGGCATGACTCGAGAAGCATTCACCCAAAGGATGCCCACAAGGGCCCAGATTTGACCTCTGTCGGCGTCCGGGGGAACTTCGAAGGGTTGGGTGCCTAACTGGACAACCTCGTCATAGACGTCATCCTGGCCGTGTTGCCGAGCCATAACGCGGAGCCTGTCCTCCCAAAGGCTAGAGCTCATGTTGGCCCGTTCGATGCTACGTCGAGCAATATCTTCCCCGTGGGCCAAACCATCCTCTAGAAGGCTGTTAGTGAGCAGATCTTGCTCAGTCAGGTTCTGCTCTAGGTATCTGTCCGTGAAAGTCGAAAAGAGGGCGTAGAGGCCGTTTGGTTGCTTTACAGGAAAGATGCCCATGAGGGATCCTACACCGAATCGTCGTCCTTGTTGAGAATTCTCTCGACTAGGTTGGGGTAGCTAGCCTCTTTCTTCATCCGCCGAAGAACAGCTCTACGCTCTCGCCTTTCGGCAGCCTTACGCTCCTGCTTCATCCGTCTCTCATATTCCCAACGAGATTCAGGTACTCCTGGAGGTTCCTCCTCTTCATCACCGTCAGGTTCCGTTTGAATTGGTCGTCTGAAAGGACCCATTGGGGTTTCACCGATGTGAAATAGCCTCTGGATGACGTAGTCGATCGTGAAGCAGGCCCCGATCAGTAGTAGAACCCAGTCCTCAAAGCCAGTAGCCCAGGACTGTGAAACCTTCATGTGACGTAACGCCCAAAGAAATGGGTATATAGAGCCGAGGCAAACTATTAGGCGTCGTGCCACGAGGTCACCCTACACCAAAAGGTGCTCACGGTGTATACCTCTGGTATGGAAGAAACGACAGAGAATACCTCCGACAAGACAGAAGAACCAAGCCTTTCTAAGGAGCTTGCCGGATTATCCGCCTATCTCGAGGACTTCGAGAAGAATGTCCTCACGGGGGAAAGTTTACATGGAGCCACGATCGAGATTTCAACCGTGGAACGCGGTCCGTGCTTGAAGACTAGGCAGAATCCCATGTTTGGTACTTTGGTAGCCGTACGCCTAGCGAAAAGTGATAAGACCCTTCTGGGTGTTTACTTAGGGGATCTGACTATCGATGTTCACGCAATGTACCACAAGGTCAAGAAGACTTTGACCCTACAACCCGTGACTAATCCGGCGATCTTTGTACCGGAGATAGATCGTCTAGTTTGGGGTTGTGAGTCTTGGTGGAAGCCACTCAAATCGGCAGAGGATCTCAAAGAAATCACGGATGCCGACATTGAAAGTGTGTGGTATGTCAGGGCTCTCAAAGAGCTGGCGTCGAAAGACAAGGCCGACAACTCTGAGTCCTAACTATGAACCGAGATGCCTGGGTAGAGGTCTGGCGACTATTTCACAAACTCTGGGGTAAAGCCGCAAGTGGAACGTACGATAAGGGAACTTGGATGCAACTCCAAACCATTCTCAAGAAGTTTGAAACCGCAGACAGCCAAAAGACAGGCCCCTAATTGAGAGTGTGTCGGCCTTCTCGCAGGTGTTGTACCGTTCCCGCAATGACGTCTCCCCAGGTGCGACGAAAGTCCTGATCTGGGGAAATCCTACCAGAGACAATGGTCTGGACTACTAACTCAGTTAGATGTTTGGCGTCGACCTCTGAGATACCGTGGAACTGCTCTACGACATCCAAGGGTAGGAGAGGTGGATAGCCATTGGGATCGTCAGGTTCGGGTGAAGCGCAAGTTCTGGGGTCTATGGCATAGATCATCAGCTCGTATTCGGACTCAGGACAGGACTTACGAGCAGGTCGGATCCCTAGGATATCCTTAAGGGTGATCAATCCAACAAGCCACCACTCCCAACAAGGATGGGCCCCCGGACGATTCACCAACCAGCTGCACAATGTGGAAGGATTGGGCTTTTCGGGTTTCAACAACCAGGCTCGGCCACAAGTTCCCACAAGATCGGCACCACGCATAGAACACCTTCTCGGCCGTCGGTTAGGGACACATTCTAACTCAGGTGTATGCACATAACTAGCGACAAATCATCATGAGTGTGTAATCTAAGGTTATGCCCGACCTTGCTCCTGGTATGGTGGCTGTCCACAACGATGAGTTTGGGCAGCACCACGCGGTCATCCTCGAGATTGTGGGTGCTGAGTGTAAGGCCTTGTTCTTCACGTCGAACTCTCATTGGGGGGCTATGAGCCGGCGGGCTACCAAGGACGAATTGGCCATGGCTGGGTTCGTCTACTCCCGAACGACATACTTGACCTATGTGACACGTTCGGTTTGGGACTTCCACGTGACGGACCTTAGCTTCCCTAAGCACTGGATCCAAAGCTTACGACAAGAGTTCGTGCAAGGGAAGCCTTTGGTCCGGACCCGAACTAGTGTTTAGCCGCTTTGGCCCATAGGACGACAATGCTTCCGTCGTCGACTTGCATTGAAACGAACCGCCAATCCTCGGCTGTCGGAGGAGCGACTGGCCCACCTATTTTTGCCGAGGTTGTCTGGAAAACGAAGAACTTCGAAGAATAGTCCATGCACGTCTAATCTAATCGGTGTATGGGAAGATGCACCCTAAAACCAAGGGCAAATGAAGATGGAAACTACACTACCTAAGATCGAAGACAACACGACGCCTCCCTCCGGCATGGGCATCCTGGCTATCATGGGGGAAAATGGTGATACCAAGCACATCTGGGACAAAACCAAGCCGGAAGAGGTCGAAGCGGCGCGAGTTCTGTTCAATACTCTCGTGAAGGACAAGAAGTACCTGGCTTTCTCGGTCAAGCCTGATGGAGAGAAGAGCACTCAGATCAAGGAATTCGACCCCAATCTCGAGTCCTACATCTTCTCCCCGCCCCTTCAAGGAGGATGAGGTGCCGACCGTGACGCCGACCGTGACGCCAACCACTTTCACCACTCCTTGGCCTCATTGGGTTCAAAAAGTCGTGACGGCAACCTCGGCTACGATCGTCGATATGCCGACGATAATGTCCGGGGCGTCCATCATTTGGACTAACTGGTGCGAGCATACGGTTGGTACGACGGGGACCATAACCGCCACAGGGACTTGTGATACCTCGGTCATTTGGGCAAATTGGGCAGATACCCACGTCCATATCATGGATTCGTATACTGCCGGTAACACCATACGGCAGCCAACTGAGGCTGAAGTCCAACAAAGGTTGCGAGATAGGGAAGCGGCTGACCAGCGAAGACTTCAGGTCGAAGGAGAGAAGGCCGTCGCTCGTGATCGAGCTACGGTCCTACTCCAAGGCCACTTGGACGACGCCCAACGTCACGACCTAGCAAATAAGGGCTTCTTCGATCTCGACGTCTTAAGTCAGGATGGATCGCGTAAGAAGTACCGAATCAACCGGAAATGGTCGCAGAACATTCAACAGATCGATCCTAACGGTCGAGTCCTCAAGACTCTGTGCATCCACCCAAGGGTGCAAGTGCCCGTCGAGGACTCGATGTTGACGCAGAAGCTGATGCTGGAGAGCGGCTTGGAACAAGAGCTCCTTAGGATAGCCAACCACTCCTAGTAGAAGGCCTGCACCTTTACGCGCTGGCAGTAGATTCGGTATGTCGCACCAAGACTACCAAATCTACTGCTAATGGCGATACCCCAGTTCTGTGCTTGACCCACGGTGGTTGGCGCGATGGTGTTATTTTGAATGGCTGTTGTTGGGGTGTAGATAGGGCTCAACTGATTCATGTTTACATAGGCGCCATCAGCATACTTCCCGGCTAAAACATCAGGTATATGGACAGAACCAATACTTTTGTGAGCAAACATCCCGAGAAGTGTTGTGTTTGTGTTTACAGTGTTGTTACTTATTAGGGTGGTTGCTGTACTATTAGTTGAGTATCCAAATCCGTAAGTGCTAGCAACACTGGTCCCGGCAGACACACCGGCCATCACCCATTGGTTATCTCTAGGACTTGAGCTTGGGTACTCAAATCCTAGGTACAATTCACCCGTCCATCCACTGTCTGTACCAACGTACACGCAGGCCCTAACAGGGACATTGTTAATAACATCGCTTGGGAAAGGCCAACGCAAAAGCGGGCTGTTTCTCGCCGCAGTATAGTTGGTTCCGGAAGATTGGCACCCCAGTTTCAAACCCGATCCGGAAACTACCCCCATAGTCGCTCCTGTATAGAGATTGGCGAAGTTTTCAACTATGAAGGATATTCCACCAATCACCACAGTGCCGTCCGCACTGAAGTCACCAGAAGTTTGAGCGGTAAAATCCATATCAAGTAGAGTGTTCCACTGTGGTACGGAAGGTATAGACCCTGTTACAATTTGAATCCAAGTGGGTGTGATGTCAGCAAGAAGCCAATAGGTCCCTGTGTCGATTTGAAGAGCAATCTTCGCCACATCTTCGCTCGTAAGTCCCGTAGCTCCCGTACGAGCAGCCGCGTCAGCATAACTAAATGTGACTTTAGGACTCCACAGGTTAGACGTGGTGTTGAGGAGAACTCCTGGAGTAGTTCCTGGTATGGCCGCCATGACTAGCCTCTAATTTCTGTGATGGATTTGGTTGTTGTGGGCAGGAGCGGCATGTGCTTTTTCAGGAGCTTAGTATGATCGGGGGTCTGTTTGACTGTTTCAATCATCGAAGCCAATACCCTAGCTTTGGGGTTCTCGAGGGCTAGCTCTAAGGCACTACCTTCGACATAGGATCCATCCATTAGAAGGGCACCTAGATTGGCTGGTGTAGGGATTTGAGTCACTCGGAACTTGGCCATATTGCGCTTCATCTCAACAATAGGGTCCAAGTCATGCACATAGAGCTCACCCGTTCCTTGAGGGCGGCAATGCTTGCATGGTACACAATCTAGAATCGCGGTCTCTTTGGGGCCGGCGTAACGGTGCCACAAATGATCGAGACCCCAGCCATAGCGGATCCCTTCAAACAAGGGCATCACCTTGCCCAGTAGTTCGATAGACCAGCAGGGGATCATGGTCTCCACCATGTTCGTGTACCTGAGTTTGAAACCCTCGTGTACGGCCGTGATGCGGTGATTGACGTAGCCGTCTAAGGTCAAGGCTGGCTGGGCCAAGTGAATCTTCTCGGCCTTCATGACGGCAAAGAGCTGATCAACATTCTCGGCCGTGAGTTCTACGTCATCATCCACAAGCCAGACGTACTTACGATCCTTGAATAGGTCGGGGCGGTTGTGCCACAAGTTGAAGGTGTCTCCAAGCTTGCCGCCAGGGCCATCGATTCTCTCGAATCCGTCGTCCTTGTACTTGTCGGGATCAGTCCCGTAATACGAAATCAGGAGATCCCAGTTTGAGCTGGTGCCCCAAACCTTGTGGCGAGAATTCTCTCCGGATCGAACGATGACTAGGTTAGGTGATGTCATAGAAATTTCTGCTTAGGTTTGGGTGAACCATGTCGCTTCGGCTTTGGCATTCCAATCCTTCACCGAGTCTTGCTGTAGCTGAATGGCAATTAAGTTACCAGACACAACAATCCTAGTGTTGCTTACTGCGTTGGGACTTATGAGCTCGGTTGTACTTGTGAGAACTGTCGTGACCCCACTCAACCGTTGGATCAGAGAATGCTCCTTACGTAGGAGACTTTCCTCCGCACCAAGTTTGCCATAGATGCGCCAATCGACTTCCATCATGGCTTCATCAGCTAAGGAGCTGTCGAGCACTATGAGGTTAGCCCATGCCGCCCCTGTTCCAATAGCATAGGACTGGCGGAATTGAGCATTACTCCTACCGTCATCCAAGATGATGATACCCCTATAGATACCTGACGTCTCACGGAAAGATCCGTAAGATTTGGAATCCATCTTGATTACGGCTGGACCATAGACTCCATCAGTTAGGTCTATTGCTGTGTTGAGCGTCGATCCGTTGAGAACCGTGTCAACTTCAATGTAGCCCGTAGAGCTTTGGAATACGATCTGATTGTAAGGGTTAAGGGATACGTTCAAGCCGATCGCTGCAAGAGGTGCAGTCAAGTCCGAAACAATGGTAGCCTTACTAGTCGTTGCACCACTAGTGACGACAACGGAGGTGTACGCTTCTAGGAGAACACTTCGAATTCGAAGTGTGTTGTTCGTAGTGGTGTCTACAGTTGCTTGAACATCATTTCCTAATATAAGTGTCGTGTACAGAGTGCTGTTGGCAAAGGTGCAATCTTGGAAGGATCCCCCCTCTACATAGAGAGAGCCCTGAAAGGTTGAATTTTTGGCTATGATGTAGCTGGCTATGGCCGTACCCACACTCACAGACGTCATCGTGATATAAGAACCGCCTTGAACAGTTCCGGATACGTACAACTTCTCGAGGTTGAGGTTACCGCTGAGCGCTTGGATGTCCGGCATAGCGGGCTGGTTACTTCCAGTGCCCATGCCCATGAGATTGAGTGCTGCCGGAGGGTTTCCAGGAGACATCCAATAGACGGTAGACTCGAAAGTGTAGTCTCCAGGAGCAATCAGCAGGGTTGGTCCTGGGTAGGAGATAGATCCGATGCCCGGCAACGCCTTGTGTAGGAACCCGAAAGGTTGACCAATACTACCCGTTTGAGAATCGAGTGGCGTGGTTGTTCCACCATCGAGGTAGAACGTGTTAGCCAGGGGCTTTACTGTGGGTGTTTCCCAACGAACCCTATTACCTCCAGAGAACGCTGTTACGGTAGCGCTGATAGCTGAACTCCCTACAACATAAGGGGTAAAACCGTTAACTCCTTGAGTAATACCCATCCAAAGGGTTGTGGTTGCACCGACCGTGAGTGGTGTGATTTGGTTAACCCACTCAGTGGCACTGCCGTTTGAAACGAACCCTGTGTATGTTGGGCCTGCAGTGTCTATGGTATATACACGAGCAATGTCGTTGTCGGCTACGTACAAGATCCCATTGTACTCGGTCATCCAACCAGGAAATTCAGCCAACGGGTTTATAGCTATCTGAGTTGGAGCCGCACCTGGAAATGTTCCAGGATCGTACCTGAGTATGTTGTTGTTTGTGTTCCCGTACTGAGCAACCCAAACGAAACCCACCGCACTAAATAAGTACTCGTGAAATATACCGGCTTCAGTGTGTGTGATCACTGAATCATCGGCAGGGTTAATCCGGTAAAGATCAGCATCTCTACCGGCCCATACCATGCTATCAGGACCAATGATGATGGACAAGGCTCGTCCTGCAGGCAAGGGCACATCAACATTTGTTGTATAGGCGTTTGGAAAGGCAAGGAGAGCAGCACTCACACTACAGTGTTGAACGCCCGAAGTCGATGAGGTCCACAGATTGTTGTTGGAATCAATGCAGGCGTGTTGTGTTCCACCACCCACAACACCTAAATTGATGTAAGCAACTAGGGTATCTAATGTCCAATCGATCATGAACACTAAAAGGCCAGCTGTGCAGATGATGTAGTTACCACTCAAGAATAGGGCACTAGGATTTGGCGTGCTTGGCACCGCCGAAATGTTCAAGTTGATTCTTACAATAGGTGCAAACCAGTTTGAAGGATCGACTTTGAACACATAGGGTGTAGTACTATCACACACCCAAAGATACGTACCATCGGAAACACATCCCATTGAATCTACGAATGGGAAGGCGGTCTCAGTGACATGCACAGCTGAGAGTCCTGGACTCGTGGTAGTATTCGCAAAGAGGGCACCTTGAAGACCTTGAACTGTCTGATTCGTGGCAGACCCAGACAGATCTCCACCAGCTGTGAATCCGACTGGGGCTGGGGCAGATACCCAGCTCGTACCGTTCCAAGAGAGAACGTCGCCTATGGTTGCTCCAGAGGACAGATGTTTGATTGGTAGTCTAGGCATCGTTATCCCCCGAGATTCGTGGCGTGGACATAGAATGGATCATGTGGAGATATGGCATCCCCAGCCCCGTTGATGGTTATCTGGACTCTGAAGGAGACCGTTGTGGGAGCTCCAACGTGTGTGTACATCGCTCGACATGTTGCTGTGATGAGTACACTTGAATCAATGTCTGTGAAATTCACTGCGGACCCGACGCTAGCGTAGCCCGTACCAGAATCGGCTTGCCAAAGTATGTCAATACCACTTTGAAAGTCGTGAAACACAAAGGGTTCGACCACCAATAGAACTCGCTCACCAGGAGACACCGACAAGATTAGCGGAACTGCTGGCACATAAGAGGGGTTGGCAGTACCTGAACTGAATGTGTCCCGGGCCTCGGCGTACAAGATATTGATCTCTCCATACATCGCCTTGGTTCCATTAACAATGGCCCAGTTGAGGCTAAGGGCGGATCGATTTGTGGCTTCATCGAAAGTGGCAACACCAGGACTTTCCGAGAATGTGATACTGATGACTCCAGAGCTCTTACAATTTCTAAGGGTTACGTCTGTGCCTAATACTGCAATAGACGCGATAATTAGAGTGTCCGAAGCAAATAAAGTGTTGCTGGTTATGGCGTAGGCGCCTGAGTTGACAAGGCTGAGCGTTCCTTGTCCTGTCACAGCAGTTGAGACGTAACAAGCTTCGAGAGTAGCTAGGGACGTGCTGGTGGCTAGATTGAGCGTTCCTATTATCGCTCCGTAGACGTAGAGTTGAAGCCCTGTGGCTAGGTTGATATTCGGCGCCATAAACACACCAGGGGGGTTTGCTATGGTGCTGAACCATTCAGGCACTGGGGTCAGGGCCTGAATACTCAAGTTCTTGTTGATTGTGATAGTACTCTCTGTCGAATAGTTTCCCGTCACCACCAACAACGTGCCTCCTGTAGGTACTGCAGTGATGCCAGCCGTTAGGGTACTGAAGGGCTTACCAATACTACCATCTTGGTCAATGGAGGGTACGAGAGTCCCGGCATCCACGTACAAGACATCGGTGAGAGGGGCCACAGACCCACCACCTGCGGGAGCAACCGGAGCCCAGGACGTCCCATTCCAACTGAGAACGTCACCTACGTTTGCTGTTCCAGGCGCTAGCTGTCGTGAAGGAACCCTTGGCATACTTGTGGAGTGCCACAAATAGAAATCTTGGCCAATTGGCCCTCCAGGCCAACTTCCCGGTGTATGAAGAGAAAATGGCCCTTGAGCAGCCGTCCTCTGATGCCGAAGCCCTAAGGTTCGTGCGTATGTTTTGCGCTGCTTGTCAGGAAATTGCTCCCAAAGAAGAGGGCTATCCCCTTAAAGTGTTCCCCACCTTAGATAGGCTTGTTTGCACACATCAGGATCTTGCGGCCTGGCACGGAATTGGGAAAGTTATCCCCTTCCGATCCTTATCCCTAATGCTGCTCTACAAGCGTGGCCTCATTCTGTTGCACTCACTTAGTCACATTCAAATTCGAGGAGATTGGGTGATCCTAACAGACGACTTCAAGGGAGACCGTGTCGATCCCTTGTATGAGGGGATTCTGGAGATTGCGGGGGCCTACTTGGCGCAAGTACTTCCCACGTACAAGCCCACAATGCCGCCCCCTAAGCTGTCAGTTCTTGCCATGTAGCTTCGAGCATTTGGGCGTAGAGTTCACTTCGAAGGCCATAGTGACCGAAGGCGTAGGCTTCATTGACCTCCACCAAACAGCAGGGGCTTTGGTCGGTTACACCCAAGTCCAAGCAAAAAGCCCTCGGACTTCCCGATTCTCGGCAGTAAGCGGCCACTGCCTCTTTGGTGTACCCGAGGCTCAAAGCTTGGGACCAATCCCCCTTGTAGCGCCGGACGTCGAGGATCTCTCCGTCGAGCACGAATACGCGGTACTCGGCCAAGAACTCAATGGCTTCTGAAATCCAAACCTCAGTGTCGTCTGGTAGGCCAGCTGTCCTAACGAACTTACCCTGAGGGCCCTCCCAGATGAATCCCGTGAACTGCTTGTGTTGTACCGGCTTCACGAACAGCCTTTGGGTACTTCTGAACACATCCCCAAGCATGGCCTTGAATAGGTAACGGTCCAAGTAGTTCTTGAGGGATTCGGGGTAGTCTATCGGGGATGGAACCGGCTTTCCTACGGCTCTGATAGCCTCGTGGACGTCACCAATGAACCCGACGACCCCAACATCCTGTCCCAAGTCTTCGAGCGTCTGAATGTCACCAAAGCCAAAGAAAGGCACCGTCTCCACGCCGCGGGCCCGGAACCCTTCTTGGGCGGCGAAGGTGTTGACGCCATCAGGCATGTCTTCCCGGTAGCGTATGTAGACCTTAGTAAGCGGCATAAGGTAGGGGCCTTTCCAACAACTCCATATAGTGCCAGATCTTGTCTTGTTTGATACCTGCGAACTCTTCCGGTAAATGTCGCCGAGGTTCTTTGAGTCTAGATCCGTACACGATGAGAGAATTCTTCGGATCTGGCACGTGAACTAAGACTTCACGAGAGCACAAGTGTTTGAACAACGTAGGATCGCCACAGGCGGAACCCTCGATGTTCGAACCCAAGTAGATCACGACAGATGTATTTCGAACGATGTGCAACAAATACTCATCGAGTATGTTGTGCGGCCACGATACGAAAGCTGTGTGAACCTTCAACGGCCAATACCTGAATTCCGTTTGAACAAACACCACTTCTGGGTACTGCTTGTCGGGTATAGCCGGCTTTTTGTCGACACCTACCACTGAACTGGCGCCGAGCTTCACCAAACGATAGGCCAGCTCAAGGTTGCCACAACCAAGGTCCGTAATCACAGGCACATTTAGGTAAGGTACGAGGGCTTTTTCTTGGTCCTCGGTCAATTGTCCGTACGCCATTCGGTCGGTATATACACTGGCCCGGTGTATGAAGCAAGCTATGGCTCAGTCCCTAGAAGAGTGGTTAACAACGTACCTTACCCGACAAGGTATTGATCCTAGTACAGCTACGGACCGCGCTATCGTACAAGCAGCTAGACACATACCCTGCAGCATTCGTTGCTGGCGCATAGGACAGCCCGTAGAGGTCAAGGAGGGTGAGCCCTGCCCAGAATGCGGAAAACCCTATAAAGGCGATAACTTACCCTTGAGAGACGTGGACCGTATCCTGCAGGATGATTGGCCCGTCATCTAAGAACTCGAGTCCTTTTTCCAGCGAGACTCGGACTTTCCTTAAACCTAACGGTCCACCATGGTTAGAATCTACCGACCAGACTTTACCATGGACTTCGGCCGGGTCTTCGTAGAAACATATCCCGAAGGCATTCCGGGCCACCGCCTCAGGTCCGTGTCCAGTGAGGATTAGGACCACGCCTTCCGTGGGGGGTAGCCTTAGCTGGTTGACGTACTCAAAGAGCCCTCTAAGGGCAGGTACGAACCGGTAAAGAGTAACCAGACTCGTAGCCTTCGTTTGGAGTTCGAAGTCGGGTAGAAGGTCCGCAAAGACCGTGTCGAACTTCCCGTGAAATGGATATGCTAGGCTCAAGTACCTCAAGCATCGATCAAGCGTGTTCAAGGACGCTTTCACCGGATCAGACTCGAGTTCGTCAGGCGCCTCCGACGTGTAGTGGCCTTTCACGAGGTGCCATGTGTAGGAAATCTTGTCCCAAGGTCCCCACATATCCCAATTGACCTGAGCTAGTTCAGACAAATGGCTCAGGTCAATATCCGCACCAAAGTTCAGATTGTCCGTAAGACCGTCACCATGAGCGATGACGGTCTCAGCTACGAATTCAAGTTCGGGGCCGGTAACGAAACCACCGTCCCGGAAGATCTTGTTCAGGCAGTCTTGTAAACAGCTAAGAGCGGTACAACAACCTCCAATGTAAGAATCTCCGTCACGCATGCACAAGCTGACCCAATCGTCTGAGGCTAAGGGCAAGTAAACGCTGGTTACGAGCTCAGAACCCTCTTTGATGTGAACCGTGGTGAGGCTTCTCAACAGGTGCAAGCAATCTTGAAATGGGTACATGGTCACTTCTTGGCGGTCTTCTTCTTCACTTTCGGCTTCGGCTTGTGACGTTGGAAGTACTCCTTGAGAGCTTCGCGTATGAGAGTAGACATTGCCTCGATCCCGGTTATTCGCCGGAGCTTGTCAATCAAGGTAAGGTCCTCATCAGAAAGCCTCAAGGTAGTCATTTTGCTGGCCATGTTGATCTCGACTGTACCTTAGAGCCTGAAAATATTGGGGCTCAGAAGGAGTTTGTTGTATTCTCCTCGTAATACACCACGGGGATCAACAATCGTCCTAGCGTTTACGGCAACTTTCTTCAAATCGAATTCCTTGTGTGGTGTGGCAATAACCACAGTGTCGTACTCGTCGAAGATCGCGTCGATGACCTTTTGAGCGCCCACAAGGTCGCGCAATTCTTGAACGTACGGATCTTCGTAGTAGACAGTGGCCCCCAATTCTTGGAGTCCTTTGATGATCGGCAGGATCGGGGATTCTCGCATATCCCCGACGTTGGGCTTGTACGTCACACCAAGAACAAGAACCTTGGATCCATTCACGGCCTTTTGGATGCTGTTTAGGGCTCGGGTTGTCAAGTGGATGACGTGCCCTGGCATCGATAGATTGATCTCGTCGGCGAGCTCGATAAATCTCGACTGTGAATGAATTGCTCGTAGCTTCCACGTCAGGTACAGCGGATCGACTGGGATGCAATGACCCCCTAGCCCAGGTCCTGGATAGAAGGGCATGAATCCGTAAGGCTTAGTCTTTGCTGCGTCGATGGCCTCATAGAAGTTGATGCCAAGCTTCTGACTGACAAGTGCCAACTCGTTCACTAGAGCTATATTAACATAGCGGAAGGAGTTCTCGAGGATCTTGGTCATCTCGGCAACTTCCAAGGAGGTCACGGCGACCACCTGTTCGTTGATCGAGAAGTAAAGGCGGATGGCCAAGGCCAAGCACTTGTTCGTCGCACCAGAAACAACCTTAGGGGTATTGTTCAGGTTGTATGTGGGGTTGCCGGGGTCGATTCGTTCGGGAGAGTAAGCAACGAAGACTGTTTTTCCCAGCTCGACGGGATTGTTTATCAATGCAGGGATGATGAGCTCCCTAGTGGTGCCAGGATAAGTCGTGGATTCCAAAATTACAAGCTGCCCAGGCTTCTGATAAGCCTTGGCAGCACGGATTGCCGTCATAACCATGTCTAGGTCGGGCTCACGGCTCTTGTTGAGAGGTGTGGGCACACACACAATCACTACATCCGCGGAGTTTAGGACTGCAGGATCTGAGGTGACTTGTAAGCTTCCAGCCTTTACGAGGTACTCAACTGTCTCTGAAGACGGGTATTCTACGTAAGACACGCCTTGTTCGATCGAGGCCACTTTCTTGCGGTCAGGATCGTAGCCTATGACCTTGAAGCCAGCCTTGGCGAATTCGGTGGCTAAGGGGAGGCCGACGTAGCCTAACCCCATCACCACGATACAGGCCGAGGCATTCTCAATGCGGTCCATTAGTGTCGTGTAGACTTCTTCGAACATAGATACCTTCAGTGCAACGAGCTTTTCTGCTCAGTCTCAAGGGCTCGGCACGTTCCGAGGGCTTCTTGGATCAACTCTCGGAACTTTGCGTATGCCTCGACGTGAGGCTTACACCAGTCACCTTCACCAATAAAGGACAAAAGATCTAGGTTAATACGCAAACTTGAGGTATCCCCGGTGATGACATCCTCAATGGCTTGCCTTGCAAAGGCGCCGTTCTGGATGGTATTCCGCCTCACTTGGTCATACTCGACAGCCATACGAATAGCGATCTCTAATCGTCGGTGACGCTCCTCTCTCGATTGGCGCTCAAAAGACCTTTGAGTGCGTTCAATTTCTCCGGCCAGCATGAAGTCCTTGAGCGTCATGCCCGTGCCCATGAAGTTAGAACTGTCTGGATTGAGCATCTCGTGCAGGCGAAGCTTCGTTATGTGGCCTCGCTTAGTGGCCAGAAGAGCTTGCAGCTCTTGAATGAGACTTGCAAGCTCTTCTTCAGACAGTCCCTCATAGTTCGTTGTCATGCCGTCAAAGCTTCAGTTTTTGCCTTCGCTGCGAGCTTGACTGCCCTTATCTTGAGCTTGTATGTGCCACGATCTACCCGACGAAATAGGGCAGGATGGGTGGACAGCGCCGACCAGACCATGGGCATCGGCTTTTTGGACTTAGTCTCCCAGCCGCCCTTGAGGACCCTGGCTAGGATATCTTGCACGCCGAGCTCATCCCTCGAACCCTTGAAGGAGTGAATGATCCGCGTGACAAGGGTTAACCTAGTGGATTTCTGTCGACGTACTACCCGGGCTTTTTTAGGCTCGGCCTCAGTCGATTGGGTCAATAGTCTATTGTAGAGGTTGTAGTAGCGACTACTCATTCTATCCAAGGCTTCGAGGTCGTTGGTGCCTTGATAGCGTGCCAGGTCTCTGCGAGCTCTTTGGAAGTTGATGCACGCTATAACGATGGCATCTTTCTCCGGTGACGGCACAGGTTCTTTCTTTTTCATCTCCATGTCTCCTTAGGTACAGCGATTTTATGCGAAGTTAATAGGGTTTGGCATGCACGAATGTAGGCCAGCATGCGTTGAATTTTGGTGAGCCGATCGGGTTGCATCTCCTTACGCACGTTCCGCACGTAAGTGGAAACCAGTTGATACGTCGGCGGCACACGATGCCCGGTGTACCAGCGCTTGACACGTCTTAGGATTTCAGGTCGATCCTTGTCCGACAGACGAGCAAGACTGATGCTCGGGTAAATCCCCAGCTTATGCAACCACTCTGGAGTCAGAATGTCACAAGCCTTCTTGTACTGACGGTAGGCGGCGTACGTGCAAAGTCCCTCGCCCTTGAGTAGCTCTGCCCACGTGTAGTACTTGGAACGGGGCCATTTCCAATCAAGGATGTCCTCTTCTTGCTGGGCAAGCAGTTCGAACAACTTGATGTGGTTGGCGTTGTGAGTAGCTCGAAGTGTCTTGGCTCTGGCCAAGAATCGTCCATATTGCATATCAATCGTCCTCTGGTATGTTAGGGACATCAAGATTAGAGAATTGCTTTAGGGATCCCTTCTTGATGGCTTGGATGAGGTAACCTTCTTGCTGTAGCCTGACCAACATGGCGTAGAATCGACTTGCTCGGCGCATGTAACGAGCAACCGTTTTCAAGCCCAATATCTTTGCCGTCGACTTAGCCTCAGCCTTCTCGTCTGGAGTTAGGTCCAACGAAACGCGTGTTGTTCTAGCAGTCCAATTCCTCACAATCGTCCTCGGTGACTCGGCCTAGGTAGTCGTCCCACTGCTTGGCCAGTCTTGTTTTGAAGTAGTCTTCACATTCTTCACATACGCCTACGACGATATCTGGATTAGCTACAATAACTCCTCGTGGGTCATAAATTCGGTAATCCGGAATCAGCTTGAGATCCGCGCTCTCCGCCAAGCACTCGAAACACCCTCGATGCTCCGGGCGGCGCAAAAGGAAACTCCAATCGCTTTTGAAGTCCTCGGGTTCGGGATCCTGTAAATCGACAATCCAAACCCAACCACGGGTCTCAGATTGAAACGCTCGAACGTTGCTGACGATGCGTCCTTCGATGAACTGACCTTTCTTGAAGGGGGCGTGTTCCAGAAGGGAACTCGAAGTATCGGGATGGTTGGTGAAAAGCGTGATACCACTGCTATAGTTCCAACCCCAATCCCCTGCAAAGAACCCTCCGCCCAAAAACAGTTGGGGGATGATAGGGTACAGTCGGTGGTCATCTACAGGGACCTGCTTGAAACATAGCTGCATCACAGGCTCTATTGGTCCTTAGGCGTAACCTTAACGTGGACTCGATGAACGAATCTAGCCGTGACCAACCAAGGACCTAAGGGTTTACCCTCAACGAGAATAATGGCTTTACGCTTCTTTGAGAAGTGATCCAGCAGATTGTAGAGTGTCTGGTTGGCGGCGTCATAGGCTTCACGAACAATATCACCAAAAATACCAGGTTCATCGACAAGCTCGATCTTGTTGGCCGTGGGTGCATAGGGCATAAAACGGTACAAATAGAGTTCGGCTTCATCCCCGCCGTAGCTATTAGTGGCATGGTAGGCTTGTTCGAGGTCAGACCAAAGACCAAGGGCTTGGATTACGCTCAAATTGATCACTTCCTGTATATACACCAGCGCCAGGAAGATGGAGGGAAAATCGCACAATAGTTGATGGGCCTCTTGGCCGATTACTCCCAGGCTATTGAATTCCCCTTATTTAACACTTACTTGACGCCGGTATATACACCTGGCTCAAGCTGCGATGAATGGTCGGATGCAGTAGAGAGTTCGGTTTGCTTTGGGTGTGGCTAGGCCCTCAGGAAACTCTCGTAGGACACCAAGTTGGTAGTCGCTCAACTCCCAACTTGGTGCCAACTGCCGGACAGTATTCAGGTAATCTGCCTCATAGGCGTGGGCTCGTAGCCTGATATTGTCACGATCAATCGTCAAGCGATCGTGATAGTAGTCGACAGCTTGGCTGCATACAAATACTAAGGCCCCTAGCTGAGTTAGGGGATCCTTGCGAAGCATATTGATCCAAACCTTGGGGGCAGCGATCATGGCTTGGGGTGCTTCGACGGTTCCAGCAACGATGAATGTCATTGTAGGGACGGGTAACCCCAAGCAGACCGGCGTAATGCCAAATCCTATGATGTCCCAAGCTACCGTGGCCAATCGAGTCACTGAAGTGTTAGGAAAGTGCGATCTTAGGAAGTCCACTCCCCCGGTGAAGAGATCTTCGATCTCCTTGTGTAGGGGTAGACCTTCTTGGCGCCTTCCTTGTAAGTGCCCGAGAACTTGGGTTTCCAAGGACTCAGTCAACATGACTCGCATCACCTACAGGGGGCTTCTCAAAAGTAACCCCTCGAGGATTGCTTGTGATAGCTCGGCACTTGGCACACAGGGGTACAGTATCACTCCCTGGCGTGGCAGGTCTGTCATTGCAAGCCAAACACATCTGGACTTCGGGTTTAGGCACGGTCCCTCAGTTAGTACGACGCAAAAGGAGAAACGCAGGATTTTCGCAAAGTGTTCGAAACTTGGCGAGTATCTCAGGATCAGGATCCCCCTCATAGGGTGGGAGGGGAGGCATCAGAAATGGACCTTGAGCCCTGGAAACATTGACGTTTTGGGCTGAACTCCCACTATCGTACGCGGGGAAGGTAAGAGTCGATTTCAACCGTGCCTGGCTCATCAAAGACTTCAGATTGGTCTCAGCGTCGCTATCTCCGTCGGGCCAACCCTTATCTTCGGGCCATATACGGCCGTCCCACCCAAAGGCTTCAAGAGCCGCCAGCGTAGCAAGTTCCGTTTCAGGATAGACGGGCATTTCGATCTGCAGGGTCCCCTTCGGCATAGGATCTTCTGCCGAGGGTATCAAGATCGTGGTGACCATCACCAAGGGTGTATTGACCTTCACCCTACGACAGATCCACCCAAATACCGGCAGTGCCAGGAACTCTCCTCGAACGGGGTCAGATAGTACGGTTCCTACCGGCAGCCTCAAGTGCTCATCGGGCACCACTATATCCAGCGGCTGGGGATCGGCCTTAGCATTTGCTCGCCTCATACGTCGTGCGAAAGTCATATCATTCTCCGAAGTATTCTTGTGCCTTAAGATAGGCCTGTTGACAAATTCGAAACTTTGCGGGGTCCCCATTACGGTCTGGATGATGCTTCAAGGCTAGCTCTTTCCAGCGTTTCTTGAGGTCTTCCAGTTTGCATGGCCAAGTATCGAAACCTAACACCTTTGCGTACGTTGGTACACGATTCTTCTGGGTAGCCTTGATCTCGTGGTCGGGAAAACCCAGGTCTTCCCGAAAGTCCAAGTATCCCCGCATTTGTCCCCTAGTTGGCTTCGGGACTACTTCCTCGAGAACGCTCTCAATGAAGTCGAGTTGCTCCAAGAGCGCCTTCGTAATCTCCTCGTCCTCGAGTCCCTCAAGCTTGAGAAGCTTGAATCGCTTCTCTACGGTCCACCACCAATGGGACAAGGCATGTCCATCCACCGCCTCGATACAGCACTCTCGAACGCACGGGCCCGGCTGCCAAATGACCGTCTCCCTAACGGAACCCTTATACCGATGCACCAAGTACGGATAGAGGACCCAAGGCTGTTTGACCTCGAAATGCATGCATACGAGTATGCCGCTTTGGCGATTGGATCGTAGTTGCTTGCGTGTCCATCGAATGTGCAACGCTACTCCGTTAGGCTAGGCTTGAGCTTAAGGACTCTCGGATGAACGCCACCTCTTCCGAGATGAATCTGGGCCGAAGATCACCCTTGGGCCAAGTAACTTCTTCAGACCACATTTTCTCTGGACGGGCGAACATTTCTCCTTTTTCCAAGGACATATACACCACAAGGGTCTCTTCCGTTTCCGTGTGCTTGGCCGTAAAGAGGACTCGGTACCGACCGCCCTTGTAGTGCAAGTAGTTGCCCGGTTGTACGTTCATAGGCTCGTAATTACCGCACCTTTTGATTGGCAACAAGGGCTAATCCCGAAAACCTTCAGGAGCCGTAGAGAGCTCATGCTTGAAGACGTCGGGGAGATCTCCGCCGGATCTGAAGACCAAGTACTCCTTGAAAGTAGCCTTGAGAGCATCTGGATCAACGGGCATAGGACTTTCGGTACCTTCATCACGGTACGTTGTCAGCCCGAAGTGCCGGGCTATCAACTGCTGGACTCGGTTTTGAGCCCACCACTCCCAAGGATTCCACGGATGTCGAAACTCCCACTGCTTCAAGTCTTTCGACAGAAAGACCATAAATCCGTAAGGCTCATCCGGTGCCTTACATTGCTGCATGGCCCTTTGGAGACTAATGACCTCGGTACCCGGAAGATATACCGACCACACCCGAGCCAGGGCACTATTGGACTTCTCCCAATCAACGACACGTTCAACTCGGTAACCTGGCCCTAAAACCTCTTGAGCTATGACTTTGAGAATCTTCGTTGCAGCGTTCTCTTCGATGGGGTCGACCATCAGGACATAGCTAGAGTTTGCCATACTTGCGGATACACCAGACTACGTCCGTTGGCGGACTGAGTTAAGGCAAAGCTAGCGGCGACCCGGTGGCCTCAGATGCTTGGGTCCCAATCCAGCCACAAAGTCCTGTAGGCTTTTTCTTTCAGCATCCGACACCTTCATCCGACCGGAGCTGACGAGGTTCTCCGCCCCTGGGTCGAGCCCAAAGCGAGAATGGAGGTCTTCAGCCCAATCTCGCTGGCGAGGTGTCAGCTTTGGGTACTTTCCCGTCACGAGGTCATCACGCATCTTGAGGAAAGCTTCGGCCTGTTCATCCGTTAGTTTCTCACTGTCCAACAGGTCATTAAGTAAGTGCCGGTCGTCAATCATCGTCGTGGTCCTCTCGTAGAATACGTTCCAAGGGAGTGGGGCTATCGTCGACTTGTCGTTCTTGGGTCACCTCCCAGATCAAATCTACTTGGTCCCAAGCACAACTGATCTGTCCTGCGGGAGGGATACGAGTATCGTCCTGAACTTTGAGATACCTTCCAGGAGATACCTCTGTGACACGACCGAACACACCCTTATTGTCAGGCCCCACACCAATGACCCAGGTGCCTATTTGAAACTGTTGGCTTGGGTCGTCGTAACCCAATGATCCTGTTCGAGCAAAGTGCCGGAGAATCGGGAGAAGGTCCAACACTAATTCTCGTGTGAGATGCATGCGACCGCCAGGGATCGGCTCTCCATTCAAACCCAAATCTACGCCAAGCCATAGGCAAGATTCTGAAGGAACAGAGGACTCCTGGATAACACACTCACGGCCATTACGGTCTGTGAAGGCACCAACAATCAAGCCTTTGGGTGAAGGCTTCAGATCAATCATTGTTCCAGACCATACACCACTTGGTGTATGAACACACATGGATATAATTCAATCTCAAGAACCATTTCCAACAACTGTCACTAAGTCCATATTTCTAACCGGTCCCACACCTCGAGACGACAGCCCTTCATGGAGAGTCGAGGCCCTTAACATCCTCGAAAGTCTTGGTTATGATGGCACTGTGTTCGTCCCCGAGGTTCGTGGAGGCTTCAACGGTAAGATCACAGAACAGATCGAATGGGAAGAAGAGGCCCTGAACCGTGCGGACGTCATTGTCTTCTGGGTTCCTCGAAGCGATGAGCAGCCCGCTTTGACAACCAATATCGAATGGGGTCGCTGGGAGGATACCGGCAAGGTAATATGGGCAGCTCCTCCAGAAGCCACTCATACCCGGTACCCCGTCCATTATGCCAAGAAGCTTCGAGTCCCGGGGACTATCGACCTGAAGCAAGCCCTCGAGTGGGCCTTAGAACATTTTCTGGGGGAAGGTGCTCTCCGGACGGGAGGGGAATGTACAATTCCTCTACACATTTGGAAACGAAAGGACTTCCAATCCTGGTACCAGGCTCAGCTAAAAGTAGGCAACCGCCTCGAGGGCGGACGGGTAGTGAGCAGCTTTCACGCCCCCAAGAGCGGGGCACTATTCTGCTACACGGTTCACGTCCGGGTTTGGATTGCCAAAGAGCACCGAAGTAAGATCAACGAGTTTTGCCTATTTAGGCCCGACATATCAGCCGTCTTGCTCTACAAGGGCACCAAAGTCGTCCTAGTGCGAGAGTTCCGCAGCCCTGCCCGTAACCCCGAGTGCTTTGTCTACGAGCTTCCTAGCGGTTCCTCGCCGGACAAGAAGGCCAACCCCCTTGAGGTTGCTGCCGAAGAGGTTCACGAAGAGACCGGCCTCGTAATGGACCCGGCCAGGTTCACCAAGCGAGAGTCCCGGCAGCTCTGTGCCACGCTCACAACCCATACCAGCACCTTGTTCGTAGCAGAACTGACCTCAGAGGAGTTGGCTATCCTTGAGGCTGACAAATCTGCCCACGGGGTTCTCGCCGAATCCGAACGAACTTACATTGAAGTCCGAGACGTGGCAGACATCGCCGCAGAGAACCTCGTAGACTGGTCGACTTTGGGTATGATTCTTTCGGCCCTACCCCGTTGACGCATAGAGGATCCGATCAATCCGAGTGAGTGCGATCCCGGCCGTGCCTGCTAGCTCAATTAACGGCGCGGGATCCTCCTCGGGGTGACTCTTCATGAAGTTTGCTAGTAGCCGAGAAAAGGCTACATCCTTGTCGGAGCGCTCCTGGACATAACCAACTCCGGATACGTAGTGGTTACCTCCGGCTTCCCCCCAGGCCAGGTGCGAGTTCCCTGCTTCTCGTGAAGCACAGATAAGGCTGAGTTGCACGCGATCAGGGCTATTGAAGTGGGAACCTCCAAAATGTTGAACGTCAATCCTCCAACGATGCTTGAGGGCTAGACTTAGGCGGTGGGTATGCTCGGAGTGTCGCTGTTTCTTGACCCTTATGGCGGCCATTTGCTTGAGAGCCCTATCCCAAGATTGAATAGCGGACACAGGGTTATTAGGGAGAACTCGAATCAACTCCCAAGGGTAGTCAGCATCCCATTCGTCGTACTCGTAGCTACAGCGAGACCACACGGGCTTTAGAAACCCAATTAGAAAGGGTTGACCTGGACTAACACCATTTTCCAGGCCCCAGCTAACCCAAGCGTGATCGTCATGGCCCAATTGATCATCTAGGATTGAACTTAGGCTTGAATCCTCTTCTTTCACCCAGGAGGGTTCTGGATAGCCTGGATCGTTCGGTATGCTGGCCTTCACCATACAAGGCTCAACACGCTTATACCCTAGCTTGAGACGAAACCATCGAAATACGCTGACTCCAAGATTGAAACCTCTTAGGGGCGGCATCCACGAGTAGCTGTTTTCGACCAAGCAATTAGCTAGATTAGCGGCGTCATGTTGAGCGTCGAGATCCTCTGCATCAAGCCCCAATTGAAAGTCCCAAAAGGACTCATCGTCACTAGCGCTGTCGGTTTCACCCATTGCACAACACCCTTTTCAACGGATGCACTCTTTTTCTCAGTCCTTGTTACCCTGAGGCAAACTACCCGTATACCCGTTGAGTCCAAAGCATCAAACACTCGATGAAACTCAAGAGCAATTAGCCCTGTTTCTTCAAGCAGCTCTCGACACATAGCCGTTTCAAGGGATTCATTGAGCTCAACCTTGCCGCCAGGAAGTCCTTTGGCATTAGGGTCGGTCTTACGTGAGACCGAGAGAATCTCATCTCCCTCTCGTTCTATCAAAGCCGTCACAGCAACGATACTTGGGGCGTTGTCGACTTCCCAGGCACTAAGAGGGTATGAGCAGAAGCAACCGTTGTAGCGCTCATGGCAAAGGCCACAGTAGTCCAGGCTATCAATGACCTGGATATGCTCGGGTGGACTCTTCTTCAAACGGAAGCCAGGAAGTACCGTCCCGCAAAATGGACAATACTTGGCGACACCCATTTTTCGATCGAAGTCCGAACCACGCTTTGGTGCAGTCGTCAGCCATCCCGTGGGGATATTCCCTTCGAGTCGGGGAAACACGGCTTGAACCCCGGCTATATTGGGACAACAGAAGGGAACAGGCATTTCAGCCAAGCGCTCTTCCCGACGTCGCCACGTAAGACCCTCCAACAGGGCCTCATCGTTCTTGACACGTTGAATTCGCATCCACAGGTCAGTCATAGGGTGTGAAATACACCAAAGCGGTGTAGCCTCGAAGGGTGCCGCTGAATTTGAGACCTTGGCAGTTGCTAGCCCTGCCTTACTTGGAGTGGCTACTTGATGATGGAGCTCGTCGATCAGGGAGGTCCACGACCCTAGCTATTGCCATGATTCGCATGGCCGCTAGGCACCCAGGGCAGCGTATCAATTTTTGGGATCACGTCCCAGGACGTCATTTAGCCGAACATGTAAGGGAGCAAGTGAGGACTTTGATCCACGAAGACCCTCACCTGGGCCAACACTACACCTGTACATCTAGGTTCTTTCAAATCAATCTTCCCCTAGCTATTGAGGATTGGCTGCCAGAACACGATTCAAGCCTCTCACTTATTCCCTACTTGGACGGTTTTCCCCCAATGCCTTTGATCGAGCCTCAACCTAATTTTGTTGGGGGACGTGACTCCGAAGGGCATGTCATACAAATAGACGGTGAGCCAGTCAATGTGAGCTTCGTGGAAGAGTTGGCTCGTGCTCGGGGCGTAGACAGAAACACTATAAGACCTCACGAAGACCGAGCCTTTTGGCACGACTCTCTCGACGCCTTACGATACGCCATTCAAAGCCTCAATGAGCCACGCACCAACCAGTCCGAAGATCCACCGAAGCCCGAGGATCCCGGACCGTCTATTCTAGATCGCATCTTGGCCGATGACTCAGACTTCTGATCTTTCAAGTACTTAGCTGCGTCAGTGAAGAATCGTCTGAGAGGCGTTACTTTTTGGTGTACTTTACCAAAACCTTATGGTAGTCATCACCAGAACGTAATCCGATGTCCGCTGGTGTATATACCGCGGTTGTGGCCATTGTGCCCATAAGGTAGCATGACGTTTCCTAAACCCTACGTGGCAGTGGATGCGGTCGTCTTTGGTTTCAACCCCCAGGCAGAATATTTGCAGGTGCTCCTTATTGAACGCGCTGAAGGGACGTATAGGGGGCATCTGGCCCTCCCAGGGGGCTATATGCATGCCGGTGAGACGGCGCAAGGAACTGCCTATCGAGTACTCAAAGACAAGACTGCTATACGGCCTACCCACTTAGAACAACTGTACACCTTCAGTAATCCTGACCGAGATCCAGGGGATTGGGTGATATCTATCGCCTACCTCGGCGTGATCCGGTCGGATAAACTGCACCCTCAAGCTGGATTCAAAACCAAAGAGGCCTTTTGGTCGGGCATTGACAAGGCTTTTAGTGCCAAGCTTGCCTTCGACCACAATGACATCCTGGAGATGGCCTTAGAAAGGCTGTCCACCAAGGTCAGGTATTCCCCGTTAGGTTTCGAACTTCTACCAACGGAGTTTACCCTAGGAGAGCTCAAGGACCTTTATGAAGCCCTGCTCAGACGAACTCTAGATGCTTCCAACTTCCATAAGCGAATGCAAGCTTTGGGAGTCCTTACCGAAAAGGGAGTACGACGGGGAGATCATCGTCCCGCCCCAACGTACTCGTTCAACCGCAGTGCGTACGATGACTTGTTGGCTAGTGGTATTACCTTGGACTTCGCTCCAAAGAAACGTTAGGAGAATCGGTTATTTATGGCACTCAATCTGCAAATCGTCTGCATCGACATTCAAAAAGACTTCACCCGACCGAATGGGGCTCTTTACGTCAAAGGGGGCGAGGACAACGCCGGACGAACCTCCAAGATGATCAAGCGCTTGACTCCCAAGATTTCGGACATCCACGTGACCATGGATAGCCACGATCTCATTGATATCAGCCATCCGACTTGGTGGATCAACGACAGCGGCAACGCACCAGCGCCTTTCACGGTTATCACACCGGCAGACTTCAAGGCAGGTAAGTGGCGTACGCGTTCGGCCAAAGCTCGTGATCGGTCGTACAAGTACCTCCAAGCCCTGGAAGCTACCGGGCGTTACCCCCACATGATTTGGCCCGAGCACTGTTTGATCGGGCGTGAAGGAAACAACCTCAATGACGATCTTGTGGATGCCGTTGACTACTGGGAGCGGACTCGATACGCCACGGCCAACAAGGTCACCAAGGGTTCGAATCCCTACACTGAGCATTTCAGTGCCGTCCGCGCTGAAGTTCCGGACCCTGAGGATCCTACTACTCAGTTGAACCGCCCGTTGATCCAGGTCTTCGAGACCGCTGATATGCTGGCTTGGACCGGTGAAGCTCTCTCCCACTGTTTGGCTAACACCTTCCGAGATACCGTCAACGCCTTCTCAGATCCGAACCTCATCAAGAAGATGTGGCTGTTGACGGACACCACATCAAACGTAACAGGCTGTGAAGCTCTTGGTGACGCGTTCATCAAGGAGATGACCGGCCGTGGTATGAACGTTTCGACTTCGGTCGATTTCCTAGCGTAACCAATCTTCAACTTCCAAACTCAGATCAGAATCAATCCCTAAGGACTTCGCACTATGCCCCCACTAATGGATGACGACACGACTGCCGCCCCAATCAAGACGAGCCACTACGGTTTTTCGAACATCAACGTTAACGACCTGGGCGCCGACTCCTACACCCTGTTCGGCCTCATTCTGGACAAAAGCGGAAGCGTCACCGGGTTCCGGCAGATCATCGAAGACGCCGCCACGAACGTGATCAAGGGTTGCCAAAATGCTCCCCGGGCCGACAACATGTTGGTTCGTTGTTTGACCTTCGACAGCAACGTCGATCAGGTTCACGACTTCAAGCTGTTGGTCGATTGTGCTCCGGATTCCTACAAGGGCATCATCAGGCCTGGTGGTTGCACGTCCTTGTACGACGCTTCCGTGAATATTGTCGAGTCCTTGGCCAACGCAGGTAAGGATCTGATCGCCAAGGACTACAAGGCCAACGGCATCGTGGTCATCGTGACGGACGGTGAAGATGTTGGATCGACCCATCCCGTTGGCGACGTAAAGGCCGCCGTGGATAAGGCTCGTCAGCAAGAGTCTTTGGAATCGATCATCATCATCCTCATCGGGGTCAACATCACTGATCCTCGAATCAGTCAGTGTCTCAAGGATTTCGTTCAAGCCGCCAACATCGACCAATACATTGAAGTCGACAAGGCCGACCCCAAAACGTTTGCCAAGATTGCCGGGTTCGTCGTTGCCTCGGTGTCGAGCCAGTCCCAGTCCTTGGGCACCGGCAGCGCCAGCAAGCCAATTACGTTCTGAATTGGTTGAGGGGACTAGCGAGGCTCTTCGTATCCATACGAGGAGCCTCCCCCTTACCACCTCTCCCAGCTGAAGGCTTACCGATGAGCAACGACTTCTTTTTCCGTATGGGTTCCCTCCACACAATCTGCCAGGACTATGCACTATCCGGAACGAAAGATGGTCGGCAGTACGCTTTGATCTCCGACGGTTGTTCAGGTCAGCCAGAACCTAACATTCCGGGGTCACCTTTCACGGACTTCGGATCCCGGTTCTTAGTTCGATCCACCTGCCGTTACCTGTCAGAAGTTCAGGTTTCCAGAGCGCTTGACCTGCAAGAGACGTTTCCAGCCATCAAAATCACTGCCGACGCTATGGCTATGGCCAGACAGGCTATGTTGGGGAACACCGCCTTGGATGCTACGCTCGTCGGGGTCATTCAAGACGGGGATGCGATCGGAGCCTTTCGATGCGGGGATGGCGTCATAGCTGTCCGCTATCGGAACGGTAGAATTTACTACAGCACAGTCAAGTACGGCAACAACATGCCCAACTACCTCCGCTACCAATTGGAGCCCAAACAATTGGCTCAATACTTCAGCGAGGCAAAAACTGTGCAATACCTCGACAATTATCGAACAGAACAAGGAGAGTGGGGTACCCCCACAACCTCAACCCTATTCTTGAATGTGGCTGCCCCCATAGATGCTCAGAGCTTCCGCCGCGAAGACATCGATCTGGCTATCATCTTCTCGGACGGTGTGGAGAGCTTCCAAACACCAGACAATCAACCTGTCCCGATCGAAAAGGTGTTGGATCAAGTCTTCGCCCTCAAGGGCTTCGCGGGGAAGTTCATCACTCGACGTTGCAGCATGTTCCTTGAGCGCTTCTGTGCCGAGAACAAATGGAAGCACACGGATGACTTGTCTGTAGCCGGCCTCTACTTGGGAGAACTAGCATGAAGGTTACAGTCAAGGGTGTCGGGGATGTGAACCTCACGCAAAATCACTTTCGGGCTGCAGGTGGTCAAGCCTCGGTCTACGTGTACCAGGGTCAAGCCTTCAAAATCTACACGGATCCGGCTAACGCTATACCGGATGCCAAGTTTCAGATCCTCAAGGTAATCGCTGACGACCACGTCATCAAGCCCGAAAGTATCCTGCTTGATAGCAAAAAGGTCCCCATCGGGTACACGATGAAAGAGGTACCCTCGAAGCACACGCTTGGGCATCTCTTCACGAAGACTTTTCGAGATCGCAATAAGGTCTCGCAAGACAACATCGTGACCGTGTCCGCCAAGATTTGGGAACATGTGCCACATATTCACGCCGCCAAGGCGCTTATGATCGACTTCAATGCCATGAACGTCTTGATCCCAGATACTTGGGATGACGCCTACTTCATTGACGTTGATTCCTACCAAGTAGCTGGTTACCCGGCAACCTTCCTCAGCCCCTTAATACGAGACTACTCAGTCAAGAGTTCGGATGGGTGGTCTGAGCTATCAGATTGGTACAGCTATGCCGTCTTGATGTTCCAGCTGTACACGCGGGTCCACCCTTACGGGGGTAACCACCCTCTGACTGATGGGATGCCCTCGCAGGACCAGATGGAATATCGGATGCGGAACAACATCTCGGCCTTCAGGACGGGGGCTAGACTGCCTGGATGTGCTCTGCCCTTTGACGTCATCCCCTCCAACTTCAAGGATTGGCTCAAGGCCGTTCTTGAGGACGGGAAGCGTCTACCCCCGCCCGACCCCCGTGGAGGCCCAGCAGCGGTCATTTTCACCGGTCCTATGGTACCTCTCGTCGTTACTGGCGGGAACCTGGTCATCTCGGACATCTTCGACTACGAGGAGTGGACTTTGCTCCAATACGCAGAGAGCAACGGATCAACTTTGGCCCTCATCACCAAGGACGGCCGATCCAGACTGCTTCACAACGGCCAATGCATATTCGAAGGCGCTACGATCCCCGGTGAAACTCTCATTGGGTTCACGCCAAAGAAAAACTTGCCCGTTGGCCTGAACAGTTACCAAAAGAAGCTGACATTCTTCAACTACTCGGCCAGAAAGTCTGAAGTCCTCGAGATCAACGCCAACGACTTAGCCAAAAGTGGTGACCGCTTCTACGTCCGTAACGGTTCTCGAGTCCTTGAAGTCGAGTTCTCCGAATTGGCCAATACCTGTCTAGTCTCGGCTTCACATTGTGTGGCCGATGTTTTGGAACAAGCCTCGGACCTCTATGAAGGGGTGGTTATCCAAAGCATGATCGGATCGATTTACATTTCCTTGTTCCCACAGAGCCACAGGGGGTACCAAGTTCGTGTACCAGAGCTCGACAAATACAAGGTTTTGGAAGCCAAGTTCGAGGGTGGAGTCCTCATGGTAGTTGGAGAGCAAGCGGGCAAGTATGACCGCCTGATTTTCCGCTTCGATCCGGATTACCTGACTTACGACCTACGAAAGGTCGAAGACATAGCCCTCACAGGGTTGAACTTCATCACTTTGGCCTCAGGGGTCTGTATCGTTATCACCGAGGAGGACAAGCTGGAAGCCTTCTCGGCCTCCAAGGGGTCCAAGTCCGTGAAGGTTGTGGACGACCCAGCCATTGGAAACGACATGCGCCTCATGATCGCCAATGGCCGTGCCGCCTTCGAACGAGGACACAAGATCTACGGCCTCAGTTTGAAGTAGCCTGAAGAGCTGTAGTGTGGTGGCCGTGGCTGGTGTAGAAACCGGTCATGGCCATCCTGTTTTACAGCCCCAACGACCCTTACGGGTGTTTCTCTAACTTCTCCCGGCATGAAGTGCAGATCTATGGGCACACGTGGAAGACTTCTGAAGCGGCATTTCAGGCGATGAAGTTCCACCCACACCGACCAGACTTGGTGAAGCTCATTCTAGATGCTGAGACCCCAGGAACGGCGGCACGGCTTGGCCGCAATAGGAGCTATCCCCTTAGAAAAGACTGGGACCTAGCACCTAACGACGCCCTACAAGCACTACTGAGCCAAAAACCTCAGCCTGACGACGGTATCAATCGTTGTGGTGTCACAGCGGAGCCCTTGTTTGCTCGCACCAAAGACGTTGTTATGTTCGAGGTAGTACGAGCTAAGGTGACACAACACCAAAGCATTTACGACACCCTAATAGGGACGGGTACGGAGCCTCTCATCGAGGACGCCATACCCGATCCATACTGGGGTTGGGGCTCATCCAAGGTTGGTGAGAACAAGCTTGGTCGAGTCCTGATGTACCTCAGGACTCGACTACTCAATCAGCCTTGATACCTGGCCCAATGTTGAATTCCACCTCGGCCGGCTTAGAGGGCGCCGACACACTTGGTGCTACAGCAGGCTTTTGAATGACAAGTCGGGTCTTACCTGTCTTTGAATCCACCTTGATTTTGGGGGTGGATTCAGCCACGGTTTCGACCTTAGCTTGAGTCTCGGACACCTTCTTTTGGGTTTCCTCGAGTACCACTTGTGTGGCTAGGGCGGACTTCTCGAGACGGGCTTGGGACTTAATAAGGAGTTCCTGGCGGTCGAGAAGATCTCGCATCTCATTGCGAATGGTTATGAACTGGACCATCGAGACAATGAGAATGATCAGGCATAGGATCAAGAGGCCGCCGATAGCCAAAAGTGCTGACGTAGCACGGCCGAACTTGAGAACGAGTCGGGCTATGACTTCGACGATCCTATCAAGGCCAGCAAGCTCTTGGTTGGGGTCAATAGGGCGGTCACTATCTGAGGCTGGAGTGGAAGTAGGCATAAGCTCATCCTCATCCTGTTGGGCGACTACGAAGGGTTGTTCGATATCTCTCTCGGGCTCTCTTCATCTTTTGGACCGCCGCCAAAAGGTCATCTTGACGTAAAAAGGCTTCATGTAACTGAGCCCTGAATAAAGCTTCCGTCTCGAGTTCTTCTGCGATCTTTTCACGCTTCCAGAACATGATGCGTTTAACCCAGCTCATCGGGCAGATCTCCCGTTAGTGTGTCGAAGGTCTGTCACCGCCACCCTCAACTGTAACTCTTCGTCACGAAGTTCCCTAACGGTCTGAACAAGATCCGTCAAGGACCGGTCTTGAGCAGTTAGAGCATTTTTCACAGCGTCGTGGTTCTTAGTAGACTCCACGACGAGATTTGATGAGGCCTTGTTCAGCTCGATGGCGAGCTCACGTGAAGCGTCGTTCAACTTCTGTAGGGCCTCAATCATCATTCGCTGGTCCCCAATTCTGTCGTCTTTAGCCCGCAGAATTGCTCTAACTGCAAAGAACAGCGCAATGATCATGATTACGCACAACGACCCTAAGATCCCTTGGCCGGCCAGATTATCTAAAGCGGTTTCTGCCTGTTTTTGGCCGGGGACTCCTTGCAGTGTCGTCGAGGTATCCATCACTAGTGCCTTTTCTAAAGTAGATCCTTAGTACTGCTGTGAATCTATTGGTGTAGCTTGTGTGTGGTGACGTGGTACCTAATATTTCAGATCAACGATGCTGATGCCGAAAAACGGTATCGGTACATTGTGGGTATGCTTCAGAAAGATGAGAGTGTGGATCGACTTGAAGAGTCGATTGATGGAGATAGCCGCGAACTATCCCTAATCTTCAAGTCCGGTTGCAAACAACCCCACAATTCGTCTCTCCATCACCTGAATCAGGTGTATGGCACAACACACACATTCCAAAGGTTGTCCACTATGGACAGAATTCTCACCGCGAGTCCCTTCGATGGCTGACGAAAACACTCCCCCTGATGTCAAAACGGTTCAAGAACTACCCTTCTCCCAGGAGTTGATTGAGCTTTACCAGCAATGGCAAAGCCTCCCCAGAGACGAGCGTATGTCTTTGAGCTTGGAGATGGCTACGGTCTTTTGCGCGGAACACGACCCCACAGACGAGAAGTTCTCCGATGAATACCACTCGTATTTCGAAGATTTCTTGGAGGCTCAACTGAGATTCGAAACCGAGGCTATGCGGTTATCCCGCCTAGCTGTGCAGCGCATCTCCGAACACTTAGAAGCCTGCAATATCGACTTGGACCAAGTGTACGTCGAGAAACCACCGGCTTCAAACTAGTCGTCGAATGGACTAGGGGTCAAAACCCTATCCAGGATGGTTTCTTTGGGGGAACCTTCGCGTTGATTGGACCGATCGAAGGGGCTAGCTCCAAGTACTCTGTCCAGGGGGCTTGGAGCGGGAAGGCTTGGTTGGGACAGGGCCGTTGCTACTCGAGGGCTCTGTTGTGTCTCTTGACGCCTCAGGGCCTCAGCTGACGGCCTCACGGACTCGAATCGACCATTGGCGTTACGCTGACTGACAACCGCATCAAAATGCCCGTCAGGGCCCCTCTGACTTACAACGAAACCTTGTGTAGTTGGATGCCTCTGCTGAGGATACCGCTCGAAACCCTCAATGTCCGGCATGTCGTCCGTCATGAACTCGATGGGGGACGCCTCCGGGACTAGTCTTGGTGTGTCAGGGGATGCCCCCGTTTCAGCCATAGCTGATCTGAGCCAAAGATCTTCCAGAGTGGCTTGATTGTCTACGGGAGCCGCCGGTACCGGTGCGGCCAGTGCCGCAGAAAGCGGCGTAAGACCCAAGAAGTCCTGGTAGGCTGCGTCTATCGAGGGTGGACTGAAGGTTTGGTGCGGGTTGAATGCAGGCCCTTGTTGAAGAGCCTGAGCCGCTTGATATTCCCTCGTGGCAGAAGCCGAGAGGAACATGGTTGGATCCAAGTCCGGAAGGTTTTGGGGGTTTACAGGCACTATGTTCGAGGCGTTCCGCCTATCCAATAGAGCTTGGAGATCCCTTTCAATTTGGTCGATGCTCGGCATAAGATTCTCAATAAAGCTTACACTCACAGACACACATGTCACCCTTAATTTACCAAAAGGTCGGCGTTAGGGTGTTTGTGGTGCTAGGATCGGGTTCCTTTTTCAATGGGCGGTTAGTATGAGCGTTCCTACAAAACCTTGTAACTTCGAAGATACTCACGGAACAGCTTCTATCGTGATCCCTCGTCCCCCAGCCTTACCCATGATCCCTGGTTTTGAATCGCCACATTGTCCGGAACACGCTGAGGCCATTCTGGAGACTGAGTCTAGCACTCGTGCAACCATTCCCGATTGCTATCCGGCCTTTGACGAGGTGTATGGGGATGTTGACCGAAGCTAATGTGCCATTGTGTCCTAGCCAAAGTTCCAATTCATGAGCACCCCACTCAATTGTAGGGATCTCCAGATCGGGTAGGGTCTCGTCGGCGTAGGATAGGCAAACATGAGGCTTGTATACAGGGTATTTCTTGTTGTACTCAACGCCAGTTTCATCTAAAGCAGCCGTCATTTTCCCGTGAAACTCATGTAAGGGACCGGACTCAACCTTACATACAATAGGCACGCCATCGTCGCCCTTTGGAAAACTGATGACCTTGTTGGTCTTTAGCGTGAAAGGGGCCGCTGTTGAAATAACTACAAAAGCTACTTCTACCGCTCGACAGAAAGATTCCAAAGACGTGCCCTGCCCCATGTAAATGAGGGTGGTGTGCAAACTACCCTCATCCTCGCGAAGACCAGGGACGTCTATCTGGCTTAGGACTCTGGAAGTGCCTCTCGGAACCCTAAAGCCCATCCATCCAGAATAACCCTCTGCACTGGCTGTGACTTCTTTCCCCTCATCTTTACTTTTCCACCGTCCACCATAGCCATTGTACTGCTTAACCGCCCAAGCCACCGCTCGCATGTTAGGCCAATGCCGGTAACCCAAACCGTGGTTTGGTGCGTGGATTGTTCGAGGACCTTTAGGTCCCACTCGAGTCATGTACCTAAGGTCACCTCTGGCTACCATGAGGACTTTTTCCCATAAATTAGGATCCGTGGCGTTATGGGTGTCCGTAAGGTACGGCTTCGAAGGGGCATTTTGGGCAGCAGTGAGGTCTTTGGACCGGTACATCACCATACTGTGTTTTCTTTAGTGAATTAACGTAGGCGAATGCCTGCCCGAGACGTCATTCTCACGGCCTATGCCTCATCCGAACGTTCGCCGTGTGCAGCGTGGGCCAAGCAATTGTTTCGGGAAGAACCCTTAGTAATAACCATTCCCGGACCGCCTGGAGCGTTTTTGAGGACAGGTAAGTATTGGGCGGCAAGCGGGGACGCTTTCAGGATGGCCATCAAAGAGCTGGCCCCTCAGCACCAGAATATCCAAATTCGCCGCCGCGGTATCTTCACTTTTTTGGCCGGTTGGAACTGGGCCGATCGAGTCCTTACCAGCAGCTTCGAGCAAAACTCCGTGGATGCCTGCGTCATTATGGAGGGGGTTCACACGAAGAACTTGGACCATTGGATCAACTTAGCCTCTCGTGCCGTCAGGAAAGAGGCTTGGATGCTCATGGCCCACGGCAACACAGTCAGCAAGGACTCAAACGGTCTCATCTACAGGACAGCTGTTGAACAGGTATCTTCTTACACCCATAAGGCACTCCCCGAATATCTGCTTCACCCTACTCTACCAAAGGGTGGTGTCTACATTAGTGTTTCACCCATACGAGACACCGATGGCCGTATGGTCATGCCAGCTCAAACAAAGCATTGGGACCAAGATCATCTCGTTGCCGAAAACAACCGAGGCAACCTGTACATGCTGACCTATGAGGGCTATGAGCGACCAGACCATACTTACATGGTTGAGCAAGTTCAGCCTAGGATTTGGCGGTTTCTAGCGGAACACTGGAACACTGCTTCGGGCGAACCTCAAACACCTCTCCCCCGGACTTGAAGAATTCAGCGATAGCCTTGAATTGGGCTGATTCTGAATTGATATTAGGGCAGAGCATCCGCACGCTGTCCAAGCTCCTCATGCGAACAACCTTGGTCGCTGTGGGGTCTGTGATAAAGCCAAGTTTTGGGGACCGCTTCGGCGCTGGACGGATGGCTTTGGTGAGATTCTTCTTGTAATAAACCTCTTCGATCCAACCGGTTTGCTTGCGAGATAGATGGCCGTATCTGTGAATGGTATCCCACATTCCTTCGAAGGCGTCTCTTTCTTTGGCCGTCAAGGTTGCTGTCTGCAGCAGCTCTTCCAACATCTTCTTAGGTGATATGGAGGACATTCAACGCACCTTTCTACACTTCCAACACTGGCCACTACCTTCGGGATAGTACACAGCTCCACAGGAACAAGTTTCCGGTTTCCCCTGGGGTACATACGGCTCGAAACCTTGGCGTAAGTGGTGAATAGCCATAGCCTCTTCCCAAGACTCAGCCTTCACGATGTAGAGCAAGCTCGCACCAACTTCTGGAGGCTTACCACCTTCAGAAAAGTGGATGCTCCCGCTCTCAGGTAGATCCCAAGCGTAGTAGGTAATCATACACCTCTCGGTGCTCAAAAGTACTTGCGGTGTATTAGGATCTGAATTGGTGGTCATCTTGGACCTAAACACCTACACCGCAAGAACACTTTTGGGCCTGCTACTCCTAGTAACTTTCGGCCTAGTTGTCGCCTATATTTCGCAGCACTTCAAACACAAGAAGTTCTGCAGGCTTGCCTCAAGAAGCCATCTTGCCCGGGGGCGAGAACTAAAAGAGGCCAAAGAGGTCATTGAAAAGCTCGAAGCGCAACGCCAAGCATACCTTCAACAAGATCTCAGCTTTCGATTCAACCAAGAGGACCTCGTACGAGCATCAGAATTAGGCAACGCAATGGCGGCTGAAATGGATCGTGCCCTTAGGGACAACAGGGAAAGACGTGTCGACCACCCCCTAAGCCTGCTGCCTTACCACAATCCTAACGTCACTGTCGTGCATAGGGTTGCAAGCGAAAAAGATCCTCCGGAGGAAGGTCCGACCATACTCGATCGCATCTTGGCAGATGACGCCTAATTGGTGTATATACCCCGCGTGAAGAAACTCCTCTGGGTATTTGCAGCCTTAGTGCTTCTCATTTTCTTTGCCTTTGCTTGGGCGCCTTTTTTCATTCGGTCCTACATTGAGAGAAACTACCCAGGAACTTCCGTGGGAGACGCATCCCTACGATGGCAGTTCGTCGTCCTCAACAACGTAAGCTTGAACCGGGACAACGTTAAGGCCTCGATCCCTACAGCCACCGTTGACTGGGACAAGAACATCGTTCTTTACGGCGGAAAAGTTGAAGTTACCCTTGGACCGGCACAAGCCAAGAACGGTAATGCCGCTGAAACCAAGAATATTCAAGGCTTCGGCCTCGACGTGGACGTGACCAAAGGTAGTGCGAAAGCAACCCTTAAAGGCGTGGCATTTGATGCCACCCAGGTCACGTTTGAAACAGGTGAGGTAACCTACGGCATACACGAGGTATCGATCTTGAGCGGCTTGGTTGTGCTCAAGGACAAGGTCCTTCAAGCCAAGCAGGTTACGGTTCCTATCACGATCCCCTTTGAAGTTCCCAGGTTGGAGGCTAAGCAAACCGTGGAGCTCTTTGGTGTTGAGGTCGACACGAAAAGCAAAGTGGTGTCTTTCAACACAGCTAAAGTAGGGGCCTCGTTTCAAACCAAGCAACCATCTAAGGCCGTACTCCTAGATCAAGAACTCCACCTTGAGCTCAACCAACTAGAAGTTAGCCATCCTTGGGTGTCACCAGATCCAGTGACTTTTGCGGGCATGAAGATCGTTGCCCCTTTGGCAGTTATTGACGGTAAGGGCGATATACTAGTCAAAATTGGAAAGGCCGAGGTCACGATCGATCCAACGAGGTTTCGTATCACAGGTAAGGGTAGCTGCAACGCCTGGGTCGACGCTATGCCCGAGCCACTACCTATAGCCCTAAAAGAGGCTAAGGGTCATTTTGATGGTGACTTATCCTTCGAGATCGAACGCGATCCAGCGCCACAACTGAAAATCAAGAACTCCTGCAAGTTCGAGTGTAAGGCTGACCCGGTACAAGATCTCAAAGATGGCCGTGTCGCTTACATGGCTTACGACAAGAACGACAAGCTATTTCCCAGGACTGTCGGGCCTCGAGATGATGATTGGACTTCTTTAGCCAATCTCCCTCCTCACGTACCAGCCGCCTTCATCACTCTCGAGGATCCTGGATTCAACTTGCACCGAGGAGTCATCCCCCAAGCACTTGAGAACTCGCTCAAAGACAATTTGAGAATGGGGCGCTTCTTCCGAGGTGGCTCAACCATCACTATGCAACTAGCGAAGAACATCTGGCTTCGCCGGCACAAGACCCTTGGGAGGAAAGCCCAAGAAGTGCTGCTTACCTTGGCCCTCGAGTCGTGTCTCTCGAAGGCCGAGATCCTTGAGCTCTACCTCAATGTGGTGGAGTTCGGCCCGAACCTATATGGGATCGGCCCTGCGTCCAAGTTTTACTTTGACCATCCCCCGGAACGCCTCGAGACGGATGAGGCTTTCTACCTAGCTAGCATCCTTCCTAGGCCCCGCAAAGCCATCCCCCCGAAGCAAGGTGGCTTGGAGCGAACACGGTCCCTCATGAAGACCTTGGCAGGACGCGGGCTCATCAACGATACCTTGATCCCCCTAGAGAGTACTGGGGACGATACAGGCTGGGTTACCGAGTAAAGGAAGCGTATGGCTAAGACATTCAAAGTTGCAGACGACAGTATTGTCAGGGGCACAGTACCTACCGACAGCACACACAGTCACACAATCATAACCCAACTCACAGGTGTCAAGCCTGAAGCTTTTGGGGACAATGGCACGAATCAACTGGTCCTAGCCAACCCCAGGATAAATGGCTTCATCAGTACTGTGTGTCTGGCTTTTGACAACCACTTAGATCTGGTACTAACTCCAGACGATATCTGGTTGGCCATTGTACAAGGATTTGCCCTTCACGTAAACGCTAACGCCGAAGAGTTGCGAGGACTTTTTGTCGGGCATGACGGAAAAAAGGAGATCCGCGTCAGAAGGGACGACTTTATCAAGGGATCTTCCAGAAATGACTGGACCGGAGTGTTCAAAGAATTCTCTGATGGCGTTGCCGCCTGCATAGGATCAGACAAGCAGGCTCTTCTCGTGGCGGACTTTTCGACGACAGGCATCATCGAAAGGGCCGCCTCGGAGATCGCCTTGTTGGACGTAACCCAAGCATACTTTGACTACACCTTGGTGACTCGATGTGGTATCCCGCACATTACGCTTACAGGAACCAAAGAAGACTGGCAACAACTAAAAGAGAAAGCCAGAGCTCTGGCTTTCGCCAATTGCTCAGAATGGGTGGCTTCCTTAGTACTCGTACTACAACACTTTGTCGATGCCTTCGAAGATCAAGTTGATCTGCCTTTCTGGAACGGCTTCTTCAAGCTGAACAATGGCTCGGGTGGGCCCTACGTCAATGGTTGGATCAATGTGTTCTTCCCACATCTTCTATCGAACCCTGACTTAGGTGCTGTTCGCAACTCGAAGCATACTCGTCCCAACCCTTACGCCGTTTACCCGACGGTAGTCAAGAGTCACGGGGGCGGAGGAAACATAGGCCAATACCCCAAGGGCTTCAGCCGAGTGCCTTTCATATGGGAGCACCTCGTCAGTATCATCCCCATGGAATTCCTAAGCGGATTCCTTGGTGCCAGACCCATAGGGACACAGGCTGTACAACCCGTCATCGGGTGGGGTATCTCACAGCCTAAATCTAGCGACCAACAAGCGCCTTAAGGTGTGGTGGGAGCTCTACAGATTCGTGCTCCGTCACTTTGCCCGTAGTCATGAAGTCCTCAAAGCGATCCACAGTCTCTTGCTTCCACGGACCTTTGATTCCAAAGTTCGAGATAGCAAAGAGCTCTGCGAAGGCTTCACCCTCTTTTTGACTATAGGGACTGGTGAACCACTCTTGACGTTCGAAGTCTATGCTTGGCCGCCTCTTGTACTCATAACGGTGGCCAAGCTCATGCACGATTATGTAGTCGAAGGCTGCGTATGTTCCCCGAGAACGCTTCAAAATCTTCGGCGTTGCCCGAACATAAAGGACGTCCTCACTCGACTTGTACTTGCCTGAGGAAGTGCCCCTGAACTCTCCTGGACCGGCTAGGGCTACTTCAAGACTACCAGCAAGCGCCTTCTTACGCCACCCCTTGAGCTCATCGAACACAGCCTCGAGGGCTTTGATGTAGTCATCGAGTTGTTTTTCAGGAAAACCTGAGAGATTGCGGTACGTGTTGGCACCGACCTTGATCTCTTTGGGTACGACTTTCCCACCCTCTTCGGTGAACAACTTGACCAGATCGTTGAGTTTTGGTTGGATCTTGGACCAATCACTCTCAATCGTGGGCCGTAGCGCTTCAGGGTTACCCCCCTGACCAAGCCCCACGTCGAGGGCCCAGTGAAGCATACTGAGAATATTCTTCAGGTCCTTTCCACCCTTAGGTGTCTTACTTCCCTTGAAATGGAAGTTGTCGGACATCCAAGCTGCTAGAGCTTTACCCTTTTGGCTATCAAGGGGGCCGTCCAAAAGGTCTCGGATCTTCGTCTCAAACTGATCGGCGAGTCCAGCCACGATGAAGCGGTGAGCCACACGGGCTGCTCGATACCGGGCCGCAACTTTGGCAACGAGAGGATCCATCGACTTAGCCCAACAACAAGAGCTTTAACCACAGGACCAATCCTTTTATCCAGCCTGATTTACATGAAGGCCGTCTACGTAGAATCCAAGAAAACTCCCATGACCTTTACTGAGGCCCATGCTTGTATGAAGTGGGCCTTGCAAACACACATAGGTAAGGCTCCAACCGACGAAGTTTTAGCTCTCGCCCTTGCCAAAACAGCTCTGGAAACTGGTAAGTGGAGTGCTATCTGGAATTCAAATTGGGGTAATGTGAAAGCCCAGAATTCCTACGAGGGCATGTTCACGTGCATTTTCCTCAATGAGTGCCTCGTTCGAGGGGGTAAGACCGTAACGGTTTGGTTCTCTCCCGAAGGTGAGCTGTCCGCCCACCCTTCCAAGGGTGGGAAGTTGATTGCCCCACCACTTCCCGTTCCGGATGGTCATCCCCAGACTCGTATGAGGGCCTTCGCCAATAACTACGACGGTGTTGACTGCTACGTGAGCTTCGTAGCAACCGGCCGCTACAAGGCTGCCTGGGCGTCTCTCTTGAAGGGAGACGCCACTGCTTATGTGCATGCCTTGAAGACTGCTGGCTACTTCACGGCCCCCGAAGACGTGTACACGAAAAGTGTTGTGGCCATTCAAAAGGAAATGCTGGCCAAGATCCGGAACCAAGCACCCCCACCCAAGATCGATCTCGAGTGGCAGAAGCTAAAGGATTTGGTCCCGACCCTACAATTCGACCTAATGGACCTGATCGATTCTGAGGGAGTTCAGGACTTCCCCCAAGTCTAAGTCCGGGTGGGGAGGTTGAGAGAACCTCCCCACGGCTTCACTTACGCCTGTTTGATCGCTTGGACTGGTTGACGGGCTTGATGTCCGGTGGTGGATCGTCAGTTCCAGCTCCTTCATCCATCGCTGGAGGAACGATACTCTCGACCACTGGGGTATCATCAGTCACGTCAATCGCCTCTGGGGCGATAACCGGTTCAATGAGCGCTACAACAGGCACTACGGGCGCTACAACAGGCCGAGCTTGAGCTTTGGCTGGAACTGCTGCAGGGGCCCTATCTGAACGAATCAGAATGACCCTCTCCACGAGAGATAGAATGGTGTGAGCTGGGGTAGCTTGTGGAGCAACCGACCCTGCCTCAGCCTCCAAACTTGCTTGATATTCATTGGCCAGGGCTATTTCCCTTTTGTAGGAGATAGCCGTAAGGCACCTCAGACGTAGGTTTTGGAGTGCTGAGTTCGTGAACTTCATGATTCAGGTCCTTCTATCCCAGGGCCTGGCAACAAAGAGATCTTCGCATCCCGGTCAACGGCTTCACCTCCTGGAAGCTCGAATTTAGGGGTTTGCTTTTCGAGCAATTCCCGCATAACATCAGCATCCTTGGCCGTCTTGTAAGGGTATCGATTGAACCACTTAACGGCCAAATTCATGCGATTGTGGCTGGCATCACTCCCTTTGTCTCGAGATCCTGAGGCGTAAACCCTCAAACGGTCTTCTAAGGGTAAGCCGTAAGTTCCCCCAAAGGACACGGCTAACACTTTAAGACCCTCACGAATACAGGCCTTACGATCGGATACGAGTTCTTCCCCCGTGTACCCCTCAAAGACGTCCTCGGAGTGGTCACCTATCGCGGCGGGTCGTCCTCGCACGGTATCCCACCTCATGGTCCTTCCACTACCAACACGTAATTGCATCAAGCACCACGATTGACCGTTGTCGCCACGGGCATACTTGCCAAGACCGTAGTCGACATGCCGCATGAAACTACTCTCGTGCAACATGACACTCAAAATCACCGAGACCGTTCGAGCTCGTCCTGTAGATCCCTGAAATAATGGTTTTGTCGCTGGATCGTAGACAACGGCGATGACGTCTTCTGCGATAGACTCGTACCTCGCTGTTGCATCTTCTAGGGTCTCTTGCCCTTCGGCGTAGTAGATTTTTCTACCCGGTGGGGCAGAAGTCATGATCAGTGATAGGATCCAAGCGGTAACGATTTGCAAAGCTGGCATTCTCTCAACTCCTTTGAGAGCCCTCAAAAAGGGCTGGTTTCTAGGGCGTTTTTGTTCTGTTGACCACCTTTCTTGGGTTAACCTCACGGGTCTCTAATGAGACTAGGATGCGGATCCATAAGTGAATTGTCAGGCTCTCCAGTCGGCCTAAGTGTCCCTCAGCATCAAGGTATTACACGACATGTCGCTCCCAAGCAACCCGTCTTTTGGTGTACAGAAGAAACGAATGGACTCAAGCGCATATCACCGGTTTTGGCTGGGCAGTGATCCTACACCAAGACAAGCACGTCTTTATCTCGAAAAGAAACACGGCTTCTTTTCAACTACGTGGAACCATGAAGAGTTCGTGGCTACTCTCATTCTTGCTATGTATCTGACACATGATGAAGAGCACGACGTATTTCGCCAAGTGCTCTTCGCCTGCCCCAAAAACCTTGAACCCCATGTCACGTCAGCAATTCAGTCCGTGCTAAACAGATTGAAAATCAAGCTGGATGACTCCAAGCCAAGTCTGCGAAAACCCCTGCGAAAGCACATTCTAGACAGAATACCCCGCATCAGTTTGGGCTCCCGGGTGTATAACACAAAGGAGCCGCCGCCCTACTGGGTGGCGTATGGGTTTGCTTCTGGAACGCTCATGCCTCAATGGTTGCAGGATGGTCTGATTGAATGACTGAAGGTTGGGATGAATTCGAAGACGATTGGGAGTTCCTGAAGGCAGGTAAGCTCATCCTTGTCAGCAGTCAGGCTAGTGATTTCAAATCCCAAGTCGAGATTGCACGTGCCAAGACAGCCTTTGATCTGACGTCGTTCTCTCAAGGCCTTTTGGGCAAGGAGCTCACGCCCGAAGTTTTGAGCGACTTGGTCAGTAAGTACGTATCTACTTTTCTAGCTAACTGGCGGACGGGGTTGCGGGAGCAGAGCATCTTAGGGCTCATCGAAGTCATTCTAGAAAACCAAGATCTCACCCCGGAAGAGCTTCGAAAGTTCATAAGCGCCCTTCCGTTGTCTCTATTGAAAAAACTCCTGGAAGCGGCCAATGTCAACCATACAGCCAATGGGGTTCACGGAATCTTAGCTGTCGAAATGCATTGCCGAGACGGCCTTGTTTCGGACTACACCATAGGTAGAGAGTCCGGACGGTTCTACATCGAATTTGTTGATGCACGGACAGAGGGAACCGTACGTGTCTTCACGGATGACTTTTTCAAAGTCTGACACAAATTGGCGAATACCTTTAGTATGTGAAGACTACCAAGTGTATTGTGTAACAGATGTCTGAAGACTTTCTTGATTGGGCTGACCTAAGATCGACTGTGAGACCCCCGCCTTGGGCACCCCCAGCGACTTGCTTGGATTGGGCCCATGAGGAGCGAGGGCCCTTGTTGGTCGTTGCGGGGGACCAAGAAAAGCGTGATCTCCTTTACCAACAGGTAGGAGCTGTACACGTGGAACCAAAGAACACCTGGGGAGATGTTCTTTTCACAGGGTTCTTAGCCAATAGGCTTTCCAAGCTCAGGTCCATAGGGTCCATAACTCCACATGAGTGGGACATCCTCTGGAATCTAATCACAGTCGACGAATTACACTTGGATCTAACCCTTCAAGACTTAGTGGACCAAGGTAAGCTCTACACACGAATTCACAGAGTCCTCACAGAAGCTCGCCAACGACTAGACGAAAATAGTGAAGTCAAGCCAGTGGTGCAAGCTCTCGGTCGCTGGTTGACAGAGGGCCAACTCGAAGAGCTCTACGGTCAAGCCTTGTTGGGGATGAAGGGGCCCAACCGAATGCCGGCGCCCTACGAGCGCTTTGACGCCCTTTTATTTTTGGCCACCCTATCTAGCGGCAATGCCCTGCTCGCCCCTACAATCCTCGTTCTGGACGGGCTAGAAGGCATTCTGAGCCATTACCACCGGAAAGGGCTGGCGAAGGAACTCGTGGATCTCTGTATGGCAATCGACCGGTGGTCCAGGATGGGTAGCCCCCTCAAGTTCGTATTCGGCCTGGCCGATGAGGCGGCAGTCACCGGTTTGGGCAAGGTTTACTCTCCCTTGGCGTCATATCTGAACGACCGCCTCTGTCTGGTGTAGAATCCAGGGGTGTCCATCAAGTCTCGGGCCAACTACCTATCCAGCATAACGAAGATGTCCTACCAGGCGGCCCTTCAAATGATCCGCAGATCTGGACTTTCGCCGGCCACCTTGTCCAAAGAGAAAGGATGGCCCCTCAAACGAGCCGACGCCTTCCTATACGACCCGGAACTCGACAAGCTGTGGCCAGAAGGAACCAACGAAAATGGTCATTCGTGACGTCGATTTGAATGAACCGAGGAAATACCCGAAAGAACGCAGAGACCTGGTCTGTGGCGAATGCGGGGCTCCGATGATTCTCCGCTACAGCCACAAGTACAGCGGCCCTTTCTACGGCTGTACCACTTTCCCTACATGCCGGGGGACTCACGGCGCTCACGCCGACGGTGCTCCCAAAGGAATCCCCGAAAACAGGGAGACCAAGCAAGCCCGAATCAAAGCCCACAGGTTTGTGGACTTACACTTCGACGCAATTGAAAACGAGTACGATCACACCTAAGCCTTGAGACGGTGACCGCCTGCGACACGGTTCAGTTCTTTTACCAAATCCGGACGAAGAAACTCAATGTGGAGGTTACCGTTCTTGTGGGTTTTGAACCGGAAGTACTCCGTTTGCCCCTCATTGTTTTGAGGAGAGGTCTTTTCGATGGCCTCCACTAAGACGCCTTGGAACGTCCTATCGGCGAACCCCTTACCGTCGAGGTAAGAGAAGACGTTCTCAAGAGCTCGCAAGCTCGGCTTGTCACTGTATTCAACAGTGTACGTTCGCCACCCCATGTGGACTATCCTAGGAATAACGGCACGGGTACCGATCTCAAAGGGTCCGTTAGTCTTGAATCGATTGCGAGGAGGACGAAGAAACTCAAACACTTCGATGACAGCTTCTTTGGCCATCACAGGGATTTGGTCATGCATACCCTTGAGAGTTGAAGCCACATTCTCAAAGGTGATTTCAGGAATTTCTCCCTTGTACTTCTCGTCTAGTTGGTCGTCCAATTCCTTTGCCCGAGCAACCGACATGATAGACTTGATCCCCATACGATCGACGAGAGCCGCCCAAGCATTGCGTTTGATCTCCCTGAGGACTTCTTCAGGGTGCTTGAAATTGGGGTTACTGTACGTTGTTACGGAGAAGTGCCTACTTCCTGTACCGAACGTGCTGTCTAGGCGTTCTTGAACCGAAACTAGTAGAGTATAGGCTCTGCGAAGGTCCTCTTCACACTCTTGGTAGATCCTGACGACCTCTCTTAGATTGAGGGCCTTCGAGAGATTAGCGGCGTGCTCGCTCGATTTCGTCTTCCGGCGACGAGGCTTCTTTTTGGGGTTTCCATGGGGTGCCTTTGGTCCAGACGTTCCATTCGGCTGGGAGTCGTTCATACCACATTCGTCGGGCATACCTAACAACAGCATCAAATGATATGGAGTGGCGGCATCGGGCATGGGCGGTGTGTGGGTTGACATGGATCTGGTACACCGTGAAGTGGTAATCGTAGCGAACAGCTAGATCGTAATAGGCTTGGATTTCTGAAACCAAGGAGTTTGTGTTGTCCACGATGACGAGGGGACTCTCCGACGCCATAAAGGCCTGGCATGATTGAAAGCAGCGTTCATGACATTCCTTCAAGCGAGACGCCGACCATTCTTGACCGTCAGCATACATGTGAAAGTCTGCTGATACGATCGAGGAGAAAGAGCTAAACCCGCGCAAGATTTCGGCCTCTGTGGACTTACCCGATCCCGGAATCCCCCTCATCAAAATCAGGTGTTTAATCGACATACTCCTAGTACGAAAAGGAGGGCAACCTCCTTAAGACCCTTGCGAACTTTTCTCAAGGGACTCTTTACACCGGGGGCATCGCCACTCTAAGGGCTTCCCTAAACCTACCTTCACAGTGGTGAAGCCCACTTTGCGAGCAGCCGTAGCCGACTCACCAGGATCTGTACTAGGTTGGGAAGGCGCATGAGCACCACACCTGTCACACACGACAATGCGATCTGGAGACTCTTCAATACCTAGAAACACCGGCCAGTGCTCGATGATAGCCATTACTTGCCTTTGGGGGGTAGTTCGATCGGAGTCTCCTCGCTAGCTTGAAGTTGGAGAGCCTTGAGGCCCGTCTTACGTAGGATGACCCCAAGCAGAGAATCAATCTCAGTTTTGGCCGCGGTGACTCGCTTACCAACGGACTCGTTGAACATCTCGAGGATGAAGGGCACGGAATCCGTCAAACGTCGAGAAACCCCCTCAAGGATGCCTAGGAGCTCAGCCCTATCCGCCTTGGTCAGAGATTGCTTGGCGAGGATATCTCTCGCCCGGGGCATGGACTTCTCGAGAACAGTTTTCGCGAATCCTCGAAGGTCCTTATCGAAAGTCAACTGGATGTGTTCGACCTCGCTCGGCAAGTCTGGTGGCTCCTCAATGCGAACATTGTTCAAGCGTCGAAGAGTGCCTGGGGTACCCAACCCAACATTCATGGTCGTGAGGAGCTCAGCGAACTGAGCAGCCGACATATCGACCTCGATGATGTCACCATTGATGGACCCAAAATAACGGTCATCATGCTCATCCCGTATTAGAGACGTTCTCTTGACCTGCAACGTGACGTAGCTGTAGTGATTGGTGAGAGCGCTGCCGAACAGCTTGGGGTTGCCCTGGCGTCGAGAGAACGAAACTAGGCAATAGGATGGGTGCTCGTAGGTGACTTCGGACATGGTGGTAATACGTCTTGGGCACAGGAAAACTTAAGACTCCTCGAGTCCAGCAATGCCTTGGTACTCGCTATCAGGGTTGGCCTCGATGCTCGTCGGTACCCGCTCTGGTACGGCGGGTACTGGTATGTCTGGACGCCGGACCAAACCCCGCCCGAGCTCTATGGCTTGAGACATCACCCTTTCAAGGATTCGAACGGCTTGTCCCGCGGCCTGAATGTTCTCCGGTGTGGCTTCTTGCTCTGACATCTGCCTGAGATGCTCAGCATTCATGTCCGCTTGGCCGAGACGCACTAGGATGGATTCCATGTGCCGAATGATAAGTGACCGTTCCTCATAGGCTTCTCGACGTTGAGCCATAGCCTCCCAAAAGATCTCAGCCGCTTTATCAGGACGGTAGTCTGGACCATAGATGAGGGAACCGTCGGTCTTAATGACTACCAAAACACGCCGCTTCGACGTACCCAGAACCATATCACCAGGTTCAGCCGATTCGTAAAGCGTTGGCGGGCCTTGAGGTTCCTCTGGAATAGGACGGTTGCGAGCCATCCAAATCTCGTCCCAGTAGACTTGCAGGCTGTCTTCGTTTTTAGACATTTCGGGCATGGGGCGTATCTACACCGAGGGGCCGATTTATGCAAATGCCTTAAGCTCTAAAGGCCTGTGTCCGTACTTATACCTCAAGAGGCCGAACATGAGTCAGCAAGCCAGAGCCAATTACGTCAAACTGCAAAAAGTGTTGTCCGAATTGATGGCAAAGGTTACCGAGGCACAAACCAAGTTGCACAGTATTGACAATCATTTAGCCCTCTCCTTGGTGGCCGTCAACAAGAGTGCCACGAGTTCTGTCGGTGGAGTACCCACCCGATTCACGGATTCCTTCGAAGAGTTTTCGGAGCTGTTCAATGTTTCAGTGGAAGAAATAGCCAATGTTCTACTGGCAACTTGCGAATCTATTGAACAGATTGAAGCTGCCACACAGCAACTCGTCGTCGGGGTCAACACACAACTCAACCCTTCGGGCACAGCACAGCCGATCGGTGCTAAAGGAGGCCCAAGTACGTCGCGGTCAAGTTCCACACAGCTCGCGGCTCGCCCCCCAAAATTCCCGGAATTGGCCAATGCTATCACTAGCCTGGATGCCAAACTTCGGAGGAACTAGCCCGTGAAATTACTCCTGGTTGCCCTCTTCTTAGCAAGCACCGCTACGGCAACACCTGCAGAACACAGGGTATGCTCAGCTCAATGCCTTCAGTGTGTTACTAGGTGTCGGTCATCAAAGAGCCAGGAGCAATGTAGAGTTACTTGCTACGAACTGAAGGCACAGAGCTGCAGATCGAAAGGAATGGGGCCTGGGCCACGTCGAACATGTAGTTGCACGTAATTTGGCCCTTGCTGGTAGGTCATACATGATGAGGGCATGAAGATCATCTATCAAGTCGAAATCGACATTCCGGACAACGCGCTAGCCATAGACTGGAAGGGACTCTTAGGGGTATTCCAGTCATTTCGTAAGAAGGGCTGGCGCGTCCGGTGTAAGGTTAAGTCCTAATGGCCATACCCACCCCAAAGACTTGTGCCGGCGTGTTTGGTCCTTGTAGCAAGACTGCTATCCACTGTCTAGAAGATCCTGAGGGTAAGGGAGAGCCGGTTCTATTGTGCGAGGAACACTGGCTCTGGGCTGAGCGCCTGATAACCAAGCTAGAAGCTGATCCAGAGCTAACAAGGCGTTTCGAAAAAGCCGTAAACGAGGCAACCAACTAACATGATCGTTGGTTGCTACACACTTGATTTGTATTGTGACGGGGATCCCGAGTGTCCAAAGAGTCGATGTATTAAGGGCTCAACTCAGAACTACCCTCCAGCACAATACACCGCCGAGAATGGTGCCGATTGTCGAAGACAGGCTCGAAGAGACGGTTGGATTCTCAACATGAAAGAGGGAACCACCGTCTGTCGTGCATGCGCCCTCAAGGGCTTCAAACCAGGACCCTCGACTTAGATGTGAAGTTCGGCGTTGATGAAACGGAGCTCTTCCGAATTCAAGGGCCTCCCATCAATTCGTTCGATCCACAGGCTATAAGTCCGATTGAAGCCTGTGCGTTCTTCAGCCTCACTACTGATGCAAGAGCGGGGCGTGTGTTTCTTGTTGGACCAATCCAACCACACACGCCCTTCAATGCTTCGAGACTTCAAGAGCCCTTCCAGACTGGCGAACTTCGGAGTGCCTAAGTCTATCTGACCCCCTCCAGCGGCCTCTCCTTGCTCAGAGAATTGGTCGTAGGCCAATTTGTAGGTGTACCCCTCCCACAGTTTGGCTGAAGCACCTAGAGCCTTAAAGCGTTCTTCCGTGAGAACGACCAGGTGGCCCCCCGCTTCGTTGGTGTATCTGCTGGCTAGTCGCTGGGCCTGAGAGGTCATGCCCAAGGGTTAGCATAAATGGATCTTGAAGAGGCTTTGCCCTAGAAATCTGAGCTGACCCAAAAGCTCCCTGAGCTGACCCATAACTCACTTATGAAAACTGTGAGCTATGGACCAGTCCTCGAAGCAGATCAGTCTAGGCTTGACAGGTAGAGAAATGGACATTGACAATGGCGCCATGTCCCTGAATTGGAAACCAACAGACTTTCAGAACGTGGTTCAGGTTATCGCTAGCCCCGGCGCAATCACCCCCTACCTGGTTCAGGCCGTCAAAATGTTCGGTTCATTAAGCTGTCCGTCACCTTCCTGGGATGCCAACGGCATCTACCGTGTCGGACTGGATCCCAGCGGTGCTCTTCAAGTTCAGAAACTAGATGTTGATGGGAAAACGTGGGGGGTGGCTAAACTCGCACCCTAGAGCCCTGAGCAGGGTGCCTACTCTAGAAGTCGCCCTTCGAGAACTTGATCAGGAAGTGCAGGACTACAGCGGCGATGACGAGGGCTACCAAGAGAACAACGAGTTGACACCCGCACCCCGGCCCTTTGACTGGCTTCACGTCCTTGGGTACATACGTTGGATCCTGGACCTTAATCTTGGCTACCAGGTCAATGCGACTGCTCTCCAGCCGAGGTCGAAGGTCAGGTGGAACATTCAGATACTCGAACCCTTCCGAGAACTCTCCCTTGGGGTACTCGATACCCTTGAGCAGTGCTTCGACAATAGCCAACGTCTCGGTCTTCACGTGGAGGTCGCCAGGGGCTAGCTCGATAGCCTTGGACATGGCCTCCAGCATCGAGAGTGATCGTTCGATGTGTTCCGGCCACGACGTGTCCACGGTGATGAACTCCATCGTGTGGTCGATAGACAGCCCGTAGTAGGCCTGGACTACTTCCACGATTCGATGGGAGGCCTCTTCTGCGAGTCCTTCCCGTTCTTTGTCCGAGTAGTTCAGAGCCTGATCAATCCCAGCAGTCATCTCGGAAAGTCGATCTTGGATCAGGTTCGACTGCCATCCTGCTGAGATTGCCTTCCCTATCCACGCACTCGCGTTGGTGGGGTCAACTTCGAGGGCACGAGTCCAATACTCGTAAGCTTCCTCGTGATTGCCGGATGCTTCCGCTGCCTGGGCAAGCTGAATGAGGTGGTCTACGGGTGGTCCAGCAGCACTGATGGCTTGTTGAACGCGGATGTCCTTGCCGCAGTACATGCACTTGACCGTGGAGCGATTGGTTGGAACTTGGATATCGGCACCACACTCAGGGCACTTGGCTGCTTGAAGTTGCATGAACGGATCGTGATCTGAATACCAACGCAATGTCAAAGCTATAACTTGCTTTTACTGAGGGCGCTTCCGACGTGGGCTCCGAGCGTGAGCCCCACCGACCCCCAGGCGCTGATCAGCAGAGTGGCCCGTCGCATAGCTGAACTACGTAGAACCAAAGGCCTGACACAGGCCGAGTTTGCCGAGAGGCTGAGGTGCTCAGTTCAGTACGTTGGGCTCGTGGAGCGCGGTAAGCAGAATCTGACCCTTGGTAAGTTGGCCGAGATCGCCAACGTGCTTGGAACCACCTTTGAGGATTTGGTCAAGAAGCCAAAGCGACGATCCCTTGAGATCAAGAAGGGTAGACCGAGTGGGAAGGGGTGACCCCTGGTTATGACCCCTTGGGGCCAGCCGTGGGACTTCTTCGAGGTGGAGACCACTTTGTCCACTTGTCCGCAAACGAGAACATCCTCTCGTTCATCAGCTCTTCGATCCGCAGGTAGATTCGCCAAGCTTCCTCGGAGCAGGCATCCTTGAGTAGCCGTTGGTGCCGCCGGATCTCGCGGCCCAACTTGATCAGGACTGGGTCGGTGGCGAGCAACCGATCAACCGGATCGTCGGGTAGCGAGGTCACCATTGGGTCTGGACTCATTCTCTCGGGCCGACTTTTTAGCTTTCCTGATTGATTCCGTGTCATACCCCACCTCAGAAACACTACAATATCATGTAATGTTTCTGAGGTACCAAGAAAAGCAACGCTATGGCCCGTGGAACCAGAACGGGCTGACCAGATCATCTTGAATGTTGGGCGCCGAATAGCGGAAATCAGGGAAGAACTGGGGTGGACTCAGCAGCAAGCAGCAGAGAAGCTCAAGATGCCGGTCAACAACCTTCAGCGGATGGAGATGGGCATGAACCTAACCATCCGGACGCTAGTTCGGTTGGCCAAGGGATTTGGGGTACCTACCCGCAGTCTCCTTGACGAACCGGCGTCGAAGAAGAGACGCCCGGGTAGGCCCAGGAAGAGATGAGGCTGAGCAAATCGTAGGGCTGGAAAGTTAGTAGTGGGTGCTTCCCCGCGCCCTGCTTGATGAGCCGGTGGTGGAGGGACGGTACCGGGGCAGGCCAGAACAGTCCGATGAGTGTTAGCCTTCGGGGCCGGTCATGACTCAAGCCCTGGACCCAAAGAATCGACACGTCCCGATTCCCGAGACCGTGATCTTTCACGTTCGGGAGGATGAGCTTGATGCACTTGAGCGAGGTGATGGTTCTTCGTTGTTCCTGAACTTGGCTCTAGCCTTGTTGCCAACGGGCATTAGCGTATGGGCAACACTTGCTTTCACCAAAGTTGAAAGTGATCGAACGTTCAACGTCTTTTCCACCATTTCGGTTGTATCGATTATCGCTGGTCTGGTGTTGCTAATCGTTTGGTGGCGGGCCTCAAGAGGGTCAAGACGAGTGATCAAGACTATCCGTAATCGAGACTGCCGGCACCAAGGAACGGCTGTCCCACCGTCATCGGAGGATACATGAGGTTCCTCCGAACTCGCGTTTCGCTTGTCGCTGGTTTGGGGGTCGAAGTTACCTGTAATGCTCCCGCCAACATCATGCTGATGGATGACTCCAACTTTCTCAACTATCAGACGGGTCAACAGTTTCGATACTATGGTGGGCAGTATAGGCAATTCCCGATTCGAATACCGACCCCGCTTGGCGGAACATGGAATCTCGTTGTGGACACCAGGGATCTCGGAAACTACCAAGTCCAAGCGACATATAGGATCGTGCCGTAGTAGGTAGGCTGATCGAGGCTCTCGTGCTGGAACCGGTACAACAGAACACATCACTTTGGTGGGGCCGTTCCGATCAATCGACTGAGTTCCTTTCGCTTGGTGAGTAGACCGCCGCAAGCTTTCAGCAAAGCCCGGTCGGAGGATCATCTTTGGCCCGAGGGTGCTCTTCAACATCTTGGGCAGGTAGAATTCCGCAGGCAAGGTTGGACCCTCTCTGTCCGACTCCAAGTCTTGAATGAAGATGTCAGACAAGTATTCCTTCACAAGTTCTGCATCATTGGCATCAAGCAGCCCCCAGTTATCCCTCAACAGGGGAATCACGTCCTGGTTGTTGCATACGACTTTCTGCCCGTAGAGATTCATCTTGGCGATGACTTCGGTCATTTCTTTGGAGAAGCGGTCACCTTGTCGAGTATCGAAGTACTCGTCGTATGCCACCCGGATCTTCTCGCTTCGTATCAGTAGTAGCTCATTCAGTTCGGCGAAGAAGACAAGTGGACCATAGAGGTTACCGATCTGAGTCCTGATATGGTCCGCTTGGCGAGCACGAACCGCCAGCTTGGCAGAGCTACGCTGGGTGACCAACCAGCCAACGACTGCCACCAATGCGGTCATGGCTACGCCAAGCAGGGCAACATTTGTTTGAGTCATGGTTTCGTACCTTCTTCCAAAAACAAGTACACCATTTTCAAGTTCTAGTGCGTCCCGGTCCCAGCAAGATTCTCAAACCCAGGATCGATTCCAAGTTCGTACATCTCGTGGATGACCACCGTGATGTTGTACGCCAAGACCTTGCACAACACCTCGTTGTATTGGGCGATCACGTCCTTCGAACGTACTGATCCACCAAGCTTCCGCTTCAGCGCTGAGAAGGTACTCTCCACGTTTGACCTACGGTGGTAGTGCGTCATGAACTTGTCCCGCATGAACCAGAACTGATGCCACATGCGCTCCCAGGCTGGCATTCCAGATCCCTTCGAATCAACCTTGAATGGGACAAAGGGCTTGGCCCCAAACATCTCGATCACCGTCAAGTTGACATTCGATAAGTAAGCTTTGTCGGCTGAGATTTCTTGGGTATCGAAGTTTGCTGCTGTTCGACTTAGAAGTTCAGGTAGCTGGTTGGTGTCGGACACGTAACTCTCGCTCACTTCGACGGCGGTCACCACGTTGGTCAGGGTACCAACCATTGCGTGGCACTTGATCCACCGCTGTCGTCGGCCACTCTCTGCTGTTCCATACTTGTGATCGAACCATCGGTCATAGACACAAGTCGAGAACCCAGTCGAGTCAATGGCGAACTGGGTTTCGACTGCCTTGAGTGGCAACGCGCTTACCTCAATCAAGTGCTTGAGGATCGGGGTCAACTCCTTCATCCCGAGGTACCGGCTGATCGAGTTGTGGTGGGGAGCATGGTCAATATGGCCGTGGTCCTGACACTCGTGGATATCGGTTGAAGCCCGCCTTCCACTGAACCCCGTATAGACCTTGGTCGTGGCCGAGTAGACCATGTCGGACAAGGTCAACCGAGGCCTACCCTTCTTCTGAGGGGGCTCTGGGATTCCATGACAGAGATCCTTCAAGAGCTTCTCGAAGTGCTCCCGCTCATGGATCTGAGCCGCATTGTAGCTCGGCCAATCCTGTTGGTAGGTTGGCCGCATGGTGTCGGATTCCTTGCATTTAGATGGGTTCTCCTTGGAAAACTGAGGGTTTTGGGCGAGCCGAACGGCGTAGATGTGCTTGCAGGGCAACTCCCAGGCTTCAAAGTCAGGACAAGTACAGGTCTGCTTCTCAGGGTCAACGAGGTACTTCTTCTTGGCGCCGGTCTGCGATAGGACTGCCCAAGTCCCGTCCCCGATAGGCCTCAACCGACCACCGGCCGCGATTGCTTTGCCTCTCTCAAGACGCCTGTCGATCTCAGTAGTGGTTGCCATGTCCTATGAAGTATATTACGCGCCAGGTATAGGTTTCTCAACTCGGGATAGGACAGATAATGTCACTACGGAAGATCGAACTTTGGGGGTTTCAGTGCCTAAGATGCGCACATCAGTGGATTCCCAGGGGCATCGAAGCACTCGTTTCGGTGCAACCAAAGGCGCCCAAAGTCGAGAAACCAAAGGTATGCCCCAAGTGCAAGTCACCCTACTGGGATCGGCCTAGGCGGAATCAGGGTATAGGCGGGTCATGAGTCTGCAGTAGGTTGCCGGGCCTGAATCGGCCATCTGGACCCCGAAAGATGAGGTCTTCGTAGCCGACACCCGACTTCTTCGCTTTCTGAACGAAACCCGCAAGTAGCCCACCGATGTTGTTGGCACTTTGGTCCTTTAGGGCTGTAGAAAGCTCGCGGATGTCAATTCCGGTTTCTCCGCGGCCTTTGACCAAGGTCAAGATCTTCCGCATCCGAACCCCACTTGGACCCTGGATGAGGTCACAGAAGCGATCCCAGGGGCTGGTGCCAGCCGGGTGGTGTCTAGTCTTGCGAGGTCGCCCCCTGGGCTTGGGTGCAGGGATCTTCCTGCGCTCCCACTCGATGGCTTCTGGGACGGTGTCCGCCTCGATGACACCGGTGGCAAGGAAACGAATCGCCATGGCTACTCTCCAGTCCTTTCAAGCAAGACTCAGCCTAAGCTATGGGAGGGATCTAGATGGATCCCTCCCATGCCGGGAGTCGACTACATGTGGGCTATGCCTTCAGCGGCCCACCACCACCTCAGCCGGATGACCAAGGGAGCGACGAAGTCTTCCCTCAAATGAGCAAAGTCCATGGGACTCCTCCATTTTTTTGGGGTTGACCAGCAAAATCTAGTTGCACGGCCGCCGAAATGGAGGGAGAGTCTTTGGGACTCAATCCTTCCAGATTGACGTTGACCGGCCCAGCGGAAGTTTGCTAGACGTGACGCTGATCCGGTGAGGGAGCCCCCGAAAGGGGGCTTTTCTGCATTTGGGGCTAAGCTACTTGGTCAAGGTGCCTCATTTGATTGGTGGAACCTCCTGGGCCAGTAGCAGCGGTCCGGGTAGGTAATGGTTCTTACCGTGAACAACATGCACCCGAATGACTTGATCGAAGTCTAGGCCGGCCCGTGGAATGTTCTTCTGGAGTCCGCCACCGATGGTCCCGGCAATCGAGTTTGCCTCCCGGTCCAAGAGTTCCCCAATTTGCGGCGATGTAACGCCGTCTGGGTTGTTCTTTATCGTGTAGAGGACATCGAGCTGACTTCTGTTCAACGAGGCGATGAGGCTCCCCCAGATAGCCCCGCTGGCCACGGACTCGCTCGGGTCAGTCCTCGGCGTCTTGCTCGTGGGCGGCTTGGGGCGGCTCTGCTTCTGATCGGCGTCCGGGGGCAGGGCAACCTGGACCGGGCCTGCTGAGCCCGTCGGTGCAGGTTGCCGTTTTGATGCTCGGATCAGAGCTAGGGCATCCTCTGGCGACGATACATCTACCGGGACCCCATCAATTAGTACGCGAAAAGAAGCCATAGCCCCAGAAGGTTAGCTTGGCTTACCAGACCTAGCAAGGCTCATTATAGGTATTGACCTATGGATGTGTGTCCATTTCGCACCTGAAAGGCCTAGCAGGTACAAAATGGCTGTAATTAGCCTTTATAGGTCAATACCCTATGCCCGTCGCAGAAGTCTTGCCTCATAAGGGCTTCTAGGGCAAAGCCTCTTGAAGATGACGATGATTGGTGGGCTAAAGACCCGCCCCCAAAAGAGCTCAAATCAATCGAAGTTCCCGCCAGCACGGATGACTTGGATGCTGTAGCTCCAGTACTCATAGTGGCCCCAAAAGCTCCAGAAGAGCTATGTCAAAGCATTGTGGACCAAGTGCCTGGGGCCAATCCAGACTTGGTTCAAGCGTTAGGTCCCGAGTGTGGTCTGGGCGTCTGGACTCTACTTCAAGAGACTAATCAATACCGTCGCTACTTGCGCTTTTTGAGGGAGGTTCTCAAAGAGTCACCCCTCAGCACCCCGATGCTTCGCACTCGCCTCGGATTGCAGGAGATTCCAAAAATAGCCTCGGAACTTGAAGAACGTGGGATCCCAGTCAATAGTGCGAGACTAGGCATTTATGCCAGCTATTCGTTGGATCCTTCTCGATATGAGGGGTTATTTGACCCCCGGCGTCCAATGTCTTCGTTGGAGGACCAACAGTTTTTGGCTCTCTACCAAGGGCGCCTTCGTTGTGTCTTTTGCTCCAGGCCCTTAGTGATCAACGGTAACCGGCATGAGTGCCTCACAAGAGATCATCGTGTCAATTTCAGGGTTGCCGGCAATTCCGAACACGACCGTATTGGTGTGCTAGCATTTCAACCGCTATGTCCTTCATGCAATACTCAAAAGGACAAGTATTGCAAAGGTTGCACGAACTATCGCAAACGTGGGGGTTCTGAGTTTTGCCGAACCTGCTTTCTTGCAGATCAAGATGCTTGGTCCCACTTAGGTGACAGACTTCGAGATAGCGTGGATCTTGGGGCTTTTTTCGAAGAATTCAAACGTCTGCGTTAGGAATTGTATGAAACACACTGGAATTGAAGCGATTGACAACAGCACAGCCAAATGGGTGCTGGGTTCAGATGAAGTCGGTTACGGGGCTTGGGCCGGAAGTCTACTTGTGTGTAGTGTGTTACTTCCGAGAACTTTCAATGAGCCTGGTATTGCGGATTCCAAGACCCTATCCCCCACTCGCCGACGAACAGCCTATGATCGGTGGACGAAAACGACGCCCGTCACCTACAAGCTGGTCGAATTCACTTCACAACAGATCGATGAAATAGGCGTCGGAGAGGCCCTGATTCAAGCCCACCGGAAAGCTCTAGAAGCGTTGTTGCCTAAGGCAGGCCCCTCGTGCCTGATTGTCGTGGATGGCTTCCAGCACGGCACCTCCAGCCTCGGCATACCTGGATCTATTGGGCTTCCAAAAGCCGACAATCTGATACCTGCCGTGTCCCTTGCAAGTATCATTGCGAAGGTTACCCGTGACGACATGATGGTACAAGCAGCCCAAGTGTACCCTGGATACGGCTTCGCTAAGCACGTGGGCTATGGCACCAGAGAACACGCCGAAGCTCTGAAAAAGCTAGGCCCTTGTCCAATTCATCGCCGAAGCTACCAACCAATTAAAGACCTACTGGAAAATGCTTAAGATTTGGAAGTCCTTACCGTATTGGCTTCCATGAAGCGGATCCTAGTACTTGACGATGAGAGGGTGACAGCCACTGCGGTTGCCCGTATTCTCAAGTACAGGTACAAGGTAGACGTGTTCGTCGATGGGTACGCAGCACTAGAAGCTATACGTACTAATACTTACAGCTGTGTTCTATCGGATATGGACATGCCAGCAATGTCCGGCATTGAATTCTACGAGAAGGTTTGCTGTATCCGTCCTACGCTTGCACAACATTTCTTATTTCACACAGGAAGTACGGCGACGATCCCTAAGGGGACGCCAAGAGTCACCAAGGGTTCAAGACCAACAGTAATTAGAGATTTGGTCGAAATACTTACTTCCGAGTAGGCATTTCACTGGGAATGGTGTACACCCACAGGGTTATGTATGAACCCTCACCGTTTCTTAAGTGGGTAGGCGGAAAAGGCCAGTTGTTAGCTAGATTGTTGAGCATATTTCCCACAAGTATGCATACTTTCTACGAGCCCTTCATTGGTGGGGGTGCTGTGTTTTTCGCCTTGGCCAAGAGAGAAGCTTTTCAACGGGCTGTCATCAATGACATCAACCAAGAGCTCATGGACGCCTATCGGATCGTCCGAGACTTCCCCGAAGACCTTATCTCGCAGCTCAAGAAACTGAAGTACGATCCCGATGTGTTTGATCAGTTGAGACGAGTAGACGTCTCACGCTACTCTCCGGTTCGACGGGCAGCACGAACCATTTACCTCAATAAAACATGCTTCAATGGCCTCTATAGGGTAAATAAGAGCGGACAATTCAACGTCTCTTTCGGCAAGTTTAGCAACCCGAGCATCTACAATGAAGCCATCCTTCGTAGCGATGCCAGAGCTCTCGAGATGTTCGTGTGGTTGCAGTCCATTGACTTCGAGGAGTCCTGCAGCACTGCGGTCCCTGGGGATCTGGTCTTTTTGGACCCGCCGTATGTACCCCTCAACGACACCAGCTACTTCACGTCATACACGAAGTCAGGGTTCGGGATCAAAGAACAAGAGCGCCTAGCGGCAATGTTTCGAACTCTTTCCACCAAGAATGTGCAAGTTGTTGCGTCGAATTCGAATTCCCCCATCGTCCGAGAACTCTACAAGGGGTTCCACTTCACTGAGGTTCAAGCCAAAAGGTGTGTGAACTCCAAAGGAGATAAGCGGGGCCCCATCACCGAACTCATCATTACCAATTACGAGGTTCCAAGTGCCGACCTACGAGTACAAGTGTGAAGCCTGCGAACACAGTTGGGAACAGGATCAGCGGATCACCGAGGATCCTATCAAGGTCTGCCCCAGTTGTGGTGAAGTCTCGGCCAAGCGGCTCATAAGTAGGACAGCCTTCATTCTCATGGGTGGCGGTTGGTCAGGCGAAGGTTACTCCTCCGGAGGGTCTTCCAGCTCGTTGTAGACGCCGCTAGAGCCCTCTTCGATGCACCCGCCTAGTAGGGACGGGTAAAGCCCAGCATGCACCTCACGATGGTGATTTGAGCAAACCAGGATGGTCTTGTCTAGCTCCAGCTTTACCTGATCCCAACGCATCTTGGACGAAATCTCGAAGTCCTTTGAACCCGGGTCCAAGTGATGAAACTCCAAGGCCTGTAGACACCGGTCATAGCCGCAGAGACAACAGCTACCTCCCTTGTAGGCCACAGCCCGTTCCTTGAGCTCTAAGCGACGCTGGGTAGCGTCAAACCGTCTTGCCCAGCGTTCATCTAGGTCGACGGCCGACTTCATTTCTTGTGCTTCAAGGCTTCCAAGGTTTCCGGGTCGACATAGGACTCCAAAGAGTCACCACGCTTCCAGTCACTCGGTACATAGGCTTCTACGGTTTGGACTCCAGCATTGAGCCCTTGACTCAAAAGGATCTTCACCGCCGCACGAGCAGGCTCTCTCTTGGAGAAAATATCGGACAATGGTTTGCCTGTCCGAATATCGACGGCCTGGTAGCCCAGAGTGATTTTCTTGCTCCTTGAAGCTTGCTCGAACCTTCGAGCTACTATTTGGGCTGAAGTGGCTAGAACAGATCGAAAGGACTCAAGTTGATCTCGGTCAAGATCACCCTCAGTCACGTAGCCTTCGAAGACCTCGGCAAAAGCTTCTTCAATATTGGATCCCGCATAGGCACCAAAGGGTGTGACTGGCTTTAGGCCGCCTTCATCAGTGGTCGGACCCTGTGGGAAGTCGCGGGATTTGTCTGTCTTCTTGGTTTGGACCAGAGAGTTGAAACGCGCTCTTTGGGCAGGCTTCATGAACTTGAACCAATAACGGTGTCCGAGTTCATGAATGACAGTCCCCGTAACCCCGCCGTTTGCCGGCTGTTGCACATAGACCTTGTCTGATGTGTGACTATACTCACCCGCATTGGCCGTATTGTCATAGCCCCATTGTTTGCCGAGCTCGATCTCTTCGGGGGTCTTCTGATGAGCCTTTTTCTCGACGAAAATCACACCATACCACAGCTTACCAAAACCCTTGTTTGCCAGTAACTGTTGTGCTCTGTTGAGATGCTTGACGTACCCTCGAACATCGATCTGGTCGATATTATCGTCGATCATAACAACTTTGAGGCCACTCAAGTCGAACACCTTCTCAATAGTCAGGTGTCTATCGTCGATCTGACCACCCGCACTTTCGTAGTCGGCTCGGGCTTTGGCGTCAGCATAAAGATGCTTCATCAGCTCATCAAAGATCCGAGTGAGGGACCCAAACATTTTCTCTGGGTACCACCGCCACTGATCTAGGGCTTCCATGGTTTTGAGCCACTCATCCCGAAAAGGCTTGTAGGTTGGGTACTTGAGGGTGAAACGTTCGTCCCCTAACCTACGAACATTATCGCCAGTTTCCTTCTCGATCTTGATTACGAAATCGTCCCGAACACTAGATGCCAGGTGAAACTCAGTGCTAGCCAGCACATACTCATCGGAAAGCTGACTGAGCTTTGCCTGTGTTTTAGCCAGTAGAGTCTCAAAGCGCTGTCTGCCAGCAGATCCTTCGAAGATGATGTCCAGGCCGTGCTTTTGATAAAGGACCTGTTCTCGCAAGTTCTTGAGGAACTCCTGAAGGATAGTGAATTTGTCCTTAGGTTCATGGGGTGAAGCGAGGACGGCCTTCCACCCTTTCTTGACTCTTGAGAGCCAATTCCTGGTCAAAGTGCTCGATAGCTTGTAGCGTTGAACTACTTTACGAGTGTCCATTGAGGTACTCTCTGAAACGCTCGGCGACAGCAGCCTTCATTCTCCCAAGGACTTTTCCATCCTTGAGGAAGGTGGCCTCTAGCCCTGGGACGAGGTACTGGTTTTTCAAAGTAGCCGCTTCGTGACCCACGGCCTCAGCCGTGATCTCGAGGGCTTTTTCGAATTCCTTCTTGAGCTGAGCCTCTCGTTCATCGTGATCCTCTGGAAGGGCACCACCTTTGGATCGAACGGCCCTGAGAGCGCTTTGCATCTCACGATTTGCGTGAAAACCCCTCAAGTCTTTCGCTGTCACGTTGAACTTCTTGAGGTACGAGTTCACTTTGCTGGCATCGACTTTTCCAACCCCATGGGAAAAGATCGAATCGCCGTCGCAGCCCTCATAAGCATCCTTCAAGGCGGCCAAGATGCGACCATCCGTGATGGTCTTCTTCTGCTTGACGCCAGACTTACCGACGTACTGGATGGTGGCTTTGCCCTTACCGAAGCTGATATGGTCCCGTTGCCAACCAGTGACACCGTAGTGGCCTCTTTCTTCCGCCGACCCGTCGTTGCCTACTCGTTCGTAAGTATGGTCTATGAGGGCTACAGCGAGCGCCGTAAGGGCCGTATCTGGGTCGTCCGAAGCCAAGTCCTTGCGAACCTGGCTTCGGAGGCTTTTGATGCTACCCCTAAGCTTCTCCAGACGGCCAGCTTTCTCCGAATTACGAAGGGCTACCTGTCTAGGGCTGTAGACGTAAACGGTATTGCCAGACTCAAGCCTCTTTTTGGACTTGAACCTAGCAGCTACGCGGTGAGCAAAAGGGTCCATCCCCTAAGTGATTGCAAAAACGGACTATTAGACCTTTCGATGGTGTATGGATCTAGACATGAAGACCACCCCGCTAGCTGTGATCGTAAGAAACAGGCCGTCAGGTAAGTTGGTAGAATATCGAGGATTTGTCGCGGCGGTCCGGGATCCAGGATATCTTGAACAGCTGGTCAGTAATCCAAGCAACGAGGTCCTAGTTATCGTGGATTCCTTCCAGTTCCCTACCAGAACGACGGCTCGACGTCAGGGTCCCACAAGAAGTCAGAGGTTGTACGACAAGCCTCGAAGTCCTGTGGCGGCCCTGGGAACGTGATCTCGAGGCCTAGGGAACAGGCTTCGACGACCAGCCTGTTCCCTAGGGATTTAAAGGGTTTGATCTGTTGAACTGGGCGGCGTGATCGTCTGAAAGGTCCTATTGAGGACCAGATTTTGGTACAGATCCCTGGATTTGATGATTCCCGAAGCCACGCCCTTATCGAATCCAGGCTCAGAAATGATCGTTTTCCATACGCTTTCAACGGACTCGTAGCGTTCAAGGATTGTTTCGATCAGCGAATACGGGTTGGGATCGCCGACATTCAATGGCCAGGCAAACCCGGCGGCTCTGGTATGCCCGCTGCCCCCATGAGCCAAGGCCAAAGCTCGGCAATTGAAACCCGTATGAGATCGGGTAGAGAAAATCATCTTGGGCTCGCCGGCATCAACGTAGAAAGCCGTTCCAATGACCAGGTCGATGTCCTCGACCAGCTCGGCGGCGTCACTTGAGGGCTTGGTGCCCTCGAAGAACATGACACGAAGCCCCTTACTCGTCGTGAAGGTATGCGACCCCTTAATGCACTTCTTGACGTGCTTTAGATTACGCTGAAAAAGTATAGGGCCCGTCGACAGCAACTCGGATTGCCAGAGATTGTAGGGAGTGACTTCGATCTTATCCCACGGCCAGAAGTGCAGGGCTTCCTTCTGCTCACAAGCAATCAGCCACAAAGAGTTCTTCGTCTGCCAGGTATCGTACACCCCAGCTTGCACCGCCAAAGTTCGAACAACTTCTAGGTGATGCAAAGATGACACGGGATCTCTGTCCTTGAGCACTTCTTTGGACATGGGCAACCATACGTTGTCGTAAGCTAGTAAAGCCCCACTTTTCCCAGGATCCGTAGCTTCACTAGCAAAGGCACCCAAACCTTGCTCGATGAACATCTTCGTTACGGACTCCGCAGGACCACCATGGTGGTCTAAAACGACGGCCCCAACGTCGAGGAATTCCTTAACACGAGAGATGTGTGGGGAAAAGTCACCGAAGATCATCCCCTCAACAGCAGGAAGCTTCAGTTGTTCTTCGGTGCCGTATTGAATGAAACGCACGTCGGCATTTGGCAACACATCCTTGAGGATCATTGCACTGGCTACCCCGTCAGCACAGTTGTCGTGTGCAATTATGTGTTTGATAGCGCGTAGTCGTTCTAGTGGGATCATAAAGACCAGATACACTAGTGACTACACAAATGCATAAGGGTTCCCCACAGTATTTCTCTGTGAGGAACCCTATGTGCGAGAATCGGCTGATTAGGCTGTTTGCAAACGAATCGGGGCCACTTCGGTTAGGATGGCGTGGGCTTTCTGCAACTTGAGGCTGACGTCCAGCATATCGTCCAAGGTTGGAACGATCACAATGTTGTCAGCCGCTACTTTAGCCAAGTGGCCAAGAACCAAGGCCCGAGCTCGTTTCGAAGCTTTGGCCATCACCGGGTCCTTATCTTGGAGTTCTTGCGTGACCTGGGGGTGAATCAGAACCACGAAGGACCGGTAGAAGTTCTGCTTAATGGCCCGTAGAGGGCCGAATCCCATCTCGGACAAAGATCCCATACCATAGGATTGGTCCAGAACTGGAAACAGGACTATGGGATCGTTGGCGAGGTGGTGAGCCTCGATTGGAACAAAAGCCTCGCTCCAATCGTCGATCATTGGGTTGAAGTACGGAATACCCTCCGCCTTGTAACGAGCCATGAAAGGGTCGCGCCATCGAACGTTGTCACAGGTCCCAAAGAGACCAATCACGTTCTTAGTGTCGGGTTGAATAACCAGTGTCATGTAGGCCTTTCTGTTTTGCGGCTCAAGGCCAAATCCAAAATCTTCGCCTTGAGCCGTTCTATTTCGCCAGGTGTTGTATATACACCAAGTCGCCGCAAATGTCCTTCTACCATGCTAGACATCAGCGATGAGGCCGTATCGGGGTTCTGCATCAACGCATGACAAGGGTCGCAATACGTAAAGGAATTCAATTGCTTACCTACCGACAATTGCTCCTCTTCCGTTAGGACGGTCGTATGACCTGTATCGGGATCAATCTCAGATCCGCATAGGGCGCAAGAAGACTCAGCCATTGGAGGGCTCCTTCACTATAGCCCCAAAGGAATCTTCAAGGGCCAGCGTACCTTGATCAATACGTTCTCCCCAGAGAGTTGCTGACGCCAAAGGCAACCTGAAGAGCCGTGTTTTATGCCTCTGGAGAATGGCAGACTCCTCCTTTGAGAACAACTCAATCATAGGCGTCTTGGGGAGGAAACTGCCGTCGAACCTAACAGGACGGCAGTTGTCGGGTGAACCGACTGAATACGCCACGTGGCACGAGAATGGACGGGCTTCGTAGATAGCACACAGACCATCCTCAAGTAGAGGACAGGCCAAGTCACTCATGGCCCAGACCTCGGAGGATAAGCCCCAAGTCCGCTTGGATACGTCTATGAGCTTGGGTTTGAGGGTAAGCCACTTACCTTGCTTGACAATCGCTCGGTAGGTCAGGACTCCTTCAAGCAATGACAAGTAGACCGGGTGCTTGCAACAGTTGTGGCACCCGGGGCGACAAGAGATGGTGTCCGTACGGCTTTGAAGTTGCAGCTGGTAGTTTTGAGCTAAACTCAACCTCAAAGCCTTCGTTTCGGCAATAGAGGTTTCTGTCAGGACGGGTAGTCGTCTAGTCGTCTTCGTCATCAAAAGGGCTCGTGTCCATCAAACGATCCAACGTCGTCTTTGGTGCCGCAACCTTCTGAGGTTTTTGTGCTCGACGTTTTCGCGTCTTAGCCGATCCAAAGGACGGCAAGATGGCGATACGGCTTCGAACGTCACCCAATTGATGAATCCCCGAAAGGACCTCACCTTGGCGTAGGTGTAATCCTGGTGAGAAAAAGATAGAACCACCAGCTCGTACAAAGTCCGACGGTACCCAATCAACCATGAACTCCAGCTCGGTCTCACCGCGCAAGATCTTCACTATAGGGCCACCCTTGGATAGCACAGGTACCGTTACAAACGGCCAATCCTGTCCAGGGTTGAACAGTACCCTTAGGTCCTCTAGGGCTTCAGCGTCATCTGGGGCCTCAACCTTTCCTTGAGCATTGGCTAACGTATATACACGGAGTCCCGGTACGAAAGCTATAACCTTCCACCGGGACTCTTGGTAGAGCACGACATCCCCGATATTCATAACGCTCAGTCTACGGGTGGAGACCCGTCAACGTTCGTTGTGAATCCTGTGCCTGTGATCAAGGTTTCTAAAGCCTCGTCAATGTCTTCTACGGGGTTGCTGGTGCTGGGTGGGTCACTAACCACGGGTGCTTCTGATACCTCGACGTCGTCAGAAACATCCGCTGGTTCATCGGTAGTGACCCTATCGGCTTTTCCCGACGACTTGCCTCCGTACTGCTTAGCCAATGCTGCGAATTGAGCCGGATTTCGGACCCGATACTTACCCGTCTCGACGCGTTCGAAGATCTTGCCCGGGCCGTTGTTGCTACTCAATATCACAGAGAAGTATTGCGCCAGATTGTTCTTCGAATCTGGTGCCCATCCGCGTGCCTTGACTAGAGGGATCAGGTCAGCCGTGCCCATGACCTTGGTGCCCATCACAATAGCTACAGCTTGTGGGAGAGTGGGCTTGGTACGAACCTTGGGCGTCTTGGCGGGCTTAGCGTCGTTGGCAGGTTTGGGCGTCTTGGCGGGCTTAGCAGCCTTAGCTGGTTTTGCAGCCTTCGTGGGCTTCGCCGGTTTGGGAGCCTTCGCTGGCTTGGCGGCCTTCGCTGGCTTGGCGGCCTTCGCTTCCTTGGCTGGTTTAGCCGGAGCAATATTCGCTTCCTTGGCCGGCTTAGCCAGAGCAGGCTTCTGGGGCTTTGATGAATCAGGCAGGCTTGCAGCCACCTGCTGAACGATCGACGAAATGGGCTGAGGGTCGGGAAGACCATTGAGGAAATCCAACCAATTCCCGATCTTCGTAGCGGCTCCCGCCACGGACGCTACCAGAGCATCCCGGATCTGGGGGATAGAGAGAGTTACCTTTTTCGCAGGCATTTACATGTCCTTCTGGTTTGGGGTCTGATTTAAGGCCCCTAAGGGCCGCCTGTATTAGTACACCATAACCTAAGACGAATCAACCCTCATCCTAACAAATTAAGGAGCCGTGCCTGTTTAGGGCTTAGGGTTTCAGATCTGAAACTATCGTAGTAGCATTGGCGTACCTGAAAGCACGTGGCCGTAACCCCAGGCCCTACCTTAAGACCTTCGCATGATTCGCAGACCGGTGTCCCAAAATTGTTGGAATATCGAGACTTTGCAGATTCGATCACGGCGGCCTTAGCCAGGGTCAAGATCTCTTTGGACAAGAACCAAGCCCTCTCGGGGTCACCCTTGCTAAAGGCCTCGGCCAAAGCTTCCTCCAAGCGGTCTATCTCTTCGGGACGGGGAACTCTCGGTCGAGATCCTTCTCGCTGATGATCCCGTAGCGTTTCAGAATCTCTTGGCTCGCTCCCCTGTTGCACGCTGCCTGGAACGATAGAAGGCGGCTGTCCTCGATCGCTTGCGCTCGCATTAGGGTAAGCTTCATCAGGCGGTCCCAATTCGGAGACGCCTTCACGGGTTGGTTCAATCGGGTTGTCACTCAAAGTACCTCTACTCGATCTTTAGCACATTCTCAATGTGGGCCTGAAGGTCGACAGGTAAATTCAGGTACGGGAGAATCTCAACGAACGTCTCTCGAAGAGCGGCCACCTGAATCGACAACTCTTCATTGTGCTGAACCATGGCCTCTAAGTCACCACGCAAAGACTCGAGGCTGGCAACCAAAGAAGGTACGCCCTCCAAAGACCCTTGAGCCTTCTGAATCTGTTGTACAGCCGCCATGGCTTTGTCCAGATTGGACATGCCCTTGGTTTGGTTTCGTCGTAACTTTCGTGCAGTACTCATTGGTTGAACGGCGGTATCCCGCGAAAAACGGTATAAAGGGTTAGGGTTCCTTGGTTTTGCTCACGTTGAAGTGTATCTCCCTCATAATCTGTGGGGAGCATCGGAAGGGTGTCTGCCAGGTTCTGTAAGTACACGTTGCTGGTAACACGCTTGAGATCCGTACGAGCCAAAGGATCTCGCTGCAGCACGTCAATCAACTGCGGCTCCTCAATGGTGTCCAGTAGACAGATACCGTTGTTGCCATCGGCGTCGGCTCCTTCGACCCACACATTATTTTTGCGATCCAAATCGCAAAGCGTGGGAATGTGTGCCGTACTCGGTGTCGCACAAGGACCAATCAAGTTGGTACAGATGCACGGTGTTTGGTTGCAGCCACAAGTCATAAGGCTTTCATCCAATCGACTTGAAAAATCAGGATTTTATCGGGCTCTCCATCAAGAAGAGCCTTAGCTCTGCAGTACAGGTTGTCCCCTCGGCGTCGCAAGTCATAGGACTTAATGGCGCCTCCAACATTGGGTCGCACCAAAGGACGAAGGGCTTCTTCTAGGACTCGTACAAAGTCTTCCAGATCCTTCGTAGGAACAGCTATGTTGATCTCACCATCAGTGAGATCAACCGAGTCTTCTTTTGGCGGCTCACCAACTAAATGTAGATGGGATACCATAGTGTGGCCTTTCACGGGAGGATAGGTAAGCGTGCTGTTGTACTTCGTTTACGGTCTGCAATCTGCCTATCACTCGTATAGCAGTACTCACAGGAGTAAGCGCAAGCTTCGTTGAGACTGAAAGGGTCGACGGCTTTTACGCAGCCACACTTTTCTATAGGGGGCAGTACTTGATCTTCGAACGAGAAGTCTTCGGGTGGAGCACAGACGCCCAAGGACAATCCAGGCGTGGCCTCAATCCCCTCAAGCAGCGAGAAGTCGTCATTGCATAGACGAACCGTCACCTGACGTTCGTGGGCCATAGCTCCCATTCGTTGAAGGAGTCGGACACGCTCGGTTGAAGGCCGTGTTTCTGGTAAGCGATCGTTCTCTTGAAGGAACGACACAAAGACCTGACGAATCCCCGCCTTCGCAGCATTTTCCAGAATGAATTCAAAGCGCTCCACGGCGTCCGGAACCAAAGGCACGGGCGAAAACCTCCACGTGACGTTGTCTACGCCCAGATAGCGAGCGGACAAACACAGGAGATCCGTACCTAAGGTTATGTTTGGAGCGCCCTGCTCAACCTCGGTCCAACCCGTTACCGTGACATGAACTTTGACTCGAAAGTCATCGAACAAATCGAGATTGGTCAACAAACTGCTAGGGTTTTTGGTCCAAAATATGAGACCCAAGGTGTCCTCAGGCTTCAACGACCACTTACCAGGAATCCCTGCCGGATCGAGAGCTTCCATCCAACCCTGCTTCAGCTGATGCCGAAGCCAGTTCCATTTGCCACCTAAGACGTCAGTCCATCTGGACAGCGAATAAGGCACGTTGGCAGCTCGACCACTTAGTTTTGACACGTAAGCTACTTACACCAAGGACTTAATCTTGATCACCCGCCGAACCTTGGGAACTAGAGCCTTTAAAGTGGTCCTGGCGTCCTTTACCCACTTCTCGAGTTCCTGGTTCCACTCTCTAAGTACTTGTATACTGTACGATATTTCTTCACGACGCGTCGTCGGATCAGGATTGAATTCGATGTTCGAGATGGCATAGTCGGGAGAAGCTTTGCGGGGAACCGTAACCGCCGTCAACGCCTGCCAAATGAGCTCAATCAGCGTTTGAGCTTTGTACCCAGCCTCAATGTCCTTGAGGATCTCCTTGGGATCATCTAGCTCACGTATCTTATCGTAAACATTCTCCAAATGAGGAACAAAACGCTTCTGCCAGACCCGACCATCAAGGGTTGCAGATTCAGCTCGGGCGGCCACTAGGATTCTATCAAAATCCCTCACCGGGATCTGCCCTAGAATGTCCATCATTGACTCCAGGGCCGGTTCCAGTTGGTCCACCTTCGCCAATACGTAGGCTGTCTTCTCCGTGGCCTGCCCTGAAGCCTCCTCCAGAACAGACGCCATATCCTCATCGCTGAAATCCTCGAGTTCCTTGAGGACACTCTGCAGGACAAGGATAGCTAGCACTTCTTCGGGACTGACCTTCTCGGGCTTTTCCCCCTCGGCGGCCGTGAAGATGTGGGCCAAGGCATGAGCCCCGTGTCCAATGTGCGAGATCTCCTGTGCCAGATGAATGTTCTCTAGAGCGCGTGCAGCAGCCTTCAGGGCAATCTTTTGAGCCATACCCTTGCCCAGGGCCGCAGCCCCAGCAAGCACGCCCGTAGATGTCAAAGCAGCGGCTGTAACCGCAATCCCCATGTGGATTGCCACTGTTGTAACAGCCTTCTTCTGCTTGGGGGACATCTTCCCACCCTTGATGACCACCCCTATACCTTCGCCAGCCTCTTTGAATTCGTGAACCTCGTGCCTAACCGTCTCCACGATTCTCTTAGCGTAAACCTTGGGAGAATCCTTAACGGCCTTTGCCGCATTCACCATCGTTTGCTTTCGATGTTCTGAATCAGAAACGAACTTCTGTACTTCAGCCGAAGAGCTAGTCACGAAAGCTTTTGCCTTGTCGGAGAGCCCTTTGAAAAAGGCTTTGGCCCTATTGCCCGCCGACGGTTTCTCCTTGGGCTTCTTTTCCTTACCCTCAGGCTCTTCTTCTGCCGCCCCGCCTTCGTCCTCGTGCTTGATCACTGTGTGGTTCGAGGGATCTGCCTGAGGGTGTTCCTTCAAGTACTCCTTCCGAGCCTCTTCCGAAGGATGCTCCATGGCACCCTTATAGCGAGCAACGACTCTACGAGCTTGGGCAACAGTGGGGGTCATTCTGCTAAGAGTGCCCGATAAACGGATTAAGACTCGGGCTTCAAGGCTGTTTCACGTGTGATAAGGGCTTCCCCCTTACCTTCAACCAAGTCCTTGGTCACACGAATCTCAAGAATCCCCGGGTCACTGGGGGTATCGTAGGCGAAAGGCTTTAGTATTTTCGTGACAATACTCCTAAGAGCTCGCGCTCCCGTCGGACGAGTTGTGGCCTCCCGACCGATCGCCCGAAGGGCATCATCCTCGAAAGTCAGATTCACGCCATCCAACTTGAAAAGTGCTTGGAATTGCTTGATGAGGGCATCCTTAGGTTCAGTCAAAATGCGAACCATCTCATCCTCAGTCAAAGGTAAAGTCGTTGTGTGAATCGGAATACGCCCCAACAATTCTGGAATGAATCCAAACTCGAGGATGTCATCCTCACTGACGGCACTGTACACGTCAGCATCTGTCAGATCTTTCCGAGCCTCCGCACCAAAACCCATCTTCACACTCTTATTGACCCGGCGCTTGACGACATCATCTATGCCGGCAAAAGATCCTGCACAGATGAAGAGCACGTTGGTAGTATCCAGGCTGACGCAAGAGGTGTTCATCAAACCAGACCCTAAGGGTACTTGGACTTTGGAGCCCTCCAAGATTTTCAAGAGGGCTTGTTGAACCCCTTCTCCCGAAACATCCCTGAACCCTGTCGCCCCTCGACCACTCTTCCTCGCTAGCTTGTCGAACTCATCAATGAAGATGATACCCCACTGAGCCCGGTCCACATCATTGTCGCAATCAGCCAAAAGCCCTTGAAGCAAGGATTCTACGTCATCTCCCACGTAACCTGCTGAAGTCAATTTAGTGGCATCGCCGACGTAGAAGGGTACACCCAGCATACGAGCAATTGAACGAGCTATCTGGGTCTTTCCGGTTCCGCTGGGTCCCATCAATAGGATGTTGCTCTTCTGGATCTCGACACCTAAGTCGATACTCTTCCTCAGGGCATCTCGGCGCTTGTAGTGCTCGTAGATGGCTACGGACATATCCACCTTGGCCGGCTCCTGAGATATCACGTAAGCATCCAACGAGACTTTGATTTCTCGAGGTTTTTGAAGGGGGGCTTCCTCTTTCTTGCTTGCCGTCTTAGGGGCCCCCTGCAAGAGAACCTTAGCTGCGTCAAAACAGCGATCACACAGAAACTTCCCTGGCTTCTTAGCCGGGACTAGGACCTTAACCTCGTTTCTGGGGCGGTCACAAATTGTGCAAGAATCCATCTTAGGCGCCTATACACCACGAAAGCTTTTTTGAGACTCCACAAGTGATGTCACGCCAAGCCCAAAGAGTTGCGTCACGATTTGCCCACAAGCTCATATCAAGCGGCTGGCAGCCTTCCATACCTCAAGCCCTTTTGGCGGCTTTCTTCAAGGATCGCCAGGCCTATGTGCCAGACACTAAAAGTCTGGTGTCCTTGGACGAAGCCCGTGATTCTGTTGGGGTATTCATCCCAAAGATCCTCGAACTGCTGAAGAAGAGCCAAGGCGAACGCTACTACATCAATGCCAGTGAAAGCCAAGGGCGTATTTTTTATTTCATGGCACCGCGTCAAAGAATTGATGCCTTCAGCATGACCATAGCCATGCAGGGCCCCAAAGCGCATATTTCCTTCGGGTTCACACCGTACAAACTTGACAGAACCCCGGATTTCAAAAAGATGATCACCAAGCAAGTCCTAGCCGAACCCGAGACAGCTGGGTTGGCTATGATGCGTCTGGTTCGAACCGTAATCGCCGAACTCTAGGGGATGTCAGCATAAACGATGCAAGGCTTATCCCATAGGAGCCCTTCGCACTGGACCTTACCCGAAGGCTCGATAACGCAAATCCCTCCGAGTCCGAAGTCGTTGTGCTCTTCAAGGCCATAACGATTTGAGACAATGAACCAGGTTTCATTGTCTTTGGCGAAGTTAATCCAAGACACAGGTGGGAAGCCACCTTTACCAAAATTTGAAGAGAAGCAGACGAGGTCGGCGTCACCCTTCTCGTAAAAGTCCTCGAGGCCTGATCCCTTCGATCCCTTGTCTCGAACATCTCGACAGATAAGTAGCCCAACACGTTTGCCCATGAAGGTCACAATCGGTGGACTCGAAGATCCTTCGGTTGCCCAAAGGTAGTCATTTCCCCAAGAGTTGACCTTGTTATAGGACACCAGTGTGTTAGGCGTCATGAGCACTTGGCTGTTGTACAGCTGCGTGCGGTCAGTATTCACGGTCATCGTACCCCAAGCAATGGCCACTGCGTATTTGTCGACCAGTACTTGCATGGCCATCAATGATAGCGGTATGAAGTGCTTGTCGATCTCTTGAGGGAAAGTGTCGATGCATTCGGCATGAGGGATAGCATCGCTAAACCCCATGAAGCTGTAACCCGTTGTGGCCATCTCCGGAAGGACGATCAAGTTGGCGCCGCTTTGAGCGGCAGCCTCGGCCATCGCTACCATGGACCTAATGTTAGCCTCACGAGCCTTGAACTTAGGAGCAAATTGAATGGTTGCGACTTTCATGGTTCTACTCGAGGGCAGCCTATCAAAGGAACTGCCGTTCCCAGTGTTGAAGACGGGGTCCACGGTACTCTCGATGAAGACTTGGGTCATAAGGTTGTTGCATAGAAGACCCTGAGACACGACCCAAAAACCCACCAGCCGGGTTCTGAGCTACGTATTCACCGTTCTTGAAAAACACTACATTGCGATCATCCAAGATCCCTTGAATGTTGGGTGAGTCCGTTCGAAAACGGACGTACTTGACCTTCCCTAAGGGCAGAATACCGAGAAAGTCCAGTACGTCGAAGGTATGACCTTTAGCGACGGATGCTCGGGTGAAAGCCTCAATTACGTTGTGTGCAGACTCACCGACTTTCATCTCGAGAGCTGCGAAGACCTTTAAAGCACTAGGGCGAGGGTTCATGTGAACTCTCGCCCTCTATACACCGAGAAACAGGCCTAGATCAGCGTCTTTTTCTCGGACAACTCAGCAGTGCAATCGTAGTCCGCGCCATTCACTGTAACCTTTAGCGTGTTGTCGTCGAGAGTGGGGAACTCCTTGAACCAGGTCTGCCCTACAATGATCGAGAACAGCCTCATGGCCTTCTGACGCTGAAAGTCACGAACTTGTTCGATGGATAGACGCGTCTTGGCTTCGAGCCACGCCTTGAGCTTGGCATCTTTGTCCTTGTCCGAGGCCGTCCTGGTGTACTCGTCCCCAGTTAGATAGCCGTCGAGTTCGGTGAGGTACTTGGCCATGAGCGCCGTCGGACCTGATAGGGGCTTGGCTGCCTTCTTACCCGGCGCCGGAGGAGACATCTTGCCGCGGACTTCATTGACTGAAGGCAGCTTGCTGTAGCCCTTGACGGTGATAGCTAACTCCTTGGCCATGTAGAAGTCAGTGGCTTCAGCCTGCAGGACCCGAGGATTGAACCCCTTGTCCGTCAAACCTACCTCATCCAACCATTTGGTGGCTTCATCCCCATATCGCTGCACGAAACCTTCGGAAACGTACGGGAAGCGTTCCTTGAAGGCGTTATCGAATACCTTCTTGGCTGCTTGTAGTTCAAGAAGGGCAACTTCGGATTCAAAGGCTTCACGAGCCGAGACGGCCGAAACCATCTTGCGGTTGAGAACCGGGATGAGGGTCAGGTCAATGAGCACCGGCACCTCTCGCTCCTGGGCGGCCTTCTTGACTCGAGTGCGAGCAACCTCGGCGCTCTCACCATCACAACCGAGAATCGCCTTGAAGGGCATCCCTTGCTCGACCAACTTACGAACGGTGGCGCCGGTCAGACGTAAGGGTAACTGTTTGACGTTGATGATCCCATCCTTGACGATCGTGTAGTTGCGGAAGATGCTGGTCGGGAAGTCCACCGGAACCTTACTCATCCAAGGAGCTTCCTTGGGTAGGCGCTCAGAAAGGTTGACCGTGCCAAAACGCTGAGTCTGAACGGAGATGTTCGGCCGCTCCTTGTTGAAGATGAGGGCTTGAACAGGCACTCCCTTGGGATTGGCTTCTTCCGTGAACTTTAGGGCTTTGGGCTTGTTCGCCGTAATCGCCGTGATTTCCGCTTGAAGAGCAGCAAGCTTCTTGGCGTCCCTACTAACGCTGGCCATCTTCGCCGTGATAGCTTCGACCTGGGCTTGCTCCTCCTTCGTCAGGGTCTCATCAGCATCCACAACGCTGCGACCGATCTTCGTGTACTTGAAGTCCTTACTATGGAGGAGCAGCAAGTTCTCGGGGTTTGCCTGGAGAGTCTCGAGGAGATCGAAGATCGTGAAGGCATCATCCGCCGGCACGAGATTGAAGTCTTGGCCGTCGGCCAATCGAAGCTGTGTATTGAAAGCAGCAGCCTTCGTCTCGTCTACGAAAGTGCTGAAGTTCTGCTTGCCGAAGCAAGTCGAGAACTGGTTGATGAAGCGTACATCCCCTGTAGCTTTGAGGGTCTCCCAAACGACATCACTATTGACCCGTTGGGCAAAGAGCGACATAGCGGCATAAAGAGCGGCCTCATCTTTGGCGACCTCTTTGCCCGACGTCGCCACGTACCAAACTTTATCCACCGTATCAGGAACGAAGACACGACCCTGCTCTACAGAGAAGGTCAAGAGATCGTCGCCCACGAGAGCGAAAGCGAAGTCATTGATGACAGCACCCACGAAAACCTCGACCTTTGGGGCATTCGAGGTCTGACGCTTCATAGCGGCGTCGAACGACGGTTCGAATCGAGGGAAATCCTCCGAAAATACGTGAACGCCACCGAACTTCTCCGCCATTTGCGTGAGGAGACGACGGTCCGCATAGTATCCGTACTCCACGATGGTGGCGCTGTTGAATAGCCCCGCCGCCTTTTCGATGGCTTGCAGGATCTCACTGTGCTGCCAGGCGTTATCGCAACCATCGGAAAGAAAGAAGAGACTGTAGACGCCATCTTTTTTGGCTACGCGTTGAACCAACTTGGCCGCTTCTTCGAGGGGTTCCTTGAAACCTGTTAGGCCGATTGGCTTGAGCCAACGATCGATAGAAGCCTCCACTGCCTTGAGGTCCGTGAGGGTTGCCACGGGCTCGGCTTCGAGCAAAGTTCCGAACTGGCCACGACCGGAGAACCAGATGATGCTGAGGGTATCCTTCTGGCCAAATAGCGTTCGGATACGACGCTTCAAGTGCTCACGAATCTTCGGCAGATCCCAGGACATTGACCCGCTGCAGTCGATCACGCAAACATGATTCGTGGGAACATCAACAGGCTTTGCGACTGCTTGAGTCTTGGCTACGGTTTGGCTTAGTAGAAAATACTTGTTGGCTAATTTCATTGGTTCAACTCCTGGTGCCCTATATATACACCAACCCTCAGAGACGGCTACCCTGATGAGACGTCCTAACCCCTTGAAATCTATTGAGTTAGGACATTGTTTGGCACACCGTATCAGCTAGAAAGGGTCGTCACCTAGTACCCAATCCAATACGGTCTTTTCAGGAGGTCCCTTAAGGGGTCCCTCTGCCGAAGTGTCAGTTATTTCAGCGGGTAGGAATTCCAAGCGGCGGGCGTGATAGACGTCAGTCAAAGGCACCCAACCAACGACACTGTCGTTTAGAACCTTGAGCTTTGCATTCCCCTTGATCTGGTTGTCGTGGGAGTTACCCGCAGGCAATAGCTGGATCTCTAGCAACCCTTCATTCGGAACAGTGGTAGGTGCTACCAAAGGATACAGGCCGTCAGGCTTGCCTGGAAGCTCGACCAGAGACAATTGACCCGTGAAAACAGCTGTCCCGGACTCGAATGGTTCCCCCACAAACGTTAGAGAACCACCCTCAACGAAGGTTATGCGTACAGGTACTCGATCCGACATTCACTTCGATACTACACCGACACGTCACCTAACAAGAGATCCATAGCACCGTCTAGAAGCAGATCTGTAGAAGACCCAGCTTCGTGAGCGTCCAAGCGATGCATCTCTTTGATGACGACGTCCTCGTTCTCAAGGAGAGACTTGAACTCTTCAATGCCGGAAATCTCAGCATTGAAGACGTTATGACCCGTGTCCAAAAGGACTAGGGGCTGAGGAATGCCGACAGGGTGCTTGGCGGTGACAACGAAGGAATAGTAGGCCACTACCTAGGGTAGTCTACCAAAAGAACTTGCGGGGTTTCATTGATCCCCTCGAGTTTGAAGTACTGCAGCGCTGCCGGATCGTACCAAAGTTCGTAGTCCAGGTAGGCAGAGGCTTCCCAACGATCGAACATCTCAGTGCTCAAAGTCTCGAAAGCCGGTGGTACCCTAAGATACCCGGCATTTTTTGTAACACAAAAAGTCGGACATGAGACCGGTAATACCGCTAGGTTCGGGTAATTCTCCCGCATAGGTCGTACCAAATGAGGGGATGCCACCCAAACACCGGGGATTCTCCCAAGCTCAGCCACGTTCAAGGCTTTGGCAAAGCGTTCCCCAGCACGGGATAGAGCTCCGGCGATCTCCCGTACCCAACCTTGGACTAGTGCTCCTCGAAGGGTTCCCGCTCGGTTGTGGTGCAAGTTGGTTGTTGTTGGGTCTTGGACGCCCATCACGGATTTGGACTGGACACTCTCCTTGATGTACTCAAGACCCAATATGTCCGGCGTCTCAGTCACCATAGTGAAACACTGAAGGAAGGCCGCTGAGGTACCACCACAAGCCTCCAACAGAGTCTTTGGGTCGAAGACTGCCAGGGATTCAACAATGGCCCTTCGCCCACTCCTAGTGGCCACCAAGAGCCGCGGATCCCCCATATCCCGCAAGAGGTCCGTCTGATGTCCCTTGGCGGCCAAGGTTGCCAGAATACGAGTTTCCCGTTCGCTCTCGAAGCCCTGAAAGATGATAGCAGCTTCGATGTCTGGACGTATCTTGGGAGTTGGTTGGGCTAGAGCGTTGCTACCCTCTCGAGGAACCGGGTTAGGTAGGTAGATATCCGCCTCCCGGATGATTCCTGTGATCTTCCCGGTCTCAGTCGAAATGATGAAGATCCCGTCCCCGAGTTGAGTGTACTCGTCGGCCAAATAACGGCCTACTTCTTCGCAAACCGCTTCCGGTACAACTTCGCTGACCACCGGCCCCAAGCGGGAAGCTAAGGTGTCTGCCGACCAGTTCTCCTCACGAGCTTGCTTGAAAAGCTCCTTTGGGCCCTCACTTCGTTGAAGATATGCCCGGGCACGCAGCAAATCCAAACACTTAGGCTGTGCCTTGGTTAGTACGGTAGGTGTGGCAACGGCAAGGGACTTATTGGGCATTATCGACTCGCAAGGAATTCAGGGGAGGGTTCCGACGCCCACCGGGCACGAACGCCGTCTTGACATTCTGGGTCCCATCCCACCCAATTCAAGATCTCCTTGAGCTCTTCTGACAACGTTTTGAAGATTCTGGGCTTTTTCCGGAGTTCGTTGGAGAGAATTTCTGGGCTAAGGCTCTCGCAACCGGCGTCGAAGGACTCAACAAGGGCCGCTTGGATGGCTTGTTCTATCTCACTGCCGACCATCTGCTTGGCATCAGCGGCCAACTCAGCCAAATTCAAGCTATCCGTGTCCTGCCGTTGCTTCCGGAGGTGAATTTTCAAGATGTCCACACGTTCGTCTTCCGTAGGCATGTCGAAAAAGAAGCGCTCATTCACACGACGTATGAACTCCACCGGAAGGTCATGTAAGGAGTTGGCCGTCATAGCGAGGCAAATCGGGGCCTTGGTTTCCTGTAGCCACGTCGATAGGTGCCCAATCATGCGAGCGGTTGTCCCGGAATCAGACATATTCGAAGACTTACCCCCAGAGAGGCCCTTCTCGGCTTCATCCAACCAAAGAATGCAAGGGGCCACGGATTCGATAATGCTCGTGGCTCTGAGAACATTCGCTTCTGATTCACCCACGAGACTCGTTCGAAGACGTCCCATGTCCATCTGAATCACGGGCAGGCGCCAAGCGTTTCCCAAAGCCTTCACGGATAGGCTCTTACCGCAACCCCAAACCCCAACGAGCAATACACCCTTAGGTGGTATAAGGCCAAACTTCTGGCCTTCTTCGGTCCAAGCGGCTTTGTGCTTTTGGATCCACGCCTTAAACCGGTGAAGCCCACCGACTTGTTCGAAGGTGTAGTCCGAAACGTCCACATAGCTCAAAAGGTCCGTCTTACGTAATTGCCGCCGCTTGTAGTCCATGAAGTGTCTGGGATCGACACGATGAACACCGTGCTCACGCTTACTCAAAATCAGGCTTTGGTTGAGAGCCGTCCCAACGCCATAGGATGTCAAACCCTTCATAGAGTTGACAAGATTTGCCGACATTGAGACATTGACACGGTTGCACGTGGGCTCGACGATCTCTCGAATGTCGTCTTCGGACAACCCTTGGTCATGAATCACTTCAAGGTAAGGTTGAAGTGCCCGAGGAAGAACCAATCGAGGACCAACAAACACTAAGAACTTGACTGTGGTGGTGTTCGCTTGTTGCTGGTGAACGATGTTTAGGATCCGTCGGACCACATGGGCATCGGTCAACCACTGCTCAGGATCTGTGATGATGTAGAAGTTCTGCTCTCGGCGCGGGTCTTCCTTGTAGATATTGATCAGAGCGTCATGAATCCCAGGTGAAGGGGATTCCTTGTGTACACGACTTCGCCAATCCTCCATCAAAGCGTCGATGGACATCAAACCAAAGGCAGCGTTGTACACGTGAGTCCGAGGGGCATAGTCCTTGAGCATCTCTCGGATTTCTCGAATGAACCGGTCTTCTTCATCTGTGACATAGTAGATGAAACGGCTCAATGAGCGGAAGCAGAACTTAAGGTCTGGGTGCATGACTTAACCCACACATACACCAAAGGGTCCTATCTGTTCGATAGAACCCTTTGGTAACTAACGATACTTGTTCAACCTACAGCGCGATGGCAATTCAGAAGCACAACACCTTCCACGCCCTGATACTTCACGACTTGGCGACTAACGATGGACACACCAGTTCGGTTGTAATCCCTTCGTGCGTCGGCTTCAGTGTAGGCAATTCTGAGCAAATTGATGTGCTCGGAGTGGCTCCAATCCGAATCCGATTCGATCTTGCCCGTGGTGAGGTTGATGGTGGCCCTGTTGAGGGGGCCACTGGTGATTTTCAGAATGCCGTTGTTGAGGTCTTGATAGGCCACATTCAACGACTTTAGAGCCGCAACAGCTAGGTCGCGGTCAACAATCTTGGACTCATAGGTGATCCGGTGAGACATAACACTTCCTTTTTGAGGGGGCTTACGCCCTAGGTGGATTCGTGAACGTCGTCGCTATCAGGACCCGTCTTTTCGTCCGTCAAGATGCGGTTGCCTGAGGTTTGGCGAATCTTGGAACAATCCTCGCCTACCTCACGCTTGGTCACAACGACGACACGCTTATCCGGCATACAGTAAACAGAGAACTCCATAATACCTCCTAATCGACTCAACGGCCCAGCTTAATTTTGGCACCAGGCTTAACAACAACCTCGCCAGGCTTGATAGGCTGTGTGGGCTGCCAAGGATCAGACACCGGAACAGCAGGTTTTTGAGCAGCTCCCCCCACCATTTGTCCCGGACGATTCGGTGTATTTACCAGCCCATTGGCCTGGACAATTGGTTTTTCCTCCAATTTAGGTGAATTTGTCGATGGGACCACAACTGGAAGGGATCGGGATTCCACCGACGGCTGTGGAGCCGGTATAGAGATGGTTTTTGTCGTCTCGATTGCTCGGGGATCCACCCAAGAAGTGGTTGCATTTGGACCACCCACATCAATGCCCACGAAGTGTTGAGTGTTGATCTTAGAAAAACGCTCATCTGAAGGGTCCATACGAGGGACAGCGGTGAACAAGCGTTGCTCCCAAGTGGACACCCGAGCCTCAAAGCGACTCTTACCCGATTGACTCCGTGAGCAATCCTTCTGAAGGCACCGAGAGCAAAAGGCCTCAAAAAAGTCCTGAAAAGGGACTTTGAGGTTGTTGCATTCGGTCAAAAAGTCCGGTTTGACTTCGGCCATCGAGACACTATGGGCTTAAATGTGGGATCTCACAAGGCCTCTTCTTTCAATTCATACTCGCCTGTACCCAAGTTACGATCCCTCATTCGAAGACGCATTTCCTCAGGGTCTACGCAGAATCTAGGCATTTGTGCCGGGTTGATGAGCAAATTACCAGACCCGTCCACTAGCTTCAAATAGACGCCTGAGTCCGTGCTTAGAGACATGAAGATGGCCTCAAACGTGAGTTTAACAGACCTCTCGGTCAGATACATGTTGGATAGCGTAAAGGTCACCACCTTCCTGGCCCCAGGAGTATTCGTAACCGAAGGCAACGTTGGGATCGATCTCGCACCCTCATCTGCTGGAGGCAGCATCGTTTGGACCGGTGTTGCCGGCTTAGAGGGCTGTTCTACGGGCTTGTTTACCACCGGGGGCGCTACAGAAGCCTTGGCCTCACCTGGGACCAAAATCCCCTCTAACCAAGAGGGCACGGGCTCCTTACCGCTCATGATTTCATGCCAATCGTACTTGGCTTCCCATGTCAAGGCTAAGAGAGGTTCTACGATCAAAGGTACTCGCCACTTGGCCAACCTAGAAGGCGACTCCATGACCTCGATGATCACAGGCACAGCATCAATCAAACGATGATGTTTGATCTCGAACACAATTTCATCGTGAACGGTCATAATCATCCGAACGCTGTCGTCACCACCTTGACGACGCCATCCTCGGCGATGAAACTCTTTAACCAACCGCACAAGGCTGATCTTGAGAATGTCCGCACCACTGCCCTGAATCGGGTAGTTTGTGCTCTTACGTTCACAGGATGCCCGGATCTTGTTGGCATCCTTCTCCGACAATGGATTGCCCTTGGAGTCTAAGTCTCCGGCCTTTATCATGGCATCGGGAATGGCAAGGAAACGACCAAAGGCGTTGTAGACCCCCAGCTGCTTCTTGACCTTCAAATGTTGGCCCTTAACCCAACTTGCAAAGGTCGGAACGGACTTGTCGAAGTTGGCCTTTCTGCGGGCAGCCTCGACCTTATCACACTTGGTGGCTCGCATGATGGCCGCGGTACCACCACCGTAAATCAGAGAGAAGTTGGCGATCTTACCCGCCGTACGTTCCATCTTGTCCTTCTTCGTAATATGCGGTCCGAAGAAGGCTTGTGCCGTGAGTGTGTGAAGATCCCCATCCCCATGCAAGAACTCGTGGATCCAGAGTTCTTCTCCCGAGATATTGGCAACTACCCGTAGCTCTTGACCTGCATAGTCGACCTTGACCAGAGTGTAACCTTCGCGGGCGACGAAGGCACTTCTCAAGGAGTGAGCTACCTCGGGCTTTTTAGGGTCATCCCTCGCAGGGATCCCTTGAATAGGCACGCCCGAATAACCATGATCAGCCTCCCCTGAAGGAGCTGTGAAGCGAGCTGTCGCAGCTCCCGTCTGGTTGAATTTGAATCTCAATTGGTCGAGGCTATCGCAATTCTTCGACATACTATCGAGGTAGGTACCCATGATCTTGCTGATCTGTCGGTACTTCACAATCCAATCGAGAACAGGGGCATCAACCTCTTCAGCCAGTTTTTCTAGAGTTGAGGCGTCGGTCTTGTAGCATTTAGAGGCTTCGTTCTTCTCGGGCTTAGGTGAGATATTCAGGCCTTGTTCCTCAAATAGGAACTGGGATAGCTGTTGAGGGCTTCCAGCATTGAAGTTCTGGAACCCCTTCTTTTCAGCCAAATTCCGGATCAAAGCATCATACTTAGCCTGTTCTGCTATGGCTCGTTCTCTAAGAGCTGAGATCTTAGGATGGTCAATCTTGGCCCGTTGACGCTCCAAGTCTCGAACAGCCGCTACGGTTTGCTTCTCGAGTCGGTAAGTGAATAGAAAGTTCGAAGTGAGAGCCTTCTCAACGACGTTGTTGTACTGATACGTCAAGCCTTCTCGTGTGTGCTCCCAATCCGTCCCTGGGAAACAAAGTAGCTCAGTGCAGATAGCATCCGAGCACCCGTAAAGCGTGACTTCGTTGTTGTCGGTTGGGTACAGGTTGTAGAAGCGGCGATCCTTGCAATTGGATTCAAACAGCTCCTTGAACTCAACCATCTCGTAAGGGCACGCTCTTGGCTTACCTTCAACCAGAACATCAGGATCATAGATGGTCAAACGGCTTTCAGCCTTACCCTTTAGCCCGAGGTCATCATCATCGGAATACGTACTGAAGGCAGCCAAATGGCCACATTGAAAGGACTCGGGGTGCCAAATCTCCAACCCTGTGACGGGATACAGAAACTCCTGATCAAACTTGGCGAGCCAGAAGCCTATTACTACCTTGGGTGGAACAGCTATTTTCGAAGAACCTAAAGGATCCGTAGCCAAACCCTCTTCTGTTAGAACTGGCTGGGATGCCCAACAAAGACGGCTTATCTCGGCCTCAACATCAGGTATAGGCAAGACATTGGGGTTCTTGTCAGCAAAGTCATCGTAGTTGTGTCGAACGGGGATGTAGTAGCCGTGTCCCCGCACAGAGACACAGAAGCCTACGATCTGATGAACCGTGCTGGGCTTTCCCTGTTCGTCGTAATTGACTCTGTTGTCAAAGCCTTGGGTCTCTAAATCTAGGCCACAAGAGCCATGACGGATAGCAGCGTCTACGATATCCCTCACCTCGGCCACGGTCTTAACCAAGGTGAACTTGTGAAACTTCATCCAAGGTTTGGCTAAACCCCGGCTCTCAGACTTGTTAACGACCATGGTGTCAAGGTCGTCGCCGTCATCCTCTTCCGGCAATAGATTGGGCGGGACCTTAGATGTCGAGGTCGCCAATCCGTCTAGAGAGTCTTCCAAAAGGTCTTCGTCTTCCGCGGACAACATGCGTTAGGCTCCATCTTGCACTACGACTATGTAGATCCCACGACGCCAAAGTTCGATGGCTTGTGTGGCTAATTGTCTTACAGATTCAGGTTCTACACCATCGGGCTCGAAACACCAAGGCATGTTTTTGGCTTCAGGGAAGCATTGTTTGTGATCAAACATGGGGCACTTGTTACGACGGAAGCACATTCTGGATTCCAGTGGGATTTTTCGTAAAGCGCCCTGAGGCTGAATACCCAAAGCCTTTGTCATGGGCTTGGAAAGCCGATGAAACGCGTGATCCACGGCCTCTTTGGGTATCACACTGAACTGGTCTCCAAAAAGGGTACCTCTCAACGGCTCCCACTCCGGCTCCCACTCGTTCCCAACAGTGAAAACCAACAGGACTTGCAGGTCACCCATTTCAAGAGTGGGAAGACGGACTTGCCGACTCATAGCCCCTCTGAATTCTGTCTGCAATGCGTTGGCGAAGTTGTGTCAAAAGATCACACCCGGCCTGAAAGGTGATTTTACCCTCAGTCACCCCAAACACGAGTTTGTCTAAGACTGAACCTATGGTCAAGTACCCGGTCATATCGTCAAACGTCACATAATCCTCACGTACATTGAGGAGACGCTCTTCGCACACGCGATACAAGCGCTCAAAGTTCTCTTGTGCCCGAGAGTCTTGTGAAGGACCTTGAGTAAAGGCATCACTCGAGATATCTGGAGGCGTGATGCCAAAAGTCCTCTCCATCTCTGAGAGAACCTGGTGGAACTTCTTCGTCTCGTCGCCGCCATACTTCTTCCAAAGGCTGATGGCGTCCCAACGTTCCCGGCACACAAAGCACCAAATGTGTGCCGGGCTCTTAGCGTCACCAGGATAGATTCGAGCCGAGGGGTTTTCATCCTTGCCGTGAAATGGGCAAGAGATCTGTTCTACACGATCAGTGTTATGTCTAAGAGCTATGCCGTTGCGCCGTAAGATGTCGTAGACCGTCACCTTATCGTGAATGGTCTTTACACGGTGCTCGAACCACGCCTTTAGTGCCTCGTTGGGCTCAGCCATACCTAAACCAAAGGACCGATAGCGTCTACATCCTCTTGAGACAGCACGGAGCAACCAATATCGGACTGGTCCTGAAGGTCCCAGTTGAACAGTCGTCTGCAACTGAAGTCGACTCGTATTTTGGTGGGGCTAAATAGGTCGTTGTCGCGATTTTTCAGGTTGGCCAAGATCGTAGCCCCTTGACGCCGGAGGTCTTCATGCAGGTACGTCGTAGTGATGTAATCGGCAGACTTCTCAGCCTCGTTGCTGTAAGCCAAGGCAGACATATTGTACAAACCTTCGCCTTCCTTGCCGATCTTTTTGTCCACGGTTTCCTTACCCGTGCGATTGATCTGGAACAGCATCAAAACGGGAACGCCCTCACCGCCATTGAAGTGTAGGGCTAGTTTCTTTGCATCACGAAGGACTGAATTTAGCTCAACTGTATAGTCCTTGTGACTCTTCGCCGCCTTGACCAAGCCACCATGGTCAATGACAATCAAGCCTACTTCAAGGCTCTTATGCATGAGCTCGGCATAGACCCGGATATCTCCGATGGTAACATCGTGATCCGGAGCCCACACCTTGAAGCGACAATGCTTTGGGTTGGTCTCAAAATCCTTGAGGACTTCTTGATAGAACACCTCTTCATCCGAGTTTAGTTCACCGTCACGGATCTTACGGTAGTCCAAAGCTTTATAGCCTTGCTCCAAATACTTACCGTTCGATGTGTGTAGGGCACAAGCCAAACGACGCAAATGCTCGTACTTCATCTCGAGGCTAATGTAGAGCACGTTGGCTCGATACCTAGTGACTAGGTTGTAGGCCCAGTTCATAGCCATAGTGGTTTTCAATTCGCCTGGGGCTGCCGCGTGAATCCACATCTCACCCTTCTTACAACCATGGCAAACCTTGTCTACATGGTCTAACCCTGTTGGACGGCCATAGGCCTTTCCTCGATTGGCTTTGACGTATTGGTACTCCTCCCAAGCTTGGCCAGCGTCAGAAAGGACTTCGCCTTCCGTACGGGCGTTTGTGTCAGCTGGGATCGCGCTGTAAACATTCTGGTTGAAATAGAGAAGAGCCGCCTTGGTGCCCTTAAGGGTCTCCTTGTTGACAATCCTGCCCTTAGTCGCAATCTCTTCGGTGTCCTGAATGAGCCGACGAAACCTAGTTAGGTTCTGATCCTCAATCAGGCCTTTTAGCAACGAAGCATAATGCGTTCGGTTGCCGTACACCTCAACGGATTTGATGTCTTGTAGCTTGTCGACTACGGTCAGCTCATTCGCTCGTTCAAAGAAGTTGTGAACAATGTCGGAGCTAGGAGGTTCTAAGTTCTCCTGTGTGTACTCTTTGACGAAATCAGCAATCTTTCGTTCATCTGGGTTGAGCCATTCAAATCCAGCCCTTGATAGTCGCTGCCAATTGGCACGCTGGCTATCTGGAGGTAACCGGCCATCCCCAAAGTCAATAACCCCACGCAATAGACGCTTAGGCATTAACGGTAACCCCCCTTGTAAGACTTAGGCTTACTGATATTCCCTTCAGACAAATCCGCGAAGTCCGAAGAAGCTTCAGGCGGTGTCTCAATGAGGACCTTCTTGACTGTCGCTTTTTTCTTTGGTGTAGGACGTTCCTGCACAAGAGAGGTCTCCTCGTAATCGTCTAGGGATTCAGGCTTAGTGTCTTCAGATTCGATGAGGACTTCCTCTTCAGGATCACACAGTTCGGACTCCATCTCGACCAACTCAAAGTGAGCCTCCAAGTACTTGTCCACATCATCGTTACGCGACAAATGCCAGTTCGAACCCGGGGGTTCCAAGATCCACGTGGCCTTGTCGTAGACATCCCTACGCTTTTTCAGTGTCTCCAAGAATTGTGCTGCTGAGGACACATTCTTGTAGGATTGAATACCTACGGTTATGATCACCAAATCGAACTCACTACCAATGAGGTCGTTGATCGAGTTGTACGTTCGTATGGACTCTCGAAGGTCCTTAGGTCGATTGTTGTACTGCTGCTTGCCCAAAGAGACTTCCAGGATGAAAGCATCGTCAATGAGGCTGAATTTTAGGGGCTGACACATAACCATCAGCTTCAAGTGAGCCAACAACCCTCGGCGTGTAATGCCTCTGATGAACAGGTTGTCGCCAAGTCTGTTCACAGAAGGGGTCGTCTCACCCTTCTTCCTAGGAGAATACAGGGGGCTTTCCGTTACATGAGGTACTTTCAGCATCTCAGGTGTCATGCGGCTACGTATGACACCTGCTATTCGAGATAGCCTCATGTTCGGGCATTCCTTGCAGGTGGACCCGTCGATGGGAATGTGACTATTAGTACACTCCTGCAGGGGCTTCATGCCGCAGTGCTTGCAGAGGGTTTCTTCAGGCACGAGCATTCCTCCGGATAGCTCTGATGAGATCGCCTACAGCGTCTTCAGAGTCCTTTTCGAACTTCAATGCACCCACAGCCGCTTCACCCAGAACTTTGTCGATCAACCCCTTCTTCTTACGTAACCTTGTTAGTACGTAATGATCGATGGTTTGAGCGTCCTGCCCTCTTCCTGGCAATTTAGCCAACAAGTGAAAGCATAGGACGCCCTTATGGGGGGATCCTATGCGAATCATCCGCCCTAGAATCTGAACGTAGTCCCCCCACGACCAAGGCATGTCAAAGAAGACCAGCCCTGCCGCTGCCTGAAGGTTGATAGCCTCGGATCCAGCCGCAGTGATGAAGATTACCTTGGTCTTAGACTTGAGGTCCTGGAAAGCTTTCTGGGCCGCTTTACGCTCGGGATCCTTTTGGGCCCCTGTGATGGCCACGCTCTCGATCCGATGCTTCTTTAGAATGGCCTGTAGACGGGGCACATGGCTCGCGAATCGCGTGTAGACGATGACCTTGTCGTCGTCTAACTCTTCGGTGAGGAGGTCAACAAGGGCTTGCTCTTTACTGCTGAGCTCCTTGACCTTTTGTCCCTCCATATCGTCCCAACTGGTGTCAATGAAAGCGCCCTCATTGAACTTGAGAAGCGCCAAGGAATTGACCACCTGTTGGCAGTAGATCAAGCTAGTAAGGAGTTTGGTCTTCTCGAAGTCCCTAACGGATCCATCACCCAAGGACAACAACCCCGTCGTAGCCTCGTGGTACTTAGCAATTTCGATCTCATCCAACTCGAAGGTAACTTCCCTCGTGGAGAGTGTGGGTAGCTCGTCTGAGACTTCATGTTTAGGACGGCCTAAATAGACCAACTCAATACGCTCGCGGAAGCCATCCAGGTTCTTGTAGCCCTTGATGATAGGGATCCTGGCCTTACCCACCTTTTTGAGCTCAACATAGCAATAGTCGTCGAAGAATGCCTTCTGCGTCGTGAAAACACCGGGCATCAATGCCCCGTAGATGTGGAAGCCTTCGATCAAACGATTCTTGAGCAAAGTAGCCGTTAAAGCGTAGGCTCGATTGGTCTGACGACAAAGAAAGGCCACAGTCTCCCAAGTCTTGGTCGCACGGCTCTTGAACGCTGTAGCTTCATCAAAGATGGCCGTTAGCTGGGGTCCCACACTTTGCATAATCAGGTTGAGCAGACCTGGCTGAACGGGATGCTTTGGATCGGGGTCACCGTTAGGCAGCAGCGGTTGGTAAGCGCCGTAGTTCCAATCACGAATCAAAATGGCGTAGTTCATGACGAGGACAGCCGGCCCCTCATGGGTTTTCCAGGCTTCGTAGATGCCCTTTCGAATCTCTACGGCCGCAACGTCTTTAGCCTTCTTCGGCGCCGTAGCCGTGAATATTTTGACACCGTAAGTGAATCGCTGAACCTCGTCTCCCCATTGACCGATAGCGCTTTTTGGGGCAACCACCACGACCTTCATGTTGGGGTTTTTGTCCCAGAGATATGAAAGCGTTCCGATGGTCTCGATCGTGTTGTGGTTGATCAGACCGTTGCCAACAAAACAATGACTAGGATCGTCTATCTCAAGGTCGGCAACAACAGTATGGCTTCGGGCAATACTGACAATTGGATCGTAAAAGTAATGCTTAGAAACAATTTCATCGAGGACTCGATGCTCAGAAGTGTCACCTAGGTCCAAAGAACTTGACACCTTGAGCAATTTGCGTAGCCACTGATAACTGGGGTTACGTTTACCCGAAAGGATATTCTTGAGAGTTGAACGAAAGGACTCACCGAATTGCTTTATGCCAGAACCCGTGCGATTAGGGTTAGACCCATAACGAGTGACAGCCCTAAAAATCAAATCCTTGAGAGCGTGGATCTCCTGAGTGACGTGAGGGACAAGGTCCTTATTCGGGTTGGATGCTGTGGTTAGGCCTACACTCAAAAGGCTCTTCTTTTTCTTGGAACGTAAACCGATCACCTCTTGAAAAACCCGGGCACTGTCACCAAAAAACGTGAGACGCCAGTAGTCGTTATGTTCGTAACCCTTTACTTTTTTGGGGGCTCTTGTGGAGACTACTCCGAACTGAAGCAAAAGAACCTGAACCTGGTCTAAGAGTTTCTCGGAGGCCGACGACACCTCCACACCACCCTTTTCTACAGAGCACTCAGCCTCAATGAAAGCAGACAAGAAGTTGCGAATGACTTCCTTAGTGCCTTGCATGATGCACCAAGGTATCTCTTTACCGGCGGATAGGGCGTTGTCTATACCGCAAGCCCTCAAGTAAGATCTAATAGCCACACTGGAAACAGCAATACTAACGTCCTGTTGCTTGTTTTCAAAGTTACCTTCCCAACCAAATACCGATCTGAAGAGTGATCGGATCTCAGCGTGCGGCTCAGGGTTCAAGTCCTTATACTGAGTGACGATCGTAACATAATTAGTAGCGTTACCTTCAGCGATCACATAGCCGAGAAGTGTGGCAAGATCTGGCGTAACCTCTTCGGGGTATGTAAATCTCTTGGCATTAGGGGCGAAATTATGCTGGAAGGCTATTTTTGGGCTAGACTCAGGAAACACCCCTCCCCCACGGTAGAGACAAAGATGATCGCCGATGCACAACTCAGGTAGCGTTGTAAATCTCTCTCCTTCAGCATTCCGCCTAAGCAGAGGATGTATCAGGCTACCCTCGAGATGATAGCCATTACGAGTAACCACTTTCAAAGTTGGTCTAGATCCACCCCAATAGAATCTCTTAATCCTAGCTGTACCCACACTAGTACAGACTGCAACATCTCGCTCAAAAGGATGGAATCCCTCTGCTAGACATCCTTCTGGGGCCAAAGAACCTAGAGACACTGTCCCAACACTAGTTTGGATAAGTGTGTCCAGGCTGACGCACTTACCTAAGCCCGTGCCGTCACCAAGGACCATTCTCTTGAGGCTTACCATGCTCAAGATCCCTTGGATTTGGTAGTAACGGAAGTTGAAAGGCTGCAAGTCTCCGCTCAAATCGGGAACTTCAGTCCTCAGAATCTTGGGTAAATAGGGAAGCTTGAGATCCTTACGGGTTCGAATGGCCCGCAAGCGCTCAAGCAAAGCTTGGTCCTTCGTCCCCCAATCAGGCTTGACGTCCTTCTTTGCCATGTGAAAACACGTTACACCAATTACTCTTCAAAAAAGTCTTGGTAATCCTGGGTATTCGTTAATTTCTTGAGAGATGTCGCAACCCGGGCACTCGCAATTCTGTGAAATCCCACCTCACGCTCAATACCCACACCACCCATTCCTTCCTCGAGGGCGGCAACAATAGTGCTTCCGGAGCCACAGAAGGGGTCTAGAACTCGTCCTTTGGGCGGAGTGACCAAACGTACCAAGTACCGCATCAGCTTCTGAGTTTTGACTGTGGGGTGCTTGTTGACGCCTTCTTCGTCTTCAAGACCGTCCTTGCGTTCGGTTGCGGTGACCTTCCCTGTGTAGAAGAACGGGGCTGCTTCAGGATCAGGTTCGAATTGGTTGAAAAAGCGTGAGGCCCCACCGAAATCGTTCCGAGCTGTGTTGGTGCTGTTAATACCCCCAAACAATCCCCCCTCATAGTCCTTTCTGTGGACACCCCCGCCAGACATACCAGGGCGATTTCCGCTCTGCTCATCAAGAACTTTGACGGGACAACCGGGGGAACATTCCCATTTTTCGACCCTAACACCAGTCTCTTTGCAGTCGGGTCCGTGTTGAAGGACAACATTCGCCGGCCACCTACCAGCTGGATTGGGTGGGTTGGCAGCATCGCCTCCAAAACCACCCTTGTCGTTGTAGTGGCTCCCTACACCAGATCTGGGCTTTCCCGTCCCCTGATTGATGAGTTCGGACATATCCCCGTCCACTCGGCAACCGTCGATGTTGATAACCCCAGTTCCAGTAGCTAGAACCTGTGCAATCACAGTTTCTTCTCGAAGAGGCTTTCTAGCCATCCACCAGATCTCGATACCAGGCTTCAAAGCCGTACCAAAACCCTGCCACTTGGCGGCTTCCTCGCTACCGGCTTTGGCAAGAGCTTTTTGGACGTTGAGGCTTTTGGGCATACCCTGACCAAAAATGTGAAGAACGAAGGAATCAGCAGGGCCCGCTCGCAAAAGAAGCTCAACTTGTTCAGGGGCCAGACTATCCAAAAAGGCGTTCACCTCCGCCGATCGATCCTTCACATTGGGTTGCCCATCCCTAATATCGAAACCAGCCCTTTCAATGGCACAGGCGGTCCTGTGAGATGTCCTCGGAATAGACCAGACTAGAATATGAGCCCCAGGCTTCAACACTCTGTAGGCATCAGTGAACACTTCAGTGAGGAAGTCTTCGAAGCCATCAAGTGTGTGGGTGTCCCAATCAGCACCCATAAAGGCGATCCCTGCCGGAGGATCCGTGACCATTGAGTCAAAGGAATCTGCCTCAAGCGTCTTCAGCACTTCTCGGCAATCACCGAGAATTATCTCCGTAGGGATCAACATGTGTCTTGGACCCTACACCAAAACAATTAGCTAGCACCTGATTTACACAACTGTTTCGTCGAGGAATTCACCAAAAAGCAAACCACAAGGCTGCTTCGGGATTGGAGCGAAAGCCATCCCAAGTTACGGCATATCCGACGTACCCGCCAAAGTTTTTGAAAACATCCACGCCAAAGCCGGCCCCGAACGAACGAAAGCCCACATGCACATTCAGGTTGAAGTCCCGCACATAGAAGGCGTCGACCATCAAACCAGCATCTATGGCCGAAGACCAGGTACCACCACCTCGAAACGGGTCAGCTAGCAGGTAGCCAGCAAAAGCCTTCGGCCTAAAACGAAATCCGTATGTAGCAGGCTCTTGAACGGCTGCTATGACGTTGACTTTGCCTTCGGCCTGGACTTCGTACGTACACCACTTCATCCGAAGAGTGTACGGATGTGGGTTAGATCCCGAGAAAAAGATCCGACCCTCCTTATCCACAATGATGTTGACCGGATCCAAGTCAAACGTGGGTTTAGTCGTCTGAAGGCACTTCTTCTCGCGTGCGATCTCCACGAAAGCTTTCAAGTCCTCTGGAGACACACAGGTGCCGCTACAAGCAGCCTCTCCCGGCGTCGCTTGTGCTAGTGCTTGGGACGATAGAAGAAACGTCAGAAGGGCTGCTCGCTTTAGCATTGGGCCTTTCATACACCACACGTCCAAACGAAGGAACCATCATCTGCTCGTGTGACATCCTCGGCGTCTTCAAGCTTGGACTCTTTCTTCGCCCCAGCCAGAACACTCATGAGGGGTACCCATCTCTGAATAGTCCGTTGCCCTATCATCATGTGTTCGGTATTCCCGAATTTGGAATAGGTTACCTTGGAAGAGAAGATCTTACCACCTGGCTGGCCATAGTTGGCCGTAACAATTTCACGCGTACCGTTAGTGTTACGGTCTTCGAGCACACACATCACATGGGCATCAACACCATCGGGCTTGCTCCAAATGATGATAATGTCACCACAATCAAAAATGCTGTCCCGTGTCGGAACCTTAGAGTAAGAACACCAAGCTAGCTTAGAGACGTTTTGTCCCATACCCCAACCCAGGTTTTCCTTACGGTTGATCATACCCAACCGAACCCCAAGGCGGTACAACAACCAGTGGCCTAAATCACCACAAGAGGAGTACTTGGAGCCACAATCACGGTTCTCCGTGATTGCATCGTAGATACTATCACCCTTCTCAGGGCGACATTGATCCCCGTTACAGGCATACGTCAGCAACTGCTTTGCAAGAGCCCTTGTTAGGGACTCGTCAATAGGGTCACCCAAAGAAACCTTGAGCATGAGTCCTCCTAACTACCGTACTTATTGAGAAGATCGTCTACTTTGGACGCTGGTACCTTCGACGTGTCTTTTACCGTTACAGCTAGGACTTCGGGCCTCACGACGATCACTTTGTCGACGTCTTTCGCCTTAATCCCCTCAGGCAGATCCACGACGACTTTCTCGTCACCCGTCTTGATCACAACCTTGTCCGGATTGGAAAACAAACCTGGGGATTCGATGGGGACAACAACCGCTTGGGTGATGCCTTTTTCGTCCGGGGTACCTATCGGAATGATGTTGCCGTTCTGGTCAACACGGTCCTCAGGAACAGAGTTAACTACGTCGATGACCTTCTTGCCCTCAGGACTTTTATGCCCAAAGAGCTTGCCTAAAAGACCACCGATCTGAATGTTCTTGGCTCCGAAGATGACCAATACAATGGCCCCCGCCATGATGAGAATCGCTGGCAGAGGAGCCAAGACATACCGCTTGATCCAACGCCAAGCCAGAACCCAAAAGGATTCAGGGTTGGGCATGGCCGTGCTCTGGTTCGGGCTTCGGAGGATCAGAAGGACCCCTCTTTGGAGGAAATGAGTCGCCCGGATTTGGCAACGCTACACCTGTTGTTCGGTAGAGGCTCTTCTGTACGACTTCATACAAGAAGTCTGCGAACCACCCAACCACGGCTGCATAGAAGACTCGCCCAGAGACTGTCTTTATGTCGTCTCCAAACAGGTATGGCTCTTTCGTCATCCAACCAATACAAGCCCCGATCACAACAGGTAAGGCATAGAGCCCTATCTGGTTCCACCAAAGGGCCGCCTTACCCGTGTACATCGACTTATGATCCAACTCCTTACCCACAGGCTTCAGAGTGGGCCACACAATCTCAACAGTTCTCCGTATGAAGAACTGCAGGATCACCACTGCAATAGCAATGATCGCCGTACCCTTACTGAGAAACTGGGATACTACATTGTCCATCTGATTCAGGCTCCTTTTTCGAGCGTTCCCGCAGCCCACTTTTCAATTCGGACCATTTGGGCCTTGTATTCTGAGGTTTGCTCAGGGCTTAAGGCCGTGTTGTTGAGCTGCTCACGCAACCGCTGAAGGGCCTTATGTGCGGAAGCTCGACGTTTGGTGGCTGGAAGGTCTTGATAAGTGAGGCTTTGGATCGTCATCTCGAATGAGAGGACCCAAAAACAGACTATTGAAAGTCAGGCCTTAAGGTTTCCGGCCACATGTGCGTACTGGGTTCATGATGACCACACCCCACCTAGAATCCCTGCGTGCGGCCCAGCTGCATATGACCAGCCTGGAAAAAGCTTGGGGTGTCGCTCGAAAAGTCAACCGAGAATCCAGGACATCCAACTACGAGATTCCCACCCCAAAAAGTCTCTTAGACGCTGTGGCTAGTGCCCCAGACTTCAATTCCGCCGCGGATGCTTGGGAGGCCGTAAACTACTACAACGAAGCGTTTTTCCTCGCTCTTCAACGAATTGAGGACGAGACCTTCCGAGCCATGGTCGCCTTTGAAGTGCTGGCCAATGGAGCTGGCTACTATGTCAGTAGCGTTGTGCAGACCTGCCGAAGTTACGTATATCACGCAAGAACGAACGTTAGCGTGTGACCCGGTTCGGCGTAAACTATTCACGAGTGCCACCCCAACCAAATGAAAGGGCGTACGGGAAAATCGAACAGATCCCTTAATCCTGAGAACCCTCCCTACGTATTACCCCTATGGCCCACAAACTAACACTAGTCGCTCTCATTGGTCTCATCACCCTCGGCTGTTCTTCCACCGCAGTCAACATGGTCAGCGAGGAAGAGATCGCCGGGGCCGCTGGAGCTTCTGATACTTCTGCAACGAGCGTCGGCGGCCAAACCAGAACCACCGTTGGCGGGGCCTCTGGGACCAATACGACTATCGTTGGTGGATCCTCGACATCTTCAGGAGGATCTTCAAGCCTGGGTGGAAATTCGGCAACGGGTGGCTCTTCCACGACTACTACGACCCCCGGCGGCCAGGCTTCAGGTGGGGTCTCAACGACTACTACGACCGGGGCAACCTCGACCACGGGCGGCTCCTCAGCGGCTTCAGGGGGCTCTTCTCAGGCAACGGGTGGCTCTTCCACGACTACAACCACGGGCGGTGCCTCAACGTCAACTGGGGGCACCTCGGCGGCTACCGGCGGAACCACAGCCATTTGCACCAACGGAACCTTCCGGTGCGTCGACACAGCCACAGGCAAAACCCCAGTCGACGTGACCCTAGTAGTGACCCGCATTGACGTTTGCTCAGAGGGCGCTTGGATCGCCCACATGAATACCAGCACCGGCAAACCCGCGGTATGTGAGTGTAACCTCGGAACTACCTACTGCGACATCTCCGACGTCAAGTGGACCTGCACGAACTACGTCTGGGTCAGCACTGGCACCTCTTGCATGTCGGGGACCGGCGGGGCCACCGGAACAGGCGGAGCCTCGGCTACTGGTGGTACGACCTCGAATACTGGTGGGACGTCAGCCACTGGCGGCACCCCCTCTGCCGGCGGAACGTCGACCGCTGGCGGCACGACTTCAACTGGTGGAACCTCGAACTCTTGCACGGCCTCAACGACGTGCTCAAACGGTACGTTGACCGTGACTTCGTGTCCGGGATCAGTCGTAACAAGCAAGCCTTGCTACAGCGCTTGCAATGCAGCTGGGACAGCTTGCGAATACAGCGGGATCAGTAAGATTTACGACGACTACTACACGCTAGCCCTCGATAACGACACGAACTTCGTCTACGCTTCTGAACGATCAGCCGCAGGAGCCTCTCAAATCACGCGCTATGCAAAGGGCTCCAACGCTAGAACGGTTCTATTCCAGACGACAGATTCAAGCGTCTTCATCCTCAACTTCATTGTAGCTGGCAACACCATCTACTTCAGCCCCACGAATGGGATTAACGCGGGTTCTGTTTGGGCCATCAACAAGGCAACGGCCGATCAGACAAGCCCCACGATGCTATCGAGTGAACCAGCCTTTGGGTTTGCTAAGAATTCCACCAAGGTCTTTTGGTCCAATATGCCCCGCAACGCTTGTGGTTGCAGCGATAGTAGCAGTAAGTCGATCTATGTGTACAGCGTCACTATCGATGGGTTCGAAGCAATCCAACAGCCAAGGTTGTTCGCAGAGATCTCACCTGACATCGAAGTAGATGACACCTACCTCTATGTTTGGGAGATTCAATACAAAGGCATCTCAGCTTACAACGTGGTTCTGAACAAGCGCCTTTTGAGCAACCTAAACGACAGTACGCAACTAATCTCTGGTGGTTACACTTGGAATGGAGTCACCTACGCCCTAACTGGGGGTGTTACAAGTCTGCCCGCCCTTACGAAGAATTCTACCAGCACCATCTTTACCAGGGCTAACATCGACAATGGGTCGAATAGTGCTGTGTTCAAGTTGACGGCTTCACCGGCATTCGTGATACTGACGAATCTAGCCCCTTGGAATGAAAGCCAAGTCTTCGCAGCAAACACCAGCTATGTCTACACGGACAATATGAAGGTCAGCCTCAACGGAGGAACGCCCAACTACTTCAACTCACACGAAATCATGAGTATCACAGTGGACGACACCAATGTGTACTTCGGTAGTTGGGGTTACTGGAACAATCTACCTTATGCCGAAGGATTGAGCGTGAGTGACTCGGCCATCTTCACGATGCCCAAGTAGTAGACCAGACTGAAACGAAAGGGGGTCTTTCTCAAGAAAGGCCCCCTTTCGTTGTTATAGAAGGTCCGACTTTCGAGCTAGCGTGATCGTGGCTGGGTCTACCATCGGTCGAGCAGAATCGTTCGTCAACGGATGACCGGGGATGCGATAGACATCGGCAGCACTGTAAGCTTCACCACTGCCCGAGGTCGAGCATTGGACAGCGTTCACCGTACCTGAAACGCCTTGGGGACGGGCTGTTGTGACCACGAGCATAAGGAGCTCTTGACCTGCACTTGCCTCTTGGGCGCCGATGTTCGTCTGCGTGTTCCTCACTAAGAGAGCTACGCCAGACATAACACCACCAGACGTCGAGGCTGCCAAAGAGGAAGGCAGAGTGGCACCAAAGTCCCCTCCTACAAACCCTGAGGCAGTAAAGACAGAACCACCACGATTGGTTCGGTAGTTAGTGAGGACGTTGTAAGAGTCCCCGTTACCGTCCACGTGGACAACCACACCGCTACCAGTTCCAATTGAGGCCGTGACGGGTAGATAGGCAAATTCAGCTGAGCTATTCGCCACGCCACCCGACTGAATCCCTGGAGCATAGCCATCAAGAACTAACTGCCGAGCGTCACCAGTTGCCCCACCCACAGCATTGCCTCGGAAGTCCTTATCGCGGAATAGGGCTCCCAGGGGAAGGTGGCAGGTCAATCCAACGAATTCTGACCCTAGGGGTATAACCTTCTCTGCCGTTACCAAAGCCCCTTGGTTGAGGGTTGGACGAGGATCCACGGATGTAGCCGGGATTGTCCAAGGCTCATAACCGATGTTCCTAACATCTATGGCACTGGATCCCACGTTCCCCGAAAACCTTCCAGTTCCAAGGGTTGTAACAAATCCAATAGACGCTAGGACTTCGAGAGGCTTCTGGTTGGGCCTAGACAAAGAGGCGTAAGTCAATGTGGTGTTCATCAGCTGGTAACGACTAGCTGTGGACATCACCCCATACTTGGCTCCAGTGTCTGAAGCCAACAATTGACTGTTCCAGCAATCACCTTGGTAGGGGTACCTAGAATAGTTGACAATGATCTGATCACCAACTTCGGGGGCCGAAGGCAGAACTAACGAAGGGAAAGTGACCAACGATCCAGGAGTAAGACCTTCAACGCGATCACGAGTAAGAACCAGTCTTGGATCCTGAGCTAGATCCAAAAATCCTCGATCTAGACCCACTATAGAGCATTCTATGACGTAATCACCTGTTTCAAAAGATGCAACAGGGTTAGTACTCTTGCTAACATCTATTGCATCAGCATTGAGAATGAAGGTTGGGTCTCCATCTACGTCAGATTCAGCCCATAGCACAGCGCCGTCAAAGTTTTGGCGTAGAAGGTTAGGGGCACCACTGGCGTCTGAAGCACGCGTAGAAGGGTTAAACGAAGACCCGTAGGTCACATAGTCTTGTGTTGAGTAAACTGCCCACAAGCGGGCCACGCCATAGAATGGGGGCAATTGAAGCCCTCTGCGACCTAGGCCTCGAGTGTCTGTGAAGAATCTCATACCTGCAATAGTGGTACCAAACGTGAAAGAAGCGTTGTAAATTGCAGGTGTGCTGGTAGTTAAGTCTAACGTGCTAAAAACAGCGTATGACACACTACCTGTATTATTCATGGGCACGTATGTCGACACAGTTGGCCCAAGACTAGCGCCTTTTGGTGCATTGACTAAGTAGTTAATTCCCTGGGCGAAGTTACCATAGTCGGCATAAAGAATGGGCGCCCGGATCTCACCAAATCCAGGGATAACTTTTCTAGGAAGAATCACAGTCATACTGGCTCGACCCGACACAGGGTCGCTGTAACCCGAGAATAGATTCAAAGGATCAGTCGTAGTCCACTTAGGATTGTTCGAAAGATCTCTAGAGGGCATAGCGCCCGTTTGAGCATCTATAGCCTTTTGCACAGTCTTCATACGAGAAGCACTATCGGTGATGTTGAACGTCATCAATCGGTAGGGAGTTAAGGCGATGGACTTAGACCCTGGATCGATGTGAGCCTCAGACGTCGAAGGCATGCAGCTGTTGACAACAGCATTCTGGTACTGACTCCATAAAGCCAGCCAGGATGTCCGCATATGGCGGTCACCGACTGGAATGCCTTGAAGCTGCGTCGCGATATTGGAGCCTGATGCCAGATACAAGACATCATGGATGGCGTCAGGACGACGGCTCAAGCCCCGGCCAGGGCCATACTGCACATGCAGTGTGATGCACGCCCCTGAAGTACGAGGTGTGAAGGATGCCGTGAAAGTGATCAGCAAGTCCCCATTGAGTGCGTTAGATAGAGAATACTGAATCGTAGCGAGGTCCGTAATCTCACCAAAGAACCTTATTTGGACATGCGTGCTATCCGCAACAAGACGAACCTGGTCAACATCAGCACCTGGCAAAGAAGCTGTGAACAGGCTTTTGGGGACTGTTATGATGTCACCAACCTGAAAACCAGCAGCCCCTGAGTGATTGACCGTAACCGATGCGAAACTGTTACCTAGCGTACCGCCAATTGGAAAAGCCGGGTTGATACTGGAGGGGTACCTGACTGGGATCACAACAGGTTGAAGAGCACTCGGGTCTCCCCAAATCTGGCGAATACCGTCCGGGGAATCGAGTTGGGTCGTTCCCAAAGGCCCAGCACTAGCACTGATGTAGTCCACGTAGTTCACTCTCGGCCCTTGCGAAGAGTTACCCCCACGCTTCCAAGTCGAGTTGAGCTTGCCACGCAAAAGCTTGTCTACGTTCCTCTGCAGCAACGCCTGGTAGTCGAACCCACCCGGGTTCACAACGTGACGAAGATCCAAGATATCGTCCTGAATGACTTGGTCCGTATAGAGGCCGTCGGGCCTGATTGCCAACAACTTGATCGTGCTGCCAGCCACATGAGCCTCTGTGATCGAACCATTCTGAGCCCGAGCGAGACCGCTCATGGTTGTACCGGTGATCGCCGTGTAAGTCATGATCTCATCCCCGATCTGAATGAGAAGTGGGGATGCCGGCGTGAGGGGCAGGGGCAAGTTGGCCACTGAGGTTAGGGTCAGCGACGTAGCTGTAGCCGTGATTCCCGCAATGAGGGTAGGTACGGTTGCGAAGGTCCTGTACCCTGTACGATCTACGGCCGTAGGATTGCGGCTGATGCCCCCATTGAGATTGGAGACGTCCCAAGCCACGCTATTGCGTCTAAAGACGGCCGCAATGGGGATGGCGTACACATAGCCGTCCACAGTCCCAAGAGCGTTCTGAGTGCCGTCTCCGGCCCGCCAAAGGCCAGAATCACCGAGCTCCTTCCTCATGTTCTCGAAGACGTAACTCGTAGGATTGGTGGCAGCTCCCTGGCCCTTTACGACCGAAGGATCGAACCCATCGGGGTAGCTAGCTAGACCCACGAGACCTGACACGATCCGGATGCGGTATTGTAGTTGAACTCGCTGGGACGTTTCGAACCCAATCTCAGGATCCTGAAGGTCGTCCGTGATGAAGCTGTAACCACCTTCGACGTTACCGAAGCGGTAAATAGCCGATGCTGCTGGCTTATTGGTTGTGGAGGGGTTCGGAGCAATCTTGGCTTTCCAAACCTCAAGGAACACGAAGTCGATCCGAGCATCTCCCGTATTAGCTGGGGGAGGCGGTAGAGTGATGCGATTCCACGTGTCGGCGTTATTGGGCGAACCTGGCGGATTTCCTGTAAGTGTGCCGGTAACGGGGACCGTCCAACCATTGACGTTAGCCCACATGATTGCTTGCTTCTCGTTCGCAAGCTGAGGGCCAAAACGGAACCAGTTGGACCAGTTGACATTCGTGACGAACGAATCCTGCGGGTTGACGGCGTCGCCATACCAACCAGAAGGCGTGCCGCGAAGGGCTAACTGTCGAGTGTTTTCAGTTGCAATTTGCCCCCCAAGACTGACCTCCGCATCCAAAGGTGGCTTACCCTCTTGGAAGATAACGTTAAGGTAGCCCGTCTGCTGAGGATCGAGGACTCGAGAAACACCGGTACCAAAGTTGTCAGTCATGATGATCTACATCTCCCGCAAAATCAGTAAACGAGTGCCCAGCTGCCCAAGTAGAGCTTTTGAATTGGGCCTGTCCTCTGAAAGGCAATCCGGAAGTTGGCGCCTTGATCTACCAACGGAATAGAGAAAATAAGGCCATTCTGAACGATATTCCAAGTCGATCCACCATTGAAGGACACAAGTACGACGAACCAATCAGGATCGGCTTCTCGATAGTTTCGCTGTCCTTGGACCGACGTAGTGTCATCGTAAGTGTACTCAAAGGCTTCCCACCTAAGGACACATGTTTGAGGGTTGGAGGCCAACACCGTCGTACCACTCTCCAAGGTACCGTTCGAAACAACTGAGTTGGTCTGTCTATTACCCATCGTGCCGATAGCCACACTACCACCCAAAGTTGGCGGGAAAACCCAACCAACCGAGTCGATCTGCTCATCGAAGAGAATATTTTGGTAGCCTGGATACATCGCCAGGATGCCTAAATACTTCTTCGTAATGAGATCGCCTAGGTCCTGAGGAATTCCATCAAGAGGCACATCAAAGGGTACGTTGACGACAAAGCTACCCCTAATGGGAATGTCTGTGGCAAACCCTGCAGGAGAGGACACAGTGTCATTGATCTTGGAATTAGCCAAGATCGCGCTGTGTGTGTCAATCAGGTATAAAGATCCCATAGTTAGACCTCGTAGTCCGTACGGGTGAAGAAGAATAGACCGTCCATGTACGTACCAACGAATTTCATATAGAGATCGCTTGTTGAGACGCCTGTGATGTCCCCGTCAGTACCGCTGAACGTGAAAGATGTCGGCCAGACTATGTTACTCATCCAACCTAAACCGGATGTGTCTGAGTTACACACAATAAGCTCAATTTCATCACCATCTTCGGGTGTGTACACAGGGTCAAATGACAGAGTCACCGTCTTGGCTGTGCTATTAACAAACCTAAGGGATAAGAGACTTTCAACATGAGGGTTCCAAAATTGTGAGCTACTTGTGGTGATAAAGTAGACTCCGACGGACCTCTTTGAAAAAAGACCCTCAATACGTCCCCCATAGGACTGCACGGATCCATCTCCCAATAGAGCCCCGTTCTTAAGCTTTTCACCTAAAGGCGTGTCAGTGTCTTGGTAAGCGCCCCAAGACATGGCCTCAAAGTTCCAGTTGTCAGTACCTGCACGTGCTGGGTTTGACGTGCCCGCAGCAAAGAAGAAGCCTGCGTGAGCTATTTCTTGACCAGGGAGTGTTGAGATAGAGCCCGGAGTTAGGTAGGAAGCACCACGAAGTTCGAAAAAGCCCCCTAAACTGTATTCTTCTTGAGCAGCACCTGTGAAAAATGAAGGCCTAATCCACTTGAAAGTGGCCGAACCGTTAGTGAAGTTTGGAGAACCCCCACCCAAAGTCGCTACGATAGCTTGATTGGGCGTAGCACCAAAAGAAGTTATTACGTAGACACCCTTTGAACCGTTAGCAAACGTCACTTCTACCATATCGACACCAAGACGAATAGCTGTCTGTGGTATTGGTGTGTTCCGGTAGAAATAGTCCGACCCATTGAGATTGACGATGTTCGGATTTGCAACCGTACCTAACAGGGTTGAGTTAACTCGTGTGAGAGCAGCATTACCCCCAGAAAATACAGTGGTCCGAATATCCTTCTCACTAACATTCAGAATAGCAGCGCCTGGAAGCCCTCGATTGGCTGCGTCATTAGAATCAATAACGTTTCGACAGTGTCCAACGTGAACAAAACCTAAGGCACCACCATAGGAAGTGTCGGAATTACCAGTAATTGAGATCGTACCCCTTAGTGACGCTTTCCACTGAGCTAGGTAAGGATCCGGATAACCCGTAGAAGAGTAGTTCTGTTCTGGGGAGATCGACGTCGGGGCGTAACCCGTACGATCAAACTCGGGGAAACGTACTCGATTAGGTGTCCTTCGAATCATCGGATTCGAAGTCATCTCAACCGGAAGACTCGCAACCGTTACACGGCGCCCGTAGTACACACGGTATTGCAAGTTTGCAGGAACGGGTGTACTAAAGGTCAGTGTCAGAGCAACGGTACCAAAACCACCACCGATGACCGACGGACTAATAGCAGAGATTCGAACATACTGCTGAGTATTGCTGTTGAAGATGTCCGTATCGTCGGCGGCAACCACAACCTTGAAGAGGTCTTGAATGTCGTCGGCGACGTTGTCCCCAATGTAGAAAGGGCCATCAGCCGCGGCCATGACTCTCGTGGTATCCCCACTGACTCCAGCCGTATAAACCTTGGAACTTGGGGAAGCCAAAGGTTGAGCAATAACTGCCGCAAGCTGGGCTAACGTCGCCGAGGAACCTGTACTATAGAGGTCAGCCGCGGCACTAACCACGTCAACATGGACTCTGCCAGGCCCCGTCAGAATCGTGCTTGGATCTTGATATGAAGGCATCAGGTTCTCCTGTTGCTCAGTAGGTTGCCCTTTAGGCGATAGATGCTTGCCGAGGTTGTGTTCTGTGTGAGGTCACTTAGGAAACCCACTGAATTGGAATCGTCGAAAGAAGCCCAGCGACTTAGGATGACCAAGACCAACTCACCTCGGTAGGCGAACGGATAGTTGCTTGGGACTTCACATAGAACGGGCAACAGATTCTTGTGCTTCTTGGGGTCACTCAATGTGGGACCCACTGCCAACATCTTGTAGAATGGTGTTGTCTTGTAGTAGGTTCGTCCCTCCACGTCGGCATCCCCCGGAGACCGACCAAACGACATACCACTTGGTGCCGGTGCTAGGGGAAGATGAACAGGAACTTGCATGAAGCCTGTATCCGTGTAGAGGGCCTGAATAGACACCCTCAAGTCCCCATCAAGCTCATGATCCCCAGCATAAGTCCCTGAGGAAGACGGGTATACCGCTCCTGCTTGAACGTATTGGTATGGGTAGGGGTAAGCCTCGCCATCCGCGCCACTTCCAGCTGTGATCACGAACATGTTCTGGGAAATACTCGTAGCATCCAACGATAGATTGGTTGGAAGTAGAGCTTCTCGGATCGTCTGAGGAGGTACCGTTTGGTAGTAGACGGTAAGTTGCTCTCCATTCTGAGGAAGAGCTCGAACCGACTGGTACGAAATGAATACGTCATCCCCGCTGACTACCGATCCCGGATCCAAAGTCAGTTGGTAAGCGCTAATCAGAATGCCACCAACATAAGGACTGCCATTGATAGTGATTGACGGCAACGCAAAAAGATAAGGCCGTTCTGGCAAGTAGAGAACGTTGTTGCTAGCTCCGGCTCCCGGTCTATAGCTGAAAGTGTGCGAAACCGTAAGGTATTCAAGGCGAACCTCACGGTTGACATAATTTAGACTGGGGCTGACCAGGCTGGCGTAAAGGATTGGACTTCCTGCCGGCAACTGAGCCGGATTGTTGATCAGAACACCATTCACATAGGGACCTGAAGTACCCAACACGGATGTTGGGGTTTTGGTCAAACCAACACCTGGAGGATAAGCCACCAAGATGGTGACGTATAGATCCTCCGTTGTTGCCGTGTTGACGCCGTCTGTCACCGAGCCTATGGTGAGGGTAATAGCACCCTGAGGAAGTGCCCCTAACCCCTGAACCAGGAAGTTAGCTGTGGCATTGAAGGATAGCTGCCCAGGGCTAGTACCAACAAAGGCCGTCCGGGTCACGTCTAAGATAGTGACGTTCGAAGGGGCAAAAGCCGTCCAATTGAAGGGTAGATAAGGCCACACGCCTAGGGCCGAAGGGCTTATCGTAATCGTTCGCCCCACGACCCAAGTAGCACTAGGCGCCCCACTTTGGTCACTAGGAGAGAAATTCAGAACGATAGTCTCATAGGTGGGACGATCAGAAAAAGCCCTTCGTACGGCATCAAATTCGCCAATAAACTCGGCTCCGGGAGTATCCCCGGTAGTAATACCGTCACCACCATTGGCATTCGAGAGACCAATCTCGTCAGCCCAAAGCAGCGTGGATCCTTCAACACCGCCACCTAGCAGCGTGGAGCCAATCTCGGTACGAGCCAAGTTCTCCAGAAGGAGTCCGGTGTTCTTCTGAAGGAGTTCCGTGTAGTCCCAACCACTAGGAGAAGTACCATTCCGCATGTCGTAGACATCAATGCTATCGACGATGTCAGTGAACAGTTGATCTGGACGATCTGAGGGACCCGGGTAAGCAACACCCCCATTAGTGTTCGTGTTGCGATCAAAAGCCGTCGAGTTGCGTCGGAAGACTGCACAAAGAGGTAGAGCGTAAATGTATCCATCTACGGTGCCTAGTGTGTTAGACGGATCTCCATTACCCGCTCGCCACAGGCCCGAATCACTGCTGGAAGACTGGTTGCTATACGTGAAAACCGTTGCTACACCATCCGGTGCTGCTGCAGAAGCCGGAACTGAATGGGCTACAACTGTAGGGTCATTGAACCCAAAGGAGTACGTGAAGAGGTCGATGCCATTGATGACCCGAAGGCGATACTGGATCTGAACCCGCTTGGTCGTCTCTGATCCAACAGCACCATCCAGTATATCGTCCGAGTAATTGAGAGCCAGGTCATCGGCAGGGGCTATCTTGACGTTACCGTTCTGCCAGATCCTACCCGTCGGGCTCTTGCCTGTCGTTGCAGGGGCCGCAGGAAGCAATCGTCGCCACACCTCTAAGATGACGAAGTCAGTCCTCTTTGACCCAACACCAACGGGAGAGGCTCCCAAGTCCACAGCATTTATGCCCGCTGTGTTGTAGTTAGTGTTCGTAATACGGAGATGCCACCCGTTGACAATGGCTTGAAAGGGCCAAAGTGTGAGCTGATTGGCAACAGGGATTCCTGTGTAAGCCCAAACATAGGACGCATAGTCGTTGGTGAACTCTTCTGAGAGCCACCCTGATGGGTAGGTCCTGCGTTGCAGCCGCAGGTTCATATCCTGTCCAGCATCTTGGGCAAGATTTAGCTCAATGTCTAGAACCGGCTTAGCGGCTTGGTAGACAACAGTCTCAAACGACCGTCCTTCGGGATCTCTGTAACCCGACGTTGCCGGGCCGTAGTTCTTGTCGCTCATACTGCCTCTCGGAAGGGAGTGTTACTTCCACCGTTATTGTGAGCCATGGCCTAGAAGCTCAACCGCCAAACGATCTCGAGTGTACTGGTAGCCGGCTTGTTGATCACAGGAAACGTGAGGTAGTTGCAAAGCGTTTCACGAGTGGTCAGGTCTACCGTCGGATCGTAGGTTCCGTTGGGTGGGGTAACCGGGTTTCTCACCGACATGTTGGTGCTGATGTTTCCCCCTAAAAGACCCATCTCAACGAGAGGACCAACGGCTTCACTTTCAGTGTAGATCGTTGTAAAGTCAACAACTTTCGTTGGATAGGCTACAGGAACACCAGCACCATCGATGAACGCTGTCTCTGTGAACGTCTTACGGGTGATCTCAGCGTAGAGCGCCCGTTGAGTGTTAGTGGCTGCTGGAGGACTCATCGGGTTCCACCCGGTATCACCAGAGCCTATTGCTAAGGCATAAAGACTATGTGGGGGCTCAAGATTGTCCTTCATGAGGCGAGCAATGAGAATGCTCGCGTCAAGGACAACGAGATTTCGAAGTTCCCGGTACTCCTGAACTTCCCTCGTCACAGCGTCCCGAAGGGTGAAGAAAACGTCCCCGCGGACGTAATAACCGGACTCCTTGAAGTCGTCGGCCGGACGAACAGCAAAAGCCGAGGCTACCTGTCCCTGAGGCGCCCTAAATTGTTCGGGTATCTTCATGTCCATGTCCTCTTCACGAGAAGAAGGTGCATAAAGAGAATTTCGCCCGAAAACTTGAAGGGTGCCGTTTGGACGGTCCTCTTCAAGGGCGGCAGTCCGCAAAGATTGCCTCAGGGAACGCTGTAGTAGGTCTTTAGGAGTGTTAAGGCATCCGCACGCTGTTGGCTGGTAGGGGCACTCGAAAGGACCACTACGCAGCCAATGTCCGCCGTCCAATCCCGACCTGGGTACCCAGGGTAGGATGCTTCGAGCCCTCCTACAAAGAAGCTAGTATTTGCTCCTGTTGTGGCCTCAATTAAATGGATACCACTGCTCACTGTGTTCGTTAGAACCCCGTCCACGTATCGGAGGGTAGATTGAGAACTATACAGGGTACTTGTCCCTGATGCCCCAGCAAGAACCTGGTAAATGCTCGATCCTAAGGCCAACTTGTAATCTGTGAACGGAAGAGGTGGCATGGACACCATCACCATGTACACGGAATCACCTGTTCTAGCAGGGCTTACCAGAGACTTCCCTGCCTCGACTGATGTGTACATCCACAGACGTCCATTCACAGTACGTGTAGTGAAACGGTTCGTAGCGTGAGCATTCGTCAACGTACCGGTATTGTTACGTTCTGGCCAACTAGTGATGTTGTTCGATCCGTCAACAATAAGGTCTTCACCAACCCAAACACCCGTAAGTAATGCTCCGAATATTGTCTGCAGAGCACTGTATAGGGCTCCAGGATCCATCCCAGACTCAATCGTCACTTCATCAGTAACACTAAGAGTATCCGACACAAGGATCAAACATTCAATACTCACTTGATCACTTAGGGCAACCGAATCAGAGACTAAGACCGCATACTCCTTTGAAGCTGAGGCGCCATCTACCAACGAGACACTATCCGAAACCACCACACCTTTGGTCGCGGATCGGATTACCTGGTCACTCACAGAGATAGCATCCGAATGTGAGACCACCTTAGTCATGGCCGAAGTGGCTTGGTCTCCCAACGCAATAGCATCCGAAACAAGGACACTGAAGAAGGCGTAGACCTCAACGTCCACCGAGTCCGTAACGCTGATGACGTCCTCAAACTTAGGTATTATGACGTCGACTTCATCCAACAAGTCTATGAAGTCGTGAGGATCCCTAACTTCAGCCCTCGGCCGGGATAGCGCCCGAATCGTAGTAGGCCCTGGACCAATGGGCGTCATATTGTCGGCCGTCATAAAAACGGTCGCACCTGTGCCTGGGAAAGTACGCCACCTGAGGTCATTCAAGAACGAGGCCCTGGTGATATCGATAGTCTCTCGCAGGGTAGCAATGGCCGGAGTGTCCCCGATTGGAGACTCGAGGTTTCCCGTAGAAGAGTCGTAGATCTTGGGTAGGACATCCTCCTGTCCAAAGTTGGAAAGCTTACTCTTGAACAAGCCAAGCTTCTCTGCGGGGGCCCAAAGAATGAACCCAGCACTCAAGACGCTCGATACTCCCGGCCCAAATGTGTACAGGGATGGGGGATCCGGAAGGCTCGGAAACTCGTACTGATCAAAAGCTCGGGTGCAAACAGACACCGACTCCAACTCAATAGCGGATGTTGCTCCAACAGCTTCATAAGCTGGTGAGAAGAAGACTTGCCCGGCAGGATTGCCAAGAATCCCACTTTTCACCTCACCGGAGAAGGCCCGAATTGGAATTTCGAGCGGTGCCCCATGGGCCGGCCGCGACATATCGGCCCACTTGAACAAGTAGGTATCGGGGGATACAATTTGGCCTAGGATGCTCGTGACTGCCGAGGAAACTACGGCAGCGTAGGTTTCCATCGACTGAAGAGGTGTGGCCAGCCTTAGGGTCACCCGTCGTATGGGGATTCCACCTGAAATCGTGGCAGACAAGATGGGGATGGCAACACCCCCAGGACCACCCCGAATAATGTAGCTGCCTATCGAGGTAAAGGCAGCATCAGGAGTCATCTCAGTTGAGAAGATCAGATCGACTTGGGTAGCTGAGATAGCACCGGCTATGAAGGACGGAATCAGTACAAAGCCTAAGAAGGCAGCCGAGTTGTCAGGACCGAGCAGATCTCCATTAGTGCTTCGACCTTGAGCGGCCGTAACCACGTAGACCAAATTGCTTTGAGCCGGCGTCGTACTCAGAATGACAGTATCGGCGCTCGAAATAGTAACGCTAGTGACGATCAGTCCAGGGATTGTGTAGTTGGCGGGGTCACTTAATGGCGGAAAAGTGATGTCTATTTCGTTAGAAAACCGAACTCTGACAGTGAAAAGGCTCAAGGCCGTGGCATGAGCTACCCTAAGCGGAATCGCGTACTCGGATTCGTCTGTGACAAGACAGGTGTCGTCGACAAACACCTCAAGCACAGGGCGAACAAAATCTTCGCTATCACCCCAAGCGCCTTGACCCCATCTTGATCCACCAAATCCAGCCATTATGACCTCGTTAGGGACAAGCCGACGGAGCCCCAACCCCTTTCAAGAACGAGTTTCACTCTTTCGAGAACTTGTGCTGACGTTCCCGGGGTACTCAAATGAGCGGCGAAAGCAGTTTTTGAGTACTCTGTATTAGGCCCTTGAATGACGCTTGAAGGGAATCTTGCAGTTCGTATCCTCATCAACGGGTCTGTCTCTATAACCCCACGGAAAGCCTCTTGAACTGTCTTGTGAGATCCAAAGCCAACAGGTCCTATACCCTTGGTCATCAAGCAGCGGCTCAAGAGTTCCCGGCTAATAGGTTCGACCTTTAGGGCAAAGAACCCTGCGTTCAACCAAGGGCTAGTGCCACTATCGGCAAAGACAAAGCTTTTGTCCTCGGAGAGGTTGCCACTTAGGTCAAAGTCCTCTCGCAGAAACAGGACATTGGCTTCGCACCAAACTAGCCAAGTACCATCATCTACCGAAGCCAGCATCTCCTGCAGGAAAGGGATTCTTTCCCAACCTTCAAGGGTTGTAGGGCACACCTTTCGAACAATGCTGTGACCGTGAAGGGAACAATAGCGTTCAACCTTCGGCACAGTGATGGTTGCCGGTGAGTAGTCTCTTGAATGGAGCATGCAGAATTTCATAGGGTCCCACAATTCATCCTCGAAGCCTAATCACTGATACAGTACCTGCCCCACCACCATTGTTGTTCGACACACAAGCAACAGTGCCATTGGGAGCAAATGCTGCAGACCAAGGCCCACTACCAGAAGTAGTTAAGTCCGACACCACACCCGTTGTCACATTTACGCGCTTCAACACATATGAACCGTTAAGCACCAGATAGGTCATTGATCCGTCTGGAGACACACCGACACCCAAACCACCAGATCCGATTGAACCAGCCGATGTAACTGCATTTGTGGCTACATCTATACGGTACAATGGTGTGCCTGAATTAGAAGCCACATAGGCATACTTGCCATTTGGTGTGAACTTGACAGCATGTAAGGCGGATCCAACAGCAAAACTGCTTGTTGCATCGGTAGCCATTACGATTCTAGTTATTGAGCCCGAGTCGTAGTTGGCGACGTAGGCTAGGGAACCATCAGGTGAAACGTCAACAGCAATCGGGCCCGTACTAGAACTGATTGTTGCAACGATTGCGTTGTCAGAGATTCTCAGTTTGGAAACAGTCTGAGATGCAATGTTGCAAACGAGAAGATACAATCCGTCTGGGGTGAAAGTACACCATCTAGGGAGTGACCCAGTAGAGATACTGCTCGTAGCCCCGGTGGCAGTAACGATTCTAGTAACGCCCCCTGTATTGTTGTTGGAGGTGAACGCCAAAGTCCCATCGGGGGATACCGCACAATGTGTTGGCCCTGAACCTACGGACCAAGTGTCTACAACGGTCATGGACATCAGATCGATCCTAGATACCGTACTAGCATCGAAGTTGGCCACATAGACATACCTGCTATCAGGACTGATCGATAGCCCACGAGGCCCATTACCCACTGAAATTGCCTGAACACTCCCAGCGTAAGTAATAAGGGGTCGAAGATAGGGCGTACTGATGATCCCAGGGGCACTCATGTGATGTCCTCGAAAGCAACCACCCACCATTTAGCCCGCGTGATACAGGTTACACCGATTGGGCGAGTCGCTGAAATAGTGAAGCCCCCGACAGAAGGATCCACGATCATCGTAGAAGCAATAAGCGCGGTCAATAGTCTCGAAGTATCTATGAGAGGTGTGGTTTGAACCACCACGGTAGCCACACCAGCCCCATCAGTGGTGATATACAAGTCCACTACACAATCCATGGACCCTGAGTTAGCCCTCGTACCACTTTGCCAGATCACACAACGGAAGCCTAGAGTGCAAGTGTAGAAGCTGTTGATATTCAACCCGGTTATGACCACGGCCAAGACAGCCATTGACGCATCCGTGTTTAGGGTTACGTCGGCAGAGTTCTGACCTCCATTGTAGATAGATAACGTCGTGGAGGTTATCTTGAAACCGGGAGGCGCTACGATAGTATCTACGTTTTGAGGAGAACTATTGGGAACCGTAACCTGAAGTGATGTAGCAACCGTTTGCCACGTTGCCGTCGTGGGACTCGTTGCCACAAGGAGTTGACCGATAGAGGGAGCGGCAGCAGCGGAGATATCTACCGCTCCCGTTGCAGTTCGTAGCCTTTCAGCTGGAGCACTAATAAGAGTTCGAGTACCTGTAAGCGTAGCCCCGTTCGTGTCGAACCAGTAAGTCGAGGTGTTATCAGCATACAAGGTAGTCGAAGTGAAGCTAACAGTGCTACTCACTACAGTATTCTGAAGTTGAACACTGGTAGCAACGATGGCCGATCCTGGAGCTATGACGCAGTTGTCTAAGATGAGACTAGTTGCAGTGATGTTACCCACCGTGACATTCTGCAGTGAGATATTTAGTCCTGCGGCTGTCAAAGCAGGGATCGTCGTAAGCGAAGGCTCGCCTCTGCCAACGAAACTCATATTGGTTGGAGGCGTCAGAGGGCCAGCATCCAAAGTAGTGTAGTTACCCCTAGCTAGTATCAACGTAGAGTCCATAAAAACAGACTGAAAGACATCACTCAGTCTCTTGTAGGGGTTTTCAGGTGACCCGTAGGAGTATGCATAGGTGGCATGCATGTCGACATAAACGACATCAAACGCGTAATTTGGTTCTTGGTATTCCAGTGAGAAGGGATGCAAGTTGCTGGAAGCCAAAGAGCTCGTAACTACTTGACGAACAGTATTTATAGTGGTGTCCGGGATCCACGTAGAACTCAAGGCTGCCAACGGGTAAGGCACCAACACAGGTCCCGGCAGGTAGCCATAAGCAGGGTTACCAATGACGGTTTGCTCTGTGGCCAGAGTAGAAGGGTCAACGCGGCTTATCGTGTAATCAATGCTGAGACTCGCCTCAATACCAACGACTATGAGCTTACCGGCGGATGGTTCGTAGACAGCACTCAAAGGCCCGTGAACGCCCGTGATAGGGGCTACATCGCTGAGAGCCACAGGGTTCAGAGTGATACGAGCAATATGGTCTAGAGTCGTACCATCGTAGCCGATCACGAATAGATTGCTGCCACCGATCAGAATTTGAGTTGCCGTAGAATTGGTCACACCGAAGGGTGCTACAGAGCTCTCGACAGTTAGACCCGTCAATTCAATACGGCTAACCGAAGGTATGCCTGAGTTTGAAAGCACCCAGAGTCTCGGTTGGCTATCGGAATAATGTGTGCCGTCAGCATCGTAAACCAACCAACGACAATTGGTTATTGGGATCGTCGTGTAGGGTCCAGACAAGTTCGTGGGATCGATTCGAACGACCCCTGTGCTAACAACGGTCCAATAGTAACCACCAGCAAAAATGAGAGGGGCCTCGTTGTCATAAGGACGCCAAGGAGCCGGGATGGGATCCGTACCTGTCGAAGCTCCTAACAAGTACGGGTTACCTGTATCGACAAAAATCTGGTTCCCGTTGATTGTTACCTCAAAGAGGTGTCGATTACCTGAGGCATCATCTGAGAGAATCGCCCCAACAGTTGAGGTGTAAAAAGCGAACGACTTCCAACGCTCTCCCAAGTAGGGAGCTCTACTGATGACCTGGGGTCGTCGAGTGGTGACATCAGCACGAATCAAGGCAGCAGGTATGTTGTACTGATCACCCTCATCAACTATCCAAAGATTCGAACCAGCTTGAATGAGAGACTTAGGACTTATCATCCCAAATGAGTGAAGTTTCTCAGCGTACCAACCTGTGTCAGGATCAGGTAAAAAGTCAACAGTTCCACTACCACCACCACTCACGATCGGACCTATGACGTACCAAAACTCAACTACGTCCGTCGTCTGAGTAGGTATTGACCCCGTGTAGGTCACATTGAAACCATTCACGGAATAGTCCGTGCCGTACTGCATCTTAGCGCTGTTAAGGAACATCTCCACAGTGGTGTTGGAAGTTGTTGCCTCGGACAACGTGAACGCCGTCTGGCCATTGACTGTTACGGGCACAGTCTCTTGACGGGTGGAGTTATTGCCTACCAGCTGGCTCCCTACGATGAACCAAACTTCAACTACGTCCGTCGTCACAAGGCTTGGCGTTGTACCCAAGTAAGTGAGATTGGATCCACCTACTGTGTAGTCCGTACCATAGGTCTGTTTGACGCCGTTCACATATAGCACAACGGTCGAATCCGACGTCGTCGGACGAGAGAGAGTGAATGCTGTCTGACCATTCGTCAAAACAGAGAGAACCTCTTGCACTGATGTGGCTGAGGTCAGATTATCAACCCGACGGATCAATTCATTCAAAAGGCCATCGCTGGATCCATCACCAGCCCAACCATCAGCCTGTCCACCGAAGTTGAATTCAGAAGCCCTGGCACCGGGTTCACCAGAGGCTAAGGGTGGCAACGGCCGAGGCCATAGCTGAGCCGGAGGAACAACGAAACCGTTGATCTCAGGTACAGCAAAGACTCGAATATCCGTATCTGTTGGATCCCCAACACGGCCCGGAAGAGCCCACACTTTTAGGACAAGACGATAGCTTCCTCGCACATCAGGTGTAAAGGTCGCCGTAGCCACACTACCATTGTCATTGAAGGCGTAGGGTGTGACTGGAACAAGGGCACTGGCAGGATCAACGTAGACTAAGTCAATCTGCCACGAAGCGACGTCCGTGTCGTCGCTGTTTAGCACCATTACGGCGGTACCAATGACACCCTTGAGGGCCTGACCGTTGGCGCCAATAGTAAGCCCTTGAGTGAACCTGAGTAGTGCTGTTGCGGCCATTGTTATCTCACTGTGGTTTAGGCATCAATGAAAACTTGGACCACACCGGCCCCTGGATCTCGCACAATGCGATAGTTGTGGAAGGCCCCGTCTAAGAAATCGAAACTCACAGAACCTAAATAGTTGCCTGAATTCAAATCGACCACTAGGACATAGCGCTCCGCCATCACGGTCGTGACGAAGGCTAAGGCCACTGTCAACCCTGGGGCCGAAAGACCAAAACGAACCTTAGTGTCCCCCGTCCCAAGAGTTGCGTCATCGATGAGCCTTAGTCGGAAACGAACCTCCGTCACAAGGCTTGGCGCATCCGGTAACGGGGTATTGTTCAGGTAGGCCGTACGAGACCCAATGGTTTGATAGGTGAGAATTCCACCAAGAACCGACGCCATAACATCGGAAGGAACGTCACTGTGTCGAGACCAAGGAGTAGGCGACGCCGTGTCGTTCTCAGGTAACGTAGTAGCTACATAATTTAGGCACACCCTCTGGGTATACTGAATACCCAAATCAGTAGGACCTATTTGGTCCCCAAAGGGGGTGATTGGTGCATCGTCTCCAGTTGTCTGCTCGATGACGTCCAAAGACGAATACAGAATATCGTCCGGGAGGATGAGTTCGTATTGAATCTCACCATCATTGATGGTGAATGGCTGATTGGCCATAACATCCGAAGGGGTGTTCAAAGTCGAAATGTTCGTTTGAACCGGGTAAGGCTTACGTACCTCATATGTCTGTGTACTCGGTACTAAAGGCGTACCATCGTTAAGTTGCGTGAAAGCCGAGAGTCCAGTATTTGCCAAAAAGTCTGGGTCAATCTTCGGAGTTATGCCCGTAGAGCTCGACTTGTAGCTGGTCAAAGGGTGTGGGATGGTGGTGGTCAAGAGCTCGGGGCTTTCCATCACATTCCACTGATTTAGAACTTGATGATGAGGCGCTATTTCTCGTTCTGTTGGAGTTCGAGTGATCCCGTAGCGAACGAAATCCCACCACGATTGTTCAAGGTCATCTGGACTGAAGGATCCAAACACAATCGAAGCCAAGCCATTGGATAGGGTTTTGACGATACCCACGCCACTCTCGGGCAGGTCAATGGAGTTGTACCCTATGCGGATCAGAGCATCAGGTTGAGCATCCAAAAACAAATCCACTTCACCCGTGGAGTCCTTTGTGAGACGGTACTTGTGCGAGGTCGACCAATCAGTTTCTTTGATGATTCGATAGCTCACAACTGAAGGCGCCACAGGCCAACTTACAGAGATGGTTAAGTTGTTGGCGTCGATAACGGCTACAATCGTGTAGACCCCCTTATTCGACCCTACATCCACTATCAATTGGTCCCCGCCTGTGACTAAAGCGGCAATGAAATCGGCGGCGTTGTCACCAAGGCCGTTTCCTGCCACCTGAGCCCCGATTCCCGTAGTCTTTACAGGTAGGTGGTAGCCAGTGAGAGCGTTGTCATCAAAACCCTTCCAGATGCCAACGTAGCGCTTCAGATCACTACGCGTTCTCCAAGCATTGCAATAGGCCCACTCAGTCACCGAACGAGAAGCAACACTCGAGGACGTCGAAGACCCAAAAGAGATGACGGCCGTGCCTGGCGTCGCAGCAAAAGCACTGTAGGCCACCGATCCCAAAAAGACCCCATCGACGAATAGGCTGACTAGGTTACCAGCTGTGTTCTTGGCCAAACGGTAGGTATGATAAGCGGAGCCCCAATTGAAGGCGAACTGGCCTGAGGATACAGCAATTCCGTCCGAATGCAGGGTCACGTACTTGGTGCCCCCGATATCTTCCAGCATGATGCCAATGGACCTGGTACCGTCAGAAACTTGGCCAACCGCCCCAGCAAAACCCGCTAGATCCGCCGTATAGGACAGCATACGGCACCGGAACTCGAGGAAGTAGTCCGTGGTAACATCAACGACTCGGGCATCCGACAAAGGTGGGGCCAAATCGTCGATGAAGTAAACCTTCCCCGTAGAAGTCGACGAATCCGTAATGCGAAGGACCCTACCGATCATGCTGGCAGTAGCCGTACCCAAAGAGGACCAAACGTAAGGGCTGAAGTCCTCGGGAAATGAGCGGCCCCCATAACTCAACTTGGGCGTCGAGCTACTAGCCAAGAAAGTCACTTGAATGAGTCTGGATCCGTCGTCTACAGCGAAGAGCAACCCATATGGGTCGATCCCGTGGGTGTATGTCCTGAGTTGAACATCTACATCTAGGACCACTTGAGAGGCGGCCAACAGCAGGGGCTCCATCCGGACGAACCCCCTAAAGTCTCCCCCAATCAAGCCGACTTGAGCCGAAGTCCCAACGTCAGTAGCACTTGTGGAATCCAGCAACAGGGCGGTCCCACCAAGAATGGTCTCTGTCCCATGGTAACCAACTGGGGTCCAAGGCTTAGTCGCCACCTCAGGATTGACAGTTCCTTCATAGTTCACGAAAGAGGAAGGGCTCGTTTGAATCGGGTTCGTAGGTAGAATCAAGTACCGTATGAAATCCCAATCTGAAGAGTTCTCGGCTACTCGAGACAAGGAACCAAAGAAAACTCCCTGTAGCTCATCAAAGGGCGCATTCAGCTCCTCAAGGAAAGGAGCTTCATTTGTTGTGATCCTCAAGCTGTCGACGATGTTGCCATCCACAAGAAGATGAACCACACCGCTTGGATCTTTGAATAGACGGTAACTATGCAGAACACTCCAATCGAATTCTACGGGGAGCCCGGTTGGCAAGGAGTCTGTATCCAAGCCACCTGTCCACGAAGATTCAACGGAAGGATTGTCCCCAAAACCACGCTTCAAAAAACCTATTTTCTTGACGCCACCAACGTCCAAGAAGCCGACAACAAACGCTAACAAGTCATCGGAATACCCAGCGCCGACTCCCGTGAAGACCCCATCAAGAACAGGTACACTGTTGATCAGCATACGCCAAGACAAGGCAAAAGCGCTAGGGAAGGTCAGATCGAGAGCCTTGGTCCAGAAAATCGACTGACCTGTAGGAAAAACCCCCGTGGAATTGTCTACGACAGTCAGAACACCAGCTGAGATCGTAGTAACGCCCGTTCCATGACGAACCCAAGGAGCAGTGTCATTCTCGGGCAATACCGTCCCCTCATACACAACGAATTCTTCGGAAACCTCTCGCCTTGATGAGGGGTAGGCGATCTTGTGTGTGGGGCTATTGAGAAGTAGCGTTGTAGGGTCGTTGAAAACCGGAGTGTAGGCCCTCTCGTAGGCCCGATAGTGCAGTTCACGAAGCTTGGGCTGTACCTGCCGACCCAGGCTATTAAGAGTGACGTAGCTACTTGGCTTCACCAACACATTGTTGTAACGGTACCGGTGCTGTTCGGTGTTGGCACCCAAGCCCTTGTTACGGTCCCAAAAATTGAGACGAAACTCCTTGGAATTCAGGCGGCGGCACTCAACCGTTGGATTGAAGCACCAAGCATAGTCAACCTGAACGTTGTCCGTAGGCGAGGGAGTTACAGGCAAGACAATCTGCCCCAAGAGTCCAATAACCGCGTCAGGAACCACCGTAGTACCATTGATACGAACCGTGACGTCCGCAGGGTCATCAGCGATTTGGCCATTCCTAGGGTCTACTAAGTCCCAATACAGCGTACCATTGGCCCCTTCAGGAAGCGTGAATGACGCTTGAAGTCTAACGCGGGTACTCGTGAGGACACCCACAATCTTGTAGGTACCACTCAAAGTGGTATAGACTGTGCGAATACTGGAAGGTCGGAAGATCTCGACCTTTAGGGAGTCGGGTACACTAATGGCCTCCGAGATCGCGACATCAAGCCCGACAACAGCTGAAGTCGACGTAGACAGAAGGCCACGCTGCCCAAGTCTGACGTACAACCCGACGTGGGCCGAGGTCAAAGAAGCTCCTGGAAGAGTCACCTCCGTGACGGTATTGACCACCGCGCCAACACCCGACTGTAGAACCAATAAGGGTTTGGCGATAGGACCCTTGTCCGTGAACAAACTGCGAACCCTAATACTCGGCGTATCGCTATAGATGGCTGCATTGAAGATAGGGTTTGTGGGGTTGCCCGCAATATCCCTATTGTTCAACGAAGGGGCGACTTCGTCGTAAGTAAGTGTGTCATCTGTAGGAATGGCTACATTAATCATTACAGACCTCAGAAGTCGCTGCTGTGGTTTTCCCCTACAACCTGCTGATTCAACTTCTTACCCAAGCGATCGACATCCCTGAAGCCCTCCCAATACGACCGGTAGTCCTCGTAGTAGTAGTTGGATAGTCGCCACTTCATAGAGTCGAGAATCCGCCGAATAGGGTCGTTCGGTCGGTAGTCGTCCCTAAAAATAAAGCGGATTCGGAACAAAGTGTGTGCGGGACGAATGATATCGAGGATGATTCGAATGCTCGATTGAAGGTCAAACAGTCCCGTGGGAAACACTCCGCCAGTCTCGATGTTGATCTGAAACCCAAATTGATCGGAGATGTCCAACCCCGAAGCGCCCTCACGCTCAAGAAGAAAGTTCTCCAAGATCGTGTAGTCTTCGCTGATGAACAAGCCCACGGCATCCCGGATGGATTCGGGGACAGAGCCCTGGAAGTAGATCTGGATCAGAGCCAGAAGGAACTTTCGGAACTCCACATCACTGAATTCCAATGGGGGTAACCGATTGTTCAGGAACACCATGTACCCGATCATGCTGTAAAGAAACTCGGATCGGGTGTGATTGAAGTCGTGGTCTAGGTTGATGTCCTCTAAGGCCACTTCAATCTTGGCGAGCTCGACGGCAACGGCCTTCAACTCAACTGCATAGTTAGGGCCATTTATGGCGCTAATGTAGTTCGATGGCAAGAGATTGAGGAGTGTCGTAAAGATAGCCTGGGATCTCTTAAGGATCCTTAGGTTATACTCCTTACCTTTGGCAACGATCGAGTAGTTGACACGAGAAAGGTCTAGGGTGAACCTTGCCATTTTAGGCCTCTTTCACAGTGAGAGTGAAGTTGCCTAGATCGAGGAATTCAACTTGTGAGGCAGTAATGTCGTGTGGGCCAATATCACTTCGAACAATGTAGCTCACGGCATAGGCATGGTTGGTAGGCTGATCCGGAGGGATTCCAGCTCCAGACAAGCTAATGAGAACTCGATCAGCGGTTCGCACCAAACGCTCAGCGGCAATATCAGCCAAGTTGGTGAAACCCTCCGAGATCAAAGTAGCGTCATCGCTGTACCCTGTGATGATAGCCCCGGTATGCCCGATGATGTACGACTGGTTGGCGTATTGACCTACAAGCAAAAGGTCTGCAGCCATAACCAAGAGCACATCGTCTTGGAAAACCCCACGATGTTCCGTCTTCAGGCCACCCCCATCGGTCGTGGGGAACTGAAGGGCGTTAGCCAGAATGAATACCTGGTTACCTCCAATATCCAAGCTTGGCACTTGTGTGCTAGTGGAAAGGACCGTTTCACGCATCCTTCGAGAGCCATCAGCATAACCCATTCGAGCCATTGGCAAAACTTGGAAGTCCACGCCGTCCGTCGAGTCTATAGCGTTGACGACATCGGATTGTGCCGATCCCTGACCAATGAGCTTTTGGTTCAACTCCAAGGAAACCGAAGATCGAACAGCTGGGTCAACCTTGTCCTTGTTAGCTCCCGATTTCAACTGCACAGTGCTTTCCAGTTCAACCGAATTCAGGATGGCTTGCTTTACCAAGACATCGGCCGTTACGTGACGACGACTGTTGATGGTTCGCTGAAGCTGTTGCAGCAAGTCGTTGATCACATACGAGACAGTGAAGTTCTCATCGTGCGTGTAGTCAACGCTCACAGTCTGGCCGCTAACGATGGTTGAAGGATTCGACCTCACAATCTTGGCTGGAGTGGTCGCAGTACCCAAGATAATGTCGAAATCCGGGTTTGCCGCACTAGGACCCGAATACTCAATACTTCGAGTTTGGTTGAACACTCGAATGGTGGCAGTGTTGATACCTATAGAGCTCAAAGGCTCATCAAAGAACCCTATCAGGACGTGCTGTTCGTCGTTGACCGTGATAGTGGCGCCGGTTGGGATACCCCCAACTTGGTTGATGACTAGGTAATCTTGGGCAATCGTGCTCTCACCGGTCAACAGCGGGTCGTCGGTCTTGTAAAGGTCAAAACCCAAAGAATTGTCCAAGGCCCCTGAGGCTTCACCCACCACAGACACGACACGCCTAACAGGCTGCATTGTGAACTGAAACAAGTTGACGGATCGGAAACGATAGTCCGCCGTCACAATGTCATTGATGGCCGTAGAAGGCTGAGGAATGGCCGTGTTGAGTTGGAAGGTTTGATAGTCCAAAATGGTAACGCCGGAGAGATCGTAATTCAACCCCTGTGAGACGTTCCTGACGCCAAGGCCCTGAACAGGGTTGTTGAGGATCTCGGTGATAGGGGTGTTTGTAGTCACACGACTATCAAGGACGCGGAAAATCAAGTTGGCCAAATCCAGGATCTGGCACCTAATATCCCTAGCTATTTCAAAGGTGAAGGCGAAGCGTTCCGTGACCGTACGCTCACGAAGACCTTGGATCCAAATGTCAACCTTACCCCCGATGTGCTTGTGTCGAACATCGTCGTAATCCCTCATCATTAGGGGATCACCGGACTTTACCACCTTGGTCTTTACAATACCCACCTGAGAAGCCGAGGTGGCGGTGTACCCACCCTCAGTGCCAGTATCGACAGAAACGAAGCCCAACATAGCCCGGGCAGCCAAGGAAGCATTGGTCTCCCTATCTGTGCCGAACACCGTGGCTTCATTGTTGATGACCTGGAAGGTGCCCACAGATCCAGAAACGTTGCGGATTTGTCCCGCGGGACGGTTACCGTTGGACCCTATGGTCTCCGCTGTGATATCGACGGTGATCTCGTAGCGTCGAGTATTGAAGTTGTAATAGGCGTCGGCTTGGGCTGCGACAATCGTATAACTCCCACCAACCAGGAATCTAACGGCAGGGAGATTGTTGGCCGTATCCTCATCTGCGGAAACTATTGTGCCCGAGGCAATGGGCACGTCCTTAGTGGGACGTGTAGTGGAGTAGAAGACAACTTGACCTACTGAAGGACGCCCGGGTAATCGAGTCTTCTGGTAGTTTCCCGCTAGCTTATCGAATTGCGTGTCGATCAGCTGTTGTACGGCCGTGTCAGTCTGGAAGCCTAAAGCTGCCTTCAGAGCCTGCTTGTAGGAGCTGCTGGCTACTGAATCCGAAACACTATCGCCATTGGCGTCATCGACTTGCAGAAGTGTGAGCAAACTCGAGGATCTGTGTATGAAGTCGCAAATGAACCAAAGGCGCTCGGCTTCAGACGCAAAGGGATCGATTTCCACATCACGAGTTGTCGATCCTGGATTCAAAGAAATCAGGGCATCTACACGCAAAATTGCTTGGATGAAGTTCGTTACAATTTGAAGCTGCGTGCGTCCAGGAAGATCCCGAATGGCGGTATCGATGACCAGTGGAGTTCCTAGGGCCTCTTGGGAGTAGGGTGTCTCGAACTCCCTGCTCTGGATAGTGTCGTAGAATACTCCCGTAACCACGTAATACAAGGGGGACGTTGAATCGACATCAACGAATTGATCCGCGTTAGGCCCCGAAGTCCGTACATGGTTGAAGTAGATGAAGTTCGTCAAACTTCGTGTCTGCAGAGTACTCACGAACTTGAGTTGCCCGGCGAATGTTATGCCCGGGGTAACAACATCCAAAACAGTCACAAGCTCGACATTGAAGTCGTCTTCTTGGGTAACCTTCACACGAATGTTGCCTTGAGGTGTGAAGACGACGTTTTGAGCCGAGATATCTTCTAAGTCCTCTTCGTACGTGGATGTCTGGGTTATGGGTTGATCGTTGACCTTATAGTAGCCCGACGTCCCGGCGGGACTAGTCGAGGCGTAGAAGTTGAACCCTCGAAACTCAAAGTTCAGAGGGTTGTCTACGGAACCTTGTAGGTAGAAGCTGGAAGGCTGGGCCGCTAGGATATCAACGGACGATCGCTTACGATTAACCCTTATACCCGAAGGGATGAGTAGCTCCAAGTCTCCTACGGCATCGACTCGAGTGATCGTCACCGTCGAGGGAGAACTAACCCCACCCACAATGTCGATGGCTCGAATGGATATTGTATTCACCCCAAGATCCAACGGGATCCCGTCTGGGTATGAAGAGGGGTTCGGAACCGTGAAGTTCTGGCTATTGAGCGCTACGAGGGTAGGATCCGAAACGAAAGCCCCGCCGTTCAAAGAGACTTGTAGGTCCACCGTGTTGGTGTCAACCAAACCCGTAATGGTAATACTCTCCAGATTGGTCGTGAGGACCAAGTTCTGAGTGTAACCACTTCCGTCCCTAAGCGATATTTGAGGTGCGGTAGCCATGGTTATGCGTTCTGTATGATCGAGTAGTTGGGAATGGTTTGGTTGAAGAGTTGTTGCTGCTGGGTTGAACCTAGAAGATCGATTGGCATAGGCACCTTGACGCCACGCACAATCTCAATGGTCCTGTTGGAACGGCTTTGCACAACAACGTTCACAAGTATAATCGTAGGGTCTTGATCCGACTGCTGCAAGTTCACAACTGAGAGTCTGAAGGGGTATTCCTCATCAGAGACCAGCTGCCCAATGGTCTCCTCTTGTTGGCGCTTTACAGTCTGCCAACGACGAAAAGCGTCGCTGATCTCTGATAGGATCATGTTCTGCACGATGCCTGTAGAACTCAGCTTTTTACCAATCGAATTGATGACATTGGTCCCATACCAAGTATGAAATCTGTTACTACCGAGGACAGTGTAGGTAATCTTCATGACCTCTTGAAGCAAAAGATCATGACCCTCAACTTTGACAAGGCCACCACCGGCATTGTAGCGCCAGTCGTGTTCTATCCCCAAACCACCACAACGACGACACTCTTGTCGGATCGTCGTGTAATTGATTTCAACATAGTCGGTGTACCCCTTGAGAGGGTGATCGAAAATGATGAGCCTCGTCGGACGGTCTTCCAAAGTGTTAGGATCGCTGACAATGCTCCAACCAGGAACAACCGTCTTTCCTCGCCAATTACGGTTTACAGAAAGTCCCAAGGTTGCAGCCGCGGTGCTCCCCGTAGATTGAAGGAACAAGGTTGCAGCAGGGCCATTCCTGTAAGTGGTGACTCGGATCTGCCTCTTGGTGGTAACAGTGAAGGCTATGTCCTTCGCCGTTCGATTCAAGATGTCAACGATTTTAGAGGCTGGGAGTTCTCTCCCCGAGGGTAGTGTTAGGGTCTGAGGACTCGAGTCACCTACGGTGAATACGAGCTTGTCATTGACACCACCTTGAATCGTGAAGGGTCCCGACTTTGAACCCGTCGCCTGAGCCGGGATAGAAGAGCCATACGAAGGTACGTCAATCTCGCCATTGAAACGGACTTTGACGGTTGCCGCTGCGGCAATAGGACGTAATGGCCTCACCACTTGCCGATCAACAGATAGGTAAAGAGGTTCTTCCACCACCATGTGCGGGCACACGTGTTCTATCAGACGATCGTAGCTCATCCGGTACCCGACTCTCCCGGGCCGACATAGCCCGAATTCTGTCGCTGAGGCGTATCACTCACGCGACTACCAACAACATCGTAAGAGCTGAATGGCGCATACACATGGAAGCCATAGGCGTCCCCACCACGGTCATCGAAAACGGCTCTATAGTTCTGGTCGCTCAGATACTGATTGATTTGTGCGGCAATGTACTCCAAAGACCCCACAGTGGTGGCCGACAGTTGAATGGTCTTCAGAGTAGCTATCTCGGATTGAAGCTCATCCGAATAGTCCATAGCTCGACGGATCTTCCTCTCCAGGCTGTCAAATCGAGACCTGAGGGTGTCCGTAAGCCAATCCCTTGCCTCAAGCATCAATTCAGAAGTAGGCGCGTCAGAGAGGCCTTTCCCGCCGATTACCTCCCCGTTGCTCATGAACTGGGAAGGACTACTTTCGGTGCCCTTGAGCTTGAATACAGGATCACTGCGTAGACGTACCCTGAGATCAATGAAGGGGTTGCCGCCTAACACTTCATAAGCACCCAACAGCTTACCTAGATAGGAGTTGGCCGGATTGGCAGCGAATCCTTGTGGAACCCCCTTGGTATAACGAAACATCACGGTCCCAATGCGAGACACTTCAGCTTGAAGGTGCTGAATACGCCCGTCTACAAGAGGTAGCTGGGACCTGGCAAAAACCAGGAACCTCTCGAACTGCGACCGGTTGAAAGTGCCTAAGAAGTCAAAACTCATATGGGTCTACATCTCATTGATGCGACCCCAAAAGAGGACTATGTGACGCCCTAGCCGAATATGATGGAGAACGCCGTCTTGAAGGCTGCTATATCCGGAGCAACGTAACCTAAGGCAATACCGGCCGAATAGCCGCCAGGGCCACTTGGAGGCTTAGTTCCACCCGCCGTGTCGATCGCAGATACCCAAGATTGAGCTGTTCCATTGAGTTCGGGGACGCTCAAGACATAGACACCCATCTCCAAACTCTCGATGAAGTTCAGAATGTTGATCAAGAACTCGATGAACCGCTCCAACGTGTCAATTTTGCGCTCCAAGAGATCGATGAAAGCGCTAATTTCTGTCATCGTACCGCCAAAGGCATCCAACAACCCGTTGATTTTTGCCAACAAGTCGTAGATCATCTGACCACTCCAGGGCACGATGTCTCTAAGGGGCACAACGGAGACCCAATCAACAGGAGCTCCGCCTAAAGAATACGTCTTGACGTATTGAACAGCGGCTAAGATGTTCAATCTAAGGGTTGAGTCGTAGTAGCCGTTAACGAAAGTCTCAGCAGCTTTTAGGCTAGTTGAGGGAGTGTCGCTAACCGTCGTGAAACTCTTGACCACGGTCTCCAGCGTAGAAGCTCCTGCCAAAGTGCCACCCGTAGAAATGGCACCTGCTGGAAGAGACCCTTGCATGATGTTCCGAAAGCCATTTAGAGCGTCCGCTCCAGACTGCAGCAACGCCGAAGCTACGGCGTTAGCCAAACGAGCAGATTGCTTTTGAACGCTCGTATTCTCCCAAGGCAGTTCAGGGTACAAGTCCGTGATAGGATCTGGCTGAAAAGCCTCATTTATGGTCTTGGCTCGGGATAAGTTACCCACTGTGAGATACGACTCGAACATGGCCAAAGCACTGGCCAAATTCATGAGAGATCCACGGCCCACTTGAATGGGTGACGTCCCGCCCGCGGGCATTCCCAAAGAATCGAACGTAGCTTGATAGTCCAATTCGAGATGGAAGTCCAAAGAGAAAGCTACCTCAAATAGCTTCAGGAGGTTCTCCACCACATCAAAGACCGCGGGATCCATCGGCAGTGGCACCGTAGCAGCCATGATGCCTGAGGCTTTACCCATGACGACAGATTCATTGGCAGCCGTTGCCGGCCACTTTAGAAGTTTGTATCCAGACTCGATGCTAAATGTCAATTGGTCTTGACTGGGGAAGACAACCTGATCCCCAGACATTTTGAGGTCACCGCTAAAGGCTCGTACTCTGTAGTAGTAGGTAGTGTTTGGGGTTATGTCCGTATCAATGTAGCGAAATTTACCCAATTGCCCCATCAAAGACGTGATCGAGACCTGGTCAAGGATGGTGTATTTCTGGAACTTGACTACTGAGTCGCCATATTCGTCCCGCAACAAGGTCGTTCGCATCGCTGGCTTACGAGAGGTGCCCACACTAAGAGGCGACTCCTGTGTGACTTGAACAATACCCGCAGAGGCCCCATCACTTAGCTTGGATATGTCGATCTTCTGTGAAGCTGGGTTGATAGTCGAGCGTTCAATCAAGAAGTTCGGGGGAATGAACTCCTTGGCCATCCTAGTCACAACGTCGGAAAAACCAGGGTCAGGTGTTTCCATACTGGAAGGCAAAGACCATTGAAGTTGTATTGCCTCAATGGGTCCGTCAGTGAAAACCTTGGTAACAGCAAAGATCGGATCGCCCTTAGCACCTACTGGGAGGGCTTTGAAGTTCACCGGAGGCTCATACCGAGGGGATACAAATTCACGCCCAAAGAACCGAAGTAGTTGCTTGATACGATTGAGGAGAGCGTAGGGGGACGAGGCGTCTACGACCAAAATCACGAAGCCACTTTGGGTAGATCCAGTACGAGGTTGAGGGCGGTTGAAGTCTTGTGCATCGAACAGACTTCCCTTAAACCTCTCTGTGAAAGCCTGAAATCCACCAGAGTAACGATTGAAGTTAGGGTCCGCCGAGGGATCTGGAACATCAAAGTAGGCGTAGACCCCCGAAGCCTTGAGCGAGAGAAACAGCTCCTCAATGAGCTTTATGAGCGCTTCTACTAGAGCCTTAATAGGGTTGCCGAAGTCGACCAAGAAAATCTTGACCGTATCCAGGATAGCCTTCAACACGTCCAGGAATATAACCAACGTCTCGAGGACATTCCTCACGGGTTCGAGGATGTCTTTTCCAGGGACTTGGACGATGAAAGGCTGCCAATTGGCCACGGTTAACCTCTTCGGTACTTCGCTTTTTCAAGCTTCTTACGAGTGACTTCTAGTTCGGACCTGGCAGCATCAAGAGTTGATTTGATGACGTCCACCAAACGGTCTTGGATGGCAAAGCGCTTACGGTATTGCCACTGAGCGCCTACGTTCTCACCGACAGGAGTTTCGTTAGCTGGTTCAGCACATCCTGTTGTGCCTTGATTCGGTTGGCTACAGCCAGTTCTCGCATTGGTAGAATCCCGTTCATCAGGTTGATTCGACTGTCGATCCATGTGTACCTCTTATCGTAAAGTCTGTCACCAGAAGACAGTTCTCCCGTCAAATTCGTAATGGCAGAGCTTACTTGAGGAAGCCTTGCATTCAATTGGCTTTCGTGTGTTGTTAGGTCGGATCCCAAAAGTCTAGTAGCGTAAGCACCAGCGTCGCCCGAAACTGCTATGGCTGTCGTGACCTTAGAGATGAGAGTTGGTAACGGTGATGCAAATGCCTCAGCTTCCAATAGAGCCGTGAGTACTCCATCTAAACCTTCAGCCGTCAACCCAATAACACTAACGATTCGGAAAGTAATCCCCGTGGTATTGGCAGGAAAAGTGCCCTCAATTGTGATGGACGTCTCAGTGTCAACTGACTGAATCTTGTACACACCAGCAACGAGTCCCGAACGAACAAACAAGATTTGTGCAGTAGTGACATGGCTGGTCAAGAAAGTTTGACCAGCCGCGCTGAAGGTCGAAGTGTTGCTAACGCCATTTGATCCAGTAGCAACGTTCGTAAATACTGTGTTGAAAAAGGCGTCAATAGAGGGGATCTCAGCCAACGGGCTACTATTCGAGGACAGTACCCCGTACAAGCCATTGAGTGTAGGGACCCAATAGTCCACTGGGATAGACCCCAACACCTTGCCAAAAGTAGCCAAAGAATTGACGACTCTATAGCCAAAAGCTCCCGTATTTGGTAGAGCTTCAATCGTTAGATCCGTCGGAGACATGACAGCGACCACTTGCCGCCGTAGTCCTGCCATAATCCCCGTGGTTATGACAACAGTATGTCCGGGGATCACACCAGCTGTATCAAAAGAGGCCGAAGCATCATGCAGATTGGTACTAGGAGTAATAGTTGCCGTACCTGAAACCAAGTCCGTGCAGGAAGTGACCGTGAAAGTAAAACCTGTGTCACCAGGGACAGGAAAGGCACTGTTGACTGTGAGTGTGCTGGCACCGACGGAAATGACAATGCGATAGGTTGAAGGGGAGTTAGGCCCCGTTCTAATGTCTATTAGGTCGTAGAGCTGAGGCACTGGAGAAGGCCACGCACCACCCGTATTCGTAATGACGGTACCAGTGACGTTCAAGTTTCCTGTGCCCACGAAGGATGGTGTCGTTACCGTAGGTATGACACCAGTGGAAGCATTGATGAGTCGAAGATCCTCCTGAATGTACCCTACATTGGCTGCCTCTGAAGCCAAGCTTGGCGTGAGTACAGGGAACCCGCGGTCCCCATCGTCATCAGTCGTAGATCCATCCAAGGCCGGAAAGCGATCTGGAGCCGTCAACGAGTTGTTCATCGTGACGATCATGTCCAAGGCTTCCCCAGCCGCTGGAGCAGAAGGAGACAAAAGGGCCCATGCCGGATCCGATGGATCCAAATAAGTGAGCAAACCCTTCTCAAGATCCACAGCCAAGTCAATACCCAAACGGTACGTCTTACGATAGACAGTATCGTTGGTCGCCAAACGAACAGTGGCACCGCGGGGAATATCCACTGAAAGAGCTGGGACAGTTAGACTCGTAGCGGATACGCCACCAAGAACTATGCTCGCAGCATCCGATACTATAACAGTACCATTTTGGGCAATGATAGCCACCCTCATGCCCGTGCCAAAGGCGGGCCTCAAGAGGTCCGTAGAACCGTTAGCATCATCCACGTAAATGGTCAGATCGCCGATCGAAGCCTTAGCCGTGACCATAGCCCACGGAAAACGTCTTTGGATGTTCTTGATCGAAGTCAAGTTTGTGGTGCCTGTATCGAGCAGAGGATCTCCCACTGCAAGCCCTGCCGGATTAGCTGTGGCACCGTAGCGGTTTCTACGTGTTGGGTAGAAGCGACTCGTGGCCGCGGCCTTGTAAACCTCACGATAGGTCCCAATTGAGACCGTGACGAAAGGAGGTCCTGATACGGCGTAGGGGGCAGGACTGACCTTGAAAACATCATCGATCTGATTCGTTACCGAAGCAAACGTCGTCCTGTAAGGATTGTTGATGTTGCCATCAAAGAGAAATCGTCCATCGTGATCCCCAACTACACGTCCATCCATGTACTGGAGGGCATTCTCCAAGTAGTTCGTGGCATCATTGTAGTACTTGAGAGTGGGTCTAGCTACCAAGTCCTCGTTCGAGAGATACCCTTCTTCGTAGTAGATGGATTCACGTCCTTGCTCGAAAAGCTTAGGCTGTGAGGAGTTCGAAAGAATGGGACCACCCGTCGGGACACTGGCTTTGGCTGCCGCCGCGTAGGCTTCAGCAAGTTCACCTCGGAAGTTCGTGAAGGTCTCAACGCGCCAAAAGAACGTATCAGGACTGTACGTCGTGTAGGTGGAAACCAAGATCTGGTTCAGGAGGCCATTACCCTCAGTTGGGGCAATGCCAAAAGTGTACGAGGCTCGGAATCTTCTACCCGCCTCAACGATAGTGTCCCCCGTATAAAAGGCCCCGATCTCCTCATTTAGTGTTAGGGGTTCCGTAAGGGTTACAGTCCCCGAAGCATCGATCTTGTAGTCTTCGGGAGAACTCAATAACACACCAACGGCACCCTCCACTCGACGATACAGAGTAAGTGGTTGGCCTAATTCCGGACTTCGAGAAGTCACCAACGAGGCTGAAGGTGTCGGAAGAACTGGACGGACTGACCGCTTAATAGGTACGCCGTCATACTGACGAAAGGACTCAGTCGTTAGGGTAACGTCCGTCTTTCCAGTATCCTTGTTGTAGGTTGATCCGGAAACGAGGTAGTAGTCGGTGTAGCCCACATCCGAAAATAGAAGAACTACGCCAGTGACGTAGGTTCGAGCTACATCCCCGTGGAGATGAAGTACCGAAGAACCCCTTGCCGCAACATCATAGGCTGTCATATCCGTCAAAAAGTACGACGGCAAAAGAGGACTTCCTATGGTTCGAACACGGCCTGAGGATATCGAAAGCTTCGGGTTGTTCAGACCCGACATGAATAGCTGAGGCCCGGCCAAAACAACAATGGTCCACTGATTCAACGAGTCATAGGTCGATGAACCCACAGAGTAAAGCTCAGCGTCATCAACGAGCAACAAGGCATCGGGAGTGAAAATGCTCGTTCGATCTCCAGCAATGTAGAAGTTGTTCGTGTCCGCAGTGATCGTGATTGCAATCCCCTGCATGGGTGGTTGCAATACCGTGAAATTCTGTTCTCCTCCGATAGCCTCGTAAAGGTAGTAGTCTAGGTAGACGTTCTCCGAAGGATCCACAATAGGTCCCGACGGCAAAGCATTGGTAACCGTAGGTACTTCAACGAAAGTGATAGTCAAAGTACTAACGTCTGCTTGAACCTGCGAAGAGGTTTGAGGACGACCACCACGAAAAGCCTTAGGTGCTGGAATAGCTGCAGCCTCACGACCTTCTGGATTGAAGCTCATGGTAGATGTAGGCGTCAAATGAACGAGCTTTTCTTTTCGAACCAGAAAAGTCGCCCGCTCTTGAACGATGTCCCCATCAGAGTTCTTGTAGGAAACCAAAGCCTCTTCCGAGGCAAGCATCCTCTCAGCCAATTGCACGAAGCCCAAGGGCGGTTGCAAAGAATAATCCGAACCCAAGGTTAAGAGCCATACCGAGTAGACCAAACCCCCCGCAGTCACGTCATCCTGGCTGAAGTTCAGGTGTCCTGTAGCCAGAGAGATCTCCACGACCCCCGGAGATAGTAGAGTTGGAACCGTAAAGTTTGTGTCATCGTTCACAAGAACAACGGAAGTCGAGAAGGTTGTCTTACCAAAGCGAAACCGAGTAGTTGTGATCTTGATCAAGTCCACACTCAGACGAGGACTGTTCGTGATGGTGCCGAGGGACCGGATACGCTCAACGCTCGTGTTGGGATCAACCTGAGGAACTTCGTAGAAGTACCGGTCTGCTAGGATCTCCACCCCCTCGTGGATGCTGTACTCCAGGCTCGTTGAGGTTACTCCAGGAACGTCTGTGGTCAGACTCGACGTACCTACCGTCGATACGGAGTAAACCCCCTTAGAAAGGCCGGCCAGCACCACTAGGCGGTTTCCTTGAACTACCCCTGCTGCGGTGAAGTTGTTGGCGGCGTCGGTGAAAGTCGTTCCCAGAAAACTCGCACCCACGCCTGAAGTCACCAGAAGGCCATCCGTGGTGACCATTGTCACCAGGCCGGACGGAAAGTCGACTAAAGCCGATTCCCCGACCACAAGCGTCGAAAAAGTGCCGCCACCAGGAGCGTTCTCAACCTCGAGAACCAAGTTGGAGTTGAAGACCAGTGGATCGGGTAACTGAACTCCACCGTAAGGCGTCGCTGCCGGGATGAGGACATTGGCCTTTCGCTGAGCGAATAAGAATTGCTTGGCCTCATAATCCAGGATGTACCCTAAACCCGTTGGGGGTAGGGCCACATCCAAGCGTGGGAAATTGCTCGACGTAAAAGTCCCCGTCCCCTGAAGGACTTGAATCTGGAGTGACCGAGTATCGACCGGAACAGCGGGTAAGTCTACCGTCGGTGAAGCAATGATGGGGCTGGCCCAAATAGCCTCAGTGCTTTCATAAAAAGCCGAAACATCCTGAAGGGTCCCATCAGCATCGTCGAGATTCACTGGGGTTCGAAACAAGCGTAACTTCATTCCCCGTTCAATGGTGAGATCGGCGACAACAACTTGGACTGGAACAGATCCATAGCGTGCTTGATCTGCTGCTGAGAATCGTACTTGGCCGTCAGATCGCCTGATTTGTACAACGCCTTTCTTTCCAGGGCTCGAAAGAGTGTCAACAAACTCTGTTTGAGCAAACTGGGCGGTTCCAGAAACCATAAAGAAAACGTCACTAGCTTCTGGGGGTATAGGGGAAACAACCGTAGGAAGAGTAAGTATACCTACATCAGCGGAATAGACAGAGAAGCCCCAATCGAACGTCACACCATCGTAGTAGATGTTTCGGCCGAAGTTGTTGGTTGTGTCAGTGGTATTGAACTTCAGGCGCCCTGTGTTGCGAGCCCATTCAACCGTACCCAAAGTGGGATTGACCGAGAATCCTGCTTCCGTAGCTCTCTCAACAGGCCTTAGGTATTCCCCGAAGCCGATACGAATCAAGGGGAATTGCCCTGTGCCTGGCAATGGGTTGAGAAGCAATGCGTTGTTAATCAGGCCAAGGTCACCACTCGAATCCTTGTAGGCATAGAAGGACTGCCTTTGAAACCTAACAGATTGGCCAAGGTACGTAACCAGATCGGCCGTGTTCCAATTGAGGTTGCCTGTCGCAAGGGACAACTGGACCGAACCCGAAGGTGGATTCGTAAAGGCGGCGTCGTCCAACACGAGAACGACAGTGAAAGTCTGACCACTCCCGCTACCAAGAGAGATCCGAATAGGGTAGTTGGCAATATTCGTCGATACGGGAGCCAATACTTTCAAGCGAGTGCTATTTGCATTACTGGCTAGGGTACCCACAACAATCAAAGCCGCTCCGGGGAGCGCCTTGAAGCGCCCCTCGGAACCTTCGTAATCAAAACGTTGGATGACTTCGTTTTTAGTCCAGGCGAAACGTGCGTCAATGAGTGACCCGTTACCACCAGGACCAGTACCTGAAGTAGCTGAGATTGGATCTACGAGAACAAACACGTAGTATTCCGTTCTCGGAGCACTCTCATCAGAAGGGTATGCCGTATCAAACGCACTCTGGTTGTACACGTAGACGTTTGGAGTCATCGTGTAAGGTGAGTTTGATCCACCAACCCTTGGCGGGTCGAGGACATACCCTGTGATGCTTAGCGGCACGTTGTATCTCCCTCAGGACTAAAGAACCCCTCCAAGTCCGAAGAAGCCTCAACCCAGATCGACTTGGTTTGACCAAGAGTGTTTCTTAAATTCAAACGCAAGCGACACTTAACAGGTCCCGGAACTGTCGCAAAGACCTTTCCAGATCCGTCCTTCGTAGTGATGATGTCTCGATCCGAGCAAAACTCTACGACATGTCCAATGATGTTAGGGTCTGACATTTCATCCTCATCTAAATTATGCTTCCAAAACCTGAACCACCTCCAGGAGAAATTGAAGGTGGCCCTACAATAGCTACAGGCAACAATAGACTCGCAAAAGTAACATCTAGGGCCATACCCAAAGCCTTGGCTTTTTTGGGTAGTTTGTCTCCATCCATGCCGGCATCTTTGAACCCCTGAAGGATCGAAGAATACGCGGGAGGCCCTGAGAACTTTGCTACACCGGCTCCCACACCAACAGTGGGGTGATTGGTGCTAACAAGCATTTGAGCAAAGGCCATAGCCAAACCGTTCGCCAGGCCTAAAGCAAACACAGGCATGAGAATGCCGGCTAAACCGTTCGCCGTCATACCAACCAGGATGTTGGTGTACAGAAGCTGGGGCGGAACAACAAGGGGTAGTGGCACGTTCTTACCCGCACCGGCTGTGCCGACATCAACGGTATTGACCTTGACCTTGGGGATCCAATAGCTAACACCTAAGGCTACCCCCTTGGAGTACTTAGGTGTGCCTGTCCCAATCATGGCCACCGATACCAGATTAGGAAGCACAGCTCCCATGATGCCTGGAACGGTGACTGGCATTAAATCGACCCCACCAAAGCGCTACCCATGAGCGGAAGCCCTGTTATGTAGTCCAACGAGGGGGTGCCGGGAGGTAATGACCTGAGCCCTCGAACAACACCTAGGATGGCCGCCGGGCCCCCCAAAAGAATCATCGGGGCTGTCATAGAGATGGTCGTCGAAGCGATCATGTTCAAAGCCAGTCCAGCCGTCAGCGAGATAGCTCCAGCACCGGCCGCGATCGATACTGCTCCAGCACCTGTGCTCAAAGAGACTGCTCCAGCACCCGTGGTCAAAGAGATGGCCCCAGTCCCCACAGTGACGTTGAAGGCTCCTGCCGGGGCGTTGAAGGTGATTGCTCCTGCTAAGGCACTGAAAGCTATAGCACCCGCCAGAACAGTCTGTGTAAGACCTCCAGCAAGGATTGTGGAGGTCTTGCCGCCTATGGCTATATTCTCCAACACAGACATAGCATACTGGAACTGACTCTTACCACTCACCAGAGTGTTGAACTCACCGAAGTTGAACGACGCCCCCTGGAAAGCATTGAGACTGACGCGATCCGCCTGCTCTTGAAGCATACCACTGACCAATGTACTCTTGGACCCGTCGATGGTCTTGTTCTCGGCGCCCGTAATGAAGGATGCCTTAACGCCTCGAACCTCTACACTCGTGGTGATGTCTTCTTCGTTAGGGTTACCTTCATAGATCGTTTTTGTCGCCGAATGATAGCGAGTTGTGACAGCATTACCTGCGGCGTCTCGACCAATATCCAAATGCACACCACCCTCAAGGGTTATGTGAGCGGAAATTCGATCTGGTTGAGAAGCTCCGATGAACATTTTGAGGGCACCGGCCAAGTTCATTTCGGCCGAGACACCTTTTGATCCACTAGGATAGTCTTCTTTGACCGACGCGGGTATGTTGAGAAATAGTTTTCCTTGCTTGCTGACCGCCGCCACAAAGTCGTTCTCACCAACAGCTCTCGGAGGACGAATTCGGAACAAAAAAGCCCCTGCTGTCGTAGCAACTTCGACGTCGGGGGTCGTTGGTTGCCGATCGATCTCGGCTAGGGTGAACTTGCCTAAGGCTCCCGAGGTAAAGTCAGGGAACAACTTGGGTTTGAGAATCCTAGCATACTGACGCTGGCCCATCGTAGAGTTCAAGTCATTCCCAACGAGGGTACCAATGACCCGTTCGATGTAGGGAGATCTGCGATCCATCGTAAACCCATCGATCTCCTCAATGACCTCTTGGGATAAGTCCGATGTGTGACTCATCTCAAAACGATCTTCAACGAAAGCGTCGGCGCCGCTTGTAGCATCCTCCATATTCACACCCGGTGAAGTAGCGGGATAGAAAACCCGTCGTCCACTCGAGTAGGTGATTGGGGGGAACTCAGCGGTATCATTGAATATATCGAGTAGTGCCCCTGCGGTGTCGGCATACTTAGCACTACTGCCAATACCCATGCCGGGTCCGGCCGCTTGGAGAATATCCCGGCCATAGTACCCATCAGTCGTACTTTTGAGCGTCTTACTGTCGGTTTGAAGGATGTCCGGAGGCAAGTACGTACCCCCGCGGCGAATGGGCCCCGACACACGCCTAATGCCAGCATCGCTCTCAACACGGTGGATGGTCTGCGTGATGAATGTTCGCTCAGCATCCCTAAGCTCTAGGATGTCTCCTGCACGATTGACCATGCGAACATCCTTCGAAAGGGCCAACTCTGACCCAGCCGAAGACATGCCGCCAACATCCCCAGAATGAAGAAGTAGTCGTTTGGTCCGTCGGACACTACGAAACAACTCACCGTAGAGCTCAGCCTCACCCGCTGTAATCTCGGTTGGATCGGCGATAGAGAAAGGATCGAACCTGAGACCAGCACGATTACCCACCGGCAGATAACCGAGAATCACAGCATCATAGAGTTGCTTGTGAATTCGACGGTACCCAACAATAACAACCGAATCAACTTCTGGGACACCGCCCCAAAAGCTTCTAGGCCCAGCTAAGCCCTGAGTCAGGTCAATTTCGAAGCGTTCACCACCACCAGTAATGATCTTGATGTCTGCTTTAAGGTTGACTTCATCCACTCGAGTGATGACACCGACCTTCAACCCAGCCAAATCACCAGTATCGACGAAGTCCTTACCAGGGCTCGATCCAGAGAGATGCTTGGGTGTGCGTCGAAAATTGGTCACGGCGGGAACTCCTGACTAAGCTGGCCTAGCTTCGTCGTATTGCTAGACACAGATTGCGTTTCAGCAGTGATATCCTTGTCGATCTGAGCAATCTGTTGGGACACGGACTCACCCGAACCAACTACGACACCCCCAGAAGCGGCAATGGTCTGAAGTCGCCTTTTCTCGGCTTCCAAAGCAGTGATGTGTGCCTTACTGGTATTGATCTGGGATTGGAGTTGCTTCCTTTCACTTTCCGCCTTGAGCTTGTTGCCAAAGCCACTCCAAGCATCAGAAACACGGTTTAGCGAGGTCTTTGCCTGAAGGGCTAGGGCAGCCGGGTCTCCACCTGCAGCTCGATTAGGCGTCGAATAGGGGGGAGCAAATGGGCTTACATCCGAGGGAGCGTTCTCGAACCTGATCTGTGCTGGGGTTCGAGTTTCAGTCGTCAGAAGATCGCCTCGAATCTCCTGTTCGTACTGCTGATGTGGACCGTCTAAGGCCTTGTACAAGGAAGCCAAAAAGTTGTCGACCTTGGTTAGGACTTGACCTGGGACTACGGGAGAGGGTCTAGCCGTCAAGTCCTCGGAGATGTTGGCGTTATTCACGTCGTTGACGGCTTGGGTCAATTCGGGAGTAGCCCCATTAAGGGCCGTTTGAAGAGCTTGATTGTAGAACTCTTGGTAACTCGTGGCCGTGTCAGCCACTTCAGCCAGGCCAGCTGTTGCATTGGAAGCACTTCGGGCAGCTAAATCCTTAGTCGCTTGAGCAGCAGCCGCATCCACGATTAGCTTGGCCTCAGCATGGAGAGATATATCTGATTGCGTTGGGTTCAAGGTTTGGACTTGGTACCCAACGTTGATGAAGGCTAAGTCAGATCTGCCTGACACACAATCGCAATTAGGATCAACAGTATCCCCAGAAGAAAGCATGTCGCTACGCACGCTCATTTCTGCCAACGAAAGGGCCTTGGACAACTGATTGGCCTCAACGTCTGGAGGAGACACACCACCCTGAACCTGTTTCGAGCTCACAGAAGCATTGGTGATAAAGGTCGTTCCCGACGTGACTAACTCAGGCTTCTTGGTCTCAGGGTTGATCGCCGCAGCAGTTTGAAGGTCATCCGGTTGAAGACGTGCTATAGCATCGGCTGGGTTTGCATAGGATGTAGAAACCGTCGTCAATCCGGCGGATTGTGCTTGCAGCGTCTCAATAAGGCCACCGGCAAGAGCTAGTTGTGTCCCGATCGCAACCTGGCCATTGGGGCCCTCAGTCAAGACTAAGGCACCATCTCGAAGAGAAACTCCACGACCGTATCGGTGATGGCCGATGACTTCGAAACCGCGTTCATCCGAAACGGGTCGAATCATACCTGACTGACCGTAGAATTTGACGACTTCTTGGTTGAAAGTGATGTTGCTGGCTGGAATCAGCAACATCTCCTTGACCACCTTCGACTGATCGTGAAGGTAGGTGTACACACCAGCCGAGTTGATTCCATAGGTGTACCTGTTGTTCAAGTGCTTTTCACGCACTTCATCACTTGGCGTCACCGTAGAACTCACCCGACGAATGTCTTCCAATTCAGACTTAGCCGCCGTTTCAGCCTTCTTTACCTTACTCTGGGCAACCCTAGGGTCTGACTTCTTCTTGCTACCCTGAAGCTTCGCTAGTTGATCGGGAGTTGCCGTAAAAGGTCTAGTGTAGGCCATCACAACGTTGGGGTATCCAACAATGCGTCCTGTCTTAGGATGCCTTAAAAGCAAGGGCTCATAGGGATCAATACCACCCGTCGTGTCCGGAGAATTGACGGGTGGAATCTGGGCGGCCTCCCCAACATCGGCTTTGAAACGACCCCCATCTGCCAATTGCCTAGGAGTGAGATTCAGGGTGGTGCCATCAAAGGGCTTCTTGTCCGAAGTCTCCTTGGCACCCTTGTAGCTCGTGAGCGTTAGGGTGCCGATACCTCTCGGAGCCAGAAACTTTGAACGCTTCGCCGTGAGACTTAGAGTAGTCTGGGCTCGACCACCAAACGAAATATTGTGACTGATGCCCTGAATGTACCAAACTTGGTCCTTAGGTCCCACGTAGATAGGAAAACCCAATCGGAGTTCAGGACGGAAGGGTATTGTGACAGTGCCTCGGAACCGCTTGCAGTTGTAGCGATCCAGCATGTCCAACCCTACATAAAACATAACCTTTGGGTCAGCCAAGAATTCGGAGTTGAACGTCTGCGAGCGCCAACCATATTTGCGAAGTAGGTGGTAGTCCGTCACGGACGTGAGAGGTGTAGCCTCTTCTGGTAAGCCCCAATCGATACTGCCGGTGAAATTTCCCTGAAGTTGTATTTGTGTGACAACCTCAGCCTCCGATTGAGAGAAGTCCCAATCGATGATATCAATGTCCTGTATCCAAGAGACAGGCTTGTTGCTCAGGATGTCTAGGTTGTAGAAGGGGGGTTTGAACACCAAATCCCCGGTGACATCCATATAGAACTCAAACCCTATGGCTTCCTTTGCAGCATTGGCAAGTTCGAGCTTGGTTTGATACTCAGTCTGCCAAAAATTCACCTGTCCTGCCTGACCTCCTTGAGTTCGGAAGGCCACGACGTCAGGATCTGTTGGGTCGAAGTCCATCTGAGCCGTGCCACCATTAGCCTGACGAACCAGCTGAGAGACGAAGGGCTTACCGAATTGGGGTTTTCGGTTCTGATAGGCTGCTTGAATGGTGTCACCACGTACGGCGGTACCTGAGGTACCGTACAACATTAGGTTCGAACGTATCTTCGAAAACCTCTTGTTCCAGTACTGCATGATATCGCCAAGAGCCGTGCTGAAAGTGCTCTTGAAGTCTGGATTCTTCTCACGCAACTGCATGTTGAGTGAACCCGTACCTACAACGACATCACCGAAAGACTGTTGGGCTAGAGTCCAAATAACATCGTAGGGGTTCATCCCAAAAAAGACATTACCAAAGATCGATCGCCCGCCTTGACCCGTTGGTTCCGTGAAGGCTGGATTCACATTCATTTTGCAGAGTTCCCACCACTTGAGGATGTCTGCACAGTTGATCGAGAATGTGTGTTCCCCGCCCGAATAAGAATCGCTGACTTCAGTGACCAACCCCCAAAAGATTGGGTAATACTGCGGAACGCCTTCCAACAAGTAGAAACCCTTAGCGAAGATCTCAACCTCCATCATCTCTGTGATAAGAGGGTTTCCGTCGAAGTAGAATTCATCGACTGAGTGTCGCGGAAGAGACAAGTTGATCGAAGCTGATCCCGGAGAGCTATCAACGTTCAAGTCAACCTGGATACTCGTGATGTAGCGGTTCCAGTTGAAACGACGACGGCATTTGGAGCACCCTAGGATGTCCGTTTCGCCATTGATGTAGACCAAGGCATCTGGAGCCGTAATGACTGTAGGTCGTACACCAGGTTGGTAAGTGCCTTGAAATGGGCTACGAGCCATAGTCACCGACTTTGAGAAACCTTTGTGGCAACGTCCGCGTTGGACGCCCCAAAGGTTCCTGTGTTGTTAGAGGCATCCAAGAGAAAAGCTGCTCGGACTGTGAACTCGAAGTTGTATTCTGCCGTAAAGGGGTTGGTGTCAGCCTCGGAGATACTTAGGCTGTCGAAAGACCCTATGTACATGATGCTATCATAGTAAATGTAGATTGACCCAACCATTGTCATATTGAGTTCAAGATTGGACGTCGTAGCATCCAATGTGTGAATCCTACCATTGTTGGCGTAGAACAACCTCATGCTTTGAAGGTTCTGCCAGGATTGTGAGAAGTTGCGGGCCATACGAGTTAGTCCCGGGCCCGAAGAATTCAGGAGGTCGATAGCATAGAACCCAGCAACCTTTCCAGAAGCCGAGATCTTCTCTTGACCATTACCCCAATGCTCGATGATGACTTGTCCATTCCTAGACCAAGAACCATCGGCAACAATTTTCTCACCCTTCACACTGAACGTGGAAGGGTTGACCAACATCCTTAGGGGTGGCGTGTTAGCCATGGCATCCAAAGCTCGTTGGATACCTAGAATTTGAGCCATCTGTGCGGCGGTATAGAGAGCATTGGCGTTATCCGTCGTCAACGGAGTCGTCGCCAACTGGTCCATAGTGTTCTTGGACGCATCTGCCGAAGCCTTCCCAGAATCCTGCCAATCTCCAGTATAAGTGTCCGATGCGACCGAAGACAAGCCCAAGTACTGGTTGTAGTATTTGGTCATGGACTTGGCATAAAGGTTCTTGTCCCCCGTGTAATAGGGCGGAGGGTGAGACAGAATCTCAGAGAAAGCTTGAGGATCGCCTGTCATCAAGGCCTGCTTCCAAGCGTCTGGTGGTTTTCGACGCTTGTTGTCTTGGAGTAGGGTGATGATGTAGTCGGCAGCCCCTTCAGAAGCCGTAGGATAGGCCCTAAACTGCGTTTGGGCATGACCTGGAGGGAAAGTCTCTTTTTTCCCATTGATCCTCTCCCAGGCCCCAAATGTGGTCGTTTGGTGCTGCCATCCCGTGGCCTTGATGTTGCCGAAATTGTAATTGTGAAGAGATCCCCACTGACCTGTTTCCAAAGCCGATTGGGCCATCATCAAAGCAAGTACTTGCTCCGATGGCTTTTGACCTGTGACCTGAATGAACCCTTGATAGAAGGCTTCTCGAACTTGGTTCTCAGAGAGCTTAGTGATCTTGTTAGGTACTTGCTCTTTGCCTGCCGTAGAAGCATTGCCGTTGACGATTGACACCGTCCCCGATTGCGTCGGGATTGAGGCATACTGAGGGTCTGTCGGCTGGATACTGTTGACCGAAGCATTACGATCCAAGAGCTTACCCGTCACGTTGGAGGTCGGCGGGATAACGCCTATAGCGAAAATCTTCGGATTTCTGGACCTCTGAGAGACCGCGGACAGGGGATAGAACTGGTCACCCACATAGTCCGTGTTGAGGCTCAACTCGTTGTAGTAGGTCAAATAACTCAGGACGGAGCCATCAAAAGTCGGGCTAGACCCAATGTAGTTAGCCGGAGGGTAGTAGTCCGCCGAAGCTTCGATCTGTTGAGCTATTCGAGTATCAGCCACAACTAATCTCCCTGGATCCTAGGTCAGTCTGTTTTGACTCTGGAATGTGGGTACGGACCGAACCAGAGTTGATTGAGGTGAAACGTACAGCAGTGTTCGTTCAACCTTGAAAGTCCAACTGAGTTTGAACGCGAATGGCGAATCGTCGGTTTCCTCCATCTCAAAAGTTCTGAAAGACCCTAGGAAATTGCCCCGGTCATACATCAACAAGATGTTACCCTTGAGCACAATGTTACCATAAGGGTCATACACAGCACCGTCGTTAGTGTATAGGTCGTAGAGGTCCCTATAGCGATCCCAAGCAATGGTTCTCTGCCGAAGAACACTGGTGAGACCAGTGTAGATGTTCATGAAAGCACCAGTAGAAGCGCTAGCTGAGATCTCCGCAAGGTCCGATCCCCAGTGCTGTTCAACCCAACCACCTCGAGTCTGTATGCGTTCGATCTTGTGCTGAAAATTCTCATCCAAAGAATTGGGATTTACATGCAAAACCAAGGCGTGCGGTAGCAAAAGGGTGTTCTTGTTGAACGGGCTTGTGATCTGAAAAGCCATAGGAATGCTACCCTGTCTCTTCTCAGCGGGATGTTGGTAGACATCCTCGGACGAGGGTACATTGATCTGCTGAAAGTCAGCATTAGCAGAAGGGATCCTAGGCATCAGCTGAACTTCTCCCTACGCTTGTATTCGTGAACACCATCAACCACCTTGGCCTCAATGATACGAGCTAGGTCCTGACCCCCAACACCCGAAACATTGATCTGGAAGGTAGTATTGCCGCCCCCACCAGCAGGTACGATACGTTCCCCCTTGCCTATCGAGGTAAGGCCTTCACCGGCTGCAGCCGTGACCATGGCCAACCCACCATTAATACCTGTTACCATCCCTCCAGCAGCGTGCGGAGCCGATTGAATAGCCTCTAGAGGATTCCCTGTGCCCCCGCCTTGTTGCCATTGACTCATAGCCGAGGACATTGAACGCCCTGTCATACCCCCCGCAGACATAGCCGAAAGCATGCTCTGTTGGTCAATATCCTTGTAGAGGTAGTACTCAAACAAAGCCGTCCGCACTGCAGCCAGGACAGAGCCTTCAACAGCCTTCGAATAAGGGCCACTGAGAAAGCCAGTGTCCATTTTGAACCGATCCATCCTCGAGTCGACAGATTGCAGAATTTGCAATTGTTCTTTGGATAGACTGAGGTTGTCTTCAGCCACAGACGACGTAAATTTCAGAGCAGCATCGGTGCTAGGGGCCACAGGGGTAGTGGTTGGTGCTTCTGGGTTCGCCATAGTCATGGCCGGGGATCCCGCCGCTGTCGCAACTACTTTACTAGGCGGCGGCTTTGCTTGAGCCGACACTTTGGGTGTCCCACTTGGGGCCTCCTCTTCAGATGCCTCACCCTCGGGCTTCTTAGTAGGCTTTATCAACCCCGCCAACGTAGGCAAGTGAACAGGATTCAATTGCCCAGCCATCTGGTGCATGAATGCCGCTCGCTGATCTCCCTTGAGCCCTCCCTTGTCAGCAGCTTCGCCTAAGGACAACCCTTTGGAGATGTCTGTTACGATCTGCATACGTTGCTCAGGCGTTAATCCAACGGCCTTACCGGAGGACTCTACGGCATGAATGCCCTTATCCCCAAGAAGAGCCGCGGCATCCCCGATGTACTTCTCCACCTGAGTGTTACCGGCCTTGAGGGTATTGCTCAAATTCTTGCTGAAAGCTGCGTCACTCTTGAAGATCTCAGACTTGAATTTGCCCATGTCCCCACCAGCCTCATTGAAGGCTTTGATGAGGTCCGTGTCACCCGACTTAAGAACTTCCTTGCGCGTAGCCTTAGCTGTTTTATCGCTCCATGATGTGATAGTGTCCCAAATGTCCATGAGGACGCCATAGAGAGCGTTCATCATGAAATCCATAAAGACTTCGAACTTCTGGGTCCAAGACATAGTCAGATCAGCCTGACGCTTAGCTTGATCTACTGTCTTACCAAGACCATCATACAGTTTCTTGGTGTCGTCGTCGAACGTAGCCATGATATCTTGGTAGCCAGCCGCATCCACATTCTTAGCTAGTTCTTCAGCGTCCTTACCTTCAATACCGGCTCGTTTCAGAGCTGCCCGAGCGGCATCCTCTTGAGAAGCATCACCACTCTTTAATTGCTTGATAAGGGCCTTCTTCTGGTCCTTCAAAGCCATCTTGAACTTGATCATCTGATCGAGTTCTTCCTCTGAAATATTGAGGGATTCAGCCACAGACTGTCCAGCTATACCCGTAGAGGCTTCCTCCAGGTCCTTACCCCCCGAAAACCTTCTGACGGCAGCTTCCTTTTCTTCCAAGGCTCCGGCAGCGCCAACACCACGAAGGGCTAGGGCCTTGCCATAGGTTCCCGCGTTGGCCCTCTTAGCCTGTAAGCGGGCATCTACTAGGGCTTCCCGAACACTGGCCTGCTGGGACTTGTCGAGCTTGTTGAGGGCTTCCTCGAAGGCTTCAGGGCCCTGTGCAAACTTGTCTGAGAATTCCTCTATAGACATACCTAGCTGGTCGGCGAGGCCCCGAGCCTTATGCATGATGTCCTTACGTAGGACGTCATCCGTCTTTTTCGTTCCAGCCAACAAACTCAAACGAAGACGATCCGTGCGACCCATGTTCTTGAGACCTTGCATGGTCGTCTGAAAGAACTTCTGGGCATTGCGAGGGTTCATGTACTTGTTCATGCGTCCTAAGAGCATGACAGCATCTTCCATGCGGTTTCCCCACAAGGACAGATCTTGGGACACTCCTCGAATCATAGCAAAGAACTTGTTGGCAGATACACCCGTTTCTGCTGCGGTTCTATTGATCCTCTGAAAGGACAACGCTGTCTGGTCCAAACTAGATCCAAGCTCCGTTACCATCTCAGCTTGAAGCTGATTTATCTCTTGGAGAGGAACGCCAAAGGTTCTAGAAAAAGTCACACTCAAATGTGTTAGGTCACTCGTGAAAGCCTGTACAGCCTTTGCATCATCACCTAAATCCCCATGAACCCTCTTAGCCTCATCATGGATTTGGGCTAAGCTAACACCCTCTTGAGTGAGAACATTGATTATAGCCTTGTGTTCATTTGCAGTGATTCCCCAATCTATGTTGTCCAGAGAAAAAGCAGCATCACGTACACCCCGTAAGGTTGTCTTCATGTCATCAAAAGCGGCGTCAACGTTGCCCACATTTCGTCCCATAAACTCGGCGGTACTAGCAGATTGCAGAATGTCTTTGTTGAACTCTTTCGCCTTAGCATCCATATCAATAAGTAGCTTGACGACGGCCATCACAGAAGAACCAAGCATCCCGAGAATAGGGCCTAGTTGGCTGAGGGTTTGAATGAGGGGTCCCATCTTGGCGGCCAAACCACCAATAGCCTTGAGCCCAGTGCCACCAGCACTCATGGCCTTACCAGCCAAACCACCACGCTCTTGGCCCCGGGTCTTCAGATTGGCGCCACGCTCCATCAAGGCAGGGGCCTTAAGCGTAGCCGCGGACATACCGACCTTGAGGCTCTTCACTAGAAGTTTGGCACCGCTCTCAAAAGATCCCTTCAAGTCTCGACCGAAAGAACCACTGAAATTCTCTAGGGACTTGGTGATGTCCTCCTTCAGCTTATCACCAACGGTATCCAAGGTCTTTCGAGCAGCGACTCGCCCTTCCTTCTTGTCCTTGCTTCGAAGGTTCTTGATCTTCTCTTGACCAATCTTTTTGAGATCTGCTATCTGCTGTTCCAAGGCTACACGTTCATCGTCACTAGCCGCTGCAGATTTCTTGGACAGGAGCTCTATGTTCTGAAGGACATTGTCGATCGCTTTGGCTTCCCCCTTGTAGGCCTTAGCCAAATCCTCGAGACTAGCTTCTGTTTCAGCCGCCCCTTTCTTGGCATTACTGTTAGCCTTCTGGGATTTGCGATCCAACTCATCAACGGCCTTGGCTATGTCTTCAAACTGACGTGTGGAGCCACGTTGCAACTTGGCCATATCGGCCAATGCTGACTCGACGTCTACACCAACCTCTAGGACCTCCTGGTTTTCCTTGTTCTTAGCCATGGCCTAATCCTTACCGAGGTATTCTAAATGGAGTGCCTGCTTGACGATTGGATGTAGGCACCAGCGGAATTTGGTCAGCACCATGTTGGATCGATGCCCATTTTTCCGAGAACTGAGCGGCTTTAGGGTCCAAAAATGCTGGATCGATCTGGGCCGCTAGTCTTTGAGCTGTCAACTGACGACGATGCTCCAGTTGGAACTTAAGCTCGTCCGGAGAGATGCCAGTCATGTCCGTAGAACCAAGCAACTGCCGAGGTCCAAACTCAGCATCGAAGTTCTGTTGCATCTCACGAAGACGATCCCACTGAACTTGCTTGGCCTCTTGAGCCTTACGCTCATGAGCCTCAACAACCATGTCGTGCCAATCCTTCTCACCCTTGAGGTCTCTCTCAAGTTGTAAGGCCAGTTCCTCGACGGTCCTTGCTGCCATCACGGGAACTCGTTTGTCGCCGGATTGTTCCATGGGCTCACCTAACACGGCGAAACGAAGGATTTTGTCCCGGCGTTCCAGCCGACCTTCGTTCTCCTGCTCTCGGCGTCGCTTGTCCTGACTGTGGACTCTGTTCATGCCCTTACCGGCCATGGATGAGGCTACGAACTTTGCGTTCTCCCATTCTCGTTCTGCCTGATCTCTAAGATCCTCGTAGTAGTTCAGAGCTCTCCATGTGAGTTGGCCCCAATTCATACCCAAAGTGTGCGTTCCACTAACTCCTGTTACAGCTGTGGAAGTGAGGTCTAGCCCTCGAAGTTGAGCCCAACGATTTCTAGAAGCAAATTCCATGACATAGGCTTCTATTAAGATCACGGCTATATTCGCTCGACGGTTAACTTCACTGAGATGCCGGATGATCTTACCTACTACATCATCTCCCATAGAATCGAACATGCTCACAATGTCAGAAAGCCAGCGTTCACGATCGTTCAAGATGTTGGCACCGTCGATCATGAACACACCGTAAGCCAGAAACGTCGAGTAAAAACGCTTCAAAGCCTTGCGTGTTCCATCAATAGGTGCCAACAAATTGAGCATCCCAAACTCATGGTGGTTTAGGGACTTGAATACGAAGGGAACATCATTGATTTCCGCAGACACATGCAAAAAACCCCTAAAAAGCAAGGGATCCACGTCCCTTAGGATTTCTGGGTTTATCTCCGGAATTTCCTTCGGAACATCGATGTGAAATTCCTCCGGATCTCCGTTGTAACTACGGTTTAGATTGGCTTGGGACTCTGCATAAGTCGGCTTAGCCATGACGTGGTGGGGGACGGAATCTCGGATTGAGGCCTACTACCGGTGGAGCATCAATGATGCTTCGGGCACCACGACCGTCGATAGGAGCCTTCCTAGAAATCTCAGCCACCTCCATATGATCCCGCACGACAGGGTACCCTGAAGTAATGGCTGGATCTGTAGGGTCGAAACCCTCAAGTTCTGCAATCTTGGCAGTTTTTGAATTTGGATGAACCGAGGTAAGCCCCAACTGCTCCGGTTGATCTACCTGTTGCGTGGGCTCTTCCACGGCCACACGATTCAAGGGCGTTCGTGTACGAACCCTTTGAGCCAAGGCTTCAGGAGTCATTATTGGGCGGACGGGTTCAACTTTCTCTTCCAGGTCCTCTTCTTCAGGCTCTACCGGCTTCGATGGAGGCTTCAGGGACTCCTGGGCAGCAACTGTCCTAAGACGCTGCGTTGTGGCATCTAGCTCAACTGTGGAGGTCTTTTGGAGATACCCAGCCTCGGCCAAGATTGAAGCCAACATCTCGGAAGGCAATTCGTTCTCCAAAGCCTTCGCCTCAGAGATAAGTCTTCGGAACTTATCCTCTTTAGTCTCGTCAGGGGTCCTAAACTCAACCTTTTCACGAGCACGGGCTTCGCCAATGACGACAACATCGGCATACTTTCGCCAGGCCACAGCGAGCGCTTCTTGGCTCCACGTCTTGATCTGGTTACGGATCCACTCATGCCGTTCAAGCATGATAGTCCTCTCCCCTTCAGATCCATCTGGGGGAACGAGTACTAGGTCAATACCCAGCTTGGCCAGTTCTTCCTTAGCCTTTTTGGCTTTGGCCTCAGTATTAACGATCGCGTTGACGACGTAGTTGCCCGCAGGAACATCGTCTTCCACGAAGTCTACGTCTCGAAGATCTACCCCTTCGATCTCGACTATGGCTCTACAGAGATAGCCATTCTGGTACTCATGTAAGTACTCAGCGCCCTCGAGATCCTCAACCTCTTTGAGGATAGCATCGTAGTAACTGGAAGGCATGCTTTGTAGGACGATCGTGCAGCCGTCAACAGTGACAGACTCCTCCGCTCGTCCTACATTTCGCGCCTTCTGTAGAGCTCCTCGTATCTTCTTTGCCTTCAATGTTGCCATCTAAATCTCCTCTTTTAAGGCGGAGAACGACGACAACACCTAGTCAAAGCACTAGGTAACCATATACATCTTCATTGTCGCCGCTCAGGGCCGTTCTGACTGTTATAGGTTAGGGGTTCCAACCTGAGAGCTGTTACCAGCGAATCTCAACGAGAAGCCCGTTCCTGCGGCCCCATTGGCCTGAACCGGAGCAAGACCCGTGTCAACGAACTCACCGTACTGACTACGTCCGTCGATAATGTCCGTCACGGTCACGCTGGAGTTCTCAGCCACAATGGCTGCATCCGACGTGTAGGAAGCTGAGTAGCTATTGAGCCAGCAACCCTCATAAAAGGTGAACAAGGCTCGAATGGGAGTGAGAAACTCTTGACCTGATGCCTGAACACTAGCGCCAGGGGCCGCCTGATCCGTGACACCTTCCAAGTCTTGGCTAGCTGCAATCTCCGAGAAAACGAGTTCTTGCTTGATATCGAAGGGCCATCGGTGATGCTTCAGAGACCGGACCAACCCAGACACACCACCCTTGTACCCAAGCGCCTGAAACAAGTTCAAAGCGTAGAGAAGAGTCTTGTTGAGGGTGAGGGTCATTGGCTCCGTTACGCCAGGAACCAGCTCAGCGATTTGATCGCCGTAGCCAACGCCACGAACTGGATCAATCGTTCGAGACTCGTCGTGGCCGAACTCTGAAACTACACCCAGTTGTCGGAACTCCTTCGTTCCAACCATATACCCGAAGATCTTGTTCTTCTGAGAAATGGCCGCACGAGTGTTAGGGGCTGTCCCCATACGGTAGATATAGTTGGTGGTATCAGTAGGTCTTCCCATGACTCATCTCCTCTGGATTGGATCCGATGAATTACTTTGCGCTAGCAAAAAGGTTGTGGATCTCATTGGCTCGCGAAGCCAATTTGACGAGGTCGTCACGAACCCAAGAAGCAGTGAGGTCCGCCCTTAGGATGCCAGCGACCTTCACGGTCACTGCGTGAACATCCAACTTGGCCTTGGCGGCATTGAATGGACGACCCGCTTCCGCAAGCACGTCAATCTTCCCTACCGTTTCCTCAGCCGTAGCGAGAATCTGGTTGGCAAGATTCAAGTTACCCTCGTAGACGTCGAACGAAAGAACCGACGTGGTAGGAGCTGACACAGCTTTGTCGCTTGCAGCCTTATCGCCAACTTCGTACACATCGGGAGCACCGAGGTTGTAATAGGTCTGGTTTTTGCTCTGATTGGGAGACTTGATCTTGTTTGCCAACTTGACGAGAAGCTGAACACCCTCACTCAGGTTGGTAGCCTTGCGGGATGCTGCCTGGTCTAGGGCCGAAACGTGTCGCTCAATTGCCTGAAGGTCATCAGAAAGCGTATTCATGGTGGATTCTTTCCTCTGCGAGGGCTCTGCCTTATGAGAGGGCATAGAAGAACTAACGTCGGAAGACCAACGAGCCCTCTTAGGGGCTAACAGTTCCCACAACTGGCCCTCGTCAACCGAGGCCATGACCTCGCCATGCCGGTTGAATTGGTCCAAAATGCTCTTAGCTAGGCCTTTTTGAACCGTGTGTGTCACGAGATTGAGGGCTGAAACAGCGCCAAGGTTAAACCTCTGGCCATCGGGGGTGCTAACCCAATCCGTGACTCCGTCAGTCCCGATCGTTACCAATAGCCTGCTAGCCATGCTTACTAAGCATGGGAAACGAAAGCACTATCGATAAGAATTACGCTTTCAAGAGAACATTAAGTAGCGCCGAAGGTAGTACAAGGGACCCCTTCTCAGGTCCCCTCAGCCACAAACCGTCCGTTTCCCACTCCGCCGGCTCAGCCATGGCCTCCTCGGCCTGATTCAGGGCTGAGGCTACCTTCTTCAGATCGAAGGCCAAATAAAAGCTCTTACGGGCACACAGAACGCGCCAACGGTCAAGTTCGACCTTTTGGAGAAGTGCTCCCCGTAGAAACCCTTGACGAAAAAGCTCTTCCCACCCCAGCAATAAATCCGGATGGCTGGTCGAAGCAAAAACGAAACCGTCAGTACCTCGATCGATGATTCGCGGTTCGGGAATAGCGGGCGGTAAAGCCGGCAAAGCGCCATTCAGGATGTAAGCCCGAATCCAACCCACAACCGTAGCTAAAGCTTCCTGAGTATCCTTCTCGGGCGCGGCCTGTAGAAAACTTCGTATGAACCTTAGGAATCTCGAGGTGTCTCGATCGAGATGGGCTAACCCAGAAGTCCCAAGACCATCAACTAGAGTCACAGAGGCGATAAACCCTGGCGTAGCTGGGTTTATCGCCAGGTCACGGTACAAAAACAAGGTCAGAGCCGTCAAAGTCCCTAAGTTGTCTATCCCCCGAGCGACAAAGACTAGTGGGTAGGGACGACCAAGGATCAAATCTCGGAAGAATGAAGCCAGACCATCTACGCTGTATACGGCCGCAGCTTTATCCTCTGTCGTGAAATCTCCGAAAGCTAAAACACCAGAAACCTTCGAATCGATGTTACGATCGAGGACGACCTGAAACTTTAGCTCTTCCACCTGATCAATCTACACCACGAAAGTCGTAGGAGTATGAAGGTTCAGGCGCTGAAAGTTCATCATCTTCAGCGTAACGGCGTTCGGGGGCCATTCTCGAGATCAAGTTGCTCGCCTGAGCCTTCGTCAATTGACCCAGAGCCTCAGAATCATAAGGCTCTTCGATACCATAATCGTAGAGAAGCCCACGAATTTCAGAAGAATGCCCCTTAGGTCCTCGCATCAGGAAGCCCAAGTACTTCAGCTGTGGGGGCGTGATAGGGGCCCCTTTCTGGGGCGCTGGACGTGGAGGTGGGGCAACCTCACGGGGTTCATCCGCTGAATCCCAAGCATCAGGTTCTTCCTGATCCTCGTAACGCTCCTGAGGAGCAATCTCCGCTGGAGCACTCCTGCCGCTACCTCGAGAATCCCAATAATCGGGTTTATCCTCGTAGGTCTCCATCATGTCTTCGATCTTGCCCTGAAGTGAGTTTTTCCAGCCTTGAGTTCTCTTGACGATAGGAGACTTATCCTTCATCAAAGGTCGACCCGTCTGAGCACTCACCAACAGTATCTTAATAGAGGACTCACCTACATCAGCTCCTGACTGTGAGTGTCTCTTAATTGAACTCCACACACGAATGGCAACACTATCGCTCAGCTTAAGATCAAAGTAGTAGGTATTTCTATAGACACCTTGCTTCGGGCGTAGAGCACGGAAAGCCCTCTTCAGAAAGGTTTCCATTTCCTCCAACGAAATCTCTGTGTACTGAGCGGCCATTAAGCTGTCTCCTCGTACTCTGGATGCCACTCAAGAACTTCAGCAGTCTTGATGGGTTCCTCTTCTCCAACGGGGGCTTCTATCGGCTTTCCTGGACGTTGCACATTCTGGCCAACCGTCAACCCAGCTTCAGCTACGAAGGGGCTGATGCCGGCAGCTTTACCACCAACGGACTTAGGGCAAATCACTGTGAGTGACTTGGCCGCCCGAGTCAAAGCCACGTAGGCCAAACGACGTTCACTCTCTTCTTGATCCTGTTGGGCCTTATCGTCGATGACAGCAACTCCTGGTTGCTTAGGAGGTTCGAACGGGAACTTTCCTTTGGGCATGGACACATATGTGTTAGCCCATTGAGCTCCCTTGACGCTGTGGACCGTGCCCAAGTACACACCTGGTGGCGGAGAGCGTTTCTCAGGTGGGAGACTCTCTTGCTCCTTATCCCACTTGGAGATGTCTGTGCGAAGGTCTTTCATCTTCGCTGCATATCGCTCAATCTTGGCCTTAAACCCTACAGGAGTATTAGGGTCATCGGCAAGATCCCCGGGATCGGTAGGATCCTTTTGGATGAGTTGGTAAAGGAAAGCAATGTTACCTAGGCCCTTGGTCTCATCATCCTCGTCCTCAACCTCATCCTCAGAGTCATCGCCCGTAGCATCACGCATCTCGATCTGAAGCGTCTCTCGCAGGGATTGCTCAACGTACTTGACACGTTGAGTGTTGGGGTCAGTGACCGTTACGACACCATTCAAGGCCAAGATGTCATCGAACATCACCTTCGTTGTATACCCGGGATCTGATGAGTTAGCTTGCATCTGAGCAAGTGATGAGTAAATCGATTGTAGTTGCTCAACAGCCTTCTCAAACTTGAAACCAGAGAAGGTGCCCGTCAACTTACCCGCAAGAATCCTCTGAAACTGCCTGTCTTGCAGAGCTGTGACAGGATTGACGTGCTTCAGGTCTGACCTGGTACTACGAGCGTAATCCACAAGAGCGCCAGAAACAGCCTCTTCACCAACCTTGGGCGATATGAAGAACCGGTTCGGACGGTTGATGATGTTACCCAAAGCCTTCTGCATCTTTTCAAAATCGGTGCCCGTGACCAATTGAATGTAGCCCAAAAAGGCATTGGTTTCGGGGGATCCTAAAAAGCTGGAAACACCCTTGCGTGCATACGGTATACCCCGAAGGATGCATGCCGTCTCGTAAGCATGAATCTCTCGGTTGGTGCGACATAAGACGGCATTATCCGTCACATTGCCGCCAATGTCCAAGTTAGCTTTGATCTCACTAGCAACCTGGATGGCGCCCTCAGCTTCATCACTGGGATTGGTCACCGCAATGCTGCCAACTCCTCGAGTCTTGTGCGGACTCGGGACGGCTTCCATTGGAATCTGCCCCTCATTGTGAGCAACCAAACGATTAGCAGCTTCAACGATCTCTGGCTCACAGCGATAGTTAGTGCGAATCATTCGGGTCTTCCAACCCTCTTTACCATTCAAATCGGAGAACAAGTCTGGTCGGGCTCCACGGAATCCGTAAATACTGTTGTGTGAGAGAATACCCCCACCAAAAAAGTTAGAGGCATCATCAACATCCAGATCGATGAACGAGCCCTTGACCTCTTCAACTGAGAGTATTTCCTCCAAACACACTGTACCTGTATCAAGAACAGCAACTTGCATACCCGGGAATAGCCCCGATGCTGTAAGCAAACGAATCACACCACTATCTGTCGACAGTCGACGAGATAGATTGGCTTCAGCAAGTTCCGAAACGTGTTCAGCAAAATCCAGAGCTTCTCGATAGCTAGCAAACCACTTTCGAATTCGACGACGTTCGCCATTCTGATGGAATGCCACATGCTCTAATTTAGAGTCCAAGTCGTCGCCAGACCACTCTAAGCTCACTTGTGAGCCCTTACCCCCATGTGCCGTCATCTGGACAGTACGCCGACCTCGACCGTGTTTGGTGTAAGATTGACTAAGCCAATGAGGGAGGTCGAAGCTCAAGTGTTTAGCCTCCAAAACCTGATACCCGTTAGCACCAAACTCCTTGAATAGCTGATCTATACGATCTTGGTTGAGTCCGCGATTCTCTCCACCAAACACCGCTGTTGGTACGCCGTATTTGAGAGAATAGCGAGCTTCAACGAGAAGGGCTGTCTCACGGTCTTGGCACACCTCCAAAATCCACATACGTTCAGCTTTCTCCATGAAAGCTCGACCACCAAAGGAATTCAGATACTCCTCATCATGACACTTATTAGTGATGCCTACGCGAAAGCCAAAGTCCTTGCGGAACATCAGGTAGACAGCTACTTGATTACCACTAAGTACTGGGCTTTGAGCCCAGATCTTGTGGTTTGGAGACATTGTGAGGCTTCGACCACTAGATGTTGTGATACAATAACCGGACGCCCAAAAACTGGGTTTAACACAACGAACCACCTGTTTAACCAAGGATCCGTTTCGGTAAGATAGGACAGTATCCCCCTCCTTGAGGTCTTTAGCTGGGACTTGATGCTCTTCATCAATTGAGATAGGAGTGTCCTCTTGAACACATTGCTTGTCGTCGCCCACAACCCAAAGTGATCGTCCGTCAGAACCGTCACCTATGTGCTCCGAGATCATATCGATGATTTCGGCTTGAACGGCATTACGATCCTGGGCCTCATCGACCATGATGTGGTCGTACATGGATTGAATAGTCTTCCTTACGGCTGGTTCCCGCTTGAGAACCGCGTGGAAGATGTTCAACATGTCGTCAAAGTCTCCTAGACGAATGTCTCGAGGACGGTAGCGTGCCATGAAGCCTTCATAGGCTCGACCTCTACAAGGAGGATCCCACCCAGGAATGGCTCCCTTGAGCCCTTCATACATTTCGTACCAAAGGGCTGCCTCAGATTCTTTTTTAGTCTTGGCCTCTGCCCGAGCTTGAGCTGGAGGAATGTTGTTCCCTGCCCACAAGCTCTTGTAACGCATGACATCTTTGAGCTTAGGTGCTGGCTCGTCTTTCCCGTAGCACTCTTCCCACATACGTTGTACCGTACGAGCTACAGAAGCACCCCCCTCAATGAACCCATTAGGACTTCGTGAGGCACCAACGGCGATCTGTTCGGCAGTGGTTCCGTAGCTACCAATGAACTTCCGGAACAACCCGTGCATGGTACCGACGCTCATTTGGGTCAGGGCATCACCACCTGATGTCCGGCCAATCTTTTCTCTCAGCTCGCTGGCTGCCTTTTTGTTGAAGGATGTGGCCAGGATACGACTCGGGAGAACTCGTCGATCCTTTACAAGATACTCGATCCTGGCTACAAGGGTCGTCGATTTACCAGCGCCAGCACCGGCCGCTACGAGGACCCTGCCATCCGTGACCGCTGCTGCCCTCTGCTCGTCGTCTAGCTTACGTAGGGGGGCTGGGACGTTCTGAGAGAGAAGCGGGTCGCTGATGGCCGCTACGGCTGCTGCCGTGGCAATACCAACAACCTCGGACTGAATAGGGGGCGTGTCCGGTTGCTGGTTGATTTCCAAGGATTTTCGGGCAGCCTCCGTGGCATCGGTCTGAACCCTCGAGAGCATGGCTGCCCGATTGTCTTGAGAATCCTTGGCGTCAGAAGCTCCAGAAGCCGCAGCCCCTTGCAAACTCGTGTTCGTGATCTCGGGAGCAGCTACTACCTCATTGGCTGCATTGTCCACAGGCGCCGGAGCTGCTATGCCCGAACCAGCCTGCTTGGCTGCTATGTCGATCCAATTGCGCATCCTGGCGTTCTTTATAGGCAGGGCAGCAAAGACGTCCAAGGCAGCATCAGCATCAGAGAGCGTTGAAGCCGTGATGGCCTCACGAACCTGTCGAATATACTTCTGTGAGGTGAAGATCCCCTTGATTGTAGCTGGCCCACCCCTCGATAGAAGAGTCCTGAACTGCAAGGCTCTCCTCGAGATCCCTGCAGTCGTGGCCACCGTCATAGTCAGGGCACGACGGAGCATTGACTGTTGAGTGTTAGTCTCGAGATGCTCCTGAAGAAAAGCTTGAAGACGTTCAATCTCCGTCTCAGCCATACGTAGGATACGCATACCCTTATGAATGACTTGGTCTTCAATGTCATCAACCCCCGAGGTTTCCTCGGCGTACCGCATGTATGTATCGAGGGCAAGAATGAAAATGATGTATTCAGCGACTTGGAATTCACCAAGGGGCTCCTCAGTTTCTTCTTCCGCCGCCACGATAGCCATGGGTTGCTCTGTGAGTTGCATCAGGAGGGTCCCTTACACCAAAAGGGCTAGATAAGTAGAAAGTTAGAGGAGGTTAAATGCTAAAGGGCGCTCTTGTTTCCAGGAGCACCCTTTAGGACTCAAACCTTGAGCTTCTACAGCTTGCTACGTAGGTTGAAGGTCAGGTAGAGGTACAACAGCGGGAAGATCGGCTGATAGAAAGCCTCAAACCTGAGTACCGTTGGGTCATCGGGGTCAACTGCTGCCGTAATACCCGCAAAGGCTCCAACGATCTCAGCCTGGATGAGCTGCTTGAACAAGGAGGTCATCGAGACTTCCACCTCATTCGTGCGGCTCGCCAAGAACTTCGTACCGACGAAGGAATCGAGGGTCGAACGGCTCTGTTGCTGCACATAATCTGCAATCTGCGTGACCGTTGGCAGACGGGTCAGCACATTGGTCATGTCCGTGGTTAGGCCGTGACGAACGCGGATCGTGGTGCTGAGGTCCTCGAAGACCGTGATGCCCGACGTGGCCGTTTGATTGGCCTCAACAGGGTCAAGAATACGAGGCAATCGCGTGAAGCCCAGAATGCGACGACGAGTGTAAGGTGTTGCCACATCGACCGCAGGACTTACGGCCGAACCCGCCAAGGCCGCTGCCAAGAAGGTGCCATCGACCAGGGTTTCGTAGTTTTCCCCAAGCTCGTTTGTGATTGTAATCACAGCGGAATCTGGGTAGACAGCGATGATGCGGTTCGACAGGAGAGCCTTGGCAACCGTTTGAGCTGAAGTCGGAGAAGTCCCCGAGGCAAACCCGATGAAGCCCATACGCTCAGCCTGGTTCCGGATCCCCGACTGAACAGCACAGTGCTGCATAAGAGCCGAGTAGACGGTGGTGCTGGTCGTAAGGGGGACCAAGACATTGGGCTTGATGTTTCCCGGAAGCGGTGTTGCCAGGTCATTGATAGCCTGGATGAACGATGCGTCCGAAGCCTGGTTAGTGTTGGTGACCTTGAGAACCTGCTTGATGCCCACGAGGACCGCCCCGTTTTGGATCATCAAAGAGGCGCCCAGGGTTACCCGATTTTCGGCCGAGATTGGACCAAACTCTGCCTCGATCGTCTTGAACGTCTGGAACAGACGTGTTGAGAAGTCCTGCTTCATGTAGCGGTAAGAGACGTAGTAGAAGTCTCCAATCGCTGGTTCGAGACCACCGGGATCGAACGTCTGGAGGGTCGCAGTGTCGTTTACGCCGACGCCCACCGTGTCCGTAACGATTGTCTCGAGACCCGGGATCGACATGTAAGGAACCGCGGGGTTGACCTTCCAAGTCGGGCTGACTTCCATGGTGAACGATCCACCATTCGTGTAGCCACCCACATTGGATACGAGGATCGTGAACCGGAGTCCTGTCCTTACATCCGTGTAGGTTTGTCCCGGGTAGCCAATTCCGTAAGATCCCTGGGTATGCAGAACCGGAGACAGCGAAGAGGTTACCGTGTAGTTGTCCTCGATGTCTTCGCCATTATCACCACTGGTTCCAGGAACTATCTTGGTTCCTGTGGTCGTGTTGAAGGCACTTCCTACGCCCGTAGCAAAGGCTACGGTCGAGGTAGCAGCCCCTGTCGTAAGAGACTCGATCGTGACGTACTGTTGGCCTTCGATGGCACTAACATAGGCAACACCATCGGTGGCGAAGCCTGCTGTAGCGTTGATGGCGTTGGTAACTTCCTGGGCACCGACCAAAGTCTGGCTAGCTATGGTTCCCTCGGTGAAACCGAGAACAATGTTAGCCGAACCAGCCAAGATCCGGATGCTTGAGCTTGGGTTCGTAAGGCCACTCGTAAGGCGAACCTTGTTCAAGTTCGCCAACGTACCTACCGAGGACACACCCGCCAGACCAGGCACCAGATTGATAGCCGCAGCAACAGCTGCTGCCGTAACTGCCACACCCGCCGGCAAGGTTACCGTATAGTCGATGCCATTTAGGCGAATGTTCAACTGGTCGTTGACACCCGTCGTGATAATGAACGGACCTGCCAAAGTTCCAAGGATCGTAGCTGGCTTGTTGGTAGCCGTTGGCGTACCCGTAGCCGACTGGAACGTACTAAAACCAAGGACATTTTCGACCGTACCTTGACGGATTGAAACCGTTGAGGCGTGATCAAAACCACCAGGCAGAACCGCTGGAATGGTGTTGGTCTGAATGAGGAAGAACACCGGACCGTTGATACCACCGATCTGACGGAACGAAGCCAAGGGCGAGCCCAAAGCCGTATTGATGTCCGACACAATTTGAGCCGGTGTGCGAGCACCGGCTGTGATGGATATGTTGGACTGCGTTCCAACGCCACCTGCCATACCCGTGACGATGAAGCCAACATCAGCGACTGTCTCGGTGATAGCTTGGTTGCCAGCGGCACCCACGCCATCATTGATCAGGTTGATGACACCAGGTGTTGCCGAAGGAGCCGCTGTAATGAGCAGTGTTCCAAGCACACCATTGATGGCTGCAATCACAGAGGTTCGAACGGTAGCTATGGTGTCCAAGGCTGTGTAAGCCACCGCGACGTGACCAGGCGTTACGCCACCACCACTATCAAACTCGAAGATCGTTGCCGGATTCACACCGTCATTTAGGGTGAAGGTTTCGGTGTCCACAAGAGCCGATCCAGCTACGACCGTGATCGTACCAGTAGCGGAAGTTGCACCACCGAAAGCCACCGAAAGGACGTTGTTCGGTGCAACGGGGATTGTGATTTGGTTGGAGCCGTCTACCTCAACCCGAGACGAGACCAAATAACCGTTAGCAGGGCTAAACAGGTTGGTCACATAAGGGTTGCCGTTGACCGTCGTTCCCCACTGATCCGAAGTCGTCTGGTAGAAAGAGTACGGAGCGGCGCCCTCGTTCGTGAACACAGCGTTTTGAGCCGTGGTCTGTCCGAAAGTAACCGTAACCGTCTCCGATACTGGCGTGCCAGCACCTGTGTGGAAGGCATCCGGTACCGTCTCTACCCCACGCGGCCACTGAATCGTTTCTGGAAGTCCCGTCTTGGTGCCAAAACGAACTTGGAGAACATTCGTGCCCGTGAGCGTACTAAGGACTTCGAACTGACCCGTACCGATAGGACCCGAGACAAGGTTGGTTAGGATGAAGGTGTCATCCTGCAGACGGTTGTAGTAGAACGTGCAGAACGCTTGGTGATCCGGAGGAACCTCGTTCTTGAGGGTGATCTGCCGAGTGGCACCATCAACCTCGGTCACGACAGCAGGAGCCCTACCAAGGGCATCCAAGATATTGCGACCCGTGTAGACCGAAACCAGGTCGGGTCGGTTGGTGTTGAGACCAATACGACCGTTGGTTACCTCGCTATACAACGCCGAACCTAGGGGCGTGTCTCGACCGTTACCAGTCGTTGGGACCTCAGGCAGCGTGAACTTGTTGGTAGAAACCAATGCTGGAACTACCGTCGTGTCAATGACACGATCCGCCGCCGCCATGAACATCTTGTTGTCCACGAGAGTCGGAAGAATCTGAGTGTCATTGAAGAGCGTTGCCCCAGCAGTTCTCTGTGCAGAGGCGGCTACGTAGCTGGCACCCCAATGCAGGATCGACACATCCGGACTTGGGTTGGAAACCACGAAGTCTTGACCCTGAATGAAGTCACTACGTCCCGTGGCAAAACCACAACGAATGACGTTGGTTACCAGCGTATTCGGCAGGTAGTCAAACGTGTCTTGCCAGGTGTTGGCAAAGTACTGAATCCTGACCGTGGATCCCGCCGCCGGGGCGTAGGGAAGGGTGACAATGCCGTTGGTACCGTCCACAGACGAGGCAACCACCTGAACACTGTTGACCGTAACCACGACCTTGGTCGTATCCGTGGTGGTGATACCACCGTCCGTACCGTCCACAATAGGACGCTGAAAAACACGGAAACTAGCATTACGAGTGGTCGTTGTCCCAGCGGCAAAACCTAGAGCGCCGTTGGCGTTGCCTGTACCAATCGTCAAGCTACGAGCCGAGATGAACTTGATATGGTCGAGGCCCTGGTTGTCCGTGAAAACTGCCGTCGCCAAGCCAGTGATCAGATTGGAGTCGATGAGGGTTTTGAGGCCTGAAGCCGTGTAGCTACCCGCGGCGAAGGAAAGAGTTGTGTCGGTACCGTCGATGTTCAGAGTAAAGGTATCCGTCACACCCGTCGTAACAACGAATGGGGCATACCCAGGAGTGATCAATTCAGCCTGAGATGCGGTTACTTGCTCCGAAACATCGTCCGTAAAAGCGGTGTCCGAGCGGTGGAAGTAGTAGGTGACACGAACGTTGTCGCCCGTTTGCGGGGGCACCTGAAGAATGACGTAACCGCCCTGGCCTTGAACCGCACCAACAGCCACTGGACTGCCGTTGATGGTGACCGAAACGCTTCGAACGTTATTGGTCACACGGCCGAATCCCTGGCCGTCAACGATCGGGAAGTTTCTTACCCGGAAACGAGTTACGGTTCCATTGGCCGCGCCGAGGATAGGGTTGTTCGGGTTGGTGAAGTCGACAACGAATCGAGCCGAGACGTCTTCATTGACGATCTGTTGGTCGAGGTTGGCACTGGAACCGCGGACTAACTCAAGGTCATCCTGTTCTAGCTCTTCTTGACCGACACCAATTACGACAGGGATTCTAAGCCCTGCTACCAGGTTGGCAGCATTGGCCTCGGAAAGAGTCCGAGTGTAAACACCAGGGGGTACATACGTAGTAAACGGACCAAGACCTGCGGCCATCCTGAACTCCTTGTGTGCCGGCAATAAACCGGCGTTGTCGATTTGGGTCTATATCGAGGGCTCTTTGGATCTGATCTTGGTCTGCATCTGGCCCGGGTAGAAACCCAGGTCTCACAAGGACTGTGCCCAACAAGGAATTATTGGGTGTTAAGCAGGGGGACGCTTCAGAATGTTCGACAGCTCGGTCGCTAGGCCCTTACGGGTCTCAATGGTCTTTTGGCTGCCAGCTGAGTATTCGATGAAGTCCTTGCCGTTTTTTCGCACCAAAGCCCTATTACCCCCCACTTTTCGGACAGTACCCTTCACTTTTTCTCGTTCTTGATAGATCTGCCAACGTTTGTCGGCATCAGACCCTACAATTTGGTCAGCACTAGGGTAATCGTGCTTAGATACCCCACTGTTAGCTGGCGCCGAACCCCCGGGGGCGAAGCTAAATCCAAAGCTCTCCCACACTCGAGGGGCTTCCTCATGGCAAGAAGGACACTCAAACGTCTTGTGATCCCCCATCTTCAAGGTGCGTGAGAAATTTAGGCCACATTTGCACTCGAATGTAAATTTAGGCATTTAGCCGATCCTCTCGTAGTCATCACTACGTTTTTCGACGGCATCATGGGTCAGGAAGAACAGGTCTCCCGCAACCTGTATGATCCCCGACTGTGAATTTGGATCAAGCTCCCCTTGGGGTCTAACTGGTGTGGCTTTACTTATCGTCAGAGGCAAAGGTACGTGGAATTCCCAATCCGCTCGAAGTTGAACGGACATAGAAGCCTGGTAGAAGAAGTTTTCTCCGGTCTCATCCGCGAGTTCTTCACCTTCACCACCCATTGAGACATCGAGCAGTTCAATACCTTCGAACTCCAAAAGCGACTTTCGCTTCAAGAGGTACATCTGAACTAAGTCCGAGATCTCCTCCATCTGTGTAGGATCTCGAGATATCACGTCCATGTCGAAGGACACTTCGTTCTTACCGCCATAAACAAGGGCTGCGTCAACACGGTCCCCATAAACCACCACAGCTACCTTTTGCCCATCGGCGGCTCTCTTACCGAAAGCCATGACAACCCCTGGCAAAGTAGTCAGATCCGCTGTGTTCCACAAAAACTCTATAGGTCCTACGGATTCACCAGGATAGCGATAGTCAGCAGACAAGGTAGATCCAACACCGAACGTCGTGATTAGGGAAATAGCACCCGTTCCATAATCTACCGTGTAGTCAACACCTTCACGAAGAAGGTAGTTTCTATTTTCGTATAGCCTTAGGGTATTGGGCGTCGGGGCCCGTTGTAGCTGAGCCTCACGTTCAACACCGGATTGAAACATGAGAACGGGCTCATCATTCACCGTGAGTAGAGGGTCAACCATGAAATAACCAGACTCACCAGGAAGCGTTGGGGCCGTCAAGATCTCAATGTAGTAGACTCCCGGCAGAGTAGGCATACCCTTGTTCTTGGTTATAGCCTTAAGATCTTCACGTACCCATTCAATAGGGTTCACCTCTTGACCGACATAAGCCAACATCACATGGCTTTGAAGATTGCCTACGAAGTTGTCCCCCGAAAGTACCACCTTACTGGTGCTTGACCCTTTGACGACGATGCCATACTGAGGCCGCTCTTCAAACGAGAAGCGGTTTTGAATGAAAGGCGTTATCTTCTGGTAAATCGGGTGTTTACCAAAGCTATCCTTCAACTCAAGGATGAGCCGACGTTTTAGGGCCTGGACGAGGTAGTAGTACACTTAGCCTTCGTGCTCCTCCAAAGCCAAGACCAAGAGCCCATTAGCCACTGCTCTAAGTGGTTCCTTAGCTTGACGGACCTCACTGATCTTGATCGGAAAGCTACTTCGAATCTTGTCAAATTCCCCCTGGAAGACATCCATAAAGCCTCCGGCTTTGGACGTGCCACCCGAGATGATGAAGGGGATGGCTTCAGGCAGATCAATGGAGTTTTTCATCACCCTAAACTGGGCACTGATTTTCTGAAGTGTGTAGCTAATCAGAGACTTGAGATACAAGGCAATAGCTTGTTGGTCTCGTCCTTCGGGTGCCGCTAGGTTCACGCCTCGTTCCTTGATCGAGCACATCTGACTAGCTGTCTTACCCACAGCTTTAGCCGACTGCTGGTCTACGAAGTCGCCGCCACGTGCCAAGCTGAAGGACATGGCTTCCATGGCTTGGTAGGCCAGCGCCACATTGGCCATACCCGAACCAAAACTGATGCTAAGCCCAGAAAACTTGACATTCTCGCATTCACTGAAGATGATAGCCATGGCTTCATTCGTCGGATGTGGGGTGTATCCCAATGAAGCGATGATCGAGCGAAACACCTCTGTGTGATAAATCACATCCTGTGTGGGGTCATCTAACGGTGATGCAGGAACGCTGAAGAAGCAGTGCTCCCCTGCAACAGAGGGCTTACCTAGAGCTGTCTGAATCAGAATGCTCAGAATTTCTTGGGCGTCGACCTCACCCGAAGAAACGACACCCTTGGACAAGGGGCGTCTAGCCTCTCGCTTGAACAAGTTGGCCATCGTAAGAGCCTCATCGCCTACAACGACCAGAGAACCATTACGCTCGACATAGTTCACGTCAGAGAGCTTCAAGCTTCTCTTAGCATCGAGTTCTAAGTCCAAAAAGGCGTCTCGAATGTTATTGAAGGACGGCGTTCCCGTGGGCTTCCTCGCCGAAACGATGTTCATCGTACCTATATCGAGACCTACCCCAAACTTCTGGTTTTCCATTTTACATTCTCCTATGATCTGGTCGATTCTACACTTGCAGTCAGATAAACGAGTCCTCAAGTCCAGCTCCCAAAAGTGCTCGACTCGATAACCGGCCTTCTGTAAGGCATCGTCGATTTTCACGTCTTTTTGACGTATATCTCGCTGAATCTTGGTAACAGGGATCTTCCCAGGACCATAGACTTCCGGATTGGCGTGCCAACAGTCATCGTAGATCTGAACGGCAAGCTTGATACCCTGAAACAAAAAGTCCACTGAATGGCCACGTACTGTGGCCTTAGTTCGAAACTTGTGGCTAACACCCTCCAACAATGGCCTGAAAAGGCGTTCCAAGTCAGTCTCACGACGTCGAGACTTGGTCGCCTTTTTGGGCTTGGCTGAGGACATTGTCGCTCGCGTTCTACCTACGGTCGTAGTTATAGACCTGGTCGGAGTGACGTTGCTGCAAAAGGTAAACGAACTCTTCATGTTTATCTGCGACCCCTTCCAACATGTTCGAAAGGCCGTGTGAAAGGGTTCCCTCTAGCTCTTTGGTGTCCAGCACCTTGGCTATGCAGTTCAAACAGACCATCTCAGCCTTCAGACTGATAGCCACCATCTCATCGGGGTTGGAACCCTGACCGAAAAAAGCTAAGAGCTCGTGAATGATTTGAGCCTGATTCACGGCTATGACCGTGACAGTTTCTTTCAGGCCCAAAGCCTTTTCAGCTAACCCATCGATAAAGCCGACGGAATCGTTGTACAATCGCTCGAACAACAAGTGATCAGCGTAGTAGGCAGAACCTTTAGTGTTCCAATGGTGTGCCTGATGCAACATGGCCAAAGCTTGAAGAAGCCCTAAGAGTTGGGTCAGGTGTGTTGAACTCGAAGCTCCTGGGTCCATGATTGATGGAGCGTCATAGAAGGCGGCTTGCTTGATATGGGTCTTTATGCTCGCTCGTTGCTCAGAGCTCAGCTTGACTGCTCCCGATGGGGGCAAGTAGGGAGGCCCGTGCTTCAGGGCATCATAGTCTGTCGGGGCGTACCAAACAACCTTCTGGCTCTCACTAGAATTCGCGGACATAAATACCTCACATGAAACAAGGGGCCATCAAAAGATCAACCCTTGTTCCTTCGACGTAACTCCCGCAGTTTACTAACGGTGTCTGAAGTCGTGTCTTCCTCAGCGGTCTCTGTGTGGAAGTTGATCCGTACTTCCGCATCTTTAGGGATCAAATCATCGGGAACGAACACAGGGAGCCTCTCAGAAGGCTCTTGAGCCTGGACAGACCTTGCCTGACCTTCTGCTACGACTATGGTCTGAACGGCCTTAGGCGCCGTCTCTATGCGCCCTACGGCGGCCAAAAGAGTGGTTAGCTGGTCCTGCAACGAGGACATACTCGTCTGAAGGGAGTCCCCCTGTTGAGTCGAGCGAGCTAGAGCCTCACGAAGCTCCTGATTTTCGTTCTGTAGGAGCTCCTCTTTTGAGAATCCAGGTTGTTGGGCCGGCTTTACAGGAACCTGAGGCATAGAATCAACCAACAGCATTAGGACACCCGAGTTGATGGCTCGGTAAAGGTCCGAAGAGTTAACGGCGTCATCCGCACAAATGTACGTACCCGTACCACCATGAGTAACACAGATCTTGATGTCCTCAATGAGAAACGAGCCCGTAGAAGATTTGGTGACTAACATACCGCCCTTCATCTTCCGCCCCGCATGGCCTTACCGAGCCTACGCTGAAGCTCTTTGGCTAAGCGTTTCTTGATTACCTCACGCGTGTGGTCACGAGCCTTTTCGATAACCGTGGTTGACTGGCGCCCAGGGTGATACCAACGCCCACGATTCATAGAGTGTGGCGTGGCGTTTCGAAAGATCAATTCACCGTTGTCCAAGATGATGGGTATGGGTGTCTTAGCCTTCGTAAGCCAAGTCATTTGCTGACGCTTCTGCCCGTCGAGAAGGGGTAGAAAGGCTGGATGCGTTGCAATGACAGTTAGGCTATTGGGGCCCATCTTGGTGGTCATACCCTTAGCTAAAGCCGCCTTAGCTCTGTGGGAAAAGGCTTGACCTTGGATCTCATCTTGAAGCGACTTGAGGATCTCCTTCTGCACGGCCTTCAGGACTTTCTTAGCATCAACATCACCCATACCCTCGGGGATTAGGGGCTTCAGGTTGATACGGAATCGGGGAAAGAAGACCATGTTAGTAGGTGATGTTTTCCCAAACAATGTTGCGGCCTCGTAGCTCACGTTCATCTGGGATATTGGGTTTGTCCGTAATCTGAGCTGGACTATTGAGAGGGGGCACCAAAAGTTGTGCTTGGTTTGCCAAGCTGTGTACCAAGCTATCTACCGGGACCTTGTACCGTATGTCCTTCTCATCGAGATGGCCTATATCGAAGTGTTGCTGCAGAACCATACCGCGATTGGTAGGCATCCTCACAGCACCAACACTGTAGCGTTCACCGTTGATTTTGACGAAGAAGTCCCTTTGGGTTAACAAAGGACTAGGCCCCGTCCAAACCTCGTAAGTGTGTTCTACGGTGCCACCCATAGCCTGCGAGGCTATCTTCCGGTTGGAGTCGTCCGGAGCAATTACGATGTCGTATGGACCCTCGTAGCCGCCAATGATGCCCGTACCGTAGCAAGAAATACAATCACCCAAAGCTTGATGGTGTGTCGTCGTCGAGTAGCAAGGGCAAGTCATGCCTACACGCTTGCGGATGAAGACCTTGACTCGTTCCCCACCTTGGTCGAGAATCCAACGGTTACGTCGGACAGCTTCACGCCATATGTAGTCGATCTTCTCGATTTCATAGCTGCTGGTGAAGGCGGCTCTCTCAAGAGGCGTTTCCATCAACTGGTTCAAGTCGATGCCACCGTTAGCGTCTACAAGATAACCTACGGCCGTAACCCGGTAAAAAACCCTCTGACTGAGATCAGTACGTAGGAAGGACCGCGTATAACGATAGCTAACAGTCACCTGAGACGTAGTTGAAGGCACAGTGCCAGGATACTTGCTTTGAGTAGCTACGTCAGGATAGGCGTTCGGATCGATCTCAATCTCGCCAGACTCTCCAAGAATTCGCACAATACGTGCAGGTTGTCCATCAATTCGGACATCTACGTCGTCGGGATTTGCCGTGGGAAGCTTCTGAGAACCAGCTTGAATGATAGGCCAATGCACCGTACGAAAAACGTATCGCGGTGCCTCCAACTCAGATCCAGACGTGTAGCCCTGAATGATCCAACGGTCTTCCGTCACCTCTTCATCGAGCACCATTACGTTGTCCGTTTGGTCTCGCCAAAAAGTCGTTCCTATTGGGAATTCATTCACACGGTCATAAGGACCGAACTCGGAATCGAACGAACGATAGAGATTCACGCCCAGGATTTGGAAGCGGGCGTTCAACCGCATATCCAAAGGATTTGTCCAAACTAGGTCAAAAATCCCAGGTACGTACCCGCTAGTCAAGAACAATGAGAGTGGTGGAGCAGGCCACGGCGTCTGCTCCACCTCTAGGATGCTAGGGTCACGATCGCGCTGAGTGGCATAGGGCATAGGCTCTGATCAAGAGTGCCCATAAGGGGAACTTCTAGCCCTCAGGTTTAGGGTCACTAGGCTCAACTGGAGGTTCAATTACCTCGGATGCAACCTCAGGCGGAGGCACGGGTTGAGCCTGTTCAGTAACTTCCTCAAGGCTTCTCTTGCGAACAAGCCGGCCTGTCTTGGAATCGATCTCAATATCGTTGGTGGGGGGAATACCCCGATCAACTAGGCATGTTTCAAATAGCCTGCGATTCTGCTCGTCAATGCGACTCACAGAACGAAGGATCTCGATCTTGTCCAACTCGAGTTGAGTCAAGACCAAAGCCAGATGTTGCTTGGTCTCCTGTAGTCGAGCAAATTGAGCCAAGGTCTCAGCGTCTACAGGATCTTCGGGCGTAAGGGAACGCTTCTCGTTTGTCATTTGGGTGTCCATCTGCCCACAAGGGGCTCACAGGGATCGATCCGATAAAAGGATTAGCCGGATCAGAAACCCACGAATTTACGGGGACTTAGGACACCAGCTCCGACGTACGGGCCGAAAGAGGATCGAATACCAATACCAAAGCGAGGTTGTTGCAAACCCTTGACGATCTTCACCGTCTGTTTGGCTCGTTCGAGCTGAGTGTCGAATTGATCCTTGATGGCTTGGTAAGCCGACTCGTATTTGCTTGATTTCTCGATGGACAAGGACACACCACCGATGGAGTAGTCGAATTCATCGGCAATCCAATTCACCATCATAGCAAATAAGGCATACATCATAGCCCCGTTGAGGACCAACGTTCGCCACTCTGGGTAGTTGTTATAGAGGACCTCAAAGTTTGGAATAGGCGTCCTAGGGGGAGCCGCCGAGACCATATCCAGGCCGTTAAAGAGGAACTCCTCCAATTCATAGTCCTCCCAAATGAACCCAAATACCTGGTTGAACTGTCGGATGGTCTCTTCGTGGGCTGGGGGTCGGAAGTGGTAGTTACGATCGGGGTTGTTGTCCCGAAGCAGAATCCTTAGTCTACGGATCAGCTCTAACTCGTGCTGTGAAACACAACAACAATTTGTTGCAGCCTGAGCCTTATCGATGACGTTGAACTCTTGAACAACTGAGTGTATAGGACCCCCGACCGTCTCTCGAAAAGTCCAACGAATTCGGTAGTCCCCGATGTTGGCGTCCAAGGGGATGATGACACTAGCGTAGTAGTGCCCTACGCTATCATTGGCTGGATCTCTCCTCGGGATCCCTAAAAGGACCTCTTGCCCCGTGGTCACATCATATAAGGCATAACTGATTTCAGCGGCATTAATAGGATACGATGACGAGTTCTCCAAACTGATGTCCAGATCGCTTGTCCCTAGCTGCTGCCCACGAAGGAAGGCTACAGACATTATCGCTCGCTTCTCCAGCCGGGTTCCAGGCGGTCCGCGAGTGATGCGCAAAAGGCTCCCGGATCATCGACCCCTTCGGATCCCTTCAGTTTAGAGATACACGCAGTCACCTTGTGCTTACGATCGCCCGTCAAGGACTCCCAAAAGCTTTTGAGAGATGCTTGTGTCCACCCCTTGGGGAGACTCCCCCACCCCTTAGCCATCCGACCTAGGGCAGCCGTCATCAAGCGCTCGTCCGAGAATAGCACTGAAGCTCGAACCTTGGAGATGCCCTTGGAAGCCATCTTGTTGGCACAGGAAGGACAAATCTGAGCAACATCTTCCCGTGAAAGCCACACGTCCTCGTTGGCTGACTTAAAGCGCTGCACTAGGGTCTTGGCGGACATAGCGGATCCCTTCAAGCATTAGCATAAATCGATTCTCTACCACCCTTGAATACGACTCGAGGCTAGGGTGGATTCCGAAGTAACCGTGAACTGCTGCTGAACATACTGGGGCATAGAATGATGTGTTAGGCGGACCTCCCATCGAATCGCCCAAAGGCCGGGTTGGCCTAGCTCCCCAGCACGGCCCACAACGTAGTAACCCCCTGAAGAATCACCCAGAGCCGTCTTACAAACGCCAATTCGAAGTAACGCTCCCGAAGAGGCTACTTGGTATAGGGTGTAGTGGACAGAAAAAGGTGAAACTGCCCCTTGGTCACTCTCGAGGTGGATCGCCAAGTCACCCGGACCTAAGGACTGCAGATACCCAAATGTCCTAGAAGGTATCAACCCCCGTACCGGTAGGACACAAGCCCTAGGGGCTACATTTCTACTAACCCTAATGATAAGGGTGTCGTAAATTACGAGTGTGTCGTCGTTCTCACGTGAGTACAGCATAATGACCACCCAACGCACAAGTATGCCGTGTCGACAAACGAACATCGATCACGGCATCCTCACAAGCGCCAATGCTGTGTATTTAGCCCACTGAACACTCTACACGAGACTTAGCTCAAGTAGGGTGTTCAGTGGCGAGGGTCATGTCACGCGAGCGCGGTAGGTGATACGAAGCTTGTCCGCGGTCGTCTTGTTCACCGCCGTGAACACCGAACGACTGAGAGCCGAGCCACCTGGAGAGGTGTTCTGGTTCAAAACCACGACTTCACGGATGTTCGTAGCCGACTTGGTGCCAGCACCTGAAGCGTAGCTAATTACCCACTGGAACGTACGTGTACCCGCAAGAAGAGTACGAGAATCAACAGTGTTGAGCGTACCAGTTACGGGACTGACAACATTGGTCTGACCAGAGTTGGCGGCCACGGCCGAAGTGCCGATCCGCATCTGATCGAAGAAACCAGCAGTAGCGTTCAAACCCGAAGCCATACGCCACAGCTGGCGCTTGCCCGTGTTCACTACCAGGTTTGGGGTAACCCGACGCTGCAAGACCTCGGGACCATTCTTACCGTCGCGAATAACCTCGACGATAAATATGCCCTTGGCCTGGAGTTCGTCAGGCATTCCCAGCGAGTTCTGAATGTCCTTGGCCTGCATTTTCGATTGCCTCCTCTATTAGGGTGACATTGGCTTGTGCCTCTTCGAACGCCGAGGGTTCAGCGTTGTCAGGAAGCAGTTCTAACACCCTAGTTGCCCAATAAAGAGATTTGTCAAGCAAACCCAATTCTCCGTAGACCATGGCCAATCTTTGTGCCGGAATCCACGAATACATGTGTAGGTCCACCCACCAAAGAGTGAAAGGTGGATCTCCCACCCGGGTTCCTGCGTAGATGTACCACTGAAGGGCCTCTTCTAAACGATCCTCGATATGAGCAATATCCCCTAATCTAACCCAATGCTCAGTTCGATTCCAATCGTCCTCGACGCAGCCCATGAGGACTTCACGAGCCTTCTTAAGGTCGTTCTGTTGAGAATACAGCTTCGAGAGTATGAGCCGCGTATGGTAACGCATAGGCCCGTTTTTCTTAGGTAAATTGAGATACTCCTCGAGACGCTCAATCGCCTTAGTAGGGTTGTGCTCACGCCATTCAGCCCCAAGATAGTGCAATGAGTTCTCATTGCCGTGGGTGACCCAATCATCTAAAAGAGTCACACGGTTTTGAACCTTACGCTGCTTATGCCGCTGGATTTCGCGGTCCTTAGTCCTCTCATGCAAGGTCCTAACCTGCGGAAGTTGAATCACGTAGGTACCGGCAGGGTAATCTAAAGTGTTGTGGGTCTGGCGAATGTAGCGAATCTTGGGATCCTGCTTACATAACCACGGAAAAGCCCATTGTTGGTCGCTACCCGTGCGTAGGACGAAACCAATCCGTGCATGCTTAGGAAGCTGATCTAAGTTGAGTAAAGCATCCCAGCCAGAAACTAGGCGTTCATGGGCCTCCGTCATGAAGATCCACTCGCTCTTACAACGGTCCATACACTGGTTGCGGATCCATGAAAAGTGGACACCCCCAGAAGGGACTTGGTCACCCTCAGGGCCTTCAGGATCCACCAAATCGAAGACTACTTCTGCATACTTACGGGCAATCTCTCGAGTGTTGTCCGAGGTCCTAGGATCAACCCCAATGACGATCTCATCCGCCACCCCACGTAAGCTTGCGAGGGTTGCCTCGATGTCATCGGCCTCGTCGCGGCACGGAAAGGTAACCGATAGGGTGAAGGCTTTCTTCCAACCACAGACCCCTAACAAGTAAGGACCTAAGGCCTCAACACGGACGTGCTCGAAATGCTTTTTTAGGTCCTCTAGAAACTCGAGGGCTGTGTACTTGATCGTGTGCTGAGGCTCTTCATCAGGACCCAAACGGTCATTCGGCACAGAGATAAAGGCGTGACCCGCCTGGGCTGCCTTCTGGAAGAGCGTCTGCCTGGCCTCGTGGCTCAAGTGCTCGGCTACTTCAGTGGCCACTAGAATTGGTGTAGTACCCTCAAACAGATCAATCGAGTAGTCCCCCTCCAAGTCTAGTTCGACCGTCTTTAAACCCGCTTCACAAGCGATCTGAAGGGCATCAGGACTATGATCCGCGACTACTACGTTCGCCTTCTTCTCCCCTTGAAGACGCTTGCCTAGGATACCCAATCCACCACCCAAATCAACGACCGACGCCTCTCGAGGCATCAGGTGAACGATTCTTGAGTAAACCTGCGTCAAAGCCTGTTTTCGCCAGGTATCTTGACCCTCAGACTTCCACAGAACGTTCCAAAGGTCCGGACTGTTGGCTAGTCTTGCAGCTCGTTCGACGGCAGAGGTATCCTTAGAGTCACTTACATCTGTGTTCATTTACATATCCCTTGGAAGGGGTTAGAACGAAGCTTTCAATTCATTCTCAATGGAGAGTGGATTGAAAACGTCGTAGGTCACGGTCACCCTCTGATTGGGTGACCCTGCGGAATAGGCAATCTCGATGGACCAGGTACCGAGGGCATTTGGGAAGAATCGAAGCCCGTACGCCCCCGAGGGTAGTTGATCCCAATACACGTTGCCCGCAACGATCAGAGAGTCAATAACGCTGACACCAGAGACCAAAGGCCAACTCACAACACCATTGTTGTAAGTCAACGTTAGGGTCACGTTTGCCACAGTCAACCCCAAAACCCGGGTGAATAGATCCGCTTGCAGGATCTCAACCTGGTCGAAGATGACTTGGTTTACTTGAACGGCGCGTGTGCGATTGGTAGTTGCCATGACCCACTAGAACAAAGGACTCGTATGTCAGGGCATGTGGCATACCGATTTAAGGGTCTTAATGGCGTTTGCATAGGGAAGGGCTGGAACCTTACCCGTTTGCCCAAACCAAGCGTTCTTCAGCTCCTCCGTGTTTGACACGGACGAGTCGAAGATGAAAGACACCTTCCCGCTTCCGTTTTTTTCCGTCCGAACCATCGCAACACCAGCTACTTGCAGATACGCTGCAAAATAGAGATCCGACGTCCGGAACTCGTTTTCATTCTTCATATCGCATCCCAATCTCGACCCCCGAAGGAGCCGTAAAGTTCTGAGTCTGATCTGTAGATCTGGGTTTTGATGTTCATCTGGGGGCCCACAATAGGGCCCCCTAACGTGACCTAAGCTTAGGTCAAGGCAACAGCGCTAGAGACACGCTGTCGAACCTTGACTCTGGCCGTAGAGGTCGTCAGTGTTGCCCCAGTGAGCAACGAAGCCGGTATCACAATTGTGGTATCAGCAATGGTACCGCCAGCGGCTTCGATGGTACTTTGAGCCAAAGTCTTGTTGATCGTAGGTCCAACAACCTTGACCACAGTGTCCTTGCTCTCGTACGTGCCCAAGCCAGTACCTGTTATGGTCATAGATCCTGGCACAGGGGTGTTGAAGTCGGCCGTTGTCAACACTGGCAATGTTGGGGCATAAGGCGTCACACCATCATCCTGAACCACGGAGATAGCTGCCCCGTTGGTCAAGCCACGGCGGGAATCCGGATTGTAGCTTGCACTACGGTATTCCGAGATCATGCCGACCAAGAAACTGTCGATAGCCGTATAGGTCTCGACAATCCTTGGAGCGATGGCTTCGGCTATGGCCGTAGTCGTGCCACGAGCCGCTGGAATGAGCCCGATGGCGTTGGCATTGGTTGTAGCTCCAACACCATTGATGGTCGCCGTCGAGACGTCAAGAACGCCGGCAACAGGGTTCAATGCCAAAATGAAAGCGGCTGCTGACGGCATAGTCCTGACCAAAGCCAGAGCCCCAAAACCCGCCGGGGTATTGAAGGTGGAAGTGGCTGCCGCAGCGACGCCAAGATACGAACCAACACCTCGGGTCAAAGACTCGAGGGCGAGCCTCGTCCCCGAACCAGTTCCCTGCCGGGCAACAACTCCCGTACCATTCAAAGCCGCATTGACAGCTACCAAGAAGGTTGCGAAGGTTGCATAAACAGCCGCCGCAATAACGACGGTAGTGTACGAAGCCGTGGCTGATGTGCGAACCTGTAGGGTGTCGTCGGCACCAAGCGTGATCGTAAGGGGGAACGATCCTACGATATCTGAACCCTCAATGGTTGCACCTGCACCAAAAACAGCGTTGGCAAGAACCGCTTCGAGTTCTACCGTCGTTGGACGGCCGATGTAGCGTTCCTGGCCACGAGGTTCCGTGGTCGGGTTGTATTGAGAGACTACCTCCAAGTCTTGAAGGTGGATTGGGCCTGGAAGATCGCCACGAATGACTCCGATACGCATGGTTAGGACTCCTAATCAGACTGCAAGCCGTCCTCGTGCCTGATCGATTTTCAAGTTCTGAAGGACAAGCCCATAATCAGTGAAAAACTTGGCGATTTGCTTGAGAAATTCGAGGTCATCAGTACGCCAAGCAAACTGAGCCCTCTTAACGTAAAGCCGCATACGAGCGAGGAGCTTGATGTAAAGAGGCGCCCGATCGAGCTGCTGAAATTCGTCGACCGCCTCTTCCAACCGATTGAGGCGCCCCTGGGCATCCTTGAGAAGGTTCCTCCGGTACGGATCCGGAATGAGGTCTTTGGGCTGCCACCTTCTGTCTGTGCGATAGAAGCTGGTGCCTTCGACTCGAACGATCTCTGGGAGTAGGGTAAACGCCACGTCACGTTACTTACACAAGGGTGAAAGTGTTGCTCGTATGAGCATTGGCTAGAACAGTTGCTGTATCGTTGGCGAGAAGGCCAGGGACCAGCAAAGTGTCGACCACGATGGCCGTGTCTGTGAACACACCACCAGCTCCGGCCAGAACTTGAGCCCTCGTAAGAGTGACACTACCAACACCGGCACCCGCAAAGGTGACCGTGTTAGCAGAACCGTCATCCGACAAGAAGCTCGTACCAGCCAACGTTACGTCGCCGGCTCCTGGAGCTCCCAAAGTGTCACCCGTAATAATCGGGCTGGCTCGCAGGATGAACGTGTTACTCGTTCGCCCATCGGCTCGAACAGTGATGGTATCCCCATCAGCTAGGCCAGGGGCTAGAAGGGTATCGATGACGATGGAAGTACCAGTAAAGGCACCGCCTGCTCCTGCGAGAATTTGTGTTCTCGTGAGCGTTACGCTGCCAACACCAGCGCCACTTAGGGTCACAGTGCTGATGTCTGGAAGTACTGAAAGGAAGCCCGTACCACTTAAGGTAAGGTCTCCAGCACCAGGAGTGCCCAGAGTCGCGGTAGCCACGACAGGAGTTGCCAAATCCGTGGGCAACAGGGAAACCACCGTGATGAGGCCAGCTTGCTGAAGCTTGTAGATCTTGCCCTTCCCAGCCGAAAGAAGAACCCGCTGGGTCTCACGGAGGTCAATATACCCGGCAATAGCCGGCTCATTGAGCTTTGTCCGTGGGATGTAGCAAGGTTGCTTAGGCTCATTCGCGTAACCATCACGCTTGTAAGCCTTCGGGTCACCCTCACTGCCAAGACGGTGATTAGCCTTGTTTGGCAGACCATCGTCGATATCGTCGACAAGGATGCGGCCCTGTCCTACCTGGTTGTGAATTAGCCTCAGCATGCGATACTCCTCAGTGGATCCGAAGCAATAAAAGAAACCTCAGTACTTAGTAGAGCCTCAGATCGGTAGATAGTTAGTGAACGAAGCGGAAAAACGAGTAGTCCCACCGGCCCCACGAACAATAAGGGAATCCAAGGGTCCGAAGAACATGGTCAATACCTCTTGAGGGCTGATCTGCTGCTCAGCACCACCAGGCAGTGAAGCCAAGTACAGGTCTTGACCCCCTGTAGGATCCTCGTTCTTGATGTAAAGGTCCTGTGACGTAAAGGGTAGGTCCAATTGCAAGGAACCCGCCACTGATGCGGCTTGGGGGACATCTCCGGCAATGAGCACACGACTCATGCCATAGTGTTCATAGTCCGTGATGACTAAGGCTGGATTACCAGGAGTTCCTGGGGCCCCTGCAAAGTCGATCGGCACGAACCTAAGCCAAAAGTGGTTGTCGTCCGTAATACCCGCAACACCAGTGAAAGTGTGGGGATTGAAGACGATCCGAATTTGGTCTTGATTCGGCACGGTATGCAAAACGTTGGGGTTAATGGCAGGGTCCAAATATCCCGACGAGATGTCTGCCGTGATAATGGGTGTGAAAACGGCGTCAAAATTGGTGGCCGCTTCCAAACGATACCCCTGAACGCCCACCCGCTTCCGAGTGAGAATATCTACGATGTGGGGGCGTCGCCGAATGACGTTGAAATCCCTGGTAATCACGAGTTGCTCCGTTCTTTTGCAACGTGAGAGCTATATGTCTGAGCTGCCGCAACACCTTGTGTGCTTCGAACATGGTCTTGGACATCAGCCCAACAGTGGGCTTCCTGACCCTTATAGTTCGGGACCAAACGAGACTTGAAGACATGGTCTTTTTCCCGCCTAGCCATCTGGGCGCTTCGTACCTGACGAAACCGATTTTCCTTATCGGCCTTAGAAGTCCACCCTCCCGATTCCCCATCCTTCATCACGAAACCCACTTGGCCTGGATTGAAAACAATCTCAAGGGCTTCGCCAGTCTCATCCTCGATCACGTTCTCACCGGACTTAACAGACTCGTACTCCGTAAAGGTCAAGCGCTTGCTGATCTGAGTCCCATCTGACGGTTTTCTGAAGGTATATGTAGGCATTTTTACATTTTCTCTTGGAGCCAGATTTGCACCTTAGGTGGCACAGAAGCCCACTTTTGGGTAACACCTAAACGACCTAAGGCTCCAACTAGGTCGCGAGTCTTGTTCCAGAGTTTAGGCCACGAAGTACCCTCTCTCCGGAATTGAAATTCTGCGTAATCCGCCACATCACCCCGGGCCCGAATGTAGGCCGTTACTAGCCCATCTGGCGTGGCCCAATCCATCCTGAGCCCCTCCTGCCAATTGTCGGGATTGAGGGCTTCAGTGGCCCAAAGAAGCTGAATGGCACGCCTATCCATAGCAGCCCGCACAGCCCTACGTACTCGCATGGCCTTCTTCACGGCCTTCTGCATTTTGACCTTGGGGATCTCCCAATGCTTAGTGATAGCTAAAGCTGCTGCCACATGTTTACAGACGCGATTATCCCGTTCAGGATCCCGGATATCGGGAGTCGAGGCTGTGCCATTTTGAGGCTTCAGCATGAACTTCTCGCTCTTGGCGTGGAACTCAGGTCCTAACCATTGCCAGGCAGGACACGAACAGGAAAGCTCCAAATCAAGAGTTGAGAACTTCTTGCTACGCCCCTTCGGAATGGCTCGAACCTTGACCGCCTTAGGGCCATGTCCACAATCCACACTGAAAATCCAACGAAGATTCTTGATGTCAGCACGCTTGACTTGAGCTGAGCATTTCTTGGCTCGTTCCTGAAACTTCTGATCGAGACCCGTCAAGATCTCTTCAACATTGGAGGCTATCTTGACCTGGATCGAACCGTTGATTACGGCTACTCGAGATCCCTCCAACTTCCACAGCTCAGCCAAAAAAGCGGCATTGTGTGCATTAGGAATCTCATCCCGGTAGGGGTACTTGGTCTTGTTTGGGGGATCTGGTTTACCCAAACCGTTGTAGCTCGTACTCGAGTCCGCACTGTCCTCTCGTACCTCAATACGATCACGGTCCTTCAACATGTCATCCGGGCCGTCAATACGCCTGGGGGACGTGTCCGTGATTTGGGGCCTGCGAATATCATCCTCAGGCTTGGAGTACGTGGCTGCCCCCGGGATCCCCGAGTCAAGAGGTATACCCTTATCCGTAGGACCCCCAGAGGGTAGTTCGGCCACAGCCCTAGGGGTCCTCGCGGTGCCCTCTCCATAGGGCGGACGGGATACAAGAGGTGAACCCATTAGGCTTTCCAGGCCAAGATGTCTGCGGAGGCTGTTCGTTCATCGTCAGCGGCTGAGTCAAACTCACGTGAGGCCTTATCGGCCTTATCTCCAACGAGGATGGTCTTAGTGCGTGGGTAGTAGAAGATGTCCTCACCCTTCTTAAAAGGCGTCCCGTCTTGAGCTTTTCCGGGGTTTTTTGCCTTCATCCAGTAGGGATCACCCTTAGCGGCGCTCTTGAACTTGTCACCGTACTCGTCCGTATTGGACTTCCACTTCTTGGCGTCCTCAGGATCCATGTTTTCTGTGGGATCCGCTGGCTTTCCTTCCTCGAAACGAGAACGCTTGGCGTCATCTTCAGATGATGCCTTCTTACCCTCTTCTCGGAGATTCTTACCGACTTCACTCAACGTGAATCGCTCAGCCTTGGGCTTGAAAGTCTTGCCTGTGGTTGGAGACCGTAAAGTCGTTGTGAGGCGCTCAGGAAGGTAAAATTCGTTGTCATCTCCGTCAACGTACTTCCACAAGGAACCCTTAATCTTGACTTCATCCTCCTTGAGCTCCTTGCCAACTTCTCCCATGGTGGCCCTCTTAGCGTCGGCCGTAAAAGCCTTACCAGTGTAGGGCGATCGAATGGTACCGCGGCGTCTGGTGGACAGGTAAAAGTCCTTACCATCGTCATCTGTGTACAGCCAAAGAATAGAAGCCGCGACTCTCTGCAGAAGATTGTTGGCTCGCTCTTGAAGGACATTGGCCTTCAAGGTTCTTTCGGCAGCATCGACAATATTATCGTGCCAATCCTTATCACCCTTGAGGTCGTGTTCTAGTTGTGTGGTTAGCTCTGCAAGGGTATTTCGAGCGATGAAAATGACTGGATCCTTGTCCGAAGCCATCTTCATCATATCAGGTAGAACACGGTCCAACACTCGAAGGGATGTAGCGATAGACCATCCAGCATCCCTGAGATTCTTTAGTTGTGGAGCATACCTACCCGGATCCCTATTGTACGTATCCAAAGCATGACGCATCTCCTTAGCTTGTTCCTCGATATTCGAAACGAGACGTTCAAGCTTATCAGTCGAAGCCGTCACAACAGCAGGTGCTACTTGCATGTTTGAAACGCTCTCCTCAGCTCTTGGGAGAAGTTCTCGTATCTCCCGCTTCAAAGCTTCCACCTTGACCGTGTCCATAGAACCCATGTTAACCAGAAGAGTCCCGATAGTATCGACCAAGAAGTAGATACTGTGTAAAGCAGGCTTCCAACGCTCACTCTTCGCCGCCTGCAAAGCCTTGAGGGCTAGAACTTTGATCTCATCAAAGTTTAGGGTCAGGGTTTCCTTCGGCGTCAAAAATGATGCCGAATGCTTGTCCTTGACGACGTCCTTGTTAGCCTTCCACTGCTTGGCAATCTCATCTAAGTCGGCGTCCGAGATGTTCGGGTTCTCGGCCTTGAACTTTTCTTTGACCTCTTCGACGCTTGAGAGCTGGTCCAATTGACTCATCAGACCCTTGCTGGAGAGACGTACCAGTTCGTCGAAGTCGGACTCCATAGCCACCCTAGAAAGCAGGTTAGCTAACTGAATGCGACTGGGCTTGTCCTTAGCAGTCTCCAAAGACTCAGCGATTTTGTCCAAAGCATCAGCAGCCGATACGGGCGCCCCAGCCACACGGTTAGTATCAAGTTTACCCACAAGGGCGGCAATTTCGTGAATGGGAAGACAGCCTTCTTCACGGGCAGTCTTGGCGAGAGTTCGTAACTGTGTGGCTACTTGCTTTGGCGTCATGGGAGTCTCCGAACGATGTTGGACCTGATGAATCCTAACCTCTTTGAGGACCTTTTCTAGCTCTTCGACCTTTTCAGGGCGCAACTCAAGCTTGAGCTCCTCGTAGTCAATGCGGTCTGCAGCAAGGGCTACCGCCTGAAGAGCTTTTTGAAGCTTAAAGGCCGTCTCAGGGATCCCTTGAAGCAGATGTCCTGCCACTTCAAAGAAGTGATCCCTATGATCGGACTTGTTGATGAGCTTGACTGCCTCGGCAATGTACCGAGTGAGCTGGTCACACCTCAACCGGGCGTCCCCAAGTTCTTCCATAAGGTAGAGTGTCGCCCCGGCCGTTTTTGGGGTTTGAGGGCTACCGCTATCTTGTCCGGACATAGGGGCCAATTTCTCCGAGGTTCACTCGAAGAAGGCCCATAAGTAGACTAGAGGGGTAATCTAGGGAGCTCGGACTCACAGCGCCGGCACCCGAACTCAAAGTAAGTTGGGTCAATTTCCGTACCCAAGCCCTTACGACCCAACTGGGCAGCGGCAAGGCACCCACTAAAAAGTCCCCCAAAAGGCTCCCACACCACGTCCTTCACATCCGTAGAAGCGTTGATGATCAGGGCCATTAGGTCCAACGGCTTCTGGTTCAAATGAATTGGCTTACCTTCGATCTTAACCCTCTCGACACCCCTTAGGGTCGGGCGATGCCAGCAGTTGGTCACTCCATGAGGGCACTGAAACTTGGCCCTCATTCGCGTCCACTGGGCCTCTGTGACGGGTTTGATACGATCCAAGGAGTAGTAAGGCTTGCCTAGGTCATCCCCGTAGTAATTGGCGTAGGCACTGAGCTTCATCATGGCCTCTGTCGGCGGCATGTACCAAAGGTGCCCTTGGTCCAAGTATTTCCTGACCGCGGCATCCTTTACCCCACAAGCTTCATTGGCTCGCTTGAGAGCCAACCCCGCCCGAACCCATTCATCTCGAAGCCAACGCTTCAAGGGCGTCCCACGAACCGAAGCTTCGAAGACGTATTGTACACAAACCTCTGTAACCACCGGAAAGCGTCGAATCTTTTGCGTGTTAACGTTTCCGGCCACATGTCCAATTCCCTTGTCCCAGATGTTGGCATTGATGTAGCGCCAGCCATACCTCTCAAGGAGATCGTGCGTCGCAGCCCACCCAATCTCGGAGTTCCAGAACCACAAGGTAGTGTTTGGAGTCGCTCGCTTTGACCACCACTGTACGTGGGGTTCATACCAATCGACCAACCCTTGAGAACTCGAGGTGTCCCCCTCAAAACCCAGGATACCATAGGCTCCATCCGAAATGATAGCCGTAGGGGTCGCCCAACGATCATAGAAATCCAGGGCGTCCCCTAAATGCAGGGACACCCTGTTATCTGTGTGGCTGATGCGAGAACCAGGATCGTAAAGGGTTACCTTTTTTCCTCGACCAACCGTGCTAGGCGAAGGCATACAGCGTAGTACACCAAGGGTTCTACGCTTGAAGTCGACTTAACCCGTGAAAGCGTCTGGGAATTCTGTGACCAAGCGAGACTTAACCTCGCCATCCGTTTCGGCTGCAGCTACCGCTCGAATGACATCTGGACGGTCATCGAAGTCCGCCTGTAGACGGGCAATCTTCTTGCGAACAGGATCGTTGAAGTTGTAGTTGTCCGGAAAATCCGCACAAATAGATCGAGCAATGGTACGCCGTGGATCTGCGTCCCTTGGAGCAGCGGGCCTTGTAGCGGGCCTTATGGCTTCTCGCCTGGGTCCATTAGTGTTCGTGAGCTTAATGCCATCCACCTCAATCACTTGCACATCCGTTTGACCCGTAGTCCCACTCAGGTCTGCAACTGGGGTGCTGCCACGCGCCACAGAGTTGTTGATGGTAAAGCCACCACTCTCAATGGTCTTCGGTGCTGCAACACTACCAACGATCGAGTTGCCGTTGGCATCACGATCCCCACCAGGCTTCGAGGCACGACCAGCTTCGATTCTAACCAGATACTCTTCTCGATCCTCCGCAGACATCTCGGCCAAAACTTCGTCACGCGTCTTACCAACACCTGGTTGAATCTGGACGTTATGAGCTCGGCGAAGAATCTCACCAGCACTCTCGAATTCGAGGTTTGCGTCTTGCTTGGCAGGGGTCGATACAGTGCGAACCGGAATACCCTCTTGCTCATCCACTATCATGGCACCCCTTTGGACAGTGCCTTGAAAATGGTGGTTAGCATTACGCGTCCTCGTCTGTTGGGAGTGGCTGGCGACATGGCCAACCTCCTGCTCCTCAGCTGCCGCGGTCGTGACAATCGTTCGGGTCTGAACGTCCATAGGATTGCCACCGACAGCATTACGAACCCTAATCCCAGCGGACTTGGGCATGCTGGCTGAGGTATCTTCCGGATCGTAGATCTCGGTGGGGATGAGCCATCCCGCCTTACAGGCACCACGAAGCTGGAACATGTTGGTTGGTGGCCCACCGTTGTAGATTACGTTGGTTCCATCGAACAAAAGCTCCATTCCGGACTGAATAGAGATCCCAACTCCACCGAGGGAGAAGTCACGAGCGGCCGTGAATTTGATGTACTCCCCCTGTCTAAATTGAATCTGTGTGCTCATCTGAATCTCCTATGGGCTCCCGATAGGAAAAGAGGGGGCCTCATAGGAAAGGACTGATAAGTGGAATAGCGATAAGCGGTGTATGTATAGGCATGAAGTTCGAAGACGCCCTCCCCGCCATAAAGTCTGGCAGACTAGCCCGTAGAGCTGCCTGGCCTGCAGGAAAGTGTGTTGGTGCTTCCGAATACGGAATGCGCTCGGGAACCGCCTCGGACCTGAGTATATTCGACCACTACGATAGAGACGGTAGTAGCCGCGGCTTTTCCTATGTCGGAATCGAGAGAGACCTCCTAGAAACCGATTGGGAGCTCGTGCCCGAGATCGTTTCCGATGTGCCAAGGGTCTACTATCTTCAGCCAATTCTCAGTGAACTAGCCCTTAGACACGTAAACAACCATTCTAAAGGCGCCCAAGAGCCGAAGCTACTCGACCTAAATGAACGCTTTGGCAAAAGGGCTCTAGACGCCTACAAATCAGGCAGTGTTCAAGACTTACTCAAAGTCCTAGACACAGGAATCGAGTGGCTCATGAAGCTTCGCAGCGAGGCTAACCACAAAGACTAGTCCTTGTGCTTGAAGTACTCAACCTCTCGAAGTCGCTCCTCAGCCTTCTCTTTGGAGGGGTAGCACCCTCCATTCCAATCGGGATTGTTAGGGGACCTAACACAGTACTCCCCTTTCTCCTTGCGGATAACAGCCCTCTTGTAGCGAGCCACAATGCGGCGAACTGAGGCAGATCTCATAGGTTGCGGCGGTCTGGGCGTAATGTCGTAGTTGTGCCACTTATTAGAGCCAAGAGTCTTTTCGGGCTTCAAGACAAAGTGCCACTTCTTACCAGAAGATTTAAGAGGCTCGTTGTTCAAGAAAGCGTCATGGCCCATCTCAGTGTTGTACTTGGAGTCCAGCCTTTGCTGTTGGTTCCACCAATGCTTTTCGTCAGGATTAATGATCTCAAAGGGATTGTCTACGACATACTCGTGAACGTAGCATTCCTTCTGATCCGTCTTATCCAAACCATACGAAGCAGCTATCCAAAAGTCCGTTGTTGAGTAGCTACGTACCCTAAGGATAGGGGCCCGAGACAAGTCTGTGCCGTGGTACAAGACTATACGGTCAACGACCATTATTAGTGTCCCCAACCCATAGCCGTCTCGTACTTGGGCTTTCCGTCCCAAATGGTGGCGTAGTGGCCGTCAATCTTCAAACCATTCGGCGTCGGTAGAACCTTGACTGCGGACCCCGTGAAGTGATCCTTGGCGGCACTCACGTAGTCAGCACCCTTCTCCTCTTTGGTGGTCTTGGAAGCTATAGGACGGACTAGAACCATTTTCCCCTTGAGATCCGTCACCTGATAGAAGTTGATGTGAGTCTCGTCATACCCCCAAGAGGAGTAGAGAATATCCCCTTCATTGTAAGGGTGCTTGAACTCACGCCGTTCCTGCTGTTCTTTTTGCTTACGTTCCAACGTAAGCTTTCGTGAGTCTATGGTCTGCTTAACTCGGCGGTCCCGTTCAGCCTCGTTTCGGAAACTGAAGTGCCACAAGGGCTTATTGGATTTGGCCTGAAAGGCGATTCCGTAGGGCTTACCGTTTTCTTCCCAAAGCCAGATAGCTATATCCGTGCCCTCAGGGACCATTGGATCCATGCCTCGAACTTGTGGAGGCAAGTACGCTGGCCTCGGTATAGTAACACTGGGGCTATAGGCTTCCTTGAAGCGGCGAACAAGGTTGCTGGCTTGAACCGAGGTCATCTTGCTTTAGGCGCTTCACAAATGAACTACAATGCCCAATTGACACCCTCACCCCCTAAAGCCGCATTAATCTTGGAGAATGGGCGGCTACCAAAAAATCCCTGATGGGCGGACATAGGCGAAGGGTGAGGGGACTCGAGGATATGATGGTGTTCAGGTATTAGGGGCGCCTTGGATCGAGCATATTTACCCCACAACACGAAGACGATGGGTTCCGAACGTTGACCAAGGACTTTGATGGTAGCGTCGGTGAAAGTCTCCCAACCCTTACCCTGATGAGAACCGGGTGAGTGAGCTCGGACCGTGAGCGTGGCATTGAGCAGGAAGACCCCCTGCTCAGCCCACGTTGCCAAATGCCCGTGCTTTGGAATTGGAACACCCAAATCCTCGTGGAGCTCCTTGAAGATGTTCTGAAGGCTGGGAGGGGGCTTTACTCCAGGGAGCACAGAGAAGCTCAAACCGTGGGCCTGTCCCGCATTGTGATAAGGGTCCTGCCCTAAGATAACGACTCGGACCTTCTCGAGGGGTAGCTTGTAAGCGTTGAAAACATCTCCTGAAGCAGGAAACACGACCTGCTTCGAGCGTTCTTCCCGAACGAATTCTGCAAGATCCCTGAAGTAGGGCTTTTTGAACTCTTGGGACAGGAATGTCTTCCACGAGGAGTGCATAGAATGTTGTACACCAAATACCAAATGGCCGAAGGCCACCAAGGTTTCCCAAGGTGACCTTCGAATTCAGCCTTTCTAGGCTTGATCTGATTACACGCGAGTGACAACCAGACGGGTCTGAGCACGGGGGTTGAACGCCCCAATACCCAGGTTTTCAAAGCAAGAAAATCCTATCGTACGAGCCTTCGGGTCGTCCGCGGACAGAACCGTGAGTTCCGTACGAACCGGCATACGACCGAAGTTCTCCGGCTCGCCGCAAACGTACACGTAACCGGCTGGGACCAGACGGCTCGTGATGATTTGGGCGCCCCAGAGGGTTGCCTGAAGACCGGTCTTCAGCAACGTGGCCTGGCTCTCGATGTCGAGAATGTCGCGACCGAACTTACGAATGTCGGCGTAGTCGACGGCATTCATGTAGATACGGGCAACACGCAAGTCGTGACGCTCGATCTCAGCAAAGGCGTCCGCGAGGACTGATGGGCTGATCGGAGCTACGACGGCGACGTCGGGGTTCAGCTGACCAGGGAGAGTGTCGAAGCCCGACATCGCGATCGAGTCGAGAACTGCAAACACACGCTCATCTTCGGCAGCCTGAATCTGGGCCTTTGCAAGGTCCTGGCTACGTTCGATGAGGTCGAAACGACGCTCCTTGATCTGCGTGAGGGGGATCTCGGGGTTCGAGGCGATCTCGAACAACGGGAAGATGACCCTACGTGGCTTCTGGATGGCAAGGATGTTCTGACCCTCTTCGCCAACCACAAAGGCTGACACGTCGGGATCCTTATCGTAGATGGGCAGTGCCCCATCCGGAAGCTGCTCCACCAAGAAGGTCTTACGACCTACCGCCGTGTAATCACGACGCATGCGGAGCGGTTGAACCATCGAAGCAGCGAGCTTGGCACGACCAGCGGCGGTCTTGACGTACTCACTGATGATCTGTTGCTTCAGTTCATTTGAAACTTGGTGCATGACTGTGTTTTCCTTGCGGGGAATTTCCTAGTTTGAAGACGTATCTTCTCCGCTCAGATGCGAAGGTCGAGCACCATGAGGGTGTTGTTGGCGTCAGGAGCGATCTTCACGATTCCAACAACTGTTACGAAGTCGGGATCGTTCTGAGCCGCAACGTTGTACTCGTACGCATCTTCAATACGGTTGGTGAGCAACCCATTGACGCTGGCGTAGAGCTTGTTACCTGCGGTGTACGTAAGAGCCGTAGCAGATGGGGTGATCTGCTGAAGCGTTTCCCACACACTAACGGCAACCGTGCCACGACCACAGAGGTAGGGGCCACGACCGGAGGCAACGCCGGGGGTGTTCTCGAAGGCATTTCCTAGGGAATCGTTGATGAAGAGGCCGAGTGGCTTCTGTCCCGCAACATATGCGGCACCGACTTGAACCGGGCCACCATGATAGCCGTTACCGGCATCGGGACGAGTGAAAGCAACCGTACCTCCGAGCACACCCTTCTTGGTGATGCCCGAAAGTTGCGTGCTGATGGTGGTGGGTGGACCCACTACGGCGACAATCGCGGGATTGGACTGCGTGAAGGCATCGGCGGTAAGAATACCAACCGAGTTACGGATGCCTTCGTGAAGAATCTGGACGCGTCCACTGGTTTCCCGGAAGTCACCCGAGCTCTGACCGGCTTGAAGAGGCATTGTTGTAGTCTCCTAATATCCTTGCTGGGGTAGACAATTTACATCTGATCTAGGGGCAAATTTGGGAGTGTTACTCAGGATCAGTCGAACACACTCGACACATCCGGAGCTGACTGCCAAAGCCCGGCTAGCTTGTCGACTTCACTTCGTGATCCAGAACTGGTGTTGCCACCGAGTTGCGAAACGCCGGCACTCGGACGAGTACCAACAGTGCGAGTCGATGCCGTACGGGTCATTCCTATACTCGCCTGAACGGGGATACCCGTTTGGAGAGCTTGAGCTTGTGCAGCTTCACGAACCTCAGAGTGGCTGGCAAAGATGGCACTAAGGGCCTCGTCTTCGCTGCCCAGATGCACACCAGTGTCAATCGAGGGTCCTTCGAGTTGAATATCGAAAGACTCACTAGCTGTGAACTGTTGCTGCTGTGGGATCGTCTGCTGTTGGATCAATTGGTCCAACATCTGGTCGTCACTCATAACAGGAGCTGGTTGGCCCTGCAATTGGCCCTGCTGCTGTTGCAGCTGGGACTGTTGCTGTTGCAACTGAGACTGTTGAACCAGTTGGGCGATTTGATCCTGGAGTTGCTGAGCCTGCTGTTGCAACTGAGAGATCTGATCCTGTTGGGCTTGCTTCTGCTGCTGGCCCTCGTCCTGCTGTTGCTGTTGGCCTTGAGCTTCCTTCTGCTGTTGGCCCTTGTCCTCGTCCTGCTGTTGCTGGCCCTGGGCCTGCTTCTGCTGTTGCTGGCCCTTATCGCCGTCGTCCTGCTGTTGCTGACCTTGGGCTTCCTTCTGCTGTTGGCCCTTGTCCTCACCTTTGTCGTCCTTGGCCTCATCCTTCTTCTTCTGGATGTTCTCGAGGAACTGGGGTGGGATCTTACCGCCTTGCTTCTGCTGCTGATCCTTGTCGTCATCCTCTTCCTGTGAGGCCAGACGATTCACAGTCTCGATCAAAGCTGCGTCAGGGAGGTGCATGAAGGCGAAAGCTTGGTCTTCGACGACTGATTCCGAAGCGGTCTTGGCGAGAACTCGTCGAGCTAGACCAAGGCAAACCTCAGCCTTTTTCTCGAGGAATTCGTCGTCATCCCCGTCATCATCGTCATCGTCGTCGGCAGCCGTCTTTTCCTTGTGATTGAAGGTGTCGCCACGCATTTCGGGCAACCCGATCTCATTGCGCTTGACCTCATCACCTGAGTATTCGGCCTTCCAAGTACCGGTAGAGGGATGGACATCCTCGGCGAAAGAGGAAGGGTCGCCCGTTACGTACTTGTCAGCAGCTGGCTGCTGCTTGATGTGATCTTGATTCATTGCGGTCGGGTCTTCAGCGGTCCTAAGAGCGCTGGCCAACCGACAAATGGTGTTACGGTTCCAAGTGGTTCTCTCACGCATGACGGGATCACCCTTTCTACTCAAGTGTGTATCTATAAAGAGAATTACAACGACCCGAGGTCATAGAGGCGTCCCTTAGTGATGAGGGCGTCTCGCTCAGAGGAAGTCAACTCTCGACGAAAAACACGGCGACATGCCGCTAAAAAGCCTTCTACATCTCCATATGGGGAGGCCCCACCGACTGCCAAAACAGTTCGGTACACACGAGCCTCACCAGCAATCTTTACGCCTTCGAACTCGTCCAAAAACTTAGAGATTCCGAGTACTTCGCGACCAGAGAAACAATTCGCTTCACGAATCGCGTGCCATCCACCGTTCTTGAACAGCAGAAGACCTAATAGTATCCGACGAGATCTTGTGGGATCCTTAACCTTAGCCACGACAGAACTGGCTATTTCACGCCAATAAGCATCGTGTGAGGCTTCACGGATCAAACCTTCGTTCTTGTTCTCGTTGAGATCCGCACGAGGAGCTACTTCCTTCTGTGTGATCTCACCACGAACCTTTTCCAGGGCTTTCTCTTTGAGGATCCCTGCTAAGTCATCGACGGCCTTCTGAAGTGGGTCTTCTTTGGATGTTTCTTCGGCTTTCGGAGCGTCATCAGCCCCTTCGAACTGACCACCTTGGCCGAAGTCAAACCCCTGTCCCTGCCCTAGAATGACGCGGCTCCGGGGGTCACCTAGATGCCTAACAATATATCCTTGGTCCCGAGCAGCCTTGGCCATCAAAGACGGGTCTGCAATAGGCGCTGGGAACGAAAAGACCTTGCCGATTTGAGGAGCAAATTGAGCCAACTCGTCCGGCGAAAGAATGTTTCGGATCACAGCACCCTTAAAAGCTGGGTTGCCTACCCACGAAGCCTCGATGAACTTCACCGAGTTAGGGAGAGAACTGTGCCCGCAAAGCTCGGCGATTACACGCTTTTGGCCTAAAGTGTCGAAGAATGTTGACAGTTTCGAGTACTTAACACAGCGGCAAAGCTGAGTCTCGTCGACAGCAACGTTGCCACACTTACTACACTGGGTGAACTCAACCGAACACCCCATGCTCATGGTGTTCAGCTGCCCCGAAGTGATAGCCTTAATCAGGGGTTGGTGCTTCTTCTCCGTGGCCACCAAAATATCAATGTAGATGCTGTCCCCAATGTCCCTCGCTGCAGCATCAATGATTCGACCCTTAGAAAGCTCCGGGATCTGAAGGTGTTCACAGTAGTTCTGTGCCCCAATGAAACCCTTATAGGTAGCAAGAAGAACGGCCCTACTCCAAGAATCGCCGTTCGAATTGACGTACTTGGAAGTGTTAGGGGTTATGTAGTAATCTGCAAACCTACGATCAATCTCTTGTCCCTGTTCTAGGTGTCTCCCTAATGATCCAGGGCCATTCTCTATGTCCACCGAAGCCATGATTGTGGCATGGCTCAAGAGCACATTAGAGGGGTCGTACTTCTGCAAAAGAAGCTTAGAAGCAGCCGCTCTCTTGTCGAATGGAAGACTGTTAGCACGAAAGTCCCGCCAAGCGTCAAGGCTCACAACAGGCTTTGCTACGACAGCGTTAGCGTACTTTGAAAAGGCCATTCAAGGAATCCCTTAGACGGTCACCACACAACGGGTTCACCACCAGGCCCTAGAATGTCTGTCTGTTTGATCAGATACAGATCCGTAGGGCAGGCAAAAAGCCGAATTCTTTGACCTTCTGCCATCTTGTAGGTAGCTTTACGCATAGCCGTCCCACACTTAGGACAGTTGGGTCGCTTGATTTCAACCTCCGAACGAGTTGCCCGGTGTTGACGGTTTTGGGCAGCCCAGTAAGTGGCTGTCTTGTTCGCATACGCCTCAAAAAATAGATCCGACGAGGTGCGTGCAAAACGGTATACCTTAGCGACCTCTTCACGAATGAGTTCATCGTGCGAAAATGAGGCGTAACGATGCCAAAGCTCGTCGTAGGCCTGGACTTCATTCGCTCCTCGATGCCATGCCCGAGCTAGCTCCTTATGGAAGCCTGGAGGGAGCTCGGCTGTCTTCCACGGTAGTTTGGAAGCCAACCGAGCCCTCTCCTGCTCTAGCCCTGGATAGTAAGAGAAGTCCTGCATGGGAGGCAGGTACGTCGCATACTGTTGGTTGACCTTGACGACTTCCTCGGGAGAGGTCCGCTCTACTCCAAACGGCCACTGAACGTCGAGAAAGCCGATCCCTCGCAGAACCGCAAGAACACGGCCCACATAGGGGGAAAGGCACATGTTTTGACTAGGTGCGTACTTCTGTACGAAGTCACCTGGAGCAAAATCCTTCGCCAGTGTCCAATAATCAATCAAGATAACCCCCGAAATTACGGAGCGAGAGGACGACCAACAGTTGACTTACCGGAGTTGACCGCAGTGGTCTGATCATCCTTGTAAGCCTGCATGTAAGGCTCATCACCGTCCGTTTGAATGGGGGCCGTAGGAGCATTGAACGTGCCCATGTAGGACTCGTCGCTGTCCTGTTGAATTACCTTGGCTTGCTTCAGAACTTCAATCTGGCGAGCCTGAAGGGACTCCTCACCAAAAGCACAACGCTCGAAGTCATCGGCAACGGAATCAAGGGCATTCACTACCCTCTTGGCGTCATCCTGACTCATCCCCCAGCTAGCATAACGCTGCATGACGGTCTGAGCCAAGGTATCCACACGACCCAGCATTTGGCTAGCGGCTACGGACTGCTCTTTCGATAGTTTCTTCATGACTGTTTGTTCCTGTTCCAGGGTGTTGAGTTACAAATCCTTGAGGGCCTGAAGAACAGGCAGCCAAGGCCCACGTTGTGAAGCATCCAAAGAAGACGCTTGTCGAATGATGAGGGACCGTAGAGAGGCAAACCGATTTGAAGCCTCCTTCTGCTGCCCCTTAGCCTCGCTGGCTTCCTCAGGCTTCTGAGCACCCTCTTCCTCAGCGACATGGTCGGCAAAAGCCAACATGTCGAAAGCAAGCTTGGGGTTGGTCTTTGCAGCGAGAGCTGCAAACTTACGAATTTCGGTAGAAGCCTTCATAGAAAGTCGACTTTCGAGGGGATCACTAGGAGTTGGAATAAAAGAGGATTCGTCTGCCGCCCTCGACGAAGGTGTGTACGACGCAGTAACTTTTTCAGCCCTAAGCCTCAAGGATCCCAAAACACCAGTGGCTATTTTGAGGGCAGCATCCGATGATCCCTCTGGGAAATTGATCCTCACAAGGGTTTCACCCACATACCCTGGTCCAGCACCCACAGAACCTTGTCGTACGAGACGAGGCTCGATAGTGCCGTCCTCAAACACAGTCCCCGAAGCGTCTATGAAGGTGAACTTAGGGCCTTCGAGAGCCTTCAGTACACGTTCATCAATTGGCGTCGGGCCATAAACAGCAAGAAAGACGTTTTCCGTCTTGAAATCAGCTGTTTTTGTCAGGAGAGTTTCGCCACGGCCGGGCTCTTTGACGCCAGCAAACTTAGCCAACAGTTCATCATAAGTCTTGGCAGGTATGGCCCCATTGTAAGGACCTGTGTAGATGGCCAAGTCCAAAGCCGCCCTAAGTTTGGCGTCTGGCACCATCTCATTCACAGCCACCGTCAGTAAGGGAGACTTAAGCCAATCCTGAGCCGAAGCCAAGATAGCCTGAACGTCCTTTTCCCCAAAATCCCGCTGGTGGAACTGACTCCAACCCTCATAGGCTTTTGGACGGTTCGTTTTTGGATCAATCCCGTGATACACACTGGTCTTGGCAGAGGGGGCCATCACAGAACGTAATGAATAAGTGAATCTATCAACCGCTGAAGCGGTCTTCCCCTGTTCCTGTTGGGCTTTGTCCCAGGCTTCATCTGCAACAGCAGCAATTTGCTCGGGAGTTTCCGTGGATTCAGGCGTCTTTGGAGTAGCCGGTTTGGCAGGCTTCGGTTTCTTTGAAGGCTCCCTTAGGTCACTCCACAACTTGGAACCTTCCTCTTTGTCGAAACTGTGGGCCGGTTTGGCTGGCTCTGTGGGCGCAACATCCAAAAACGGACCCGGAGGCGACTTGCCTTGGGGGTTCGAAAGGTACTCAGCATGGGCTTGGGCGTGTTCTTTCTTACGCTCCAAGTACTCTTTCATAGCCTCGTGCCAGTCCTTCACCTGGTCGGCGTATTCGGACTTCTCGAGTTCTGCCAAACGACCTCTAACAGCCTTAGCCTTAGTAGGATCAAGGGCATTCAAACGGTTAACAACTCGCTGTCTAAACATCCGTGCCGCCGGATGCTCTCCAGAAGTGCCGTACTCAGCATTGCGCTTACGGAAGAACTCCTCGGCTTTACCTAGGCCTTTGACGATCTTGCCTGGCCTATCCCATTCACTAATCTCAGCGCTATCTAGGAATTCGGTCTTAGCTTGAGTGTAATCGGCAGCCTGCATGTAGGCTGTGGCGATCTCTTTTGCGCCAGGGTACTTAGAGATTCGTGTTAACAGAGCCTTAGCTGATTTAGGACTCAGAGAACCGCCGCCCCCTTCAAGAGCAGCCTTGAACGTCTCCGATGCTATGGCTGCGACATTGCTCGGATCCGGCGGTCTGAGGATGTTATCGGCCAGAGTCGAAGCCAAACTCGAGGGAACACGGGCCCTTCCAGAAATGGCGCCCTTTTGAGACAATTTGTCCGTGAGAATATCGTGTGCCGCAAGGCTTAATGCCGACACTTGAAGTTGATGCTTCAAGGTAGCTTCCGCCTGTTCTTCCGGGGTTAACTGGTCAAACGAAACCGTCGCACCCTGAGCGTTAAGCCCTTCGGTAGGGGGATCAACCTCATCGGGATCGGTCTGGTAAACCTTAGAAACCGTGGAGACTAGACGATCCAGATTCTTTGGGCCCGCTGCCTTAGCAGCACCGTAACTACGAACAAGTTCACGCACATCATCCGGGTGAATGTTCTTGGCTATGAGCTCCGACGAAATGTTCGGCGGAAACGTGTCCATCAAAAGACTCAGGGCTGCCTGTCGTTCGTCCGATGAAACTTCGCGCCGCGGGGGCTTTTTGATTTGGTAGAGCTCAGCCTTCGTGGGGATGTGATCAAGAACCTCCACCCCAGACTTGGGAGACTCAAGGTCACCCTCTTCTTTGGGACGCTGGGGCTTCTGGGCTTCTGGCTTAGCCTCAGGCTTTTGAGGCGGGGTCCCGGGCCCTTTCTTGCTCTTAGGAGCCTTGGCCTTAGTGGGTGGCTCTTTGGCCTCAGGCGCCTCCTGTGGAGCCTGAGCTCTGGGGCTAGGGGGCTTAGGTGGTTCCTTCTTCTTAGGCGCTGCTGGGGGCTCTTCAGTTGCTGAAGGGGGCTCTTCAGTTTGGGCCTTTGCCCCTGGGGATTCTTGAGGAGCCTCAGCTGGTGGAGGCTTCGTGGATGGTGCCTTCGTCTTCTTTGAAGGCTTCACAGCGTTAGCTAAAGCCTCCTTGATGTCCCCCAGGGTGTTCAAACCCTTAGGTAGGGTAACGCCGGGAAACAGCTTGGCTGCAGGAAAATCCGGATTCTCCTTGGCAAGACCAGAAATCTGTGAATCAGGACGCCCAAAGTCCTTCAACTTATTTGTGAGCTTAGGATCACCTTGAGCTAAGTCACGTAGAGCGTTCCCGGCATCTTGGTAGAACTTCGTACGTTTCGACGACTCTGTCGGACCTTCGGGCTTCGCTTCAGGTTCTTCTTCCTTAGGCTCAATACCTTCGGTTTTTGAGCTTTCCTCTTCGGGTTCAACGACCTCATACTCACCCGGGCGCTCCTTCAGTGTCTTCGGTGAGATTTGAACAACATCGCCGGTTTCACGGCTCCTAGCGGGAATTCGCTCAGTCCGGGCTCGATGAACCAGACGAGCAATGACAGACCCACCAATATCCTTGAAATTACGACTGCGATCCTTCTTGTCTGAAGGATCCTCATTGTCTGGATCACTTTCAAGGTCGACCCGCTCACGACGCAGGTCATGACGAGGAGGTTTTTGCTTAGGGCTAGGCCTTACTAAGCGCTGAAACTCCTCATCCTGCTTCTGCAGATCAGTCTTTGTGGCCTCACGGTGCATTCACCTTAGGCCAACTGATAAAAAGGCGACCGTTAGAAACGACTGGCCCCCTCTTCAGGCTCCTCAGGTTTCAGCTTCAGCTGCATGTACTTGGCAACACGGTCCAAAACGTCCGACTTCTCGGCCAACATACGACCCACTTCGTTGTAAAGCGATCGAAGGATTTCGTTGAACAAGGCGTCATTGACCGTGAACAGGTCACGTTCGATTTTCATCCGTGTGTCATCGGGATCGATATTTAGTAACTCGAGGATGAGATCGATAGATATCGAACCCTTTTGATACAGGTTCATCAAAGCATCGAACGTGTCCTGACTGTCACGTAGGGGCATCCGCGTGAAACTCAACCGTGGAAACAACACGACTTCCTGACCCCACTCATCCTCCTCGATGAAGCCCATACGCTGAGCTACTGGACGGAATAGGCTTTCTTCGACGTACTCCTGCAGGATCTCACGAAGATGTAAGTATCGTTGGTTGATGACCTCTAGCTTGAGGCGATCTCCCGAATAGAGAGACTCCCCAGACATAAGGCTCTCGGTCACACCAAGACCTGCCAAAAGGCGCCGTTCCGTCTGTTCATACTCGGTGGAGAGATCCAACAAACGGTCCCTAGAACCCATCTCCTCCCAATGAACCTCATAGTTCGTGACGATAGAGTAGTCCGGGTCAACCAAGGACAAATCTACCTGCTCACGGAGCATGTCGACGTCCACATCAGAAAGCCCTTCAGCCCAAACAATGCGCTTGGGTGTCATAGCCCGAGAAGCAATCGACGTCTGAGCTTGACGTAGTTTTTCCCTGTAATACAAGGTCCTTAGGCACCGATCTAGGATCGAATGACCCAAGGAAGAATCCGCATCTTTGCTACCCGTGAGGATGTAGGCAAAAGAGCCTTCTTCGGGATCTGTTCCCAAAGGTATGGCTTGGCCCTTCTCGATATGGTCCCTAACCTCATCGGGAATCTCTTGGACCAACTTCTGGGCTACGGGATCACCTGTTCGAGCTTTATCGATGAGAACTCGGTCTCTGTTCGAAGGAATCAGCTCGACAATAGACTTGTCTGTGTAATCGAAGGTTGTGATCTTGACCCTATCGATCGGAAGGACAATGAGCTTTTCCCACCCACGGTAATGCTTACGATAGTACGTAAATTCTCGCTCTTCAGTAGTCTCATCCTCAGTCCAAATGTCCACTTCCTCTTCAACAGGCACACCATCTTCCTTAAGGACAGCTTGCTTTACCCGCTGGCGAGTGTGACCCACTTCAGGAGGAACCTCGACTACGCTATCCTCAGCAAAAATGCAGGCCAGCCCATCCAACCAATAGTGGTGGACCATGGTGATGAGGCGCTGAAATAGCTTAACCCTATCACACATACGTTGGAATCGACTGAGAATGTACTTACCGTAATCCTCGGGACTTTTGAAACCCTTAGGGGCTAGTCTAGGTTTAGGCGCTGCCAACCGAACTTTGGAAAGAGGTAGCTCAGTGTGGATGTCTAGAGCCTGACCCACCAACTCATCGGAATTGTAGAAGTGCCTGTAGATCTCTCGGCGCTCACGAATGCTCTGAGGTAACTCGAGGAAGTCAGTCGAGAGTTGTGGACTGAAGAAGTTACCCTGAGAACTCAAGATCGTGCTGCCAGCACCACCCATACCGATACTACTGCCGCCAAATCCTCCACCAACTCCATATCCACCCGCAGTCCCCATCCCGTTGGCGACTTTTTGCTGCTGCCGGGCTAGACGCTCTTTAGGAGTCAGTTGACTCGAAAAACTGCTGGCCACATAGGGGCGATGTTGACGTAGCGAAGTACGTACAATATATTGAGGCCCTACTGGGCTGTTCGTGTAATTAGGCATCTGAATCTACCTCCCCGTAAAGTTCATCGATAGCGTCGTTATCAACAGGGAAGGTTAGACGATCGACCTGTCGTTGAGCTTTCTCGCGAGCCTTGCGGGAATTTTCTCTCACCAAACGCTCTTCCTCGAAACGGATGGCCTCAGTCCTTTCAGACTTGGCGCGATCAACTACACGATCAACTGGGCCTGTCCGACGGATCCCTTGAATTGCGGCCCCCGCAATTCTCATGTGGGCCGTGGCAAACATAATCAAGGCACCGGACATGTCCGTGTGGTTACGGCGCCCATGTTGGCGTAAGGCATCTGCACAAGTGCCCAAAGCCAAGAGCTTTTCCATGGCTTCGCTCTTAGCTTCCCTAACTTTCTGGATTAACGCCTCAACCTCACGTTCTTCACGCTCGGCAAGAGCAGCCTCATGCTCGACACGTTTGGCAGCTGAGGATTCTGGGGTAGAGGGGCTTGGCATATGCTCACTCACACTATCACATACTAGTTTGAACACCCAACCAATAATCGTTAGAGGCCTTGGGTACTTGGGCCACAAATCCCACAAAGAATGCTGGTGCCAACAGGCTTATAGGCACTTGTTGAGACAATTCATCCTCGTTGGTGAACAAACCTCGAGATGAAAAGTACAGTGGGTCATTGATGTTGTAGGTCAACGGAACCTGGGGACCCCCCGCAACTCGAGAAGCGTAGGTGTACCGCTCGTAGGTCGAGGTTGTCAGTAGAGACCCCCCAAAGCACATGGTGGCGTAGCGATAGGCTGGTTGTTGCCGGGTAATGGCCGCAAAGTCATCACCAGGCTCATCTGAGCCCCAAATGAGAAAACCCCCGTACAACCCACTTGAATAGGTTACTACGCGGTCATCCCCAACGGCCCCTACCCATTGGACCCCCTGACCCCCAGCCCAGCCAGAAGCCACCATAGCGTCCGAAATGGTGACCGTTGTGGAGTCACCCTTGAAGTAGACGTTACAGTTACGGGTTCGAATGATTTCAGTCATTAGATTGACGTTTGAATACCAAGATAGTTGTTGTTCGAAGCCTTAGGCGCTTGTGTCACAGATCCAACGAAATAGGGGTTGGAGGTCAAGGGATTCGACAAATTCCATTCATCCTCGATAGTCCAAAGACCTCTAAGAGAGAACCTGAGACGAAGGCCCTCTTGGTAAACGATTGGGATCAAGGGTCCGCCACCAGTACGAGAAGTGTAAGTGTACTTCTCATAGGTGCTCGTAGTGATCAACCAACCCCCCAAGCAAATCACCCCGGCGCCGACGACTACTTGATTCCTCAAGAAAGAGACATACTGATCCGAGGATTCGTCAGACCCCCACAACAAGAACCCACCGTAGAGACCGTTGGAAAATGTAACACGAAACTCATCCAAAGAAGAGTCTTCCCACATCACACCTTGACCACCAGACCAACCGTTGTTGCGTAGGGCTGTCGACAAAGAAACTGTGTAGGCATCCCCCTTGAAAAGGACGACACAGTCCCGGGTGCGGAAGAGTTCGCTCATATGGACACCTGGATCGTCATGTAGTCAGAAGTGACGGCACTAGGCGCCTGTATCACGAAGGCGATGAAGTAGTCGTTGGGAGCTCTCGGATCCCCCGACAGGGTCCATTCGTCTTCCTTAGTAAAGTAGCCTCTGAGAGAAAAAACCAATCGGTCACTGGCGTTGTAAACAATAGGAACCAGAGGACCTCCACCCGTTCGAGAAGTGTACGTGTACTTCTCAAAGGTGTTGGTCATGATAATCCAGCCACCAGCACCAATAGTTGTGAACTGGTAGGCAGGTTGATTCCGGGTTGAAGCCGTATGGAGGTCAGAGGATTCATCGGATCCCCAGAGCAAAAACCCTGAGTATAGACCATCCGAGAAGGTAACTAGAAGTTCATCCTTGGAGGAAGATACCCACTGAACCCCTTGACCCCCACGCCATCCAGTAGCCGCCATAACGGGATCAACCGTTACCGGATAGGCGTCACCCTTGTAAAGAATGACACAGTCTCTAGTACGTGCCTGCTCAAGCATCAGGACTCTCCCGCTTGCGCCCTGGCATCTTCCCCCAATTGGTGATGGTCTTCTCCAGAATCTGTAGGTACTTACCGTTACCGTGAATCAATCCATCCCAAGTGCCGCCCAAACGCCGATAGACCAACCGCAAAATCATGAAGTCCTTAGGCTCGATGACCAAGTCCTCACCCAACAAATGGTCGGCAATCTGCCGAATCACTCTGTTGGCGAATACGCTAGGGGGGTCCTTAGGGGTATCCAAAATTACCTCGGCCTCACAATGCTACGACCAACCAAACTACGGTCACTTATACCGTGGTGTCGAGCTCGCGACAGTTGGTACCGTTGAGGACTCATAGATGATGCTATTACCGGATGATAAGGACTCCCGTGAGAAGTGTGCTTGCGGTTCATAATGACTTCGGTCGAAAGCCAGACAGACCGGACCAAGGCATCGCTGAAATCGTCGTGACTACCTGATTTTTCCGGGGCTTCGACGACCACCATGTTCTTGGAAACCTGGGTGGCTTGCAGAGACAATAGCTCTGCAATCAGAGGGGAATGACGAGATCCCTCTGTGACACGTTCAGGTAAGGGGTAGTCATAGAGAACCAACTTCTGGTCGTACATGGTCATCTTGACGGTTTGGTAGATTTTGCTCGTTGTGTCCCTCGGAAAGAACTCTGACTTGAACTGCTTCAGGCCTTTCTTATGTAGGGCTTGTTCAAGCGGAATACCGTTCCAACGGTCAAATAACCCAGCCGTAATGTGGAACTTCTGGCAAAGGGATTTGATCCACTCGGCGATCTCGTCAAAGTCCAGGCGTTCAACGTCGGCTATTCTACGGGCATAATCGACCGAAAAAATCCCATCCAAGTGAGGGTTAGTTACACGCCAATCGATGCCGGCGTACCAGCCCTCATGGTAATCAAGAATTATCCGGTCTTCCTCTGTGTGTGTGATGGCTACAGTGGTACCGTCGCCACCACGGACCAAACCAACGTCAATCCCCATTTGATGGGGTTGCCGCGGGGCAGCCATTCTCTTGGGGCGCAACGAAGACCTAATACAAGCTGTGAGATCCGATTCACGCTCAATCCAGCCTCGAGTTTGGTCGCTGAATTGTGCCCCGTGCTCAACCATGAAAACTGGTGGGTTTTCATGGTACTTTTGCTTGTAGTAGGCCCCCGGAACCGTAGGATTGATCTCCCAAGTAGGTGCCTGAATAGCCAGAATGTTCTCGGCCCCTTCGCCACCTCTCATGGCTAAGTCGTAGCGGTTGTAAAACAACCCCGAACGACCTAAGGGGGACGAAATCAAGATAATGCGACTCTCGACTTCTGCCTCTTTGCCCGTTACGCGATCGATGGCAGGACGGTGAGTCTTAGGATCCTTGTAGGAGAAGGCGGCTGACGACGGCGTAACAGCGTTGTAAACCTCTTGAGCCGAACTATTGCCCTTGTCCTGAAAGTGAGCGACCTCATCCAAAATGATCACGATGTTACCGTGACCACGAAGACCCTTAGCTATGCAGCTATTGAAGGTTACGCGAAGAGTGGCCTTACCATTGAAGCTGACGAACTTGCCGTTCTCTTGTCGAGCGGCTGGCCCGAACTTCTCAATGTCGTAGGGGGTACGAAAATTCACATGCGACAGGGTGTTGTTCGCAATGAAAGGGCTAAAGTACTCGCACTTGGCTAAATGCGAGGTGACTTCATTGAAGAGCAAACCAGCCTGCTCTTTGCCTGTTGCAACCGACATGATCTGAATACGGTTGCCATTCGGCAACCCATAGTAAGACTGTGGGTTGTACAGGTTGAGAAGGCGGTAGATCTCATAACTGGCAAAAATGCCTGAAAGAGTAGTCTTGCCGCCACGGCGACCGATGGGCATAACCAACTCTCGTCGGCTATGGTCCTGAGCACCAATGTTACATCGACCCTCATTGAACAGGTAATGAAGGTACTCCACCTCGGTGAACTCGTACTTCACCTCGGACTTGAACATATCCGTCACCTGGATCCGCTGATTGGGATCCTCAGGTAAGGTGGTGTCCAACTCCAACCCATAGTAGAGCTTCACAATGAAGCGCTGAGCTGGGTAAAGGGTCATGTTGAGACCCCAAGGCTGTTCTATGTAGTCGAGAATATTGAAAATCTTCGGACCATCAGACCCGACTACCTCGCCCCCGCTGTTGCTTCTGATCTTTTGCCCAACCTGACGAACAAGGCTGGACAGGCCTTTGGTTTTGGCCATAAATCACCGAACCAAATTCTGGGCACGTTCCTCCCAATCCTCGAGTCTTGTCTCGAGACGATTGAAGAAGATATTCACCTGCTCTGTAGTGAGAGTTTCGACGGCCACCTCTTTGATGCATTCCAAGAAGTAGGAGATGATCTTCTGGAATTGCTCACTGCGAAGATCAATCACAGTCGATCCTAGAGTTCTAATCTCCATCTCTAGACTGGCAATCTCACGAAGAGCCGAGATACGCCTAGAAGACATCTGTGAGGTGTCTCGGCCGTACTTTTCCTCCTCATTGCGAGCGAACAGAAGAGCCGCGGACTCCCGAGCAATCTCGGTCTTAATCCGTTGAAGGACCTCGATGGATGTTTGGCCTGAAGAAGCCGCCTTAACCAGAGGATCCTGTTGAATGAAGGCATCCTTCAGCTTGGACGTCTCGGCATGGTAGTCGAGATCCTCCATAGTTGGACGTGGGTTGATCTTCTTGGGCCTACCCGGGCGCCTCTTGACTACTTGACCCCCTGTAACCGCGTGAATTGGTAGGGGTAAACCGACCACTTTGGCGACGGACCCTATGGGCTTGTTGTCGTCTGTTGGTGGGACTGATTCAATGGACGTGCTATTCCCGTCTGACATACTAACGACCTTCCTCGGTCCCCTCTTCTCCGGTACCTTTCGTTCGGATCAGGTACTGAGAGAGGTTGCGAACAACGTCGTAACCCTTATCCTTGGGGACCTGCTTATTGATAGGTTTGGACAAGTCCTTCCCACTCTGAGCTAGGTTCAGGACCCCTGTATGATCGGGGGTGGGTGTGAAGACGTCCTTAGGCAAAATGTCTCGAGATTGAGGCCTGACGTTGTCGTCCCCCTCTACTCGCATAGCGCCGTGTTCTTTGGCTACTTCCTTGACAATACCCCTAGGTTTGTTGATGGGGTTCGTGTTCTTCCTAGCCTTCTGCCGAGCTCCTGGAGGCTGATTTGCTGTCTTGTAACGAGCGACCAAACGATGAACCACTGTCGAAGCCCTAAAAGCAGCGGCAACTTTTTTAGCCGCCTTTGACACGCCCGGAAAATAGGAGGCGTCATCAAAAATGGCTACATACTCGTATTGGCCACGAAGACGTTTCACAGTTTGAGCTCCTGCTGCACACCAAACTCAACCCAAGTGGCATCTGAAGCCATTACAGGATTGAGATCCAAGGACATGTCTTGGTTCTGCAACTGGTACTCCTGCATTGTTGTGAGACCGTTGTTCACCAAAGAGGCGTAAGTAACCTCTGTCGAACGCCCTGAATCTAGGATGGCTTGCTGTTCTGCCAACTTGTCAATATAGGGGGGCTCAACGACTAACAGCTTGTTGAGGACCGAGCATGTACCTGGGCAAGATTGGTGGACACAAGATCCACAACTGGGACCCACCTTTGCGTAGCGAACTGCAGATCGCGATCGATGAAGCCGAGACGCTTCAGCACAACCCTTTCCGTAATCGGCATAGACTGTCGGATCGATGTACTTGATGCCTTGGAGTCCTTGCTCAGCCAGAACCACCTTGAGTTCTTGGGCTGCAGCCAGAAGATCCCTCGGGCCAAAGCTACTCTGAAGTACCTGTTTGAGGTCTTCTCCATAAAGACCTTCATTCAGATACCGCGAAGTTGCCTTTACAATGTTGCGCTTCGTGAGCTCACCTGTCTGAGTGACGCGGGTGGCACCATGGAAGGCTCTTTCAATGGTACCGCGGACATCCAAGACGGTCCCAGCCAGGGGCGCCGAGGCTGCCTTGTGAAGGGCTTTCAGAGCCTCTACTGGAGTAGACCCCCAATGCCTCTGAGCTGCGTCGTAGGGCAGTTTACCAGCGATACGACCTTCATCAATCACGGCTTGAACGGTTTCGGTTGTGAGCACCTCTTCAGCCGAACCAATCAGCTTACGGCCGTACATCATGCAACGAGCTGCCTGACGGAAGAAGCAACTAGAGCATTTGTTGCCGGCCACAATGGCCCTAGCCTTGGAAGCATGCTTGTTCGTGAAGTCAGCCCCTTCACGGCAATCGTCGAAGGATTCCTGTGTGATGTAGACTGCACCATAGAGGCCAGCTTCCTTAAACAAAGGAGCCCACACGGCTTGAGTCTCACCCAAGTCCCTAACATCGAATGCCAACCTCAAGGTCTTGACCAACTCTTCAGCGGAGCGACCTTTGATCATCTCTCGACGGAGTAGGGCCACAATTGGACGAGCTTTGACTTCAGCTAGGGCCTTTTGCTCGCTAGCCTTACGTTGTTTGGTCAGGTTCTCGGCAGATATCAGAACCTGACTAGTATCAACGGCCACTCGAGGTGAAACCACCTGAGTACGTCCTGTGAAGCTAGCTGAGGTTGCGAACTCCTCTGCCAAGAAGGCATTACGGATCCTCTCTTTAGGATCTGCACTCGAGGCTTGTATTGCCTTACTCTTAGAAACTTCTCGCTTTTCGACTTCGCGAGCCAAAGCCTCTGAGTAGGGAACATCCAGCTGTATTTCCTTGTGAAACACACTACAATGACTGGATCCATTAGCCTGGGCATGTCTGCGGGTACAATCACCGCAAGCTTGCTTGGCTAAAACGTACTTAGCCTCGGAAGCAAAGCGTCGAACAAAGTCCGCCGATGCCTGACAATTGGTGAAATCGCTGGCAGCAATATAGAGCCTGCCCAATAGACCACGCTCAGCAAATACCTGACCTAAGGCTGTTTTCGCCGCGGCCAGGGTATCGCCGTCATAACGAACCTTCAGTAAGTTACTGATCTTTTGGGGGTTCGTCGTTTGGATTATGGCCAATCGAGCCGTTCGGATCAAATCCTCAGGCACCGAACGCAGTCGCCCGTGAGCCTCAGAAAGATCCCCCATAGTTCTTGGGGCACCTGTGTTTGGAACGAGTTTGGACGGAGACCCATCTTGATGACTCCACAGAGCCTCAAGGTCTGGAGCTATATCCAAGTTCTGCTTCGGGAGCGTCTCCAACTCACGATAGGCTTGCTCGTCAACGTCCAACCAATCGAGGTTGGAAACAGCTGAACCCTCTTTGAAGAAGCTAGTCAAGTCTCCAAGTTCAGTCATGGCTCTTTGTCCTGCTCAGCTTTTTGAGGCCAAGCATGAAGGGGGTCTTTCCTGTAATCGTGAGTGGTGTAGTCATATCGGACGTAAGGGGTTTCTACGTCCTCATAGGTGAAGTCGGTGTTCATCAAGCTAGGAGCAAACTCTCCGCTTGGCGTCGACTCTCCTGGTAAAGTGGATTGCGTGTTGATCAGATTTCCACGATCCCCACGGAAATAGTCCGTCCGAGCTACAGGGGGTTGGCCGTCATTCGGGAGAAGCCCTTGGGCCAAGTGTTCATTGGTCTTGTAATCTAGTTCTGGTGTACTATCCCCGGAAGAAATAGGGGGAGTTCCAGGCAGACCACTGTGTGGTCCCCAAACACCCTTGTTGCCAACACCTTCGTCCGAAGGGTTCTCGTACCCGCCAGCACCCTGTCCGTGAGCACCGTAGCCCAATCCAAAGTCCCAAGCTTCCGTGGGTGTGTCTTCCGTTGTAGCGTCGGGCACAACGGATTCAGCCTGCACCGTGACACCCATAAACGGTGTGGGGTACAGGTACTCTTTTTCCGTTGGAGTCCCCCAGTCATCGGAAGGGTAGGCCTCAGGAGGGTTGGGGTCTGGATCTTGACGATCCAAATGCACAATTCTAGGGCCCCCAGGAAGCACTCCTGTAGGCCACGCCGAATTAGCCATCTTGGGCGTCATCGGTTGGGGTGCCGACGCTTCAGGTGGGCTTCCACCACCGGGTAATTCCGAGGATCCTTCGTCCTCGTCCTTCTCATCTTCGTCATCAGCGCCCTTTGCCTTGGGCTTGTGACTTTCGATCTCGTCAGCCTCTTCTTCAGCCTCATCCTCAGGATTGGCTAATATTTCCTGGGATTCCTCAACGTAGTTCTCGACGTCCTCGGCCTCTTCAGCATCCAATTGAGCTAAACGAGGCTTCCAATGAGGTGCCATGATCTCGTCGTGAAGGGTATCCGTGATGGCACTTAGGGCTTCACAAGCGTCATAGAGCTTCTTGCGGATATCCGCTATACCCATCACGTAACCCCGCCCCCCAAGCATCCCATCGGGGCTGATGGTACCGGACTTCAAGCGGCTCAAGTGACGATAAGCCGTTAGGGCATGACCTAAACTCACGCTCGCAGCCCACAACGACTTGGCCATAGGCTTCAAGGATCGTGGGTCGTAAGGGTGATCCTTGGGAATGTTTCGCTTTGAAGTACCGCCCCCTTCAACTGGTTGTTCAGGGGGACCATTCTTGGAAAAAGGAGGAAAGGCCGCGGTTCGTTCGGATCCCGCCAGACGCAACATAGCAATCGGAAACTCTGTGTGAAGATCGATTTTGTTCTCCACGGGTTTCGCGTTGAGGTACCTGGCTATGAGCCTTCTTTGTGCGGTGTTGGTGCTCAAGACCTTAACCCTTTAGAGGGCCCCCGTTGTCCGAAAACAACCGTTGGATGTAAAGGTCACCACCCTCATTGGTGATGGTCCAAAGGTCCTGGGTTGACTTGTGGATCAGGGTTTCAGCTGAAATCCTATTGAACCCATTGAGCTGGGCCAACGAACCAACCTTGATACGGGGAGGCCTTGTAGTTGCGGCAGCCTTCTGCCCAAATGGTTGGATCATCTGGGGTTCTTGCTCGAAAAAGGCATCCATGCCGGACGACCCCGTTTGAATCTGGTCCAATTTGAAGTCGCTCATCGTTAGCCTCACGTAATGGTCAGTCGTACTAGAACATCCGCGTAAGAATTGAAGGAGTACCCACTGACTCTCAAGGTTTCCTCGTACACACCGGGCAATAAACCTTCAACAGGAGTCACTGTGACCGTGATAGCCTGTTGAGTCCCCGACGTGAGAGCCCCATAAGTTGGGCTGAACCCAGCCAACCAGTTCTGAGATAGCCCTGTCAGGCGAGTGATTTGGTACTCGAGGTAAGAACCCGCAGGTCCCGTGTTTTCCGCATTGAAAGTCTGCGTGGGGATCGCCGGAAACGGGCCACTCACAGGACGAATCACAGCGAAGTTTAGTGGCGTGGGAGTTGCTGCAACAATGGCCAAAGGTCGAACGTTAATGACCACAGGCAGAGTTTGGGGAGAATTTGAAGCCGACGTGTCTTGAACGGTGATAGACGCCGCGTAGGGGCTGGAAGACGCCAACAAGTCCGTCGAATCCACAGAGACATCGAACAAGCCGTACTGGTTCGATGCCAGGTGGCCCACCACCTCAGGGGAAATGTGGATATAAGGCGCCGACGGAATCAACGTGCCACTGAGCAACGAACCAAAGACGCCATTATTTGTAAGGCGACCCGATAGTGGCTGTGAATATCCGCGACCTTCGTCCACCGTAAAGACCAGAGAGCTCGGTGGTCCAAGGAGTATGCTTGGCTGGAAGTTGGCCAGCAAAGAAGCGATTGAATCGCTCATAGCCTGCACGACTTCCCCCGGAAGCGGTACGGCATCCCGAAAAACCCCATAGGGGGTCAGAATGTCGATGATTTGGAAGGTCGGTGTCAAACCCGACACATCCATGCGGGTCTTCCACCTCCAAACACGACCGTTTAGGTTCAGGCTGAACCCTAAATCTTGGTTACTGAGGTTGGCGGCGGAAATCGGCAAGGGATGGACTCCTCCGTCAACAGTGAGGCTATAAGAAGAAAAGCCTACTTTTTGACCCCCTTACCTAGCCGCTTAGGCGCATTCATCCACGCCACGATCCGCCCACTGCGGAAGGCGTACCTCATGAAGGATGTTGAACTTCTTAGAGGACATAATGCTAAATATCTGGTGGTAGGGCAAGAACCGTTCGTCCACCTTTGCCGCCGACGCCAGGGTCCCTACAGCCCTAAAAAAGCGGTGCCTGACTCTCCCCTGAGTCAGGCCTAACTTGTCAGCCACTTTCGATTGGCAGGTGATCCCCCACATACCTACTAGGATCTCAACATCTAAAAGTATGATCCTAGATCCATGACACACGGGGCAATCTCTGTTCGAAGAACGTTCGCAAACGGGACACCCTAATCTAGCTGGGAAAATCTTAGGTAAGTCAGCCCTAAGTTCTTCTTCGGTCACCTGTGGGATGGTGATCAGGAACTTGAGACGCTTCACACCACGGACTAGACGATAACTAACAGCTGCCTGAGTCACCCCGAAGATCTGGGCTATGTCCGCCTGGATCTTCTTCTGCAAAAAGTACATCTCAATGAAGTCGGCCTCGCGCTCAGGGATGCGATCCAACAAAGGGACGATACGACTCTCGTAGTCCCCGTCTGGAAAGTAGCTGGCAAAAGTATCAAGGCTTACGTTTCGAACCTCGGCTTCTTCCGGATCGAGGTACTCCTCGTCATCCTCCTCAAACCTAGGATCATGGTACTGTACGCGAGAGGCCAATTCCAGAGGGTTTGTGGGGATGACATAGCCTGAACTCATGGTGGTAAGTTCCCAAAAAAGACGTCGAGAAGACTACTGGGGTTTATGTCCAGCTCGCGCAACAACGTTGTTGCGCGGTCAGGGTCCACATCTGAGGGGGTGGTAGAGACGACCACGTCAACCAAGGTCGCCAGATCCAAGTTGATTCTGACTTGAGGTTCCGCAGAACGCAACCTTTCATATTGACCCTTGTTTAGCCCTGCCAGCCCTGAACGGTACAAACCATCCACAGAACCATGTGCCTGAATGAGGTCTTTAAGCACTTTTTTCGGCACTCGAGGCACGCCAGGGATGTTGTCCGATGTGTCTCCATAGAGCGCCCGAAGTTCCACAACTTTGTTTGGAGGTACCCCCATAGCCTCCTGAACTGCCTCTGGATCAAACAGGATCTCGTTCCGACTACCAACAGGCGGCACCAACAGGTGTGTTGTGGGGGTCACCAATTGCAGTAAATCTCGGTCTGTAGAGAAAACTATGTTTATGTCACCCTTTAGCTTACCTTTCACTAAGGTAGCGATGACATCGTCGGCTTCTTCCTTAGGATTCCAAATTTGAGGTACCCCTAAAAGAGGTAGAATTACTTTGATGAACCCTAAGGGATCAAACGCCCCCTCTGCAACGACTTCGTGAGCTTTACGGTTGGCCTTATACTCAGAGAATTTCCGCTTACGTCGTTGAGAGGATCCATCCCAAGCCACCATAAGGGTAGCATCCGGGAATCGCTTCTTGAGGGACGCTAAGCTCCGTAGAACACCTAAAATCATCCCAGTAGGTCTACTCTGGCTGTCCCTCAGGTCCGCTATACCCGGAGCATAAAGACAGCGAAAAGCCAGATTGTGTCCATCCACCAACACATTGTGATTCATGACCCTACCTTTATCTTTTCTGGCAAGAGACTTGGAAAGCTTGTCCACATCGTTCCACAGGGTTTGAATACGGTTCAAGACACTTTCAAGCCAAACAAGGCGGTTCATTTTAGCCCGAAGCTTCTTCAGGAGTTCCGCTGTTTCTCGGCTCTCATAGACGTGAACAAAGGTCGTAAGATGACTCAAGCGTTCGGGTGCATTTTCCCAACGAGTCAAAGATCCCATCCGAGTATTGATGGCTACCAAGTAGTTAGGAACCATACTCGAGAACATCCTAAACCAGATGGAATTGATGGAACGATCGAAAAACTCCACGGATCGTATGTAAGCCCTATACGACCGCTGTAGAGGTTCCACTGAAGCTTCCCAAGTCAGGATCGGCTCAACAATTTTGACCCAATCCTGTAAGGACTTCAGGTGGCTAAGGATTGAAGAAAGTGGGGACTTTGACACGACCGTCAAAAACGACCGTGGAAAGGAGATGAGACTTTGCTTAGACCTTAGGCCAATGTGAACCTGAACCTTGTTCTCCTCGGGAAAATCCTCGAGTACAACAGCGGTCATGTTCCGATAGGGGCCCGAGGTGATCATCACGGTATCACCTATGCTGATACCCTTGTCGACGAGCTGCTTGATCTGCTCGCGCATCTTCAAGACGTGGACATCATCCACCGTCGAGATGCGTTTGTTTCGGTTTTGGCTGCCCGGAGACAGAAGAACGTTCTGAATGTACTTTGTACCGTCGAGCTTGAAATAATCGGAAGCCGATCGATCGTAACGAACGAAGACATACCCCTCAAGCAAGTACGATGTGACTCTATCCGATCCTACTTGAGATACAGCTGCTGGCACGAACACTTCAGTGCCTGGCAATACACGCGAAATAGCCTTACGAACAGCTTCCGGATCGGGCTGTTCACTACGTACGACTGTCTCTAGTACAACCCACAGCCCCACTTATTTACCCCAAGAGGCTGCCTCTAAACGTTGAGAAAACTTGGCCTTCCACTCGTCGGCGGTAAGAAACTTTTCCTTCGAAACTGTGGATCGAATAGGAATTTCAGGTTCGTGCCCTCGAGGAGGGTCTATAGGTACTGTGTGAATGTCAATCGAAGTGAGGGCTTCAGGATCGCCAGAACCGAGATTACCTACCTTGTCAGCTCGAAGATTGGACCCCAGTGGCGGGGGTGTCGCTGGTTGCGGACTAGGTGCGGGCTGAGACGGCGCCACAGGCGCTGAAGTCACAGGTTCTGGCGTTTTCTCGTCTTCTACAAGGGCTGCCGGAGACGAAGCAGGAAGTGACGCCACAGGAGCCACCACAGGGGCCGCGACGCTGATAGTGACTGAAGCCTCAGATTTCGGGGTTGGAACGCCCGAATGGCAGGCCAATATGTCACCAAAAAGGCTCATCCTCGAGACCTTGTAGGAGCGAAGAAAGTACTCGGCTAGACGAACAGTTGCATCCTTGTAAGCGTCATAGACCCTAATGGCCAAGTCTCGATCAAAGTAGGAGAACTCGGATTCCATTTTGTGGGCTAGTCGGTAGGAGTTCATGGCTGCCTCAGCCAAGCCTTCCGATACCTCTTCATGTCCCACACGATCACAGGCTTCTTCAGCTAAGCGTATGGCCTCACTCGGATTACCTAGAGCCAAAAGGATTTGATAGTACGTTGAGACAGCCGACAAGTTCAAGTTATCTCGAACGGCCTCTACAGAGACAGGGCCCAACTGAGCGATCATCTCCAACTTGTTGATGACATCTCGAACATGACCGCCTGAATGGTCTATCACGATAAGGATGGCATCAGGCTCGTACTCAATCTTCTCGCGGTTCAGAATCCAAGCCATACGCTTAAGGACATCCTCACGCGTTATTTTACGGATCTTGTACTCTTCACAACGGGATCGAATAGGGCCCCGGATCTTCTCAGGCTCCGTCGTGCAGAAAATACAGACTAATTGTTTGTCCTCAATGGGTTTCAGCAGCACATCCTGGGCGTCCCGACCCATACGATGTACCTCGTCGATGATGTAGACCTTTTTGGACGCCCCTTGAACGCCAAAAGCCAAGCTATCAACAATGGCTCTAGTGTGTTCAATGGTGCCACGACTAGCCGCATCCATCTCCGAAAGAATCGAAGACGTCTCGCTTAGGGCGTCCCTACAGTTGTCACACTGGTTGCACGGTTCAGATTCGGGTGTTAGCTGCTGGCACAACAGGGATCTACCCAAGATACGAGCAAGCGTCGTTTTACCGCGGCCCGCTCCACCACTGAAGATGTAAGAGGTGTCCGTTGCCGTGCCCTTCTCGAGGCGAGACTTAAGAACCTTGACGGCTCCATCCTGTCCAAGGACATCACCAAAACACATTGGACGGTATCTTACATCCCACACGGTGCTCAGCCCTCCGTGGTTTCAACAGTAGTTAGGTCGACGCCCTTTTCACTGTTCTCTTCAAATCCCGAAAGGTCAACCTTCTTCGCAACGGAAATGAAGCCAGCTAAGGTTGTATTCCAAGCGCCATGACGATCAAGGATCGAAGAGAACTCCTGAACGTCAGGTTCTCGGATCTTCCAGCTCATGGAAGCGTCCTTTTCATCTTCTTCGCCAGTACAACGCTCCAAGAGATGATCAAGAATTGCAGTACGCTCGTGGGACTCACTCGTGTTCCAGATGTCCCCGGAGATCATCACTATGAAGTCTTGCTCCAAAGCCCACTCCAAAAAGCCTGACGCTTTGGATACCTTTCCATACAGCTTGTGGCCACCTTTACTCGGGGCCTCAGAGATGAACACGTACATGATTCGAGCGGTGGACAGCTCGGGGTGGTAATTGGCGATCAGGCCCTCGGCCATACGCTCAATTGCATCATCAGCTTTTGACCATTCTCTAGGCATAACAGACTCCTTCGAACGCAGTTTTCAGACGCATACGGAACTGATCGTCCCCTAGGCACTCCCACAGCTCACCGGGATCCTTAGTGAGGCGACCGTTCACAGCCACAAGTCTGGGGAGTTGAGGGTGCAATATTCGCTTGAATTCCAATCGGTAACTCTCGAGGAATTCCCACACACCTTTTCTACCGGCAGAATCCATATCGTAGCAGAACCACACCTCTTGCACATTACGTCGCAGAAATCTGTAAAAGGCTGTGGAAACACTTGAGGTCATAGTGGGTACGGTGTTCGGGAAGACTCGTTGCACGGGAAAATGGTCGAAAGCTCCTTCGACTAAACAGATAGTCCGAGTCTTCCACACATGAGGCATGGCTTGACTCAACCCAAAGAAGGCGGGTTCGTCCTTAACCGGGAGGTAGTCGAGGTATCCTTTGGCTCTACGTTCAACCCTTCGAAACTGTAGACCTTTCACCTGACCGAGGGCGTTCGTCAAGGGAAAAACGAACACGTCCAACAACTTTGACTTGTTGAACCCATACCAGGAATAGAACTCCTGGGCATTTTGAAGGAGCGGGAGCTGTTTGTCCAGGTAACCTATCCGAAAATCTCGGATTTGTTCATCAGACGCTCCCCGTTCCCACAAGGCCTCCAGTTCACGGTCGCCTTGGAGATTAGCGTGAGCGTATTGGACTAAGGTTTCAAGCCACTTCATGTCCGACCAAAATCAGCGATCGATCCGCGTGAAGGATCGTTACACCAACATGGTCACGGACTCTTGTGTAGTATCCCGTCAAAGATTTTACGGTGGCCAATACAGCTGAGCCCACAGGTAAAGAACTTCGAGCCGAAATGACCTTCACACCCTGCACCTCAGCCACACAACCCTTGGCAAGGCTGATTTGTTCAGCTTCTTCCTCAGACAAATCTTTACCCACAGCTTCACGCAAAGAAGCATAGGGCACCACCAACACACGTCCCTCGTAGCCGGTACCGTTCATCTGCCGAAAGGCGTCCTCGATTGAAATGCAACGGTTAGACCATCCGGCCTCCGAGGAGATCTTCCAAAGGTCCTCATAGAAGTTGGCAAACAGGCGGTCTTCCTCCTCGATAGGGCAAGTATGAAAAGCTTGCCCTACGTAGCCCTCGAGATTGGCCCTAGTTCGGGTAAAACGCCCCTTAGAAAGGGATGTGACCCAAGGTCCCTCATCATGGGTCGTCGGGTACTGCATCGCCACCGGGGGAGCAAAATCCAAAACCTCAGGATGAAGATGAGGGCGATGCCGGCCTACGGTTAGAAGACGCTCAAGAATCGACAGTTTCATGGACATAAGTGACCTAGCCCGGAGGCTGGACCTCTCTGCTCGGAGCCTCAGTGAAACCGTCTAGCATATCGACTGGGTTCAACCGAGGTCGAACTGGCTCAAGCTTAATGCGCATGAAGAAGCACCAGAGCTTGAACCAAAGCCTGGGCGCTGGTGGTGTGAAGTCACTCAACACCCAAAGGAGCTCGTACAACGTAGGCATGTTAGCTTCAACCCAAGAGATGTCGGCTAACTCCTCACGAAATTGTGCTAACACACTATCTTTCGTAGCAATCGGGGAGAAATAGGCACAAGTCTGAGCATCGATATCGTCTTCGCAGACGGTACCCTGCCAAATGATCCCATCTGAACCCAACATGCACAACCCTATCGTTGGGCCAGTTTGCTTGTTGTAGTCGGGGTTGGGCTCCCCTTCTACGTGTTTTCGGGTATCCAAAGCTTGACGGTGGTTATGTTGGCATAATACCGGCAGTCGGCGGCTTGCCTGGCTAAGGCGCCGTTCCAACTCGGTTTCGATGTACCACCGAGCCCTGGCTCGAATCTCTTCGGGGTTTTTCACGAGATCCTCTTTAGTGACAAATGAGTGGATACACCGTCATCCTCAAGATCTTCCTGGCAACGGTAGGAGTGTTTTGCGTGGGCCAAGAAACTTGGCTTATGCGTGACCAATAGGATATCAAACCCTAATTTCTCGGCTAAAGCCCCGATGAATTGGCTTGTTGATTCGATGTACTCTGGGGAAACTGCCCCCAGGGATTCATCCAGTATTAGGCACGGCGCCAAGTTTAGCTTCTTAACAGTTAGCACTCGCAGAATCAAAGACACCACGGACGCGGGCCCCCCACCGAAAGACGATAAGGGATGTCCCCGGTGTGATCCACGATGACCTTTAGGCCCCCGCCGGAAGAAGAAATCCACCGAAATCTTGTTGTACTTAGGCTCAACTTCAGCCTCAAGACTCAAATTCAAGTCAGGAAAGACCGTTTGTAGGCCTTCGGTGGCCACTCGCTCGACCACTTTTACTTGCTTGTCGATCAGCTGGTCCATAAGGTGGCGGAACAACTCCGTCACCTTTGTTAGGACGTCCAATTCATTGGTGAGGCGAACGACCTCAGCTTCCTTAGAAACTAAGTCGTTCGCCAGTTGATCTCGAAGGGTTGTAAGACGTGTCCGAGATTCCAAGACCTTTAGGACACGAGCTTCAAGGCTCGCTATTCCATGGCCATCATGAACCGGGTCACTAGGCATTCGTGGCAGGCCTCCTTGGCGCTCTCAGGGGAGATTTCGATCTTGCCGCTATCATTCAAGAAGAACTTCTCGATCGTCTTGAAGGCCCTCTTTCCCGTATCAGACACCGTAACGCGGAGTTCGACTTCATTGACTTTGCTGTCGGAGAACAGGTCGATGAAGTAGAGGACATTGGCGTTGGCCTTGAATTCCCCACCACTATCCTTGTGGCTGTCCTCGAGACTATCACTCAACACCCTGACCGGAACTTCAACGCTCTTCACAGTCTCCTTATTGACGCCGCCCAAGAATCGTATGGTGCCATTCGAATAGACCAGACGGATTTTGTTCTGGTTGGCATCTTGCATCTCGAGGCGAACCTGCCGAAGAGCTTTCAGAATGAGTTCCCTGGGCGTCAACAAAACCAATTTGTCTTGCTTGGCCCCGACATAGCGATACTTACCGTGGAGCTTCTTGTGCTGCGACCAAACGAATACCGCCCCATCTTTCACTTCCCCGCCCTCACCAACGACCTGATCGATAGCGTAGGTCTTGCCATCGCCGACGGCGATCTTGACGGACTTCCCGCATTTGTTCAGGAAGCTGATGAAAGTGCCGAGCTTCAAGGCGTGGATGGCGAATCCCTTACCCATCAAACTAGGACTGTGAAAGTAGTTGCTTCGATTCCCGTCATTGGTACCAAAGCAAGTCCCATCACCCTTAGCCCAATCATCCTGGCTGGTGTCAAACAACTGAACCGTCTGAAGGTGTGAGCTCTCCGAGTCATTGGAGGCCCTATTGGTCTCGATCGGTTCAGCCGCCGTATTGAGGGCCTCCTTTAGAACGGCCGTGGAGAAGACCATCGTCTTAGCCAGGGTCTCATCAGGAATATCGACCGTGTTCAAACCCTTGTAGCTAAAGGTCGAACGTTCCGCGGAAGCACCGCCCTCAGTGAGGTACTTGACCCAAAACCCTGTATCCGTATTGCCCGCTTCGATCTCGATCCAGCCGTCCAACGTCTTAAAGGCGGCAACACGGTCCGAAGGATAGGCAAAGCTGAAGTCGGAATCGGACTCCAAAATAGGAACTTCCACGCGACTTGCCATAGTGTCAAGGTTCATCGAGTGGATATGACAACGGCCTTCCTTGACTGTGAACAAGTAGGCTTCGATCTTGCTAGATCCAGTAAAGGCCTTCACAACAGATACTCGGTCTAAAGCTTCATTCAAGGCACTGAGGGATAGTTTGATCTTCATGGCGTTCCCTTATCATAGGCCTGTAAGGCCCCTTCTACAGATGTAAGCTTCTCGTCGAGTTCCTTGATCATAGTCTCGACTTCCAGCTTCAGGTCATCACGGTGTTCTTTGAGTTTCTTGGGATCGAGTCCGGCAGTCCGAATCTCTTCGACGAGAGCGTTCAGCTCTTCTTTCTTGGCCTGCAAAAGCCCGCTGAGGTTGGCCTTCTTCTCACTAGCCTTCTTGAACCTCACACTAAGGGCATCTACGCGTTCTTTGATCTGTTCTAGCGTTGACGACATTTGAGTTCCTCTTGAATCTTGTAGCCTGAGGGACAAGCCGCGATATAGGGGCAAAACCTACAGTTTGATTCGTTAGCCTTAGGTTTGAATACACCTCTTACCGTATCCATGGACACACCGGCAGGGAGTATTTTGAGTTTCTCCTCGATTTGTCGAATTGTGTCCAACACAGTAGCCAGGAGGGCCTTAACGTCGTCCTCCGACACACTCAACCAATCCACGGCATTATCCGGATTGCAACGCCAATAGAGGAAAGCCAGTTTATTGGGCAACTGGGGCTTGCCTTGACTCACAGAGTGTAGGTAAAACAACATCGCATACCAAACGAGTTGTTGCGGGTCCACGTAGTCACCTCGGTGTTTGGATCCCTTCCCATCCACAATGAGTAGGTCGCTGAACGGCCTAACCCTTTGGATGATGAAGTCCGCACGACCCGCCAATGTGTGCTTTTCAGGGGTGCTAAAGTCGAGTTTGTACTCAGCGTCCGCACGAGGACCGATGAGCTTGTACTGGCGAATGATGTCCAACCCTCGAGGAATGGTGTCTCGGATGTCTGCCTCTAGTTCAGCTCGATTGGCGTACATACCCTTAGGATTTTGATTTGATTCCGATCCCTTCCAAAGAAGGACTCCCCCTGTTTTCCAACCCTTGGTCGTGGTTTCCTGTTTTATCACAGCATCTACGGTCTGAGTCACGCGTCCGAGCAAGAACTCCTTAGGATTGGGCTGCAGCCACACCCTCTGGACATAAAAGTCCTCGAACAACTTACCCACAACAGACCCATAGATTGAACCCAAACGATCATCAGGTCCTGTCTTAGGCGTCTTGTTGGGGTATTCATGCCAGTACGAGAACAAGCACGTGATGGCCTTTTTGAAGCCAGAATATGACAGATACATCTACGAAGTCCTCGCTGTCTCAAGGTAGGCTAAGGCCCGAGCCTGCACATCAGGGGCCACGTTAGGTATGTTCCGAATGCTATCCTCGATATCCTGGTCCGAGTCTACAACAAGGCCCTGTTGGAGTTGATCGATAAACTGGCTGATGACCAAAGACACTTTCTCTTGACGACCCTTACGTTCTAGGTCGTAGACTTCTTCGGGCGCCGCCACCTTCAGGGGAATGGTCTTGATCCCGATACCCTCAGGAGTGAACTCCAAAAGAGCTACCTGGGGGACCCGACTAAGGTTGTCCTGGGTGAGTGACCCTCGAGACACCGCCCCCTGGTTAACAAAGTGACGCCCTTCCAGGCAAACTACCCCCTGGTCCTTGTGCCAATGCCCAAAGCAAAACACATCTGGACCACCTTCATAGATCAAACTATCGTACCGAAAGACAGGTTCACCGTAGAATTCCTCGACATGAGCCGGTGGATCCTTACCTGCCAAGGCATGAATGACAGCTACCATATAGTCGTCACCTGGCTGCTTTCGAACCGCCTGAATTTCCCTCAGCGTCCGAGTAGGACTATAAGGGAACCCCACGACCCTAATTCTGAGGCCGTCTTTCTCGAATACCTCGTTGCGTAAGTTTCGAAAGGCCAATGTGTTGTAGAGCACACCTAAGGGCTGCGAGTCGATCGTCTCCAGGTTGTTCCCGAAGATGTCGTGATTGCCCTCGATACCATAGACGCTCTTCTTGTAGTGATCTCGGTGAATCTTCAGAACATCAATCACCAAGCCGTGTGATGTGCGTACGGCCGTCTTGACATGGAAGAAATCACCTCCATCAAGAACAGCTTCAACCTGATGGAGATCTGCCAACTGTCCAATCTGGACCAAGTCATCTAGGATCTCAGATCGATAGTCTCCCTTCCAAGAAATGGGGTTTTTGTCCGCAACATGCACATCGGTGCGAAATAAGAAGGATATCCTGGTCACGAGCCCTCCAAATGCAAGTGCTGACCTTTAGCAAAGGATTGGCTGCAAGTAGGGCATGTTCCAAGAGCTTCTAGGTCCATAACCGTTTGTCGCACCTCAACCTCAGCCACGGCATGTTCCTGCTTGGTTGCTAAGAACACTGTCTTGAGAGCGGATAGACGACCGAGCATCGAAGAGACTTTGCCCAACATTTCAAGTCTCTTCGGAAGATTTCCCATATCTAGTTCGGAAGCCCCTTGAGCCGCGTCTCCCCGAAAGACATCTGCTTGCAACTGCGTATGCTTTTGCAAGTACTCTTCCAACTGAGATATCTGAGGCCATAGCTGAACAAGCTTTGATCCATCCGGAACAGAAACCTGGTCCAGACCCTCATATTGATCGGTAACCTCGGTTACGGCCTTCAAACGCTGAGTTAGGGAAGAGATTCGCTGCAAAGTACTGAAGCTGTCACCTAACTTAGGCACATCAGGCACACCGACCTGGTCAACGCCAGTCAAGGTGTCGAGGATTTGGGCTCGTTCTTGATACCTGACCAGGAAACTGCTGGCACAAGTCAAACTAGAGTTAGTGCTCAGTAAGGGATCAATACTCGGTAGATCGGGCTTTAACGCCGTTGACAAGTCAAGAACAACTGCTGTGCCTGCAGTAGCTCGGGCTTGAAATCCTTCCACTTGAACCAAACCAGAGTATGTGGTCTCCAGTGGCCGCAAGTCAGGCAGATTGGGTTCAAGTGCCCGAAATAGAGCCTGAAGAGTGACCTTGAGACCCTGAAGTTTGCTTATGTACCCCTCTACCTGGCTAAGGGTCTGTTGGGCCTTGCGTAATTTAGCCCCTAGGACTTCAACACTCCTAACCGGAACGGCATCCAAGCCAGCATACAAGCTCAAACTGGCCGTAAGGTTTTTGATATCCTCCTCTCGAACCTTACGCTTAGACGCCGTTTCCTTACGGTCTTTACCCACCAACACCATAGCCTTATTGATGCAGTCGAGCCGAGCTACATCACTCAAGACATCGGCAACAGAAGGCCCGGATTGGTTCAACAGAAAGATCGGCTCAAACTGATCCGGAATTTGGACCAATTCTTTCTTCGCGCCGATCTGAACCATTTGAAAATCGGGCAGTAGAAAGTTCGGCGTTCCACGTTCCAAGCCGTTGAATACTTCGGGTGTAGAGCTGTCTGGGCGAACGACTGTGTAGCGATTGACGCTATCCCCCTTCTCCCAAGTGAGCGTCAACTTGGAAGAACGAAATATGACGGTAGAAAAGCAACTGCACTTCTTGTTCCCTCGAACATAGCGTTCACAAGCGGGGCCGTGACGAACGAAGTCCGTCCCCACGGCCCCTGTCAAAGCACACTGAACTGCTCGAATGAAGGCGCTCTTACCGATGTTCGAACGCCCCTCGATAGCAGTGAACCCGTCCACTACTACCTTAGCACGAAGAACTGACTGGAAGTTGTGGACCTCGAGTTCAAGCATAGCCCTTACTCTTCGCCAGTCACGTCTTCAGCAGGAGGTTCAAAGTCGTCAGTGTCAATGTCTTCTTCAATGGGCTCAAGTTCGCCACCGGGATCTTCGTCGGGACTAGATGTGTCTTCTACGATTGCGACGTCATCCAAAGCGGCGAAGATCTGGGACTCTTCGTCTTCCAACGTACTTGTGTCAACATCATCATCCCGAATGGACTTCAAGATCTTGAACCTAAGTTCCGAGAACAACTTGGGGTTATCCAAGAAGAACTTGCGGATCTTGTCCTTACCTACGAACTTCTGTCCCGCGTACTCATAACTGGCCCCACTCTTGGAGATCAGCTTGTTGGACACACCCGCTTCGATCAACGAGTAATGATCGTCAATACCGTAGTTGAAACGAATGAAGATGTCCGTCGTGAAGCCTTGCTTGCCATCAACTTTGGATTTGACGAGCTTGACCTGGGTGTGATTTCCGTAGTTATAGGTCCGCTCCTTACCCGTCATCGGGTCCTTACGTTTTACGGATTCTCCACGGATTCTCGTGAACTTGACTCTTAGGTAGGCGTAGTACTTGAGGGCCTTACCACCAGAGGTGTTGTCCCCTTCACCGCCGCCACCCCCACCATGACCACCCGTTTGAATCGTGGCTCGGATCTGGTTCAAGAATACAAGAGCCGTACCTAACGGGTTGCGGTTGTACTGCGGATCCTGGCTACCCAACCAACCAACTATCTTGGGAAGCGTCGAGGACATCGCCGCTGCCACAGCACCAATACGAGCCGCATCACCTGGAGGCTTATCAATCTCTGCTTGGGGCACCATCGAAGCGACAGAGTCGACAACAATCAAATCGACACCTGCCCGGATGCCGATGTTGATCATCTTCCAACCCTGCTCCAAAGAATCCGGAGCAAACAACACAAGCTTGTCCGAATCGAAGGACATACCCACACGCTTAGCGTACTGGTGATCCAAAGCATGTTCGAAGTCCAAGAACATGGCCGTGCCCCCAGCCTTCTGTGCGGCAGCTATGGCCTGAATAGCGGCAGTGGTCTTACCACTTGACTCAGGACCATAGATCTCGGTGATCTTCCGTCGAGGGTAGCCGGGGCATTTTGGCCCGGTCTTGTCAGCGGACAGAGTACCGCCGATCAAGTCATCGATGGCCATAGAACCGCTAGGTACCGCTGGTAGGGGCTTCTTGTTCTCAAGGATAGGCTTATGACCGGTAGTCTTGAGAACCGCGGCACAGACGGCTTTCAGGGCCGCCGAACCGGCAAGGTTCAACTTGGCGGAGGCTTTGGGGGTTGCTTTGGCTTGGGGGGCGGCTTTAACCTGGGGCGCTGCAGCTGGAGAGGGCTTGGGGCTAGATCCGGTTGAAGCGGATCCTTTTCCAGACTCTTTTGAGAGCTTCTTAGAAGCCATTGTATGTACTCACTCTCTATCGGACTAGGGGGTAGATGCGAGAACTTGAAGAACCGTTCCCCTTCACGAAACACCAAACCATCACGTTTGGTTTGCCCTGCTTTGGCTCCTCGCGTAAAGGTGTGTACACGACTGAAGGAATGTGCCTCGGCGGGGGTCAGGTTTTCGAGTGTGATTTCTCCGGACTCAAGTCGCCAAAACCGTGCTGCTGATCTTCCAATGAGGTATGCGTCGGCGGCATTGTTGTTCCAACTATGAATGCCTGTTTCTGCTCGGGCCGCCACAATCATGTTGTTCTTGTCCATAGTCCCTTGGATTACCTTAGGGTCCATTTTCGCCAACAACTTCACAGTCAACGGATCGAAGTAAACGACGTCCTTACGCAAGAGATAAAGAGCTTCGTTCACGTAGACAAACAACGCATAGAGACCCTCACTAAAGTCTTCCCCAAACGGCGGAGATTCAACCCCAACGGCTTGAATCTCCGGGTATTCAGCGATCAAATGAATCAACTGCGTTCGAAGAAAAATGTACCGACTAACAAAGATCTCAGCAGCAGGTGTGTTGACAACACCCCTAGCAATGACACGTGCTGGTCCCGTAACGGATGAATTGTGTATACACCATCCGAATCCGGTCAAAGACGGATCAATGCCAAGGGTTATCATGGGCTGAAGGGGCCTTACGGCCCCTTCAATCTCCTACTCAAACGCCCGCGAGAAGATCCTTGAACTCTTCTTCGGCACCAACAGACATGTCGGATCCGGACGGCATATTCACACCCAGCTTGATGCTGAGATCGGCCGTACTCATGACACGGAACGGTTGGAGCTTGTCGTATAAGGCGTGAGCCTTGGCCAACACGAGCGACGCCAAACCCTTGTTCTTGACCCAAAGAGCCGGGCCTGCTGCATCAACGTCGAAGTTTTGATAGTCAGTGTTGGTGCAGGTCAGCAACAGATCTTGGGAAGCAAGGTTCAACCCATTCTCACGTAAGCTTGCTGCTCGCGTGTGAAAGGTCTCATAGAGCTTTCCGCTGATCCTCCACGGCGAAACAACGAAGTTCTTGACGTTGTCTCGGTCAAGCTCACCCTCGCGGTTCTTCGTCGGATACAGCAACAGGGCCGTGGCGAAGTACTTCTTCGGGTCACCCAAGCTCTTCCACAGAAGATCTGCCTCTGGCCCATCCAAACCAAGCCTAGAAACAACGAACCCGAAGCCGTCCTTGTAGTGGGCTTCGACCATCTTGAACTTGGCATTGGACATGTCCAATTGCTCGTAGTCTGCCAGCTGATCGACAGGCTTGTCGAAGAACGTGGCCCGCTTGTTTAGCGCCGCCTGAAGAGCCGTTTGAAGTTCTTCTTTGGTCGGCACGGCCTCGCCACGCTTGGCCTTTGCCTTTGCCGCAACAACCAAACTCGCGACGAGAGGGTGGAAGTAAACCAGAGCTGCCCGGTACTTACGCCCCTTTTCCCCTTTGAACCACTCTAGCTGGTTGGACTTCGCGTGCTTTTTGTCCTCAGAACCAAGCCCAACATCGCCTTCGAACTCGTCGTATCCATCCAAATCAATAGACGTAGACATAGCTTTAGCTGTCCTTTCAAGGTCGCTTTCCCCCACAAGTTGTTATGGGTGAGGGCCAACGAACAGACCGAATACTACACTAGACTTCCATATCTAGACCAGCGAAAATGTCGTCCAAATCGTCCCCTTGTAGGAATTTATCAAACTCACTCTCGTCAGTCACAGATTTTTCAGAAATTGTCGGCTCTTCAGTGTGTGTGACCCCAACAGGTTGGGGTGGGGTAGGCTCCCCTACACTAACGTTGAACGTCTCTGGCGCCACCGGGTCCTCGTCCTTGGCGCCGGTCTCACCCATACTTTCTGCCAAAAGACGGCCGATCTCATCCCCATCCAAGTCATTGTCCAAGGAGGCCGGCGTGCCCGCCTTCCCGGCATAGACATCGCCTCGAGAGGCATTACCCTCGTCTCCATAAAACGAGCCCGTGCGGGATTCAGACTCAATCAAGGACTTCTGCATTCGAATAGCACTAATAGTGTTATCCAACTCCTTGTGGCGGTGCTTGATAGCCTTCTCCACATAGGCGACTTCCCGGACAGCCTGCTCCAACTGAGCGATCTCTTGCCGTTCATCCCTCAAGAGTAGGTTGATCATAGCCTTACGGTCATCAATGTTAGGCAACAGCGTAACGCGCTTATCCCCGGCCAACATCTCGTCCGAGCATAGCTGAAACGCCGTCTTCTTTGCATTGAGATCCCGATCCAACCATTGATGCTGTTGGTGTGCTTCCTGTGTGAGGATACTCGTGCGATTCAAGTAGCCTCTCGTGCGAGATATCAACTCCTGAAGGTAGCCTGGACCTCGAGAAGCTGGGTCCGGATCTAACCCCACCAACATCTGCCCCAACTCATCGTAAATTTTAGTAACCCTATTCTGGTCCATTGGTGACTCCGGCCTCTACGGGTAGATGCTCAACATTGACGCTTTCGTTGTTCTGAACAGCTACACCAGCGGCCAAACTTTGGATTAGGGCTTTTGCCAACACTGTGTTGCGTCGCACCACTTTGTTGTTGTTCACGGCCAATTGAATGGCCATCTCGTCACCGATCAACCAAACTCGTTTACGTGCTCGGGTTACCGCTGTGTAGAGAAGATTGCGTTGAAGCATTCGCCCCTGTGTCTTCACAATGGGCATTATGATGGTGTCAAACTCAGATCCTTGTGACTTGTGTGCTGTGATGGCGTAAGCCAAGCGAAGTTTTGTCTTGGCCACGTCATTGGGAAAAGGGACATCCATGTCCAAGCCTTTACCAACACCGTGAATCCTGACAATCAGGCCCTCTTTTCCAATAACCACAAGCTTTCCAACGTCACCGTTGTAGACATTCAACTTGTAGTCATTGGCGGTCACCATCAAACGGTCTCCACGTCGAAACGACTGGGGGCCCTTGTCCCAGTCCTGTGAGTCAGGACCTGACGGATTCAGGGCATCCCGCAACAAGCTGTTCAAGTTGTCCACGCCAACCGTGCCATCGTACTTGGGCGACAACACTTGGAAATTAGCGTTACGGGCCTTGAGTTTCGAAGCCATTTGGATAATGAGAATGGCTATACGGGATTCATCGTAAACTCGAACAAACTTGAACTCAGAGTCCTCCCTAGAAGATGTGAGCTCCGGCATCTTACCAGAGTTGATCCTATGTGAGTTGATGACGATCTCGCTCTTACTCGATTGCCTAAAGATCTCCGTCAAACGAACGTGTGGAACCTCCTCGCACTCCACAAGTTCACGCAGCACATTGCCCGGGCCCACAGAGGGTAGCTGAGCATCATCCCCCACTAACACAAGACGTGTATCGGGGCGTAGAGCGGACAAGAGCCTGTAAAGCAGCTCCTGATCCATCATACTGGCTTCATCTAGAATCACGCCATCGACTAGATAGCGGTTGTTGCTATGATAACCCCACTCAGAACCATCATACTTCAAAGCCCTATGCACTGTTGAAGCGTCGTGGCCCGTGACTGAAGCCAATCGCTTGGCTGCGATCCCTGTAGGTGCCATCAAAGCTAAAGTCAGGTGGGCTTCTTCGAGAAGTTGAACCAAAGCCCTAAGAACCGTGGTCTTACCAGTACCGGGCAATCCCGTGATAACGAGTACCTTGTGATTCACGAGAAGGTCTACCGAACGACGCTGAGCTTCGGACAGCTGTATCTGATGAGACTTCTCATAGGAAGTCACGAACGCCTGGCTATCAACATCAAGCGTTGAAGGGGTCAGAAGCTTACTCAGCAGATCGGCCGAGGCTCGTTCATAGTTGAAGTACTCTGGAACATACAAGCCCGAAATCGCATCTAACACAACAGACTTCTGTTCAAGCAAGACCCGTATGGCGTCTTGGTAAGTCTTCGTCGGGTTATCACCTAAAGCCAAAGGAGCTAGCTTCTCCTCATGAAGAATATCGTTCACGAGTAGCGTCATCTCGTTCCATTTGAGGAACAGATGACCTTGGCGCCCAGCCTCCTGGATCGACCACAGAATAGCTCCTTGAAGACGCCGAGGATCCCCAGGATCTACACCTAGCCTAGTAGCCAAACGATCGACCTTGGCATAGGATATACCAACGATCTCCATAAGCCGAAACGGGTTTTCGACAACTACCTTAGCGGCTTCTGACCCAAACTTGGCCATGACCGCCTGAATGTCACCAACGGTGAGTCCCCCCGCTTTCAACACCACGGACAGATCTCGTTGAGCAATAGTGCGGCCCCACCCCAACAAGGCCCGCTCTAAGGACTCTGTGGGCAAGACATCAGCCAAGTCCGTCTGTATCTTGGCAGGCTCTTTAGCGAGCTTCTGAAAGACATCTAGGCCATAGCGTGAAGTTAGAGCATCGGATACACGAAGATCTGAGAAACCCTCGATACAAACGGACAGAAAGACAGCGGCCTCCGAAGGCGTCTCCGCCCAAGGTTCCCACTTCTGGATCTGAAATTCCTTGCCGTACTTCGAATGAGTAATCCACTTTCCCGTGAATTTGATGGGGACCCCAAAGCGAACCTGAAGTAATCCGTACAGGCTACCCTTGGCCTTCGTGGGCCCCCGACTCACAGCATCGAAGTCCAAGATGTAGTAATCCCCTTGATTGAAGACTACTGAACGCACATGCCCAACTATTACTTCCGCCACGAATTACACCTGAGGGACAGCTGCTTCAGCCAAAGCTTGGAAGTAGGCGCCGTCCTTAGCTTGGGTTAGATCTAGATCGAAATTGGGTACTTCCGGAGCGCCCGAAGTCTTCAGTAGGAACTCATCCACTTCCCTAGAAGACAGACCGAGCTCAAGAAGGCGTTCGGTGGACAGCTTCCCTACGCGAAGCGTCTCCTCAAGAGCTACCAATTCCATACGGCTGAAATTCCGAGCACAGAAGGCGTAGTCGACCCAAGCCTCGAAGGACAAGGGAGCAACGATCTTAGTGATACCAGCCTTCACATTGGAGTACTGTTGAATTTCCCACTGGGCGTGATGGTCGCTACGTAAACCCAAGAAGTGAAAAAGATTGTGAAGGTCAATCTTCCAATACCACTCTGTGTACAGGCTAAGGGGTAAATGCAAGCGAGCTAACTCCCTGGCAATTTCTTCGACCAAAGCAGCTTCCTTGTAGAGATCTCCGGACTGTTCGAACAGGGTTCGCCACATGTTCGTGATCCGTTCATAGACGGCTCTGTCGGCGCTCTCTCCACGACCCTGACGATTTGAAGCGCTTTGCTTTCGGAACACTTCATACTCGGGGATGTAGCTCTGAAGCGGGGCTAGAGAGTATCGCAAGGAGTATTCATTGACGCTTGCCGTACGATGTCGGATTAACTGTCGGGCAACAAAAATGGGAAGTTTGACGTGAAACTTCAACTCCACCATCTCGAGGGGCGTAGTATGGCGATTTCGAAAGAGATATCGCAAAAGTCCTCGATCCTCGGAAAGTTTCTTAGTTCCAGCACCATAGGAAACTCTTGCGGACTGAACTACGTCGGCATCACAGCCCATGTAATCCTTCAAAGCCACAAATCCGTGATCCAAAACCGGAAAGTACTTACCCTTTAGGGCATCTGCTTCAAGTGTCATAAACTTAGCCTCCACACAGTTTCACGAAGTCTTCTTCAGAAATGCAGGTCGTTCCGCCTCGCCTTGCTGCCTGAGCTTTCGAAGATGTAGAATTGGGATCGACCAAAACCAAGAAGGTCAAACCCTTTCCGACCGAATTCTTCACTGAGCCACCGGCATCCACAGCCATTTGTTCGAGCTCACCCCGTTTACGAACGGACTTGCCCGTAAAGCACACAGACTTGCCCGTCAGAGCCCCGATAGCCCGAGCTTTGATGCTGACCCCGGCATCCAACAGATCTTGGATGACAGAGGCATTCTTGCGCAACCAATCATGTAAGGCAGCGGCCCTCTTGGGGCCCATCCCTGAAATACGCTCGAAGTCAGCAAGGAATGCCGTGTGGAGCCTGTCTAGAGAATCGAACCCCGCGTTGATGACCAACTCCAAAGTGGATGTCGCACAAAGTGGTATGCTTTGGGCTCCAAGGAATTGGGCCAAGGGAAGAGTCTTTGCTGACTGTAGCGTCCCAAAGACCTTCTCGGCGGACCTGTCACCCATACGGTCCAGAGCCGCCAGGTTGTCCTTGGAGAGCCTGTAAAGGTCAGCAACGCTCCGTACGAGGCCTTCATCGACCAGACGCTGCAGCAAGCTATCACCCCATTCCAGGATACCCAGTTCACGGATCCACTGCTTGAGACGCCCAACCGTTTGGGCCGAGCACTCAGAAGTGTTGGGACAGATGATGTATTCCCCGTCCTTTTCAGTGGTTGAACCACACACCGGGCACGTCTTTGGGGGCTTAGCTACGGTACCCGTGCTCTCGATGACACTAACAACTCTCGGGATTACGTCGTTGGCCCTTGCTACGATGATCCGAGCGCCTATGTCGAGGCCCAACTGCTCGATATACTCTTGGTTGTAGAGACTGGCCCGAGTAACCTTGGTACCCAGAAGATTGACCTCGTCAAAGACGGCCACAGGCGTGATACGCCCAGTACCCCCGACTTGCCAGATAATGTCTCGCAAGATAGTCACACCCTTAGGGGGAGGGAATTTGAAGGCCATAGCCCCATTGGGACGACCATCTGTCTCACCAAGGGCATACTGGTCCGCCAGATCGTTGATTGATATGACCAATCCATCGATATCATAAGGTAACGAAGATCGCTTGTGCTCTTGGTATTGTTCCCAATACCAAGTGGGGTCTTCAGTAAGATAGAACTCCGGAGTTTTGAAGCCAAAGCCATTGAGATCCATCATCTGCCCGTAAGCAGTGGTTGCATCAGATCCTTCAATGATCTGGTACACGAGAACATACAGGTATTCGCAGCCCGTACCATCCGAGCGTCTAACAGTGCCAGCGGCTGAATTTCTAGTATTGGCCTGGTGTGCAAAGTATTTCAGGTGGTCTTCCTTAAAGACCACGATCTCCCCTCTGAAGATACCCTCCACAGAGGAACTAGGTAAGGAATCCATACGACTATCAATGTTGCGTCGCATTTTGGCGACGTTTCCCGTGACATCCTCACCCGTGAATCCGTCCCCTCGAGTTAACGCCTGGATTAACTTACCCCGTTGGTATTCCAGCGAAATGGATAGGCCATCCAATTTGTCAGAAAGTAAGCATCGCCTATTACCCATTTTGGCCATCCAAGCACGCATAGCCTCAGGGGTTTGAACCTTATCCAGAGATCCCATAGGGATCTTATGTCGAACTTTAGGACACTCCGAAGTCGGCGGGGCTCCAATAGCTCGAAGGACAGGACTGTCCGATTTCAAGGCTGCTAGCTCTTCCTTCCAGGACTCGTAGACTTCGTCCTCAACGCTAGCCGCGCCGCCATAATAATCTGCACTCGCCTGACGGAGTTTGTCCTCCAACCAGGCAATTCGTTCGGAGGTGCTCATCTTCAGCAGCTACACCAACCAACGAACACACAGAAACCTATTTGAGGGAGAATCTTCAGAAGTCACGCTACATAATTAGCCCTCAAACCCTGCTCGGCCACACCACCAATGTGGCCGAGCCAACTGTGTAGACACGTGAAATCTCTAACGTACCGGACAAGACCCGCTGGAACACTCTTCGACCTCGATATCACCACCATGGACTAGCGGGTGGTTGTTATCAATCAAAGAAGACATGCGGTGGAATGTTAACTCGTCGATCTCCTCATAAGGGGGTTGCTTGTAGCCGTGCGTACGAGGAAGGCATGAGGTGCTTTTCAGCCGTGGGACGAACTCCTTTAGGCAATTAGCCAACTCTTCTCTCTCAGTATCGGGGGTGAAGTTGAGGGTAGCCGACACGGCGTTGTCCGCCCACCATTCTTGAACAGTAGCCTGACGTTGAAATTGCTCTCTTACGGTCTCAGTCTTGGAACTCGAGTTCGTGTGGGCGGCTTTGGTTGGGAATTCGAAAACCCAGGTATTCCCCTTGGTGTCGTAGATGTCCTCATCAAATGGCACACCCGCTTCCATCATGGCCATAGCCATGGGGTCGTTCTTGGCAATGCGAGTACGTCGAATATAGTAAGGAGCGTGAGGAGCATGTATGCCGGGAGACGATCCGTTGAGTAGGCTAATCGTACCACTTGGCTTAACGGTCGTAACTGTGATAGGGCGGCTAACACCAAGTTCGTCGGCATAAGCATCAGCTTCCTGACGACACATACCGAACCAGGTGGCTAATGTTTCCGGGGTCCAGTTGAAGTCGCAAAGACCCCCTAAGCCTACGCCGACACGCATGTTCTTGAGCCCCACAGCATGGCTTTGTGGGTCCAAAAGTGGTGTCAGTCGTTGACGGATGCAATAGCGCGTCACCAACCGGAACATCATACCGGCATCGGTGTTGCTCTCGAACTTGGCAGGGAATACTTCGGCCAGGTTACAAGACTCCCGATCATGGAGGGCCTGCTCACCGCAAGGATTGATACCCTTAGCCCCGGGATCCGTACGCCATACTAAGGGCAGATTGAGAATACCGGGCTCACCGAAGTGGATATTGTCTTCCACTAGGCTCTTCCAGTCAAAGTTCTCGATCTGGTCCGAAGAACGAAATACTATGCTGTTGTTCGATGTGTGACGATGACTTATGACAGCCTCAAAGTCCTTCTTGGCGTCACGAAAATCCTGATCCCCTGCCTGACCTAAAACGATTAGGGCACTTCGTCGAACATTGCCGCTCTTGATGCACAAGCCAATGTGGTTGGTAATGTCAAGGCATTCAATGCTGTTGAGTCGCCTACCCGCAGCTCCACGGATAATTTTCCAAGAAGCTCTCAATAGGTTTGCCAAAGGCCCTGGGCCACAAGCAATGCCCCCGAAGGTCTTGATAAGAGACCCACGATTTCGAATGTCCGATACGTCGACTACTAAGTCCTTGCCTTCGTAGGCAGCCGTCAGAACTCGACGAAGAGCCGTAACCCAACCCTCACGTGAATCTGCTGCACGGTAAACAGGGGTCGTACCATTCAGGAAAGAAGGGCCCTCAGGCGTGACCTCGACGATGTCCTTGTGATCAGAACGACACCAAATGGCGAACCTAGCAGGTGCTTCGGCAGAAGTAGGCATAGAATCGATATCACTAAGGCCTACTCCGACGCCACCACCCAGCATGAGCTGGTTAGCAACCCAACACCAATCCTCAGGCGAGTAGAGGGTAGTGTACCAGCAATTGAAGCGGGCATCAGCCGGGATCCCTTCAACACCACCAGTCCAAAGTCCTCGACCAGGAGGCAAAGACTGCCCTGTCCAAAACATATGGAATAGGAGCTGGGCTTCATTCTCTGAAACGCCCGGAGCGAGATTGGCATTTCCTTCGACTACACGCCTGATTGTGTCCGTCCAAGTCTCTACACCACCACGACAGTACTTAGTCAAGTACGTCGAACGGGCCAGGAGAGAATTGAACGGGTCACCCTTCTGCCGGTAAGGCTCTAGGAACTCTTCACGCAGCCTAAGTTGAACTGTTTTGGTGGTGTCAACGATCTCCATAGGTACTTCTCTCACGCTGCAATGGACAACACGGCTAGCTCAACCAGGGTTCGTTTGGATCGAGCCGCCCCTTTTACCCTAGACTCTAATTTACATAGTGTGTTCATATGCCCAAGGAGTTCTCTGACTGTGTGTCTTCGAGCTACAGGGATTACGTTCTTCTGGCAGAAGAACTCAGACTTATCCATGGCCGCCGCAATAGTGGAAATGGCATCACCCTTGTCCAACATTTGCCGAGCCACTAGGATTTTCTCTACTTGTCGCTGCAGGCCAATCGTAACAGGAACAACGAATCCGTCACCCATGTAGGCGTGCAACAGGGCTACAAGATTCATGGCCTTCACAGGGTTTTTCGAAAGTGCTGCCTCGGCCACTTGCCAAGGCTCAACGGGGACATCTGGAGCGACAACAGAGGCTGCGTCAACCTTCTCAACCAGACCGTTAGGCCCTACTAAATAGGAGAGCTTCCTGAGCTCGTTCACGACTAATCGAAGGTTGTCCCCAAGAGCATAGTGGAGCATCTCGGGAACTCCTTTACCCAGACGCAACCCCAACTGTTTGGCTTCGTCCACCGTACGCTTGTAAACCTTATCAAGCTCCCAAGGCTTGAACTTGTTGTAGTGTTCCTCGGAGCCTTTTTTAACGGCCTCCGTCCAAGACTTGGCCAAGTTGGCACCCCGGTACACGATCAAGATGATCGTCGATAAGTCCTTGGGGTTCTTGTTCGTAAGGTAGCCTTCCAAACGCTTCCCAACCTTCAGCTCTTGAGCGTTGTCCAAAACGATAGCTCGAAGGTCATCCTCAAAGATAGACTGTGTCTCACAAAGGGCCAAGAATTGCCCTTCCGTTGTGGACTCACCATCCAAAAGAGTTGTGCTACGTTTCTGCTGCTTCCACTGAAGACGCTTGGTCTCAATGGCCCTGTCGAGGAGGAAACTCTCATCTCCGTAAACAATAGTAAATGGTCCAGCAGATCTCGCCATGGTGGAAGTTCTTACTCCGTAAAGGCTAGAGCGAGATAGGTCTTTACGTGGAAATCTAGAGTGATTTGCGTGTACCTAGACCGAAGCAACAAATCGTACAAGCCACGCTGCAATCCACGTATACGCTTATCCCCAAGGCTGGACCGTACCGACTGTAACTCGTCTACCAAGTCCAGATTAGCTACTTTGTCGGGTGCGTAAGGGAGCATGGCTAAGTCGTATAGGAGGTGTTCAAAAAAACGAAGCGCGAGGCCAAGGTCTTCTTTGCCGATGTTGTTCACAGCCGAAAAAAGTGAAGAAAGATCCCCACTGAGGCCGGATTTGATTAGGCCGAAGGAACGGTCACGAAGACCTAAACGACTCGAACCGAAGTAGTAAAGAGCTCTTCCTAGCGATCCTTCTGCCAGACGCGTGTAGACAAGTGACTTAGTCACGTCAGGAACAAAGTTCCGGACTGTTTCTAGGACGAATTTCTCACTCAAACGCTTGTAGCGAACCCTACTGCAACGTGAACGAATGGTGGGTATCACCCGGTCCGAAGATTCAGCAATCAGAAAAAATCGGGTCTTCTCCGGTGGCTCTTCCAACGTCTTCAAAATGGCGTTAGCAGCAGGGATGGTGAGGCGGTCAGCCCCATCTACCACGAGGTACTTGTAAGGGGCCATCATAGGGTAAGTGACCGCTCTTGAGAGCACGCCACGAACAGCGTCGATGCCTATGTCCTTACCACCTTCGGATTCAATGATACTAACGTCCGGATGGGCCTTGGAGTCGATCTGAAAGATGGCGGGATCTTCAGGATTCCCTTGAGAAGCCGATTGCTTGATAGCCTGAAGAACGGAGAACCGTTTCCCAACGCCCTCTTCACCAACGAGCAGCAACGGCGATGTGTAGGTGCCCTCAACGACCTTCGTTAGGTACCTCACTCCTTCCGTCTGTTCTTGGACCTGATTCAACAAGGGGTGCCTCCAACAAAGCTACTTGCGTGTGTGTGTCAACCGGAACCATGTGCATTACCATCACATAATGCTGGCCACAACCAGAACATACATAACGGGTCGCATCCGATCCAGTTGCCTCGACTTTCAGGCTACTACACCGAAGACACCGAATACAGCTACCTGACTCGGGCATGTTTTTCAGGACTTTGGCAATAGGTTGTTACGCGAAGAAAGAAAACGGTAGGCCACATCATAGGGAGCATAGTTCTGCAAAACCCCCAATGCCGCCTGCTGTCGAAAGGATTCTAGCTCGCCTTCTACATACTTCCGGTCACGACACATGTAGTAGTAACTGGATCCCACAAACTGATCCACTATGTGTGTCAACGAACTGGGTTGAACCCGTCCGTATACCCACTGAGCTATGGCGACGTTCATGCCGTAACCCCGGAGTTCGTATGATGTGCGTTTTTTTGCTGGCCAAGGAGCCACAGCGACCAGTCCCAACAAGGACAACCACCACCATGCAGAGAACCAAACAAACAGACCAAAGACTACCAAGGGCACCAAACCCAAAATTTGTGGGAAAAGGTACTTAAACTTAAACCAGCGATCCCGCTTGAAGTCCCAGATGTGTACATACTCGTGAGCAAGGATGCTAAAGCTTGATTCAGGCTTAGCGTAATAGAACTCCCGAGAAGGGAAGTACACCGTGCTTCCGATAGTAGTCGTATATTCCGTCAAAAACGTGGGGTTGAAAGGCCTAACCAAAAGGCCCAAAGCCTTCTGGAACAAGGACTCATCCTTGAACCTGACCTTGATGCCCGGGTTGATCTCTACAAGGGTACGCTCAAAAGCATCAAGGTCAGTCTTGTCCATGGTTGAACTCACAAATTGAAGGCACCACCAACAGAAATGGTCTGAACGTGGCCGCACTTGCAACAACGATAGACCCGAAGGCCTTGATGCTCAGGACCCTCAACCTTAATCTCGTTGAAGTCCATAGAGTCACAGTTGGTCCCCTTGCAACGCATGCTGACGATGGGGGGCTTCTCTTCAGCTTTGGGGGCTAAACCAGGTGTCGTGCCAGATGGATCGATGCTCATGTTACCCTCATGTGTATGGACACTTCATGTGTGTCCTCGGGTTGCTCATTCTAGGATTTCATTAGACCAACTCGGCGCTAACTGAGTCGGAAGTACTAAGAGTGTCGGCCGCAGAGATTATCACCTCAATAGCAATCAAGTCCGATGTATTGATTGAGTCTGAAGGGGTACGATCTGATGTCAACGATGCAACGACTTGATCTGTAAGGCTGTCAGTGTCCGACACAAAACGCTGGGTGTCTGTCTCCCTAAGCAAAGAGTCGTCCACGCTGATGGCGTCGGCCGCAGAAATCTCAATTTCAGCGATGGCTGCGTCTGAAATGTCTACTGCGTCCGAAGCAACGAGAGCAATAGTAACTGAAGTTGTAGCCTGATCTGTAAGGCCAAGGGCGTCGGAAGCTATGACCGAGGCGCTAACCGCTGTGCTAATCTGATCCGTCGTACTTAGGGTGTCGGTGCCACTTCTAGCGTACGAGAAAGCCAAGGACACCTGGTCTGTTACCGTGAGGGCGTCGAATACCTCAATAATCCTCTCAGCTAAGGTGTAATCCGAGAGACTGATGACGTCTGCAAAATCTCTTACATAAGAGATCTCAGGTAGGATTTGGTCAGAAATACTGAGGACGTCTGCAACGCCTTTGTCTACAACGATCGACACAAGGTCCGAGACATCTGTAGTGTCTGAAGCATCCCCTGCAACGACATAACCCGCACCGGACTGATCTGAAGTACTAACGGAGTCAGACAACTCCCTGGCATAACTGACACCCAAAACCGTCTGGTCTGAAACGGAGATCGCATCCGAGACGCCCACGAACCTCTCAACTGAGGCTAGTTGATCGGTGACACTCACAACATCCGAGCACACGATGCCAAAGACCAAACTAGTCCGGGCCTGATCGGTAAGAGCAATGTACTCGGTTACGGGAATGTTGTAAGCAAGGGCTAATTGCGTTTGATCCGCTACGGTCACAGCATCGGAGACCGTCTTATTGTAGGACAAGGCCAAGGAAACCTGGTCAGAGGCACTCAAAGTATCGTTGATGAACAGGTCCTCGCCACGACCAGAGATTGAGCTGTCCGTCACACTAATGGCATCGGATACCACGACAGCTAACTCACGACTTGCCCGAGCACTATCCGTCGTAAGAACCGTGTCTTGAACTCGCCTAGCTATAACTCTAGAAGTGCTTGTCTGATCTGTAAGGACAAGGGAATCCGTGGCCGTGACGTATACGGTCTTACTGAAGCTGTCCGTGATGCCAATCGAATCGGACACAAACAACGCAAGATCCCTAGAGGGGGTGGCCGTATCTGTGATCGCAATCGCATCGGAAAGTGAAATATCGAGACCGGTGTTCGTAGTGACATCGTCCGTGACGAGCACTGCGTCAGAATTCGCTACAACGAAATCGACCGAAGTGTGAACCTGATCAACGACCGTGACGGCATCCGACACGAAGATCGTGGCATCTTGGACGAAGCTAACTTCATCTACGAGAGTGAGCGAATCCGACGCGGTAACGCTAATGGTTTGAGCCGTAGATGCTTGGTCAGTGACGGTGAGCACGTCCGCGGCAAAGACACCAAAGTCCACCGAGGCATCCACCTGGTCCGTAACCCCAACGGTATCCGAGAATGAAATGGATACTTCAGAGGAGACCTGGTCCAGAATAGAAACGGTATCAACAAGAGTGATATTGAGACTGAGGGCTACACTAACCTGGTCCGCAATACTGATCGTGTCAAAGGAAGTGTTCAAGACCTCGATGCTCAACTGGTCATCTACCGAGGTTGCATCGAAGAGGTTGACATTGTAGCTTAGGGCCGTGGATAGGGCGTCACTCAAGTCAATAGCATCGGAACTTGTGATAAAGGTCTCGAGGCTCAGGGCATCGGTAATCGACAGAAGATCTGAACGACTGACCTCCAAGTAGAGTGACGCTGAAGCTTGGTCGGTGAGAGTGAGAGTGTCCGAACCTAACACACTAAAGACGAGGGCCGTCGCAACTTGGTCGGTAACCTGATCGGCATCCGAAACCAATCGACTGAAACTAAGATCCGAGACAACCTGGTCCGTAAAGGTGACCTGGTCCGTAAGGGTGGCATCTACAGTTGTACCCACCTGGTCTACAAGGGAAAGGGTGTCCGAGACGAAGACCCCAAATTCAAGAGCTGTGTTGGTCTGGTCCGTAAGAGTTGCAGTATCGGAAACAATAACACCGAAGTTTAGTGATGTGCCGATTTGGTCGGCGACACTGATGGTGTCCGTAAGTGTTGCCCCAATGTCCAAAACCGCGGTGATGTCATCTGTGATTGAATTCGAGTCCGAGGCAATGACACCGTAGACCAGATCGATACCGATTTGGTCGGTGACGACAAGGGCATCTGAAACAAGGGCTCCGAAAACAAGGGCCGTCGCAACTTGATCCGTAAGATCGAGAGTGTCTGAATTGGAGATGCCAACTTCAATGCTTGCTTGATCCGCTACGACAAGTACGTCCGACGCGGTCCTATTGAAGTAGAGATCTGTGGCCGTCAGATCTGTAGAGCTAACCAAATCGAGAGGTAGGCGTTCGAACTCTGAAACGACAGTTACCTGATCAGTGACACTTACGACTTCTCCAGGGGAGACCTCAACCTCAATGTCAATGTCATCAACCAAAGCCACACTATCAGCGGCAACGGTAACATCGTAGTCTAAATAGGTCCTGACCTGGTCCGGAAGATTCAGTGCATCCGAAACGTAGATGTTGTAGTCCAGGTCAATACTTACCTGGTCGGTGACGCTGATGACCTCATTCGGGAATACTTCAATTTCTACAGCTTCTTGATCCGTGACGCTAAGGACATCCGAAGCGAAGATATCGTAGTCCTTCGAGGGCGAAGCAAAGTCGACGATACTTAGGGCATCCAGCAAAATACGGTCGAAGCCAAAAGGACGTCGAGCTGTTGGGTAGGCTTCAGTGAAGATCGTGCCAAGAACGCCAAGGATCCTGTTGTAGTATTGACGGTCCGTTTGATCGACAATCGCGACGTCATGGGCCACAAGAGGGTTTTTGTAAACCGAGTCCGGCTGGGCCTTAGTGATCAGCTGGTTGAAGTCATCGTTTTGGATGTAGGGTAATATCCTAGCCCAGTCCTCCGCCAAGACTTGGACGTGAAAACTGGGAGCTTCAAGTCTGACGTACCGAAGGTTTCGAGTAATACCCGTCTTGACCTTGACCTGGCCCTTATAGTAGCCGACCAGGGCCCGAGCCAATAAAGGGAGGTCCTGAGTACGGAGCCTCCCTGGACGGGTCTCTATGCGAAACAAACGGGTATCCACTCCCTAAGTGGACTTACAAGAAAAAGAGTCAAACCTCAGAAAACCTGAGAATCTCCGGGTTTCGGGATGTTCGGCTTACGAATCAAAACCTCAGTCGTCAGCAAGGTACTGCTCACGGAGACAGCGTTCACGATCGCGCTGAGGACGACCTTAGTTGGGTCCACGATACCGGCTTCGACCAAATTCTTGATGACCATGTCCGTGGCATCAACGCCATGATAGTCTTCGGCTTCTCGGACCCGCTCAACCCACAGATCCCCATTGTAACCGGCGTTCGACACAATCTGCCTAACAGGCTCTTCACAGGCTTCTAAAACCAGATTATAGCCTGCCCGTTCGTCCTCAGAGAGGTCCTGAGGTACTTCTACCATCAAGGAGGCGTGCAACAACGTAGAACCGCCTCCGGCCACAATACCCGAATCGATAGAGGCTCTGGTAGCATAGAGGGCGTCCTCCATCCGGGCCTTGAGCTCCTTCATCTCGATCTCTGAAGAAGCGCCGACCTTGATAATGCAAACACCACCCTGAAGCTTACTAAGGCGTTCACGCAGCTTGTCGGCATCGTATTCCGAACCACAACGAGCAATCTCGCCACTAAGCCGTTCTACGCGCTGGTCAACCAGGGCTTCTTCTCCATGACCGTCGAGGATGGTCGTATCCTTGGCGGTGATCCGAACCCTGCTAGCAGAACCAGCCCAAGCAAGCGGGTCTCCTTCCGAAAAACAGCCGTCGAACGTTAGGCCTTGTTCCTTGGATATCAATTGAGCGCCCGTGAAGACGGCTATGTCCTCCAAAAGAGCCGCCTGATGGATCCCAAATCCAGGGGCCTTAACCAGGACGCTCTGAAGACCGCCTTGACGCTTGTTCTGGAGAAACAACTGTAGAGCTTCGCCATCATAGTCCGGAGCTATCACAACCAAGGGTCGTCGAGCCTCATAGACAGCTTCCAAGAACGGGAGCATAGGCTTACACGCCGCTACTACGTGGTCCGTTACCAAAATGTAGGGGGTATCGTAAACCAGGTCGATACCATTGGTAGAGAACTCAGGGCGAAGCCAACCTCGATCGAATTGCATACCATCGACAGCATCGACCTCAGTATGAACACCTCGACCCTCTTCAATGTTGACCACGCCATCACGACCTACTTTGGCCACAGCATCGGCCACTAACTTACCAAGTTCACGGTCTCCGTTAGCACTGATGGTAGCAACGTTCTCGATGTCAATCTGATCCTTAATCGGGATCGAAAGGCTCTCAATAGCTTGAGCTATGTCCTCCAAAGCCTTATCCATCCCACGCTTCAAAGAGATGGGGGTGATGCCGGCAGCGACTAGAGCTATGCCTCGACGACACAAAAAGTGTGCGAGGATTGTCGCCGTTGTAGTACCGTCCCCAGCGTCATCACTAGTCTTCGACGCTACCTCTCGAATCAGCCTAGCCCCCATATTCTCCCACGGATCTGCGAGTTCAATCTCCTTGGCAACGGAGACGCCATCCTTCGTCACCAAGGGATCTCCAAAGACCTTTTCCAGGCAAACGTTTCGCCCTCGCGGTCCAAGGGTTACCACCACAGTGTTTGCAACTTTTGCAACACCAGCTAACAAGGCTTGTCGGGCATCGGGGCCGTACTTCAAAGGCATTTGCATCTCCTAACGCTGCTTGTACAAGGACTGGACTTCGTCTGGATTCAAATCCTCGGGATCGGGGACATCCTGACGGTTGGCCATATCAATCGGGCGTCGCGGAAACTCTCGTCTGCGACGCCAAGGGGAATCATCAGATACACTGGGAGTCGACCATAGGCACCCAAAAATATTGAGCAAAGCCAACCGCTGATCGGGATTTACTTCTTCTTGAACCAGAGAACCCTCAGCGTTGGTCAAACGCACAACGAAGTAGCCCGGCTGGGAATCTACCGTCAGGGCAACACCTGGGGGTAGAAGCACACGGATCTCCGTGATCAGTTCATCGATAGACCACGCTGTGATCTCTTCAACGGTGAACATTGTGCCTGAGAATATTGAGAAAGAGAAGGCCTTGTTCGCGAGCATCGGAACAAGCGATGTGTTCGTGTGGGGGAAGATCCTTGAACCACTCTCGAGGCATGTTCTTCTTCGTGGACTGCCTATAAGGTAGCTTCAAAGTGGCCATCGTGTAGGTTTTGATGTCCAAGCAAGAAAAACTGAAGGGACTCTTACCCAAGAACCTCATCAGGTACCAGTAGACGAACATGAAATCGAAGCCCGCCGGGTAAGCAACACACACGGGAGTCAAATGGTGTTCCTCTGCCAAATCGTTAATCCATGAGGCGAACTGCCTCATAGCCACTTGAGGATGCTTGGGTTCTCTCCTGCAGGCATCCCAAATTTCCTTGGGTTGCTTGGCCCACCAAGCCATAGTGTCAGGGTTTCCCGAAGCCCCTTCCAACTCCTCAAAGTTGATCTCAAATTCTCCTAAGTTCACCCCTCTGGGTGTAAGGGCTACAGCGCCTAAGCTCAGCATTGAGTTAGGTCCTGGAATAGGACCATCGGTCTCCACGTCGATGCTAATGTACAGTTCACCCATAGCATTAGAGACCTACACCACTGTTACAATAGGTGTGACCCTCAATACCCTGAAATTACGAACACCCCAAAGAGTGTGTCCTTGGAGTGTTTGTTGACCCCCATCCAAAACTGAGGGATCTACGCAAGAGTTGCGTAACGAGCCTTGATGTCCCCAGACTGCACCGCGGCATTCTGCAAATGAAACAGGTGCGTTCGAATCTCTGAAGCTAAGTTCAAGGCTTCTTGACCATGGTCCAATTGTGCTCGGGGATTGCGTCCCTTGGCTTTCTCCAACTTGGGCACCATTTCATCCCACTTGGCCAAAGCTTTCTTCAGAGCATCTGCGTGCTCCTGCACTTTGGGGTTGCCCTTCTTCGACTTCTCAACCTTACGGAGTAATGGCGTGGCATCCTTGACGATATCTTCGCCGCCACTATAGATGGCGTTGAAGCGAGCGCCCACTTCCTTTGTGGCCTCTTCGTCTCCACCAATAGCCTTCTGCCCTAACTCCTTCAAGCCCTTCGTAGCACTCAACATCGAGTCCCAACGCTTCTTATCCGACCTCCCCATTTGCTGTGGAGTCTTGTGCCGAACCGTGTGGTTCTTCGGATCCGCCTTAGGGTGGCCCTGAAGGTACTTCTTGCGTGCCTCATCAGTGGCGTGTTCCATGGCCTCTATGTAGCGAGAGGCTATTTTGCGAGCAAGTACGGCCGTCTTGAAGGCTTGTAGATGGTTGTCCACGTCAAACACAGGGTATAAGTGAATTCTACAGCTTAAACCTAAAAGGGTGGCTCGTGTAAGCCACCCCCTAGGATTCAATCCGACTAGGCTTAGTCTGACTTGTTCGGGATATCGACCTTCAAAGAAGGTTTAGGCTCATTGGACGCAAATTCTGCGGACATGGTGTTGATGGCATCATTGCCTAGGGAACCTAGAATCATCTCAAGATCGCCCTGGGCTTCAGCATCTGCCGAGTTGAGACCGTAAGACCGGCGACCCCCCGACGACATGCTCCTCAAGTAGGAGGTGTTGCTGGCATAAAGGTTGGCGTCTCCAAGACGAGTGCCTATATTCTGGGCAACCTTGTTTGCTGCCATGAGACCACGTTGCTGGAACCCCTTAGAGACCACGCTCATCGTCTCAACGGCTCCAACATAGTTGCCCTTCTTAGCTTGTTCTTCGGCCTCGATCTGAGCCCTAAAGACCTGTGCTAAGGCTATGACCTCATCCAAAGCCTTACTGGGATCTTTCTGTTCTTCACCGGGATTGACGAACTGAGCCTTAGCCTTCGTTTCAAGGGTTTTTGTTTCCCGAGTACCCTTATCCGTAAGGGCAGAATACACGAGTCGCACATTGAACAAATTCACAGCCCGAGGACCACTCTTACCTGGAATTAGTTCGGTCTCGAATACGAAGTGTCGGGTTTCCTCAGACATGATGTCCGAAACCTTGAACTCGATCTCTCCTAAGGCGTTACGGTCGACGGGAACATCGGTAAGGACCTTGCTGACCCTATGGCCATTCAAAGGCTCAATCGTCACAAGAAGGTCTTGGGCGTAGGTGGACATCAACCCTCCAAGCTCCCGACCAAACGCCGTCAGAGCGCTATCAGGGTCCTGTATGAAGGCATAGTTCCCTTGACCACGCTGGGATAGATTCTCCATAAACTCGGGATCACAGCCACCCCAAGTTCCACCCCCGATGGCCCCGTAGCCAAAGGCACTAAGAGTAACCGATCCGCGATTGCTTTCAACCAAACTCAAGATCTGATCGGGGTTGGTGACCCCATCCGTGGGTTGACCATCCGTGAACAGAATAACCCGCTTGATGAACTTGGCTGGCAAGTCCAAACCCTTCACTACTTCGAGTGCCTGAAGGGCCCCACCACAGAGATCCGTACCACCCATGATCTTCAAGCGGTTGATAGCGTCCTTCATCCGAGACTTATGAGCCGCGGTCACCTCAGCTGGTTGAACCAAGAGATGGACTCGACTTTCGAAGGCAACTAGGCCCGTGACATCTCCAGGCTGTAGCTGGTCAACGAGCTTATGCAAGCTCTTCCGAGCATACTCCAGCTTGTCCCCTCTCATTGAGCCTGAAAGGTCTACCGCAGGCACGACGCAAAGTGAGGGCCTCTTCTTGATCCAATCCAAGGCCGGAGCCTTTAGGGTAAGGACAAGGTGAGGGGTATTCGAGCGAGAATGATCCAATGTCTCATGAGAGAGCTGGGCTAGAAACTCCATAGGAGATTCCTCCGTACACATTCGAGGGGGTTTGCAATTGACGCGGACTGGACGGGTCCCAAATCTATTGCGTTCCTGGGTCGATGTCCTCAGCCTTACCAAACCCTTACGGGTGCGTTTAGCTGTACGGTACAGGTATAGGCCTGCACTCCTAGGTTTCCTTGAAAGATCCAAGCGTGAGCGCGATCCTTCAAGGACAGCTATACACCGAGAACTCAACAGCATCAAGAAATTCTTTCGTTGAACTGTGTTAGGTGTGGATATCCATAGAAGAGCGTCACAAAGTCGAATGATTCTGCGGCTTACCAAGACTGGAAGACCGTGACACCCTCTTGCCCTGTGATGCCTGTGGGGGAAAGGTTCACAGACCGACCAACGGCTAAGATGTTCCTACGTTGGAAAAGAATACAAAGCCAACCTACCAAAGGTGGGTTAAAAGCAAAAGGCCGTCGAGTGCTAACTCGACGGCCTTTTGGCTGGAACCTTAGGCAACAACCCTAAGGTCTATGTAAGGCTCCCACTCGGGCGGCGCCTGCTGAATGTCGATGAAGGGTTCACCCATCGGCAAGACCTTCGGCTTGACAGGCTTGGACAGAAGCCTCATTCCCGCCTCTTCAGGGGTCCTATTAGCCTTCTTCTCGTTGCAAGGGTAACAAGACATCACAATGTTCGTCCATACGGTCTTACCACCTCTGGACTTCGGCGTGACGTGATCCTGATTCAGCTGACTCATGGGAAACTTGTGACCGCAGTATTGGCAAGTGAATTCATCACGCAGACAGACGTTCTTCTTACCATACTTGATCCCTGTCTTCATTCGGCCGATATTACGACGAAGTACGGCTACGGCAGGCACCTTGATATCGAAGCTCTCAGCTTCTGATCCTATCACCTGTCGTAGGGACTTCTGAAGGTCTGGGAACGTCGTCAAGGTTTGCCGATCGATATGCGCAATGACCTCGTCGTACTGGACTAGAACTTCCAGTTTTCCTGAGAACATCCGGGTGACAGCGACCTTCCAATCGACAATTTCATGGGGCCTGTAGAACTGGTTAAGAATGAGTGTCCGCGTGTCCATGGTACCCTTACCGTTTCTTTTTTCTCATGATTTGAAGACCCTCGTCAGGGGTCCCTTCTGATCCCACTAGCGGGACCGTTTATGCACGTTCAGAGGGATAGAACCCAGAGTTTGCAACAACTGGATATTAGCCTCACGTTCAGAAGCACTCAAGCCTGAAGCGACCTTCCTGTAGTACGGATGGTTCAACCAATCTGCATAGGAAAGATCCCCTCGAGTCTTGTTGCACTTGCGACAAGCCGATACAAGGTTCTCGACAATGCTTGGGCCGCCGGCTTCCCAGCAAACCAAATGGTCCACCGTGAGGGGTATGTCGTCCTTACCGCAGTAGCGACAGCTATAGCCGTCACGCTTGAAGACCTTCCAAGAAACCCCTTGTTCTATTTGCCGCTGACTCTTACGGATGACCACCTTGGTGAGCGTGCCATCAGCCGCCCTCGCCAAGATCTCGGTCTCTAAGAGGTCTGTCTGCCGAATGATCGCGTTCCAATCATCCAGACTCAACTCCAAACGGTTGAGGACATGATCTTGGTTGTCGGCGTCCTCAGGAAAGAATGCCAGGAAGGTTTGTCCTTCTCCTTGAAAGATAGCACCGGCCATCTGGATAGTATGGCCAAAGGATAAAAGATTCAACTCACTTAGCTTGACCATGTTCATCTCCATTTAGACAGAAGCCTCAAACCATTGCTAGTTTGAGGCCTTTAGTGGACCCGCCCGGAATTGAACCGGGGTCCGCAGCGCTTCTAGAAGTACCTTGTTCACATGCTTAGCCCACTACGATGACCCTATTTGACCGTGGGCTTTCGCCTAGGGTTTTGACAGAATCTTGTCTGTCCAAAGCCTTTCTTCAATCTCGATACCCGGTGGTTAGGCAATCCCGGAAACCCAGCCCTGGTCTTGGTTTCACTCCCCAGATACTAGGACGATCTACTGGGGTAATGGCTTACGCTACGAGGCGGTCAGCAATGCTGTTGTCGTTTGCAGTTATTACGGCTCGTTGAAGGGGCGAGCGCCCTTGCATGATCGATATATTCCTTGTTCACCACGTCGAAACCTGTCGAGCCCGAATACATTAGGACGATACACCGAATCTTTGGATTTGTCCAACTTTTGTAGGCCTCCCCGGGTTCGAACCGAGAACCGCCCGATTATGAGTCGGGAGCTCTGACCAATTGAGCTAGAAGCCTATTAATGGTTCGGCCCTAGCCGAGACTAGAGCCGAACCAGGGGCGACCAGACATACCTACAACCGGCTTCTGGACACCTCCACCACTTCAGCGAGCCACACCAGCGTGGCCACCAAAGAGTAGCAGCAGAGGGAGTCGAACCCTCACGACCTATGGATCACCGGATTTTAAATCCGCCGCGTCTGCCATTCCGCCATGCTGCCATAGACTTACTTATACACCAACGACTTGTCCCTGGGGAGAAACTCGTTCGAGAACGCGAATTCCCAAAACCAAAAAACCTTCCTCAAGGCCAGGAAATTCCCCAGCCCTTGTAATATAGCTGATTTCGGCTGAAATGTGGCGATTTGTATAAGATCCATCGAGAGGATCCTCTGACTTTCTATTGCACTTCACGCAATGATCAGAGACCCAATCACAGGAACCTGTATGTACCGGCACCCACTCCAACAACTTCAACTGGTCGCCAACATGGTAACCACGATCATCTCTACGAAGCTCGTAGAGTTTGTGCCCAGTCCAAATTGCCTGAAATGGTATTGGCCAAGTCTTCAATGCGTGAACTGTACTGGGCATAGCTACCCCTAGGGCCTTTAGCACAAGGACGCGAAAAGGTCTAGCTACACAAGCTGTGAATATGCTCTTGTCACACAGATCTTAAGAGGTTGGTACCATGCGTATCCTAATAGTCGAAGACAACCCCACAGACCGAGACCTTCTCAGGTACTTGCTTGAGAGTCGATTCCAAAACGAAGCCAAGTTCCGAGAGGCTAATAGTCTGGAGACGGCTTTCCGTTACCTTGATAGTCGAAACATCGATTGTGTAATACTCGACCTACAGTTGCCTGACTCAACTGGAAAAGAAACCTTTCAGAAACTGAGTGATCGGTACCCTGATGTGCCCGTCATCGTGATGACGCACAACAAGGATCGTGGCCTAGCCCTAGACATGATCAAAGCAGGGGCCGCGGATTACATTCTCAAGGACTACACCAACGAGGAAGACATCTTCCGTCGAATCATCTTTGCCGTCGAGAAGCATCATCGAACTATACGGGTACCGACGGACAAGGCTGCCTCAATGCACGCACTAGAACGAGCCAAAGCTAATATGGTCACGGCTCACCAAAGTGGAGAGCACGTAGCCATCCAAGCTTCAACCGTGGCGACCACTTCCGCCGTCGCGGACATCTCGAGACACCTATTCACAGAACTTCAGCGCCTATCGGCCCAGCTCGAAGAAAAGAATGCTCGGGACGAACACACCAGCAAGGTCATTGAAGCCCTGCAAACCGAACTGTTGGGTTCAGGTACGCAACTATCCGTAAAGGCTCGCATTGATGGTCTCGATCACCGTGTCAAGGATGTCGAAAGGATCTCAAGAAGCTCTCTAACGAGTATCAACCCGGAAGCCAAAGGCCTCAAACTGACGCGTCACAATGTCGTTGTACTCGCTGGCTTGGTTGCAGTAGTATTGGCTCTCTTAGGGGCCGTAGCATGGTTCGCACACCAGGGAGGGCCCTCAAGGAGTGTAGGCACATCCGAGAGGAGATAGACATGGAAACTCTAAGGGCGGCTTTCGACGATTCCTTCGTGGCCCAACTCATCGTGTCCAAGACGGGGCAAATCATCGAAGCCAACCACCAAGCTTGTCAGGCTCTGAACCACACCAGGGAGGAGCTCCTTCGACTTAGCCACAACGACCTTGTGGTCAGCGATGATCTAGAAATGTTCACTGACACGATCGACAAGTTCGAAAGCGGAAGGACACAGAACTACCGAATAGAACTACGCTACCTACGTAGTGATCGGAAGTTCCTGTGGGCTTCGGTTAGCGTCTCAGCTGTTCGAAAAGAGGGGCGAATGACAGCCTTGTTGCTTCAGCTCCAAGACATATCCGAACAAAAACGCGCCGAAGCTGCTCTACAGCAGAACAACCACGACCTAGAGCAGTTCGTTTACATAGCCTCTCACGACCTTCGGGAACCCCTAACAGCCATCGCCGGATTCTCAACCTTGCTTAAGAGGCGGTATTCCGGGCATCTAAACGAAGAGGGGAACAAGTTCCTACAAGAGATCGTGGAGACTACCAAACGGATGGAGACCAAGATTGATGACCTATTGGCCTTCTCCAGAGCTGGTCGCACACCAACGTCCAAAGAGGCCACCTTTCCTTTGGGTCTTGCCATTGAAGAGGCCCGGCGCTCCCTTGTACGTAGCATTGAAGAGGCCCACGTTATCTTCACGATACCCAGTGACCTTCCAACGGTCTACGGTGATCGTAGCTTGATCGCTCAAGTGTTCCAGAACCTGTTCTCGAACTCGATCAAGTACAGGAACCTGGACACACCCAGGATAGTCGTTACTGTGAATCCCGGGGAGGATAACTGCTGTATTATCTCCGTTCAGGACAATGGTATTGGATTCGATATGCGACATAAGGATCGCATCTTCGGGGTGTTCCAACGCCTATACACAATCGAGCAATACCCAGGAACCGGCATTGGTTTAGCCATTGCCAAGAAAATAGTAGAGCGCCACCAAGGTAGAATATGGCCAGAATCAGCCCCAGGTAAGGGATCCACCTTCTTTTTCACACTACCCGTTGCAACCCAATCCTAGTCATGACCGAAGTTCACATTTTGCTTGTCGAAGACAGCCACCAAGACGCCCTCTTGATCAGAGAGGCCCTGCGTGACACGGGCTTAGAGCATAAACTGACCACGGCGACCGATGGTGAAGGAGCTCTTCAGATTCTATACTCGGCGGAGTATCGCCCCAACATTGTATTTCTCGACCTCAATCTACCCAAGATAAGTGGACTAGAGGTCCTCAAGGAGATGAAGCGAGACTCAGGCTTACGTTCTATACCTGTGATCATCCTAACGAACTCAATGTCCGAGGACGACGTAGTCACAGCCTACGCAAACCACTGTAACGCCTATGTGAGAAAACCTTTGGGCTTCGAGAGACTAATGACGTCTCTGAACCATATCTGCCAGTTCTGGTTCGACACGGCAACGCTACCCAAACACCGGGCAACAACGTTCACGAGCTCGCCACCAGAAACCTTGGCGCTCTAGGTTGGACTCGAACCAACATAAGGCGGCTTCGAAGGCCGCTGCCCATCCTTTGGACCACTAGAGCATCAGAGCGAACGAAGGGAATCGAACCCTCAACAACCAGCATGGGAAGCTAGTACTCTACCCTTGAGCTACGTTCGCATGGAGCTGGCAAAGGGAATCGAACCCATAACCGCCGGTTTACAAAACCGGTGCTCTACCGTTGAGCTACGCCAGCATGATTCTACAGACCGGGGATTAGGCATTGTTCTAGCCCATTAGCGGGGTCATCAACAGGAAGGGGCGAGGAACCCTCGATCCCTACTACAGGTGGCCTTGGAGTGGCGGCAACACCATAGTCTAGAATGCCCTCACGAAGTTCAATGAGAAGCTGTCGTCGACCCATGAAGCTCGACAACAGTTCCCGAATGTGAAGTGATTCACGGGTCCCTCGCGCAAGAGCTGTGGCCTTGGCTACGTTCAGATCAATAGTCCAAGAGATTGTGGGGAAGTCACTATCTGCCGTGTAATACCCAAAGGTGAGGCCCGTGGTAGAACACACCTGAATCAGGCTCTCCTTAGACCTTAGTCGATAGGCCCGAACAGCCTCCAAGAGCTCGTAGATGTCCTCGAAGACCATTCTCTAGGGGTCCTCGTTCAGGATCCGGTCTAAGGGCGTAGGGCCCTCCAAATCGGCTTCTCTTGGGGTTTCGTTCAGCATGGCAGCAATCTTATCTACACCACCACGTCCAAAAATGGTTCGACGCAAACCCCCCACCTCAGGATTGTTAGGGTAGCGACTAGTCCAAAGCGTTCGACTCAGAACCTTTACAGGTATGCCGAAGGAGGCTGATCCTTCATCACCCGCTACCAAGTACACGAGATTATCCGAGGATGACGACGTGATGGATAGAACCAGCCAACCTGTTTTACGACGGAGACGCTTGATATCCTCAAGCATCTCCACGAAGTCTCCGTAAGAATAGTCGACCTTATGGATCTCCTCGATGATGATCTCTTTCGGAAGCTTGGCCACACTCGTCTAGTCCTTCTACGAGCTTCAGTAAACTGGCCTTGTCCTGTAAAGTCAACCGTCGGCTGTTTCTACGACCATCGGTCTTGCGGAGCATGCACATACCGCAACAACCTAAAATACCGCCTCTACGACGCCTTCTACGCTTATGATGAGCCATTGTTCACTCCTTGCCGCCGCCAGCGGCTTGATAGTGAACTTGGAAGGGGTTGGGGTCATAGGGTTGGTTGGGAACCTGGGATTCGAACCTAGATGAACGGCTTCAGAGGCCGGTATCCTACCATTGGATGAGTTCCCAGCAGACGTAGTAAGTGAACCATCAAAGGGTTATCGGTTCCGGGACATGGACTCGAACCATGATTCTCGGCTTCAAAGGCCGGCATCCTGCCGTTGGATGATCCCGGAAAAGACGAAGCCGCCCTGTGAGACGGCTTCGTATTCCTTCCACACGTGGTGGAGAGCTAGATGTTGAAGGTCACCCGAGAAAGTATACGACTAAAGGTGCAAATGTCGGATTTGAACCGACGACGTTCTGCTTATGAGGCGGATGCTCTACCGACTGAGCTAGTTTGCTTGTATGTATACTAGAGGGGGTGACCCTCAGTCCCGGTATGTGGATTCGAACCACATGCTTGTATGCTCGTTCTGGAGACCCCTTGCGAGGTCGAGTCGTCCGAGCGACTATGCCTATCCCTAAAACAGGTGGGCTGCCATTGCCCTTTTACCGGGTTAGTTTGACTTCACTCGAGTGTTGAGACCGGTAGTACAATTGATCGTGTTTCAGACGATTGCCTTTACCAGTTAGGCTATTTTTCCAGTTTGTGACGGAAAAAGTTGGACTCGAACCAACAGATGCGTGTTTGATCTCTACGTGGGAGTGAAGCCAGGTGGCGGATCTTGGAATCGAACCAAGTGTGCTTGTAGGCCTAAACTAAGGGTCCCTTGCGGGACCGAGACGCTAGGCAGTGATGCTTTCGCATCCAGATTATGTGTCTGGTGAGGCCCATGCCTCGTATCCGCCGTGAGTGCTGGGGAAGCATTCCCCAGCTGCAGTCCTTGTATACACCGACCTCGAATCGATGTCGAGAGAAAATCAGACGGAGATTACGCCCGTCGGATGTATTTGAAAATTCAACTTCTTCCCGCTTCGCAGGAACGTCTGAGCTGACTGTGCCATGAGGCTGGAGACCAAGGCGATGAACGGAAGATGAGCTCCATCTTCGCAGGTCGCCGCCCCCGCACCCACCTCATCGTCGATTCGAAAGTGCTCAGTCCAGAGAACTTGACCAAAAGCTCCATCCGCAGCCAAAGCCCCGTGCAAGCACGGGATTCCTTGAGCACGAGAGAATGTTTGGACCAATCTCCGAGCTGTACCGTTATCCAAGCAGTCGATCACGAGGTTGGATCCACCCAAAAGCTGATTGACGTTGTCATCAACCAGCTTGTGAGAAACCACTGTGATTTTCGTCTTGAACAAGAAGTTCAAGGTCTGCTGAAGCGAGGGCGCCTTGAGCTTGCCCACGTTGGGCGAGCTATGAAATTGAGACTTCGTGTTCTTGGTCTCAATACGATCGAAGTCGATGACTTTGATCTCAGCTTCCGCGTTTCGGAGGAATTGAGCCACGTGTGACCCAAGAGCTCCTACACCAACAATTGTAATCAAGGCCATGGTACCCTCGCAAGGTGTTCAACCGAAGGGCGTCTTGGGACGCACCATCAGGCGGTTGTACGGAGTCGGTTCGCTAGGACCAAACCGATCGACAACGAAATCCGTCAGGTTGGCGTTAGCGTCTTCCGGAATACCAGGGACACCGCCAGTACGAATGGCTTCCGTTACCCAACCAAGGATCTCGGCATCCGTGGCGTCGTACTTCACAGGGTCCGGAAGATCTCCGTTGGCGCCCATGTATGTAACGTTTACCCGTGCTTCAAAGTCTTCCATATTCATCTCCCATCGTAGTGTGAAAGGTTCCTAAGCTCATCCAACCAAGCAAAGCCATGAGGAACCATAGTGTCTGCGTAACCCCGATAAAGGTACTCGTCAGGGCCTCGCCACAAGTAGTGTTTGACGTCTGTGGCCGTAGCAATCCACCAGACTAGTCGACGCCCAAGGCCTCTCTCAATTGCAGAAAAGCTCGTGATATCTTCGGCTGAAGCCGCGGGCATCCCGGATCCAGGATGACTATGGGCGTACCCATAAACCCTGTCACGTTTTTCCTCGAAGGCTTTCCAAAGATCTCGACTATCGGGCAAAACTATCGTTCCCCGATTTGCTGGCAGATGCCAATAAATCGGGTTGCCTCGAAAGTCTACCAACACACCGGCTTCTTGCATAGGGTCTCCTAGTCCACGTGTCTATACACCACCAAGCGGCCTAGCCTCTCTGCCTCGAGAATTACCGAAGGTAGACTTTCCAAGGTGAACCAGCCGTCTCCTTTCGTACCGCCGGTAAAGTTCGGATCATCGTAGTGAGCCGTGAGACAGATTCCCGAGTCAATGATGGCAAGGGTCCTTTCAGCACAAACGCACTCGAACCGACGGTGATTGAGCCTAAACCTGACGACCATTTCACCACGATTGACAGAGCGACGGTGATCCAGATACTCGGCCCCGCCAATGGCCAAAGCCGCCCGTGCCGCAGTGCCAAAGTCTTGGGCAGCCAGAGCCCTTCGCCCTCGGCCGTCTCCCAGTTGCTTGATCAGCTCCTGGCGACGCTCTTCTCTCTGCCGGGCCTCTCCCTCTTCCCGAAGCCTACGTTCCTCTTCTAGGCGGCGTCTCTCGGCCTCGACTCTCTGATAGGTCTCCAGCCTGAAAGCAGCGTCTAGAGCCGGTACAACGCCAGGAATGTGGCTTACGGATGGTTTCTGGTCCAAGAAGGCTTCCAGGACCGCTTCCTCGGGCCCCAAAGGCATCTCCAGAGCATCGTAGATCAGGGGTCCGTCGTCAAAGATCCGGCCAGCGGATATTCTAACGAATCGATCGAGACCGTCCTCCAAGATGTGGACCGGCTCAGAAAAGGTAGCAATGGTCTGGGGATCCGGGTCAACACGAACACCATCCGAAATGAAGCGGTCTCCCACAAGGTAACCCAAAACTTTGAATCCCAAAGGCTGAGGCTCCGCAGGAGACGTATAGCGAGCCTTACGTCCTAAAACCTTGAAAGTACACCAACCATACTCCCTAGGAAGTCGGCCCTCAACGGTCAAGCGCCTATCATCGGATCCCCTAAGGGTCCGTCCACCCGTCCACGGGTAGCTCAGGGTTTCATCAACCGCCTGGAGTAGATCGCGCCAAGACATGTGGTGTATATACACCTAAAAAGTAATGAAGCAAAGGGTCGGTCACGTTTTACGCAACCGACCCCTCAAACTTCGATTTATGCCGCCCAAGCCGGCTTCGTCAGTAGAGGCGTCTTAAGGATCACGTCTACCAACGTTTCACGCTGCTGGATCCTGGCCGGAGCACGTCCCACAGGAGTTGCCGCAATTAAGTTGCGAATAGTCCGAGGGATAGCATACGGGTCTTCAAAGGTGTTCTGGTCCACCATGATGCAAGGGATCCCCAGAGCCTGGGCCGTATCCCTAACAGCAGAGTAGCCATTAACCCTTACCTTGATGAAAGCGAAGGCTACCGGATTGATACCCGACATCCTTACATCCTGAGCAAAGGGGGTGGCCTCCTCGTCACCAATGAAGAAGAACAGGGCGTCTTCTTCAGCCTTAGGCTTGTGTGTATGGAGAGCCATGACACCTGCACCGTAGCTAGTTCCACCGCTGGCCTTGATACCACGGAAGGCATTCTCGACCCCAGCCGCCGTAGCATGCTTGAGGGCGATCTCCCGACCGGAGGTATTGAAGACCGAAACGTGGATCTTGTCGAGCGGGAAACCCGGCAAGAACTTGGTGATGTTGACCTTGGCCTGCTCAATGGCGTTTTCCATCGAGCCCGAGATGTCTACGATGAAGTAGACCCTCATACCTCGGATTACCTCTTCCACAGCCTTTTGCATAGCCGTGTCTGCGGCACCCTGCAGTAGTTCCTTGGTTTCCTTGCCCTTGACTCGAGTAGCTACGTTAGCAGCCCTCTGGTCTTCGGCAGCCTTAAGAGCCAACTGCCACTTCCCGTGAATAGCTGGAACCTTGAGCAGACCAAGCTCTTCCAGCGTCGGCGTGTAAAGGATCAAGTCCTTATCCGAAAGTGAACCAGCCTCGATCGCAGCTGCCATAACAGCACGAGAAAGTCCGACAGCTTCCGGCAAAAGGCCAACAATCCTCTTGAAGTTCATCTTGGACTGAACAATCCTCTCGCAGATTTGCTCTTCACGTAGATCCGCCCAAGTCTCGGCGGCACTCACAGCCTCGCCAATGGCAAGCCCACGGTGACCGTCCTTGGCCTGGACCTGCTTCCAACGCAAATCCTTGAAGAACTTCGGCGTGGTCGGCTTGTATCGAACGGTTGTAGCCAGTCTCTTCAACGAGCTCCTTTGACCGCTCTTAATCAAGCCCTTCAGCAACTGAGGGTTCTCTTCTCGATACCGAAGCCACTTCTCAGCAACCTTCGGGAACCGGCCCAAGAACTTACTACGTGCCGAGTTACCAAATCCAAGCTCTCGCACGATCGCCGCAACCTCAGGAAGCTCTAGCACCCCCAGAATCCTAAGGATCATCTTTAGATCCAGGTACTTAGCCCCATTCTGCAAGATCATGGCTTCGCCAACATCACGGTAGTCCTCATCAAGGAAAGCTACCTTACCCCCATCCAATACGGGGTCACCCTTACGGGTCTGAACCAGCATGAACGAAGCCAGAATAACCTTGAGGTCTCGATGATCCTCAGCATAGGCGTGAGATGCCCAACGAGCAGCAAACTCGTTGTCCAACTTCCAGATCTCAGCGACCTGACGGAACATCCAAGTAGCAACTTCCTTGAAGATGCCAGGTGAACGATACTCACCAATCTTTCGGCCACGAGGATCCTTGATGGTGATGCCGTCGGCGTCGAGGACACCAAAAGCCGTGCCCTTGATCTTCAAGGACTTACCCTCAGCAATCTCGACCTTTGTCACTGGACCCTTCTCACGAAGAGCATAGACCGTCTTGACGCCGGCATTCTCGACATAGGTGGCAAACTGCCACTTGGCACCTGTCGCCAGTGTGGTGTCCGGCGTAACGATACCCGGACGCCCATGAAAAAGGTGATCCGTGTAAGTCAGTAGTGAGTTGATGATTCGCTCAGCAGGCCCTAGGTTCTCTACATTTGGCATTTAAGCCTCCCATACACCACGGATAGCTCACCTTCATTGATGAGCGAGATGTAGTGTTTTTGGTGGTATTGGAAGTGGGAGTCGAACCCACTAACGAGGCCTTATGAAGACCTTGCTCGGCCGACGAGCGTTTCCAATATGGCGGCTTCGACGGGATTCGAACCCGCATGCTAAGTGCAAAGAGATGAGGTAAACGCGCTTCCCTGCTGTGGCGACTCCCGCCCACCCCCAACCGTTACCAGTTGAGGCACAGCCCGGTGCATCCGCAAATCCTCAACCAATTCGAATCTGTAGAGGTTGACCCGAGCAGCACCCTGTCAACGTGTGCAGATCCTACTCCACTAAGCCCTCTTCTCGAGGAGCAGTTTCCGTTTGACTGTGCCTTTCCTTTCGGCCTCGAAGCCATTGGTTGCAGGTGGGGGAATTGAACCCTCTTCGCCTAGGGCGCCGGGTTATGAGCCCGGTAAGATGACCGTCTCTCGGTACCTGCGGCGTCCCTAGCTGGACTCGAACCAGCATAAACGAGCTTCGGAGGCTCGTGCCCATCCTTTGGACCATAGGGACATTCACGATTCAAATTCAAGAGCTCGAAGCTCCCCCAATTCTTCAGCAGGCGGCTGGGCTATGAGCTTCAAAGTAACTAAGTGGCTTTCAGCCTCTGTGAATGTCTTGGCGAAAGCCCTTCTCTCAGCCTCGTCCTTCTCGTAGTGCTGTCTTAAAGCATCTTCATACTCTTCGGACCACTCATCATTTGGCGCCAGAGGAGTAGGTTTGGCAATATGCTTTTCGAACCAAGAGAGGGCTATTTCCGCGGTGCTGCCAGGAGCTATCTTGACATACGCCCAGATGTACTTCTCGAGAGGACTTAACCAAACAAGCGTGTCGTACTCATTATCCGTGGGGCTGAGATCCTTGAGAAAAATCTCAGCCATGAGTTCTCGTAATTGGCCAATTTCGATGTCCGGGCAACTGCACCCAGGGACGTTGACTTTGGACCAGAGCTCCTGAAAAGCCTCGAGAACGTTCATGTGGACCAATACACCAGGAAATTAGCGGAGGGAGGAAGAGTCGAACTTCTCACCTTGCAGTGAAGACCGGGTAGCAACCGGCTGGGTATCCACACACCCGTCACCCTCCAAAGTCAAAACCATAGGCTCGCTGGATCCATAAAGTCCGTAGCTAAACGACCTTGTCTTCTTTGTCTGGAATCCTGTAAGCACAACCGTATACTACGTAGACTAACAGCATCCCGACGGACGTAATAAACCTTCTCTGTCTGAGGACAATAAATTGCCCAACCGTCCAACAGGCTCAAGTTTATAGGAACACGTCTCCCGTTAACCACAGAGTCCAAAGACACAAAAAGCACATGATCTCTAGCAGAAGGTTCTCTATACTTAACCTGAATCCTGCGAAGTGTCATTGCATCATTAGCAGCAATAAGGTCTACAGGACATGCATCAGAGATCGGTGTGAATACTTCGAATCCACGTGTTACAAGATCCGCGGTCACCTTAACCAAACCTATAACACCCTTCTGATTCACGTTGGCCATTAGCGGAAGACAGAGTACTCGAAACCCAGTCCCTTTCACGGGACCCATCGGTTTTCAAAACCGCGTCCGTACCTAACGGATTTGTCTTCCATAACAGACCTCGAAAGGACATGAACCTTCATGAGTAGATTGAGGCACTACCGTCCTACTTAGACGACAAGGTCTGGCGGATAGCGGAAGTCTCGATCTCCAACCCCTTTCACAGGGTCCACTCGCTTTCGAAACGAGGTCGCAACCTATGCGATTCACTATCCATTAAATTAGGTGGACCCGGGAAACTAGCCTGTCCCCAGGTCCGTGTAGGTTCGCATGGTTAGTGCGTTCTGTCTGACTAACTACGGCGTTTAAGATTGCCCATCAGCTCTAAAGCCCACGCGCCTTGCCATTAGGCCACCCCCCAGCAATGCCCATGAAGTGGGCCCTGATGAGCATTGCTGGGGAGATCGGATTCGAACCAACATTCGTGGAAATTGCAGGCAACCGATAGAGAAGTTAGCAACAGAATTCAGCTTAAGCTTAGTCCCAAGATTCAGTCTTAGTTGGCGCTGGAGTGCCTCTTGCCATCATTGGACTACACCCCGGTGAGTTACCGACTTACGTCGGAGTCGGGGCGGTTGGATTCGAACCAACACAGGGACTTTCGTCCCAAACCAGAGCACCAGTAACAAGGAGCTTCAGATTAAGCTTGGGGGTCCTTTACAGGTCAGAGAACAGGTAGCCAAAAATGGCGTTCCCGGCTTCGACCTTTGGCACGGTGATGGTGTTTGCCTTTTCACGGGCGAACTTCACCGCTGCCTGTAGCTTTTCAATTCGTTCCCGCAGGTCTTGTGCCTGCTGGCGAGGAATGGCGCCCGAATACTTCACGGTCGACCAATACCCTACGATCTTGTCCTCGTGAACCAACTCAACCTTAGCAGGATGTTCTTTGGTTGCCGGGGATAATTCGAGAGGACGAGGTATTTTCTTCGTCCTAGACGTCTCGACAACGGGCGTCTTGTAAGCGGCCTGAGTTGGGTCTGGTTCCCAAGACTCAGTCTGGGGAAGCACCGGCAGCTTGACGATCACCGTGTGAAGATCCGTCAACTGCTTCTCCAACCACAAGAGATATGTGGCGGGAGCATCCTTCAATAGGACCTTGCCGTCAACCTCAACGTCAGCACGAGTGCCTTGGTTAGCCGAGTCCTTCTGGATAGTGAGATCGTAGAGTGGCGTCATCACACGAGCCACCTCTCGAAGAACTTCCTTGACCCGCACCTGAACCTGGTTGCCTTCTGGAGGCAGACGCTCACCGGCATCCTCCAATGGCTGGTAGGTGCGAGCAACGCCGTTGAGAAGAGGCTCCTTCTGCAGAAGCTGGTACTGAGCAGTGATTTGCTCGTTGGAAGAAGACTTGGTCTGCCCTTCAACGGACAGCAATTGAGCTAATGTGGTCATAGGGGTAATCCGTCAGCTTGAGGTGTGAATCTGATCACCAGATACACCAGGCACAACGGGTCCCCGAAGTATTTTTGAAAATTGTCACAACCCTATGATTTGTCAGAGATATGGGGATCGAACCCATCGGAGCTTGGTCCCGAACCAAGTGCCCCACCCTGAGGCTTATCTCTGGTCAGGGTGGCGGGGATCGAACCCGCCAGCGCTTGTCCCCCAGACAAGTGGCCCACCTTGAGCCTTCACCCTGTTTTGAACTTCATTTTAAGCAACGCCGCCTTCAAGTTCCGAGCATCCTCCTGAATAGTGGGGAAAAAGTAGTACGTACCCAATAGGCGGTTCAGAGAAATACCCACCCTAGTTTCGGAGAGTTGATCGGCTAGGTTGTCTTCTGAGATGAAAGGAAGGGTATCTTCCCAAACCTCGAAGTTTGTCGGGAGTCCTCTCGCCCAAATCTCGAAAGCTTCGTAACTCCCCTCGTGTTCGAAGTCAGGCAAAACCCTGTGAACGCGATCCAAAGCAGCCTTATACGGCTCAACGTCAATACCCTTGAGCCAAGCAAGATCGTCGTCCGTGAAATTCTCCGGAAGATCCATGATGCGATCAATGACCTTATCCCGGTTAAACCCCTTCAAGGTCTTGTATAGCTGGGAGTCTTCGATGTAACCCCAAAGATCGTCGTCGCTGAACCCACCCATGTTGTTCACACGACACCAAGGATTGAGGGCCTTAGCTAGAGCAGCCTTGACCTCCGGAAGTGACTCCGGTGACAAGTTTAGCATCTTCGGGGCGTACTCGGTGACGAGGGCAGCGTGCTTACCCTTCAAGTCCGAAACGAAAGCAATCTTCTTTTGCAAGGGCGAGAGCCCCACAGCCTCGGACAACAAGGTTAGATTGCTCTCGAGGTAGTCAAATGTCCATTCTGAGAACTTGGACCAAAAGTGCTGTAAGTCTCGATACCTCAAAGAAGACTTGTACCGTTCGACTACGTTAGCCACTAGAGAGGTCATCACCCTAATACTACCAAAAGTCGATTAGTACAGGATGTAGGACTCGTCCCCACGAATGGGATCATCAGGTTGATGGAACAGGGATCGAACCTGCGACCTGAGCCTTGTAAGGGCCCCGCTACTACCAGCTGAGCTATCCATCAGCACCCCTGAGAGGAATCGAACCTCATTCACCCGGTTTCGTAGACCAGGCACTGGTTCCACCAGCAGGGGTATTAGAGGCGTAGGAGAGAATCGAACTCTCGATTTGTACAGATTTGCAGTCTGTTGCCTTACCACTCGACCACTACGCCAAATGTTCTGTTTGTGCGGGACGGGAGAATCGAACTCCCCTGATCTAGCTTGTCATGCTAGTGCCTTCCCAGAAGACTAGCCCCGCATGGTGCCCAAGGAGAGACTTGAACTCTCACGTCATGAAGACCACCGGTTCTGAGCCGGCGCTGTATGCCATTCCAGCACTTGGGCAAACCCCTCATAGAGGGCGGTTGTCTCAGGTTACAACACCTGAGTAAGCCAATTTTTCATTCGGATCAAACCAAGTTGGTTGCCAAACCAGATAAGTAGCATATTGAGCAAGACTTCCTACAAAAGGGGTTAGTCTATCCCTACCCGGCAACTCACATCCAAGTCGCTTTCGAGCGTCAAAGTCACTTTTCAACACTGAATCTGCCCCACGAAACTTCCTAGCTTCGTTAATCTCCACTAAGAGTAGCTCTTCCCCGTGTTTGGCTAGGTACTCGCTAAAGTAGTTTTCTAGGTACTCGTGATTATCGTGGTAAGGCATATAAACCAAGTACACCAATAGTGGAGCTGTCGGGAGTTGAACCCGAATGTACAACTTTGCAAAAGTTGACCTCATCCCGATGAACAGTCCCGTTAGGGTAGAGGTTGGGTTGCACCCCAACACCGACAGGTACTATTATTCCCCCTTCTCTGACATTTAAGATACCCTACCCAGTGCCGACGAGAGGGATCGAACCTCCACGAGGATTAAACCTCACTAGCACCTCAAGCTAGCGCGTTTGCCAGTTACGCCACGTCGGCATTATTGTGAAGCATCCGAGATGAAAGTACGACGTTTTTAGCAACAGGATTTGAACCCGTATGGATACCTTGGAAGGGTATTGTCCTACCGTTAGACAATGCGTGTATGTACTTTCTGATGGGATGCCTCCCAGTCGGGGTGGTGAGAATTGAACTCACCTGATGTCCTGGTCCCAAACCAGGCGGCCCGCCTTGAGCCCGCACCCCGATAACGGCTTAAAACAACTTCGACCGAAGCTATCCTAAACCTGGGTCCTCATGTGGATTCGAACCACTTCGACGTCTATTCCTGCCTGGAAACGAGGACCTTGTACTGATGGAGAGATTCGAACTCTCACGGGGGTTAACCCCGGTTGGGTTTGAGCCAACTGCGTCTGCCGTTCCGCCACACCAGCATAGTTAGAGTACCCGAGTTGCTAGATCGATGTGATGCTAATCACGGTTTGGATAACCATTGCCTTTACCATTCGGCTACTCCTGCATGTTGGGCTTTCACCCTAGAGCAGGAGGCGGGACTCGAACCCACAAATGCTTGTTTGATCTATCGTAGGGGGTACTCAGTGATCCACCAGAGAATCGAACTCTGCACTACAAGTTTATCAGACTTGCCTCGTCTACCAGCTGAGTCGTGGATCATTCTGGCAGGTCATGAAGGAGTCGAACCCTCTCAATCGGATTTGGAATCCAATTCGCTACCGTCGCGTATGACCTATGAGTGGAGAATGTCGGAATCGAACCGACGACCTTCTGCATGCCATGCAGACGCTCTCCCAACTGAGCTAAGACCCCGTAGTTACCAGTCAAGCTTGGCGGCGCTACCCTCGCTCTTACCAGCTCTCCGTACAGAAGAGGCGACCTTCTTGACCAATAGTGGAACCAGTCGGACTCGAACCGACCACCTACACGCTGCCAGCGTGCCGCTCTCCCAGATGAGCTATGGCCCCATGAGTGGAACTGAAGGGATTCGAACCCTCTACCTCTGCTGTGCGAAAGCAGCGCTCTCCCAAGTGAGCTACAGCCCCATTACTTGTTCTTCTCACACCCAGGCCAGTGCTTTGGAATATCCCCTTCATACCACCAACCAGGACAACTCGTGCAAGGAATAACCGACTTGGATTCCTCTTTCGAGGACTCTAAGTGTTGATCTTTGGTATCGTGTTGTGGAACCATCATTTAGTACAAGGCACAAGAGCTTTAGGGCGATCGGTGAGAATCGAACTCACGAATAGGAGGACCACAACCTCCCGCCTTACCACTTGGCTACGACCGCAGCGCCCCTGATGGGAGTCGAACCCACCTCGACCTAGCGTGACAAGCTAGCGTCCACCCAGTGGACTTCAAGGGCATGAATCAACAAGCACTCCCAGCTGGACTCGAACCAGCATGAACAGGCTTAGGAAGCCCGTGCCTATCCTTTAGACTATGGGAGCCTGACAGTGACCCCAGTGGGACTCGAACCCGACATTTACGGCTTGAAAGGCCGTTCACTTAGCCTTTGGTGGATGGGGCCGTGAGCTCGAAGAGTTCCCCTTCGGAGCCTCAAGCTGGTCTACATTGAGGTCTCTTCGCTCCGGCTATCGTTATTTAGGAACAAGCTATTAGCAAGCCCCGACCTACGACAGTTGAGCGAGCTACGGGAATCGAACCCGTCTGGGCCTGCTTGGAAGGCAGGTGCCACGCCATTGTGGCTTAGCTCGCATAAGAGAACACCCGAGTTTGAAAGCGAATGACTTTGCTGCCCACCACTGGGCTTTCCCCCATGATCGGACCGAAGTCCTAGAGGGGGAATTGGGAATCGAACCCAAAGTGCTTGTTTGCTTACGATGAGGGGGTGCCCTCGGTGGGTCCTTACGGAATCGAACCGTATTGGCTGGCTTTTCAGACCAGTGCAATCACCAGACTTGCTCAAGACCCGTAACGAAGGACAGAGGTATTGAACCTCGAACTCCTTTCACAGAGTCCCGGCGCTCTACGTCGCCGCCAACACCCTTGTTGGTCTACCCTTCAGCGGAAGAGTGCAGAGTCGAACTGCTTACCTTGCGGTATTCCAGTTTTCCAGGCTGGCGGGCGACCACTCACCCAAACTCTTCCATTCGAATTACAACCCCAAGTTGGTGATGTCCTCACCCTCTTGGCTTATTCGGCAAAGGGCTAGAACATCCCCAGCAGCCGTTTCTAGGTCGACTTCTGGGTCACCCGGAAGTCGCGGAAACAACTTGATGTCAATCAAGCCCTTAGTCTTCTCGACTTCTACCCAATCAAGCAGTTTTTGTAGATTGCTCATAATTCACCTGAAAGGATAGTTTGATTTAGAGCCCCATCCGGGAGTCGAACCCGGATCTCGTTCTTACCAAGAACGCGCTTTGACCACCTAAGCTAGAGGGGCAAACTTGTAGGCCGTGGAGGAATCGAACCCCTGATCCACCCGTTAATAGGACGGGCGCCCGTATACCACCAGGCTTAGGTCACAGCCCGTACTCAGTCGGTGCAGAGGGACTCGAACCCCCACGAGATTGCTCTCATTAGGACCTAAGCCTAACGTGTTTGCCTTTTCACCATGCACCGTATACGTCCTTGTTTGGCATTACTCAACACATCAGTGCCACCCTTACTACCACACCAACCTTCAGTTTGACTATGACAGTTTGGGCAAAGAAACTCCAAATTATCGGGCCTATCATCAAGCCAATCACGATTACGGTGGTTGACCTGTAATACAAGGGGCTGCTTGTTCCACACAGAACCAGATCCACAAGAGGCACACTTGTATTCAACACCTGTCTCAATTAGGGCTCTTCTGAGTCTAACGGATAAAGTGCGGTAACCCCTTTCTCGCTTAATTAAGACTTGTTCAGCCGGCTTCCGGTAAGATCCTTTGTGGGTTAGACCACGATTCGTAGTTTGGCCCGTAAAGTGTGCTGTGCTCAGGCCACATTCCTTAATCTTTCGACTAATGTGAGAATGTGTCCCACCAGCAAGACGGAGACCCAGAAACCTGAGAACATCAGCCATCGAAACACTAGAAGCTATGGCCGATCGTAAAGTCTCTTTGGTATAAGAAGCACGTTTCATGAAGACATCAACAATAACATGAAATGTCCACATGTGAAAAGCACCGCAACTGGAGTTATCCAGCAAACCAGAGCTCGCCTCTATCCTGCTAGCAGGGGGGTCTACGACGAGATGCCCGGGGATACGCGGTCGTCACCCGGAGATGATCGGCCCGTCGTCCCCCATTCATGGGGCCATCCGACGGATTCGAATTGCCGATTTTAGTTGCAGGAAGAGGATTTGAACCTCTGACCTTCGGGTTATGAGCCCAACGAGCTACCAGGCTGCTCCATCCTGCGGAGCCCTTACCGAGAATCGAACTCGGCCCGACCGCTTACGAGGCGGTTGCTCGACCTTCGAGCTGTAAGGGCATTCAAACGTCTTTTCTCACGAGTACCTCCTCACCCTAAGGCGGGGTATCAAAGCATTGTGGCGGGGAACCTTGGAGTCGAACCAAGTGTGCTTGTAGGCCAAGTAGAGAGGCTCCTTGCAGAGCCGAGAAACTAGGCAGTGATGCTTTTGGCATCCAGATTAACCGTCTGGCGAGGCGCCGTGCCTCATGTTCCCCAGTACCCCTGGCAGGATTCGAACCCGCGAGAACTCCGCTTAGAAGGCGGACGCCTTTCCTCTAGACTACAGGGGCGTAAAAGTCAAGGGCACCCGAGTTGTAAAGCGGAGAATCTCTTTCGAGACGGATTTTCAATTTCCGCTGCTCTACCATTGAGCGACTTCCCCGTAGATCGGACCTAAGTCCTAGTGGGGAAGGTTGGAGTCGAACCAACAAAGGCTTGTATGCTTCACGTAGGGGGTGCCCTAGAGCGGGTAACCGGGATCGAACCGGCCAAATCCACGTTGGCAACGTGGCACCTCACCGTTGAGGAGTTACCCGCATTGATTACCAGCAACTGTAGTCGGTGATGTCGTGTTCAACCTTGCAGATCGAACATTTGACGTGATGGGCATCAGCAATGCCCGTGATAACCCGTTTGAACAACCATCTCGAAGAGGGCTTGCCCTCGGGTTCCTTACATAGTTTTCCATGCTCTAACGCCCAGGCAAAGAACTTCGCTTGGGCTATGCCGTTGCATTCAGTGTCTAGGAAACCAAGACCCGGCTCAAAGACGTTCTCTTGCGGCATGATCTTGATTACACCAAACAGCTCCAGGGGCAGGATTCGAACCCGCGATGTTTTCACGCTCGGTTAACAGCCGAGTGCCTTACCACTAGGCTACCCTGGAATAGCTGTAGAGAAGGGAATCGAACCCCCAGTCACGCCGTTAACAGCGGCGCTGCTTACCAAATTTGCATACTCTACAGTGACCCTACCGGGATTCGAACCCGGATTTCTAGCTTGAGAAGCTAGCTGCCTAAACCGTTAGCAAGATAGGGCCTAAAACGGGCGACAAGACGCTGGAGGTTACCCCTTATGAGGGACCTTTAACTACCTATCGCCCACACGAACAAGTCAGGATCGAACCATACGCCTTCCAAGAGTTGGTGCCCTTGCCGGTTTCCGACTACACCTCGAGAGGTTTAGCCTTACTCCACGGACCACCCAGTCAGGGCCGACGCCGTTGTCGGGTATAAAGGGTGCGTTTCTCCCGTCCACAACAGACGGGTGGGTAATGGACTCGCGTCCTGTCGGATTGTCAATGAACGTAAGAAGCGCTTGCTTCTATGTCCGGTTCCGGGAGCTGGGATCGAACCAACATTCACGGCTTCAGAGGCCGTTTTCCTGCCAATTGGAAGATCCCGGAATATGTGTTTAGTGCCCCAGAAAGGGTTCGAACCTTCGATCGTCGGATTAAGAGTCCGCTGCACTACCTACTGTGCTACTGAGGCGTTATTTGTACTAGTGAGTCACCCCGGAATTGAACCGAGAACCTCTAGATTAAAAGTCTAGCACTCTACCTGTTGAGTTAGTGACCCTCACTTTATGGCTGGCCCGCTCTCACGGGCGTGTGTTTGGACATGTGTGTCTTTCGTTTGGTGGAGCCTGGTGGACTTGAACCACTTAACCGTGAGGCGACTGTTTTACAGACAGCTTCAGCTACCTTGCTGATATCAGACTCCGTGTGTGTTGTTGGATAGACGCGAGCTTCGATAACGGTCGGTAACGCCCATGACTTCTTCCTTGTTGAGGCCCAAAACGACTAAGGGCCGCTCGGTGTTCCGGCGGCCCTTGGATCCCTTATCGGGAGTGAGATCCTTTGCCGCCTATGTACCCACCTCTGGATTTCCTGCAAACGAAATGGCTGAGGGGGCCGCCTGATAGCTATCCAAACCGACGAGTTCAACTGTCCTCAGACTGAGGGCACACCAAGCCATCGGGGATTTTCTCCCTTGGCGCTTGGTATGTATTGAGGAATGAGTAGACACTTGTCGATCCTTGGGCACGTTGTGCCCTTGAGAGGCTCAAGCTAGCTCAAGCGAAATCAGGATGCAAGGAAAAAGTACGAACAAAAATTCAACCAGTAGCAACGGAATCTGACGCTCCGACCGAATCCGCCAAGGTGCGTCCGTAGCTCATGTAGGCAACCATCGAATCCGAGGCCACTGCCGTATCAGCCATGCTACGATCTACTTGCTTTGTGCCACTTACGGCATCTGAAGTCACCGCCGTATCGGCAAGGGCCACGGCGTAGACGGTGGATGTACGCACCGTTTCGGACACAACAATCGTATCTGAAGCAACCACGTCAAACGTGTACACAGGTGGATCTGTGCGGTTGCCTTCAGTCATCAAAATCACATCCGACGCGAAGCAGTCCAAAATGTGGGTGCTCGACAAGGACGCCCCAATGCCGATACTTCCACCAGAGGCTTCGTTGGAAATCTGGATCGCTAGAATCTGCCCATTGAACGGGGGTAGGAGACTGGTACTAAAACCAAGGCCTGCCACAGTAGGCATGAAAGACGCCCAGACTGCCACAGGACTAGTCAACCAGTCACCTGAAGGAATATCTCCCGACTGCACCGTAAGCTTGGCGAAACGGGTCCCTTCTATGGCTTGCGTCGAATCCCATGAGAGGATCACCGTAGTTACCACGCCTTCGGGGATAGGAACATATGAGGCCATGGTCGTGGCCACAACGACCCCTAGGGCGTTCTGAATCGTGATTATCGGGCGGTTCAAACCATCCAGATCCAACGTGATCCTAGGGCTTATTAGGGCAGTGCTGTTAGTGAGAACAGCAAGTCCTCTCGAGAGCCCTGGTGGACCAGCCACGAAAGTCAGAGAGATCGTCCCCCTAATGCCCGAGATCTTGTTCTCGAGATCGAACCAGCCTACCCCTCCCGATTGGACGAATTGAGAATTTCTCAACGAAACCGAGACGTTAGGATAACCAATAGATGCACCGTTAGTCCAGTAAGGGGCATTCCAGTTGCCCGATACCGTAGGAACCGCTTCATTGATTTCGACTAAAAGACCTGAGCTGTTGAGTAGGCGCATGGGGGTCCCTCTTACCTAGCAAAATGATAAAAGGTCTTTTACCCCACCTAGTGTGATGACCCGGTCAATTCCCGACGATGTAATGCAGATGCTCAACAGGGCTTCTGGCCGCACTGTACGCACGGCTTCCGTGGCTCCGAAGTTCAAATGCAGTTTCCTTAGTCCCGAATGGAACTCCTTCGTCGAGACCTGGGCGCCTAAGTGTTATGCTTTCGTGTCCCAAGCTTTAGGTGGTTATCCTCAAGAACCTAAGACAGAGATCCTAGCCATTCCTGAAGGCTATCATGCCTCTGGGGTGAATGCCTCATACCAACCTGACAATGGACAAATACGCCTCGTGGCTTCCATCGTCGAAGGTCAACCAGGCGCGACACTCGAGAAGTTGACCCACGAATTGATCCACTCTGCCTTGGCTTCTTTTCCTGAAGGAGACCCTTTCTACGAGGAAGGTTTCGTGGATTACAGCGTTTGGGTTATGTCTCACGCTCCCGCCTGGGGTACTTTTCAAAAAGCGATGCAAACGTCGGCTGAGTTCAACATCGAATGCCGACGAGACAGGGCCCTACGTGACACATCAGACTATGATCGAAAGCGCTGGGCAGGAGGGCTATTTTGCTCCCTCACGCACGGTCCTTGGATCGTGAGTCGTCTCAAGATGCGTAAGGATGCAGGAGAGTTCGTTTGGTGATGCAATGGTACGTCTACATCATCTACAGTGTAGTTCTAACCAGACGTTACACTGGTATAACCACTGATCCCAATCGACGTCTCAAGGAACACAACGAAAGTCGCAAAGGTGCAAAGGCCACCAAAGCAGGACGTCCTTGGAAACTCATGTATCTTGAACCTGTTGATTCTCGCAGTGCTGCTTTGATTCGCGAGAACAGGATCAAACGCATGTCACGCCCTCAAAAGCTTTTTCTAATCGAGCAAAAAGGCATCCAGTGGAGACCCGACGAGAGGCACTAAGTCGTATTCAAGGACTCCCTCAGCGTCACCAGAGTGTCCCATCAAGACAGCTAAACAATCTGAACATGTTAGCATCAAACTCGGAGCTCCCAAAGCCTCAGTAGCATTCCAAATAGTAATAGGTCGCTCCGGGAGTTCGTTCACCAAAGTGCCAAAGCGTTTCAGATCGACAACGACGTCAAGGATAATACCTAGGTATTCAAGCCCCTCTTTCACAGTATGCTTCTCGAACTGGACTGAGTTACTGGTTGGCAACCGTAACAACCGGAGAAGCGTACTTAGGGCCTCGGCTTGGCCTCTAAAGCGTGGGCCCTTATTAAGACCCTTGATGGCAAACAACCAAACCTCGTCAGTAGCTATGGCCCAGGGTTCTCCCTGAGGATCCACCACCGTGAAAGGTCGGCGGTACTCCGGCTTGGTCTTTCCAGAAAAGAGAGCCAGGTTACGCATCAGTCCTCTAAAAATCCCTCAAAGGCTTCCTTACGGTCCCGTGTTTCTGACAAGTCTTCAAGAACCATACTGGCACGATCACTTGAAGTCCTATGAAATTCAGGATTGAGCTCAATGCCCGTGAAGGTCATACCTTCCAAGATAGCCGCGTGGAGAGTCGTACCACTTCCGCAATAAGGGTCCAAAACGGAACCACCTGGCGGCGTAACGAGTTTGACCAACCAACGCATAAGCCCTAAGGGTTTGCGGGTGGGATGCTTATTCTCGATACGGCCATCGAGGGTTGAGTCTTTGGCGGCCGCCTTACCTGTGTAGAAAAATGGGACCTCAACGGGAACCTGACCTTCGAATTGAGGGAAGAACTTAGAAACCTTGCCGGCCTCACCAGATTTGACCGGACCCTTCTGAAGATTGAGCTCTCGGACTGGACAACCCTCTACGCAGTCCCAAACAGCGATATCTTCCTCACCATTCTCGTCACCCATTTGATGCTGAGTGTAAGGGTGCCCGGCGCCGCCACCAAATATTTTGGCACCATCATCGAAACGGTTGATGACCGGAGCTTTGACCTTGACCGTACCAACGTGTTGGCACTCTGGGGAGTGTGTGAACGTCACATTGGTTGGCCACCGACCAGCCTCCTTAACATCGTTGGCACCACTCAAGTCAGATGAGTTCTTCCAAGAATTACCTCGAGTCCCCCCTTTAGCTTTGACTAGGTCTACTTGCTTCTTGTGCTCTTCGAAATCTTCCCGGTTAGCGTGCTTCACTCGGGCCGCATCAATATTGAAGACGCCGGTTCCATAGAGAAGGACGTTGTTGGCCAACGTACAGGCCAAAGGCTTACGAAAGACAAGTATGGGCTCCCAAGTAGGTTTTAGTCCAGTACCCATCCCCTGCAGGCTACTCAACTTTTCAGAAAGACTGAAGGTATTAGCCTCGTCCCGATAGACCTCAAAAGGAAGATCGAACAGGGATACCACGTAAACTTGAACGGGATCCTTAGTGGTGCCCCAGACGATGGGCACATCAACACCCTGTTGCCTCAAGAGGTCTTCTACCTTTGGGGTGATGTCCGTCTTTAGGGGATCGCGGCTTTTGGGCATTCCCTGCGACTGGCACCAGATCAACCCCGGGTGGTTATCGGCTATTGTGTCCCGGCGTTCGAAACCTGCCATCCTCAATCCAAGAGAAATGAGGTCGAAGGTTCGAGTGCCTCCAAAGCATAGAACGTGGCCACCAGGCTTCAAAACCCTAAAGACTTCCTTCCAAGTAGGGATCGAAGGGATCTCCCAATCATGATTCTGAAAGTCTCCCCCAGTATTGAGGGATCCCCCTTGCAGATAGGCTAAGATCTCCTCAGGAGTTGGTTCGTGATCCCCTAGTCCGTAAGGTACGTCGGACACACAAGCGTCTCGACTGCTCGATGGGAGACTTTGAAGCACTTCATAACAATCTCCCAAGAGGACACTATTTTCGAACTCCATGAATGCAGCCTACACCAACAGTAGTGGAATGACTCGTTGTAAGCCCAGACTTTTCAGGCAACTCACTGTAGGTGCTGCTGCAGAATCTTCTTCACCGCGGGCTCGATGACGTGAACGAGCTGATTTACTCTAGGCTCGGAAACGCCCCACTGCTCAGCCAGGTCCCTATTCGTAACGCCCTCCAATTGCCCCTTGAACCAGTCAACTGCCTTAGGGTGAACTTTGCCAATGGCACGCAGAATGTCATTGAGCTCGCTTTGAGGGATCAAGTCTTCTAGGTCTCGATAGGTCTGGGGATCTGCAGGATCGAGACGGTAATCCTCATCGTCCGTAGGACTATCCAATGAGACGTCACCCCGTTGCTTCTTTCGCATGACATCTGTCAAAGCAAAATTGGCAAGCCTAAACACGTATGACTCAGCTTGACCTAAGGGAATACCGTTCCGAAGATCAAACCCCTTAGTGATACGCATCAGCATTTCGCTGATGACTTCTTCGACCTTCGCTGGATTCCGAGTCTTCTTCAAGAGGTAGGCGTAGATCTGGTTTGCAAAGTTTTTGCCGTAACCTGTGGGGAGGCGCTCCGGATGCTTGAACAAGGTCTCGGGCATGGATAGAGCGTCCTGACCCTTGATAGGTGGCAGGCCCTCTACGCCGGCCAAAGCAAACTGAGCATAGACTACCTTGCCTAAGGTGTCCGTGATGCTGAAGGACAGCTTGAGAAATAGTTGAGCGACCCTAAACCCCCACGGAAGGGAGGCATAGATTCGACGACTTAGGTGGACGGCCTTGGCTTGTACTTCTCTAGTCACGGCTCTTGCATAAGAGCACACATAGAAGAACTAACCCTGACCAGCGGACCGAATTGCCATATTGATCGTCATACCCCGCTTGGTCATACGGTCCAAGACTTGACGCCCTTCGTCGGACATGGGGTTTATGCCTTTGCGCCGCATTTCGGAGACCAAGTCCAACATGGACTCCATATCGCAGTGCTGCATGGACACCAAAGAATCCTCCCAGGATCCACCCTCTTCGCTGTAGGTACGGTGGTAATCCCCCGTACTGTTAGGTGTTAGGGTCGTCGTAGTATCGAGGCAACGTTCCTTGTGTCGGCGAGACCGAGTACGAAGCAGGTTCTTGAAATGGTTGTTGATGGCCGTGCCCAAGTACGACTTGAAGCCTCTATTGGATACTTCGGGACGCTTACGGGATTGCGTTCGATGATTTTTCAGAAAGCTTGATTCGTCAAGAGTCTGTATCTCCGAGGTCAAGTACAGAGCCTCAACACCAGTTGAGCCCTTAACGGGCATTGGCATCCACATCTCTCGGCGCTGACGATAGGCTACGGCGTTGGACCATTGAACTTTGGTGATACCAAGATAGCCTAGGGTCTCTTCGAACGTGAGAGTGCGAGGTAGCTTGGTTTGGGCACTCAAGACAAACTTGCCCAACACGTCACTACTGAGAACCACCTCCCACGTGTGCTGAACTACCTCGCGGAGTTCGTCTTCCGTACGAATCTTGGAGATCCGCCGTACCTGGCTGACCATGTAGTCGCCGTACATGGTCATCATCTCTTCAGGGTTACGTGGTAAGTCGGACGGCCAAGTCGAGAGCGTGCTCGATAAGGGAGAGGCTAGCTCAGTTTTGAGTTTGGCCGGCGGCTTCAAGCTCGAAGGTCGCGGACGCTTCACCTTCGAGAGCATCTGGCCAAGCCGAGCTCGAAAGGAGCGTGCCAGGCGATGGCAGATCGGTCTCGGAACTGGAACGTGCTCCCCCAAGGAGTCACGCATGCGAATGATGTCCGGAGCCCAATAGATAGTGTCTAGGGCATCAGTCTTGGCGTACCCGGCGTCCCCGTTGATTTGCAGTGGGCGGCGCCTCCACCAAGGCATTGTTCTGGACGTTCCCGAGCTGACTGGAATCTTGGTAGCCTTGAAAAGGGTCGTCCACTGCTTGGACGACAATCCCATGTACAGCAGAACTTCATCTCGGTTGAACGTATTGGGAGCGTGGCGTCGAAAGTCGAAGCCTTCGATTGCACGCTTCTCCCTCAAGGATCGTAAAACGTCAGCACAGGACAGATCCAGTTTTTTGGCCGCCGCTTCAACTACGGACCGATAACAGCTGAAAAGCTCTCGGTAATCCTGAGGCACCCCGATAGGCACAGACGACTGATTGGACAAAGGAAATCTGCCTTGTCAACACCACCCCGTGAGGCGCCCTTCTCCTAGACCCTTGAAAGGGACGCTTTAACGAGACCCCGTGATGTCGACGATGACCCCATCAAACGATGAGGGATCGCCCTTGTACCAAAGTGAATCCAAGTCGTCAACAAAAAGCAAAGAGGAAATCGCTTTGGCTTTACCACATAAAGTTCTGGAAAAAGCCAGGTAGGATTTATCCTACATACAGCTCAGAGGTCGACCGACCTTTCGAGCCAGCTGGATCAAGATCACGAGCTCAATCGAGCTGCAAGCTCTCTATCCGAGAGGTCTCTCTCCTCAACACACAACGTACCGTGAAAGGAGATCTCCTCTAGCGAAGCACAAGATCACCCAAGAGGTAACCAACATCACCAACATCACAGAGGGTATCAACCACACTACAACCAACACTACTCACGAGATCATCACTTAGACCATTCGAGTCATCATCACTACCTAGAACACTACGATCATCTATTACACCATTACAAGAATCACTGTGATCGTTACAATTTGAAGCGTTATTGTGAGTATCAGAATTGGGGATCGAACTTCGGAGACTGCTAGGAAGGAAGATCAGAGATCCCGAGAGATCAGAGATCTTCTTAGAAGAGATCCTTCTTGGAAGAAGAGATCCTTCAGATCGAAGAGATCCTCTTGGGGAGAGGATCTCTTGACCTAGGAGTGATCGGGCAAAGCAAGAGACAACGTCCCTGGACGAGGCCTCTTTGTTTTTCAGCTTTGCTTGGATCGTCACTGTTTTGCTCCATACTTGGTGGGAGTCGGCGCTATCCTCAGCGGTGGGACTCCTTTTCAGCTCCCCTGGGTTTGACCTCTTGGGTTACATGGGGGGCCGACGCATCTGACCTCTTGGGAGAGGGACCAGTCAGATTTCGATCAATTGGTTTTTGCTCTTCGGTAGAAGAACTGG